TCATTGTAATTTAATCTTTTCGTTTTTGTCTAGTCCAGCAGATAAAATATTAACTCGCTTCATCGCATCTTCAATAGAAATTAAAGTACTTTCGATTTTTGTTACATACTTCAAGCCGTTGTACATAGCTTTCAGCAATGCATAGATGTCTTCTAAATCTTCTTTAGTTTTATAATTTTGAAGTCTGTCTTTAATCTTATTAGAAAAGTCTTTTGCTTTTTCTTCTTCAACTAATTTAAAAAAATTATTTACATTATTCAATGCATAAATAACATTGTTTTCTAAACGAGAAATATCATCTTCTGATACAGTTGCTATTTTTTTACATAAATGTTTCATATTTTGAACCTCACTTTGTTTTTTCTATCATGATTCTTGTTGAATGTTCAAACAAATACAATCCAATCTTTATGACAGTTGGTATAAATACGCTGTCTCTAAACATCAGCCAACCACTTTCTGTTTTGCTTTGATCATTTAATTTTGCTATATATTCATCAGCAATTTGTCTTGCAGCTGGTAAAATATTGTCATTCAAATATATTAACAATTTTTTCTTTGCTTCTTCTGTTGCAAGAGCTTCAATGTTTTTCTTGTCTTTTATAGCTTCTATCAGTTTTACAAAATCCATATGATTCTCACCTTTCTTATTTTCCATTTAAAACATTATATAAAAATTAAATTTTTTTATAATGTAACAATTTCTACTTACAAAAATAAAATTGCACATATTTTATATATTGAAAATAGAAAACTAACAAAAAGAGGTTATGTAAATGAATATTATAAGAAAACATTTAAAGAAAAAATCATTTGAAAATATTCCATTAACCAAACATTCTATATATAGAAAACACCATGCTAGTGATGATACTGTAAAAGAATTCAAATCAGAATGGAAAGTATGGGTAGAATATCCAGATGCTGGCGGTATGGAAGAAGAATCGGCAAAATTTTGGGAAGAATTTTATGATGAAGCTAAAAAATGTGCTGAAAGTAGTTTCGAATCATCTAAAGAAATTATTTTAGATGTAGCTAAAGAAGAAATTCCAACAATTAAAGACATGGAATTCAGACTTACTCCAGAAACAGCTATTATGAAAGTAACATATAGTGAAAAACCAACAGACAAAATATTAAAATCTACAGCTGATTATCTTGAAGGACAATATGCTGATGGATGGGGAGAAGGATTAGAACAGCAAGAATTCGATACATTCGAAGAACAAATTGATGTTGGATATGAAGATGAAGAAACTGGGGAGTATATTGAAGATTATGAGACTGGCACTGGCAGGTTATATGTAAAACTCTGGTCATCTAGAGACTTCAAAATGGATTATTGACATGAAAAAACATCTTAGAGCGAACAAAGATTTTGAGTTGAATAAAACTCAATATGAAATGCTAAAAAATTTAGCATTCTCTTTAATCAATGTCAGTGAAGAAATTAATGCTGATAAAGATTTTAATAATTTTGTCAGAAATAATCTAAAAAATTGTTGGAATTCTTCAATGCAAGATGCTGGAAATAAAATTTTAGAAGAAATTACAAAACATTTTTATGAGTGAACCTCCCCCACTTAAAAAAGTGGGGGCTTCCTGTTTTTAACGATAGATGTCGAATGAACGGAGGGAAAAGGTGTTGACCTTTTCCTACGGAACCGAAGGTTGTCGTACTCATTCTTCAGTTATCTAAAACAGGCTACGCAGCAGGGATTACCTACCGTGGCTCGGTTCGTGAGCTTCTACATACAACTCTGACTATTCACGCAGTCAGCCGTAGATACTTGGGCTTCTGTGTCTCAAAATCACAGATTTTTTCAAAACGCCCTGTTAATCCAAGGGATAAGATATTATGCGATCCATGTACATCCCTATGGGCTTTATATCCACATGTGCATACATAATTCCTACTGCTGGTTTTATGCCGCCTACCGCATACTGGACAGGTCTGGGAGGTATATGCTTCATTTATCTCCTCAAAAGTAATCCCTTTGTTTTGAAGCTTATATCTCAGATAGTCTTTTACCTTCCCAAAATTCCAGTTCGAAAGTCTCTGAGATACCTTCCGCTTGCGGATTTTCTTTCTACTCTTTGCTGTAGTGCGGTTCTTTTTCTTCCTGCCGGAGGTATTGCGTTGCACTCCCTCTGGATCTCCACAGTATACTTTAGTTATTTTATTCTCTACACACCAGTCCACGAAATTCTTTGTTATTTCATGTGTCTTGTATGCTACTTGGTGCTTTGATTTCGAAAGGATAAACCGCTTTTTACGTTGTAACTTTTTCCAACAGCGAGAACCTTTTTTACATTTAGCTTGTGCTTTTTGGATTTTAGAGATCAATTTATTACGGAGCCTATGAATGGAACGTAGCTTTCTACCTGTGATGATGATAGATTTACCATTAGTAGCACAGGCTGCTATAGTATGGATTTCTCCTAGATCCACACCAGCTATTTCGATTGAATCGATGCTTTTAGGAGCTTTTTCCCCATCATCATAGGTGATACAAAGAAAAAGGCCATTGTCGTATATTAATTCTATTTCAGAGATAGCGTTTTTACATTTGGAGGAGATATTTTTTAGTTTTGTAATGACATCTAATGGAAGAGAAAGCAAGATTGGATTCTGTTTTTTATGATTCCAGATACCCAAAGAAAGAGTCAAAGTTCTTGCTTTGAAATCAAAAGCAAAAGCTTGGTCAACCCATTTGGTGTTAAAATTTTTCTTTGAACACCAAGGATATTTATTTTTTAAGCCTTTGAGTCTGGCTTGGTAGGCAGAGTCTCTAGCAAAAAGATATTTATGAACAACCGCCTGAACACTCTGAGAATGTAGAGGATAAATATTTTTTGTAGCTGATTGAAGATAAGTTATACCCGCCCATTTGCCATCGTGAGTAAGGCTATAATCTTTGGCTATCTGCAAAACTTTATTCCAAATCATCCCGGATATTCTGTTACAAGCAAAAAGTCGTTCTATATCTTCAGGTATCGCCGTGAAGTTAGTTTTTATAACCTTTACTGCCATTCCTTATTCACCTCCTTTACTAAAAAAGTATATCATTTATTTTATAAAAATTCGCCAATTCATCTCACCGCCTAAAAGGCGGGAGACTTCTTGGCGGGGGGGACGTTAAAGGAGGGAACAACCTCCTTTTTTTATTATTTGCAACAACCATGTCGTACAAAAAGGAGAGACTATCTCTCCTTTTTAAATTTGCTAAAATCAGAATAAATGGAATCTTTTATCTCATCAAAATTTTCTAGTAGATCTGGTGTTGTCCATTTGTCATAAATTATTTTGAAATCTGTAAAAGTAGATGAAGCTATAATCTCAACAGTAATATTTTTATATTTTTTCAACCGTTGTTTTTCTATATATAGAGTAATTTCTTTAAAAGAATACGTCAATATTTTTCCATCATCTTTGAATCCATTTTTTACTAATTGCCTGCTAACTTCTATTTGAGTATTTGTTAGAGGCCATGCAAGTCTTTTCCTAATAATATTCATAATTTCTCCATTATTTAAATTCAATGTTTTCTGGATGTTTCAGTGCTTTTACTGCAGAATGTATATCATCAAATTCACAAAAATAATACTTTCCATTAAGTTCGGCGCCAATTTCGACATAACCATCTTCTTGACAATTTATACCAATACTTAAAATAACATTATCAGCAGCTATTTTTTCTCCGTCAATGATTAATTCTAATTTTTCAAAATTCTTTTCATAAACAACGATTCCTTCTGGTTGCGGTATTCTAGTTACATCAAATCCCAAAAACTTGGCATTTTCCATAAGAAATCTAACTTCATTTTCATACCCATGATAATTATTTTTTTCTTTATCTAAATCATTTAATTTAGACAAAATTTCAGAACATTTTTTTGTTATATCTAAAAGTTTTCCAGAAAATTTGTCCGATAAATTATTGCGTTCATTAACTATTTTAATTGCCAATTCTTCTATATAAGAATCAATATTTTCATTAAATTTATTTAAATATTCTTCGCCAAAAACTATTTGAGCAATTTTGTCACTTTCATTGCTATTATCATTAATGTATTCAATAATAACATCTTTCGTGAATGTTATTATTGCATCATAAACGTTTGATGAATTGCTAACATATTTACGTAATTCTTTATTATTTTTGAATTTATTTTCAATTTGTTCATCTGTAATTTTTAAAAAATAATCAATTTTTTTAATCGATTTTTTCATTGTAATTCATCTCATTTGTTATTTTCAAGAATAACCCTGGCTGAGAAAAAAATAACTCATCGTTAACTTCTTTTTAATTTCAAAGATAACGTTAATTTTTATATATTTTATTTATTTCATAAAATAAATAAACTCAAATTGTTTATTAATTTTACTTATTTTTTGATTTCCTTAGTAGCCAGATCAAAAGTGAACTACTCCTGCCTGTAGAGGCAGGAGTTTCCAGTCGTCATCGTGCCGCTACCGTTCAGCAAATGCTAGACCTGCTGAAAGGCGTATGCGGTCACTCCTACCGGACTTTAGGACAGGTTCCCGGCCCTACTCTTTTTTGCTCGCAGAGCAGCGAGTGAGAATTTAGCTTTTTTCTCCTGAAAAAGGTCAGTCGAAACAGTTTGAATTCCCATATCACGAATATTCAAAGCTGCGTTGTAGTCGCGATTCAGATGTCTGCCGCAGCCACCGCAGTCGTATTCCTTGATATTCATGTTTTTGGTAAACGTATTGATATGACCGCATTCATGGCAGGTCTGTGTGGATTTCTCGAAACGGCCTATCTTAACAAAGACATATCCGTTGGCTTTAAGCTTATATGCAAGCATCTCCCGAAACATGCCAAAGCCATTATCCAGAAGGTTTTTTGCCAGCCTGAGCGTCTGGGACATTCCACGAAGGTCAATGTCCTCAACAGATACCATGGCAAACTGTCTTGCCATACTGTATGAGAGCACATTTAGGGCATTCTTTCGGATATTGGCAATCTTTTTGTGCAGTCTCTTGATTTTGCTCCGCAACTTTAGGTAAGCGTTGCTTTGCTTGATTTTTTTGGAAAGCTGCCTTTGAAGTGCTTGCAGTTTCTGCTCATTTTTTCGGTATGTCTTTTGAAATGTATTCAGAATATTTTCCAGCAGGACTTTGTCTTTTGTGCTTGGTACGCAACCTTCCTGCTGAGAATAATCCAGTCCAAGGCAATACTCATGATGTTCATGTAGGAACTTCTTGAATTTTTCCAGTGATTTCTGATCATGCTTCAGGGCAAGATATTCTTTGGTGAATACCACCGCCAAAGAAGCAGTGTATTTATCTTGTCCGATGCGATGTATGACAACCTTGGTGATTTTCGCCTTTTCAGGGATTTCCCGATGATACCGCAGCTTGATGGGATTCTTCAGCTTCGGTATAGTCAGAGCCATATATTTTTTGTTTCCGCTGGAATATTCTTCAAGCATGACAGTGCCATTTTGGTTATTCGTAGTGAAGGACTGCTCAGAAAAATATTTTGCCGAGAATTTAGGCATTCCTTTCAGGTCGCAAAAGGTAAGCTCCTTGCCGATAGTTTTCACCTGCTTAAGAGCCTTCTTTTTGTATGGATTGCCTTTAGGTACATATTCTGAATTATATTTCCGTATCGAAGCGACAAAATCCAGGCGGGCAGCAGACAGTGCCAGGGAATCAACTTCCTTCATGTAAGGGAATTTTTCCTTGTAGAATTTAGCCTTAGACAGATTTTTGATGAATTCGCCAGGGATAGCTCCTTTTTTAAAGTTTATGTTTTCGAGATAGTGATACAGCTCATCCACAAAAAGATTGTGAATCTGCCTTTTGCAGCCGCAATTCCTATGGATATACTGACGTTGTTCTTTATCAGGGTAGATTTCGTAGACATATCCATACTGGAATTCCTCCTTGACAGTTTCGAGCAGGTTTTGTTCCAGCAAGGCTTGCTGTAGCTGATTCATGGCTGATTCACTCCCTTCTCTTGTGGAATACTTGCTGCTCTATATTATAGCACATATATTCCATTCTTGGATGGAATTTGGTATGGTTTTGAGTCAAAGAGTGTGGCGATTCATCTCCCGCTTACGCTTCGCTAAGAGGCGGGAGTCTTCTCGCCATCAAAAATAAAATTACGCATATTTCATATATTGAAAATAGAAATCTAACAAAAAGAGGTTATGTAAATGAACATTATAAGAAAACATTTAAAGAAAAAATCATTTGAAAATATTCCATTAACTAAACACTCTATATATAGAAAACATCATGCTAGTGATGATACTGTAAAAGAATTCAAATCAGAATGGAAAATACGAGTAGAATATTTAAGAAATACTGGTAGCACACAAGAAGTACCAGCGCTATTTTGGTGGGAATATTATGATGAAGCTAAAGAGCTTGCTGAAAGTGATTTTAAATCGCATAAAGAAATTATTTTATATGCCGCTAAAGAAAAAGTTCCAACAATTAAAGATATCGAATTCGAGCTTACTCAAGAAACAGCTATTATGAAAGTAACGTATAGCGAAAACCCAACAAACGAAATATTAAAATCTACAGCTGATTATCTTGAAGAACAATATGCTAATGGATGGGGAAAAGGATTAGAACGACAAAAATTTGATACATTTGAAGATTACACTTATAAAGGAAGAAGAAAAGGCATGTTATATATAAAACTCAGACCGTCAGAAAACTTCAAAATAAATTATTGACATGAAAAAACATTTTAGAACAAACAAAGATTTTGAATTAAATACAATCTAATATCAATAAAAATTTTGATAATTTTGTTAAGAATAATTTAAAAAATTGTTGGAATTCTTCAATGCAAAATGCTGGAAATAAAATTTTAGAAGAAATTACAAAACATTTTTGTGATTAAAGGAGGGAACAGCCTCCTTTTTTAATATTTAAAATAGAATTTATATCTGCATCCATTTCATATCCGCAGCATAAACATTTGAAATGAGATTGGGTTAATCTATTTTCATTGGCTATATGTCTACATGTTAATTTTGATATATTTATTTATTTCATAAAATGAATAAACTCAAATTGTTTGTTAATTTTACTTACATTTTGATTTCCTTAATAACCCAATCAAAAATAAAATGACAGTCATAATTGCAACGTATTGTGCTGTAAAATAAGATGTACCAAGAAAGAAATCAATTAGAGCTAATACTATCGATGAAACAGCAACATCAAGAACAATTGAAATAACAAAAAACATAGCAACACCAAATGTCAACCCTAACAATCCTACAATAAATTTCATTTTATTTTCTCCTTTTTATTTTTAATTTATTTATTTTAAGTTTCATAAATTTTGTGGAATCAAATAAATCTATGTTATTTCTACAAAAATTTGTTCTATGAAGGACAAATTTGAAGCTTTTAAACATCCACAAAAAATTCCAAAATAATTTTATAAATTATACATAAACATTATAAAACCATTGATATCTAAAATATCAATAGTTTTTATTTTATTTTTTTTATTAAAATAAAATTAACGTTGGCGGCAAATCAATGCATCTCTTTCATATCATTGATTAGCTTAAGTCATAATGACTACGTTGTTTTCGTTATAACACTCATAAATGATGCTCTAGTTTATGACACTGTTTGGGCTCTGTAAAAGTTTTTAGAGATGAAAAATGGTCAACCCAAGGACAGCTTACCATTGTAAGTAAGCGATTACAACATTAGCGAAGGGCAATCAAACTCATATCATTAGATAGGAGGAACAAAACTTGAGAGTTTTTGTTAGAAATAAAAGAGGACAAGCACTAATGCCATGTTCTCAAAGAAAAGCTAGAATTCTTTTAAAACAAAAGAAAGCTAAGATTATTCATTACATGCCATTCACAATACAACTTCTATATGCAACAGGAGAAGCTAAACAAGAAATTCATCTTGGAATTGACATGGGAACAAAACATATCGGAATAGCAATTACATCTTCAAATAATGTAATTGCAAAAGGTGAAATAATATTACGCCAAGATGTTCATCAATTGCTTTTAAAAAGAAAACAACTAAGAAGATCTAGAAGAATAAGAAAAACTAGATATCGTAGAGCAAAATTTTTGAACAGAAAATCAAAAAATCTCTTAACGCCAAGCCTTCAATCTAGATTCAACAACATTTTATTTTGGATAAACAAATTTTCTAGTTTACTACCGAATCCAATCATTCACATTGAAAACGCAAAATTCAATATCCATAAAATCATTGATCCAACAACAGACTATAAACACGGAAAATGTTTTGGATATGACAATGTTTATGATTATGTTTTAGCAAGGGATAACCACAAATGTCAGATATGCGGAAATTCAAAAAAACTACATATTCACCATATTATGTATAAAAACAAGAATGGCAGTGAGCGCGCAGATAATTTAATAACACTTTGTAATAAATGTCATACAAAGGAAAATCACAAAAAGGGAAAAATCTTATTCAATTTAATGCAAAAACACGAGTGCAAACAATTCAAAGATCCTACATTTATGAACATCATAAAATTCAAAATAAACAAGCTTTTCTCAACCGCCATTTTTATCAATGGTTCTACTACATCTTCTATAAGAAATAAATTGAATTTACCTAAGACTCATTATAATGATGCAATCATAATTTCTGGAATCGCACGAATAAAAGAAAATTCAAATGATTTTTTCATCATTAAACAATTTAGAAAAAAGAAACGTTCTTTACATGAAGCAATCCCAAGAAAAGGAAGAAAAAATTCAAACACCACTCAAAAACGAAACAACAAAAATATAAAACAAATAAAAAATTGTTGTCTCAATGACAAAGTAATTTGTAAAGGAAAAATTGGATGGGTATCTGGATTTTCAAGAGATTATGCATACATAAAAGACATTAATGACAACTATATTTATTTACCAAATAAAACATTAAAAATTCCTCTTAGATTTTTAAAGAAAAAATGTTCATGTAATAATTGGCGTTATTTAATAATTAATGAATCCAAATAATGTATACATAATGTAGTTTAGAAAAAATTTTAAAAATTCTTTAGATAATTCATTTTTATAATGAATTATATTTTAAGTATACTTCAACAAATAATCAAATTGATCATCTGACATTTGTTTGCTATAAAATGAAAGCGTTTTGACATGCTGAAAAGAACATTTCATCATTTTGTCTCCATTAAATTCATTGTTATAAGAAATGCTTTATATTCTATATTAATTCTGTAAAATAAATTTCGATGGTTTGTTCGTGTTGGACGTGTATGTTCAATACAGTAAACAGGCCTAAGAAAATTACATTGGGGTTATGCCAAATGCGTTGTCGCTAACGTCGGCGGCAATTGGAACAATGGGTCGAAAGCTGGCCTCTTCTACTGGAATCTGAACAACAATTCGTCCAACACGAACACTAACATCGGCTTCCGCCTCGCCTGAGCTCACTTGTTAAGCGAGTATATACGGCCTATGCGTGACCGTATATCAAGATGCTCGAGCACAGGGGGCATAAATCCATAACAGACATATTGTATCTGTTAAAAAATGTAGTATCAGATAAAGACAGTTAGTAGGTGCATATTTTGCACACGAACGGTGTCTTTATTTTTTATTTTTAAAACAATGTCTATATCTAACTTTGTCGCAGTATTCTAAATTTTTGTCTTCTTTTTCTTCTAAAGCTTCCAAAATTTCTTCTGTTATTTCTTCATTTTCTTCTTTTTTTAGTTTGTTTTTCATTTCACGACGATATTCATAAGTAAAATACGTTTCTTCTATCCCATTTTTATACTTGCATTTTATTGCATAATCATCTGAATATGATTTTGCGCACAATGTTTTATTAAAATCATTAATATAAATCGTATCCAATTCTTTATTTTCTAATAATTTTTTAATTAGTTCTCGATAAAATTTTTTAGTTATTTCAATATCTTCTTCTATACAAGCAACAAAATGATCTTCACTATCAAATATCTTCGTTGCATCCAATGATATTGAATCAGTTTTTAAAAAATTAATGTTAATTATGTTTTTAATGTTTTTTAAAATTAAAATCATTTTATCAATTTCTCCTTTATAATGTCATAGTAATCTAAATCTTGGAATTGTATCGTGTTTAACTTATATGGTGCACTTTTTATATGTATTTCTTGTTTGTTATTTAGTTTATAGCTTTTTTGTCCGTCAAATGTTGCTAACGCTTCTTTAGAATCATCAATTTTAATAGTAATAGAAGAACGAAAACTTATAATTAATGGTTTCATACTAATTGAATGTGCGCAAATTGGAGTAATCAATAATGCCTCAACTGATGGATGCACGATACTTCCTCCAGCTGACAATGAATATCCAGTAGAACCAGTTGCTGTAGAAATAATTAATCCATCTGCTCTATAATTCATAAAATACTTATTATCTATATAAAGAGATAGGTTCAGCATTCGAGAAATCATTGAGCCTTTTGTTACAGAAATATCATTGATTGCAATTTGATTCACATCGTCAATGTTCCCTATCAAGACATTTCTTTTAATTGATTTATAATGTTTATTGACAAGATCATTCAATCTATTAGCTAAATTATTTGTTCCAATGTTAGTTAAGAAACCAAGATTTCCTAAATTTATTCCGCATACTCGCGTATGAAAATATTTGTTTTTTAATAATTCTCTGCACATTCCAAGGAATGTACCATCACCTCCAAAAGATATAGCTATTGGAATAACTTCATTTGATTCAAAATCTATTCCAATATTGTCATAATAAAAGAATTTTGCATGTTGCTTTAGCATTATTGGTTTGTCAATATCATTTTTTGAATTGTTATAAAGATATTGTACAACTTTATCTAATGTTTCTTTAATATTATGTTTTTCTAAGTTTGGCCAAAGTAATATACTCAAAAATTATCAATCCTTTTTTGAATAAAATAAAAACAACATTTCGAATTAGGAGAATTACGTTGAAAAGATATAATCACATATTTGAACAAATTACTGACATGGATACGTTAGTATATGCCTATAAAAAAGCATTGAAAGGAAAACGAAATAGAAGAGACGCAATAGAATTTATGATGAATCCAAGAAAAAATTTATTAGAAATACAAAAAGAATTAATCAATGACACTTATGTCATGTCTCCATATCATAAATTCTATATATCAGATCCAAAGCGAAGATTAATTATGTCATTACCATTTAAAGACAGAGTTGTTCAATGGAGTGTTTTTGCAACAATCAATCCAATTTTTGAAAAAAGATTCATACCAACAAGTTATGCATGTAGAGTTGGTGGAGGAACCCATGCAGCTATAGATAAATTACAAGAATATATAAAAATATGTGGAGAAGATAGCTATATCTTAAAAATGGATATATCTAAATATTTTTATAGAGTTGTACATGAAATACTTTACCAGATAATATGCGATACAATAAAAGATAAAAGAGCACAAAAACTTCTTGGAGATATTATATTCTGTCAGGAGCCTCTTGGTATCGCTTTAGATGACATTTTCTTGACTGGAGAAAGAGAAACTGGATTAGGACTTCCAATAGGCAATTTAACTTCGCAAATGTTTGCAAATATATATTTAAATGAATTAGATCAATATGCAAAACACGAATTAAGAACAAAATATTATGTAAGATACATGGATGACATATGCATTGTTCATAATGATAAAAACTATCTTCGCGAAATAAGAGATAAATTAAAAGAATTTGCAAAAAATAATTTAAAATTAGAATTCAACAGAAAAACAGCGATTAGAAAAACTAGAGTTGGTGTTGATTTTTGTGGATATGTTGCATTTCACGATCATATGAAATTAAGAAAAAGTTCTGCTCTTAGAATAAAAAGAAAAATGAAATCGCATGTTAAAAAACTATTATATAAAGAAGAAACTTTACTCAGATTCACTCAGACATTGAATTCTTTTATTGGATCATTAAGCCATTGTGATACTTATACATTGACAAAAACAATCTTATCAGTGATTCCGATAGATGTTTTATATATGTGCCAATTAGCGTCAAAGAAAAAGTGAGATCAACTGATCTCACTTCTATTTTTATTGCAATTTTTTACAGAGTTTTTAAAATTTGTATCATATTCTTATTAAATCTTAATCTACTTATCTTAAAATAATCTAAGTATTCTTGTTTTTTTAAAAAAAATGCCATTTATAAAACCTGTTACTTTGGTTTTGTTCTTTTATTTTGACTTCTAAAAAAGTAGTCTAAGACTTGTTCATTTGTAAATTTAAACAAACTTTTTGTTTGTCTTACAGAACCGTAATTTAAATTTAATTCTTTACAACATTGTGCCATGTTTTTATATGTTTTTCCTTTGTATATCACAGTATACTTGTTTGGTTTATTTTTCTTTATTTTATGCCTTTCCTTATTTTCCAAATATAAAGAAAAAGCAACTAAAAAATTGACATCATATTTTTTCATATATGAATAGATTGTCATATAGCTTACATTATATGAATTGCATAATTTATATCTGTTTTCGTATGTTATTCCTCTAAACGTAATAGAAATATTTTTTGGTCTTAGTTTTTTGACAAGGTGTTCAATCGCTTCTTGAGATGTAATTTTATGTTTCTTTTTTAAGAAAAGCATATAAGTATAATCAACGTTCAATGTTTGACAACATTGAAGCATACTTTTATATGTTACTCCGTTAAAAACGTAACTCAAAAAAACGACTCCTTTCAAAATAAATTCGGCAAAAGAACGCTTAAAAACCTTAAATCATAAAAGGTTTAGTGCTTATATGAATCAGTAGTCTTCTACTAATAATTATTTAATTTACAATTTTTTTCTTTGTTCTGCACATTTATGACAATAAAAATTTTTATCGAAGATTAGTTCATTTGGTGGAAAATATTTATTGCATTTTGAGCATTGAATATATCCTTCTTCAATTGGATATTCTTTGGCTGTTGAACATAAAATAAAAAATGTAATAGCACAAAAAAGAAAAAAACAAACTATATATATCATGTTTTATTCCCTCTCTATTTATAATGAGCTACTTTGCATATATTTAATATGATTATCATTTAAATCGTATATCCATGCAGTTATTTTTCCTTCATCTAAGTAACTTCCAGTGTCTATAGCATAAATGTTATTTCTTAATTTGATTGGAGCATAGTTATCATTGTTATAGCATCCAGCATATACTTTGAATTCAAAATCAAAATATATCGTAACGGTATGTCCAACTACAAAAATATCATTTCCTTTATAATGATTGTAGAATGTTTCTCTTGTCCATAGTAATGAATCTCTTGTTTGTTCTTTAGAAGAAGGATTGATTCCAGCATGAACAAAGATATATTTTTGTTGATTGATAATCATACTATAATAAAGCAACAATTTATTCCTGCAAAATTCTTCAAATTCATATAGAATATTTTGTTTTTCTTTTAGCTGATTTAATGTTATTTCTCCTCCATTATGAAGCCAATCATTTCCCCATATATCTTTGTCTAGATAGCTTAAGAACATATCTTCATGATTTCCCATCAGGCAGATAATATTATCTTGCTGTGATAGTTTCATAATAAAAGAAATAACTTCTATATTTTTGTTTCCTCTATCTATATAGTCTCCTAAAAAAATAACTTTATCATCTGATGATATGTTAAGTTTATTCCACAAAGACATCAATTTATCATAATTCCCATGAATATCACCAATTGCTATGATTCTAGACATTCAAAATCACTCCCTCTTGTTGTAATTATATCACACGACAATTACAATGTAAATAGCAATTTAAAATAAATATTGCGTTTTTTGTTGTTGTACGATAAATTAATAATGTGGCTTGTGCATTCTAGAATCACTGTAGAAGGTGTTTATAAGAAGTTGGGTATAGAATAAAAAAGGGGAGCCTAGGCTCCCCTTTTATTAAAGCTTATATGATTCGCATTCAAATGTAAAATTGATTCTATTTGATGTTAATTTACACGTAGTAATACATTCCATGTTATCTTGATGATATCCAAGATTTTCGCATATATCGTTGCTCCACCCTTCATAAAATCCAATCCTTGAGTATCTTTCTTCTTTGTCTGCTAAGACATTATTATTATTGATGAATCTTGCTAAATATGCCCATGTACGTTTGATTGTATTTGCATCATACATTCCAATTTCATCTACAGCAAGCCTGAATTCATCAAAATTGATATAACAATCAAAATAGTTATAATCTTCATCATCGTCCGTGCTTGCGTCATTGAATGGATCCGTGCCAAAACATGATAAATCTTTTTTTACACCGTCTACTCTGATTAGATTTGTCTGGATAGAACGTATGATTTCTTCATCTCTTTCATCATCTCTGTCTTTGACTATGCTTTTAGTTATAATCGTAAATTCCACTTCTTTGACATCATCGTTTATGTCGTCAATGTCTACTTCATTTTGTCTTAGTTGTATATTTGTTGGTTCATATCCCCATCTTTTGACAAAATCTGTTAGAAACGTTTTATTCATTCCAAATTTTGATAAATCATCAATGCCATGTACTTGATTTGCGAAATAGTCACTCCATGCATTAAACATGATAGTATTTTTTTCAGAATCTAGCGTTTCAAATCCAGCATTTTTTAATTGTTGGACAAAAAACTTTCTATGAATATGAAATGTCATTTTCATGTTTTTGTCTACTGGAGTCTTTGTTTCAGGATATGGGAACTGAAAATTAAGCTTGCTTAGCAATTCTTGTGTCCAGACAAAATTTTCATCAACATTAACATGTTTTTCCATTTCATCTAATTGGTCAAACATATTAAAATCATTATTGATTGTCAAAGGAAAATCATGACAAGTGCATGCCATAGCTACGTCAATAGCATCGTATTCGTCATTCTCTATGACGTGATTGATAGATATTGTTTGCATATCTGCAACATGTCCGAGCTCATTAGCTTTTTGAGAAAATATATATGAATTCAAACGTATCGTATCGATTCCTTGATTAGACACATCATAATAGCGATCCAAGAACGACTGGAATGCGTTCCAATGATAATCAATAAGATATTCATCATAAAAATTTGCATCTTTCATTGCTTGAATGAAATCGCTCTTTAAAATACGATATACAATATTCAAAACGGCTGGGTGATAGCTGCTATCAACATACTGTGGATGGATATTCAAAAGATTGAAATTCAAAATCAAATTGATATTCGCATATGTGACAAAAATGATTGCATCTCTTTCTATTAGAGTCCTGTCAATAGTACAAACGTTCTCAACATTGACTCCCATCTCTTTTGCCTCTAAATCAATTTGTTGAGAAGAAAATCTTATCTGCTTTCCTTTTTTGTCTTTATAAGATTCTTTTATGTAATTCTTAAATTCATTCCAGTCTGATTCAAAACATTTTTCTTTATATAAAGATGAAAAGATCAAAGAATTACGAAAATCTTCTTTACTGATTTGAAAATTGATTTGGCATTGCTTTTGGAAAAATTTTGTCTCGCTTATAGTAGGTTTTACGGACAGATTCTTTGGATTTATTCTCATTGATTTACCCCTTTGCTTTCTAAAAACTTTTTCGCTCCAATAAATATTATCTAATGAAAAGTTTGTTGGATCTCCATCTTTGTAGTTAACGTATATGCAATAATTTGGATTATCAAGAAAAGTCATTGCCAGAAGCTTAGACACGGGGAAACGATATGCTTGTTTGTTTTTTGTTATTGAAACAGTATGAATTCCAGTTTTTGAAATACAATGGTGTAAAATCTTATTGAATTTCTTGCTAAGGACATTCCCATTTTTGTCTATTGCATAATTTGAATATTCAGGAATTTCTTTATATCCATCCATATCTATCACCTCAAATAAAATTTTATCAAAAAAGCTAAATACTGTAAATATGAAATTGCTATACAAAAAAAATGACTGAAATCAAATTCATTTCGGCTGATATGAACATATTTTCCTTATAAATATTAAGGAAATAGTAGTGCCTGAATGCTGACAGCTTACATCAATAATAATTGGATTTATGGATTTCTTTGTTTTGGTGCTTACTGTTTACAACTTATTAGTTTTATGTTAAAATGTAAATGGTTGAAAATATTGATTGATTTTCAAGAGGAGAAAACACATGAAAGATTTATATGCTGTACAAGGAAAAACAAGCATTGATGGTGGTGCACCAGGTTATTTTTCTGTTGCATTTTTTGAAAAGAAAGATGATGCAGAAAAAATATGCAATTATTTGAATGAAAAGCTTAGAAACGGTGAATATAATTTAAATTTTGATTTTACACGAAATAATCCTTTTTCTTATGGATACGAAGAAGGATTATGCAAGAGTTATATATCTAATGAGTATTTCTTTGTCAAAAAAGTGCATATACCAGACAATGCAAAAGAATGGTTTGATAAAGTCAAGATTTTGAAAATAGAATGGTAAAAATAAAAATAAGGAAATGATAGTATTGATGGAAAAGTTTGTTCTTATGGTACAACATAAAAATAATGGTGAGTATGTTGTTAGACATAAAATTAAGGGAAATTTAGATTTATGTCTAATGGCTAAAAGCATCAATGTTTTTCTTGAAAATGTTTATAATGATATTCATGAAAAATATCCTCGATATACTAAAAAAGACATTAAAGAGTGGTTTTTATTTTTGTTCTTAAACGAAGCTCAACTTGATGAAGCATTTAATTTAACTAATGATTATTTTAAGAAACGTTCATGTGAATGGGGAATACGTCGTTCTAAAAAAGAATCATTTTGGATAAAAATAAAGAAATTTTTTGGCATTCATAACAATTAACATATTATTTTTTACATTTGTTGATTCTAAAGCATAAGGTGGCGTATTTGTTTTGAAAAATAAAATGAAAAACATTATAGTTGCTGCTCCAGTTATTAGAATGTTATGTTTTATTCCAGTTATGCTAAATGTTTTGCATAATGATAAATTAATAGAAAATAAAATCAATAGCAATAAAAACATTTTTTCTTTGTTTGTAAAAAAAGATAAATATCTTGATGAATATTTGATAGAAGAAAAAGAAAGACTAAAAAATGCTGGATATGCTAATGCTTTAAAAAGATATAATGAATTATCTGATGTGACGTTCGATAAAACAAATAAAAAAATAATGTTTGTCGACGAAATAACAGAAGATGCAATGAATTTTCCAGACAATAAATTAATGATAGATAGTATTAGACATGCTGGATATGAAACGCATGTTGGTTCAGCTATCATTAGTTATAATGCTATTTTTTTATGTGATGATAAAAAAATTTATGGGCAGCTAAAACATATTGGAAAAGAACACGTTTACTATATAGATGATTCTTTTTATGGCCCAAAAAGTGTTTTGTTGAGCTATTATATAAGAAGCTTAGTTGACAATGATATCGATTATGAAAAAATTGAAAAAGAATATGAAGAAATTATGAACATGAAAAATTGATGCATATTTTAAGGAGTGAGGTGGTTAGAATGGAACGTATTGTTAAGCATTTATATGCATATACTTTTAGGTTGGTAGCATGCATAATCATTTTTTTAATGATTGTTTATTTTGGCAATGGCTTGATAAATAAGATAAAAATAAATAATGAATATCATAAAGCATTTAATACGTTGAGTATGATTGATTGTGACACGGTTGATAAAAATCTTAGAGAAATGAAAGTTTTTTTGAAAGATAAAAAAATTGACATGAATGAATTTTCAAAATTAGAAAATCACATTACGTATGATAATGATTTTTCTCATTCTAGAGTCATGTATATCACAGATTTTACTAAAACAAAAAGAGGAAATGATGGTGATGTTTTATACAGAGTTTCGGATAAGAATGGGATAGAGAACGATATTCTTCATAATGCAAATTGTTCGATAATAGAAAGCGACAGTGTTATTTCAGCAAAAGATATTGCTATTGATAATCCAGATGCCATTTTTTGCGAGACGAGTGACATAGAACATAATTTAAAAGATAATAAATATATACAGACGACATATGCATATCGTAATAAAAGAATTCAATCTATAGAAAATGATTATCCATTTTATGGACCGAAAAGTGTTGTCACTATATACTGGGCTCAATATGTTGTTTATCCAACAGAACGAAACAAACAATTACTAAAAAATGCTGAACAAACATTCGACAAAATAATTTTGCAATGTGTAGAAAAATGAGTAATGAAGTTAGTAAAAAAAGATATGATAAATTATCATTGAATATACCAAAACTTTTATTTCTATAAAACGCAGATTTTAATTAATTTGCGTTTTATTTTTTTATAAAAATGATGATAGGTTTTCGTTATAAAATAATTTTAAAAAATTGAACGTGAAAGGAAATGGAAGTTTTGGTACTTACATTTAATGATTACGTAAGTGATATTTACGTAAACTCAAACATAGAAGTACAAGAAGAATTATGTGAGCATAAATTCTTTGAATGCAATGGAAAACGTAAAGTTGTTTATTGCAAAAGAGACGATGATGTTTTTTATACAAAAGATGAATATGAAAAACATCTTGAAAATATTGAAAAGATGTTAAAAAAATCATTTCAGTCTACAACAAACGATTTTTTTAAAGAACAATTTATGATGCATGAAAAGAGTTATAAATATGTTCATCAATTAGATGATATTATAGTCATTGAAAAACAAATAGAAGTTATAAATTATTGTTATTCTGATCCAGTTACTGGTAAAAGCATAAAAATTGCAAAAAATAGTTTTTATTCAAAGAATGCTGATGAGAGATTTCCTAATCGCCATATGTATGTTCATTATACATTTCAACAAGAAATCTATGAAAATTATTATCAACTTATAGATGAAATGAAGAAATGTTTTAAAAGCAGAAAGGGCGATTTTTTAAATACATATGAAGTTATAAATAATTTTAAGATAGTAAAATATAAGAAATATAATCACGTAGCATCACCGGAGTCACCTAGAGCGATAAAAGAACTGGTGAAGAGTAATTATGTTCATTCCGTTTTTGATAGTCATACGATGGTTTCAAGTGAAATTAGGGCTATACGTCAAAAGCAAAGTCTTGACAATGTTGTTCAAGACGCAGATGATTATGATGTTATTATTGGATATACACCAACTGGAAAAGCAAAACATTATAAAAATAATAGTATAAAGATGAGAAAAATCGAGAATGTTGAAAAGATTTTATTAAATCATCCTTGGTATAAGCCATTTGCTATTGTCCGGACTAATAATGGCTGCCAACCAAGATATGCATATGACAATAAATATTATATTGCGCACGATGAATCAGATAAAGCTATGAAATGTTGCCATAACAATTCTTGGATGACATTAGAAGGTTATCAAAATTTTCAATATTTAAGATCTGAATATTTTTCTTGGTATATGTCAATAAAATGGAAGAATTATTTGGATAAAAGATGCACAAATACTGTGACAAAGATATTGAGAGAAGGATTGTCTCAACATTATAAAAATGATAATTCAAACATTCCGTTTGTTGTCTATAGCTATGTTACTGATGAACAAAACAGAAAATATTCGCCAGAATTTGTTTGTGATAAAATAAAAGAAGAAGCTAAATCATTAGGAAATGAATATTTAATGAATTTAGCTATAGAGACAAAATCATGTTTACGTAAACATGTTATTGCAAAAGAAAAATTAGATCAAAAAGAAAAGAAAAAACAAAAAAATATTCCTCAAAAAATTATTGATGAACATAAGTTTTTGTCATTAATTCAAAATAATACTATTTCTTCTTATGAAGAATTGATTAGTATGATTCGTAAAGATTATCCTGACTTTTTGATGAAAAAAGAAATTTCTCTGTATGATATAGGGAAGATTATGTGTAAAATAGATCTAAGAAAATATTTGAATACAGATGCTTTGGGATATGTTAAATGGATATGCTTTAAAGAATCAAATTCAAGAAAAGCCAAAATAGAAGAAGATAAAAATGGTAATAATGTTTTGTATGAACCAATTGAAAACAAAAGATTCAATGTTGTGAATTTAGCATGTAGAATTAATCATTTGAAAAAACATGAATTTTTAAATAAAATAGCTGAAGCAGCGAAATTAGATGTTAAATATTATGGTAAAAACAAACAATTAAAAAATGCTATACTGAGATTAGACAAGAATATTGAAAATTTGAATATTGTTTTGAAGAAAGTAAAGGGAAAAAATAAAATAGTTGGAGAATATGCAAAAAAAATAATTCGTATGTGTGAAGTACTAAAGATTGTAATTCAATCTAATTATACATATGAATATAATAAACATCTTACAAACGAATATGTTACAATTGCACAAAAGTTAGTTCAACTATATATCGATGAAAATGTTCATGGAAATTCATTTCTGAGGTCTCATAATGGAAAGGGAGCTACAATTTTATTCAAAGCTCTAAGTTCTATTGGAATACTTCAGCAATTTATGTTGAATAAAATAGATATTTATCAAAAAAATTATGACAATCCTTTGATTTCTGTTATTAGAATCAAAGTTGTTTCTAGTGAAGAAATTATGAAATGTTTAAAAATGATAGCAGATTGCGATAAAGAATACAAGACGTCTATTATTTTTTCTCATATGACAAACAATAAAATCTCTGAACGCTATGGAAAAGATATTGCCAAAAAATGTGTTCTTAAAAAAATCGGATTAGAAGCTATTAAAAAAACAAAATATGTAAAAAAATATGGCAGGCAATTTCAAAATGTTGATATGTATCATTTGTCTCAATATGGGCATATTTGGTGCAAAATGATGCGCATGTCAGTGTTTTCCTATTTCAAAAAATATGTTTTATATAATCATAAATTAGATCAACATAAAACTATCATTAGAGAATGGGTAGAATCTTGTATAGACAAACATTGTTGGGATACGTTGTTAGAACAAGATAAAATTTTAAATAATATTAATGCATATATTGATAATTTGTTTTTGACAATAAAAAAATATTATTATAATGAAAATGTTCAATTAAAAAAAGATTATTATGATGAAAAGTCGTATAAGATTATGGCATTGAGTAAAAATTGTGCAAAATGTTTAAATTATGATTTTGATTTTAATGAAAGAGCTGATGATATAAGACAAAAAATTCCATTAAATAATATATATGACGATTTTTTGGATAAAAGAATTTTTTGTCAAGTCGCTTAGAGATAAGGAGTTACGATATGTCATTAATAAAAGAATACAACGATGAGATTTATGATAATGCATCTCAATTATTAGAATATGCAGAGAATAATCATTTAAATAATGATGTTGTTTCTAAAATTGGCAATATTTTAGAAATCAGTGAATGCATTAAAAAATGTACAGATGAGTCTTTGCTAATGAGAAATTTTGTATCGAATTTAATAAAGAATAATGAAATTAGATAAGAAAGGAAAATGAAACATGAAAATTAGACATGATTTCATAACAAATTCGTCTAGTTCTAGTTTTATTCTTACAGTAAAGAAAGATTTTTGCAATAAAGATGTAGAGAAGATTATTTTTGATAATGATGAGCTTATATGTCAATGTGCAGATGAATTAAAAGTAGATGCAGAATATGTAAAAAGTAGCATCAAAGAATTTTTTTTAGATAAAACATATCGTTGGCAAAATGATGGAAAGTATAAAACCGTATACGGAGAAGGATTTGATAATTGCGATAGTACGTATGGCATTATATGCAATTTAAATCTAAAACTTCCTGATGATGTTCAATTAGAAACAATGATCTATTAGACATGAGGATATAAAAAATGAATAAAAATAAAAGAAAACGTAATATGAGAGCAAGAAAGCAATCTATGAAAGTAACAAAAAAGAGAATCAAAAAAATAGATAATGAAACGTCTAATGAAAAAGCAATTCCATTAGATTATTTCAAGATGCAAAGAAAACAGAGAGAAAAAAAATCTTTGACATTACATGCACCAATTTATTTGGCGCTATATGCTATACTGATTAAATCTGGTTACTATTCCTTTGGTTCGGATGATAGAAACATCTATTTTTCAAATTATTTTGAAAGTATTTTAAAACAATGTGAAGAAGAAAATGATATTTCAATAGATCATTTTGTCGATAAGACTTTCAATGAATTAGATGATAAAAATAAAGAATATCTCAACAAGGTTTCTGATTATGTTGTCGAACATCGGAATGATTTATTAGATGAATTAGCAAAATCAAACAAAGAAATAACCGAAAATAAAAATGTTTTTGAATTTGTAAAGAATTCCATTAAAACAATTTTAGATAGGATGATAGATGAAAATAACAAACCACTTTCTATGATAAAACTACTTGTTGCTTGCAATCAGATTATAGAAAAAAGCAAAATAGCTCAAAAAATTAATTAAAGAAACAGAATTTTTTTCTGTTTCTAGTTCTAGAATAGACATTTTTGTTATTCCCTCAATGTTTAATTTTATGTTAATAATCATTTGCGTAAAACTAAAATAAATTCTTGAAAAACAAAAATTTGTTCAATAAAATCTTTTTTTATATTATAATCAAGATAGAGAGGAGTGATATAATGTTTCATATGTTTCTTATACGGCACGGAGAAAGTATAGCGAATACTGGCGAAAATGATATTGAGCGTTTGCCAGATCATTTGGTTTCTTTGACAAATAATGGTATTAAACAAGCTTTTGAAGCTGGAGCATGGCTCAAAGATTATTGTGATAAACAGAATATAGATTTGAGTCACGCAAGAATTTGGCGTTCTCCTTATAAAAGAACTCGCCAGACATCTGAGGAATTCAATAAATCTCTTTGCATAAATGATATAAGAGAAGATATCACTCTTGTTGAGCAACGCTTTGGATTGTTTGATTGCATTCCAGAAGAAAAATGGGGAGAATTATTCCCGCGAGAATATGCAGAATATATGCGTCAAAAAGAAAATCAAGGTAAATTTTATGCAAGGCTTCCTATGGGAGAATCTCCGTATGATGTAGCTATACGTATTCATCAGTTTATGGGAACTATTCATAGAGATTATCAAAATCACAATATCAATACTTTATTTATTTTTACTCATGGCACAACATTGAGGACGTTTTTGCTTAGGTGGTTCCATTATTCTCCAGAGTGGTACCATGCCGAAAAGAATCCTAAAAACTGTTGGATAAGAGAAATTGATGGTAAGATTGACAAAGGGTACATTAATAGATAATGTTAAAAATAAGCAGCAATGAAGCTGCTTATTTACAATATGATGTTTTGATGATTCCAGTTGGATAAACTCCACCCATGTAATGATAGTCACTACCATTTACGATATAACCTCTGCTTGATGAATTTCCTATATAACTTGTTTCGTTATCTCCTTCAAATACAACTACATGATCTTCATCGCCATATACAATGATATCTCCAGGCTCTAAATTGTTTTCTGAAAAAGTAATGTATAGATTGTCGTTCTTTGCGTGATTTACTAATGTTGGAACATATACAACACCAAGATTATATTCGTTTGCTGCCCATGGAGAGTAATAACTTGCTATGATAGTAGCTGCCCAGCAACACCCATTATGGCAGTCTGGTTCATAACTTGCTCCTAGCCATGATTCTTTTGCTATATCTAATGCGTTTCTAATTTCTGACATTTATTATTCACCTCTTTTAAAATTAATAATATTGATAAACTAATTTGATAAATTGGAGCATTTGAATCGTTTGGCGATGTAAAAATGTCTATAGAGAATGATGTTAAACAATATAATGTTATTCAAAATTAAAATAGCCAAATAAAAATTTTGGCTATTTACTTTTTTATAAAAACATATTATAATGAAATTAGGGATGAGTGAAAATGAATTATTTTGATATGAAGAGAAAAGAAATGATATACGAAAAAATTGGATTAAAATTGATAAAATTTGCAAAAAATAAGATCAATATTTGTATATATGCAATTGGAGTTAATGAACAAAGCATTCTTGGTAATTTGGTTGGAGCGTTTATGGGAACAAAAATTAATGGAAAATGTGTTGATGTTTTTTCTGATTATGAAAATAGTTTTGATGAATTAAAAGATAAGTATGATATGATAATTATTACAAGACATGTTCCATGTTGCAAAAAGAATGATATTGCTTTTAAAGCACTGTCTACTCAATTGTTTGAAATATTGTATTGCACTGAAAATGAGAAGTTTTCTTCAGAAGATTATGATTTTATGTTTTCAAATTTTGTTGATGAATTATACGATATTATTGTTGAGCAAAAAGATGATAAAAATATGATGAAGAAAGTAATTAAAAAGAAGTACAAAAATTTATTAAAATAATGGTGATAATTATGAATGTAATTAAAAAGCGTTTAAAATTAAGATTTGCAAAAGTTCCAAATGTAAATAATCCAAGTTTTAATGACAGTGATGTATTGGATATTATTCGAAATGCTGGATTTAAAAAGTATGTAGATGACTATAAACGTGTTTCGGCTGGAACTGGTGATGATCAGCAAGGTTCAAAAGGGTTTTGGACAAGACAATTAGCAGGTGTAGGTGTAAAACATCCAATCATATTTTATAATGAGGTTTATTCATTTACAAAATCTGGTGAAGTAAAAACATTTGTTGTATCATGGAGATATGATACGAATGATAATTTGTTGAATAGCGAAGTATGTGTTACAAAATTTAATGATTCAGCAGCAAAAGTTATTAGAAATTTTTCTTCTATTGTTCAGCTTTTTAATGGTTATAATGTTACTGGAGAATTTAGTTCATATCAAATGGCAAAAAATTCAGTTGAAAAAGATGTTGAACAATATGAAAGAAATGTAAATATTGAATAACAAAAATTTTATTTTCTGCTATTTACATTTGTTTTATTTTTTGTTAGAATAGAATCAACAAATAGCTGTATAAGGAGAGAATAAATATGAATAATATTGAAAAAGAATACATGAATGATAAAGCTAAAGTAATTGGCGAAAAAATAAAAAATTTTGTAAAAAACAAAGAAAAAATTTGTATGTTTGTTTTGGCAAAAGATAGAAAACAGAATGATTTGTTCGCTCCTTGCGTTTATTTGTTTTTTGGTTCTGACATAGATGGTAAATTCTTAGAAATCTATAATGATAGAGATGATGATTTTGATGATGTTAAAAATAATCACGATGTTCTAATCTATGTTAGATGTATTTCTGGAGAAAAAAGAGATATTACGTACGAAGAAATTTCTCAATCAGAACTATTGATAACTGTAACGATTATAAATGATATATTTCAAAATGAAGATTATTTTGAAACGTTAGACTTTGGATTTTAAATATAAATGCCACTCATGTGAGTGGCATTTATTATTTTTTAATGTCTAGTTTATGTCTTTTTAAATAGAATAAATAAACAAAAAAGGTGAATTAAATTAATTTTAGATATGGAAATATGATTTTTACAGGCAAAGATAAAAGTGGAAATGCAATTATGATAGATTCTAATAAAGATGCTGCTTTTAAGCAAATTACCTGTAGAAGAATTTATTAAATTGTCAAAAAATCTTATGAATAGATTTATTGTATATATTATAATACAATCTTAAAAAAAATTAAAAAATTTTTTTTAAAGGAGATGTAAATTTTGAATAATACTTGTTATGTTTCTTATAGATTTGATTTGAATTATGCAAAAGATGTCATAGATATATTTATTTTTAGGAATTGTTATTTTCCATTAGATCCAAACCTGCCATATCATGTTGCATGCAAATTAGATTCGTCAACTATAAAAGAATATAATAAAAAATTGCTTGATTATAGTGACGAATTATGGGTTGTTGGAGAAATTGATGATCACGTATTGGAAGATATAAAATTAGCAAAATGTACAAATACTGAGATAAAATTCATTAATGTAAAAGAAGATGATTACCACATTATTGAAAAAATGTATTTTGTTAATAAAAATGAAGTAAAATTTAGTGATTTGTTGTTAAAGAGATATGAAATCGAAGATTTGATGGCGATGATTTAATGAATAGATTGATCATTATTTTATTTAAGTACATTCCAAATAGAGAAGATATAAATGATGTTTTAAATACATTCAATTTTATTCCATCTCAACGAGGTGCTGGAGCTATTCATAAAGCAAGAGAACTTTTTAATCCAGAATCAAAAAATTACTTGAAATTTATTTCGAACGCAAGATATTTTGATTTAGATAGCGAGTTAAGTCAAAAACAATTTTTAGAAAAATGTAAAAATAATAAAAATTTGTTTTTGGTCCCTCAATATGTAGAAATTGGAGATGATAATTTTGAAAAGATTGAATAAAACTGCTAAAGAAGTATATATAGGTGAAACATGGTTGTTGGATTTAGAGCTATTAAAAAAGTATGTACTAAGAGATTATAGTGACGTTACTGGTGAAATACAAGGTAATATTCAATCGGCGAAAAATTTGAATATTTCTAATGATTTTGAAGATATAGAATATGTTTTTGAAATGGACGATTTAGATGAAGCATTAGAATTTGTTTCAAAAAGAGAATTATTAGAAGGAATTCAAAATAAAAATATCAAAATTAATTTAGAAGATAAATATATCGTTTATAAGAAAGATGGAAAATATGTTTCTACATCAAAAGATTTAGAAAAGGCATTTGAAGAACTTGGTAAAAAAGTATTAGATGTTATTATAAAATCCGTTGAAAATGGCAAATTTAATGATGTATATGATAATTATACATTGTCATCTATTGACGAAGCCATTGTTGAAAAATGAATAAACAATTAAGATGTAAATGTGGAGAAAGAGTATTCATGACGGCGTTGTTCTCAGATCCTCCACGATATGAAATAAAATGTTATAAATGCGGATTAGAAACAAAAACTTATACAAATGCCTTTGATGCAGAAAAAGAATGGAAAGAATTGACAAAAAAGGAAGATAAGTAAAATCTTCCTTTTTATTTTTTTTATAAGAGTGTCTATAAGGTAATACGAGAGGTGATTGGAATGGCAATTATTCTTGAATCTTCAGAAGATAATGTAATTGCTCCAATGACAGATATAGAAAAAGAATTAGTCCATAAGTTAAGAGCAATGCTGAAAGATTCTCCACGATATAGTCAACGAACATTGAACACGTTAGTAGAAGCTAATTATGGTGAAAGATGGAGCGATGAACTTCTACTTATTTATATTAATATTTCTATGGATAATTTTAATGCATCTGGCGGTACAGTAACAGCATTTACCATAAATAACTTTCCTGTTGGTATTACTGGATGCGTTTTAACAGGAGCATTTATATACGCATTGATAGCTGAAAGTGTTTATCAAAGCGGTGAGACGTTTTCGTATAGCGATAATGGTATATCTTTGTCATTAGATCTTCCGTCAAAATACTTATCTGTTGTTGGTGCTTTGAAATCTGCATATGATGCTAGTTTAACAACAGCTAAACAATCTGTAGCGCGTCCTTCTGCATCTGGTATTAGAAGTGCTGGAATTGGAGGATTAGGCTCAAATGTTGCAATTCGCTCGTACAGTTCACGGATGTGGGTCTACAGATAACAAAAAATTATGTACATTTATTCTCCCTGGTTTTATAATTATCAGGGAGGAATTTTTTATACTTTCATAAATGAAAAAGAGGTAAAAATTTTTTGGAATATAAACATATTTGTGAATGGTGTGAAAAAGAATTTATTTCATATTCTTCTAAAAATAAGTTTTGCAGTTTATCTTGTTCAACGAAATTTAGAAATAGAAAAAGAAATTTAGAAGACATTGCAAAGAATAAAGATTTATATAATGAAATTTCATCAAGAAAAATAGTAAAAGAAGAAACAAGTGATAAATATGTATTTTGCATTAATAATGTTTATGCAGTTTCACTAAATGATTATACTAATCATAGTGATTGCATAAGAACGTGTAAAAATTGTAAAAAAAAATTTATTAATGCAAGAAATAATTCTAAATTTTGTAGTGAAGAATGTTTTATCGAATCACGTTCTTCTAAAATAAAAAGAAAATGCAAATGCTGTGGCAAAGAATTTTTGTTGAACACCATAGACAAAGAATATGTCATTTTTTGTTCGAATAAATGCAAACAAAAATTCTATAATGAAATAGATAAAGCTGATCTAAAAACACATGAAAAATTGAAGTGCATATGCATCAATTGTGGAAAAGTTTTCTATCCGATAGAACCAATCATTGGAATAAAGTATTGCTCTTCTAAGTGCGAAAGAGAATTTGGGATAAAGAAAAAATTAAAAACAAAAATATGTAAAAACTGTGGAAAGAAATTTTTGTCTAATAAATCTGAATTTTGTTCTAAACATTGCTCATCTTCATATTCTGCTAAAAACATCAAGTTTGGAATAAAAATAAAACCATTGAAAAATGGAATGAAAAATAAAAAACATTCTCTTTTATCAAGAGAAAAGATGTCAAATTCTATTTCTTTGTCAATGATAAATGGGAAAAATAATCCGTGTGGCCACTTTTTATGCGGATATGTAAAATATGTGCCTCATTATTTTCGTTCAAGTTGGGAGTTAAATTTTGCTATCATTTTGCTTTATTTGAAGAGAGATTACAGATTTGAAGCAAGGTCTATAAAATTAGAAAGTGGAAAAAGATATCTGATTGATTTTTATGATGTAAAAAGAAACATCATATATGAAATAAAGGGCGGATGGATTGATGATGCAAAAAATAAGATTAATTTGTTGTTGAAAAGTTATCCAAATATCAAGATTCATTTAATAGATTTGAATAAGTATGTTCGTATCTATAAATGGTTCAATAAAAAAATCAAATTAATAGAAAGCGTTACACCTAAACTAAAAAACTTGAAAAATGTCTATTCTGTAGAAGATGCAAGAAAAATGTTGATAACGAAAGAAGAACATGAATTAATTTATGGAAAAATAAATGATAATGCATATAAAAAATGGGATAAAGAATTTGATAAGAGATTAGGATTAACATAAGAAAGGATGATTTATGATGAATGTTGAAAAAATTACAAATGATTGCATTGAATGGATTAGAAAATTTTTTGAAATAAATGGCAATGGTTGTAATGCTATAATTGGAATATCCGGAGGAAAAGATTCTACGATAGCAGCGAAATTATGTGTAGAAGCTTTAGGAAACGAAAGAGTAATAGGCGTTTTAATGCCAAATGGTATTCAAAATGATATAGATATTGCTAAAGAAGTTGTTGAATACTTGAAAATAAAAAATTTTATCATCAATATACAAGGTTCTGTTGACTCAGTAATAGATCAAATGAATCATTGTGATATAAAGATTTCTCATCAGACAATGATAAATTTGCCGGCACGCATAAGAATGTCTACATTATATGCTGTTTCTCAAAGTTTTAATGGAAGAGTTGTAAATACTTGCAATTTATCAGAGAATTATATCGGATATTCTACTAGATATGGAGACGCAGCTGGAGACTTTTCACCATTAGCTAATTTGACAGTGACTGAAATAAAACAAATCGGAATGTATCTTGGAATTCCAGATAAATTTGTCAATAAAGCGCCAAGTGATGGATTATGTGGTAAAACAGATGAAGACAATTTTGGATTTAGTTATGATGTTTTAGATAGATACATCAAAACTGGAGAAATTGAAAATGAAATAGTTAAAAATAAGATAGATAAAATGCATTTGAATAATAGATTTAAATTGCAATTGATGCCAGAATTTGTTGCAAAAGACATATAAAAATAGTTTAAATAAAATTAAGGCGAAGAAAAATTCTTCGCCTTTAGTTTAAATTACAAAACTTATTTTGTTTCACTTTTTAGTACTTTTTGAGCTAATTCTCTTATTTTATTTTCTAATGTTTTGAATGTCATAGTTTCTTCAAATGCATGTATTGCTTTGCCAAAAGTAATAAGAAGATCTATTTCGCCAATAATTCTTTCGTAATAGATATTTTGTTTTTTTAGTGGCATATTAAGATAATTGATATAATCATTAACTACCTTATAATGAAGTTTTTCTAACGTATCTATATTCACTTCCATGAGTGCTGTTGCAAGTTTTTCATTAAATTCATTATTTATTTTTTTGAATAATGAAGTATCTACTTTGATTTTTTTTGCCAAAATATATCACCTCTAATTATTTTAGATAAAATAAAAAAAAATAAATTTTAAAAGGAGAGGATTACATGAGAAATCCCAAAAGAATACCAGTCATTTTAAATGAATTGAAGAATTATTGGGAAAAACATCCTGATATGAGGTTTTTTCAAATGTTAATATCGTTGCCATTGGAAAATGCTACAAATGATTTATTTTTTTATAAGGATGATCAGTTATTAAAAAGTTTAGAAAACGTTAATAAGGAGAATAAGAATGTTTGATATTGATAAAGCTATATTAGAGCAACTTGAAATTTTGTGGGAGTTTAAAGGCGGTGGATTTTTTGATTTAATTGAATGGATAAAATGCAATTGTAATTCTGGAACAAGTAATCACGATGTTTTGAATACTTTGAAAAAAATGAATGTACGTTATAATGGAATAAAAATGAATGAATTGACTTTAAAGCTTGATTTAACACAAAGTTATGCCGATTCATTGCTACCAGAAATTAAAAAACAAATGAATAAAAAAACAATTGGAATCGATTTTTCTGAATTAAAATTATCAGAAGACGATGTATTTAATATTATGACAAAAGTTTTTGATAAGATAGAGGATATTCAAACATTGGAATCTTTGAAAAGAAAATTATGGTTTTGTGGTGTAGACGTTAAAATATGTAAAGCAATAAAAGAAGCTATTAATGTAAGGATTGCGCATTTAAAAGATCTAGGTTATTGAATTTATGAATAAATGAATTTAATTATTAGATAATAATATGCGAGGCGTTGAAATGAAAAGATTAAAAAAAGCAACAATGCCCGGCGAATTAAATTATGTTAAAGTAAGATTAGATCATAATGATGCCGAGGATATGATAGAATTGAAAGAGCTTGATGCTGCTCAAATTAAATCAGAAAAGCATTGCATAGAATGTGGATATGAACCGTTGCAAGTTGAAGAAGGAGTTATTTTTTGTCAAAAATGTGGAACATCATATAAAATTTTTCAAAACAAGGTTTTTGAAGTCATATAGGGGAGATAACGTTGAAATTAAAAAAATTTGCAAACATTTCTGAAATGGCTCAGAAAGTGTATAAAATGCTTGATAAATCAAAATTAAAAGAAGCATTGAAAAATGACAATAAATATTATATAGATGAATTTTCTTGGCACGTAGATGGAAATAACGATTATATTAATGATGATGATGAAATAAAAGACTTGAATGAAGCATATGAAGAATATATGAAAGATGAAAAATATTGTGATTCAAGTGATACATATGATTTAATCATGGAAGCAATTTCTGATTGTGGATTTGAAGACAGTGATGAATTATTAGATGAAATAACTAAGCTTCTTGGATACGATTCAATTGGAGAATATATAGCAAATGAAGGTTATGATGAATATTCTCAAAAAATTCTTGATAAAGCTGAAAATGATTTGAAAGAGTTTTTAAAAGATCAAAATGATCAACAGAGAGAAACAGAACATATGAGATATGATTCTTATAATTGGTGATAAAATAAATTAATTCTTTTCTAACCTCCTAATAATCATATCGTACCTCCTAATCAGTCTATTTGTTTTTGTGACAAATAGACTGATTTTTTTGACTATTTAATGATAGTCTTTTTTTTATGAACATTTTTATTTATTTATAAAGAGTGAGGTGAAACGAATTGCTCCCTAATCAAAAAAGTTATTCAACTGGATTAGTATTTCCACGAATGACATATTATACTAGAATGATAGATAATATTACTGGTGACTGTGTATTATCTTGGGTGTCTACGTCTAGAGTTAAGGATATATTTTATGGTGACGTAGATGGTATGAATGGCGGAGAAAGCGAATATATAGTTGAATATGATATACATAACAACGAAACATATGCATGGAATGGCGGAGGACCAGAAGTAACATGCATGGATGCTGAAAATTGTAAATTATATGTAGAGATTCCTGGAGAATGTAGAAACTTATGTCCATTTCTTTATGTTAGATGTATAACATATAATCCAGAAGCAGAATGGGAAGCATTAGATTGCCAACATCCTGAATTTTCTACAATACAGGGAATGTGTTCTCCAGACTTTGGAACAATTCTTGGAACCGGAGACCATGCAATTATACAGACAAAAATCAAATTAAAAAAAGGTTCGAACATATGTAAACTTCAATATAATTTTCAATTGAGATTTACATATCAATTTAGGAAGTGATGAGTATGGCCATAGAATCTCTTACTTCTTCAAATATTGAAAAAAGATCTATTACATTTAATTGTTTTTTTGAACCGCTTGGATTTAAATCAGATAGAAACACAATATATGGGATGTTTAAAATACAAGCAACGCCAGAAGTTAATACATTGCACTTAGGAAATCAATTATTTGAAAATGTATCATATATAGATCTAAAACGTTATGCTTTAAGACCAGTTGTTGGATATATAAAAAATGGAAACCAAATTTATAAAAATGCAAAAGTAACATTTATTAAAAAATTTCAAGGAATTTCTTCTAAAATTATTTCAGATGTTTGCTACACTGATTCAGCTGGAATGTATAAAATGTATGTTCAGCCAGGTGTCTATGATATTGAAATAAATGTAAATAATCAATTATTTGTTAATAAAGATCAAGTTGTAAAAGATGGATTAAAATATAATTTTTATCTTACTACTAAAGCTGCAATAAAAGAACATGTTGATGATACAATAACATTTACAAATTCTGATTATATATATGTACAAAATAATTTAGTTGATAATTCAAAACGCCCAGTTAATAATGCAGAAATTATAGTATTCGATAATACATATATATATGCATTTGAAAAAACAGATGAAAATGGAAGATACCGTTTTTCATTAAAACCAGGTAAGTATTGTGTTTTAATTCGTTCTGATTCTACGCATGCAAAACGTACAGTAATAAATTTGACAAAATCGTCTGGGTTTGCAAAACAACTAATGAATTCAAATTTATTTTCTAAAGATTCAATGATTTGTATATAGGAGGCAGTGTAATGAACATAGTTATTCAACGACAGCTTCTTCCACCAGAACATTTAGTTATTGCGTATGCTAGAGATTATCGTCATTTAATTGTTACTTGGGATGAGATAAGAAATCCAGACAAACATTTAGAGAACAAGAAAATAAAATCTATTAATTATAACATTTATAAGGGATTATCTCAAAATGGGTTATTTTATAAATTAAACTCATTGCCATTGAAAACAAATAGATATGAAGATCACGATATAAATGTCAATCCAAACATAATGAATTGGTATAAAGTGTCGTCAGTATATGAAGATGAAGAAGGTAATTTTATAGAAGGGCAATTATCAAGACCATCTACATTTAGAATAAGAAATACAGATAAATGGTTTTTTAAAGTAAATGAACGAAATTATTGGATTCTTCAAAATACTGGAATGCTTTTTGATTTATATACAAGGAAATATACTGGAGAAAAATGCGAAAGATGTTATGATGAGATTAGAGGACGTTCTGGATTAAATTCTTGTCCAGTCTGCTATGGTACTGGATTTGTAGGAGGATATGATCCTGCATATCAATTATATGTTAGATTAAAACCTGTTGAACAAAATCTTGGTATATCTAATCAAATGTTTGTTAATGAAAATACTCCTGGCGCTTGGACGATTTCTGATACATTACTTATGAATAGAGATATACTCATTTCTCCAGATGGCGTCTTCTACCAAGTTCTAGCAAGGCATATCAATCATGCTGGAGGGTTCTTGTTTCATCAGGAATTAAGACTTAAAGCATATGATCCAGAAGACGTTATATATAATTTAAAGCGAACAACACTGTACCCAAGAAACTGATTGACGACAAATAACTAAGCAATTGTAATTTTATTTTTTTTTCAGGAGATGATGATTGTGATAATCGAACATGCCGAACGACATATTAAAGATGTCATAATCGCTTTTCTTCGATTATATTTTAGAAATCCGAAAAACTATCGTCACAAATTGCCAAAACAAATTTCTGAAAATTTATTTGCAGAAGCTGTATTTTATGATACAGAACCAGAAGAACTTAGAAAATTTCCCACAGTGATAGTAACTACATTTTCTGGTACAATGGTGACTGCTGGGTTATCGGATTTTTGTCAAGAAATAAAAGATCCTCGTACTGGACAGATTATAGCATGGCGTTATCAGGGCTTTTATGAATTTGGAGTACAAATAGATGTAGGATGTAAAAATACATTAGAACGAGAAGTATTTGCTGATTTGATAGCTAAAGCAATTAGATTTTCTTTAAGAAGATTTATTCAAAATCAAGGAATTATAATAAAAAATGTATCATATGCAGGAGAATCTAGTATTGACTATAATTCAGACAAAGTATATATAGCTTCTATACGAATTGACACGTGGTCTTCTTGGATAGAAGATGTTGAACTTCTCGATCCTAACGAGTTTACTCTTAAAGCTAATATGTCCATGAAAAATGATTCGAATTCAGATACGAGTTCTTATAATAGTCAACAAACAAAAGATTATAGGCATGAGTTTAACAACGAGGACTCATGATTATATAGAAATTCGAAGGGAGGTAATTTAAATGCCTTATCGTGTACCTGGCGCGTATGCGCGATTTGTTAGAACGGCTTCTCCGGTCAACAATGTTGGTGCAACTCGTGTATTGGGTATAGTTGGCACTGGTGCCAATTATTTTGAAGTTTATAATGAAGCTATTAAGAAATCACATACACAAAGCTATGATAAACTTGCTCAAGATAACGTGTTTGAAATTATTTCATTGACTGACCGCGCTCTTTCTAACGGTTCTATAGTTAGAGGCACAACAGTATTCGAAGAGGGTGTAGCGTATGAGCTGAAAGATGGTAACAAGATTGCTTGGAATACCATTGCTCCCGCCGAATATAGTGTTACAGCCGCTACGCCAACAGAAGCTGCTATTCAACTTAAAAACCAAGTAACAGCTATTGTCAATGACAATGACGAATATAAAGTAGTAGATGGTTCTTATACATTAGAAATATCTTATATTGAAGATGCTTGGGATCATTCTGAGACTGGGCATGTCAATGTAGGATGTTATCGAGTAATTGATAATTCATCAAAACAGATTCTTGGTGAATGGGGTGTTTCTCCAGATTGGAATGATGAAGCGGTTCCTGGACTTAAGATTAAAGTTGAAGATGTTTTTGTACCAGATTCTTCTGGCGAATCAATTACAAAAGTAGGCGACGCTGTAATTATTACTACAAAAGCACCAAAAACAGAAATTGAAGCGTCTGTTCAATTTGATGATACCGTAACTGGATATAACCAAGCATTAGCAGATTCATTTATGCCATTGAATGCTTCAACAGCTTCTTCATCAGCTGATTACGAATATTTCATGATTGTAGATTCTGAATCAATTACAAACGGAGATTATGAATTAGTATTTACTTCTTCATCTCCTCAAATGATTGAAATAAATAATGTAACAGATGGATTTGATACTTCTCTTAATCCAATTTATTCAGGTGAAGTTGGCACTGTGGCTGAATATCTTAATATCATTCCAGGCATTACATTTATTATCAATGAAATAGATTCTTCTGTCAATGTTGGAGATACTGTTGGTATTCATGTAACAGCTCCAGAACGCGGAGAATCTATTGCCGAAGATGATGTTTATTATGTTTCTTATAAATATAAGAAATCTGATGAAGATTACAATCCACAACTCTTCTATGATTATGATTCAGTCATTCAAGAATATGGTAACTATGATGTTACAGCATCTATGGTAGTTATTAATTCACTGACTCTTGGTGCCGAACTTGCATTTAGAGCTGGCGTAAATCCATTAGTCTGTGTACAATCAAAAAATGATTCAGACTATGAAATGAAGAAAGCTATTGATAAACTTACAGCTGATGTTGCTGGTGCTAATAACGTAAATATTGTTGTTCCTCTTACAACTTCAACTTCAGTTGGCTCTTATATGATGACTCACGTTGAGCATATGTCTTCTGAAGAAGGTGCACATGAACGTATGACGTATCTTGGTGCATATCCTGGACAGCCGATTAATAAATTTGCAACAGCTGCTGATAAGACAGTTGGTATGAAACAACAAGCTGAAGGTTATGACAATGAGCGCGTTGTTTATGTTGTTCCAGGACGAGTAACTTATGATGTTAAAAACCTTCAGACTGGACGAATCAATACAAGAACGCTTCCAGGTTGCTATCTTGCTCTTGGCGTAGCTACTATTGCATTAACACAAGACGTTGCAGAACCACTTACTCGTAAGTATATTAACTGCGGATTTAACGAATTGTTAGATGTTTATACTGAAACTGAGAAAAATGCATTAGCAGAATCTGGTTGCTGCGTAGTAGAACAAAAAACTGCCGGTATTCGTTGCCGTCATGGTATTACTACAAAAGATGATGAAGTCAATACCACAGAAATTACTCTTATCCAAATAAAAGACTATGTCATTGATCAATGCCGTAGATCTTGCGATGCTCTTTATATCGGTATTAAGAATCTGCCCGGTAGAAAAGCAGATATTCAATATACAATTAATTCAATTTTGTCTCAATTTGTTTCTCAAGAAATTCTTCTTGGTTACAGTGGACTTTCTGTTAAAGATTCTCCAGATGATCCTCGTGAAGTACTTGTAAACTTTGAGATTGAAGCAGTTTATCCATTGAATTATGTAACTATTACATTTGGATTTGCTGCTACCTGATTATAAATAACAACTTCAATAATGTATCAGGGACAAATGTCCCTGATACAAACCTTTTTAAGTGAGGTGAGTAAATATGCCAGTTAGTGGTGCAGCAACTGCAGCTGATAATTCAAAAAATGTAATTGCTGGTACTAAAGCAGCGTTTCCGTCTTCAGTAAACAAAATGCTGAATACTCAACGTGCTACTGGTATGCCTGAAGTTGCTGATAACTCTGCTACTTTGCCTATTACTAGCACAAACATTGAAGTATTTGCTAACAATATGCGTGTTGGCATGGTACAAGAGTTTTCTCCATCAGAACAACGTACAATAACTCCAGTTCAAGAACTTGGAACAGAAGGCGTTGTGCAAATGGTACCGGGCAATACCAATGGTGGTACTATATCATTACGTAGATTTGCACTATTTAACTCAATGCTTGCTAATGCTATTGGTCTAACAAAAACTGGTCAGTTTATTCCTGCTGGAGATTCTGATTATGTATATGATACAGCCAATGCTATGAAAGATCCAACATATCGTACATACGGAAATCCATTTAAGACTTTGAAAGATCAAAGAGTTCCTTTGGAATTCAAAACAAAAATTAGACTTCCAGATGATCAAAATGATTCATATCATGTTGATACGTACGTAGATTGCTGGATTCAGCAGTATAGTAAAACAATAACAAGTAATACTATAACAATTACCGAAACGGCTACTGTGTCTTATAGTGACGTATATGGTGAAAAAATTACAGGCACTAACTAAGTGAAGGTAGGTGAGAATACATGGCAATAACATCTCCAGGCTATGATACTGGACTGCATTTTAATAACTTTGAACAGCACGATGCTGTTAATAGTAATATTAGAAATACATCTACAAACACCCATCGTGCTACAAGAAACGATATACGTACTGCAGAAAATGATTTTAATCCAAGAACAGCGTTCGATAACTCATTAGCAGCTACGTCTACAAACGTATTTATTTTTGCCAATGGTTCCATCGTAGGAATGATTCAAAGCTTCACTGTGAACGAAACGCGTACCATCAATAAACTTCAAGCTATTGGTTGGGAAGGCGTCGTTCAAGCTGTGCCAGATAATACGAAAGGTGGCTCTTTGAGCGTATCTCGTATTGCTTTATATGAATCATCTATATGGAATGCTATTGGTTTAACGACTAGCGGTCGCCCATTCAATGAAATTGGAGCAAAAGTATATGATGCTGAGACCGAAGGTTCAGCAGGAACAACAGAATGGGATAAATCATCTATTGCTCCAGACAGTATTGACTCAAAAGCATATAAAACTGCTACAAATTTCGTGTTCAAAACATTGAAAGATCAGAGGACTCCTCTTGAAATACAAGTAAAAACTAGAGCACATGGACAGCAAGAAAAATATTGGATTGAAACATACATAGATTGCTGGTTGTCATCATATAGACGTTCTTATAGTGTTGGGTCCATAACTGTTGCTGAAGACGTTCAGATTGCTTACGGCGACGTATACTAATAATTACATTGTTTAGAAAAAAATTATTCGATGTTGAAAATATATAAAAAAGACGTCATAAAAGACGTCTTTTTTCTTATGTTAAAATTAAGAGGTGAGCTGTATGATTGTTAACCAAAAAGTTAAAATAAAATTATCCTCTAGTAACATGAAATGGTTTAAAAAGAAAGGATATGATGTTAAGCATAAAAATGATATCATTGAAGTTGATTCAAATGATTTGATGCCAACATCTAGAGTTGTTGTGAAAGCAATTTGTGACATTTGCGGAAAAGAATATAAGATTCAGTATATTGCCGTGTCATGCGGAAAATTACATTCTTGTGGTGACATGGAATGCATTAAAAAAATGAGAGAAAATAAAGTAATGAAAATCTATGGGGTCAAAAATGTTTTTTCTGAAGAAAACATAAAATTAGAAAATGCAAAGAATTTTAAAAATAATTATGGCGTTGGTTCAGAAAAACATGAAGCCTATGTACAAAAAAGATATGAAACGAATCTAAAAAGATGTGGTAATAAAAAAGGATATGTTGATACAAAAGAAACACATTCAAAAAGAATTAGAACGATGTTTAAAAATTTTAATGAAGCAAAATGTCAAAAAGATGGTAAAAAAATTGTTTCAAAAAATCAAGTTCATTTATGTGAAATGTTAGATGGAGTTTTGAATTATAAATTTGAAGTCAATAACAATCTTTATTATGGCGATATTGCGTTGGTTAATGATAAGATTGTCATAGAATATGATGGCACTGGCCATAGAATCTACAGAAAAGAAGATGAAAACAATTTATTTTTATCTGACATTGATTTAAAAAAAGATAATGTAATGATTAGTTTTGGATGGAACATTATTCATTTAAAATGTAATAATTCAAAAATAAATAAAGATGTTTTAATAACTTTGATTAATGTTTGTAAACAATTATTCGTTGAATTAAACGAACATGTTCTAGTTGCTGATTTTATAAATCAAAACGTATATAGTAAAAGAAAATATTAAAGAAAAAATAATTTATTAAAAATTTTATTAAATCTTTTATATTTTTAATAAATTTATGTTTTTACTATCATTTTTTATTAAAAATATTAAAACACGTTATAATATATATTATTTACATACATTTAAACGTATGATAGAATAGAATTAAACATGAAGGGAGGTGAAAAAAGATGAAAAAAGTTACAAATTTTAGAGTAAAACAATTCTTTATAAGAGAACATGATCCAATGTATTCTTTTTTGCTTTTCCAGCTTCATTTTTCAAAGAATCTTTATAATGCTACTTTATATGAGCTAAGGCAAGCATTTTTTAGAAAAGAAAACATAAAAAACTTAGATAAAGTAATGAAAAATAAGATGTCTAATAGAAGCAACAAACCAGGATATGATTATTATCAGATGGCTACTGTACAGTCTGCTCAGCAGACTGTCATGAAAGCTCAAGATAGTATGAAGTATTTTCTTAGATCTTTGAAAAAATACAATGAAAATCCTAAAAATTATACTGGAAAGCCAAAGATACCTAAATACAAAAAGGATAAGTATTACATTGTAACTCTCACAAACCAGAATTGTAAGGTTAAGGGCAATGTATTACATTTTCCTAAAACTTATAACGGTTTTACATTGGATATTAAAGAATGTTTTACAAACAAAGAATACGATTTTAAAAAGCTTAGTGAGGTGAGATTTTATTTAAAGCATGGCGTTATTGTTTTAGAAGTTGTTTATCAAATATTTGCTAAACAAGCTTATACATTACGTAAAGATAAGATTTGTGGTATAGACTTAGGAGTAGCAAATTTTGCTGCATGTTCATTTAATTTCAATAAATCTCCTATTTTAATTGATAGTAGTTTCATTAAGTCTGCAAATCAACTGTACAACAAAAAAATCTCTAAATGTAAGTCTTTGGCAAAAAAATGTAATAACCTTTATATCACAAAGAGATTAGAAGCTTTATGGTTAAAAAGGTATAGAAAAATCAAAGACTATATGCATAAAGCTAGTACATTTTTGATTAGAGAATGTTTGAAAAATGGAGTGTCTAAAATTATCATAGGAGAAAATAAAAATTGGAAACAACACAATGACAATAAACAAAATTTTATTTATATTCCATTCAATATGTTTAAAACAATGATTGAATATAAAGCTAAGTTATATAGGATAAAAGTAGTTTATATTAATGAATCTTATACATCTGGAACATCATTTTTGGATAATGAATTGCCTCAAAAGAAGTTTTATAACAATGAGCGTAGAGTAAAAAGAGGATTGTTTGTGTCTAATGATGTTGTTATTAATGATGATATAAATGCTGGATATCAAATAATAAGAAAATATGAAATACAACAAAATAACAAAAAAAGGCGAATGAATAAGAGCTTGATTTCCTGTTTTGGTTCCAATTTAAATTGGAAGAAAATAGCAAGTAATGTTGAAAGAGTATGTGTTGCGTAAGCAACATCTACTATGAGTAGATTAATATAATCAAGAATTCAAATGCATTCGGAAGCTATATGCTAAGCTATATATAAACGAATCACGGATGATAAGTTTATGTAGAATTAAAATTTATTAAAATTTTTAATATCTTTTTGGAGATTTTAATAATTTTAATGGCATGGGAAAAATTTTTATATGAAAATGAGTGATTTGCTTGATAATTAGTGATAAGGTTAAAGTCATTTGGAATAAAACTAACAAAAAGAGATTTATGAATTTGGGATATGAATTCACTCAATATGATGATGTTTTCTATGTTTCATTAAATGATTTAAATAAAAATAGCCGTTATAAGGTGCAATGCAAATGTGATTACTGTGGGAAGATTTTCGAGCGCAGTTTTAATAGAGTAAATAGTCATGATAAACATTCGTGCAACCAAAAAGAATGCAAAAATCAACTAAGAAAAGAATTGAATTTAGATAAGTATGGCGTCGAAAATGTTAATCAAATTCCTGAAATTAAACAAAAAGGTGCTAGCGCATTTAAAAATCGTTATGGGAAAAACTCTGAGATTCATGATGAATTTATAAACAAAAGAAAAATAACTAACATTCAAAAGCATGGAAACGCTGGCGGTTATCGCTACGATCTTTCATCAGAGATACATTCGAAAATGGTTAATACTTTATTAAACAATTATTTAAATGCAAAATGTAAAAAAGGTTGTAAGAAAGTTCTTGCATCTAAACGTCAAGTTGAAATTTGTGAGACATTAGACGGAGTTTTGAATTATGAATTCAATAACAAATTTGTAGATATCGCTTTGCCTGATGAGAAACTTGCTATAGAATATGATGGCGGAGGACATAATTTTTGGAATGATTTTCATAATTCCAATGATTCTGTCAGAGATGATTTGCTTTCAGAGCATTGGAAAGTAATTCACATTTTAGATTCAAGAGATAATGTTTTTCCTGACATAAAACCTCTTATTGAATTATGTAAAACTTTTGATAGTCGCATTGTTTTTATAGATTTGATAAAACATCAAATTTGTTCTGATGATAATGTAGTTAAATTAAACGAAAATAATGAAATTAAAAACATATTTTGAAATGTAGGATTTATTCTTTAGATAGAAAGATGAGTTTCTTTAATTAATGAGGTTTTATAAATGAAAAAAAATAGTGAAATTCATTTAAATGACATTGGAGACGGTTATGAAGTAACTTCAATTGAAGACTTAGTTATTTTAGAAGATGACATTGGGGACGAAATAGATTTTGAAGATGAAAATGTAGAAAATGGGCGAGAAAAAGCATTTGCATATAAGGATAAAGAAATTTATTTTGGCAACGGGCATGGCGATTGTGTCAAACAAATGACTGATAATGAAGAAGAACGTAAGAACATTTTGGAATGTAGGTTTGAAAGACTCCCAAATTATGAATTAGCATGGGGTCATGTTACAAAAGATGTGGCTGTCATAGAATTAAATCTTCTTTCAGCAGATATAGACGATGTGATTCAAGCATTAAAAGCTAGAGGATATAAGAAAATTTATACCGTGTCAGATATGTTTGATCACACCGTTACAAGAATTGCATTTAATCGTTTAAAAAGAGTAGTATAAAACTACTCTTTTTTATATAACAAACTTTTTCATCGTTTAATTAGTATTTATTTTTTAGAAAAACTAAATTGTAAAGGTGATTGATAAAAGTGCAAAATAATGAAACGATGAAAGAATTAATAAGACAATTTATATATCAAGGATATGCAACCAAGGAGTTTGAAAAATTTCAAAAAACTTGGTTGTTTCGTACGTTATCTCCCAAAGAACATGATGACATAGTAGACTTTATAACATGCACTTATGATGATGAACATACAAGACAAAAAAAATATGAAAGTCTTATTATGAAAAAGGCACTTTTATCAATAAATGGCACGGAAATACCAGAAGAAAAAAAGGATGTTCTATTTGATAATTTATCGTCAGTAGTATTTGATGAAATATATGAAGAATATCACAAATTAGAAAAACTTCAAAATGAAGCGCTTTCTCATGAAGATATTATTAAAAGTTTTGCGAAACCAAGTTTTGATAGAATCAAATTTTTAGTTATGCAAGAAGTAAAAGCTCTTCCAACAGAACAAAGAGTGAAAGATATGAATGACTACCAATGGCTATGGTATTGGTATAATATGAAAGAAACAATAAACGAGGAAGAAGAGCTAGAAAAAGCAAAAAGAGATTATTTATGTATGTTTATTAATCCAGAACTTTGGAAACATATTAGAGAACAAGATCGTCTGAAGTCCAGTGGCATTGGCGATGGTGCACATACAGAAACATACGGAAATACGCAAATAACATATGGCGATACAACAACAGATGATGATTTTGATAAAAAATTGCAATATATGATGCAAAATTCTAATGAAGAATTTACAGAACTACCAAGTAGTCATGAAAAAGGAAATGCTAGTGAACGTCCAGAAGACTTCTTTAAGCGAGTTATGGGTAATCAAGAATATGTTCAAGAACAAAACAAACAAAACATATTGAAACATAAAAAACAAGAACAACAGCAACAAGAAAAATTAGATCCAAACCCAGATAATTTAGATTTAATATTTCCAGTTGATTGAATAAGGAGGTGAATATAAGTGGCTACAGGATTTGATAATTTAGATGATAATAAAAAGGTAACTTATAATAATATTTTTGGCGACAATATGAATCAATATACAATGTCTCGAGAACAAGAGAAATTGAATAGAGATTTAATAACAGATACCAATAAGTTGAATAGTTCATTACGTGAAGCTCTTAATATTGGTCGTATTGAGAATACTGGTTTTGTTACACCTGGTTCTGGAGATACTGGAAGAGTTGTTACAGAAGATAATACTAGAAGAATAGTTACTCCTAATCAAAAAGATTCTTTAGGCAATTCTCTTTCTATAGACATTACAGATTCTCAAGATAAGATACGTAGACTTCATGAGTCTTTCACTGCTATTTCACGCGAAGCTTCAGATGGAATTGATAATATAGCTCAAAAAATCGCAGAGATCAAAGCTGCAGGAGGACAGGTTAGCAGTGATCTAGCTAATAATTTTCAAATTATTAGAGAAAAAACAAACCAATTAAGAGAAGTATATGATAAGATGAATAACGCAGAAGTTCATCTTATTGATGTGAATGCTATAAGTAGAGAATTTCAAAATGCTCAAAACGAATTAAAAAATGCTATTCAAAGTTTTGACATTACTGGTGTTTTAAGTGATCAAATAAATCATTTATTAGAACAAAATATAGATACATCTCAAATTGATACTGTCAAAACAAAAGTAGTAGATGTCGTAAATAAAATAAGTACGCTAGGAAACATTTCTACTCAATTTTTTGATGTTAGTATTATTAATCAATTAGTTGATGTAATGAATATAGCATCTGATGCTATGGAACGAGTTGCTCGATCTGGACAAACTTTTGGTCAGGCAGCAGAAAACATAGCTCAAACATCTGCAGATAGTGCAGAAGCTATTGCATCTGATGCACAGAATATGCAACAAATGGCTCAGCAAAATGCTGATATGATTCGTTTGTTGAGAGAACAATACCAAGAATCAGCAAAAACATTTGAAAATGTAGATGAAATAGCAAAAAATTTTTTTAAAAATGTTGGTGGATATGTAGCCGCAAATGTAAGCGATGTCATTAATCAATTATCATCAGCTGTTCAATCACATGACGTTCAATCAATAGATGAATTATTAGATCCAGATAATGTTAAAGGTTTGTCATTTGCTTCTTCGCAATTAATTCAAATTATTAATGAATTAAATAATATTGACGATAAAGATAATAATTTAGATATTTATATGTCAACATTGACAGAGATTCAAAAATTTGCAGAATCAATAAATGAATCTCAATCAAATATATCGTTGACATTTGCTAAATTGTTGAGTGAAAGCGGAAATTTCGAACAAATATCTAGAATAGTTACTTCTATTAAAAATGAAAACGTAAAATTTAATGAAATTGTAAATTTAACATTAGATAATTTTAGAAAAGAACTTTCTGGATTAATAGAAAAAGCAAATCAACAAAATGAGCAAAAAATAAAAAATGCAAGTATAGCCGGGACAGAAGAATATAATCAAGTTAATCTTGATATATCTAACATGTTTACCAAAACATCTATTGGCGGAGTTAATGCTTCACAAAATGATTTAGCAAATGTTATGCGTCATATGACATCTGCAGAATTAGAAATGAGTCGAGTTTCAATTCCAGGGCTATATAGATATTTGCCAGGAAATTTTTTAAATAATAGAGAATTATTTAAGGGAAATGTTAGAAATGCTCAAAGAACTAATTTTGTAGCTGGTGAGCAATTATCCAAAGTACAAACACAATTAGATGCATTTAGAGCTGCTGGAGATAGCGAACATACTAAAAAAACATTACGTTCATTGGCTGATTCTGTTGAAGCTAATGCTAAAGCTCATTTAGAAGGATTAAAAAATATTAATTTGCATCGTGGGCAGTATAAATTATTAAATGAAAATGATAAAGGAACATTAGATTCATTTCTTAAATCATCTGATAATGCTGCTGCTAGTTTGCGAGATGCAATTTCTGCTATTGAGGCTATCGATCCGCAACATGAATCTCTTCAAACGCTAAAAAACATAAATAACGAATTATCATCTACTGCAAATAGTATTAAAGACATAAAAGATGATTCTTTTGATGTAAAAGATGTTTTGAGCGGAGCCGTGTCTGGCGTTAAAAAAGCACATGGATTGTTTGTTGGCGGCATGGGCTTAATGGGATTAGGAATGCTAGCGCCTACTCTTGGAAATCTTTTACAAATTGTCGGCGGAGGCTTTGAAGCAGAAAAACGTTCTGGAATTTATAGATATGAATTAGCAAAAAGTGATTTTGCTATCGGTAATAGTATTAACGAAAGTAGAAATAATTTTTACGTTGATACTATGGCAGATGAATACTATAAATTGTCACAAGGACAAATTGGTTGGGATCAAGTCAAAAATTATGCTATAGCAATGAGAAGAAATGTTGGTGGACATTATGGCATGGATCCAAGTCAGTCTCGTGCAGACATGGACAAAATAACTACCAACACTTTTGGTATAGCTCAGATGTATGGTTTGAATGAAAATGATGTTTCATCTTTCATGAAAACATATTATAAAGATTTGGGACACTCGGCAGACCAAGCAAGTTATGCGTTAGTCCAAATGGCTCGTTCAGCTCAAGCTGCAGGTATCCCAGTTAGTCAATATATAAACAATATGACTAGCATGATGTCAAGTTTACGTGAATATGGTGTTGAAGGAGAAAAAATTCAACAATTTATACGTGATTTGACTGGAAGAGGAATGCGTATAGAAGATGCTTCACAACTATTAACAGATACTGCTCATGCTGGAAGAAACATGGGATTTAATGATTGGGGTGCATCTGGATTTTATGGCATTATGGCTGGTCAAGGTGGAGATATTTTTGGTAATATAGTCTCTGGAATGATGCCAGTAAGAAGCGATGGAAATATAAATCAAGAATATTATTCCACTATGGCGCAAAGACTGTTTTTTGAAGCTGGAATGATGGGTGGCATTGGAGGAGGTCCAGGTTCTTATCTTGGTGCTTCGTTATTAATGGACACTTTATCTAAACGTGGGTATTCTCAAAGATCGGTTTCAATGCTTGGAGATGCTTATCTTAATAATGATATGCAGCTATTTGAGGATTTATTGAAAGAAGCTGATGAAGAGAAAGAAAACAGTGAAGAAGGACTTAAAAATGCTATGTCAGAAGCTAGACAAAAGATTGAAGCTTCTGGAAATCAAGTTTCTGAAATAACTAAAGCACAAACTTCTGTAGCATTGGCTGAAAAACATCTTGGCGAAGTAATTCATAGTGATTTGCAAGAACCTCTTAGTAACTTAAGAAAAGGATTTGACGATCTACTAACTGGATTTGTTTCTTCTGTAGAATTACTAATAAAAGAATTAAAGAAATTTTCTTCTTCTAGTACTGGGCAAGCAATTGGTAACTTTTTAGGAGATATGTCTCCAGGAGGACTTGCATTAGCTGGATTGGGAGGATTAGCAGCCGCTGGTGCGGGAGTAAAAGGTGTTAAAATTTTAGGAGAATTGACAAAGTATAGCATATTTAAAGATCCATCTAAACTTAGCACTGGAGCAAAAGTTGTTAATTCAATACCTGGATGGGGAAAACTTCTTGGAGCTGGAGCTGTTTTAGGAGGAGGCATTGCTTTTTCCAAAACACAAACTTTTTCCGATATATCAGATACTGTTTCTGGACTTTTTACTGGACTTTATAATATATTTACATCTGGAGATTTTAAAGCACAGCTAGTTCCAAATGAATCAAATAATAATAAAAAAGCTGAAAAAAGTGCACAAACAAGTTTTATTCAAGAACAAGCAACACGTCAAGATCAAAATACAGATAACCAAATAGCAAATGATGAACAAACAAATGAAATTTTAGACGGACAAATAAGCGCAGAAGAACAACAAATAATAGATGAATATCAAAAAACATATAATGAAACTCATCAAAAAATAAAAGATCAAGATGATAAAATTGAATCGAATGTTGCTATAGCTTCAGAACAAGATTTTGAAGCTATAAGGCAAAGAGATGAAGCGAGATTATTGTCTGAACATAACGGAATGCCAGGTTATGCAACAGCAATGTTGCTTGGAACTGGAGCTGTTGGCTTAGCTGGATTATATGCTAATAGACGAATGTCAAATGCTAATATCCCTCCAGTAATACCTACTTCTAATGGACAAAGATATAATCCTCAGACAACAAGTAGTTCATCTGCTGTTCAAGCTGAAACGAATGCTCGGCAATATGCATCTTCTGGAAGACTTGCAAATGCAAAAGACTTTTTAAAAGCAAGTGGAAAAACAACTGCAGCACTTGGAGTTTTATCTGCTGGAGCTACAGAATTAATGGATTATTATGAAAATCCGGATAAGTTTACAACAAAAGAAAGAATTGGAAGATTTGGCATATCTGCTGCATCTCAAACAGCTGGAATGTTAGTAGGTGGAGCCGTTGGAAGTCTTGTTGGACCAGTTGGCACATTTGTAGGAGCTGCTGCTGGTGGATATCTTGGAGGACTTGCAGGAGATCGGCTTAAAAAAATATTTAAAATATCTGACGAAGACGGCAGAATGATGGGAGATAAATATCTTGATGCGTCTAAATGGGCTTCTGGAAAATATACAAAAGATACTAACAGTTTGATAAATAGTAATGATAATCGTGCCCGCGCGGCAAAAGATAATTTAGAAGCTCATGGCGTTAAAATGGAGAATCTAACGAAAGATCAGCAAAGATATATGGATGATTTGTTTAATCAGTTGAAACAGTTAAATTATAGTGATATTTCTGCTGCATATCTTTCTGCTGAACATACTGCACAAATGCATAAAAAAGAGTGGGAAGAAACATATGATGATCCTCAAAGAAGATTGAAAGCATTGCAAGAAGGATTTAAAGACGCCACTAACATTAAAGATAATTTACGATATTATCGAGTAGCTTTGCAGTCTACAGATGAAAGTATGGAAGGATTTGGAAATCAAGATAGAACAGCAAAACAATATGCTAAAGAAGCATTAAGTTTTGGACTGAATAGTAGCGGAATAGATTGGGAAAAAATAAAAAAAGGCGATTATAAAGAATTATCAAGTGGTAAAGAAAAATTTACCGATTGGATGCGTTCAACTTTTGTTAGTGACAGTCAGGGTAATCAAGTAACAGATTCTCAAATAGACAATATGTGGAAGAGAATAGCTTCATTTGGTACAACTGATAGATTTACAAATGCTGAAAAAGAAAAATTCGTTAATGACATGTCGTCTACTGTTGACATGGGAGAGTATAAACAAAGATTAGAATTTGGTACAAAACAAAGTCAATTTATTGATGACTATTTTAGCCCAATGTATTTTGATGGTTCTAAATCAGATATTAATTCTTTGGTTGAATCAACAACAGAATTCGCTGGTTTGCATGCAAGCGAAAAATATCCACAATCAATTTTAAAAGAAGAAGGGAATAATGCTGAAAGCGACAATCAAGATCGTTCTGATGGAATAAACAGAACAGCAAAAAATGTTTCTCAAATGCAGGCAAATAATTTTGATTTATCTATTCCTGGTTCTGGCGAAAATAAATATTGGGTAAGACAACGTAGTAGCGTATCAACTGAAGGCATGCAGCAGCAAACTCTTAGTGCTATGGATGCATTAGGAAAATGGTTTGCTGATAAAACCGGACATAAACTTGTCATTACAGCTGGAACAGATGGTGATCATTCAAGTAATGGTTCTCCAACTGGTCATGACGCTGGATGGAAGGTCGATGTTAACGATTGGTATGGGCCAGAAGGTTTGCAAGGAGGTTATCTTGTAAATGCTGATGGAACGATGGGTTCGCTTGGTCAAGAGTTTATAAAATATGGCAATAGTCTTGGACTTGGAATGAATTGGGAAGGCGACCATTTTGATATATCTGCTGCTGGAGAACAATGGGAAGGTCCTAATGCTGGAACAAATTTTGGAGGTTTTGGTACACCAGGTGCATCAGCTCCAGACGTAGATGCTTTATCCGGAGCTTCAAGTAATAAAAATACAAATGATGATTTTAATACTGATTTGGCAGGCACTGTAGATGCTGCGAAAAAAAGCATAACAGATAGGATGTCCAAAGAAGTTGGGGCAATGACTAACTATAGAGATAAATTTGCAACTGGTCGTTTAATATTAGACGGAACAACAGCTTCTTTTAGAGATAGAGATGTATATATGACTCCAACAGGCGTAAAAAATCGTTTAAATTTATCATCTGGAGCACAAGAATCAAGTTTATATGGATTTAATACACAAGGATATTTTTCTTGGAACAAAGATAAAAAACAATTTGAGCAATTTGATACAAGCGGCGCCAAGATGATAGAAAATATGGAAAATAAATTCAGAAAAGATCATAAGGAATCTTGGGGTAAAATAACATATAATCAAGACAAAATATCCGATTTAGAAAATTCTGACAAAGCTGTTCTAGATAGTGATGCATGGCTGCAAGAAAGTGTTAGACGATATGAAACACCAACAAATGAAAGATTAGAAGAAGATTTTCAAAATGATTTAGATGAAAAGCATAGTGTAAGTATTGCTATGAATGTAATTGGTGGCGGTGTCACAAAACAGTGGGTTATTCAAGCAATGACAAGAATGGGTCATAGCATAGATGAAACAACTCGTTTGAAAGAGGGCGAGCAAGCTCAATATGTAAGAATGTCACATCATGCGGCAGTAAATCCTTAAAAGAGAGTTAATCAATTACTCTCTTTTTATTTTTTTATAAAGAATAAAACTGGGAGAGATTTTTGTGAAATCAAAAAATGATTATCAGAAAGAAATAAACGAAGCAAAACGAAAATTAGAAAATAAAATAACAGAATTCAAAGATCAAAGCGAAAAAGCGCAAATCGAATTGCTTCAAAAACTTCAAGATGTTTCTGCTGAAGAAGTAAAAGAATTATATGAAATTATGGTTAATGCACTGCAAGATGCAGATGCATCTCTTTCTGATATTCCTAAGTTAGTTGTAAATATAACTTCAGATGAAACAAAAACAAAAATCTCTCAAGAAATTACAAAAACCTTTGATATTATAAGACAATCATTTGATAAAGCAAAAAGAAAAAATCAAGAGCTAAAACTAAGAAATATTTCTGTTATTGATGATAATGAAATAGATTTATTGATCAATTCTCTTGTTAATCAATCTAATATATTGTCAATAAAGAGAACTTTGTCAGATACTATTAGTTCTATTAATGCGAATTTAATAAAACTTGATAATATTGAAAATAATAAAAAATTGCATTTGGGGCCGAGATTTGGTTCTTATAATGTTACATCTCATCCTCGTGACAAAAATAAATTCGATGTTAATGGATTAATAGAATCATTAAATGCATATAAAAGTGATTTAGAAAAAATAAAAAAAGATACAGCTAATCCAAAAGTAATCCTTGACGAAGATTTGCTTTCTCCAACAAGAAAAGTATTAAATTCAGTTGAATCAATTAATGATGGAATAAAAAAAATACAACAAAAAGTTTCATTATTTAATAGTGATCAGAGAAATGAAATAGATTTAGTAGATTATTTAAAAGGACTTCACGATTTAGTATATAATGTAAAAAGTCAAATTAATCATTCGTTACGAAATATAAATAATCCTCAACTTAGAAGCAATTTTAATAATACAATTAACGCAATCGATGAAACATTAGCATATAATTACAAAAATTTATTAAGTTATATTAAAGACTATGCAAATTATGATCAGCTTCCAAATGTTTTGCAAGATCAATTGAACGTATTTAATGATAATGCATCTAGAATATTTGAATTATCATATGAAAATATAGAAAAAACTGTTAGGTTGATAGATTCTATAAATACGAATGATGAATTAGAACAAGATTATATATCAAACGATTTAGATTTACAGAATAAACAAATAAAGAGTAAATTATATGAAACGTTAAAAGATAATAATGGTAATATAATCAGTTTTGGAGAACAGAAATTTTTTGACCAGCCATTAGTTAATGAAATTCCAGATCAAATTAAAAAAATGGCTTTGTTACCAGATTCAACTGATAGAATTGTACAAGAATTGCAAAATGACAGGTTTTCTAATAATTCTATAGCTGATATTGCAAGGCAGCATTTATTTGGTTTTGGCAATAGAGAATTATTTTATCAAAAAAATAGAAATTATCAACATATGATGCATCAAGCCCAAAAAACTCTGAAAGATGGGCTAGATGTATATCATAAATCTTTGAATACAAAAGATGATAATTTAGCTGAGCAATCATTAAATAATGTTGGTAATATTTTATCTCAAGTTGCTAAAGAACAAATTTCTATGATTAATTCATTAAACATGTCCAAAGGGATGTTTTTTGATTTATCTAAATCTGATGTAGTTGTTGTTGAAGAATATACAAAAAATGTAGAACAATTAGTTGAAAATTATAATATTCTAATTGATGCATTAGAAAAAATTGATCCAGAATCTTCAATTTTAAAGAAATTTAAAAATGAACGAAAAGAATTGTATAATTCTAGAGAAAAAATGAAAAATGTAAAAGAAATTAGCGTTTCTTTTTCAAAAGCTATAAAAGATGTTTTTAATTCTAGTAAAAATGCATTGCTATTTTTTGCTGGTTCTACAGCTATGATGTTCGGTGGATCGACAATATTGGATTTTCTTAATCCGTTTAAAGCAATAGCGAAATCTATCGATAAAATGAATCAACAAGGTGAATTGCGCGCTTCAATAGCAAAGACAGATATAGCTCATGGAGCGAATATCAATTTAGATAGAGAAAATGATTTATCTTTTTATAGCGCTCAAGATTTATATGAAAAATCTTTTGGAATGATAGATTTTCCAGAAATAACACGTACATATGTTTCTTTGTTTAATTATGTTGGTGGCCAATATAATTCTAATCCAGAACAAGCTGCCAAAGATATGCAGTATTTTGCTAAAGAATTTACTCAAATGAAAGAAATATATGGAATGTCTGATTCAACATTGTTGACGAATATAAAGGTTTTTTATAAAGACCTTGGAATGTCAGCAGAAGATACAGTCAAACATTTTAAATCAATGGAAATTACAGCAATACAAAATAATGTTTCTGTTGAATCTTTTTCAAAGATAGTTACACCATTAGCATCAACATATAGAAATCTTGGTTTTTCTGAAGTTAGAGCACATAATATTATAACGTCTTTATTGAAAGATAGAAATATGTTAATAGAAGATGCGTTATCTTTATCACAAAATGTTGGTAAAGCTGTATCTGGATGGAATATGGGAAAACAATCCAATTGGAGTAAAAATATATTTTTCGATATGTTCTCTGGAGAAGGTAATGTATTTTCCGCATTTAAAGATGGATTAATTTCTACTGATCGTTTTGGAAAAGTTAATGATAAATATTATGATGTAATGTTTGATAGAATGTGGGCACAAATCAATTTATATGGTGGGATAGATACTTCTATTGGACAATTCACTTTTGCAAAAGGACTGAAAGAAAATGGATTCTCAGAAAAAGATATTTCTATGTCTTTATATATGGCTCAAGAGGGAAGATTAGATGAATTAAAAGATAAATTAAAAGGTATTGCACAAAATAAAAATGTTACTACATCTGAAGTCACAAGAGATTATACAAATTCTATTGAAAAATCTGCAAATCAATTGGCAGAAACACATAAAATGGAAAGCACTTATGCGTCTCATATCAATAACATTGCATTTATATTACATAATGCTTTTGCTGGTTCAATTAGAAGTTTTGTTCAATGGATAGAAAAAGAAGTTAAATTATTTGTTGATAAATTTTCACAATTATTTAGCTGGTTTGGAGATACTAAAATTGGGAGAAGCATGATTGATTTTGCTAAGCAGCATCCTATTTTATCATCTATTGGACTATATACTACTGGAAAACTCGCAATGCTTGGAGGAGGAAAATTGCTTCGTCTTTTAATTTCTCTTCCGAGTAGATTGATAACATCTGCTCCAAAAGCTTCTGAAAGAGGATTAATTGCTGGTATAGTAAATGCATTTGAAGGTATTAGTTCTACAAAAAAAGCTGCTATCATTGCTTCTATTTTAGCTGGGACAATAACATTAGGAGATGCTATAAATGATTATTCTAAAAGAAGTGATAAAGATAGCGTCGTAGATTTTTTGTCATTTTTAGCATCTGGTGATGCAAAAGTAAAAATGGTTAAAAAGCCAAAAACAGAAGAAGATTCAATGTTTGTGACATTGCTGACGACAGCTGTACTGGCAACTGTTGGATTATCATTCTTAAAAAGAGGAAAGATTCCAACAAACATGAATACTATGTCTAATTCTTCTCTTACAAGATGGCAAAAAATAAAATCATTTTTTACAAATAGACAAACACATTCTGGTTTGCCGCCACTTCCACAGCCAGGAGCAAAAATGTCATCAGCACAAAGAAGATTAATTTATCAAAACAGACGACAATATATGCAGCAATTAGAACAACAAAGAATTGCAAAAGAACAAGCTATGCAACAAGCTCGTCTTGGTGGGACATCTTGGGGCGGCGCTGCAAAAACATTGGGAAGAAATGCTATATGGGGCGCTGGTTTTGAACTTGCTGAATCTATTGCTACTGGAGAAGATTTTTCCATGAAAGATGTAGCTGTCAATACTGCAAAAATGACTGTTGGAGAATTAGTTGGTTCTACTCTATTGGGAGGAATAACTTCCGCTGTTGCTTCTAGAGTTGGCATAAGAAATCCAGCTGCAGCTACTAATATGGCAAGAAATATTGGTGGATTTTTAGGAATTGCAGCAATCAATATCCCATTTATGAATAATTCTATGTTTAGTCAAGCAGAAGCTAGTGAAACTCCTCAACAATATGATTTACATCACGATCAGTATAACTATTTATTAGAACAACAAAATATAATTGCTCAAAATAAATCGTCTGAAACAAAAAATATTGATGAAAATGAAGGAAAAAATTTTATTGATAAATACACTGGAATAAATAATAGAAAATTTGAAGTTGTTCTTGCTAAAGAATCAACATTTGCTCAAACTAAATCATTTGCTGACGCAGCTATGAAACTTGGTTTATCAAATAGAGAATTTGAAAGCATAGTTGCAATGAGTTTATTAAATCATAATATAGAATGGCAAAAATTAAATGATGATCAAAAAGGATATTGGTTTAAAAAATATCAAGAATATTTAAAGATATATGGCGATAATCAATTTGCAATTATGCAAGCTTCGAAAGATTTATCTAAAAATCCAACGGGCGATTCTAATCTTATAAAAAAACAAATATCTGAGCAGTTGAAAAAAGAATGGGATAATGATGATAATGTAAAAGGAAGCTGGTTTCAAAGAATGTCGCAAGATGAAAGATATAATGAAGCCACAAGAAACAAATATGAGTTTATATCTAATTATTATTACCATTCTCAAGAAAACGCGAATGATGAAAATAGTTATTGGTTCAAACAAGCTAATGTGTATCATGCTCAAGCAGAAGAAGACAACTTAAATCAATATATTAAGTCATTATGGAATAGTTGGCATGGCAAAGAAAAAAAATCAAATGATTTATCTGGAGTTACGGCCGATGAATTAAAAGCTATGGCAAAATATTATGCAGAACAAAATGTTTTGCTGGCTGAACATGAATATATGGTTGTAAAAGGGCAAGAAAGATGGAAAGAGGAAGAAGAAAAACTTAAAAATTTTAATTCTTCTGGAAATTTGGCTGGTCTTGAGACTAACGCTTTAAGTGGAGATGCTTTAGAAATTGCAAAAAATGAACATCCAGAAATCTATAAGTTGATTATAAAGTACTCTAATATGTATAATGTAGATCCAAGACTTGTTGCTGCTGTCATAAAAAATGAATCTGGCTTTGTGCATGATCGAGGATCGAGTGCTGGTGCTTATGGTTTAATGCAGCTTATGCCAGAAACCGCTGAATATCTTGGTGTTGATAGAATGGATATGGAACAGAATGTTATGGGCGGTACAAAATACTTAGCTCAAAATATTCAGCAATATAACGGTGATATTCTTTCTGTTTTGGCTGCTTATAACTGGGGATCAGGAAATCTTTCAAAAACTAATTTTTCTAGTACACATGATATGTCTGTTCTACCTCAAGAAACGAGAAATTATATTAACAATATTCTTAGTTCTATTGGTGGAGAAAAACAAACATATTCGTTACCATCATCACAAAGTTCTTCAGTAGAACTAGCAAATCAAGTTGATCCATCAGGCAATCAAATTAGATATACTAAATTAGCTGATGGCACATTAGTACCTCTTTATGGTCAATATTGGGATGGTGGAACATATGACACATTGAATGGTACTGGAAATTCTATGGGACAATCTGCTTGTGGTCCAACAGCTTTAGCTATGGCATTAAGTAATATGACTGGCAGATATATAACGCCAAGAGACGTTGCTGATTGGTCAACAAAACAAGGATTTCATGAAGGTTTTGGAATGTCTCATGAAGCATTTGCTGCGGCAAAATATCAATATGGAGTTGGATTCCATAAAGGCACAAAAGAAGAAGCATTGAGAGCATTAAAAAATAATATTCCAGTTGTTGTTGGTGCATCTGCCGGAAGTTATTTTACACAAAATGGACATTTTATTACGTATGCTGGATTACGTTCAGATGGTTCTGTCATTGTTCATGATCCAAATGATACATATACTCAAAGTAGAGTAAATGAAACAATTTCAGACTCTGAATTGTGGAGAGATGATTTTGATTATTGGATTCCAGATGAAACTAAAAAAGGCGCTACTCAATTTGGTGGAGCAACACCAGAATTAAATACGCAACAAATTGTTTCTAGTAAAACAGCGAAAGAACAAATAGAAAATGCTGATGCAATAATGAAAAGAATGGCTCAAAGCAAAGGACGTGGAGTAATAGCTTCTGGCGCTTTGGTTGATGATATGTATGTAGATCCCAATAAAAAGGTTGTTACATTAGATGAACAAAGAAAAAAAATAAGAGAAAAATATGGAATATATGACACAAAAGATACAGATGCAGATAAACAATTGAAAAAAGATTTACGTGCGCAAATAGATATGGAATTTGATAAAATTGATGAAATAAGAGAAGCCATTAAATTAAATCCAGAATTGATTCCTAAAAAGCATTTTAAAGAAGCAATTGAAATAATTAAAAATATAGCAGAAAAATATATGAATAATGTAGAAATTTCCGCTGATTGTGTTATAAACTAAAATTTTTTATTAGTTTTACGTTTATTTTTTTAATAGAGTAAAAAATCTAGATTTTTTTAGTAAAGGAATGACTGTTATGAAAAATAGCATTAATGCTGTGGATCAAATAATCAACGAACTTGTATCTCTTGGTTCCGGCAATATAGATATTATGAAATTTGATAAAAAGTGGACATTTAAAATTGTAAATGCAAAGGAACATTCAAATATTCTTGATAATTCTGCTGATAGTGCAAATGATATGGTTGCTCGTATGTTTAAAATGCAACGAGAAACTATGAAAGAAGCATTAGTTTCTATTAACGATCAATCTCTTGATGAAAATGAAAAAGAAACATTATTTGATAACGTTAATCCATATATTCTTCAGACATTGTATCGTTTATATGATGCCGAACGCGCAAAGAAAGAAAACGAAATTGAAAAAATGAAATAATCGAATGGCTAGATGATTCTAGCCATTTTTTGTACTATTCATTTCGTTTTTCTGTATTTATTTTATAGAAACATAAGGAGGCATTTGATACGTGGATATTTCTACATTAGAACAAAATTATAGACAATTAGATAATTTATGCTCAGAAGCTATTCGCGTAGCGAATGCTTATGATTTAAATACAGAAACGAAACAACAGATTGATAGATTGATAGAAATATTAGAAGAAACACATAAAGACGTTAAAAATATAGGAATAAATTCATATTCAATTCCTAATGGTTTTAATTTGACTATGTTTAGTCGATTTATCGATCATGTTAGAGAAATATCGAATTATAAAATAAATTCTCAAATAAAAAACGATCAAAAAACAGATATAGCTATTAATGAATTATATGAAGCAATTAATGTTTTTAGCAACAATCATTTTGTTAATAGTTTAGTAAATTCTTGTCATCATTCAATACAGAATATAAAAAATTCTGTATTGAAAATTCAAAATTCTGCAAACAATATAGATAGTTCAGCAGATGCTATCATAAAATTTGTCAATGATCAAAGACAACAATATGGAGATTTTTCTAGTCATATAGCTGGAGTTATTGGAGAAGATGTCAATGATTCAGCTAGAAAATTAATTAGAATTAATGACGAAATGAGCAAAGAATTTATTAGCAAGAACTTAGACATACAACACGCTAGTTCTATTGCTAATACATCTCATGACATAAATTCTATAATAAATTCTTTAAATAAGATAGTAAAAAACGAAAAAGTTTCAGCTGCTGATATGATTGATAATATTAATGCTCAAATGCTTCAAGCAGCAAAAACATCTAATAATATAACAAAATCTCCTATCAACACTATGGAAGATGCATTAAAAGCATATCAAAGAATGCATCAAATACAAGATGAACATGACAAATTGTTGATAAGAAGAAATACGACGGCCGAACTTTCAGAAAATGTTAATCCAAATAATTTGCAAGATGATACGTTTAATACTATACAAAATAGTCTTGAAACTATTAATGTGATAGTTTCTGATAAAATAAACGATCATCAAGCAGAAATAAAAGATTCAACGAAGAAAGAAAATCTTAAATCTAATGAAAATTTATCTGTTCAATTAGCGAAAATGTTTGCTGGTTTTGTAAAACCAATGACTAATGAATTTTCATCTGTTAGAAATTCAAGAGAAATTTTACAAGAAAACACATTAAGAAAAATTCCATTTGTACAACAACAAAATAGATTAGTTTCTCAGGGCTACCAAGAAATTGAAAATGAATCATTTGTAAGATCATTGATTTCTCCTAGTTTTATACAAGATCAACAAAGTTTTCTAAGTCAAATATCTAATCATTCATCTGCAGATGCGTTTATTAAATCTATTTCTACTACAGTTGTTAATGATAGTAGCATGGTTTTAAGAAGATCGATGTCATTAGTTGATAACGAATATAAAAAAATGACAACGAAAGAAAAAGAAAATTATGATAAGATTCAAAAAGATCTTCAAACGCAAATAGCTAATACTGTCAATTTGATTAATTCTTTAGAGATACTTAATTCAGATTCAGAATATTTAAAGCAATTAAAATCAATTAATGCTGAATTGGTAGATAGAGAAAGAGCTATGTCAAAAGCCAAGTCACAAGAGAACAAAGAATCTCTTGGTGATAAGATTATGAGTGGTGTTTCTGGTTGGTGGGGAATGTTTAATTCTGCATTGGCTATGATGGGTCTTGGCGGAATTATCTCACTTTCCAAATTACTAAGTGACACAAAAAATGCAGATGTATCTAGCGGTAAATTAATGCAACAAGCTGCATTAGCAGACCAAATGTTGGGAGCAAATATTGCTGAAAATGATAACTACAATCGTATCTATAGAATGGGAGCTCGTTTTCAACATTTAACTGCTGGACAAATTCAATTGGCTGCTCCAACTCAATTTTATCAATCTTTGGCTAGACAAATTGGAGGAAGATATAATTCTAATCCAGAGAAAAATAGAGAAGATTTAAGTCAATTTACTTATAATTTATTTGCTATGAAAGAAGCAAATGATTTAGATAATAATGATTTTAATCAATTAATAAAATATTATTATAAAGATTCTCAACAAGATGTAAATCAAACATCATCAAAAATTGCAAATATAATTGAGCAGGCAAAAATTCTTGGAATACCAGTTAAACTATATTTGAATCAAGCTAGTTCTTTAGCTGTAAAAAGCTATGAACTTGGAATGTCAGCAGATGATGCTACAGAAATGATGTTTAATCTTGTAAAACGAGGAATGTTAATAGAAGATGCTCATGGATTAGTAATAAAATCTGCACAAGTAGCTCAACGATTTGGACAAAATAAATCACAAGTTGCATATTTTGGCGCCTTGTCAGGAATGGGATATGATTTATATGCGAATATGACAAGAGGCCGCATTTTTATGGACAGGAATGGCAAACCAGTAGAAAATTTTAGAGAAATGATGGGTAAAGCCATGATGTCTAAATATGGAAGGTATGATGATTTTTTTGGTTCATCAGACTCTAATTTGTCTCTTGCATATTTTGGTAGATTGCTGAAAGAAGATGGATATTCAGAAAAAGAAGTTTCTATGATGATGTCCATGAAAAAAGAGGGCAAATATGATGAAATAGAAGAGATTTTGCTTGGAAAAAATGATAAAAAATTTAAACAAAGAAAAGAGTTAAGCGATTCTATTTCTGAAGCTACTAAAGCTTTATCAAATATGGGACAACAAACTGCGATAACACAACAAATTATGGCAGATAGACAAGCTAATATAATGAGACTAGCTGAATTATGGAAAGAGAATTTTTCTCCTCTCATAGGAAAAACAGTATCATTTATAGATAATTTGTTAGAAAAACTTCCTGGAAAAATTGCAAGTTTCATAAAAACGATAAGAGATTTAGCTAATGATCCAAATGCTGCAGGATTTATAAAAATGTTTGGAGACAATCCATTGCTTACAATTGGAGGAAGCATTACTGCTCTTGGAATGACATATGGACTCGGTAAATATGCGTTAGGAAAAGCTAGCGGTTTAATTACAAATTCAATATTAAATGGATTGCAAAAAACATTTAAAACTAATCCTAGTATTTCGTCACCAAAAAATATACCAAATTCATTACCGGGAAGCATGAAAACATTTGGAAAAATTGCTGGAACGGCTGGACTAGTAGCTTTGGGTGTGTCATTAATTCCTCAAGCAATAGATTATTTTTCAAAAGATAGGCAACTGATCGATGATAAAGAAAAATTAAATAAAAATATAAATGGTTTTGAATCTCTTTCTACGTTTATGTCGTCAGGCAAAGCAAAAATTAGGTTAATGAATTTTGATGGTTCTTTTATTGAAATGGAAGACGATGAAGAAGAACAAAACGTTTTAGATACAACATCGAAAGTAGCTCTTGGAATAGCTGGTTTGTTACTCACAAAAAAAGGCATATCGATGTTTTTTAAGAACGGTCAATTCAAGCAATTGACTCCTACATATATTTCTCAAAAAATGACAGCAAAAGAAATGAAAAATGTTCAAAGATTCAAAACTAATTTGAGAAATAATTTTGCAAATGCATGGAAATATATAAAGCCAAGTAATATTCTTCATCCAAGCCAATTTTCTTTAAAGAGATTTCAAAAAAATTTAAGAAGAGTCCCAAGAAGTATAAGAAATATAGCAAATGTCTATTTAGAAGCAAAAAACATTCCACAAGCATATAGAACGCAATTTTTGAAGAAATTTGGGACCGAGACACCGAAAATAAAATCATTTAGAGACTATTTGAAAGTTGGCAGTTCTATATTAGGTGGAACTAAGTCTACTATTCTTCAAGAAATAAAAAATTATCAATCTATTCATTCTACTAGTTCTGCTGTTTTTAGTAATATGAAAAATTTTGCTAAAAATTGGTGGGGAATGACTTTGTTTTTTGAAGGTGCTGGTGAAATTTCAGATGCATTATCTGGTAATCAAAGAAGTGCTGGAGAACGATTAGAACGAATTGCTATTGGAACTGGTTCATCCTTAGGAGGAGCGGCGATTGGTGCAGCAATAGGACAAGCATTGATACCAATACCAGGAATTGGAGCTTTAGCAGGAAGCATGATAGGTGGATATGCTGGCAATCAGTTTGGTAATTTCCTGAAAGACAAAATGGGGATTGGAGAAAAAATGGATGAAGCTACTAGAAATTGGGTAGCAACAATGAATGAAACATCCTTAATTAGAGATATTGATATCATGAAAGTTCTTCAATCAGAAACAGATCAAGGCGAAATTCTAAGAAAATATTTAAAGGATAATGGATTAGACTTAACAGCACTGAATGAAACTCAAAAAAATATATTAAAAGAAATAGTTGAGCAAAATAAAAGACAACATGCTACGCTTGGACAAATGTTGTCAGATATTGCATTAAAAAGACGACAAATTACGTCTGAATTTGGATTTGGACAAGGTAATTTGCATAAATATATGTCTGATAATTCTGTTCTTGCAAAATTCTATCAAGATTACGCAGCAAATTATGATGAAAATCACGAATATAATCGTTTATATACTCATTTGAGCAATTATTATTATCATCCTAATGCAGGAAGCGATGATAAAAAATATTGGGAAAACGAAAGAGATCAAATGAGAAATCTTTCTGGTAAAAAAGATGATTTTGCCCAAAGAATTAAACGAAATTATGTTGAAATGTTAAAACAAGATGGTAGATATAATGCGATTGCATTGGCAATTATGTCTGAAAAAGGACAATATATAGATGATTCATCTGATATTGATTCATTAAATGTAGATGATGAAGAAGTTGCAGATTTTGCATTAAAAACAATTTCAACACATGATACTGTTAATTTATGGCAGCATATTGCTGAAGTAATCAAAGAACAACCAGATGTTTATAAAGATTTGCAAAAATATATTATTGATAAATATGGAACACCATCACAATCTAGTTCTGTAGATGCTGGAAATATTCCAATGTGGTTACAGCATGATGAAAGATGGGGTGATATGGCTCCAAATGGTGGTAGTTCGATGTCTGCTATAGGATGTTTTGCTACATCAGCCGCAATGATGAGAGCTATATATACTGGCGAAATGATAGATCCAGGAGAATTTTTAAGAAGAGGATATTGGGATAGTGAAGAATGGTATAGCGCAATACATGCTTCTCAATATGATCCAAGTTCTTATGAAGAAGCGGTGAATCTTGTAAGAAAGACATTGAAATCTGGAAAACCAATGCTTGCATATCATAGCGGATATGACGCTGTTCATCCATCATATTCAGTTGGCCATGCCGTTGTTTATATTGGATATAATGCTGATGGCACGATAAGGGTTCATGATCCAGCAAAAGGTGTAATAAATCTTACTGAACAAGAACTTCTAGCAAATGCAGGTCAAGGTTCTGGATCTTATGGTTTTGCACATAATGTCGGTTTTTATATACCAGATATTGATCCGGCTGTAAGAATTGGCGGTTCTTTTTATTCAGCCGAACCTCAAAGCGAAACATCTAAATCATCTAATGGCATACCAGCATTAGAAGAATTAAAAACAAAAAATCCACAATATTATCAGTGGGTAATGAAATATTCTCATGAATATGGAGTTGATCCGTATTTGGCAGCTGCAATCATGAAAGCTGAGAATGGATTAGAATGGGGAAGCAATAGTTCTGCTGGAGCAATTGGAGCAATGCAATTAATGCCATCAACTGCAGCTGGATTAGGAGTAAATCCATATGATGAACAAGATAATATTAAAGGTGGAATTAAATATCTTGGACAACTCGGAAAAGCTTGGCATGGTCATGCTGGTGCAATAGCAGCTGCATACAATTCTGGTGGTGGAGAACAAACTGGTGTTGCTGAGTATTTTTCAACTGGAGATTTGTCAAAAATAGCATATGAGGAAACTAGAAAATATGTTCCAAAAGTTCTAAGTTATATGAAAGGCGGAGGAAGTTTTTCAAATCAAACATTAAATCATCAAGCTCCTCCTAAACTTCAAACAGTAAAAGAACAAATAGAAAACGCAGATGCTATGATGAAACGTATAGCATCTCGAAATGGAAATAGCAGAGCAATTGCTACTGGACATCTTATTAATGACATGTTTGTAGATCCTAATGCAGAATCATTAGAAGAAAAAATGAATCGCATTAAAAAACAACATAGAATAACTTACCAAAAAGAACATAAAAAATCAAAAGAACAACGTCAAAAAGCTCATCGTGATCAAGTTGAAAAATTAGATGAAGAAATAAGAAAAAGGCAAGAAGAACTTCAGCAAGAACAAGATAATTTGATAGAACAACAAAAAGCCCAAAAGCAGGCAGAAAAAGAAAATATTGGGAATATACAAATTTTTGGCATAATGAAAAAAGACCATAATGGAGAACAGATATCTCCTGAAAAGATGTTAGAAGAAATTTATAAAATTTTGTGTAGTAATAAATGGACAAGTGATATGCAGTATGTAGAGGCAGAATAAGAAGGTGAGAATATGGATTTAGGGATAATCGGCAATTTGTTTGGATTTAGCACTAGCCAATCTGGAAGCACTCCTTTATCTGAATCAATTAATGTTCCTGGCACTATTGTTGGACAATTAAAAAATGTAGCAGCTACAAAAAAGTTCATGCAAACACAAGCTAGATATAATAATTATCTTACCGATAATTATGGAGCTGCTCAAATGGCATCAGATAGATATATGTCATTGAAAGAACGTATTCCTATGTCAATAGAATACTATCTTACTCCAACACAAAGGAAAGAAATAGTTTTATATATTAATCCGAATAAAATTAATATATCTACGCAAAAAGTAAAAGCAAAAGTATTTACCCGCGGAGGAATATATTTCCATCACTATGGCGATGATGTCTGGACTATGGACATTACCGGAGAAACTGGAATGTCTCAAATGAAAGGCATAGAAGCTTTAGAAGAAGTATACCATCATTCTGGTACATTATTAAAATACCAAAATGTTGATGTCACAACTGTTCATACAAACAAAATGACATCATTGACTGGAAAGAAAAATATTGGAAGTTCAACAGACGGAATTCTAGAACTTACAGGATTAGATGGAATTGCTCAAAAAGCAAAAGATTATATTGATGATAAAGTAATTGGTACTTTAAGTGATGGCCTTGGACAAGTTGAATCTGTTATAGGAGGAGCTCTTGGTGATAGAACTGGAGGCGGTTGCTTTGGTACTGGTAAAGTTGATACTGTTGGTGGAATCTTGTTTGGAGATTTAGCTGGCGCAACTGCTAATGGAGCAGCTGGTGCTGTTGTTGGTACAGCGCTAAGTGGTATAGGACAAGGCATAGCTCAAAATGGATTTAATCCAGGAGGATCGTTTAAAGAAAATTTAAATGGCCTAACTGGAGCATTAGGTAGCATTATGGGCGGATATGACAGTGCGACAGTAAAAGATATGGCTGCGGAATTACTGCTTGGATCAGCTGGTTTGGGAGGCAATGCATCTGGCATTTTAGAACAACTTGGAGCAGATGCTGGTGCTGGTGTTGATGCAATTGCGACATTTTTGGGAGGAAAAGAAAGACCTTCTTATGCATTGCCTAATCAAGCAACACAAGGAAATTATTATGCGTTAAACAGAATGACAACACAAGAATTAAATAGAGTTGTTAGTTCTGTTCAAACAATGAATGCAAATAGAAAAATAGATCGTTCAGTGGCTTCTCAAGCTTGGAGTGATATAGAAGATAATTTAACAGACATGTATCGTCCAAGACAAATATTTATTTACTTTGATGATCGTGTTTTTATAGGGCATTTTGATCAATTTACGTGGACTAAAGTTGCAACTACTATGTCAATTACATATACAATGAAATTTACTATAACGCAACAAGTAAAAGTTCCACGTAGCAATGTTGGAACGTCAACTACCAAAAAAAGCGATTTAAAAAATGTATTAACTGGTATTGGAATTTCAGCATTAGGAAATGCAATTGGTGGTATGCTTGGAGGCGGCACAAAAACAAATCAAAAAGATTCTTCTAATTCTGGTGTCAATTCTTCATTGATATCTGATTATGCTAATTCTGCTTTGAGTACGAACATAGATTGGCTGGGATCTTCTAATTCTGGCGCTGCAAATAATTGGCAAGTTGGAAATGGATTAAATGGACTTGGTTCTGGAAATGCATATTCTGGCGAAAGAAATCAATTTAGATTAGGACAACAAGATAAGAATGGCAATTTCTTTTAGAAAGGTAGTGAAATAAATGGCTGATACCAAAGAACAAAATGAAGCTTTAAATAGAACAAAAGAAAATTCGTCTGAATCATCTTCTAATGGAGGATCAATTGGGTATGATGCTTCTGCTGGTACCGTTGTTTATTCTGCGAATGATGATATACTAAAAGGTCAAGCTTATAAAATGTATGATAATACTCAACATTTAGTTGGTACGCAAGAACAGTATCAACCAAGAGCTGGATCAAGAAAAATTGTAAATTTTAGACAAGACTATGTGGTTTTAATAAGAAAAAAATTATTTTATGCTGCTAATGCTTCTAATCAACAAATTGGAAAAGCTGAAGAAAATAACACAGATGGAACATTAAAATCACAAGACGATACAAGTATAACGTCAAAAGGCAATTATATGCGTACGTATAAGATAGATAATTTTACAAATCTTTCTATTAGCCATTCTATACTTTCTTCTGGAACGTGTTCTGTAACAATGAAAGGCAATGAACGAGTAATGTGTTATGAACACAGCTTGACAAATGATAAAGCAAATCCATCTATTGATGATTTGATTGCCGATATGGAACATGGTGGAATTCATAGTTCTTATACCATGGACTATGAATCTTCTTCCATAAAAAATGCAACTGCAAATATTAATGCACAACAAAATGCTAATCAAAAGAAAAAAAGAGAAATAGAAGGATGGAAAGACAAAAATGGCAATATGGTTGGTGATAGGACCATAACAACCATTGGCGGCGCAACGCAAGTAGAAAGAACAGACATAAAAGATTATTATCAAGAATCTTATACTAATGTCAAAATCGTTGGAGAAAATAGACAAGATGCGTTAGAATTAGAACGGCCATATAGTTATAAAATTAAACCAGATGATATTGAAACGCCAAAAAGTGAATGGAAAATAGCTGAAAAATGTGATTTTGAAGCTATGGATGAGGTTTGGGTTTTTGGTAAATCTAATTTTGAAAGAGATTCGTCTGGCGAATTTAAGATGAATCAAATATTTTTTGGTTATATTAATGATGTTAAAAAGACGCATGCTTCAGGTGGAACAAATGGATGTGTCATATCTATTTCAGCTAAAGACCAATTAAAATTATTGGAATTGAGTTATGTCTCAACTCAACCTTCTATGATAGCTGGAACAACAATGTCTGGTTCTCCAGGAATAGATTTACGTTGGGGGCGTCAAGATCCAAAACATTTTGGCACTGTTGAGATATATAATCCTTATGAAGTTATGGCAATTATGGGAGAAAAAGGTGCCGATGCTTCAAGTGAAGAACAGCAAATGGCTCTGCAAAGTCTTTGGAAAAGTTTTGCGTTAAAAGATATTTTTGGTGGATTAGCATTAGAAAAGATTATACGTCAAATGTGTTTAGATGCCGGAATTCCACCATGGTATCTAACTGAACGTATTGAACCAATTCAGTTTCCTCCATTTACAGTCAATATAAAACAATCATCTTCTGACCAGGTTTTTTCAGCTGCTACAGAAAGTCGTCTTCGTGTATGTAGAAGAGCTGTTCAAGATTTATTGTTAGAATTTTTTGCTGATGAAGAAGGAAATATAGTAATGAAGTGCCCAAATTATGCGTTAGGTGCTAATACTAAAGTCAAGAATAATATGGGATATAGTCAACTTAAAGGAGGACTACTAAACTCAGAATCTCTTGGCTTGTATAATATGACTAATGAATATTGGGCCATACAACAAGAAGATATAACTAAGAAAGCAATAGAAAAAGAAGGTTCAGACGAAGAACTTAAAAATAAGGGTTATATGAAAAAACCAGGTACTGACGAAAATAGCAAACCAAATGAGAAGAATGGTGAAATAAAAGGTAACGATGGCGTATATATTAGAGATCCGTCTGTAGAAGAAAGAAAAGTATTTACAAAGGAATATAAAGAATATAAAGACGCTCGAGATGGTTATAAAATAGCCGAATATTGCCATTTCGATATAAATGCAGCGCAATATTTAGCATCTGGTTCTGATATTACAGATTCCGTTGCAAATAGATTAATGAGAGGTACAGTCGGCGTAGAAATTAAAGATGGAATGACATTATATGATGTCGCAGAAGCATACACTGGCGACGGGAACAACTGGCAAGAAATTTATGATAGTAATAGAGAATTATTTGATTCTATGAATGCCAGTCCGCAAGAATTAAGTAAATTAAAAGGTAAAGTCATTAGTGTTTCAACTCATAAATCGGAAGATTTAGACAAAAATGATTATGCTGCAAAATTACAATCTGAAGTAGATTTGAGATATAAACAATGGCAAGCAGCTGGTGGACAAATATATGAGTCAGAGTTCGTTAGTGATGGAAGTATATCAAAAAGCAAATTTGAATCAGTAAAACATAAGTGGTATGATCATACGTTGTCTGAGCTTACAGATGAATTGATACCAGAAATTCCTCAAGAATATATTATGGGATTTACATTAACTGATAGTGATGAAAATTTGTTTAATATGTATGAAGTTAATATTACTGGCGATTTTTCTCCATTTGATTCTAGTGGACCACAAACTCAAATAAGACGCGTTTTTCCAGATTTAAATTCTATGATTCGTTTCGGTTGTCGTCCGAATCCAAAAGTATTTAATTTCCCTCATATGGGAAATAAAAATAATGCTCATTTATTGGCATATATGTTATGTGCAAAATCTGTTGCTGAAAGATATTCTGCTACGTTAAATATGATAGAAGATTCTTCAATTAAGATTGGCAATCCAATTAGATTTTTTGCTTATGATGAACATCCTCATAAACCGCTAGGATCTCAAGAACAAGGAAGTTATGTGTCATCAGCACTAAGTGATATGTCTAATTCTAAAAAACAGATTACATTACAAGACGCATCTAATGCAATTTCTTCAAGTGTAATGAATACATTTTCAAATGAAATATCTAATTCATTACAAAATATTAGCGGCGGAAATACACAAACTTCAATGAATTTGGGCGGTGGCGGAAATCAGTTAAATAAAATTTTAACAGAAGATGGCGATGACGTAAATATTACTGTTGGCAAAGTTGCTGGTAGTGGCTATAAAGGTGTTGGTGCAAGTTGGCTGGCACAGCAAACAGATGCACAAAGCATATACTATGTCTCTGCAATTAGAAGAGACATCCAAATGGGCGCAAAAGAATCAACCATGACATTGACATTGACTCATGGAAGAATGCTTGGCAAACCGTCTGTTATTGATCAAATGATGTTGTTATATAAAACATATTATGATACGAATACTGGGTATTGCCCAGATTTAAGTGAAATTATGGCTATAAGAGATAAATATGTTGGAAATACTCAAACTTATGTTATTAAAGCTGGAGATACATTGACTTCTATCGCTAAAGACATTTATGGGCTCGAAATCGCTCAACCTCAATTAAAGAAAATTGAAGGTAAAGATGGACAAAATGAAGAAGATTTAAGAGCTGATCAATATTCTACTTTTAGATTGAGTGATGAAGGAAAAGACGCAACAAAACTTGATTTTAAACCATTCCAAAATGGCTGGAAACGGCGTACATATGAAAGTCATGGTGAATATTATAAGGTATCTCAAGGCGGAACAGGAAGTGCTTCAAAAGTATCTGATTATACGATATATGTGTATGATTTTGATAAAACAAAATTTGTATATGTTGGATTAAAAGAGGATGCTAAAAGTCAATATACAGAACAAGAGCCGTATGTTAGCAGTAATAGCGGAACAGAATCATATGCAGAATTTGTTAAAAGAGTAGCTCAAGGTATTCATAGAGATGCAAATAAATAAAGAAAAGAGGAGAAATAATGGCTGATGAAAAAAAGACTATGAGCAATGGTGATGCTTTTGTTATAAAAGTAAAATCTGACATAGATACAAAAGATTATTTTTCTAGTAGTGCATTTAGAAATCAGACTGAAACAGATCCTGTTCAAGAACAATTAATAGAATTTGCTCATGCATTGATTTCATTAAATCCCGGCTTTTTTGGTAGTTCATTAGCTTTTTCTGAAAATCAAATTAATCAAACTTTAAATGAACATGTTGGTCAAACAATAGAAATTCCAAATGGATTAATCTTAGGCAATAAAACGGTATCTGGTAAAAGTACTGAACAAACAACAACTGCAACAGAAGATCATACATTAGATAAATCTAAAGATCCAGATGGTGTAGAAACTGTAATTGAAACAAAACAAGATGGAAGTCAAATAATAACTCAAAAGAATGCAGATGGAAGCGAAATTGTTTCAGAAAGAAAACAAGAAACAAATAGCCAAAATGATTTTAATAATCCAGCAATAAATGATAATCAAAGAGATATTATTCCTTCTCAAAGTGAATCTGAGGGGAAAAAGATACTTTTAGAAAAGACTAAAAAAGAAGCATATGATGATGGATATAACAAAGCAATTCAAGACGGACGGTCAGAAGAAGAAGCGAAAATGAATGCTGAAAAACTTGCAGAAACAAATGAAATAGCAAAAAAGAAAAAGAATAACGGCGCTGATATTACTATAATTGAAAAAACTGAAAATAAATATACTATAAAAGTAAAAAGTAAACCTGGAAGTTATAATAAAAATCCAGAATCTACATCTCAAACAACGTCTGAATTCAGAACAAACACATCCTTGTTGACGGATTCTAAAAAAGAAAAAACTAAGAATTTTTTCTAAATAAAAAACTGATGTTCAAAATTAATTATTGAAGGTGATATTACATGGCTAATCCAGCTAGTGCAATAGCAAGCAAAAAAGAATCTGCTAAAAATGCAACAAATGATGCAAAAAATAAAATGAATGAAATGAAATCAAAAGCAGAAGACCTTAAAACAAAAACAAATGTAACACAACAATTAAATCTTGGTTCGTTGGCTGGCAAATTAGCTCAAGCTGGAGTAGCATCAGCAATATTAGCCAAAGCAATGCCAGGTAATATTTTACCTAAACTTGTTGGTGCAATGGGTGCTGTTGAAATTATAAAAAATATTTCAGCTGTTATGAAAGAGGCGAAAAAAGCAAGTAAATCAAAATCTGGTATTGGCGATAATAATTCTGAAACGGAACAAAAAGAAAAAGCAGCTGAAGAAAAAGCAAATAAGCAAGCAGAAATTGAAAAAGAACGAGATAAAAAAGCACAACAAGAAGAGGAACAAAAAAAGCAAGCTGGGAGTGTTGCAGCTAAAGCAACGCCAAAATGAGTAATTGTTTACCGATTGAAAAATCTATAAAAATGTAAACAAAAATTCATTATACCTCGAAAGTTTCGAGGTATTTTTTATTTAGATAAGAAATGAAAGGATGTTAAATATGGATGATGATAATATCTTCACAGAAGAAGATGAAGCGATGTTAAGGGAGGTTTTAGATAATCAAAAACCACCTCTTAATCCAACAGATAAATATTATGAGTATGGTCAAACAGAAGACAATGCTCTTGATAAAAATACAATTATGTTCATAAGAACAGCAAAAATATGGAATCCGAATTTAAATAATTTAAATCCGGTTTCAACAAATAATTTAGAAGTTAAAAGTGCTGTTAACGAATCAACTGGCAAAGTACTTCTAACGCTAAATTTATCAGGTTTCGTTTCACCAACACAACAAGATATGACAGATTATACTGACATCTCTTATAATCCAGAAGATCGCACTTTAGATGAAGTAAAAAATACATCAAATGAAGAAAAAATTCCTTTGACGTATCCGTTTATTTGGGTTGGACAAGATTCTTGGTGTGGATATAATTATCTTCCGCCACTTAATTCTGAAGTTATTATTGGGTTTGGAAGAAAACACAATGCGTATATTTTAGGATATATAAATCCACAATATAAAGCATGTACTCCTTATTTAAAGCCAGGTGAGCTTTGTATGAAAGGAGCGGGAAACAATTATATTCATAATAGATGGTCTAACAAATTAGATTTAAAAGCTTGGGCTGTTGCTGGTGATCAAGATAGAGATTCTGCTTCAAGAGAAGAATCAGCGCAAGATGATTGTACATTGTGGATTCGTATGGATGCAGATAATGGTCATATAGAAATCTCAGCAACTGGCGGAGGAGAAGGAAAGATGTCTGGTATATGGATTTCTCCAGACGGCGTTAATATAGTAGTTCAAGGAAAGACAATATTTGGCATGGATTCCGGTGGAATCACAATGACTGGTTCTACGATATCTGAATCCGCTGGACATGTTGATAAAAATGCTCCTCGCGAAGATTCTAACCAATAATGCAGGTGAAATTATGTCTACAGATATAAAATATTTTTGTCAATGTGATCATTATGCAAATCACAAACAATATGATTATGATTTGTGTCCAAAATGCAAAGGCACTGGATATTATTATGATATTACATTTGATGTTTCTGGAAATCCAGTGCTTGCTACTGGCACTATAAAATTGCAGCAAGAAATGCTTAAAATTATTAATGATGTTAGAGGCAACAATCAATATTTTGAACGTTGGGGATCAACAATTCATAATATTATTGGAACAAAAATTGTCAATATGCCAGCTGCAAAATGTGAAATGGCAGTAAGAATGTCATTAGAATATTTGAGATTGTTGCAATTGATTGAAAATGATGAATATAAAAATATGACAGATGATGAAATACTATTAGATGTAGAATCTGTTCAAACAGATCAATTTGATAGAGGATATAACTTGCACGTAACAATAAAAAATCAATCAGAAGAAATATTAGATCAATCAATTTATTTATAAGGAGGTGAAATGATGATAAGACAAAAAATATTTGATGAATTATATCAAAGCATAAGAAATAATATAAATGACAGGCTTCCAGAAGCAGATACAAAACCAGGAACATGGATGTCAGATGTTATTATATCTCCAGTTAGTGACGAATTGGCGTCGACTTATGCAGATATGAAAATAATGGAAATCAATCAATCTGTTCTTACTGCATCTGGAGATGATTTGGACAGACTAGGTAGAAATTATTTCACAGAAAGAAAAGCAGCTTCTAAAGCGACTGGAAGAGTGAGATTCTATATTTCTGGGACAAACAGAGTAGATGAATCTTCTGAATCTCTTCCAGAAAGCGTTTATATTCCTGCAAATTTTGTTATAGCGACTATGGAAACTTCTTCAGTACCATACAAGGAATTTGTTACAACGGAATCTGTGTATGTATCTAAACGCAATGTGTTATCTTTACAAAAAGACTATTTGACAAATTATAGATATATTGAAGTTGATATAGAAGCTGTTGACTACGGGCAAAATTCAAATGTTTCTGCTGGAACAATAACAGTAATGACGTCCATTATCCAAGGAGTAGATAGTTGCAATAATTTAATAGCTACTACTGGCGGAGAAGATAAAGAAAACGATGTATCATTACGATTTAGAATCATGTTGTCTATTCTTGGTGCTAGTATTTGTACGAAGAATGGTTATTTGAAGTTCGCAATTCAACAAGATTATGTTGATGATGCATTAGTTATTGGCGGAGCGGATTCTATTATGTTCCGTGATGGAGGATATTTGAATGCCGCTCAAGAATATGTTTATGGCAGAGGCGGAATGGTTGATATATGGATAAGAGGAAAGCAAAATGTAGAATCTACATTGAATATCAATTTGTCAACTTCTTATCTAAGTCAAGATGATTTAGATATTACTTTGCCACATCAGCCTGTTTCTAATATTATTTCTATACAGAGCTCAGCTTCTGGATATATTTATGATAATGCAGATGATTATGAAGTAGAATATGGAGTGTCTTCCGATAATATAGAAAATACCACATATTATAAAGACATTTTGTGGGATTTTTCTATTACAGATACATTTCCAGACTCTAGTTTGTATGCATTAGATATTAGCGATGCCACAGAAATAGAACTTCTTAAAAGAAGAATAGATGAAGAATTACAAGAAGCAATTAATTATTTATATAACATCAACTATTCAATTAACTGGGCATTAGTTACATATGAAGATATTTCTACTTATGATATTCCTCCAATGTTTCAAAAAGTATATTATAATGGGATTCCTTATAAAATTATAGCTGTTGATAAAAGATTGAATGGGAGAACATTTGTAAAACGAAACAATAGAATTTATCTAAGATATTATAATGAACCAGATTATATTTTGGTAAAAAATTCGTATCTTGGTCAGAGATATGAATCTCAAGTAAATGAAGATTTAGGTAATTCAATTTATGCAACAGATAAAATTCATTGGTTAAAAAATAACATTCTTCAAGATGGAGATGTTTTGAATATAACTTATAATTATAATCAGTTGGTTTATAATTTACAAGAACGTATTAATGGAATAAGGATATTAACTGCAGACATTTTAATAAGAGAAGCATATGCTGTTCCAATTCAAATTTTATTGAAAGCTTATTGTGATGAAAACTCAACATCAACAATATTGAGAAATACAATAGCAACTAAAATTTCTACTTTTGTAAATAAATTGACAAGACTTGGTGGAATGATAGAAGAATCTATGATCGCTACTATAGCTAGAGATACATATGGGATAGTACAAGTTGATTTAGATTCAATATCTTTGTCTAAGAAAAATCAGTTAGCTGTTGATAAAATTCAATTAGAAAAAAATGAATATTTTGTTTTAGATAATATCGATATAGAAATAGTTTCTGAGAATCAGATAGAAAGTTAAAGAAGGTGAAAGAATGCGCTCAGGCGTCAGGTTGACCTGCTTAAAAAACGGAGACGCTTTGCTCGGAGAAGTTTGGATATATAAGGACTTATCTGGAGAAGAAGCGATCCAACAAAAACTAGAAGATTTATTTCTTCATATTAATAAGTTGAAATTCACTGATGTCATTGACACTATTCAAATTAATAAAAATTCTAGTAATCAATTATATGTAGGCAATTCTGGTGTTAATGGAGATCTTTGGCCTTTTCAACAACGTATAGAAAGTTATAGAAAATTAATTAATCAATACAGCTTGAATTTAGTTTTAGAGATAGAATTTCCAACAGTTGTAACTTCTCAAAATATAAATTCTTATGCTGTTTTTGCTGCTGACATTATAAACACATATCCTTGGGTTAAATATTGGCAGATCATGACAGAACCAGAAAGTCGTGATGCAGCTGGTATGCAAAAATGTCCACCAGATTTATATGTCAAACTAATAAAATATATATATGAGATAATACATACAAAGTATAATGATATAAAAATCGGTGGTCCAGGCATATGTAATGCGATTGTAGAATATGTTAATAGTGAGTATTATAACCAAGATGGAGATCTTTTTCATACAGGATGGTTGGCTACAGCAACAGGCGAATATTATGGAATAGATCCTTCAGATGCTGATATTGGGCCGTCTGGCTTTCTTAAATATATAGATTTTTTTGCATTCCAAGGAAGACAGAATTATTCTGAGATGAATTACAATATTTATCAAGGAGTAATTGAAAAATTAAAAAAAGGTTTAGTTGCACAAGCTCAGAGAGATAATTATAATTTAGACATAGAATTCATGTCAACATATCAAGGGCATGAAGCTGAGAATGGGAATTATAATGATTTGCAATTGCAAGCATATAGAGATCTAAGAGAATTTATTAATGCATTTAAAGTAAATGTTGTGCCATTTAAAACTCAGTTAGTTGATGAATTTTATGATCCAAATGATGTTTCTGCAGTTAAGAATATTAGCGGTCTTTTGTATTATTTTTTAGGAAATAATCATAAACCAGCATATGATCAATATGTGTTTTTGCTCTCTCATTTAGAACAATATGTTCAATTGGCAGATAATACATATTATTTGAATAATAAACGTCCTTTTATAGTAAGCAATGATGTACATTATATTATGCTTATGAATAAGGATAAAAGTATGTTGGGTACTGTTATTTTTCCTGCTTCTGAACGCAATATTTTAGTAAAAAATCCAGTATATGTTACAGTTACATTAAAGCCAGCTGCAAATAGAAATTACTATTTGCTAGATGGGACAAAAGGCGTTATATCAAATCCAATAGATATAACTTTTAAAAACTATGATTTTGTTTTTGTAGAAGAACAAGTATCTTTAGATGTATCTGTAGACGATAGTGTGTTAAAAGAAGCATCTGATCGCCTTCAATTGTATTCAACTTACGCAAAAGAAATGCTTGATATGGTTCCAGATGATTATGTAAAAGATGTTTATGATGGAATGAATTTCCCAAAGCTTTTACGTTCTATAGCTATTGAGCATGGCGATTTGGAATATGAAAGAAAAATACTTGAAGATAATATGTATCTTGAGACTGCTCATGGCGATGCTATATATAATAATTTTGGTGCTATGATTCAAGTCCCATGGAGAAGCGACTGGGAAGAAGAAAAATATCGTACAGTAGTTTCAGCGTTGATAGAATCTTTATTAAAGGGAGCTACAAAACATTCTATAGAAAAAGCTCTTCAAACATACACGACTTTTGATGTTCATATATATGAGTTATTTAAAGATTACAAACATTATGGAATGACTCAAGCAATGCATTATGAGAATCAATATAGTTTTGTTGTAGAAGTTGAAAAAGATATAGAATCTAATATTAGCACTGACAAGTTATATGATGATATTAGAATGTTAGTAGATATAGTCAGACCAGCACACACTATACCAATTATCATGGTTGTGTTAATTGGGAAAGAAGATTATGGTGATTGGTATGAGAATAAATACGGCATTCCATGGAAAGACAGCGACATAGATAATTGGGATTTATTGTCATTTGAAGAAACAAATAAATTTGGTTGGAAATCTATTGATTATGATTTAGTGTTTCATAATAATCAACATTTACTTAATTCATCTCATGTAATTGGACCAAAATATACATTGCACGACAATGATTGGTGGAATAGCAATATATATTGTCAAGAGGTTTATGATAAAGCTAAAGCTGAAATGTTGATAGATTTCAACAGTTATTATATTGAAAAATATGACAGAATTCCAGAAGATGAGCATCACTTAGATTCACTAGTAACATGCGTAGAAAATAGATATGGTATTCGCCCAATGGCAAATACATTGATTACGAATATTGGGAATCTATGGGGCAATGATTATATTCATTTTAGAAGAGCCAGTTTAAAAGCTATTTCTTTAAAATCTTCTCCAGCTTTAGCCAAAACAGAAGATAATGATTATGTTACTGGGTTTGAATATTTATTAAGAGATGACGACACTGGGCATATTCATGCAACAAATTCAGAAGTTTTTGAAACTCCAGAAGAAGAATATCATTTAGATTATAAAATTCAAGAACATGAAGAAATTGAGAAACCAGAAGATAGTGAATATTCGCATATTTTTTCATTTTTCTCAGAATTTCCATTTAAATATAAGTGGAATGATGATATAAGAACATATAGTATTTATAATGATACATATTTAAACCATTTTAAAACAGCGCTTTCTCCAAGGTTAGATGAAGAATTATTTTTATCATATGATTATATAGAAAACGAATATTACGAACAACCAAAAGAAAATGTTGAAAACGTAAAATTAGAAGTAATGTCAGAAGAAAAGTATGATGTGAAAGATGAAGAATTTAATTTAAATAATTATATTGAAACATCTGATATTTCGTTTAGATACGTTAATGACAATTCTTTAAAAACATTTTTTGATTTTTCAAGAACATTGAATCAATCAAAAACTTCAATAGCTGAACGTAATAAAGAATCATTCGAACAATATTCTTATAAATTATTAGAAGAAACTGTCAAAAAACCTAATGAAGAAATTTTTCAATTAAATCATCATATTGGCGTTATGTCTGAATCATTTGACAAACCAGAAGAGAAAATAAGCATAGATTATATTCTTCCGACGTTTGAAGAAAATTACAAATTGATTCTAGATGGTGCATTTACAACTACAAATGGTATGACAAATAAGATGAAAACTGCTGCAAATCAACGTATTCGCGAATCGTGTTCTATAAAAATGTCTAAAATAAAAAATGGGAAAGAAATTTTGATATATGAGGAGGTTGTTTGAGTGTATATACTTTTTCCTCAAGAAATACCTCAAAATATAAAAACTTCTTCTGTTGGATGTAGTGAATATATTCCAGAATTTCATTATGGTGTATATTTTGAAGATATGTCTCAACTTAAAAAAATAGAAGAAGTAACAATAGAAAAGCAAGAAAAAAACGAAAACAATGAATTATTGTATATTGATAAAAATGGTATAATATCAACTAACAAAATTCTAGGAAAACCATTAATTAAAAAATCAACGCAATCAAATGTTATTGATTTTTTGAGTTATCCAGAAAAGTTTACATTAGAAGATATTATGTTATGTAAAAAACAATATTTTTTAAATAGAGGATATGATGAATGTTATATATATGAATTTAATATTTTTAATTTCATAGATTTGGAAAATAGTACAAACTATGACGCAGGAATTAATAATATTAAACTAAAGAAAAATTCAGTTTTAGATGTGAAACCATTGAAATTTGATTATTCTCTTTTAGAAGTAAAAATACATTCATTATACCCAATTTCAGTCCACTATGGATTTGAAAATAAAAATTTTAAAAAAGGAAATTCAATTAATTTAAAGAATAAAGTTTTATATTTAAAATTTAAAAATACTGTTGACAAAGATAATATTTTATATGATTATCAATTATTATTAAGGAAGTGATGATGTGCCTAGCACAGAAAAACGTCCACCAACTTTTTATCAGCCTGCAAAAGGGCAATACAATAAGTTGGCAAATATAAAGACATTCAATTGGGGAACAAATGCGTATGTTCCAGAACGAGAACTAAATGAAATTCAATGGATCCAATCAGAACAAGTTGCCGACCTGATACGTAATATGACTTATTCTGGAATACTTACAGTAAATCATTTAGAAGATGATGAAAATGATTCTCATAATAGATCGAAATGTTTTCAATTAGAGAACAACGATGAAAACCATACAAATTCATTCGAATTGCCTCCATTTAAAGCTATTGTCAATGGAGAAATAGTTAATATATATTCATACAAAGATTTAGAATTGAAGAATTATAGTGTACGTTTGCCGAATCCTCCAGTAGCTGGTACGAGAAACGATTTTGTGTTTTTAGAATGTTGGTTTAAGGAATTAAAAGAACAAGATTCAATTCATGCATACGGGAATGAAGATAACGATATTTTAGATTATCATATCATTGATGAACGCATTGAACTAGAAACTTCAAGAAGAATTCAATTGCAATGGAGTATTTCTATTTATGAAGACTATGATGAACTTTGTGAAAATGGATTTGTAGATTCAGATGGAAATCCAAATAAAAAAATTCATCCATCAGCATTGAATGGATTTAAACAAACAGATTTTTATTTTGAGAAATCAAATGATGATCCGTATCTTTATGTTGCTGGAACTGGAGACATATCTAAAATTCGTTCATTTGACGGATATATTTATGCAATTCCTTTATTCTGCATAAAAAGAATAAATAACTCTGGGTTCGATCAAGTCAATAATCCATTTGGCGGAATTGATTATGTTGATTCTTCATCATCTCCAGATAGACCAGATGAAAAGTTCTCTAATGTAATATATCATGACCAAATTGTAGATTTGCGTCATCTATCGGCTATAGGAGAAGAACAATATAATAAAATCTTTCTTACTTTAAATGAATTATATATCAATCAAACACTGCTAAAAAATAAGATAAACCGTCTTACAAGTGATATTGAAAGCACAAACTATATACTTCAAAACATTGGATATTCTATCCCGTCTATTCATGATGAAGAAGTATATGGAATTAATTCGTTTAGGCAAAATGGCGTTACATTTGGCGGATATGTTACGAATGAAGATGAACAACATGCAATTGTTTATCGTAAAAATAAATATTACGTCGGAAAATCATTAATTGGAAAGAATTATGTAGTTGTTCCGTCAGTAGTTGACTATGATTCTAATTCTTTGGGCACAATTGGCGATATGTATGTAACAAAAGAAAAAAAATATTTTGTCGTTCATAATACTGGCGCCGAAGATTTAAAAATGCATTTAACAGCTGTAGAAACAAATACACAAAAATGCATGTCAGGACAAGATTTGTTCAATGGATTAGAAGGAACAGAAATAGAATTAGGATTTGAATTGGATGTAGACAAACATTTTATCTATATCTGCCCAAGCGAAAATACGAATGGTAGAAATGGTGAAATTTATATTAAGCTTGGAACAAATTCATTTACTGTATATAATACTGGTTTAACAACAGATGAATCAGGAGAAGTTGTTTCTACAATTGGAAATGAATTTACTTGGATCGTTATTGATATTTTCAATAAAGATATTCATAATGTAGATTTATTTAATCTCAAGTTAAATGGAACCGAAGGCGTTACTAAGGAATCTCTTTCCTTTGGTGATGCATATACATTATTGCTTGGAACGCCATTCATTCTTTCTTCTAGCACTGTAGAAGATGGTGTTATTGGCGATGTATATGCTAATACAGAGGATGACAATCAAGTAACAGTGTATAATACTGGTTCTAATGAAGTAGATGTACATATTCAATGTTTGATTTTTGACGAAATATTTTATGATGAAAAATATGATACGACAGAAATCAAAAAATTGATTAATCTCGATAAGATAGTATGAAAAAGTATTTGATTAAGAAGGCTAGCGCAGAACCAATCAACATCTTATTTGAATATTTAAAAAAAGTAGTAAAAGAAGATGATTGGTTCTGTGATGCCAATGTTTCGATTTGTAAAAACAATGACATAAATATTGAAATGCCAAGCAACAATTATTCAAATAGATGGTATTTCAATAATTGAGGAGATAAAAATATGTTATTAGATGAAAAAAAATATAACACTCCACAAGGTGAAGTTGCTATTTATCAATATATTGGAGGAGAATTTAAGAACGGAAGAGTTATTGGTGGACAACTAATCAATAAGTTTGAAGATCATAACTTGATCGTTGATACAGCTTCAATTTTAATGGCATGCAGAATGTGTCCAGGTGCAATTACTGGCGGTGCAGATGAAGCATTTGAAGGTGCTTTTCTTGATAAAGGGTTACAATATTTAGCAGTTGGTTGTGGTATTTTACAAGATCCAGCTAATCCATATGATGTAACAACAAATGTTGTTGATTTAACTGCTTGGGATGTTATGAATCCACCAGACCCAACACTTGGAGAGACGAAGCTTGTTGGAGAATTTTATCGTAAAAGATTTACTAGCTGGAAATTCCAAGATGCAGCTGGAGAAGAAACAGATACTCCTACAAATATTCTTTTAATAGATACAACATTTTTTGAAAATGAAGCATGCGGCCCATGGACAGAGATTGGATTATACGGTGGCGATAGTGTTGATTGGAATAATGGCGCTGGAAAAGATTCTGGTATCTTATTCAACTTAAAACGTTTCCCAGTCATTAATAAACAAAGTAATCATCGTATAAGTGTACGTTGGAAGCTTACATTTTAATAGTAAAATAAGAGAGGAACATTTGAGCTCCTCTCTTGTTTTTAATAGAGGGCAATATGTTTATAGACAAAGAAATTGAAATCACGTGGATGTCGAATAATAGAAAACATTTTGAATCAAAAGGTTATCAATTTACAGGATTTTTCACAAAATTTATGGCGAAAATTGAAGATTTGCAGAACGGGTGCAAAAAACAAGTTACTTGTAAATGTGATTTTTGTGGCAAAATTTTTAAAAAGAGTTATTCTTTTCTTGTTGATAAAATAAAACATTCTTGTGGAGACAAAAAATGTTCGTTATCATTAAGAAAATTAAAATGTCTACAACAATATGGAGTTGAACACGTTTTACAATCAGAAGAAATAAAAGAAAAAGGAAAACGAACATGTTTAGAAAAGTATGGCGCTGAAAAGCCAATGCAATGCAAAAAAATTGTTGATAAGGCAAGATTAACATATCAATCTAATTTTGGGAAAGAATTAAATCCAGAAGGACATAAAAATTTATTAGAGAGAGTCAAACAAACGAGAAAAGAAAAAACTGGATATGAACATAATCTTCAAAATCCAGAATGCATGAAAAAATTTAAAAACACAATGAAAAAACGCTACGGCGTAGAACATTCATGTCAAAATAAAGAAATTAGGAAAAAATTGTCAAAATCTTTAAAGAAAACATATAAAAAACATAATAACGAGATACAAGAAAAAAGAAGAAAAACTTGTTTGGAAAAGTATGACGTTGATAATGTGGCTAAAAATGAACAAATAAAAGAAAAAATGAGCAAAAACATAAAAACCGCAATTAATTCTGAACAAGTAAAAAATAAAAGAAAAGAAACAATGAAAAAAAGATATGGAGTTGAATTTCCAATACAAAATGCAATGATTAGAAAAAAGATTATTTGCTCATCTAAACAAACAATGCATGATAACAAAACAGCTCCATCATCTAAACAGCAGCAACATATATGTAATCTAATGAATGGTGAAATAAACGTACCGTTAGGTGGATGCCTATTAGATATAATAATAAATAACATTGTCATTGAATATGATGGTGGAGGACATAATTTGTCTGTTAAATTAAATAAGATTAGTCAAGCGGAATTTGATAGAAAAGAAAAAAGAAGAGAAAACTTCATTATTTCTAGTGGATTTAAATTAATTAGATACAAAACCTCTAAAGATAAGTTGTTCTCAAATGACAAATTGATAAATTTATTTAATGTATGCAAAAACTATTTATCTACGACGTGCCATCATTGGATTTACATAAATGTTGATATGTTATGCATAGAATCAAAAGAATTGAATTGTAAATTAGATAGCTACGGCAACATATTGACGTAAAAATTTTATTTAAATAAAAATGTTATTTTCATTATATAGAATAATTGAAAAGGGAAAAGAGATGATTTTATGAATGAAGAATTTTATACTTCTAGTGAAGTAGAAAAGTTGCTACATATAACGAATTTTACTTTACATAATTGGAGAAAACAAGGAAAAATAAAATTTATACGATTAAGTCCAAAAAAATTTTTATACAAAAAAAGTGATATACATGATTTTATAAGTTCAAATTATAGTGCTGCTCAAGGAGATGAATAAGATTTTGGAACATTTTGAAAAATATAGTAATTATGATAACAAATCTAATTTTGTTTCAATTCATTGGGGGCACGATAAACCTATTCTTGAAACAGAACTAAACGAGTTACAGCAAATTCAAATAGATGCAAAGACGAATGTAGTAAGAAAATCCATTCCGAGCGGATTCACTCAATTAGTTGATGATAGTTTCAAGGGAGAACCAATTATATATAACGTTACTTCTAATGGGTTAGTTTTGAAAAATAAAATAGCAATTGCTCCATTTCAATGTGTTATAGATGGACATGAGTTGATCTGCAAGGGAAATTTTTCATTTAATAAAATAAATGACTACATATTGATTGATCTTGGAAACACTTCCACAAATTCAACTAAAGACAGCTTGGTATATCTTGAGGTATGGTTTGAAAGCGTTAAGGGAGACGTTGAAAATTATAAATACGGATATATTGAAGGCGATACTATTGGAACGCCAGCTGTAGATGAAAGAGTAGCAGAAGAAACATCTAGACGTATCGTTATGTATTGGGATATAAGAGTAAAACAGGAGTGCGATTTTGATTTATATCCAGAAGGTTTAGGATATAAAGATGTTTTGCATTATTCTTCCGTTTTTGCTAAAGCAAATGGACAATTGGGCGCACACCAAAATGTTAATATCGTATTTTGCGAAGCAACAAACGAATTATTTAAAGACGAAACATTTAATCATGATAAAAATCTATATGTAGCAGGGAGAAAAGATTATGAAATAGAATCTTCATCCTTGTTTGGGAGATATGTATACGCACTTCCAATGTTTAGAATAAGAAGAAGAAACAATCAGACATATGATTTCGATAATTTTAATGGAGCTCCAAGTTATAATAGGATGCTAGTTAGTAACGATTCATCTAAAAATGGAGATTTAAAAAATAACATGCGTCCAGATAGATTATCGTATGATACAATTAATAGAAATGATATTATTGATTTGAGAAAAACGGTTTCTTTTCAAGCATTTAGAAACGAAGTGTTAGCAGATGATACTATAAAAGATTTGTTTTCAAATAATTTGTCAACAGCTCAGACTCCTAAAATGAGAAGAGTGCAAATAGGAAATAAATTATTCGATTATGCAAATGAAATTTCATCTGTAAAATTGGTAATACCATTTAATGGTTCTGTAGAGCAATCTTATCCAGCAAATGACATTAATCATCCTTTAATTTATGATGTATCTGCTAATTATGATAATTCGATTAATTATTTGGGTGCTATTATTAATGATAATGTTGAGTTGCCATATATAATTTCAGATTTGATGACTGAACAAAAAGGCACAATCGATTTTTTCATGAAACCGTTATGGAATGGATGTAATGATGAATCTCAAATAATGATTACATTGGTTAACGAAAGTAATTCACCAATCATACAATTAAAAAAAGAAAAGAATAAATTGATTCTTTCGCAAAGAAATTATGAAATAAGCAATGACAATTTCATTGAAAATAAAGCTATTGTTAATTTGTCAGAACGGTTGCTGATTGCAGGTAGATATTATCATATTCGTATGTCTTGGACTAATGAACCGTCTCCAGTTGTTGGCCAGATTTATTTGTATATTAATTCAAAATTAGTGGCTCAAGGTGATTTTTCTCCTTGTTATATGAATGCATATAAATTAAAAGTTGGAGATGCTTTAAATCAAGCTAATTCTGGTTTTGTTATTGAAAATTTAATTGGATATAATAATAACTTTGAATTAATTATGGGAACTGGAACGGGATATAGTTACGTTGTCAATAAATTTTGGCCAATGCTTCCAAAAGATTTCATGAATAGTGATGCGTTAATCATGAATGGATTTAATTCTATTGCAAATAATTTTAGTGACAATGCGTTTACTCAAGAAGATACAATATTTTATGTTGAATATAATCAAAATGAAAATCTTAAGACATTTAACATAGATTTAAATGATGATAAATATATTGAAAGCATTCAAGAAATATATGATATGTCTGGGAATAAGTTAAGCGATATTGCTTATGGAAGACTTGATGGTGTTGGAACAAACCATATCACATATAAGCCATATGATCAAGACATAGATAGAGTAATAATCCAATGCAAGATATGTCTTTCCCCAGGATGTGGTGGAATTGACATGCCAACAGAACTACTTGCTGCTGGATTTGTTGATTATGATCTTGATGTTGAATCGGCTACAAACTATGATTATCCATTATATATAAAACAAGAAGTCTCTTTTAATGATATTAATAGCGAATATCCTCGAAAAGTATCTTATTTGAAGCCGAGGAAAGTATTTGGCAATGAAGACGAAGCATATGATTTTACAAATAAATACAGAACAAGAAAACAATGTTATGCAAGATTAATTTATTATAATGTATCTGGTAATGGCACAAACCAGTATGACATCCCTATAGAAGTGTATGGATATAAAGTTATTGGAATTGTTGGTTCCAGGACAAACAGAATAGAAATGATTACAAAAACACCATCAAACACAGTTGGCGAAGATGATTTAAAATATACGGTATATCTTAAAAATCCATTGAATATAGGAGACACTATAACATTTGAATTGGCTTGTGAAGGATATAGTTTTGATTATGATTTAAAATCAAAAACATTAATGACTAATATGCATAAGTGTAAATTGTTAAGTTTTGTTGCAAATGGAATAGATAATGTTTATAAATTGCCATGTGTTAGCCTGATACAAGATGGCGGAATACACGGTGGTGTATTAAAATCTGTATATACATTTTCAAATAACGTGTTAGATGATAATGGAAATGCTACCGGAGAATACGAAGAAGAAATTCTCGCATATCATGATGGAGAAATTTTTTATGATGAACATGGAATAGCTACAAATAAAAAGATTTATAATACAATTCCAGTAAGAATTACAGATGATAGTTTTGGAACGCCATTTATTACGATTATATTTGATGAAAATGCTAAGCCAAGAAAAGATGTAAATATTCAAATTCCAATTATGATTTCTTATCAGATGACAAATGATGATATTTTATCTATTTGGTATAAGCATATTCCATATCAAGGATTAATGACAACTAATAACAAACAAGTTACTAGAATCGGAGAATGGAAATATTTTATAACTACATTGAGCACTGGAAAACCGAATGGAGAGTCAATTACAACTAATATTGTCAACGAACTTCCTGGTGGAATGGCATATGGATATAAAATAGACAATCAAGATATAATTTTGAAAAACATATTTTCAGATATGAATATAACATTAAATAATGAGAACGTTAATAAAAAAATAGTATTCATGAATGATTATATGTTAAAAAATAATGAAGAAACATGTAATTTAGTAGATACATATAAGATTTCAAAGAATAGCAGTTATTTCCAGGATGGTAACATTTTGTTTGAAAATGTTGATTTTACGATGTATTTTAATGATTGTCAAAATGCGATTAAAAAATATATCGGAGCATATTGTCCTGTAATTGATGAAAATGGTGAGGTTATGCTCTTAGTTGTTGGTAACTTACAAACATCAACTACTGTTATCAATAAATTAAGTCCAGTGTATGGCGATTTGTATAGAATAAAAGGAAGACCATGTGTTAAAAATTGATGTACAATTTATAGATTTTATGATAAGATAGGCTTATAAAAGTCTATCTTTTCTTTTAGAAATATAATTAAAAATGTTGTTAATCGTTTTTGAATAATTTTTTTTGAATTGTAAAATGCTCTTTTTAGAGATAAAAAATAAAATTTATTATAAAATCTGAATTAAAAATACATTTAAGTTATAATTTTTCTTATTTTGAATATATAGTTAATAGTAAAATGTTTATTTTATAATTGAAGGGAAATTTTATATGGATTTAAATGGTTTTTTAACAGCAAAAGAAGTAAGAGAATTATTTAGAATTTCTCCAGCAACACTATATCATTGGAGAAAAGAAGGCAGAATACAATATACAGCTCTTAGCCCAAGAAAATTTGTATATTCAAAGGATGATATAGAAAAACTTTTACATATACAAAAACAATATGATAAAATGAATGTTATATATTGCAGGGTATCAAATACTAAACAACAAAAAGATTTAGAAACTCAAAAACAAATTTTAATTAATTATTGTAATTCTCATGGAATCATCATAGACAAAATATTTTCAGAAATAGCATCTGGAATGAATGAAAATAGAAAAGAATTTAATGAATTAATGAAATTAATTCTTGATAAAAAAATCAATAAAATCTTTATTACATATAAAGATAGATTTACAAGATTTGGATTCGAATATTTCAATAATATATGCAAACATTTCAATGTTGAGATAGTAGTATTAGAAAATCAAATTAATGAAGAAAATTTTCAAAAAGAATTAACTGAAGATTTAATTGCTATTATAAACAATTTTTCAATGAAAATGCATAGTAATAGAAGAAAACAATTAAAAGAGGTGACAAAAAAACTTGAAGAAGAAGCATGATATTATACATCCTAAAGGCATATGTTTTGTAAGTAAAGACTTAAATAAAGAAAAATATGAAGCAATAAAATCATTTGCTGAAAAAGTTGTAGAATGCAAGAATTATTTATCTGCATTTTATTATGCTTTTTATCATTTCAAAAGAAAGATATCAAAATATGATTTTTGGAAAGAAATGCAAAATGATAAAATTCATGAAGTTTTTGACATTCCTTCTTCAATTTTTCAGCAAGCATGTTTTGATGTATGGAGTAAATATTTCAAAAAGAAACCTCCTAAATGTATCGTAACATTTAAAAAATTATCTTTTATTGGCATAAATTTATGTAAAAAGCCAATGTTTGTACAATCAAATAATATACATACTAATGGCATCATTAATTTTAATATCCCAAAACAAGAATGCATTGCTATACCATTCAAATATTCTAAAAAATATCATGGAAATTTAGATGATATACATTATTCTAAGACTGGTCCTAATCAATGTCAATATCAAAAAGCATATAGACTTACAATAGATGAAGCAAGCAATATTATAAAAATTTCTATTACAGAAGAAAATGATGAATATTATGAATTAGAATATGAAAAAGAAAAAATTTTAGGAATAGATGTCAATGTATCTAGAAATCTATTTGCTTGCAGCGATGGACATACTATAACTCATAACAAAAAAATAGTAACAAAACTAATAAATAATGATTTAAAAAATAGAAGAATAGCTGAAACAAAGCAAAGGAGAGGATTGAACCAAGAACACGGCAAAAAACAGAAAAAGATAGACAAAAAAGACATGAATAGAGCTAAATGGCATATTATTTCAAAGCTTTTAGAGCTTTTCAGATATGCTAAAGTTATGGGATATAATCATTTAGTATTTGAAGATTTGTCTCCATTTTATGGAAAAAAATACATAAAAAGCAAATATAATGATATAAACCACAATGAGTTAATGCACATTTTGCATCTATTTGATATAAAAAATGTAGCTGTAGCTTTAGGCAAGAAATATGGTTTTTTGGTTAGTTTGGTTCCAGCAGCATATACATCTAAGGGATGTCCAGTGTGTGGACATATAGCTAGCGAAAATAGATTAACCCAATCTCATTTCAAATGTTTATGCTGCGGACATGAAATGGATGCAGATATAAATGCAGCTTTAAATATTAAAAATAGAATTACTGTAGAGGTTCTACGGCAAAAAATGACTACTAAAAGAGAAAAACAATGTTTTGATACTAAAGAATTGACTTTAGACGAAACTAAAAACATAATTAATAATTATTATTCGAATATTTATTAAAATCGTCTTCCAAGACGTAGGTTCTGAAAATGTTACCTTTCAGTTATACTGAAAAAATAAAGTAAAAAATGATACGTTTTAAATAATTTAAAAATTTTAATTCATTTTTTATACATTATGATTTTTTTTATAAAATAATTTGGAGACGATGAGTATTGAATTTTAATAACTTTAAACAACATTTAAAAAAAATTTTAATTCACAAATATTATGTGGGGAAAATTTGTTTCATTGCAGGCCTCTATCTAAGGGGAATTAAACACGATTTAAGTAAGTTTTCGTTTGATGAATTTGTTGAATCAGCAAATAATTACTGCGGGACAAGGTCTCCCATCGATCGCATAAAAGAAAAACATGGTTTTTGTAATTGTTGGAGACATCATCAAAAATTTAATAGTCATCATTACGAATATTGGATTGAATGCGCAAACAATGGAATTTGGATTTATTCAATGCCTTTTTATGATGCATTAGAGATGATATGTGATAGAATAGTGCAGCAATGGCATATCTTGGAAAAGATTGTACATTTGAAGATCAATACAAACGATGGCAAAAGGATAAAGAACATATAAGGCTTATGCATCCTCAAACAAAAGAATTTGTAGAAAAAGTATATAGAGTCTTATACAATGAAAACGATATTTTTCAGCTAAGTGACATCGATATGTTAAAAATGTTGTACTATAATTCTGGAGATAGAGAGCCTATTTTATTTTGTGAGGTGGCAAAAGATGAAGAGTGACATTGAAATTGCTCAAGAAAGCAGAATGCAAGACATTGAAGAAATAGCTTCTAGTATTGGATTGTCTAAAAACGATATTGAGCAATACGGTAGATATAAAGCGAAGATTTCTTCTCATGTTTGGGATAAGATCAAAGATAATGAAGACGGAAAACTGATTTTGGTTACAGCTATTAATCCTACGCCGGCAGGAGAAGGTAAAACAACAACAAGTGTAGGATTGGCTGATGCATTGCATAAATTGAAAAAGAAAGTTATTTTAACTTTACGTGAACCGTCACTCGGTCCATGTTTTGGTATTAAAGGTGGAGCATGTGGCGGTGGTTATGCGCAGGTTGTTCCGATGGAGGATATTAATCTCCATTTTACAGGAGATTTTCATGCTATTACATCTGCTCATAATCTTCTTGCAGCTATTATAGACAATCATATCCATCAGGGAAATCAACTCAATATAGATCCACGAAGAGTAACTTGGAAAAGAGTTTTGGATATCAACGATAGGTCTTTAAGACATATTGTGACGGGGCTTGGTGGAAAGGCTCATGGAGTACCAAGAGAATCTGGATTTGACATAACCGTTGCTTCTGAGATTATGACTATTTTAGTGCTAAGTCAAAGCATTAATGATTTAAAATCTCGTATTAATCAAATTTTAGTTGGTTATACGTATAATGATCAGCCTGTTCACGTAGAACAACTAAATTGCGCTGGAGCACTGACCACTTTGCTGAAAGATGCTATTAAACCTAATTTGGTTCAAACTCTTGAACATACTCCAACATTTATTCATTGCGGCCCGTTTGCAAATATTTCGTTGGGTACAAATTCTATCCGAGCTACTAAGTTTGCGTTAAAATTATCTGATTATGTAGTGACAGAAGCTGGATTTGGCGCCGATTTGGGAGCTGAAAAGTTTTTTGATATTAAATGTCAGGCTGCTGGATTACATCCTAACGCAGTTGTAATAGTTGCTACAATAAGAGCATTAAAAATGCACGGTGACCCTTCTATTAAAAATAAGATACAACTTCTTAATGATGGTATGCAGAACCTTAAGAAACACATCATCAATATAAAGAAATTTGGTCTTCCTATCGTTGTTGCACTAAATGTTTTTGAAGATGACAATTTAGATGAAATTTTTTGTGTTGAAAATTTATGTAAAGAAATGAATGTTGAATTTGCTGTTTCTGAAGTTTTTGCAAATGGTTCTGAAGGTGGATTGCAACTAGCTGAAAAAGTTATGTCTCTTTGTGAACGTAGTAATAATTTTAGTCCAATTTATGATCGTTTTAATGGCATTAAAAATAAGATTGAAATAATAGCAAAAGAAATTTACGGAGCCAATGAAGTTATTTACACACCTCTTGCTCAAAAACAATTGAATGACTGGAATGGAAGTTATTATGTGTGCATAGCAAAAACACAATACTCACTTAGTGACAATCCAAAACTTCTTGGCCGGCCTAAAGATTTCAATATTACAGTAAGAGAATTACGTGTATATCATGGTGCTAAAATTGTGGTGGCTTTGACAGGAGATATCATGACAATGCCAGGATTGCCAAAACATCCAGCTGCAGAAAAAATTGATATTGACAATAATGGAATTATTACCGGTCTTTCATAAAGGAGAACGCATATGAAACGGTTGAAACATGCATTTAGAGTCCACGATAAAGTAAAATTTAAACAACATCCATTTGATGATTCTATATATCAAATTACGCAAGTTTTTGATGATAATACTTTTTTCATTGACAATGGTAAGGTTAGTTATACAAACATTAAAGAATCTGCATTAGAGTTGGCCGAAAAAGACGAAACGGAGTGATTATTTTGGCAGAAAAGAAAAAAAGAGATTTTTCTCAAAACATAAATAAGATTGTTGAATCAAGACTTCAACAAAACCCAGATACATATATAGATTTTGCGTTACAAGAAAACAAACGTAGTGGATCTAAATATTTATCAATGCGCCAATTTACAAAAACAGATACATACGAAGGTCCAACAAAAAATGGATTTTCATTATATGTAGAAACAATAGAAGAAATTGAAGTTTTTCAAAAAGCATTTAATGATTTTTTTGAAAAGGCAAAGCAATATGTGGAATGACTATAAAAACATAATTGGCATAGGACAAACATACGACAATTATATTTCATATAATACAATTGGAGATGATTTTGAATGTAGCGTATTACTTGGTCTTGGTATTGTGCACTTAGCGAAAAGAATGAACATATCTCCAGAAAAATTGTTTGATTCATTAAAAGAATCTTGTATAGAAGGATATAATGATAAATGAATAACAATGCATTAAGATAATTATCTTAATGCATTTTTTTATTTTTCTTATACAGAAAACAAAATTTGTTAATAAAATTTATTAGAGGTGATTTTTATGGCAATGTCTAAAGAAGAACAAAAAAAACGTTGGAAAGAACAATATGCAAAGAAAAAAGAACAAAGGCTATATCAAAAAATATTAGATGATGATCTTTTTACTATTACAGATGTTGCTAATATTTTTAATAAAAAGACATCTACTATTCGAAGATGGGAAGCAGAAGGATTAATTCCAAAAGTAAAAAAATATGCAAAAAATGAAGAATATGCTGACGATGAAATGCATACAAGAAGAAAATATACAAAAGAAGAATTATATGAAGTAATTTCTAATGTTTTGAATAAAGATTGGTCATACAATACTATTGATAGAGATAACTTAGAAAAAATTAAAAATTATTTAGAATTACAAATTAATATTACAAATACACAACGCACAAGAGAAAAACCAATGTATTACACGTAATAGAGGTGCTGTATGGTTAAATTAGAATTAGATAATGTGTATGTAAAAATTACTGGTTTAACAAAAGAACAAGAATATACATTATGGTCAAGATTAGCATTTAGAGTAGAAGTTTTTGGAGTGCAAGAAGTTCGCTATCGCCATCTATTCAATAGAAAAACTAAAAAAACATATGCTGGATTAACTCCAAATGCTATTGAGATTTTAAAAGAATATGGAATTCCGTACAAACTAATAGATAAACGAGTTAAACCAGAAAATAATGAAAAATATGAATTGGTTAAAGAGATAAACGGAAATCCAGTTGAGTTGCGTCCATATCAACAAGAAATTGTTGATAAATGCTCAGAAAGAGAAACAATTCAAGCAGCGACTGGCGCTGGAAAAACTGTTATTATGGCAGCTTTGATTGCTAAATATAAAGTCTCTCCAACGTGTGTTTTTGCTGATAAAATTTCATTATGCACGCAACTTAAATCTGAATTTGAAAAATTTTTAGGTAGAGAAATTGGATTTATTGGCGATGGAATCTATAATCCAAAAGATATTACGGTTATGTCTATTCAGTCTGCTGATGAAGAGCTTTGTAAACAAGCAAAAATGATTTTGGTTGATGAATGTTTACCAGCTAATGCAAAGATATCTATGAGTGATGGAAGTACAGAGACAATTGGGAATATAGTAAAAAATAAATTAAAAGCAAATGTTATTACGTTTAATACAAAAACAAATTCTTTGGAAGATTGTAAGATAATAAATTTTATGGAAAGACCTATTGGCGAACGAAATATATATTTGTTGTCTATAAAAACTTCTAATCAAACATTTAATTTGACATGCACAAATAATCATAAGATTTGGGTAGAAGAATCACAATCTTATGTAAGAGCTGAACAAATTGAAAAAAATATGCACGTTGTATGTTATAACAATCTTGATACAATAGAAGGAAAAATAGTTACAGCAGCAAAAGTAGCATCAAAAATAGAATATGTATATGATATAACAGTTGAAAAAAATCATAATTTTTTTGCTAACGGTGTTTTAGTTAGTAACTGTCATCATGTAGCAGCAGATACGTGTTTAAAAACAGCTTGCAAATGTACAAATGCATATTATAGAATTGGTGTTTCTGCAACACCATGGAGAGATGCTGGAGATGATATGCTAATAGAAGCCGTTCTAAATAAACGAAATCCAGATCAATCAATAACAGCTTCCAAATTGATTCAACTTGGATATTTGGTAAAACCAACAATTTATTTTGTTCCAGTCAAAGGCAGGTTTCAAGGCAAACAATATCAGCAATTATATGATAAAGCTATAGTAGATAATAATTATCGTAATAAAATAATATGTAAGATAGCTTATCAATTATATAAAAGAAATCGAATCATTTTGCTTCTTATCAAATATGTAAGGCATGGAGAATTTTTATTAGATAAATTAAAACATATTCTAGGAGAAAACAAATCGACAATATCTTTTAAAGATAAAAATGGAAATATTTCTCAAGACGAAGTATCTAATATAGAATTTTTATCTGGAAGTGATGATTCTTGTAGAAGATTAGCTGTTTTGGAAGCTGTAAAACAAAACAAATGCAGAATATTGATAGCTACATCTATCGCTGATGAAGGATTAGATCTTCCAATACTTGACACATTGATTTTGGCTGGTGGAGGAAAGTCTTCAACAAGAGCATATCAAAGAGTTGGAAGAGTGCTAAGAATATATCCAGGAAAATCAAAAGCATTTGTTTTTGATTTTGAAGATGAAACACCAATTTTTAAAAGGCATTCTAAAGTAAGAAGAAAGTTATATGAAGAAGAGGAAGAATGGGACATTAAGACGTTTAATGTGACAGTGTAATGATTATACAAGACCAAACATTTGAAATAAAGTGGCACGGAATGACACAAGATTACTACATGAAATTAGGATATCCAAAACTAAAAATTCATGAGAAATTCGTTGTTCCTCTAAGCGACTTAAAACCAACAAGTAGTTGCTTAGTAAAATGCATTTGTGATAAATGTAAAAAAAATTTTTCATATGAATACTATAAGATAATTAAGTATGGAGGAAGTTTTTGTCCTCAATGTAGAATGAAAATGCGTTTTAAAGAACATTACGGAAAGATAGAAAATCCAGATAATAACAAACTTTTATCCAAAATGAAAAATAAAACTCATTTTGATCGAACTGGATATACTAGTGTATCAGCCGATCCTAATGTTCAAAGAGCTCGTTCAGATACGTATGAAAAGAAAACTGGTTACCGTAATCCATTTTCCAATCCATCTGTGATAGAAAAAATAAAAAATAAAAATCTTATTCGTTATAAGAAAAATAACATGATACCTACGTCTAGGTATCAATTGCATCTTCATCATTTATTAGTTGGTAGTGAAATTAATTACATTTTTGAACAAACAGCTATTGACATTGCTTTTCCTGACAAAATGATAGGAATAGAATATAATGGCTCTGGTCATTTTTATTCGGTTTTAATTGGGAAAGAGTCACCACAAGATGCTTTGATAAAAGATTTGAAAAGATCATATTTTTTAAAACAACATGGATGGAAACTTATTTTAATTGATCATTTGGCTGAGAAAAAACAACATTATGATGATCATCGAATCATATTTTTAATAAATTTATGCATTAAATATTTATTGGCTACTTCACATAAGTGGATAAGAATAGATATTGATGATAATATTGTCTACGGCGAAAGTTTGCTGTTGCTGTTAGATAATGATGGAAACATTGTAAAGGAGTTGAAATAATGCATATTTGCCCATTATGCCAAAGCGAGTTTGAGACTCCAATTAAATTAGGCAATCATTTCAAATCTGGAGATATACATCACAAATTTCTAAGAGAATTAATTAAGCTAGATAAAAAAAGTAATAAAGATTTTCAAGAAGTTTTTGAAAATCATAAAGATTTGATTTTAAATGTTAATGATTTGAATGAATCTATCGAAGAGTATAAAAATGTTTTGCAACAAAAAAAGAATGATATACAAAAACAAAAAGAAGAAGAAAAATTAAAAAAAGAGCAACTGAAAATAGAAAAAATTGAAGCAAAAAAACTTGCAAAACTTGAAAAACAAAAAAGAGAGGCAGAACGATATAAACAAATGATAGAAGCGAGTCAATTTAAGAAAAAACATGAAAAAAAGTTTGTTAAAGATTTGGATCCACAATATAAACCAATGAATCTCGCTAAATATTTTTATGATTTGGTTGATGTTAAAGAATTTAATGGCATTCTTGCAACATCTTCTATTAAAAGTTTGTATTTCAAATATCAATTAGAACCAGAACAAGTAAAAAAATTGCTTAAATATGCAGCTGAAACTGGTCATTCACAAATCAGTGAAGCAAAATTTTTAATAGAAGAAGCAGATAGGTTTTATCAATATGCAAATCAAATTAGAACCAAAAAGACAGTACCGTATCTTATAAAAATGTTTTATGATCTAAAACATTCTAAAATAGACAAAAAAACATTTGTTAGAAATGTTGATAGAGTTAAATCATTAATGAAAGATAATGAAATAACGTTTGATGAGGCAGAAAATATAATTTCTTATATGGCTAAAGCTAATGTAAATTCGTTATTTTGGTTTAACGATTATATTAGTGTTGCAAGACCAGAAACAGATGTAGTTAATGATGTTCAATTTGATGATAATGAGATTGGAAAAATAGTCAATGAAGTCATGTCAGGAGATAAAAAATATACAGATATCTCTATTAAAATATCATTTGCTTGTTTTAAGAAGATAAAAGAAAAAATAATGTCAAATGATTTTGACAAAAATTATAATTATTCTGAATTTTTGTATAAAATTCAGATGGTACCAGATAAAGAATTAATTAAATTTATTTCTGAACATAATGATCGTCAATCAAGATTTCAAACGTTATTCGATGTTCATAAAAATGATGATGAAATTCTTGAAAAAATTAAAAACGAATATGAGATATATAAAAAATGGGCTAAAGCATATCAATTAATTGATTAAGGAGTTTTGTATAATGTTTTTGTCAAGTGAAGAAATAAAAACAAACGAACAATTCTTTAAACAAAGATATGTATCGACATGTGAAAAATGCAATGGAAGAGGATTTGTTGTACAAGATAATGACGGATATGAAATTTCAAATACATGCGATTGTCTAAAAAAAGTCAAAAGATATGTTCAATTATTAGATTGTGGTATACCAAAAAAATATCTTGTTTCTGAAAATGAATCAAAGTTGCTGAAATTAGGTAAATTCGCAAATGATTTAAAAGAATATGCTGAAAATTTTCAACAAAATTATCAAGAATTAAATCATTTGTTTATATGTGGATTGAGTTATAATACGTCTAAGATTAATTCATTTTTGATTAAACATATATCTAAATTAAAAAATCCAGATGTAAAAAACAAAATGTTTGATGTTTCATATTCTTTGTTTTCCGATATCATTAAAATGAGTTTTGATAGCGAAAAATCTGCACAGTTAAATTACATGTTGTATAAAAGTGATGTATTATTCATAGATAATGTTGGTGGCGAATTTGGTCGAAATGACAATAAATTTTCACAACGTTTTTTAGAAAATATAATTAGAAAAAGAGATAATGACTGTAAATTAATTGTTTTGATTTCAACTTTAGATACAAAAGCAATGGAGTCAATGTATGGGAAAGAAATATCAAATTTTATAAAAACGAATAAAGTAATAGATGCGACAGAAGATATTAACATAAAGTCGTTTAAGTTCTAAGGGAGGGTAACGAGTGCAACAAGAAAGTGATAAAAATGAACAACAACTTCTTGCATTTATTTGGCAGAATCAAAAAGTTTTGCCAATGGCAATGACAGAATTAGAAACAAAATATTTTAATTTGCCTCGTTCAAAAGAAATTTTTACGACATTAAAAGAAGCGTATAGCCAAATAAAAGGAGCGTTAAATGAGCATATTATAGATTTGCCAAGACCAATGGTTTATGAGCTAACTCAAAGTAATATGACAAAAAATGTTAGCGATCCGATTTTAGCATATGATTATTTAGTAAAAAAAGTTCTCAATAATTATAAAAAGAATCAAGTTATTGATTTGTTAAGTGAAGTAACAAATGAAATAAAAATAAACGATGTTAGTGAAATAAACTCAATTTTAAATAATATTAATCAAAAAGCTTCTAGATTAAATGTATTAGGGCAAAATTCTGTACAACAAGGCGCTGCTGACGAAGATGCATTAGATAGGAAAAATGATTATATTAAAATCAAAACAAATCCAGAAATGTTAAATCTTATTAAATCTGGATTTAAAGCTATAGATGATGCAAATGGAGGATTTGCTTTTGGAGAACTTATTTATGTAATTGGACGAAAAGGTGATGGCAAGTCTGTTTTGATGCTGAATTTTGCCTATCACATGTGGAGACAAAATAAGAATGTTATCTTATATTCGTTAGAAATTTCGCGTAAAGATTATATGAGAAGATTTGATTCTAGAGCAGCGTTAGTTCCAAGTAAAGGATTAAAACTTGGTACGCTAAACGAATCAGATGAAGCTAAATATTTTCATTATTTGGAAAATCTTGAAAAAAATCTATCTCCAAATGGAAAACAAGTAGGTAAATTTTATGTAGTTGATGTTCCTGGTAAGTGTACACCAGCATATATAGAAACAAAAACGGAAGAAGTTGAACAAAAGTTAGGCATTAAATTTGATTGCATTGTTGTTGATTATGCTCAAATTATGGAACCAAATATAAAAACTGATGTTAAAAGAGATAATCTTGGTTCGATAGCATTAGATTTGAAACATATTGCAAGAAGTAAAAATAAAATAGTAATATCTGCTGCTCAAATGACAAGAGCCGGTAAAACTGAGACTCAAGGCAAAAATGGGCATGCTGGCACAGAACATGTTGCAGAATCAGATCAAATATCAGATCATATAGATTGGGGAATTGCAATTCGTTCCATAAGTGATGAAAATGGAATTATTGAATCATTTAAGACAAGAGACGGTGAACCATTTGAATTCCATTTCGAAAAACAATATGATAAAATGAATATTATAGAAATGTCTCAAGATAGTTGGGAAGAGGCATTAGAGAGGAGTGCATAATGAATCAGGAGACTAAAAGTAAAATTCATTATATCGCTACTCATGTAAATGATTTGGATATAATGAAATCATATATAAAATTAAAACAAATAAACGATTTGTATCGTTGCAGATGTCCTTTCCATAATGAAAGGACACCTTCTTTTACTGTATATCCAAAAGGATTTATAAATTCTAAAAAAGAAGAACAAGATCATCTTACGTATTATTGTTTCGGATGTTCTGCTGCTGGCAATATAGTAAATTTTGTGCATATAATAGAAAATCACGATACGTATGATGAAACATTTGAATTTTTTGAAAAAAAATATGGAGTTGCATTTGGTGAAGATGAAAGATTGATGGATATAAAACAACAGCTGCAATTTCTTCAAAATAATTCATCTGTAAATATTATGTCTATAAATGAATTAAATATAAGATGTTCTTCTTATTGCAGAAGATATTTGTTTGAAGTAAGAGAAGATTATCCTCATTTATTTGATAGAGAATTTGATTATTTACAAGAATTATATAAATGGTTAGATGATAATTTTGAAAACAAATCAGCTATACAACTTCAGAATATTTATGAAGAAGTTGTAAAAAAGATAAATAATAGGAAAATTTTATTAGAAAAATAAATTTTTTTTGCATAAAACTATTTACATCTATGAAATCTTGTGGTATAATTTAATCAAGATAAAGGATATAACAGGATTTGAAAGGGTGAATAGTTATGTTGAGTTTGATGTTAATTGCTATTGGCGTTTTGATGATGGCAATAGCAATGATATACATAATTGGAAAACTTACATATAATACCGGTATTTGCTTGGGAAAAGCTGGATACGGGATTATGAGTTATATTCTTAATCATTTGATTTTGAAAAATGAATTGAAAAGTGATGGAACTTATCAAAGATATCAAGAACAAGAAAATCTAAGAGAAGAGCTGAAAAGAGCAGATGAAGAAAAAAAATACAACGAACAGATCAAACAAAAGCATGATGAAATTGTTTACGCTGCACTTAGCAAATTAAGAGATTTGAGGACTCGTTATCCTCTTGCAGATGAAGCGTTGTTCAATCAATACAGAGATAATTTTAATTCTATTCCGCTTGCATCATTAGCCATGATAGAAGAAGAAATTAAGAGGCAGCACTTTGAAAGAGCATATATTAAGCCAATTGGAAGCTATAAGATTGAAGATTTGGCTGGTTTGGATATCATAGAACAAGAAAAAAGAGTATTTGATTATACAACAATTATTGTCACATTGTATCAGGATAAAAATACTTATATAATAAGAGCGCAGAATCCGGAAAATTATATTGATGAAATTTATGTTACTCAAAATTTGATTCTTGCAAAACATGTACAAAAGCAAATGATTGCTAAGTGTCAAACGAACTGGCTGAATAGAAGAGTGCATAAATCAGCTGTTTTGAATTTAGATGATTTTAATGATGTTGTTAGTGAATCTGTAAAAAATGTAGATCGTTATTCGAATAAATGAAAAAGAGCGGAGAATTCTCCGCTCTTTTTTTCATAGAACCATTATCTTTGTAATAAATCAAGATTTTTTATTTATTTTTTAATTGTATGATAAATTTGCGGTATCATTTCATCAGAAAGATTGAAGGTGAATGAATGAAAAAACCCGAATTGATAAAACGAATTCATTCAAAATTGAATGGAGAACTTACTCAAGGAAGAGTAGAATTATGTGTAGATGCGTTATTTGATACATTGGCGGAATGTCTTATTGAAGGCGATAGCTATAATCATACTAAGTTTGGAACATTCAAAACAGTCCAAAGGGCAGCTAGATCTGGAAGAAATCCAGCGACACATGAAAGACTTGTTATTCCTCCAAAACGCGCTCTTAAATTAGTAGTATCTTCTTCTTTGAAAGAAAAAATTGAACACGGAGAAAATAATCAGAGAGACTAATTTATGTCTCTCTTTTGTTTTAAAATAAAATGGGTGATTTTAATGAATAAATTGAAAATAGAAAATGATGAATTGAAAAAACAAAATGAAAATCTAAAAAAAAGATTACATCTTTGCAAAAGAAAAAACAGAGAAGAAAAACAAAAAATGCTTGCTGTAATTAGATTTCTTACCGGAGACAAAGAAGATTATCATTGTATAAAAGACATTTCAGACATAGAATGGAATACTAATGATGTAATTGCGAGTATAATAGCTGAAACTCTGATAAGATTTAAAAAGAAATCATATTCTATTCCTCAGTCAATCCACATGAAATATAATGATAGTGAAAAAGCGTTAGAATGCTGGAATGACATAATAGATAAAATGATATATGCGTTTCAATTAGCAGCTCATAGTTCTGAAATTATGACGAGCGATGAACTTCAAGCAAGAAATTTAGGATTGCAACTATTTGTAGATTATTTTGATTCTATTTGGATCTGATTCTTCTTACTTAGAGCATTAAGTGTTAAAACTTAAATAAAAAAATATTACTTTTTTATAGAGATTTTAACGCGAAGATCCGAGATGGATGCAGGAGGTTCATATACATGGATATTCCGGTTTGGTTACAAATAATATTCATGATCGTATCCTCAGTCTTATCTGTAGTAGTTGCATATTTAGGTAAAAAAATAGCAAAAGAACAAGAACGCAGGGATGCAGCAGAAGATAAAATAACAAAAGAAGAATTAGCATTAAAAAATGGTATTAGAGCTATATTAAGAGATAGATTACTATATGTTTGCTCACAATGCGAAGTAAAGGGGTCTATTACTGTAGAACAACTAGAAAATGTTTCAGAATTGTTTGAATCGTATTCTGCATTAGGTGGGAATGGAGCTGCAAAAAAGATTTTTGAAGATACGTTAAAATTGCCTATTGATAAAAGTCGTCAATAAAACAAAATGCTATAGAATTGTAACTATAGCATTTTATTTTTTTGAATTTTTAACGCAAGCTATATACAAAAATTAATCTATATGTTATAATTAACATTAAGAAAGGGGCGGGTTTTATGACAAAACAGGAGATGCTTAATCTTATCAATATGTATGATGTTGCTTATTATGAAAATAATCATCCGTTGGTAAGCGATAGTGAATATGATAAGATTAGAAATGATTATATTTCACAATATGGAGCAAAAGATTTGAATTATATTCCAAGTGATCAGAATCATAATTTTGCTAAACGCAAACATGATTTTGATATGATGTCTCTTGAAAAAGTAAAATCTTCAGATGTAGAAGAAATTGAAAAATATTTCGTTAAATTTGGAAGCAATGTCATGATCCAACCAAAAATTGACGGACTGACATTAGTAGATTATCAAAATAATATAAGAGTATCGCGTGGTACAGGAATACAAGGAGATATCTTGCCACTTGCCAATAAAATTAGCATGGGATCCGCGCCTGGATATGTCGTAAGAGGAGAAGCGTTTATAGATAAAGATACATTTATTCAAATTAATGAATCTAGAGAAAAAAATTGCTTAGAATTATTTGAAAATGCTAGAAATGCAGCAGCTGGTATTTTGCATAATCTAGATGATGGAAAGTATTATCCAATTCATTTTCTTGCCTATGAAATAAGAAAAAAAGATAAAGATATTAAAGGACATGTTCTTTCCTACAAAGACGATTTGAGATTGCTTAAAAAATTTGGGTATGAAACTCCAGATACATGGTATTTTAATGACTTTGATGAAATGATAGATTTTATTCAAACATTTGATAAAAACTCTTTATCTTATGATATTGATGGGCTTGTAATGAAATGTTTAGATGAAAATAGTTATAAAAAATATGGCGTAACTGGACATCATCCTAAAGATTCTATAGCAATTAAATTTCCTCCAGAAAGAAAAAAGACAAGGATTAAAGATGTAGAATTTAGTATTGGAAGAACAAAAATAACTCCAGTAGCAGTTTTGGAACCAGTTCGTCTTGCTGGGACTAAAGTTGAAAGAGCATCTATTCATAATTTTGATTGGATTGAAGCAAAACATTTAATGATTGGTTCTGAGGTGTTGGTTGAAAAAGCAAATGAAATCATTCCTCAGGTTGTAGAAGTTTTAAATGACGGTTATAAAGAAATTGAGATACCTAAAATTTGTCCGGTCTGTGGCGGTCAAATCATAAGGAAAGATGCAATGCTATATTGCGATAATGATGCTTGTTTGGGGAAAATGAAATTGCATATACAATATATTGCATCAAAACCAGCTCTAGATATTAGAGGACTTTCTAAAAAGACGGCTGAAAAAATTCTTGATACATTGCAATTTAATTCTTGGCACGATATTTTTGATGTAACAAAAGAACAACTTTTATCAGTTCCTGGTTTTGCTGAAAAATCCGCACAAAAATTAGCAGATAATATTAAAAACGCAAAAAAACATGTTCCACTTAGTACATTTATATATTGCCTTGGAATAGACAATATTGGCAAAGCTACAGCTAAAGACATAGCAGATTATATAAAAACATATGATAATTTGATTGAAGAAGTAAAAAATAATTGTAATAACATAAAAAATATCAACGGCATCGGCGGAATTGTATCTCGTCATCTTTCTAGTGCCCTCCAAGACATTGAAAAATTACACGAATATATTATACCAGAAGATGTTGAAGAAAGGCATGAACAAAACGAGAATGCTTTGACGATAGTTGTTACTGGAACATTTGATAAGCCGAGGAGCTATTTTGAAGATTTGATAGTTTCTCATGGTCATATATTTGGTACTTGCATAACCAAAAAAACGGATTATCTTCTTGTTGGAGAAAAAGCTGGAGGGAATAAACTAAAAGCTGCAGAAAAAAATGATGTTAAAATTATTTATACAGAAGAAGAATTGTTAGAAATTCTTAAATAATTTACGAGGAGGAGAATAAATTCTCCTCCTCATTAATATTTCGCATCCCAAGGAGGTTGCAAATCAATGTTATTTTCTCCAAAATGATTTAATGCATTTTGTTCTAATTGATTACAAACAAATTGAAATGTTGGATGATTTGCAATGACAGATGCCATTTTTATTGGACTATAATGATAAGATTTTGCAAAATCTATTACTTGTGGATCGTTTGATAAAATTCCAACTAAATAAAAATTAATTGTTGCTTTGGCATAGTTCTTGTCATTTTTGACAAGATTAACTATGTCATTTTTATGTTTTTCAAAAAAATCATATGAAAAATTTTTTAAAAAATCTTCTATTTTTGATGATAATTTAATGCGCAATTTAATTAAATTCATATCATATTTCACCTTTGGTTTAATTCAGTTTGTTTCATCTATTTGTATAATAGAAAAAGGAGGCATTTTTATGAAAAGGCTTGTAAAAAGACATTTAATTTTTCAAGAAAAATCAGCTACTTTGCAACAAGCAATATCTCAATCAAAAGATTTAAGAAAAGGAGATATTATAAAAGATAGTCAAATAAGATTTTATGGTAAAGCTTCTGGAAAACAAGAAATAATTGATTATTTATATAAAACTATAACTACCGAATTGTGGCAATGTCAAAAATATGTTATACCAGAAAAAGATAAGGTTTTAGAATTTATAAAAGATAAAAATTTTAAAGAAAAAGATTATAATACATTGGTTTCTGGATATAAAACAAAAAACAATTTGTCTTCAAAATCGGAATTAGGCAAATATATTCAAGAGCATAATGTTGATTTTTTGTCGTTGTGTGACGAAGAAAAAACAAAAAAGAATATAGAAGAAGATACAAATATTTATATTCTGAATAACGAAATTTATGTATATCTTTTGTTTAACTTTAGTTACTATTTGGGACAAGGCTGTAAAATTGTCGAAGTTACAGAAAATAATTATGATCAGATTTGTCAATCAGATAGAGATTTTAATCAAGCTTTTAATACGTTGTTTGCTAATGAAGTTATTGATGTTGATGATAAAATTGGAGATGAATCTGTTCTTTCTAGAGAAATAGAATATGATACTAGAGACAATTGTTTTGTGTATATTAATGGTGAGTTAATATTGGGAGATAATGCAGCGTCAACGCATGGTAAAGTCATTGAAAAGTATCTTAAATCTAAGAATATTAAATTTGAAAATAGCGAAGCTTATGGCCGTCCATCTAAAAACGATATAGAAGAATACATGCCAATAAATAAATTGGGGTTTGGTCATATATCTAATGGCGTTGCGTTTATTGAGACAGATACGCTAGATGGATGCAACGTTAATGAAATAGTAAATGCGTTAAGAGGGAAAGTACAGAAAATTTATACTTATCCTGATAAATATAATATTAAACGTGTAGCTGACATTTAAGAATAAATGAGGTAACAAACATGCTGCATGGAAATACAAAAATAAAATTATTGTCTGGTGAAATTCTTTCATTAGATGATATGTTTAAAAAGAAAGATGATTTTTTTGTCTATTCTATAGATGAAAATTATCAATTTTTCCCATCAAAAATAAAATCTATAAGTAAATCTTATTCTTTTAATACATTCATTACAAAAATTGATTGCGGAGACTATATAGAAAGTGATGAAAATCATTTGTTTGTCAAAAGAGACATAAGTATTTCATGTGCTAATCTTCTTAAAAACGGAGATAGTCTTCTTCCAATGAATTTTCAAATTAATAAAGAAGAATATAATTTTAATAGAGAAATGTTTTATGATTTTGTTCAAAATAGATACATATTTACTCATCATGCTGTTATGAATTATATGGAACCTAAGACAGATGTTGGAGGTTTTGATATTCATCACATAGACGAAAATCATTTTAATAATAATCCAACTAATTTGATGTGGCTAGATTCAAATAAGCATAAAACATTTCATGAACGCGAAAAAATAAATAAATATAATTCAGAAAGAGATAAAAATTTTAATAACGATCAAAAAAGAAATGTTATTTTGGCATCAGCAGCTTGTTTAATAAGAAAGTATTTTATATTAGACAAAGATTTAATAGAATCTAAAAAAATATTGGGCTTTCTTAGATATCCTATTAGTTTGTTTTTGATAGACAAATATTTTGAAACATTTGATGAATTTTTAATTTTATCATATGAATATGAGAATCATCTAACGGAAAGTGAATATAACAAATTGACTAAAACTCCAGATGAAAGAAAAGCAATAAAAAAAGATAATATGGCAAAAATAGGCCGTCTTTTGTTAGATGAAGGAAAAGAAATTAATGAGTTCAATTATGAAGAAAAGAAAAAACAACTTCATATTAAAGCTCAACCATTTTCAAAAATAGAAAAATATTTTAAAAATTTTCATAATTACATGAATCATGTCAATAATTATAATCATAAAGTAGTTTCTACACAAATTATGAAATATGAAGAAAAACAGCCAATGTATTCGATTAAATTAAAAAACGGCAACAATTTGTGTATTGCTTTAAAAAATAACAATTATTTGATTATTCATGTTTAGAAGAAATGCAATGGAAAGAAGAAATTTAGACGAATTATATAAAGATGATAACATTGGTGATGAATTTGAAATAGACTGTGTCATTGACAACGGAATCAGAGATGACGCTTTTGCTTTTATTGATGGGGACATTTATTTTGCAGATGAACATTATAAAGCAATTAATCAATATTTGTCTAAGCTTCATATTAATTCAGAAGATTTTAATGAACGTCCAACAGAACAACAACTAAGAGAACTTGGTCCGGCTATTGCTCTTGGTGATGTAGTTGATGATTATGCATTTATTGAAAAAAACACGATGTTTCGTTGCAACGTTAAAGATGTAATAGATAAGTTAAGTCAATTCTTCAAAAAAGTATATTTTTATGATTATTATAATGACACAATTAAGCGCGTTGCATCAATGCACGAGATATCTAATGCTTATGAAGCTGATTACACAGATGATAAGGTTGGAGACACATTGCAACTTGATGAAATTATTGATTTTGACAATCGTGATAAAGCATTTGTTTATTTAGATGGGGATTTATACTTATCCCAAGAAAATCAATGGCATGTTCATGTGTTGTCCGACATTTTAGAAGAAAAATTTCATGAAACTTATGTCACTGAAGATAATATGATAGATTTGATCAATGAACACATGAATAATCCTCCATTAGGATTTGGAAGTATATGTGGAAATTCTGCTTTCATAACTTATACTGAAAATGTATCTGGAAAAGAAGTAGCGAATTCATTGTCTAATTACGCAGAAAAAATTTATTTTGATGATTTTGATGAACTTAGAAGGGTTGCTAATATTTTAAAAGAGAGGAAATAATTATGCTTAATAATATATTCAACCAATTTAACTTAGAAGATCAAATAGATTTCTATAGAAAGCAAGTAGAACCCCAACCCATAGATCCGACTTGGCCTCTCGCCAAACAAAAGCAGGTTGCAAGAGAGAATTTTAGAAAGCAACATGGATGTTATCCCTTGGAGGTGAATAATAACGCATTATGAAAATTGATGATTTAGTTGATTTAGATGACAAAATAAATGACGAAAATGTTTTAGACCTTCGTCCGGAAATTAATCATAGAGATGGTTGTTTCATGTACTATGATGGCGATATATACATTGGAAATTCATCTCAGACTCATAATGATTTAATAGATAAAGTATCAAAAGAATATAATTTGAATGGCGATGTTTTACTTCGAGCAAGACAAGGATTTTTTGATATTGATTCAAGTCTTGCTTTTGGGCATATCATTAATAATTGCGCTTTTCTTGATAAAGTCACAATAGTTAATGCATATTCATCAGAAATTGCTGAGGCATTAAAAAATTATGGATTTGATAAAGTTTATCTTTTGACTGAGAAAAAGACAAAACGTTTAGCACATGCTATTCAAACTCTTAAAGAACTTCCAGACATAGAAGATGATGTAAATGATACTGTAGAAATTGAAAATGGATATGTTGAAAAAGGTAGAGACAAAGCTTTTGTTTACTATGATGGAGAAGTTTATACTGGTATAACTCATACATCCATTATATCTAATCTTAGTATTGACAAAAAAACATATATGGAAATTATGAGTTTACGTACTGTTGGGTTTGGTAAAAAATCTATAGATTCTGACATAAAATTTGCAGCAGGACATATCATAGGAAATATAGCTGTCATAGAAAAAGATACGATGAATAATGTAGATATGCAAGAAATAATTAGTAAATTAAATTATGATAAAGTTTATATAGCCGAAACTTTTAATAGTAATTCAATTAAGCGTATAGCAAAAAGATTAAAAAAATATGTTTTTTAATGAAACAACAAAAATAAAATTTTGTAGACAGATTAATTTGAAATCAAATAGATCTGTCGTTTTTCTTCGAAAGGAGTTAAAAACATGAGTGATGCTTGTCATGATGCATTTATAAACTATGATCGGTGTTCTGACAATCAGATTATGTGTAAATGCATTTATGATTTTATGTATGAAAATAGAAATAAAGAGAAAACATTAAAAGACTTTATTGATATTTTGCTAAGTAAAAACATCAATTTTTGTGATCGAGAATTAAAAAATTATCTTTCTTATTTATGTGAATTGGGATTTTTATCATTGAGACTGAATGGCTATAAAATTAACGACAGATGGAAGTAGGAGGAAAATCTATGAGTAAAATAGAATATGATGTAGATCAGATTAAATCTTTACAAAATATTGATGTCATTCGTCAAATGCCCGCAATGTATCTTGGAAATTTGAATTCCACAGAACAACTTCTCATTGAAATTATTAGTAATTCAATCGATGAATTTATGGCTGGTCATGGTAATGTAATTGATGTTCATATTTTTAAAGATTGTTCTGTTGAAATAACTGATAGAGGCAGAGGTATTCCTGTTGGTTTATCGAAAATTTTTAAAGATGATAATGGCAATCCAATTGATACATTAACAGGAATTTTAACTACATTACATTCTGGCGGCAAATATTCTCATATGGGAGATTCTGGATATAAAACAGCAACATCCGGTTTGCACGGTTGCGGTGCATGTGCTACAAATGCGGTATCAGATAAATTTATTGCGACCGTAAAACGCAATGGTCATATTTATAGACAGGAATTTGAAAAAGGAATTCCAGTTACAGATGTAGAAATAATTGGAGATACAGATGAAACTGGAACGACAATTTTTTATCACCCAGATAAAACAATTTATAAAATTTCATTAGAACCTTATGGAAAGATGGAACAACGTTTATCAGAACTTGCTTCATTAAATTCTGGTCTTACAATCAATTATATCAATGATAAACGAAAAATAAATAAAACTTTCTTTTTTGAAGATGGTATTAGAGGCTATACTCTTCAAATGATAGAAAATAGACAAAAACTTTATGAAGATCCTTTTTCAATAAAAGGTGATTTTGATAATCTTGATGGTTCAAAAATTAATGTAGATATTTCGTTTATTCATGATGATGAAACTGAACCAAGTGGGAAAGTAAAAGCGTTTGTTAATAGTGTAAATACTTATGAATTTGGTACTCATGTGCTTGGATTTAGACAAGGATATAGAGAAATTATTAATGAATATGCGATAAACAAAAAACTTATAAAAGAACCTATTGAGATGCGTTATCTTGAAGATGGATTATATGTAACAATTTCGTTAAAGATGACGAATGCAGAATTTGAAGGTCAGACAAAAACAAAATTAGGAAATGCGATTGCAAAAGATGCCGTTGTAGATGTACTAAAAAAAGGATTTGAAAAAATAATCAAAAATAAACAATTGTGTAAAACAATTGATTTGATTGTTGATAGGGCAAATAAGACAAAAGTAGCAGAATTAGCGGCTAGACAAGCTAGAGCAAATTCACGTAAAGCAAAAAATTTAAATAAAATGGCATTGCCAGGCAAATTAGCAGATTGTGCAAATCATGACGGACAAAGTGAGCTTTTTATAGTCGAAGGAGATTCTGCAGCTGGGTCTACAAAAGCTGCCAGGTGGAAAGAGTTCCAATCCGTTCTTCCTTTAAGAGGAAAGATATTAAATGTTTCTAAAGCAGACATTGGAAAAATTCTTAATTCAGAAATCATAAAAGGAATTTTTGCCGCTGTTGGTGGTGGTGTTGGAAAATCGTTTGATATTAATAACATCAGATATGATAAAGTAATAATGATGTGCGATGCTGATGTAGACGGCAGTCATATTAAATCACTTTTGCTTACATTGTTTTATTATTATATGCCGCAATTGATAACAAATGGTCATGTATATGCAGCAATACCCCCATTATATAGAATCATTAAAAAAGATACAACATCATTGTATCTTACAGATGACAAGGCATTAGAAGAATATAGAAAGCAACATCCAGGCGAAAAATATACAGTTAATCGCTTTAAGGGCCTTGGGGAGATGAATGCGCAAGAACTTAAAGAGACCGTCATGGATCCTCGCAAAAGAACATTAATGAGAATTAGTATAGACGATGCAGAAGAAGCGGCAAGAACATTTGAAATTTTAATGGGGAAAGATGCTTCATTACGAAAAGTCTTTATAGAAGAAAATGCATTCTCTGCAGATTTAAGTAGTTTATAATGATTTATGGGAGAAGATATCTTCTCCCATTTTTATAAAATTTATGACATAATCTAATAGAAGATGATATAAAACAAATACACCAAATGCGTTTTGATGGACAACGACGCAGCGACGTATTCAAAATGTTTAAAGAAAAAATGTCTTATAACACGTTTTTGTAAATTTGGATAAGAAGAGTATGTAAGACTATAGACATGCATGTTTATGATAATTAAACTACAAATAAAAAATCGAATATTTGTTGCGATCATAATTATGAATTATATTTGTTTATAAAATAAATTAAAATTAAGATACAAAGGAGATTAATTATGTGTTGCAATTTTGAAAAAATAAAGAGTTACATAGATGATGTAAATACTCAATTCAAAATAGAAAGAGAAAATGATAAAGATAGAGAAATTTCTAGAAAACGTATCATTAGAAAATGTAAGAAGATAAATAATTTAATTGATGCTGTTGATAAAATAGAAAAATTTGGAATTCATAATGTTACTTTGTATCTTAATAATAGCGATGAGTTTATGTTTTTAGATTTTCTTGATTATGAACAAAAAGAAAATATGAAAATGTACATTAAAGATTTTTTAATAAATCGAATTAATCAATTAAAAGCAGAAGTGGAGAATCAAATGAATGAATTTAAAGCTATTTAAAAAAGATACAAATACTGTTGTTAAAAAAATTTTGCGTCAAAAAATGAATAATAAATATAAGACGCAACTAAATTGTGTCTTTAATTATTTAAAAAGGATAAACATAAAAAATTTTTCTTCATGCATGTCAAAATAGCATTTTTGAATGTTTTGTATGCAATGTTAATTTTAATCACTGCGAAAATGTATATTTTTTAGAGAGAAGTGATATAAATCATTTCAGGAGTCTATATTATTAAAAATTTAGTTAATAACAAAATTTATGTAGGCATGTCATCTAATGTGTTGAATAGGTGGCAACAACACATTAATAGCGCTTTTTCGCATAATAAAAAAATCCACTTATATAATGCTATTAGAAAATACGGAATTGAAAATTTTTGTTTTCAGATTGTAGAAATCACAAACGATGAATCTAGAGAAGCATTTTGGATAAACAAATTTGATTCTATAAATAATGGATATAACATACGTTCTGGAGGAAAAATCATGAAATATGAAAATTCACCGCATCACAAATTATCATTAAAAGATGTTATAGATATACGAACTCGGTATGCAAGAGGCGAAAGAAGAAAAAATGTATATTCATTATATAGAGACAAAATTGGTTTTAAAGGATTCGAAAAAGTCTGGTTGAATTATACATGGGTTGGAATTATGCCAGATGTCTATAAAAAGGGTGAATAAAATGAGTTCGTTATATGTTGTTATGGATATTCATGATAGAGAGACCATAGCAATGCTTAGTTATTGTCAAACTTTAGCAAAACAAAAAAATCCTGGGAATTATGTAGATGATCAAACATTCCATATTACAATTAGTTTTTTGAACGACGATGAAGATGATAATAATCTAGTTCAGCAAGCAATGTTAAAATTTAAAGAATTATATGCTAACGAGTTCAAGTCATTTTATGTCTTTGCGGAGGGACTATATAGATTTGACAGTGGAGTTTGTTGGATGGGTGTTCATCAAAGCTTTAAGCTGTATAAAATAAAACATATTTTAGAAAAATTGATTGATGATACTGGATATAAAAGAAAAGAAGACAAATTTGATGGATATACGCCTCACATCACTTTTGCATATGATGTCCCAGAATACGAGTATATGAAATTATCTAGAGTTCCAATTTTAGTCGATAACATTACATTATGGAACAGTCCTCAAATGAATGATAATTATGTGACAAATTGTTTATGTAAAATTGATTTATGAAATAGACGGGTTTACCGCCTATTTCTTTTGTTTATGATTTTAAAGTGTAAAAATTAAAATAAAAAATAAAAAAGAAAGGATGATAAATTTGGCTAAGAAATCTTCTCGTTTAGATGTTGACAAACTTTTAGCGAACGAAAATATTATTACTGGAGAAATAAGCAATGAAATTAAGACGTCGATGTTGTCATACTCAATGTTAGTTATTTTATCAAGAGCAATACCAGATGTTTTAGATGGACTAAAACCTGCACAAAGACGCATTTTATATTCATGCTTAGAACAAAAACATGATTGGAATAAACCATACGTTAAAAATGCGAAAATTTCTGGCGAAGTTATGGGTAATTATCATCCTCATGCATCTTGTTACGGCACTATAGTCAATATGTCTCAGGATTGGGAATTTAGATATCCTTTAATAGACTTTCATGGATGCAATGGTTCTGTATCTGGAGATGATGCTGCTGCAGATCGTTATACAGAAGGACGCCTCCAAAAGATATCATATACATTGTTAGAAGATGTTATGGATGAATGTAGTGTTGAGTTTCGTCCAAATTATTCGGAAACAACAAAAGAACCAGTAGTTTTACCAGCTTTGCTTCCAAATTTTTTGATTAATGGAGCATCTGGCATAGCTGTTGGAATGACAACAAATTGCCCGAGTCATAATTTGACAGAAGTATGTGATGCTTTAATATATGCATTGCAAAATAAAGAATATGAATTAAAAGATTTAATGAGATTTATTAAAGGACCAGATGCACCTCTAGGAGGATGCATTTCGTCTGAAAATTTAAAAGAATTATATGAAACTGGAAAAGCAAAAGTAGTATATAGAGCAAATTATGAAATTGAAATAAATCATGAAAATGAAAATCCTCAAATTGTTTTTACTGATATTACACCAAATATGAATATCAATAAGACACTTGAGAAAATTTATAATATGATTTCAAGCAAGCAACTTGTAAAAGCACTTGATGTAAGAGATGAAAGCGAAGACAAACAACTAAGGATTGTTATTGAATGTTCAAAAACTGCAAATTTGAATTTCATTATTAATACTTTATATAAAGAAACAGATTTGCAAAAAAGCATATCATATGTTATGTGTGGCATTGTCAACAAAACGCCAAAACTAATAACATTAATGGATTATGTATCTATTTATTTGGAAAATAGAAGAAAAGTTTTGAAAAAGAGGATGAAATTTTTAGTTGATGAAGAGTCTAAAAAATTAGAAATAAATCGTGGCATTGCTAAAGTTATGGATAAGGTAAAAGTGATGTCAAAAGAAATTATTGATTGCGAAGATGATCAAGAAGCTTTAGATTTATTGATGAATAAATATGGTTTGACAGAACTTCAAGCTAATTATATACTTGATAAAAAGATTCGATCATTAGTCAAGAAAAATATTAATGCTATTCATGTTTTAATTCATAATTTAGAAAACAGCATAGCTGAACACAAAGCCATACTTGAAGATGATGATACAAGAAATAAATTTATTGTAAAAGAGCTCACTGAATTGAAAGAACAATTTGGCGATGCTCGTAGGACAAAAATTGTTAATAAATTTAAAGAGATGTCAGAAGAAGAAACAGATAAATTTATAGATGCTGTAGTTGTTAATACAACATCTGGATTAAAGTTGTATGATAAAAAAGATTTTGATGATTCCAAATTAAGAGATAAATCTGCTATATTTAAGTCTTATTTTGATTGTAAAATAAATGATGATATTTTTATCATATTTAAAAATGGTGAGATATCATCAATTAAAGCCAGAGACATTGACGGAGCAAAAATAAAAGATGTTATGTCTGTTTATCCAGCAAATATTGATAAGACAATATTTACAATCTTAAAAAATGGTTTGGCGAAAAAAACTCACATATCTAAATTAAAATCTGGAAAAAAATTGATTAAAGACATTGATTGCGATATTGCTGCAAATAAATTAATTTCTGATACAGAAGATGAGATTATAAATCTTGCAACAAATCAAGGATGTGTATCAAGATTTAGTGCTAATTCATTTACATCAACTGGACTTGGAACTCGTGGAACTCCAACTTCAAAATTAGAAGACGGAGACTTTATTGTAGATTGCGAAGTTTCATCTTTGTCTAATAACGATACGGACAAAATTTTGATGTTATATGAAAATTCAGATAATACCTTTGGATATAAAGTAATGAAAGCAAAAGATATACTTATAAAAGGAAGAATATCAAGAGCTATAAAACATATTTTTGATAAAAATTTCAGTAAAATGTTAAAAATAAATATTGGAGATAAAGCAACATTTTATGATGAAAAGAATAATTTGCTAGAAATTAAAAAATATGTATTTAAACATCGTATAGAAAAAGGCGATATAGTCAAAAATCATCCAAATACATTTAATATTGAAAGGATCTGAGTGTATGGGAGAGTTAATATGCTCTCCCATTTTAAACATGATAAGAGGAATTGGATATAGTGAAGCAATTAAAGGATATAAACAATGGAATCTGACAAAAGAAAATGTAAAAATGTTATTTGATACATTTGACAATATGGCAATCACTGAATATTTTTATGAAAACATATCTAAAAAAAATGTTTGGGCTGATGAATGGGTAGATGGACGTTTTGGAATGACATTAAATTGGATAAAAGAATATATAACAAAGGAATTATCATTTTATAAGTTTAAGAAGTTAAAACATGAAAAAAGATTTTTTATAAAACGAGATAAATTGGGTTGTTTAGTTTTTGTATATGCCAGAGACATAACTAGAGAAAAAAAAGATTTGTACATTTCATTCTATAATGAAGGGATAACAATGCCTCCGATTTATATTTTGTCAGCATTTGAAAAACTGAAATTCAATAAAAATTTGCAAGGTATTTTTGGTGCTAAAAGAATTATGGGATTTTTTTATAAAAAAGATGAAGCAGAAGAATTTATAAAAAATAATGCATTAACCTTGTCGCATGATGGTTTGCTTAGATATGCAACTATAGAAAAAAGATTAAGTGGAATACCTTCTTTGACTTTAGAAGTTGACTATTTTCAATATAAGAATAACAAATTTGTCAAAATAAATAAGCCATTCAAGATGAATGATACAATTTTTGCGTCAATAGGTTAGGTTTAATTTATTAAAATAAATTAAACGATAGGAGATGAACGATATTGGCTTCAAAAAGTAATAAAGTAAAATGCAAATTTTGTGGAGAAGAAGTTGAAAAAGACAAAATAATTTACGGAACAACTTCTTCTGTTAATATATGTGAAAAATGTGTAGATTTATGCCAACAAATTATGGCAGGAAGAAAAATACAAACTAAAGCAAATAAAGAAATTTTGAATCCAAGAGAAATAAAGAAAAAATTAGACGAATACGTCGTCGGACAAGAATATGCAAAAAAAGCATTAAGCGTTGCTGTCTATAATCATTATAAACGAGTATTTAAACAACATATTGACAAAAATAATGATATTGAAATAACAAAAAGCAATATGTTGCTTATTGGTCCATCTGGCACTGGAAAAACACATTTGGTTAGAACCATAGCAAAAATATTAGAAGTGCCAATGATTGTAATAAGTGCTACACAAATCACATCTGAAGGATATGTTGGAATGTCTGTAGACGATGTTCTTGTTCAGCTTCTTAACGAAGCCGATGGTGATATAGAAGTAGCTCAACGTGGAATCATCATATTAGATGAGATTGATAAAATAAAACAAAGTGGAAATGACGGAAAAGATGTAAATGGCGCAGATGCTCAGAATTCTATTTTAAAATTAGTTGAAGGTTCTAAATTTACTTTAGAAGGAGTTAAAAACCCATTTTCTAAAAATTCTGATCCTGTTATAGATACTACAAATATCCTATTTGTATGTACTGGTTCGTTTTCTGGGATTGAAGAAATAGTTGCTGCAAGATTAAACAAAAAAGCTATCGGATTCGGTTCTGATTCTAAAAATATAAAAGCTGATTCGTCATTAATACATCAAATTCAGCAACAAGATTTGCAAAAATTTGGTTTAGTAAGAGAACTTATTGGGAGACTTCAAATTATTGTTACATTAGATGCATTAGATGAAAATGCGCTAATAGATGTTTTAACTAAACCAAAAGATTCTTTGATTAAACAATATCAACAATTATTCAAAATGGATAATATTGATTTAGAATTTGACAATGCTGCAATTAGAAAAATTGCAAAAATCGCATTAAAAAGAAAAACTGGCGCTCGTGGTCTTAAATCAGTCATAGAAGATAGTTTGTTGGACATAATGTATAGACTTCCTGGTACAAAAACCAAAAAACATGTTGTTAAAGAAGATGATATTTTAGAAAAACATACAAATTCAATTGAAAATAAAGAATAATTGGTTTAGACAATTTATATGAAAAACATTTAAATATCTTATCGCGGATGCTTGTATTTTTTAGTCTTTAAGACTTTGCTTTAAAATCTCTAGTTGAATAAACACTATACTATTTTGTTTATTTATGTATATCAAAATATTACCATATGGGTGCCAAGTAATTTTAGAGGCTTATTTTTCTTCAAAAAGTGTATATTCAAAGAAATAGCCTGAATTAGCTCAGGCTATTAGTGTTTCTAATACTAAAACAAAATTCCAGATGTTAAAATTCTTAAAATAATTAAGAATTGAAGGTGAAAATAAATATGAATTATAAATGGGAAATAAAGCATCAATATAATAATAATCTTTTTGAAGCTAAACAACAAGATATGGGATTGGATATTGATAAATTTGATGATTTTATCAATCATGTTGGAAAAATAAGAAATCCATTTCAGTTAAAAAATATGGACAAACTTGTTGATAGGGTTCAAAATGCAATACTTAATAATGAAAAAATCATGATCTGCGCAGACTACGACGTTGATGGTATTTCTGCTGCTTCTATTATGATGTTAGGATTTTTACAGCTTACAACAAATGTGTCATTTTCAGTTCCAGACAGACAAAAAGATGGGTATGGAATTTCAAAACGTCAAATAGATGAATGCATTAAGAATAATGTTAATTTGATTATTACTGTAGATACAGGAATAGCAGAACATGAAAATATCAAATATGCTCAAGACAACGATATTGAAGTCATTGTGACAGATCATCATCCTTGGAATAGTGATACTCTTCCTTGCGAAATTACAGTGGATCCGTTTATAGATTCCAGTTATGAGTTTCCTTATATTTGTGGAGCTATGGTAGCATATAAAGTAATTCGCGCACTGATACCAGAACTTAAAAAAATGAATAAAGATTTAAATAATCAATTAATTGCCTTGGCTTCTATGGCAACTATAGCAGATGTTATGAAATTAGAAGATGAAAATAGAATTTTTGTCTATCATGGCTTGAAACTTATTAATCAAACTAAGAACTATGGAATTAATGCATTGTTGAAACTTCTTAAGCTTGACAATAAGGCTGTTACAGAAACAGATATTGGTTTTAGTATAGCTCCATGCATTAATGCAGTTGGACGTATGGAAAATGCAGGACAATTGGTTGATATGTTTTTAGCTGATTGCGAAATAGACGCTGAAAAAATAGCAAAACGTGCTATCATGTTAAATGAAAAAAGAAAAGAGCTTACCGAAAAACTTATGGCACAAGTTAACATAGGAAAAGAATCTTTTATCGTGCAAGTATTTGACAATGTCCCAGCTGGACTTCTTGGCATAGCTGCGAATAAAATATCTCATAAATATCAAAGACCTTGTTTTGCATTAATAAAGTATGGTGATAAGTATGGTGGTTCGGGAAGAAGCATTTTGGGTTATGACATATCTCAAAATATAGTTCAGAATAAGGATTTAGATATTGATGGCGGCGGGCATTCTGAAGCGTGTGCTATGAGTATAAACGAAAAAAATTTTGAAGAATTCAAAAAACGTTGTAATGATAGTTATCTAGAATTTTTAGCATCACGCTCAGAAAACGATTCTCATCCAATTTTGAATGTTGATTTTGAAATTAATTTCTGCGATATTAATTTCAAATTGATTGATCAAATCAATCAATTCCGTCCGTTTGGTCAAGGAAACGATGAAATAAAATTTTGCACTAAAAATATCAATGTACTTTCTAAACAAGTATTTGGAAGAAAGAAAAATGCTTTAAAGTTTATGTTAAGTCATGATAATTATGAAATTCCTGCGATTTGTTTTAATGAATTGAAAGACTATTATTTGGAGCAATTTGATAAAAGTACACATATAGACATGATTTATACAATATCTGTTAACGAATTTGCCGGAAAGAAAAATATACAGCTTCTTCCAATTGATTTTAAAGATCATGATGTTTAAATAAAAATTAACAAATAGCAGAAAAGAGTGATAGTTTTGGGAATAAGATTAGAAAAATTACCAAGAAATAAATGGCTAATGTTATTGGCAGCATGTCTAATACATATATCTATTGGTTCTGTTTATGCATATTCTACATTAGTTTTGCCAATTATTGCTGAAACTGGATGGTCGTTATTTGCAACAACATTTATTTTTTCTATAGCGATTTTCTTTTTGGGAACGTCAGCTTCATTTGGAGGCAAATATGTAGAAAAATATGGACCAACAAAAACTGGTTTGGCGTCAGCTGTTTTGTTCGCAATTGGATTATTTGGTTCTGCTTTAGCAATATCTATACATAACCTTGTTTTGATGTATTTGTTTTCTGGGATAATATGCGGGTGTGCATACGGAATAGGATATGTAACACCAATAAAATGTATTGTGTCTTGGTTTAATAAAACCCCCGGATTAGCTGGAGGAGCCTGTGTAATGAGTTTTGGATTTGCTTCTATGATAGCTGGTCCTCTGCAGCAATATCTTGTATCTACATATAGTTTGATAAGTAATTTTTTGATTTTAGGTTTTGCTTATTTGATGATTATGCTTATTGCATCGCTATATTTAGACTATCCGGATGAAATGCAAACATCTGAACACGGTGAATCAAAATCATTAGAAGTATGTCAAATTACAAAAACTTGGCAATTTAAAGCGTTGTTTATTTCATTTTTTATCAATATTGCTTGCGGAATAGCGCTGTTGTCAATAGTTTCTCCTATGGCTCAAGAATTAATGAATTTTACAGCGACTAGAGCTGCAGCTTTAGTCGGCATCGCTGGTCTTGCAAACGGGTGTGGACGTATTATGTGGAGTGGACTAAGTGATTACATAGGACGTCCTAATACAATACTTACGTTCATGATAATTGAGTTTGTATCATTTTTGATGCTTCCAATCATTGGAAGCGAATACTTGTTTGAACTGCTTATTGTTATGATAGTATCAAGCTATGGAGCATATTTTGCAGTGATGCCAGCATCATTAATTGATTTGTTTACTAACAAACATTTATCAACAATACATGGCAAAATATTATTTGCTTGGGGATTGGCTGGATTATTTTCTGTTCCGTTAATTGCGTTAATCAAAACGTATATTGGCACGTATACTTTAGCAATGTATATTTTTGCAGCGCTAATGTTTATCAATCTTATCATTGTATATGAGTTAAAGACAAAAGGATTCAAATCGGAATAACTTATATATGGTGCTTTATTTCTTTATTAGAGATGCATTTTATGCATCTCAATTTTATTAAGATAGGAAGTAAATCATCGTATGTCAATGATTGAAGATATAACCAAAAAAGTCCTCAATGCAAAAAATATCTGCATCATTAGCCACGATGGACCAGATGCAGATGCAATAGGGTCATCTTTAGCCCTAGAAGACGCATTGAGGCAACTAAATAAGAATGTAAGGTATATATTACAGACCAACGTAAATGATGCATTTAAAGCCGTTTTGGGTGACAGAGTAAAACAGCTACCTAAAAAAAATGAAATATTTGATTTAGTTTTTGTATTAGACTGTTCTTGTTTGGATAGAATACAAAATATTGATTGTCATGACTTAAGTGATTTTATTATCATAATAGATCATCATTTTTCAAGAGATAATGAGGGGAATATTTGCTGGAGAGAAAATGTTCAATCTACTGGTGTATTGATCTATCAATTGCTTTTGTATTTTGAGCAAATAACAGAATTTAAATTCAATTCTTTTATAGCAACAAATTTGTTTTTGTCAATTCGTGGAGATACAAATAATTTTAAAATTAACAATAACAATTTTGATATATATAAGATGGCTTCAGAATTGACAAAATATAGCCCTGATATGAAAATTCTTGATGAAATAGAACAGAACAACATTTCATTTGTTAAATTAATAGGGAAAACATTAAATAAACTTGTATACAATAATAATTCTCAAATAGCATATTTGATTATTACAAAAGAAGAGATAGATTTATGTGGTTCTAATTTTAATGATGCTTCTCATGTCATAGATCTTCTCAAAGATATTAAAGAGATAAAGGTAATATATCTTATCATACAGAATAAAAATCGGCTTTCTATTAAAGCGAGAAGTGATTTGGTAAATGTTGGAGAGATAATGTTAGAGTTCGGGGGAGGGGGACATTCTTCAGCCGCTGGAATTAGCAATTATTATTGTAAAGACATATATGTATTTATTGATTCTTTAATAAGAAAAACAATGAGAAAAATAAATAATGAATCATAATTTTTATATAAAAAATTGAAAGAGGCAATCTTATGATAGAAGGGTTACGTAAAAAATGCATGACCGTCTAAATTAAAATATTTGTTGAGTGTACATTAAATAAATATTAAAATTTGTGACTATATTTGTATTTGATAAGTAACATAGTATATTTTAAGAGTGTCATCTTTCTATTTTATAAATAATGACAATGTTAAACATAAAGGGAGTAAAATTATAGACAACATTTGGAGTTGAAAATGATGCTTAGACGTCTTGGAAAAAAAAGATTTAAAAAAATAGCAGAATATGTTAGTGTTGGATTAGGAGATAATGCGATTCAACTTATTACAGACGCTATGGCAAATTCACAATTAATTGAGATTGAATATTTACAAAGTGGATTTAGAAAAATAGCACCGTATGGATGGTCTGTCAGCAAAGATAATAATTTATTGTTGATGTCATATAAAGAAGATTCATCTATTAGATCATATAGATTTGATAGAATTCTTCAAGTATTTGTTGACGATTCATTAATTAATGCATATAATAATGTAGAGCAACAAAATGTTCAAGAAAATAATATGCCAAATAATTCTCCAGACGATTATTTGATTCCAATGTTACCAAATATTGATCAAATAATAGAAGAGAGTGAGTTGGAAGAGGCAGAATTACCATATGATGATGCCATTGAATCTTTAGAGAATGCGCAAGAAGTAGAATTAAATATAGATAATACAATGTCGCAAGAAGAACTAGTTAATAGTATTACAAATAACGAATTAGATGAAAATCCTCAAGATTTTGAAGAAACAAAAGAATCAAATGATGAAATTGAAATGAATGAGCAATTTATCGATGAACGTCCTGAAGAACCAACAGAACAAAAACAATGATTGTCAACTTGTAATTTATCAAAAATCAGATGAAACTTTTGACAAATTAATGAAAACAAAAAACATTTTACATTTAGCATGAGATGAGTTAAAATAAACATGTATCGTTAAATTGTATGTCATTACTTACCGTGAATTCTTTTAAATCTCAATAAATAAAATTGAGATTTAGCCTACAATAAATTGAAATTGGTTTTTAGAATTTAAAGAATGGAGATGTGATACTATGAGTGTAGCTTTAGCTAGTGGGGATGTAATTGCGTATAGCGATTTTCCAGTAAAATGCACAGAAGATATGTTCGATAGTAACGATTGTCTTTATAAAGATTTGCCAAAGTTTATGAATAATGCAGAAAAAGCTATTTTGGCAAAATTTAAATTCAAGAAACCTACTAGAGAACAAGCTGTAGAAGATTTTAAGTGTGGATGCAAAGAGGCATTTGATTATCTGTATAATCATTATAAAAAGAAATTCAGTTATGTGGCTGCAAAATATAACAACGAAGATTTAATTCAAGAACTTGGGATGGTATTATATCATTGTGTTCAGAAATATGAAGCTGGAGGTTCAAGTTGCTTTAATACTCTATTTTGGACAGCGGCTCAAAATCACGTTGGAATGATACAGATAAGAGGAAATTCTAAAAAAAGAAAAAATGAATTTGGAGAAATTTCTCTTAATGCGACAACGGCAGATACGGATGTAACATTGGAAAATATTATAGAAGACAAATCTGTTGATAATGAATTTGATGATATTTTGTTTAAAAATATTTTAAAGCAATTAATTTTACCCAAGCTTACTTGTGAAGACCAAACCATTGTAAAGATGATTGTTGGAGGTTTTACAGTAAAAGAAGTAGCAGAAAAATTGAAAATCAATACTGCTAGCGTATATATGAGGCTAAAAAAGATGAGAGAAAAAGAAGGATTAAGTGATATATTGAAATCATTATATTATAAAACTAATAAAATAAAAGCATTCTCTGTCGCTGCATGACAGTTAAGATAGATTATAGTAGGCACTTCGAAAGTGCCTTTTTTAATTTAGCGATATAAATGTTATTAAAAGTGAAATTGTTTCTTTTTTTAATTTAAATTTTAATTTAATTAGTAGAATATAATTAAATGATTGGCTTAGATAAGTTTGGGTTAATATTTGTTTATGCCAGTTTATACATTATAAATCATATGGAGGTATTGATATGAATTATAAAGACGCTAAGTATGGGCTTGTAATTGGTAGAGCAATTGATGGGTGTGGTTTAACAAAATGTGCCGTAGAACTTCAAACGTGGTGCAATAGAAATGGAGTAGAATTAGAAATTTTTGCTTATGAAGGAAAAAAGATGTCTAGGTATAAAGCACATGTTATGGATTATGTAGGATATAAAGAAAAAGACCTAGATAATCTTCAAGAATCACTTAATAAAAAAGATGTTGTTATTTTCTTTAGTTATCCATATGCAAAATCAGATCATTCATACGTTAAATCTTTTTATGATAAAATCATAATGGGAGTAAATAATCCAGTTAAAATTGGATTTATTCATGAGGTTCATAAGACATATATAGACAAAATTCCATATATGGTTGGAATTATGAATAATATGGATGCAATTTATGGATATGGGCCAACAACTTGGTTCAATAGAGCTATGAATGAAATGTTTCCGTCAAAAGTGAAAGATAACAGAGTAAAAAGAATCCCACTGTGGCTTGATTTTGAAACAGCTGTAAAATATCGTAATGAAAATCCTGGTAAAGAACATAAAATTATGTATATTGGCCGTTGGACATCTACAAAAGAACCGCATAGACTGTTGTTTTTAGCTCCTCATATTAAAAAACTAGATAATGATTTTAAGATAGTTTTACGTGGAATTGAAAAGAGTCGTGGTGCAAAGGATGATATCTATGATAATCCCTATTGCATAGATATGACAAGTGAGAAGAAAGGCCCAATTGTAAATGAACATGGATGTGCTGAGGTATATAAGGAATATATTCATGATGAAGCCATGCAGGAAATGTCAAATACAATGTTTGGATGTAGTTTTTTCCATTTAGACAAACATCCAGAAGAATATGGCGATCGTATGGAATATACTATGATGGAAATTATAGTAAATGGCGCTATTCCAGTTTTTGATGTGCATTGGGCGAAACATAATGTTATGGCTTCTACTGGAAAAACATTTTACAATTATAATATTGAACATCCTTTTATGATTGTTAGTGATAGAGAAAAATTGGAAGAAACAGCAAAGGAAATTATCGATATTTCTAAAAATGAATCAAAGCAAAAAGAAATGATTGATAATGGATTCAATGTTATAAAAATGGAATTTGACGCTGATAATATCTGCCCATCAATGTTACAAGATTTTATTGATGTTGGAAAAGATAAGAAGAAATTTAAGACGAATGAAGATATTATTAGACATCTTATTGCTCCAGAATATGTAGACGAATATTTAAAATTGTATAATGAGTATAAAGATGATCATGTTGTAGTGTTTGGTTATAGAGAAATGTATGAAAAAAATATTTTTTCTATTCTTGACGGCAATAAAGAAGTTGAAATTAAAGAATTTAAAAAGTCAAGATTGAAAAAAAATAAGTAAAATAATAAGGAAGAGCTAAAAACAAAGCTCTTCCTTATTTAATTTAAAAGAGTTAAGTGTGAGCGTGAAATAAATGGAAAAAATAAAAAGACTTGGAAAACCAAGAAGAAAAAGGAAAAGCATTATATTGACAATGAAATATTGCTTGGACATACATGAAGATGATCCAGTTGAAACAGACGAGATTGGGAAAAAATTTAGAACTTGGATGAGAGACCATTTTTCGAATTGGGATCAAAGCATACTTCAATATTTTTTATATGAAAATAACATAAAACAAAACCCTGAAGGCGATAGAATTTTACTAGAAGGTCATCTTGATAAAATTTTAAAAGATGACACAATTCATTCAAAAGAAGAATTAAAAAATATTAACGATGAAATTGATAGTGATGAAATTGATTTTTCTTATAAGGACACGTCTAGTTCTGAATCGGAAAGACGTCCAGATTTGCTAGAAGAACAAGAAAATGATAGTAAATAAATAAAAAAAATAAAGCTTCTGCTTAAAATAATAGCAGAAGCTTTTGTGATGAATGTAACAAGGAGGAAGATAAATGAATATTTTAGTATCTGGCGTAAATGGAGCTGGGAAAACGACATTATGCAAAAAACTAAAAAAGAAATATCCCGAACTAATAGATACTCATTTTTCAAATCCTAAAGATATGGAAGATGGAAAGAAACAATATTTTGATTTTGTAGAACAAATGAATAATGATAAAAGTTATTTGTTTGATAGATTCCATGATGGAGAGTGGATATATGCTCCAATTTTCAGAGGATATGAAGGAGATTATTTATTAGAATTTGAAAATAAATTATATGATCTTGAATATGTTCCATTTTTTGTTTATGTTTTTGCAAAAATTAAAGATATAACGTCACGAATTGAAAAACGTGGAGAAGATTTTGTAATGCCAGAACATTATCCAATTGAAAGATTGAATTTTGATAATTTTGTTGCAAAACAACATCTTCCTTATTGCACAATTAATACATCACGACTTTTTTACGGCAAAGCTTTTCAAAAAGTATTACGTTGTATAAAAAAATACGAATCGATAAGAAAATTGGTTAATGGATGGGATAAAATTCCGCGTGGAGATATAAACGCAAATGAATTATATGTTGTAAAAGATGATGATTTTTCTACGAAAATTACAAGGCCGGATATAATTGGAAGAAATATTTGGATTACAATTGATAGAGATGTTGAAGAACAGTCTAAAATTATTAAACCTCAAAGAATTGTAAGGATGGAATGATATGTGTAGAGAATCATTAGACAATTTTTTTATGAAGATTGCGTTTATGTATGCAACGCGTTCGACATGTATAAGACGACAAGTTGGCGCAGTCATAGTAAGAGATAAAATACAACTTGGCGCTGGATATAACGGAGCACTAAGTGGATTAGAACATTGCACTGATAATCCTGATTTATGTATAAGAAGCAAATTAAATATACCTTCTGGTGAAAGAAGTGAATTATGTAGATCTGGACATGCAGAAGGAAATGCAATAGCACAAGCTGCACAAAATGGAGTAAACATAAAGGATTCAACACTATATGTAACATGTAAACCATGCGTAAATTGTACAAAAATTATAATTGCAGCAGGGATAAAAAGATTAGTTTACTGTGGCGATTATAGTCATGGATTAGATGATGAAATAGCTAATCAGCTTTTAAAAAGTATAAAAATTGATGTTCTTAATGTAGATGAATTTCAAGAATTCATCGATAAAAATAATTGCATAAGAACTCGAAGAGGTGAAAAATAATTGGCTGAAAATAAAGGACTTTCTTTAGCTGAAATTTCTAACTCATTGAATAAATTTAAAGAAACAGCTGGAGGAAAAATAGATTATTTATATGAGTTGTTTACTGAAAGTGATAGATTCCCAATTGATATTACTGTTGATGAGGATTCGCCAGGATTATGGCCAAGTCATGGAATACAATTATATTCAATTCTTCCTCAAATGAATATAAGTGAAGATTTTTGCACAAATGGAACAATCATTCATTTTGCAGCAAATAGATACTGTTTCCAATTCATGTACGTAATAAACGATATTACAGATGAATCAAAAATCAATAAATTATATTTTCGTTCAGGAAGCCAAGATTCTAATTCTTGGAATGAATGGGAATTAGTTAATACTTCAAAAAATACTTTTCAAAGTCTTGCATATAAAGGATATATGAGACGAAAAGCAAAAGAAGTAGTTGTTGATATTGATCCTAAAGTAAATTATGTTGAAATTGTCTTATCTATTGGAAGTTATTATAGCACTGATTTAAAAAGAGAATTAGTTAGAAATGTAACATCAATAGATGTAGTATTAGATGATTTACAACAAAAAGTGCATTCATTCTCAGGTAATTTGTTGGACATAGACGAAGGTGACGTTATCGTATATGACAATAATTCATATATTGCAATATATGACGGAGCTGGAGGATGTTTTGGATCGAGCATAGAACCAGGAGAAGTAGTTCATTTTGATAACTGTCTTGATGTTAACGATATGACACTGTTTCAAGTTATTAAAATTTGAAAAATGAAAAGGGGGAATTAATTTCCTCTTTTTTTTTGTTTAAAATAAATTAAGGAGGTTGGTAAAATGTATTCATTTAATTTTAATAATATTAATGAATCCTATAAATGCTTAATTTCAGCTATATTGGAAGGCGGAAAAAGAATATCACCAAGAGGATTAGAAACGTTGGAACTTTCTCCAGTATCTATAACTATTAATAATCCATTGGAAAATATCATCTACAGTGATGCTAGAAAGCTTAATTATGGTTTTATGTTAGGTGAATTAACTTGGATTTTGCAAAAAAGTGACGACATGAATCATATTTGTTGGTATAACAAAAATTGGAGTAATTTTAGTGATGATGGAAAGACGTTGAACGGCGCTTACGGTAAACGTATTTTCGATTATGGTAGTAAGCACATTAATCAGTTTGATAAAGTTGTTGAACTTCTAAAAGAAGATCCAGAATCTCGCCAGGGAACGATAGTGTTATTTGATCCATCATTAGATTTTTTAAAAACAAAAGATAAACCATGTACTAATTTAATGAGATTCTCAATAAGAAACAATAAATTAAATATGATTGTTTTTATGAGAAGTAATGATATTATGTTTGGATATCCTTATGATGTGTTTAATTTTACAAGTTTGCAAGTTATTATGGCTAGTAAATTGAATGTAAAAGTTGGTATTTATACTCATGTCGTTGATTCTTTGCACATGTATATGAATCAAATCGATTGGTGTAAAGACATATTGAATGAAAAAGATTTTAATTTATATGAAGGTCATGTATTTGATAGACCAACAACAGAAAATGATATTCAAACATTCATTAATATTGAACAAACAACAAGAAAATTAGCAAATAAAATAGAATTTGCTCATATTGTAAAAATGTTGAACGATATGGATTCTCCATATTGGAAATCAAATGCGGCATTTTTAGCATTATATAATTATCGTAAAAACAAAAAGGATAATAAATTTTTAAACAAGTTGCATCCATTCATTACGAATGAACTCATATATATTCTTAACAAATACAAATCTTTGTTGAAGGAATGAATCATGAAAATTAGAACAGATTTTATAACCAATTCGTCGTCTTCTAGTTATATTTTCGCAGTAAAAAATTCAAATATTGATCAACCAGATATGAAAGTTTTTGACTATATTCTTATGAATGATAGTCTTAGCAACGGAGAAAAAGGAATTAATATAACAAAATATGAACAATCAAACGATTGTGAATATTCTGATGAATTGCATAATAAAATAAAAGAATATATTGATAAAGACTGTCAAATTTTCCAAAAAGATTTTGGATATGGTGAAAACAATTTATCAGAATATGCAATTGATTTTTGTAAAAAACATGACGGATTTGTATTTTTAGGGATAGATGACTAATGAATTTATTAAAATAAGCGATCATATGATCGCTTATTTTTTTATAATAAATTGGGAGGAATGTACTTATGTCCAATAATTTTGTCAATTTACATGTTCATTCTCAATATTCTTTATTGGATTCTTGCCTTAGGTTAGAAGATTTAGTAAGACGTAATAAAGAAATTACAGATGAATTTAATAAAAAAACTGGAGAAACTCACCAAGTATATAGTTGCATAACAGATCATGGAAATTTATATGCTGTTATGTTTCATTATAATGAAGCTAAAAAAAATGATGTAATTCCAATTATTGGAGAAGAATTTTATGTAACAGATGATATGAATAATAAAGACATTGAACATTATCGTCAATATAAGAATGAGCATATGATAATTCTTGCAAAAAATATAGAAGGTTATAAAAGAATTTCTAAATTGGCATCTTTAGCTGCAACAAAAGGTTTTTACTATAAAGCAAGGATTGACGATAAATGTCTTGAAGATATTGGTACTGACGATTTAATAGCGACGTCTGCGTGCATTGCTGGTAGAATTCCACGTTGCATCATGAATGATGATATAGTTGGAGCAAAAAAATGGATTGAATATTATCATAAATTATTTCATGGTAATTTTTATTTAGAAATACAGCCAACAGCAATAGAACATCAAGTTATCGTAAATAAAGTGCTGATAGAATTGTCAAAAGAAATGGGTATACCACTAGTTGCTACAACAGATGCGCATTATTTGACTCAAGAACACAAAGAAGCTCATGATGTGCTTCTTTGCATGCAGAGTAAAGATGTCATGTCAAATCCAGATAGATGGACTTATGGCGGGAATACTTATTATATTATGACAAAAGATGAAATTTTAAATGCATTTAAATGTTCTGGTCACGAAGTTTTAGATCAAAAAGCGGTTTTAAGTGCTGTTGAATTTTCTGAAGATATAGCAAAACAATGTAGTGTTGAATTTGTTACAGACGTTCATTATTTGCCAAGTGTAGAAATACCAAAAAATGATAGTGTTTATAATGAGTGGAAAGAAAAATCAAAAGAATCTAGAGGAAAAGAGTTAGAAAAAACTAAATATCTTGAATATCTTTTTCTTAATGGGTTGACAAAAAAACGAGCACAATCAAAAAAAGATAGAATTAGAGCTGCACATGAAATGAAAGTCATTAAAGAGATGGGATTTGAGACATATTTCATTTTATATGGAAGCTTAATTGATTTTATTAGAAATAAAGCTAAAATACCATGTGGTCCTGGAAGGGGTTGCTTTAAAGATAATAATTTTGTTTTAACCCAGTATGGGTTAAAACAAATTAGAGACGTAAATGTTGGTGAGCTTGTCTATGCTAAAGATGAAAAACTTCATGAAGTTGTTAATAAATTTATTTATGATGTAGACGAAAAGTTATTACAACTTCAAATTGAAGATAAAATGATTGATGGTGTCACAAAAGATCATAAAATCTTAGCAATAAAAGCTAAAGACTTTGATAATGGCATAAGAATTCCTCAATGGATTGAAGCCGATAAGTTAGAAATTAATGATGTTATATGTGAAATTTAAAGGTGAAAACAATGCAATGCATTAGGTGCAAAGAAAATTTTATACAATCAGAAAAAAGCAAAAATAAAAAGATATCGCAAGGGTATGATCCCAATATTTGTTCTGGATGTTTTAGAGTGCTAAACACTTTATACAAAGACAAATTAACACCTGATGCATTGTACTATGGGCCTCGTAATAATCCTTTTTCTTGGGAAGTTTTTCAAAAAAATAGAGATGTTTTATCAAAAAGCACAAAATTATTTGTTGAAATTACTTGTGAAAAATGTGGAAAAAAAGATATTCGTAGAATCGACAAAATAATTCATTCGAAATATGCAAACAATATACAAATTTGCAATGACTGTATAATGAATTATGTGACATCTTTAGATGAATGGAAAACTACAAACAGTGAGGCTCAAAAAGCAGTACAATCTAGTCAAAGTGTAAAAGATAAAATAAAAAAATCTATATCTTTAACGTTTCAAAAGGATAAATTTTTTGCACTAAAAAGAAGCATTGGCAAAGGAAGATTTTTAAAAGGATTTTTCCGTAAAAAATGGTTTTTCGCAAGCAGCTATGAATTATCGTTTTTATATCAAAATGAAGATAAAAACGTTGTTTACTGCACAGAACAAATACCATATCTAAACGCAAATAATGAATGGCATATATACACACCAGACTTTCAAATAAATGATACTTTGTTTGAAATAAAAGGCGATGTAAAAACATATTTTGAGACTAAAAAAATGGAATATGCAATGCAATATTGCGAGAGAAGAAACAAAAAATTCAAAATTATCACTCGGAATGATTTAGACATAACATTTCTTACGCCAGAAGAATTATTGATTTTTGAACCACACGATTTAATTATTACATCAGTGCCTTATGCTTGGAATACAGATAAAATTGAATCATTTTTATGGGATAAAAATAGTTTTGTTAAAAAAATTCAAAAAAAATTTGAAAATATAGAATCTAAAGAAGCTGCTAAAGAATTAATTGATTTCTATATACGTTATCAGAATGTAAATCTTAACGAACTTGATAAAAAAAATGATAATTCATTTTTTCGTTGGTACGACAAGGTCATACATTCTAAAATGTTTTTATTATTATTTCTTATTAAGAGTTGTGAGGTGGAAAATGAAAATTTTGATAATTTGCAGTAAAAAATCTTACTGCTATGTAAATGATTTAAAAAATAAGTTAGAATCGCTGAATCATGAAGTATTTCTTCCAAATTGTATTGACAATGCAGACGCAGAAAAAGAAGCTTGGGCAAAAGGTGAAGAAGCACATAGACAATTTAAGAAATCTATGTATCAAAAAAGTGCCAATGTCATTTCTCAAGTAGATGCTGTGCTTGTATTTAATCTTACTATAGAAAATAAAATCAATTATATTGGCGGTGCCACATTTCTTGAAATGTATGAAGCCTATATGAATGCTAAGAAAATTTATCTTTATAACGATATTCCAGAAGGAATACTATATGATGAAATTCATGGTTTTTCTCCAATTGTTATTCATAAAGATTTATCTTTAATAAAAGATGAAGAACATGAAGATAATTGTATTGCTTGTGAAGCATTTGATAAATTAGCAAAAAAGTGCATTATTAACAATAATTGTTATCTTGCACAATGAATTATTAATATGTTTTGATAATCAGAAGGGAGTAAATAAAATGATTGCACAAGAAATTAAGAAAGATTTAGATACTGCTAGGAAGAATAAACAATCTAATGTTGTTAGTTTTCTTTCTACAATGTATGCAGATGTTATTGCTTTTGGTAAAAACAATGGAAATAGAGAGACTACAGATGCCGAGGCTATTAAAATTTTAAAAAATTTCCAATCTAAAACCGAAGAAGTTATAGATCTACTTAATAAAAAAGATCCATCAAAAGTGCTGGAATATAAAAATAAGATTGAACTTCTTCAAAAATATATACCAAAACAGCTTTCTAAAGAAGAGCTCGATAAAATCATTTCAAATTATATTAGCGAACTACCAAGTGTAGATAAGAAATCTATTGGTGTTATTATGAATCGTTTGAAAAATGAACATGCTGGCACTTACGATGGGAAATTAGCTTCTAATATCATTAAGGAGAAATTGTCATGAATGTTTTTATAAATGGGCTATACTACGACATTAATTTTGTAGATCGCATAGAATATGCAAATTCTCTTTGCAATGGATTGGTAAAATACGAAGAGACAGTCATTCTTATTAAAGATGGCTTGTCTCTTCAAAGAAAACAAGAAACTATTTTTCATGAAATTATGCATGCTCTTCTCTATGATTCTTCGTTGCATACATTGAATTCTGAAACATATAATGAATTACTTTCTCACGATTTTCTTAGTTTTGTACAAATAAACCAAGATTTTATATCTTCTTGTTATAGAAATGAATGCAATGCAAAAAAGATTTGTTTTAATGGGTTAAATTTTAAAATAGAATACGGTTTGGTCAATAAAATTGATTTAGAGAATTATATTTTGTATGTAAAAAACGGATGTAATGAATATAAGTTGAGTAATATGTTTGTTTTAATTGCAAAACTTATGTTAGAAGAAAATAATTTAGAATATGAAGAAAATGATGATAAACTCTTTGGCAAGAAATTGCTTCAATTAATAATGATGAATAAAGAAATTTTTGATTTTATACAAGAGGAATGATATGGAAAATTTCAAATCAAATTTGTTAAAAAAATATCGTTCACAATATATGAAAAATTTGATTGAAACATCTCCGATTTTTCATGATGAAACCATACAAATTTATCATGGATTGAAAAACCATAAATGGGATTTATCTGGCATAAATGGGAGATTACTTGAAGGCAGGATAGGAGAAATTAAATTTGGAAGGAATCCATTTTTCGGAAGACTTTTTAAATATATGGGCGATCATGATTTATATATCTTTACAACTGACGACTATAATTTTAATTATTCATCAATAGATTTTCAATCAGATTTTAATATAGCAGTTGATGTTAAAATGCTTGGTCCAACAGCTATAAGAAGACATTTTTTTGCATCTGGAAAAGAACATATGGAATGTGTGTTTAATGTAGAAGACATTGACAAATATTTGAATTCTGCGAAATATCCATTTTTGCTTATGTATAATGATCATGCATATTATAATAATTGCCATACTATGTTTGTAGATTTACGAACTGCATATGACGCAAAAGATCAAGTTGATTCATTATTTAAAGTAAAGATTGAAAAAAACAATCATTATGTGTATAGAATTAATATAGAATATATGAGTAGTGATAATCAGAAAACACATTATTTGTTAAATCATCAAGAATTTGCTCAATTTGTCATAAATTGCTATCATGAGTTAGACGACGATAATTTAATTAGAGCATATGACGAACTAGCAAAAAAATCGGGATATTTATAATGATAGTAGTAAAATCTTTTAAAAAGAAAAAAACGTTTTTTTTGATAATTTTAAAATTTAATATTGAAAAATGTAATTTGGCAATTAGCATTTCTAATGATATTATAAATATATCAAATTTTGTTCCTGATTTTATAAATAGTTTTGAACAATCAAGACAATTTGATATATTTTTAATTTTTTTAAAAAAGAAATTTTTTCATCAATTTATTTTCAATAACTTTGCAAATTACAATAAATTTATTTATAAAATAGAAAAAGAAATTGAAGAACTAAGATTATATATATTAAATAAATATGCATTATATTTTGGGGTGTAAATATTGAAAAGATTACAAAAAAATATAAAATTTTCAGAATGGCCACAAAATAATACAATGGTAAAACCAGAAAATCACATAATATATGGCCCTTGTCCATTTTACTTTTATTGTGCTGATAATTGGCCAAGAAATGAAAGCGAAGAATTTGAAAATTGGATGGATCCAGATGAAAATTACATTGGCAAAAATTCTAAAAAACATTTAGTGAAAAAACTACCACAATCTCAGCAACATATATGGTATACTCCATATTGGTGGGGAAACTGGGGATATGATAACTATTATGGATATTCTGATTATGGCGCTACGGATTCATCTTCAGATACATCTGGAGGAGAATGGAGTGGTTCTGATATAGGAATGGGTGGAGATTTTGGCGGATGTGAAGGATCTAAAAAAAGATTGCAAAAAATTAGTGATACAAGGGATATTCATGATGTGCCTCAATCACAAACAGAACAAATTTTCAATGAATTATTGCAAACGCTTTTAAAAGAAGGATTTGAATGGTTTGACAATGACGAAAGAGGATGTTTTGGTTGTTTCGGATATCAATTACCGCCAATTGGCGTTCAACATCCTATTATATATCTTCTTGAAGAGTGTTACTTAATGAAAACAGGAAAAAAAGAAGTTGTAGTTGTAGAACACAAATATGATACAGATGGGAAAATATCAAAATCGACTTATCAAAAATTTCCAGGTGAATTATGGGTAACAATTCGCGATAAAATCAAACAAAATGGTTATAAGTTAAATGATGGAAATACGTTTATGTATACAAATAAATTAACATATCAAGATACTAAAGATTTTGTAGATAATGAAATTGAAAAACGTGATAAGTATTTAATTGATTAATTTTAAATAGCCAAGATAAAAATTTTTATTTTGGCTATTTACTTTTTCTTGTACGTATGGTATAATATAATAAAAGATTATTTAGGAGGTAATAACAAAATGGCCAAATGCAGACAACTTGACAAAAAATTGGAACAATCATACATTGCTATTGGCAATCATATTGTCAATAGCATTATAAACAACGAACACAAAAACATTGGCGTTTTCGCAACATCGTCTGATCGCAGTAATGATATTTCTTGGATTAAGTCCATGTTTCATGGATGCGAAATCAGAGATGCTGTTATTGAAGCTGCATTGGAAAGCAAAGGAAAAACTTTAGAGAACATTGCTGATTATGATATGGTGATTTTGCTTAATTTGCAATTCAATAATGACGAATTCAATGTCACGTATGAAGATAAAATTTCAGACGATATTGGTGTTGCGGGGCAAGTTCCAATCATTCAGATTAATTATTTGTTTGATACTGATAAATTTTATGTAGAAGATAGCGATCTCGTTTCAGATGGGATTAGCAATGCTAAAAAAATTCAAAGTATAAAGAAACATAACAAACCTTATTGGGATTTGACTCAAGAAGAAGAAAAAAATCTTTTTTAACTATTGAAATTGAAAAAAGAAATTAACAATTGATTAACTAATTTTGTATAGCTTAAGAAAAAATTTTCTTAAGCTATTTACTTTTGTTTAAAATTATGATATAATTAAAATTAGATATCATGTTAGAAAGGGGCAATCGTAATGCAAGGTGAAAATCTTAAGGAAAAATATGTTTCATTAGGAAATTACATTATTAATAAAATTTTGTTAAACAACTATAAAAATGTTGGTGTGTTTTCTGCATTGCCTGACAATCTTAACAATGTTGGGTGGATTAAATCTATGTTCCATGGATGTATGATTAATGACGTTTGTATTTGGACTGCATTAGATTGCGAAGGAAAAAGTTTGAACGATTTGTCTCAATGCGACATGGGTATAATCATTAATCAGCAATTTAATTGCAGAAATTTTGACATTATGTTTGAAGATAAAAACTCTTCCGACTTTGGCATTAAGAATAATGTTCCGTTGGTACAAATCGATTATTGTTTCGCAAAAGATCATTTCATACCAGAAGAATACGATATTTTGATTTCAGATGGAATAAGCGATGCAAAAGATAAAAAAAGTATTGAAAAATATAAAAAACATTACTGGGAATTGGATAAACAGGAAGAAAAAAATCTTTTTTAACTATTGAAAAAGAGAGGTAAAACCTCTCCTTTTTATTTCATCTTTCATTTTTATGTCTGTGTTTTTGCTTTTGATTAATTTAAAAGTTCTTGTTTTGTTAATTCATTTGGAATTTTCCTATATTTTTGACTTTTTATAAAAGTAACGTCAGAAATACCATCAGAAAATAGATTACAATCTCTTTCAATTTCAAATTTGTCATCATTTAACATATAATGAAGTTGAATAACAGGTACATTGCTATTTATTCCAATATCATTAGACGAAATCATTTCGAATGAAATATCAAACTTATCATTATTAAATTTCAAATCAAGAAGAATTACCATGTCGTAATCAACAATGTTCTCTAAAGTTTTACCATTTTTATTTAATGCCGCATAAAAAGTTGCATCATCAAGTTCTTGCAAATGATACATAGATTTTATCCATCCCATGTTGTTGATATCATCTGAGCATGTTCCAAAAACGCAAATATTTTTATAGTTGTTGTTTAAAATTTTTTTAATAACAAAATTTCCGAAATCAATGTATTTTTGTTTAACTTTATTAGTTAATGTTTTAAACATCATTGCCAACTTCTTTCTTATTTAATATTATACAGTAAAACAATAAAATGTAAATAGTTAAATAAAAAAATTGTTAAACAAATTTATTTAATAATATTTGTATAGCATAAAATAAGTACTATCATTGTTTTTCATTGCAATTTGTATTCTTCATAATAATCTCCAGTTTTTGGATCAATGTATTCAATTAAATCATCTTTTGTAAACCAATTAAAAGATTCGTCATTAAATAAATCCGTGGAACAAGAATAGTAATAAAATGGTTCTAACTTACCAATAACATTTTTCCAAATTGGTAAATTTTTGTTATCACCTAAGGTTTTCAATATCAAATATGCTTCGCGAAGGTTAATAGTTGTAGAATCTTTAAATCTATTGTGATATTCATTGTTCATTATGCTTACTGCATGTTGCTTATCTTCATCATTTAAATCGTTAAAAAAATCAATAACTTTAAATTCATTATCGACAGTGGCATCTTCATTTTTGCCTATAAATCTAACATCATTAGTATCAATGTTAAGTTTTTCCAATATTGAAGCTGTTTTACGACGTATCAAATGTTTTTTCATTATTAATTATCTCCTATCATTTATAATAACATTTTATTATAAATAAACGTCGTTTTTATAATTTATTTTTTAAAATTTTGTATATGTAACAGTCTGTGCATTACATTGTAAAGTTTACTATGCATTGAATCATTATGCAATATTCTACTTAAATTTCTACAAAAATAATTGCTAAAATAGCCCCCAAGAAAACTTGCGCATAAACGCGTATAATTGGGCTAGTCAATGCATATACAAATGATAGCAAAACCAGCCCAATTATGTACCAAAATTTTTCTTTATTCAAATATTTTGTACATTAAATTCTTGTATAACAGTATCTTTTGGTACTATTATAAGGTTATTCTTTGTGAATGAATAATGACCATGTTTCCAGTCATAATATAAATTTAAATCAAATTCAAAATCATACTCAGCAGCAATACTTGGAGAGATTTCATTTGTTTCTAAAATGATAGTCTCATCAGCAGGTATTTTAACTAATTTATACTTATCAGGATCGACTTCTTGATATACATAATAATAATCAGTTGAGTCTATTTGTCCTCGTCCAACAAAGAATAATCCACTCATTTCTAAATTTCCAGAAATATTAGCTGAAGGTTTAAAATTAACTGATTTTATTCTGCTATCAATATGAATGTCTTTACCATTAAATTTTTCTGTCCAGCAATAAAACCACGTATCGTATGATTTTTTCGCATCTTTATATTCAGGCCATTCTTCTACTGGATGTCCACCACAAGCAGAAACTATCATTGTAATTACACACAACATAATTGCTGCTATATTCTTGATAGAAAACATTTTTTTCATTTAAAAACCTCCATTTTACATAAATTATGATAGTCAAACGGCATAGTCAATTAATAACGTGAAAAACTATAAATTCTCCCGTTATAAAAACTCTTATACATTCATTCTAATTTTAGTTTTCATTTTTAAACTTCTCGTTGCCTCATCAAAGCAATTTCTCCAGCGTGCATAGAAACATTTGGTGTCTCCAAAATAAATGGCAATTTTTTAAGATGTTTATGATTGACAATTTTGGTTAGTGCTTCTAATCCGATTTTGCCTTCACCCAATTGAGCGTGACGATCCTTATGAGAGCCCATCTCGTTCTTACTATCATTTAAATGTACTGCTTTTAAATAATCTATACCTATTACTTTATCGAATTCTTCCAGCACAGTGTCTATGTTTCTCATGTCATATCCAGCATCCCAAGCATGGCATGTATCAAGGCAGACTCCAATCTTATCTTTTAACTTAACTCCAGAAATCATATTTTTTATTTCTTTAAATGTCTTGCCGATTTCGGTGCCTTTTCCAGCCATTGTCTCAATAAGGACGATAGTATTCAAGTCACTGGTAAGAGCATCGTTTAAATTGCAAATAACATTGATGATGCCTGTCATTTCTCCTTTCCCACCGTGAGTTCCTGGATGGAGGTTGTAGTAATTACCAGGAAAATTTTCCATCCTTTGTAAATCATCCTTAAAAACCTCTAAGATTTTTTTGTCATTTGAACACAAATTCAATGTATAGGGAGCGTGCACAACCAATTTACCAAAATTATATTCTTTTAATAAATCATTCATTCTTTTTGCATCATCCTTGTCTATAACCTTTGCGCTAAATCCACGAGGATTGCGAATAAAAAACGCAAAAGTATTGGCATTCATATTAACGGCGTTTTGTGCCATTTTAAAAAACCCTTTAGATGTAGATAAGTGGCTTCCAATAATCATTTTAATCATCCTTTCTAATGCAATTTTATCATAAAAAAAAATAAATGTAAATAGTTAAAAAAGAAAAAAGAGGGAAAATTCCCTCTTTTTATTTATACATTATTGTAACGCATCAGTAATTCCTCGAGCAATAGCTCTTGCAAATTCATCTATATAATGATCATTTGATAAAAGACTTTCATCGTATTCGTTTGTTATAAATGCCAATTCTACCAAAGCTGCTGGCATATCTGTATGTTTAAGCACATATAATCCTGTAGTTGGTTTGATTCCTCTATCAGTAACAGGTAATGAATTTATAATTTGATCTTGAATACAAGAAGCCAGATGTTGGCTGTTGCTGCTTCCTTGATAATACCAAGTTTCAGTGCCTTGTGCAGAATAATTACTAGCAGCATTACAATGAATGCTTACAAATAAATCAAATTCATTGTTATTAGCATAATCTGTGATTTCATCTAATTCATTTGCTTGAAATTGTTGAGAATATACGCCAGCAGCATTTAGATAATCAACAATTAGATTGCTTACTTTTAATGCTACATCTGTTTCTCTAAGGCCAGTCCTTGGAGAGACGGCTCCCGCGTCGTATGTTACATGATGTCCAGCATTTATCAAACAACTTGACATATCATTCACCATCCTTATAGTTCATGTCTTTCTTTCCAGGAAATTCATTGCATTCTTTTCTATCATCTATTCCATTTTTGTTTTCATCAACAAAATGATCTTTACCAGCTATATATCTATTAAGTTTATCGGTTAATGCTTTAGTTGGAGCAGATCCCAGTACGCTGTTCAATTTACTATCTGTCAAATATCTAATTAAAGAAAGAACGCCAGCTGATGAAATGGCACCAACTGCAGCTAAGCTACTATCTAATTGAAACGCCATTCCATATAATCCATTCATTATATAACCAAAACCCCATAATCCAAACAAACCAAGCAAAGCCATTATGATGAATTCTGGTACAAATTTTCTAAACAAGCACATAAGAATATCAAAGTTTTTTACAAAACATCTTATAAAAGATATTTTTCTTTTTGGTTTTTCCTGCACAGCTTCTTCTTGCGGTTTTTTAACTTCTTGACATTCTTGAGGTTTGTCAATCTTCTCAATGAGTTCTTTTGTTCTTACACCTACTTTCACTCTTCCCATTGATAAGCGCCTCCCAAAAATTTCTTCTATAAAATAAATAAATTTTGATGTTAAAAATAAAAAAGAGGATGCAATGCATCCTCCTTTAGATATAAAGAGAAAAATTATGCGAACGCTTCAATTTCTTCTGGAGTTACTTTGTTAATTGCTTGAATCCATGCATCTCTAAGTTCTGAAACAATTTTCTTTGCTTCTTCAATTAGAGATGTTTTGCTAAACAAATTACCTTCTACTAAACGATCATAAGCATAACAATAAAGAGAAGATAATTGTTTAGAAATATCATACTTCATATCGAGATTGATAGTAAGTTCTGTCAAAATATTTTCTGCTCTTTGAAGAAAATTATTTGATGTTTCATAGTCTTTATTAACGAGTGCCTCTTCTCCCTTATCAATAAAGTTAATGCAACCATCATAAAGCATTAAAACCAATTCATGAGGACCAGCGTTTTTAACTTGTTGTTCTAAATTCATTTATTTTTGCTCCTTTCAGTAAAGTAATTTATTTTATTAAAAAAATTATGAAGCATACTACTTTGTAGCAAAAATGCAATTTTCTTTTTATTTTTTTTTAATTTATGTTTAAAATAAATAAAAAATGGAGAAGAGAATGAAAACAGTTGATTATCATTATTTTTTAGAACATAGAACAGAAAAACAAAATAGATTAGTAGAAATAATTTGCAAAGATTGTAAACAAAAGTCATTAGTACATTGGAAAAATTTAGTTTCTAGAAATCAAAATGTACGTTATCAACAAATATGCAATAAATGCATTTTGAAATATCGTTCCAAAAGTCACTTGAGAGGGAATTACTACGGAATAAAATTTGAAAGTAGTTATGAATTAGGCTTTATTCATCATTGCATTAAAAACAAATTAAACATCAAAAGATACACTGGGATAGTAAAATATGTTGATGAAAATGGAATAAAAAGAACATATCACCCAGATTTTTTAGTTGAAAATAACATTGTTGAAATTAAAGGAATTTATAATGATAATGCAAAACAAAAAGAACAGTATGCTAAAAATTCTTTAAAAAATTATGTCTTGTTGACAAGAAAAGATTTAAAAAATTTAAATAATTTTATTTTTTGTTCTAGTTTTGAAGATTTAATTTTATTTGACAAAGAACATCTAATGATAACATCATACCCAGATAGTTTTGAAATGAATAAAATAAAAGAACCAGAAAATTATTTGGGTTTTGTTTATTTGATAAAAAATTATTTAACGAACAATGTTTTTTGTGATATATGCATTGGAAAAGCAACAGATAAAACATTAATTTCTTTATGTAATAATGATATTATTCATAACGAAATTCAAATCATAGGATATAAAAATTTTGAATATGACTTGGTTCATTTAAAAAACATCACAATTGAAAAAATAAACAATTTACCAAGAACTCCAACAGAAGAAGAAAACTTTTTATATAAGAAAAAGTACGTTGAAATGAATTCTGGAACAAAAAATCCAATGTTTGGTAATCATTTGAATGAAGAACAACGAAGAAACATAGGAGAAAAATTAAAAGGAAAAAATGCTGGCAGTAAAAACGGGATGTTTGGTAAACAGAATCCAATGTTCGGTAAAAAACAAGAAAAATCTTTTACAGGATATGACTATAATTTAGTGAATTCGAATGGTGAAATCATTGATTATATTTTAAACACTTATATAGCTCTAAAAAGATTTAATTTAAATAGAAAAGAACTAAAAAACATTGTAATTAATCATTTGCCAATAAATAATGAATGTTATTTGGAATTCACTGAACGTTCTAAAAAAATTTACGAAAAACACTGTAAACAAAAACGTTGTAGCACAAAAAATAAAGGCGGCAAAAAGGTAATGTTATTTTCAAGTGATAATCAATTAATAAAAGAATTTCCAACAATTACATCGGCAGAAAAAGAATTAAAATTTAATAAAAAGAAAATGATGAATAACAAGTTGATTTTGAATGACGGAAGATACATTATATGTGATAGTGCGAATAGAAATGAGTGTTAATTTGAAAACAGTCGATTATAATTATTTTTTAGAACATAAAACGGAAAAAAGAAATTGTAACGTTCTTATAGTGTGTAAAGAATGTAACAAAGAGAGTGTTGTTTCGTGGAATTCTTTGCAAACAAGACAACATAAGTATGAGGCAATATGTAATAAATGCATTAACAAATATGTTTCTCATAAAACACTTCATGGTAGTTATTATGGGATAAAATTTGAAAGTAGTTATGAATTAGGCTTTATTCATCATTGTATTAAAAATAACATCCCAATAAAACGATGTGATGTTCAAATTCCATATTTAACTGGAAATGAAAGTCATTTTTACTATCCTGATTTCATTGTCAATAATTCTATCATTGAAATAAAAGGAAAAATTGATGAATGGTCAAAAATTAAATCATTAGCTGCTAAAGATTTTTGTTTAAAACATAATATGAATTATCAATTTTTGACGCTAAAAGATTTAAAAAGAATGAGAGACTTTATTCACGTCACAAATCAAGAAAATTTGATTTTTTTTGATAATGCACATTTGATGATAACATCGATGCCACAATCTTGGAATAATGAATTAATGCCTAAAAACGATTCAATTGGATTTGCTTATGTAATTACAAACTTATTAACAGATTCTAAGATCTGTGATTATGTAATTACTAAAGATTTTTCTCAAAAATTTATTGATTCTCTTATCAATGAAAACGAAAAAATTGATATTTTGGGATATTCAAATAATGAATATGAGTTATTTAAAATTACAAAACGTTTTGGTAAAATTAGAAACGATGTAAAATTTAAAAGAAAAAATAATGTTAGATCAAAAGAAGAATGTTTGCATCAAAGCAAGATAAAACAAGAAGCTTGGAAAAACATGACAAAGAAAGAACGAGAGTTTTTTAAACAAAAAATGTCCAAAGCTGTAACTGGAGAAAAAAATCCAAATTATGGAAATAAATGGACAGAGGAACAGAAAAAAGCACTAAGCAAAAAAAGAATAAAAAATGGTAAAACACGAGGAAAATTGAATGGCATGCATGGGAAAAAAGTGGAAAAATCCATCAATGGATATCACATTAATGTATATGATAAAAACATGAAATTTGTCAAAACATTTTTGTCTATAGTTGCGTTAGAAAATGAATTTTCTTTGACAAAACAAGAAATTAAAAATGCAATAAATGAACATTTACTGGTAAAAGATCATTATTTTGAATGGACAGAAGACACAAAAAATAAGATTGAACATTGGAAAAAATCTACAACTGGTGAAAAAAATGGGATGTTCAACAAAAAAGGTGAAAATGCAGTAAATGGTGTCCCAGTTAAAGTATTTAATGAAGAAAATGAATTAATTTATGAATTTAAGACAAATAATGAAACTTGTGAAAAATTGAATATGACACACTATAGATTGGAAAAATGTGTCAAAACTGGAGAAACATATCACGGAATGATTTTTAAAAAAGGAAGCAGAAATTATACAGAAAAATCTTTTCCGTGTAAACATTCAAAAACATGTTATAAGTTTGATCATGATGGTAATATCGTGAAAACATATCATACAAAAACAGAAATGTTTGATGAATTCAAAAAATTAAAAATTAGTAAAACAAAAGCAATGAATCATAAAGAAATAAATGGATTTTTCTATTCATTAGAACCGACGTTTAATCAAGAATGGATTGAATGTAATAACTAAAAAAATAAATTTTCAAGAAATTGATAGATGTTTCTTTATAAAAAGAAAATAATTTTTATAAAATAAATAGAAGAAAGGATGATATGGATGAAATATAAAAGACTTACTTCTAAAAAAACTTTTCAATACAAAGGGAAAGTTTACGACTTAGAAGTAAAAGATGTACATTCATATAATATTGACGGTTTAATAGTGCATAATTCTGGTGCTGGATCACTTTTAAATTATGCACTAGATATTACTCAAGTAGATCCTCTTGAGTATGATTTATTTTTTGAACGATTTTTGAATCCCCGTAGAGTCGGTCATGTACCAGATATTGACGGAGATACTTCCTATCTTAGAAGTGATGAAATATATGATTTTTTGAATCAAACATTTGGTAAAAATCATTGTTGTAATATAGCTACTTTTCAATATATGAAACCAAAAGCTGCTTTGAGAGATATTGCGAGAGTTTTTGAAATTCCACTTGCAGAAGTTGATTTCGCAGCTAAAAAAATTGACAAAGATGCAAAAACATTTGATGATATAAAAGATGTTAAAGAAGTGAATGAATTCTTAGATAAATATGAAAATTATCATCTAAGAGATTATTTGAAAACATTTATGAATCTTCCGAAATCTGTATCTCAACATCCAGCAGGAATTGTAATAACTCCATCTAATATGGAAATAACTGATTTGACTCCAGTTGCACCGGCTGTAGAAACTTCATCACATAATACATGGTATAGAAGCATGTATTGTAAAGATGAGATAGAGCAAATTGGTGGCATGAAATACGATATACTTAGATTACGCACAATGGATATTATTTGCGATGAGTTAAATTTAATCAATAAATATTATCATAAAGATTTAAAACAGATGTCTATACCGTTAGATAACGATAAAGCTTGGGACTTAATATGTGACGCAAAATATCTTCGTGGTGTGTTTCAAATGGATGGTGCGGCAGCTGTTCCTGTAATAAAAAAAATAAAGCCGCGTACGATGGAAGAATTATCGGCTGTAAATGCTTTTATACGACCTGGTACTTCTGGGTTAGATGAATATTGCGCAGCAAAAAAAGATCCAAGTAAACTAAAGAAAATTTGGCCAGCATTTGATAAAATATTGGAGCCCACGATGGGTGGTATAGTGTATCAAGAACAAGTGATGGGACTTATTGCTGAATTATTAGGAATTGACTTTGGTGAAGCTGATATATATAGAAGAGCACTTGAAAAACCTGATAAAAAGAAGAACATACCATGGGTAGAAAAATTTAATAAAGAAGTTATACCGACTGGATTATCACGTGGAATACCAGAAAAAGCATGTAAAACAATAGCGCAAGCTATCATTGATAATAGTGCTTATTTATTTAACAAATCGCACTCAGTATGTTATTCGTACATCGCATATTGGTGTGCATGGGTAAAAGCAAATTATCCATTAGTGTTTTTTACTGTGTTATTTAATAATGAGAAGTTGGAACATTTTAATAATTGCATGCAAGAAGCAAGAGCATTTAATATTGATGTTAGGCCGCCGGATATTTCTGCAAGTAAGTTTGAAGCAAAAATAGAAAATATCGATAATAATTCTATTAGAATGGGATTGAATTGCATAAAAGGATTGGGCGCAGCTGGCGCAGCAGACATTATGAATGCGCAACCATTTTCAACGATACAAGAATTTTTTGAAAAAACTGGAAGCCAAGGACACAATAAACGAAATGTTGATGTATGTATTCAAATAGGGGCATTTGAAAGCTTGCCATTGCAAGTTCCAAAAGATATTGTAGATGATAAATGCAAAGAATTTATAAAAGTAGAAGAAAAAGATGATTGTTGTTTGCTTTATATGAATAGAGCACAGCAAAGGAAATGGTTTGAAAGTTATCAAGAGACAAATTCAAAAACTAGTATACCAAATTATTTAGTTGATTTGACAACTGTTGCTGGAAAATATTTAAATGCATTTGGGGAAGACGAACTTATTAAAGAAAAAAAGAATCCCAATTGTGTTGTTGTTCCAGAACCATTTCTTGAAAAATTTGGGAAAATAATTGATGATGTAGAAAAAACAAGATGCAAACCAAAAGGTATATTTGAAGTAGTAAAAGAAGAAGTTAAAGATAAATTTGTTCATGCATTTGTTAAAGCAAAAACAAAAATATATAGAACGAAATTTAATAAGGTTAAATGTTATCTTGATGATTTAGATACATTTGAAATTAGCTTTATTGATCATCCGTTTAAAAACAAAAAGCATCTTAAGTCTTTAGAAGACATAAAAGATGGAGATAGTATTGAAATTGGAGGATTGATAAAAGAAGTTGTTAAAAAACGTTCGAAAAAGGGCAATGAATATTATAGAATAATTTTAATAACACCTTTAGAAATTGTCGGAATTACAATGTGGAATGATATGTACAAAAATAATTCTGATATTTTGAAAAAAGGTAATTTGTTAGTTATTTCTGGAGATAAAGGCTATGGCGGATTGAGTGCAAAATATATAGACCATGATAAAGTGAAAAAAATTAATGAAAAATGGATAAATGGCGATAACTTAGAAGAAAATGAATAAAAACAAGAGAGGATTTAAAAATCCTCTCTCTTTTTTAATGAGAAGCTGTTTTTAGTAATGTTTTTCTTAATCTTTCTTCAATAGCTAGTAGTTCTTTTTCAGCAGACTGCCTTGCTGATCGCGCAGATTGTTGTATTTTTATTGTTTCTTCTATTGTTGTTACTATATCTTCGTTTGCTTTTTTTAACGTTTCAATGTCAACAATTCCTCTGTTTGACTCTTTTGTTGTTTCAATTGAATTCATTTTTAAAAGTTCTGCGTTTCTTTTTAGCATTTCATTTGTTGTGTCGCTAATTGCGCGATTCATTGATAATACTTGTTTTTGTCTTGTTAATCCAAGAGCAATGACAATCTGATTTTTCCAAATTGGGATAGATGCGAAACTTATTGTCTGTATTTTTTCGCAAAGAGTTTTATTTGTATTTGACATTAATCTTATCTGTGGAGCCATTTGCAAAGATATTGTTTTGCTGAGCTTCAAATCGTGAATTTTCTTTTCAAATCTATCTAAATTTTGTTCAAAATCATTCACAACTTGAATAGCCATTTGATCTTTTGATTCTGCGGCTTGTTGACGAAGTTTTGGCAACGTTGTTTCATTCATTTCTTTTATTTTTTCTTCGCCAGCAATAATATACGAATTGAGGTTTCTGAAATAATTGACATTTTGTTTGAATAATTCATCAAACATGATAATGTCTTTCATCATGTCCATTTTATTTTTCTCAAGTTCAGCTTGTATCATATCAATTTGGGTAGATAGCTTATCATATCTATCCATTAAACTTTGTCCCTTATTGATAAAATTTTTAATAATTGGTATTCTTGTGAAAAAACTTCTTTCGCTTTCTGGTTTCAATTCTCTTGTTTTAGCAACAAACTGCCCTAGAAGCTCTCCAACCGGTCCAGAATCTTTAGAACGAACAGATGAAAGTATTCCATCAGTAAATGCAGCAATATCTTGTTGTGCAGCAGAACCGAATGACAGGACATAAGAAGAATCTTGTATGTTAATGCTTTCTTTTATGTTGTCTATTTTTTTTCTTTCATCTGGAGAAAGTTGTTCAACTGTTTGTTTAACAATTTCTAATTCTCGTTTTACTTCTCCTTCCGCTTCTTTCATTAGGTCATTTAAATTAATGTCATTCATTTGTATCATTCCCTTCTAATCTATGCTTAAGAAAATTTTTGTTTTGCATTTCTTTTAAATAAGAAGAATGAATAGGAAGTTCTGTTTTTTCTCCATTTTCTAACCAAACGTCTAATGTAACACAACCAGATTTATACGTATATATAATTTCTAAATCACTTACTATATGCTTTGAATAAGGTTTATAGCTGTCGTAATAAATTATATCTTTGTTTTGCGGCAGTCCGAATTGTTTTTTGAATTTCTTCTTTTCATCATCATTCATTTCGCTTAGGCGCATGTTCTTTCACCTCTGTTTAATTTTAACATAGTAAATATTGAATGTACATAGCAATTTTATTTTTCTTTTATTCCTTTATACTTTCATTTAGGATAAACACCACAATTATTTATATTATTTTTTTAAATGAGAAGAAAATGATATTTTCTTTGAAATTTATTTAATTTTTGCAAAAATTAATATAAATAGGGTAGGTGAATTACGTGAATAGACCACCTAAAGGCGATGAATATCGTCGTGGAAATTTCGCTGGAATGATGTTTCAGCCTTCTGCGAATGACACGCCCGATATGACAATAAGAATTAAACAAGGTTCTTTTTGGATAAACAATGAAAAATTTATTGAATATGCAGGCGGTGTATCACCCAAAATTGAAGTTCCAAGTTCTGGAGCAAAATGGGTTTTGGTAGCTTTAAATAAGACTGGAAAATGTGTTATTGTTAATGGATTACCAAGAGCTAATAATCCAGAACCACCAACGCTTTCTCAAAATATGTTACCATTAGCATTTGTATATGTCAAATCTTCTACGACTGTCATTACTAATGATATGGTATACGATGCTCGTCCAGAGTTTGTTGTTGGCGGATATCCAATTCATCATAACGATTTACAGAATCGTAATAAAGATAATGCTCATTCAATTGAAGCGATTACTGGATTACGTGAAGAATTAGATGAAAAAATTACATCTGAAGATGCTAAAAATTTGATACGTAATAAGGCTGATTATAATGGAACAGTATCATCTTCATTTACATTGAATGCAGATGATTCTGGTGTTCCAGTTGAGCATTGTGGTATTTATGTTAATCGCGGTGCTTTGCCAAAAGTCGGAATTAAATACAATGAAGATTTAGATGAATGGCAATATAGCAATGACGGAACAAATTGGCTTTCTTGGAATGATGGTGTTAATACTCCAAATGCTTCTGCTACAGAATTCGGCGTTGTAAAATTAAGCGCAGATCCAAGCGATGAACCAATTGCTGTTGGCATTAACGATCCAAGATACTTATCTATAGACGAAAAAGTAACTAAAAATGATCTGCGTAACATATACATAACGCGAGAAGAAGTTCTTAATCGACTAGAAGATAAGATGGACGTAGAGGGAACTTATTCAAAAGACGATATTAATAATATATTTGTTACAAAGAGTTCTCTTAGCAATAGTATGCTTGACACGTATACACGCGGTCAGATTGATTCATTCTTACAAGTAAAAGCAAATGCAGCACAAGTATATACAAAAGCAGATGTAGACAATGCATTGCAAAATTATTATACTAAGGCAGAAACTGATGATTTATTCAACAGCTTAGATTTAAGTGCATTGAAAGATTTTAACATTAACAACTATTATGTTAAAAGCGAAACGGATTCTTTACTGCAAAGTGTTGTTACTAATACATATACTCGCAATGTCTTAGATGCGAAACTGGACACAAAAGCAAATGCTGTAGATGTTCATACTGAATTGGATAATAAAGCAAATGTAAGCGATGTATATACAAAAGATTATATTGATAACCAGTTTGTTCAATTGGATAATAATCATAAAAATCTGTTTTATGAAAAATCAGCAGTTGATGTATTATTAAATGAACGAGCTTTATCTAATCATAATCATTCATCTGGAGATATTATTGAAGATGATGCGCATAATTTTGTTAGCAAAAATCAAATCAACTCTTGGAATTCAAAACAAGATGCATTAGGATTTGTTCCTGAAGATTCTTCTAAGAAGGGACTAGCAAATGGTTATGCTCCATTAGATAATAATGGACAAATTCCCATTGAATATATTCCAGATGAAGCAAAAAATGAAACATCTATTGAAGTAATTGATACATATGACGATCTTCTTGTTATTCCAGATATGAAATTAAAAGATGGAAACCATTATGTTGTATTAGATGCAACTGGAGATCCTAGTGGAATCACAGGAAGAGCAGAATATGTATATCATAACAATGAGTTTGTTTGCACTAGTCATAATCAACTTCAATCTGTTGATTGGAATAATATTACTAATAAACCAGAAAATCTTGGAACAGAAGTAGATCTTAGTAATTATTACACAAAAAATGAAATAGATTCTTCTATTTCCAATTTGGTTTCTAATATAGATGGCAAAGCAAATGTTTCATCTGTATATACAAAAGAAGAAGTAGATAATCTAATTCCTTCTCAAATTGACGCATACACAAAAACAGAGGTTGATTCACTACTTAACGACAAAGTGTCAGTTGGTAGTGTATATTCTAAAGATGAAGTTGATGGTTTAGTTAATAATGTTTCAATTGACGCATATACAAAGTCAGAAGCTGATACATTACTAAACAGCAAAGCTAATTTAAATGATGTTTATTCTAAATCTGAAATTGATTCTTTGGTATCTTCTAGAACAAAAGAATTACAAGAATTTACTTCTGGAGATTGTATTTTTGTTGCATATGAAAATGATGCAATTACATTTACAAAAACTAATAATTCCATTTCTATTGTCAAAAACAAAGAAGTAAAATCTGTGAGATTCAGTGTATCAACAGATGAAATTGGATCAAACAATAGAATCTTAATTGATTACGATGCAAATTCAACAAACAATAACATGTTAACGTATGATTATGCTAATATTCAATATATGCAATTGATGGGGACAAAAGCAGCAACAAAGATTGGAACAAACATATACTACACAAATGAAAATAATCCTCATTATTGCGAATGTGCTTTGCCGTTCGATAATCAAGGTCCAGTAGTTGTAAAAATTACATATTGAGGTGAGATAAGTGAAGCTATTTAATGGAAAAATAAACATATTAAATGTTGAACAAATCTCATCTAATTCATGGAAATTGCATATTACATTTTTTGATGGATATATGCATTATACTATGAATGATATTCAGATCGGAGATTATGTTTTTACTAATAGCATAGATAATTATGATAATGAAGAAATTGGATTCTTTGTTGTATCTAATATTGATGATTTAACAAACGATTCAATAATTGTAGAATCTAATAGTGGATTGACTCCAAGTTTAGGAGAAGGAATCATTTGTCGAAATGAAAATGTTTCGTTCATTCCAACGTCTTTAGACGGCTTGCCTCAGCAGCTAATAGATTATGCAAGAAATATAGATTTAAATTTGTTTGCAAAGTCAATTATAGAAAAGATTAATGCAAAAAGCAATGAAACATCTTGGCATTATGGTTCAAATATGAATTATTTGTCAAATGTTGATGTATTATTATCAAATGAAAATAATGTGTATAGCATATCAGTTCCAGAAAATGGGATTTTGAAAACAATCAGTTTTGAATTGAGTGATTTGGGTGAACTTGAAAACATAGATGAGAATACACAAGCTTATTCAATAACAATAGATTTCGATGTTAATCAAGTATTTACGCCTAATAAAGAATTCAAATTTGAAAATAATAAATTAGATATTCTTGGAATAATGCCAGAAGTTAGTCTAATGAGCATAGAAGATAATACATTTAAAACATGTGATATTGTATATCCTGCTTTAATTAATTATCATACTTTGCAATTCAAATTTATTTCTACAGTAAAAACTGATGCAAATACATTGATTGTTAAATTAACGTTTTAATTAGTAGCGTGCATCTTTGCACGCTACTTTTATTTTTGAAGGGTGTGATTTATTTGTTATTTAAAAATTTTGTCGTTTTGGGTCTAGACATCTCAACAAGATCAACTGGATGGAGCGTTATAGAATATATTGAAGAGAATAAATATAAAATCATAGATTATGGAACGATTGAAAGACATGGCATGGATATCGGTGAAATGCTGTTATATTTTGAACAACAACTTCAAAAAATAATACAACAATTTAAACCTCATGGGATTTCTGCAGAAGCACCATTCGTTGGAAGCAATAAACAAGTTATTCAAAAACTAAGTATGTTTCATGGTATTATGCAATTAATAGCAAAAAAAGAAAAACTACCAGTTGTATATTACGCTGTTATGACATTAAAATCAAAGGTTTTGGGCGGAATAAAAATAAAAAATAGCGATGGAACAAAAAAATCTGGAACGCAAATGAAACAAGAAGTTGCAAATAAAATATTTGAATTGCTTGGAAAAGAAAATTTTGTCAAAGAATTCTCAGACGATGTTACAGATTCAATATCAGCAGCAATTACATATTGTCTTATGAAAGGTGAATGTGTCAGCAAAAAAATAAAAAAGAAAAACAAAAATAAGTAAAATAAATAAAAGAAAGGAGCTTCTAAATGAAAATTTTATGTTTTGCTGATTTGCATGTTGGACAAAAAGCATATTGTAAGATTGATCCTGAATCTGGTCTTCATCTAAGAGAAATAAATGCAATAAAGATATTGAATAAAATTATAGACGATGCCATATCTAATAATGTGGATGTTGTTGTATTCGCTGGTGATATGTTCAAAAACAACTTGCCAAACCCAACTTTAATTAATAAGGTTAGTGAAGCGTTTTTGAAATTATCATTGAATAAAATACATACATTAATTTTAGATGGCAATCATGATGTATCTAAGCTTAATTCTTTTTCGTCTGGTCTTCATCAATTTGTATCATTAAATATACCATTTATTTCACAGACAAGGTTTTACGAAGAAAAATTAATAACAATAAATGATAATATATATAGGTTCGTTTTTCTTCCAACGCATCATACAAAGGAAGAAATTGAAGAGTTAGTTTCTAATTTGGATGATAAATATAAAACAATTATCATCGGTCATTTGACTATGAAAAATGCAAATCTAAATGACTGGAATGTTATTGACAACGATGAGTGCATAGACAAAAATATTTTTAAGAAAAAAAATATTATTTCTGTAATACTCGGGCATCTTCATAAACACCAAATTTTAGAACGAGAGCCGTTAATATTTTATTGTGGAAGCGCTGATAGAATTGATTTTTCAGAAGAAAAACAAGATAAAGGCTATGTGTGTTTAAATTTTGATAATGATTCATGCGATATAGATTTTATTCCAATTGATATTTCTCAAAAATTTTTAACATTAGAATTTGATTATAAAAAAGAATCGGATGCAGAAACGATAGAAAATTCTATCATCAAAAAATTGTCTAAACAAAACCTAAAAGATGTAATATTGAGAATCAAATTAAAATTGAATGATGGAATTAAAATAAACGAAAAACGAATTATAGAATATGCATATAAAGAAAAACATGTTCAGTTTTTATTAAAAATTCAATATGAAATTGAAAATATTGAAGATAATAAGATTGAAATTAGCAATTCGCTGCCAACGTTTGATGCTATAGAAATGTATTATGATGGTCAAAATAGAGCAGATGAAAGAATTAAATTATGTAAAGATGTTGTAGAAAGAGTTGAGAATAATGTTTCGTAAACCCATACAATGCAATTGTTTTATATATTTTGGTGTTATAGTTTCTGAAGGTGAATTAAAAACAGCTATGAAAAGAATGCATAAAAACGACGATGTCTATGCATTTATTTTTGGAAATGGGTTGCAATTTCAAAGAATAGGAAATTCAAAAAAATCATCAAAATTTATAATAGGAAAAGAAATTTATAATCAATATGCTTTTACTAGTATGAAATTAAATTTTGATGAAAACAATCAATTAGAATTATTACATAATAATGGAATTCCAATAAATATACAACTAGATAAAGATACACAACAAGAAATTACAAAAAAAATATATGCTCTTGGATTTTTTAATCTAACAGGGTATCATATGATTCATAATTATGAGATAAATAATGTTGGGTAAAATGATATGAATTATTGGGAAAATAAAATTGAATTTCAACAAAAAGCAAAAGAACATACGGAATTAATGTCAATTCGTTATAAAGACGAAATTGATGATTGTAATATTAAATTTTATTCAACATATAAAGAAAATCTAGACGGTGAACACCCAAAATTTACACTGATTGATTTGAATAGCGTAGATGCTATTTTTTATTATGACAATTGTGCTGTTTTGAATTTTGCTTCATATAAAGAACCAGGCGGAAAATTTTTAGAAGGAGCATTTGCTCAAGAAGAAAGCCTGTGTCATGCTTCTTATTTGTACAATGTTTTAAAAAAACAAAAAACATATTACAGATATAATAATGAACATAAAAACAAAGGAATGTATGAAAATAGACTTTTGTATTGCAAAAACATTTTATTTACATTAAGAAATAAACAAAAATATTGTGATGTAATAACTTGCGCAGCACCTAATAGATTAAATTTGTTGAAATATCATTCATTTAATGAAGCACAAAATAATTTTGCATTAAATGAAAGAATAAAATTGATTAAATATGCTGCAGAAGATAACAATGTTGATACTTTAATTCTTGGCGCATTTGGATGCGGCGTATTTAAACAAAAACCGAACATTGTGTGCCTTAATTTCATTAAAAACTTTGAAAAAACAACGATAAAAAAAATAGTGTTTGCTATTCCAAAAGGAATAAATTATAAAACATTTAAACAAGTATTAGTAGAAAATAAATTGTTATAAGCAGCAACAAAGCTGCTTATTTTTGTCTAAAATAAAAAAGAGGTGATAGAATGTTACCAAAATATTTGAAAATTCACGGTTATCGTTCGTACGTAGATGCAGAAATTAATTTTTCTGATTTTGGAAATCTTTTTTGTCTAATAGGAGAAAATGGAGCAGGGAAATCTTCAATTATAGAAATGATCACGACAGCTCTTTATTATCGTAATTCGTGTACAGACAATAAGGGAGCTGGAATGGATGAGATGATTAATCATGATTGCGATCATTTTGAATTACAATTTTGTTTTGAAATGAATGGCACTACATATTTGATTATATCAAGAAAATATAGAAATGGCCCAAGAGAATTAGAATTCTATATAGATGGAATTAGTCAAACTGAAAAAATTTTAGAAACACAAAAAAAGATTATTGATGTTATAAAATTAGATTATGATGTATTTCTTGATACAATTTGCGTTGGACAAGGAATGTCAGCTAGGTTTATGAATAAAAAACCAAATGAAAGAAAGGAAACACTTGCTCAAATCTTAGATATAAAAAAATATGAAGCATATGAGAAAGAAGCAAAAGAAACAAGAAAATTGTTAAAAACACAAATAGATAATTTAAATTCTCAAATTGAATTTGCTTCAACTCAGTATGAAGATGTCAATGTTTTGCAAAAAATTATTGATGAAAAAACAGAAAAAAATATAAAATTAAAAAAGAACTTAGAACAATTGAATAACAAATTTGAAATTATCATAAAAGAAAAAGCCGAATATGAATCTTTAATTGGCAAAAATAAATTGATTTTAAATCAACGTTCTAAATTAAAGAATCAATTATCAAGTTTAAAAAATGATATTGAACTTAAAAAAGAAAGATATTCTGAAATAGAAATCGAAAACATAGATTTTGATTCAGAAATACAACAATTGCAAAAAGAAATTGATAAAAAAAGAGAAGAGATTACTTCTATAAAAGAAGAAATGTCTAGAATAAAAACAGAGAATAATTTTTTTGAACAAGAAAAAAAGAAAATCAAAGAAAAACATCATAATTTAGAATCATATAATAAATCAATTTGTGATTTTTGTGGTAATGAAATTACTCCTGAACATAAAGAAAAACATCTCATTGAGTTAAAAGAAACATACAAAGAAACAAATGTTAAAATTTCTAAAAATAATGATTCGTTAGACGAATTTAAAAAGCGCGGCTCTAAATTATCAGAAGATGGTAAATTGCTTAGCAATAAAAAACAGCAATTACAAGATAAAAAAAATAAAAACGAGAAATTAAAGCATTTAAAAGAATCTTTAGAAAATGAAATTTCATTTTTACAAAAATCACTTGATGAATATCAAGTTCAATATGATGAAAATTTAAAAATCAATATTGTTGATGTTGAACAAAAAACTTTTAATGATAATGAATTAAGACGTGAAATTAGCCAAGTATCATCTGAAATTTCTGAAAATGAACAAAGTATAGCTGTTACAAAATCTCAAATAGACGATATTTCAAAAAATGAAAAATTGTTGAATCAATTAAATCAGCAACTGGCACAGCTTAATTTAGAATTTGGAGATTATGATAGTGTTAGCATAGCTTTTGGCAAAAAGGGAATACAAAAAAGTATCATAAAGAAAGATTTGCCTAATATAGAAAGTGAAATCAATAATGTATTACAATTATTGAGTGATAATGCAATGTCTATAAGATTTGAAACTGATAAAAAAGGGAATAAAAAAGATATTGACACATTGGATATAATTATTCATGATGGTATTAATTCAAGAAGCTATGAAACTTATTCTGGAGGAGAAAAATTTAGAATAGATTTTTCTTGTCATATAGGATTAGCAAAATTTTTAACAAAAAGAGCTGGAGCGACGATAGATTTTTTCATTATAGATGAAGGGTTAGGTTCACAAGACTCATCAGCAAGGCAAAAATTTATTGATACACTGCATAAAATCAGCAAAATTTTCAAACAAGTAATGTGTATTACTCACATAAATGAATTACAAGATTCTTTTGATACAAAAGTTCTAATAGAAAAAGATCCGATTAGAGGATCACAAATTTCTATTTTATAAGGGAGAATTTAATTATGACATTAGATATTGATGATAATTCAAACAGAAAAGATTTTTTTGATAAAATGGATGATATTGATAAAACGCATTCTAGAAAAGAATGTAATTTTAACGAATTAGAAACCATTGTATATGATATTATTAAAACTTTGCCAAAATTAGATTTAAATGCATATCATAATGAAATGCTTGAAATGAGCGTTCAAACATATGAAAACCCAAATACATTTCAGTTGCTGGAAGAAATGGATAGAGTACAGCAGTATAAGAATCGCCTTAGTGAGATTTTATATGATGTAGAACACGAATATGCAGTAAGAAAACGCACAATGGATATGTTATATTCTGCAAACAATCTTGTAAGCAACCAAAAATCGGCAGATAAACGACAAGGTGAAGCAATGCTTAGATATCCGAATTTGGTATTGCAGCTTGGAAAAATAGAAGCATTTAGAACAGAAGTCACTAACGTCATGGGAAATTTGAAATCAATTGGAGATGTTATTTCTCGTCAAGCTTCTATTATTTCTATGCAGATTCAACTTGGTGAATATAGAAAGAAAACTAATTTAGATTTTAATCATGGAGATGGCGGTGCAGAAGAGCCAAATGATTATAAATCTGGCGCGCCAGAATTAGAGTGGGGAGACATTGATTAAGAAATGGGAGAAATTCTCCCATTTCTTTTGTAAAAGATGCATTATAAGACATATAAAATTTTTAAATTAATAAAATTAAGATAAGAGGTGAAATCAAATGAAACAATCAATATCATCTAAATTTGATGAAAATTCATTGAATAAATTTTTAGATGCAAAATTAAATTTTGACAGCGTTGAAAAAGCATTGTCACATGCAAGAGCGCTGCAATTTACAGACCAAGATTGTCACATGTTGGTCATTGAAAGAATGAAATATATGAAAGAATATCAATCATTAAAAGACAATATGATTAATTCTTTTACAAATTCGAATATCATAAAAATAAATGATAATTGGTTCGGTATTTTATGCAAAAAAAATGAATTAATCGTTCAACCATTGAAAAAAGACAATATAGATTCTATAAAAATAGATTTCGTTACGAGTAAAGCAAAATCAAAAGATGAGTATTCTAAGTTTGTAGAAGAAAATTTAAATTCTGATGAATTAAATAAATATACCAACAAGGTATTAAGAAAAGCTGATGAATTATTAAATCAATTTTTTGATTGTGAAAATACAATAACAAAGAATGGAATTCAATATTTTTTGACAGCACATTGTATAAAGAGATGGGAAGAAAGAATTAATAATAGCGATAAAAAAATAACCATTAAAAATAGAGATAAAATAGTAGATGATTTGTCCAAATCGTTTAAAAATTCGATAGAAGTATATTCAAACGTTACAGAAAATTTTGAAACAAGATTTTTTCTTAATTTTTCTGATATGATATTTTTTGCAATAACTAGTGATAATGTTATTTTAACATTGTGGAAAAATTCTTTTGGTTTTTCTGATGATAAAATAAATAAAAAAGCAACAATCATGCAGCTTGAACACGTTAAAAATATGGCCAGATCATATAAAAACATGAACGATAAACATTATTTGTTTGTGAAACAAAAAAAAGATAATTTAGAAGAATTAAATGAAAAAATTAATGATTTAAATTCGCAAATTGAAGTATTGACTACAAAACGTGATGAATATCGTGAGCAGCATGATAACATAAAAACAGAAATTAATTCTTCTAGAAAATTATTGAAAGACGCTTTAAAAAAATTGAAAAAAGAAGAATCTTTAATTTTTAAACAGCATAGAATGATTAATGAGGAACAAGAAGCATGAATCTAAAACAGATAGAACCGAAATTAGACGCAAATGGGAATATTATACCAAAGCAAGAATGTTGCGCTACATGTAAAAAAAGATTAAAATGTCAATTGTTTTCTGATGTCATGGAAGAAAACAAAAGAACAAACGAATATGCTGAATTTGTTTTGGGAATGTATTATATATGCGACGATTATTTACCTATGTTTATACAATATCCAATTATTGTTGAAAGTATAGTAAGTGATTTATCTTATGATTCATTTAATACACAAACGCATGTTGGAGAATATGTTATGATATCATTAAATGCTAAGGGATATGATGAAGAGCCGCATTTGGGAATATACCTTGGAGATTTACCGATATCTATTATCTCTTTGTTTGATCCAAAAAACAAAGAAGTGAGAAATAAATTCATGAATAATCCAGCAATTTTTGTGTTTAAATTTAATAAAATTTTTTATGGAATGAGTTGCAGATGGCAATTTATACAAAAGCAAGAAGATTTAGATATTATTGATAAAAATGACCCTCAAGATTACATTAGTATAGCAAGAAAAAATATTAAAATTTGAAAATGCTCAAATTTTAATTAAAAAAAATCAGATGTTGTCTAATATAAAATTGAAGAGTATATGTTATTAAAATTTTATAGTGCATTGACGCATTATAAGTATTAGAAACATCTCATAACGCTAAATTGAAATAACACAAGAATCTTGAGTATTCATTTATTGTTATGAATTGCAAAAATTAAAAGGAGATGTAAATGTTATGTCTGACACAATGAGTTTTGAAAATGATTGGGGTACTTTGAATATTGGTAGCAATGTTGGAAGTGGAAATAATTTTTTCCAACTAAAGGATGGGGAAAATGTTATTCGCATTGCTGGAAAACCATCAATGATTCGTACTCACTATGAAAAATCACAAGACGGTAAGTTTAAACGAATTATTTGTCTTGGAGATGTTTGTCCAATTTGCGAAGCTGGTGGAAAGCCCCGTACTCAATATCAATGCAAGGTTATAGATAAGAGTAATTGGGATAGCAAGACAAAGGAATATGATGGTGATATTTCTGTAAAAATAGCAACACTTCCTCAAAGCGTAGTCAAGGATATTAATAATTACGCAAATGATCAAGATTATGGCAATCCTTTGAATTATGATTTTAAGATTACCAAAACTGGAAAATTATTAAGCACTTCTTATTCTACTGTGCCTCGTCCTAAGCAAGAACTTCTTACAGACGAAGAGAAAGAGGCAATTAAAAAATGCCCTAATGTTCAAGATGTAACGAAACCTAATACAATAGCGGAAATTAAAGCCATGAAGTTAATCATATTAGATGGTGAACTTATGGGTGATGAACAAGAACAATCAAAGAGTACTGAAACTCAGGTAAAAGATAGTTCGTGGGATGATTTTGATTAATAACTAAATAAGCTCCTATCTCATATTGTGAGAAATGGAGGAACAAATAGATAGGTGGGAACAGGAGCAAAAGCAATAAACTTTTGCTCCTGTTACTTTATGAAAGGAATGAAATAAATTGAGCCAATTTGATAATATTTTTATAGACATGTGTAAAAATATATTAAAGAACGGATATTACAATGAAAGTAATGATACAAGAGCACATTGGAGCGATGGAACTCCAGCTCATACAATAAAAAAATCATGTATAGTAAATAGATATGATCTCAGCAAAGAAGCTCCTATTATGACATTGCGACCGGTGCCATTGAAATTATGCGTTGATGAGGTACTATGGATATGGCAAAAGAAATCAAATAAGGTATCTGAACTTGGCAGTAAAATATGGGACGCATGGATGAAAGAAGATGGAACAATTGGAACAGCATATGGATATCAACTTGCGAAAAAATATAAATTCCCAGAAGGTGAAATGGATCAAGTTGACAATGTTTTATATAATCTAAAAAATCATCCAAACAGCAGACGCATTCTTACTTCAATGTATAATTTTGAGGATTTGAATAGCATGGCGTTATATCCATGTGCATATTCTATGACGTTTAATGTAGAAGGAAATAAATTAAATGCTATTCTGAATCAAAGAAGCCAAGATATTTTAACAGCTAATGCATGGAATGTTTGTCAATATGCGATGCTGGTATATATGTTCGCACATGTTTCAAATTTAGAGCCTGGAGAATTAGTGCATGTTATTGCTGATGCCCATATTTATGACAGGCATATTCCTTTGATTGAAGAACTTATTAAACGTCAAACATATCCGGCACCAAAATTAGAAATTAATCACCATGATAGTTTTTACGATTATGTTGTAGATGATTTCAAATTAATTGATTATCAAAAAGGTTTTCAGATTAAAATTGAAGTAGCAGAATAGGAGTATAATATGAATGCGATAGTAGCTGTTGATAAAAATTGGAGCATTGGAAAAAACGACAAACTCCTTTTCAAGATTAGTGATGATTTAAAAAGGTTTAAAACATTAACATCCGGAAATATAGTCGTAATGGGAAGAAAAACATTTGAATCACTGCCAATAAAACCATTGCCAAATAGGATTAATGTTGTTATAACAAACAATAAAGATTTTTCTTATCCTAATGTAATAACTATTAATGATATAAAAGATGTGAAAAAATTTTTTAAAGATAAAAAGATTTATATTATTGGTGGAGAGGCAATATATAAACAATTTTTAAAATTTTGCGATATAATCCATGTTACAAAAATACAAGCTGATGGACATGGTAATAAATTTTTCCCTAACCTAGACATTGATTATAATTTTAAATCAACATTATTAGCTGATCTAATTGACAATGGCTTAAGATATCAATATCTCGTATATAAGCGGGTGAAAAAATGAGCAACAAATTTGTATATAAAAATTTAATTTCTGTAACTGGTTCTAATCCATCATTATACAAGGATGATAAAGCTGTTTATGCGTTAGTAAACAATAGCGCTAACGGCTCTGTTTGGATAGATATCCATATAAGTTATGATGATGGAGAAACTTGGTTCGTTGAAAGCTATTTCCCACCAGATACTTTAAAGCTTTATGATGCAAAAATGGTAACAATTGGAGAAAACAAATATGTTTTCGCTCATGGCATTAATCAATATGGAATAGACACGATTCGATATATTAAATACGAATTATATTTAGATAGTGACGAAATATATTCTTGGGACGATGAATGGCATGATTTATTTTCCAACTATTTATTGCATGCTAGAGTTACAGATGTTATTGTTGATTCATCTCAATCATATATTCATTTGACATATGACAAAGCAACAGCGGACGGAACTTATGGTGTATATTACGCTATATATTCTCCTGTTTCTCATCAAATTGTATTCAATTCGGCAATTAATTCTTCTCCTAATAGAAATCAACATAATGCAAAATTAATACAATCTGGCAATAATACATTTGGTATTTGTTGGGAAGAGGAGAATGTATATAAAAAAAATCAAATTAAATTTTGTAGTTTTGATTCTTTGAGTAATGCATTTTATAATGTTTCAGATCTCTCTATAAAAGATGTAAATGATAAATATAAGAATCATTATCATCCAAGCATGGTAGTTGATTCATGTTCAAATATTCATATAACATGGCTTACAACTGATGATAGTTATGATACAAATTCTATCCAATATACGTATATAAAGAATAATGTAATTAGTGATATTCAAACGCTTTCACAAATATCAGAAAACAATAAATATCCGTTTATTATGTGTGATGAAAGCGATAATTTGTATATACTCTATAATTATACAAATCAAAATGAAGGAAAAGCACTTCAAACAAACAATTTTTTAGAATTAAATGTTAGATATTTGGTGAAAAAATATGATTCTTCAGAATGGAATCAAATTAGTGATCTAACAAAAAATAACTGGAACATTTTATGTGGATGGTGCAGCAACAAAAATATATATTCACTGATCATTGAAAATGATGAATTATATTTTTTGAGAATAGATACTGATATAGCAGAAATTTTTGCTCCAGTCAGTGATTTAAAAATTGATAATATAACAAATTCTAGCATTTCGTTGTCTTGGACAAAAGCAAGAAATGCAGAAAAGATTTATTTGCAAAGACTGGATGATGATAAATATATAGACGCTACGTTGGTAGAACCACTTAGTGCAACAGACACATGGGCTAAAGTTGTTAATTTAGAACCAGGGAATTATAAATTTAGAATAAAATATGTTACTTCAAATAATGTTGAGAATGTCGTTTATTTGCCGCAAATATTTTCAATTAGTGAAGATGAATTTAAAGTATCTTGGAATGCAATTGATGATATAATTTCACAAACATTGCAATATACAAAAGAAACATGGAGCAACTTAGATTTAGATATTAAATCTACAGATGAATCTTTAACATATTCTTTTTCTAAACATATTACTCAATATAGATTGAATATTGTTGGTGGAGTAGCAGAGGGCTATTCTAATACAGTAAAACCATTAAATATTGAATTATTTAATGAAGATGGCGTTAAATTGACTTGGAGTACGCTTGATAATATTAATTTTTTAGCAGTGCAAGAAAGCATTGACAGGATTAATTGGTATAAAGCAAAAACAAAAGAAGTAATTAAATTAAATTCAGATTCATGTATCATTGAAAATCTTAATAATGTAATCTATCATTATAGATTAATATATAGAAATTCATTAAACACGACTGTTACGTCAAATGTTGTTAGCATTGTCAATAATTTGAAGCTAGTTGATGTGTCATATAATTCTGTTGTTTTAAATTGGAATGATATTGATTCAGATGAAGGAAAATATTTCCAATATTCTATTGATCATGGAATAACATGGGACAATGTTTTATATCCAATAAATAACAATTTAACATCTATACCAAATTTAAAACATAATACCGAATATCTATTTAGAATTTATTTCCCAAATAGATATTCTGGAATATATTCAAATGTTGTAACAACAACAACAAATAAAAAACCAATAAATGATTTGATACTAGTAGATCAGACTAACACATCAGCATCTTTAAAATTTACAACAGATGATGATTACAGTGACGTAAATATTAATTTATATAATGCTGTTGATGATATTATATCATACAAGCTTTCTGAACTTGAACATACAAAAGATGATATCATAGTAAATAATACTTTTGTTGGATATGAAATTAATTTTACAATTTACAACCTTCGTAAAGGTGATTATTATAATATAACAGTTGAGCCACTTGACAGTGATCGTGGGGATGAGTCCAATGTTGTAAATGTCCAAACACAAGGCGATGGAATAGAAAATCTAGAATGTGAAAACGTAGATGCTCATTCTATTACTTTACGTTTTCCAAGTTTAGACAGAATAGATGAAAATAATATATCAAAGTATGTCTCAATTTTTTATAGCTATGATGATGTCAATTATTCATCTATACAAGTAACGTCAATGAATGTTTTCAAATTAGAAAATTTGATGCAAAATACAAATTATCATATTTACATGAAATGTTATTATGGAGACAATTACGGGCAAAGTTCTAAAATTGAAGCATCAACATCCGCTGGAATGTTTGAACCTTTATATGGACAAAGACTTCCTGGTGAAAGATGTTTTTGCAAAGCTGGCGATGCATTTTATGTTTTTGACAAAGGAATATTATATAAAATAACCGAATCTTCTCAAGAGATAGTATATGATTATAAAATTAAAGCAAATCATATTTATGCTAGTATGGACATAGATCAAAATAATGCTCTTCATATAGTATTTAGTTATGGCAAAGAACTTTATTATGCAACGAATTGTGTATTAAATGATAATTCTATATCTGACATAAAAGAACCAACATTGATTTTTCAAAATAGTTATGCAAATGAAATTATGTTTCCAGATATAAAAATAACATATGATAATAAGGCATTAATAGTATATGAAGAAAATTTCGGATATCGTTCTAGCATAGAATATTGTGCATATAAAAATAAGATAAAAATAACGGATTCGACAATTGCAGTAGACGATAATACTTTAAATGTTTGTCCCAAAATTGCATTAAAAAATTCACATTCAGAAAATAAAGGCATGAATGGATTTTTTGTTATAACAATAGATAATGATAACACATTAAAATTAATTACTTTTAATGATGATAACGACAAATCTTCTTCGACATACAAAGACAAGGTAATGACAGTTGAAAAATTTGAGTTACATGATAATTTTATTGGAACATATAATGAAATTAACATTGAAAGTGACAATTTAGACAAACCTCATTTTTGCTATTATTCATATAATAATAACAGCAGATCTATGACGTATGCTGTGATAGAAGATGGCGAAATTTCTCAGGTATCATTTAATAGATGCCAATTTGCTAAAATTGTTCCTAGAGAAAGCTTAATTGCAATCATAGAACAAGATAATAAATTATATAGCTCTAAATTTAGTCCAGCTCAATCAACGTTTACAGATAGAATGCTTCTAAGCGATAAGACATTAGAAATAGATAATTTTGTAGATGTTATACATGACAATGAAAATATTTATGTATTATCTTTTGAAAATGGTGAATTTTTAATACAAACATTCAAAATTTCAGACATCGAAGAAAACAATAATTATATTGATAACAACTGGATAGCTAATGAATTTTCTATTGATGATGAAGAATGCAATATTTCTGTATGGACTGATGGCGATATAAATAATTATCCGCTTGTATATGTAAAAATCAACAATCTTGTTTCAGATATTACTCCAAGAGATTCTTTCGGTAATATTTTAGAAAAGAGTATTACGATAAATTCGTTAGCTAATGCTAACAGTATTGACCAATATGTTTATGAATTAACATATAATAAAGACAAGAAAATAACAATTGATGCAAATATAAGACTTGTTTATGATTGGGATAATAGCACGATTATAAATGAAAACAAATAAGAGCTATTTGATCAATAAAGGAGAATAGATGTATGAATGAGTTAGAAGATAAATTAAAAAATGTTCTAAATCAGTTAAATAAATCGTTTACTATACAAGTTGACGATATTGAAGATAATGATGGCGAACAAATTGCTCAAAAATTAATTGTTTCAGAAACAAAAAATGATGCATCAGACTTTTTGGAAAGTTTTTGTTCGTTGTTTGGCCCGTTGATTACAATGGTAACAAATGAAGAAAAAGAGCTTGTATATCAAGAAGATACAGGACTTGTTATACAACATAGGCAAATTATAGATGATAATTTAAAAGAACATGAATAATTACAGCAAAGTTTTTGATCTGTATTGGGAGTTTGCAAAAAAACGACAAGATATATTTTTTAAAAGATTTTATCATGAGCAACCTCCCTTTACAGATGATAATATATTATTGAATTATAAATTCACAAATGCTTATAGGGCGTCTGATAGGGTTAGTCAGTATTTAATTAAAAATGTAATTTATAAAGATGATTTTGATGTAGAAGATACATTGTTTAGGATCTTGTTGTTTAAAATTTTTAACAAAATAGAAACATGGGAATTTTTGAATCAAGAATTTGGGGAAATTTCATATAAAAAATTCGATATCAATAAATATGCAACTATTTTAAATGAAAGAATAAAAACAACTAGTATATATTCTTCCGCATATATCATGCCATCAGCTTTATATTTCAACCATTCTAAAAAGCACGAGAATCACTTAGAATTAATTAAATTGATTATGAAAGGTTTACCTATTAAAATAGAAAAAATCAATTCTCTAAGTGGATTATATGAAGAATTAGTCAATTATCCGACGCTAGGCCCATTTCTTGCTTTCCAATATTCTATAGATATTAATTATAGCGACATCGTTGATTTTGATGAGATGTCATTTGTAGTTGTTGGTCCTGGAGCAAGAAGAGGTATTCAAAAATGTTTTGGTAATGTATCAAAACAAAAAGAAATTGAAATCATAGAATACTGCGCAAATAATCAAGAAAAAGAATTCGAAAAAAGAGGATTAGAATTTAAAAATCTTTTTGGTAGGAGACTTCAATTAATAGATTGTCAAAACTTATTTTGCGAAATAGATAAGTATGCGCGAGTAGCTTGTCCAGAAATAAAAGCTAAGTCTGGAAAAAGAATAAAAAATAAATTTAAACAGAATACAAAATCAATTGAATTTTTCTATCCTCCAAAATGGAAGTTGGAAATTGATAAGTAAAACCGTTACAAGTATTTTTGTTTTAGATGATATGTCAAAATTAATAATGAAGAGGTGTTCAAATAGTGAGATTGACAAAAACTTCAGAAGATGTTAGTAATAGAATCAATAATTCAGTATTTAATATGTTCGATAAACTTGGCGACTTGATCTATAGTGCATGTAACGTTAATCATATCTTAGAACAAGCAAAATTAAAAAAAGAAAGAGACGAAAATCGTTATACTATTGAAAATTACAATACTGGAGAAATTCTTTTTGACGGAACAGCTCAAGAAGCAAAAAGATGGATGAAAGAAAAAATGCGAGAAATTGAACAAGACTGGTCTGATTATATTAATTTAGATAAAGAAACAGACAAAGAGGGTAAGAGTATGAAACGACTTAAAAAGATGGCTGGTAACTCACAATTAAATAATTTTATTCAAAGTCTAGAAAATGCGCAAACTAACGGTTTTGTTTTAAGAGAAGAACTTAAATCGGGTAGTTCTGAAGATTCGCAAGCTCTTATTAATTCATTAAAAGAATTTGATGATAAAATCTCTACTTACATTAATTTCTTTAAGAAATATGTATGAAAAATAGCCTCATTATTTTGAGGCATTTTTTCAAAGGAGTGAAATTGATGGTAGATTTTGAAAAAATTGTAAATAATGCAAGGCGAAGAAAAGCTGAAGAAGTTAATGATTTAAAGACAATCATTAACGATAAAGATATGCAAGAAGCATTAAAAAAATATAGTGAAAAGTATGAATTTGATGCGATGAAAGATTTGAATGAATTATACGAACAAATGCACAATGAGCTCGTTGAAATGGAAAGCAATACACATTTGGGAGAATTTTTAAAGAACATACAAAATGGAGACATCTAAGTCTCCTTTTTTATGATATAAAAAAGAGAGGAATTCAATCCTCTCTTTAGCAATTACATTTTCTTTATCATATTGAAATTCTCATCCAACAAATACATGTTCTTTTTAAATTCTGGTTCTGTGGAGTACAACATTTTACGAGTCAGAGAATGTTTGTAAAAAGTGAAATTCTTATCTACGAAATCGAACACTCGAGCTTTTTCTTTTCCTTCAAACAATCTTAGAACTCGTCCAACTCTCTGAAAAGCTCTCGTTGAACTTTTTCCTGAACCAGCGTTAATCAATACATTCAATGGAGATACTGAAATACCAGCATCAAACACACTTGACCCAATGACATATTTTACTTTTAGTTCTCTAGCAGCTTGAAGAATAGCATTTCTGCGATTTAATTCAACACCACCATGAACATATTCAGCTTCGTTGATAGTAAAAATTTCTCCATTATATTCGTATTTAAAAGTTTTGGTATTGAATTTGGTGCGGATTTTCTGGAGAAGCTTATTACCATGTTCAATGCGGCTCAGCAAGATTAAAATTGATCCCCAATTATTCTTATTGGATATTTCAATAGCCTTCAAAATCTTTTCATTGCGAGATTCATTGTTGACAATCTGACCAAGATAGGTTTTATTATAGCTACCAGCCCATCCACATGCATCTTTCTGCTCTACAAAATAGAATTCAACAGGAGTCAATTTGCCAGCCTTAATGAGTTCAGAGGCAGTGATATAAGCTTTTGGATTGGGTACATTTACAGCTGCATGAATTTTAATTGTGTCGCTTCCATCTCTCCACGGCGTTGCCGACAGTGCATAACGATAATATGCTTTTTTTGCAATTCTAGCAGTATTGAAAATAGTCGTTGCTCCAAGGAATTGGCATTCATCATAAAGAATAACTTCTGCATTTTCAAGCACTGTTTTTTCTTTTAATGCAGCTTCTGGAGTTACAATCATAACATCTGCAATATCGTAATCTTGTCCAGTAAGAATTCCAACGTGAACTCCAATAAATTTCTCTATTTCGTCTCTCGTCTGATATGCAAGAGCCAATTCTGGGCTCACGATAACTGCTTTCTTAACATTGGCATGTACTATCAATCCAGCCATGATAACTGTTTTTCCAGCGCCAGTTGCTGCACCTATAACAGTGCGATTGCTAACATTTGCGATTGCTTTTGCCTGATAATCTCTAAGTTTGATTCCTTCTGCCAATTCGTAGTAGTCTCCAGATTGAGGAACCACTCTGCGGTCTATCATTTCATACTGAATCTTGGCTTTTTTCAATGCCTTAATAACATATGGAATCAATCCAGTATAAGTGGTATTCTTTTTTATTGAAAAAAGAGTGTGATTTTTAATTGGTTCACCAAAACCGCCTGTCGTATAAGATAAGGTTTTGAGAAGCTGAGCCTGAATCTGCGGATATGCTTCCAATCCGTTGATGCGAGCATTTACATTTCCAAACTCAATCTTAATCATTTTTTTCTTCTCCTTTCCTTACCTCTGTATTTATTATATCACATTGTTTTGCAAATGTAAATAGATAAAACAAAAATTTTTACGTTATTTTTTCAAAACAAAAAAGACTACAAAAATGTAATCTTTTCAAGAAATTGTTTAATTGATTTCCTTACTATCTCCAGTTTTATAATCTATATCTATCCCTAGTTGCACAATATGCGATAATCAAACAATTCTATTTCCAAGCTGTTATTTTTCATTTTAACATTAACATGAATAATAAATATTTCTGGAATTTTAGTAAACTCTGTCTCGTTTTCATATAAAGAAATTTTTCTATTTTTCCTTTATAACCGATATAATCATTTTTAGCCTTTAAGACTTGCAATTCTCTTTCGGCTAATTCTTTAGTAGTATAAGTATATAACGTATTTTCATCATAGTTTTCAAAATAAAAAATTCCATAAATTTCTTTCACATATTTACTCTTTCACCATCTACAAAAATCATACCTTCTATAATGGTAACTTCATTTCCTGGTACAACCACATGATTACCATTATAATCTATATAAACTTGATTATTTTTTGAAATAGTTTCAATATGACAGTTGTTGAAATCTTGTCTCTGATAATTGTCACTGCCACCAATTTGAATTTGTGTTGAATTGTTTCCAGCAATTTGAGTTTGTTTCACATTGTGTGTATTGTTTGAAAACAATTTTTTTAGAAAATCAAACATCTTAATCACCTCATTTTATTTTAGCAATAAAAAAGAGCTCCAAAATTAGAGCTCTTAGTGATTTCTTTATATGCATCCACCGCAGCATCTGTAATCGACATTTTCATTGAAAATTTCATTAATTTCATGAGCATACTGCTTAATTTCATCTGGAAGATATTCGACATCAATATTCCATTCGCCATGCGTAACATACTGGTCAGAGTAATGACCACGAAAACAGCAGCTGCTACCAGTACTCCAAAAGCTTTCGTAAATCTTGCATTTACCATATTTAAATTTAATTGCGTCTACCTTCTTCTTAACGTAAGTATTGTATTTAAGAGAAATTGCACAAAACAAATAATTTTGATTGTCTATTTTAAGATGCAACATACCACTTTAAAGATTATGATATTTCCCATCATAACTTATAAACTTTACATGCTGAGGAGCTGAAGAATTTAATAACATACGTATCTTTCCTTTCAAAAGGGAGGGTTTTACCCTCCCATATAATCACTTCACAACATATTTTTTCCAGCAGACAGGACCAATACCACGGTCAATTGAATCATCATCATCAAGTTTGCGTCCGCAGCAAGCACATTTGCCATGATGGAACATGATCATAGGTTCAGGCAAAGCAGCATGCCCTTTATGTATGGCATACATCAATCCTTTGATAGCAGGATGAGTGGCATCCATAGTGCCTTTTTTTCCGACGCCATAATTGGCGTTATTGTTCTTAATGTTGAGAAAGCCAGCGTACTGCCAATCATTGCCAACCTTAACCTTCACGAAGAAAACGTTTTCAATCGTTTTACTCCGGCTAACCTTGTATTTATACTTGTTATTGGAAACTTCGTTCTTGATAGTAAATTCCGCTTTGCCACCAAAAATAAAGGTTTTAACGTCGTTGACTTTCTTCAACATTTTAATTCCTCCTAACAAGATATATCTTCAAGAGTTTCTCTTCTGTTCTAACCTCTAATAAAATTATACCATGTTATTCAGAATTTGTAAATAGGTTTTGAGAAAAAATTATTTTTTTTACAAAGTTTTTACTGTATGCGATTTATCACACATATTCAAATATTGTCTTACCAATTTTTGCAATTCAGAATTATCATATTTGTCATCAAAATAATGACCAATGGCTCGCATGACACCGTTAACTTCACCATCTTTTTTCAATCTAGTTTCAGAACTGTTAGAAAACATCAAACTTTCATAATCTGTCCATGGAATTCTTGTAGCCCAACCAGCTTCTTGATAATATTTACCGCACCATGGAACAGAAAGAGCATATTCGCCATTAACATTGACAAGTTTCAAATGCACAGAAACAGGACATTTTATATCACAACGTTTAGAAAAACCAGCTCCATAAGCATAGTCAGTTTCATTTTTATGAAAAACAGCCTTGATATCTTCAAATAATTCTTCTTTATTCATTTAAAATCCTCCTTTAAAAATGGTACAACAATTTCAATTTATCTTTTTCTTTTAAAATTTTTGCAGCTTCAAATTCAAATGAGTAGCTTAATTTATTTTCTGCGAAATATTTGTTTATGAACGCCTCTTTAGCGGCGTCTAAATCTAAATCAAATTTTTCATAAAAAATTATGTTATGTTTTATGAAAGCCTTGCCTAAAATAATGTGAATTCCTTGAAAAGCTGTAATATTATCTACAGAAAAAATAAATAATGCATAATGGCTGCAATGAATATCATTTGATAAAATGAAAACATTGACTCCTTCAATAATGACATTTTTATCAAAAAGATTTTTGTGTCGCGAATACAAACTAAATGAATGATCTGAAAGAAATGGATAGAAATTAGTTTTCGTTTCTAATTGCGATAAGAAATAGCGATCATAATTTTGAGTTAAGATTTCTTTAAAGCCAATATTCTCAAAATTTTTATGTAATTCTTCTTTCAGTCTATTTTCTTCTTGCTCTAATTTTGCAATTTCTTTCTCAATTTCATTTATTCTTTTTATATGTTTATTGACCATTTTGATGTCTCCTTAGAAATTGCATTCATCTTTAAATCCCATAATTTGCGACCATCTTGCCGATATGAGCTTTGCATAGTCTATATAGAATAACCCATAATTTCCTAATGCATATCCATCGTTTGCTTCTATTAGTAAAGTACGGCCATCTTTTGTTAATCCAAAATCAACAGCACAACCATTAGGCAAAGTTATTTCAGATATTGCTTGTTCTATCAAATTATAATCTGGAACGCAATTATAACTTCCCTTGTATCTGCGTATATTTAAAATTTTACCATATCGTACAAATACTCTCCATTCTGCTAAAAAATCAACGACTTCACTGCAATAAATTTCTTTATCAAATTCGTCTCCGCACCCAATTAAATCTTTTGGAGATTTGACTACGACTCCAGTAAAATCTTTATCTTTCAATGGTTTAATAAAGACTGGCCACAAATCTGGATTGCTGTTTATTTTATTTAAAGAACTTCTCCATATCTTTCTTCCAAGATATTTTTCAGAACCAAACGGATAATTAATTTCTTCTATTGGTACATGATATCGCTCCATTTGAAATCTACAAGTACCAACATAACCAACAACGATATCTTGTTTGAAAGCACCAAGAAGTTCTCCTCGTGTTTCAAACAATTTAACTTCAAATCCCATCTCTTTAAATCCATGATATGCAATGCAAAAATTTACATTTGCTGGGACTCTATTTTTACTTAATACAAAAATTTTCATTTTATTTTACCTTCTATAAAAGCTATCGTTTTATCATAAATAAGTTGCCTTTCATTATCGAACTTTTTTGGTAAGATATCTAATTCATTCAAAACAAATTGTTTGAATTTGTTTATGTTAATAACATCTAATTGAGAAAATTTTTCCAACGTTATGCTTATAGATTTTACAAATGTTTCAAGAGAATCATGATGAACAAGCAAGAGTTTATCTAGATGTTCAAAATTGATTTTATCAAGAAGATTGGGGAGATATTGATGAATGGTCATATTTTCATAAATTGAACATTCTGTAATCAAATTGGTTTTGCCATCGTTGAAATTGTTTATGATTTTTTCTGGTGTTTCAATGCAATCTCCAGTATATACAATATTATTAAACGCGAAACCACAGCAAACCATGTGCTCAGCATGATTTACTTTAAAGCCTTTTTTAATGATTTCAATATTTTTAAAAGCCGGCATGGTGATTCCAAGATAAGAACGACATGTTTTAACATCTAATGTCATTATTTTAATATCATCAATGTTAATTTTAAGCATAAACACTAGCCATGCAATGCAATTTCCCAAACATCCAATGTGGTCTTCATGAAAATGACTTATCATAAAAACATAATTATTGACATTAGATAAATCGGGAGAATCTTTTAGAAAATCAAAAGTTGATTGATTTGCTTCGATAAAATATATTGTATTATTATCACGGTATGCAAATGCTGTTGGTGAAAAATCATGAGAAAAAGCAGAACCCATACCTAAAATTCTAATGTTATTGAACATTCTTTGTCCCCTTCCAATTACTCTGTTGTAAATCTCCTTGATAAACAAGATATTGATTTATATAATCTCTATTTTCTTCAAACAAGGGAATATTTTGATCTAATGTCCAACGAGTTCTTATGGCATTTGATTCTGGTAACATATAATTTTCTTTATATAAGCAAACACCTCTCTGCAAATAGATTGGATAACTATAATAGTTTACGCCTTTTTCATTTTTTAATTTTTCTACTAACATATTTGTTTTAATACCATGGCGTTCTTTTACTGAAAAATACCCATATGCTACCTGTTGAATAGAATTACGTATAGCATCTCTTTGCCTGAATATAAATGCATTGCTCACTTCAAATTCTGGCAAACAAAAAGCTCTGCTATCAAATTCAGCAGTGAAAATTTTGTTTTTTAATCTGTTGACATATTCATCATTTAAAATTTCTTCTTGATTGGTAAATGGATTTACGAATTTTTTATCGTTTAATGCGTTCATTAATGCTTTATTAAATCCGTTTGTGCAAATAGATGCAGAAATTGATACCATTTTATTGATGCTTTTACCAAACCAATTTTGAGTATCTTCACCACGTTCTACAATCAAAAGTGAGATTTCATCGCTTTGTACATATGCAAGTTGAGTGTTTTGCACATTTTTGCAAAGATGCCTCGCGGCTTCTATCATACAATATCTTAGAAGAATACTAAATGGATATTTGAATCCTTTTGTAAAAGTTCTGAATGCTTTACCATCGCAACGTATAATGCACGGAGTACGAATAGGCAAATTATAACTATAAACATGTTCATACATTTTCATGCGTTCACCCAAAGAAATGGACATAACAAAAACTCCTATCTTTTATTTAATTTTTATATTATAATTCTACCATAAAATTTAGACTATGTAAATAGAAAGGACGAATTGAATTGAAGATTGGAATTGATATAGATGGGACAATGAATAATTTAGATGAAGTGTTAAAACCATTACTTGAACAGCAGTATGGAATAAAACCTCAATATGATAAATACGAGTTGTTCACTGGAATGACAAAAGAACAAATAGAAGAATTTGAAATCAATAATAAGCGTGCCTTTGTGTATGATGTCAAACCTCTAGATGATGTACAAGATGTTATACATAGATTAAGTAATAAACGTCACGTTATATTTATTATAACAGCGAGAAATTTTAATAAATATTATAAAACAACTTTAGAATGGTTATCATTAAATAATTTTTTTATTGATGATTTTCATTATTTAAGTTTTGATAATCACGATAAAGTAAAAACATGCATTAAAGAAAAAATAGATATCATGATTGAAGATTGTCCAATGCATTTGCACGATCTTTATTTAAATAAAATAAAAACAATTAAAATGAATCATCCTTACAATACAGATTCGTTATCTACATACGAAGCCAATAATTGGAAGGAGATTTACGAAATAATAGAGCGGGTGATTTAAATTGGCTAAACAAGAACTTAGCTTACAAAAATTATATAACATGATTCTTGAGAAAGCAGACAAAAATCATACTCATAAGGTTGTAGGCGTTATAGAAAATGCTTTAAAATTTTGTGGACTATCAATAGAAAAATTTTTGCGAACAGATTTAAAAGAACAAAAAATAAAAACTAATCAAAATTCAACTGGTTTGACAGTAGAAAGCAATAATTCTTTAATTAAATTTGTTGCTGGAAACAATAAAAACTATATAGTTGCAGAAAACAATAATTTAGATACAAACAATTTATTTATTACTGGCAGGAATAATGAGAAGGTCATTATTAGTTTAAATGGCGATTTGTTGATTAATGGGCAATCTGTTACGGGAATACAACCAAGCACACCATCTCAACCGTCAGTTCCAACTTCGATAACATATTCTGCTCCAGTGGGTTCAATTATACAAATGATAACACATTCGGTTCCAAGTGGATATATCGAAGCAAATGGCGATGAATTGATGAGAGACAAATATCCAAATTTGTTTAATTTCGCATATACACAGACAAATATTTTGAACGAAGAAGATTGGCAAGAAAAATTCAATGAAAACAATAATGTTGATTTTTATAGCAAAGGCGATGAACTAATTACGTTTAGGGTTCCAAATTTAATAACATCAAACAACGTTAGGTTCTTTATTAAATACTGAAATGAGGATTAACATGAGATATTCTTATGAAGAATTATGGGGAAAATTTGAAACAGCAATTTTAGATACGTCATTAGATAATACTAAACTTCAATTTTTTCAAATCATTGAAAACGAAGAAACGCATTCCATTGTGGAAGTAACAGGTGGATTAAATGGAAATGGTGATTGGGAAAATTATTTTAATGATTTAAAAATTCTTGTATCATCGTTAAAAAAACAATTTAAAAAAGTTTATCTTATTAAAATAATTAATGACTGTCTTGATGATGTGTTTTATGCAGAGATTGGAGTAAAATAATTATGGACTATACAGAAATGAGCAAATTTCTTGCTTTAGTATTACGTCACAAACCAGAAAAAATTAATATTAAATTAGATAAGTATGGGTGGGCGAATGTTGACGAAATCATAAAAGGCATGAAAATTTCTGTACAAGATTTAGAATACATCGTTGAAAATGATAACAAGAAACGTTATTCATTCAATAATGATAAGTCTAAGATTAGAGCAAATCAAGGTCATTCTATAAAAGTAGATGTTCAATTAAAAAAATCAATTCCTCCAGTTGTGCTATATCATGGAACTAAAAAACAATTTTTGCCTTCTATTTATAAGCAAGGATTAAAGCCAATGAATAGACTTTATGTTCATTTGTCTAATGATATTGATACGGCAAAAAAAGTAGCAGATAGAAGAAAAGGAGAAAGCGTTATTCTTCTAATCGATTCTAAATCAATGTTAAACGATAATATTGATTTTTATCTATCTGAAAACAATGTTTGGTTAGTAGAATATGTTTGTCCAAAGTATATAAAGGAACTCAAATAAGAGTTCCTTTTTAAGGAGAAAAAAATGAATAACAATATATGCGAAGAAATAAAAAAATTGAATAACACATTAAATCAATTTGAATGGGGTTATCCAGATGAAAACGGGAAAAATGTAGTTGAAACTGATAATTTTGAAAACTATCAATTACTAAGCAACAATAAATTCTTAAAAAATAAAATCGGAACATGCTGGGATTACACTAATTATGAAATTATCTGGTTTATGAAACATGGATTTATCCATACTAAAAACGCATTGCGTAACGAAATGGTATGTTGTTACTATGTTGAAAGTGAAGATGAATCTAATCATACATGGTTAGCTTATATGTTAAATGACTTTGTTTATTTATTTGAATCATCTTGGAAAAGTTATGTTGGAATAAAAAAATTTATAAATGAATTTGAGATGATAAATTACTATGCAAATTTGTTTAGACAATACGGAAATTATAAAATAATCAACGTCTGGAAATACATGAGATTTCCATGTATTAACATGGATCCATGGGATTTTATGCAAAACATCAAACAGTATGGCAAACACGTTTATCCAAAATTAAATAAAAAGAGCTCTTAACGAGCTCATTTTTGTATCATTTTTAATCGATATTCTACGATTTGCAAATTTTCAGAATCCCACCATTCTCTGGAAAATGTATGTGTTGCGTAAACTCCTCCAAGAAAATTATCGTCTTCAAATTTAACTTCAACGCTTTTCCATCCACTTAAATTGCTATAGAATTTTATGTCCGTAACGTTAAAAAATTTTTTAATAACATCTCCATTTGTCATAATTTTGTCCTTTCTATTTTACAAACGAAAAAGTTTAAAAAGCAGTTCTTAAAATTATTGTAACACATTGCTCAATAAATGTAAATAGATTTATAAAAAAAGAGGCAAATATTCGCCTCTTTAATCATCACTTGCTCCCCAATCTAACCCATTGTCACCTTCTGCTTCTGAAATGCTTATTTCTTTAGCAAGTTCTTCTTCATCGGGTTCATCAACAATTGAATCAAAATCATCATCTTCAATTTCATTATCACCATAAGTATATGCGTGTTCTGCATAACTACCTTCTTTGATAATTTTGAGTAATGTTTCTTTAACGTTAGGGAATTTACGAATTTGTTCTGCAACATCATCTTTCTTTTTTGCTAAGAAATCTGGTTCGTCTGGCCATTTATAAAAGCGACCAGTTTCAGTTAATTCGCCTTTAGAATTATAACGAGGAATTAATGAACGCGCTATTGCAATATCTGCGATTTCATCTGAATCATCAACTTTTCGACCATCAAAATAAACTTTAAATTCTGCTGTTCTATAAGGAGGAGCTGTTTTATTTTTAACTACTTTTACTCTTACAGTAGTACCAATAATTTCTTCTTCTCCTGATGAATTTTTAACCTTAATATAACCATTTGCAGGACGAGATACTCTTAATCTAAGGGATGAATAAAACGCTGTCGCTTTGCCCCCAGGGGTCGTAGTAGGATCTCCATACATTACACCGATTGCTTGACGCACTTGATTTACAAGTAATAAAATTGATTTTTTATCTGCAAGTTTCTTTGTAATACGGCGCAAAAATTGTGACATATATCTTGCAACCAGACCAACTGTTTGTTTTCCAACTTCGGCTTCGAGTTCTTCTTTAGGTACTAAAGCTGCAATTGAATCTAATACAACAACGTCAACTCCAGCATCTACCATTTGGTCAATAACAACAAATGCTTCTTGAAGGCTTCCAGGTTGAGACACAATTAGTTCGTCCATGTTAACGCCAAGTTTTTCGGCGAAATCAGGATCTAAAGTGCATTCCATATCAACATAACAAGCCAATCCACCTTGTCTTTGCGCTGCTGCCATGATTTTTTGACAAATAAGTGACTTTCCGCTACTTTCTGCACCAAAAAGCTCAATAGCTCTTCCTCTTGGAACACCATATTGCGTACATGCAGCGTCTAATGTCAAAAATCCAGTTGGAATACATTCATATTTGATGGGAGAACTCTCACCATAAATTTGGACTAGATTTTCTTTTTTAGTTATCTTTTCCAAATTTTTCATTGCTTTTCTAACAGCCGCTAATTTAGCTTTTTTCATTTTTTCATCTATTTGTTGCAAAAAAAGTTCACTCCTTTAATCTGTTATAAGTCATTCTATAACAAAAAAAATTTTTGATATTGCATTTTTTGACATTTTCGAATATAATTATTTTTGTGTTTTTATGCATTTTCATTTTTTAGTAAAAAACAATTTAATAAAATATATTGTTAGAATTTTTATTAAGAGAAAAGAGGAGAAATCATGAAAAATTTTTCTGTTGAAGTTGATGGAAAAACATATTGGATTAGTCGTTCAATTGCTGTCGCTGTTTTTTTATATGCAGAACATGATGGAAAATTATATGTTTTAGCTAATAAACGTGGCTCTGGTACGCCAGATTTTCAAGGATATTGGAATTGCCCATGTGGTTATTTGGACTATGATGAAACATTGAAAGAATGCGCTTGTCGAGAAGTAATGGAAGAAACAGGAGTAAGTGTTTCTCCTAGAAGTCTGTCTTTGATGAGCGTACATGATTGTAATTATGCAACGCCTTCAGAAAAAGAAAGACAAAATGTTACTATGCGACTCGTTGGGGTTGTTCCATATCAAACCAATTTAGTTGTAAAAGATCGTGGAGGTGAACAAAACGAAGTATCAGAAATAAAATTTGTTCCAATAAGCGATATAGATGACTATAAATGGGCATTTAATCATAAAGCATTAATTAAAAAATTCATAAAATTTGCTAGAAGACAAATAGTTAGCAATTCAAAAAATGTTAGGTGATAGAAATATGAAAAGATATAAAACAATATACGCAGATCCTCCATGGATGGAAAAAGGTGGAGGTAAAATTAAACGTGGCGCCAATAAACATTATCCTTTGATGAAAACAAAAGACATTATTAATTTGCCGATACAAAATTTAATTGATGATAATTGCCATCTTTATCTTTGGGTAACTAATGCTTTTCTTCAAGATGGGTTAGATGTAATGAAAGCTTGGGGATTTAAGTATAAAACAATGATAACTTGGTTTAAAGGACGTTCTCCCATTAATGAGTACATTCATTGGTTTTTGAAAAAAGATGTTATAGACGAAAATGATTATGTAAATCTCTATAATGCTGGATATACTATTCAAAGTATAGCTAATTTTAGTGGAAATGATGAAATCATCATAAAAAACTATTTGAAAGACCAAGGAATTCATGTTAAAAAAGAAAAACCAATAGACTTAGATGAAGATAATGTTATTGAAAAATACGATAATCCTGGATTAGGACAATATTTTAGAGGAGTTACTGAAAGTTGTTTGTTTGGTGTAAAAGGCAATTTGCCATATAAAACAAACAATGATGGCAAACGAATACAAGGTTTGACAGGGTTTGTTGCCCCGCGCACTATACATTCTAGAAAACCACAAGAAATGCGAATAATGATAGAAAGAGTCAGTTATCCTCCTTATTTAGAATTATTTGCAAGACAAGATTTCGAGGGATGGGATCATTGGGGAAATGAGCTTCAAGACAATATAATTTTGAATTCGGCGCTAAACGAGAAATAAAATGCTTTCTTTTGACTATTTTATTAGAGTCCGTGAAAACATTTCGACAATTCAATGAGAGGTGGTAGAGAATGTTTCACAAACCTATAGTTATTGAAAGTCATTTTTGTTTAAGAGAGTGCGCGAAATTAGTAAAAATTGCAAAAGAAACTGGATGTGAAATAAAAATTATATCCAATGATAAAGAAGGGACAACTAAAAGCATGATGTCATTGCTCCAGCTCGAACTTCATCCCAATAAAACAGCTTCACTATTCATTACTGGTAAGAATGAACGTGAAGCTTTACAAAAAGTAAATAAAATGCTTAAAAGAGGAGTATAATTACTCCTCTTTTAATTCAAATAAAGATATATTTTTTGTTGGTATATACAAACTTTTGCATGTATCACATAGTTTTATTTTCGTTGGAGATTCTCGTTTAGCGATTTGGTATGTCAATTCATTACAACGAGGACATTTTAAAATATAGTCATAATGAATAATTCCTTGTCGCTTTAATTTATGTATTATACGATCAAGCATATCTCTATCAAGAGACTGGCAATTACTTATACGAAGAGCTCTTTTATGAAGCCCGCTAAGACGTACAAGCTCCACTCCTTCAAGATTAAAAATATCTATTATATCTTTCATCATGGAATCTAGATCCATTGTAGAGAAGTCTTGCATATATATCACTCCCTCAAAATGAAAATAAAGAGAATACATGCATGTATTCTCTTTATTTTAAAATTTTTTATTTAGCAATGCTTTAAAATCTTACAGTAATTGGTTGTTTTTCAAATATTCAATGATTTCTTTGTCGTCTGTCTTATATAATTGCATTGTGCATACAAGCTTTTGAAGTTTCGCAGATGATACATAGTCAATATTTTCATCATCTCCACTTTCTTCATCTAATGTTTTCCCATTTAATTCCGGTACTAAAAAACAATCGTTTAGATGATAGTCAAGATAAAGCAATTCATAGCATGCGTTTAAAAATTGATTTGCTTTTCCAATAGCAAAAATATCATTGCTTTCTTTGTCATAATAAAATGTAAGGTTTGGTCTTACTAATGTCATTCCAATTACTTGATCTGCGACAATAGACGGGTTATCATATTTATCGTTGTTGGTTCTTATTTTTCCGAAAAAAAATCTATGTTTACCAGAAATCATAAAATCCATAAGTTCTTTTACAGTGTGTTTTCCATCACTAGTCATATAATCTTTCATACAATCATCTCCTTTATTTTGGATTTTATCACAATTGAAAACAAAAGTAAATACCTTTTCCCTATGCTTTTTACTGAATAAAATAAATTAGGTGATATTATGCCGAATTACAAACAAGAAAACCAAGAATATATTGAACAACTATTTGGTGAAAATGGAGCAAAGGCTAGAAAATATCTTCAAGATAGATATATAAATGTTGCTACTGCTAAGGCATGGGAACTCGGATTTTCTCCGAAACACTTTATTCCAAATTGCTATAAGAATACTGGCGAAGAATTTTATAAGAAAATGAATGGTCGTATAACGATACCAGTATATAATAGCAATGGAATTTTAATTGGAATATCTGGAAGAAGTATATACGATGATTTAAAACCAAAATATATGCACTATGTTTTTCCAACTAGAAGTACGTTATTCGGATTGTGGAAAAACGAAAAAGATATTGTAAGAGAAAATGCTATTGTATTTACGGAAGGTCAATTCGATGTTATAACAGCATGGCAAAACGGATTAAGAATTTGTGCATGTACATTTGGCGCGCATTTTTCTGAAACGCAATATGCTATAGCATCTAGATATACAAATAGAATTAATATTATGTATGACCAAGATGATGCTGGTGTAATTGGAACAAAAACATCTATAGAAAAAAATTCTACATATGGCGAAATAAAAGTAAAAAATATTCAATACCTAATGAGAAGAGGAGAAGATTTAGATTCTTGGATAAAAAAAGACGGTTCTGTAAAAAAAGTAATAAAAGCAATTAATTATTCAAAATTAGATTTTTTAGAAAATGCTGTAAATAAATTACAATAAGATTTTCTTTTTCTTTTTAAGCTATTTAATTTATAGAAAGTGATTAATAAATCATAAAGGCGGCTAAACAATGATAAAAAAATATGTATTAGATACAAATGTTTTATTGCAAAATCCAAATGCATTATTTGCATTTGAAGATAATGATGTCATTATTCCAGAAATCGTTATTGAAGAACTAGATAATTTTAAAAAAGGTCATCAAGAAATCAATGTTAATGCTAGAGAAGTTGCTAGAAAATTAAAAGATTTAAAAGAGAAAAATAATAATAGCTTGTTTAAAGGCATATCGCTGGAAAACGGCGGGACGTTATGTGTTAAAAATCCATTTTATCAAGGAGAAACAAAAATTCCGAATGGCTGGGAAGAAAAAAAGAGAGACAATGACATATTAAATACTTGCCTTGCTTTAATGGAATCAGATGATGAAGTTGTTTTAGTTACTCAAGACATATATCTTGGAATTAAGGCCGACTATCTGAATATTAAAAATGAAAATTTTAAAACCGATGCGGTTAAAAATATAGATGAGCAATACACTGGAATTATAGATTTGTGCACAGACGAAGAAACGTTTGAAAAGTTTGCAAACGAAAAAACAATTTCTTTATGTAATGTATATCAAATCGTTTATACGGATGATGAATGTGTCAAAAATTATGAATTTGAACGTTATCCAAATGAATTTGTAATTTTGCATAATGCTAATAATTATGAAAAACTTACGCTTCTTGGGAGAATAAATAAAAGCAAAAAATATCTTAATGCTTTGATACATCAAAATGAATATCCATTTGATATAAAACCACGTAATGTGTCTCAAATTTTTATGCAAGAAGCTCTTATGGATTCTGTAAAAGATACACCACTTGTATTAATTAAGGGCCCAGCTGGAACGGCGAAAACATTTTATAGCCTTGCTGTTTCATTGGAACGTTTATACAATCAAAACAATCCAGATCATTTTAGAAAAATGTTAATATGTCGTCCTAATCAATTAATGGAAGATGATCTTGGATATTTGCCTGGTACAGAAAGAGAAAAAATAGATCCACTAATGAGACCAATCATAGATAATATTTCAATATTGGTAGACAGCGATGAAAATGAGCGCTATTCTAGTGAAAAAGAATTGCAGGGAAAAGTTAATGAAATTTTTAGTAGAAATTTAATTGACATGCAGGCAATAGGTTATCTAAGAGGACGTTCAATTGAAAGAAATATTATATTCATAGATGAGGCTCAAAACGTAAATCCCAATACGGCTAAAGCAATAGTAACAAGAGCTGGCCAAGGAACAAAAGTCATTATATGCGGTGATCCTCAACAAATTGATAATCAATATCTTGATTCAAAAACAAATGGATTAAGCTATTTGATTGAAAAATTAAAATACTCACCATTATGTGCTATAATTACAACAAGCGAAAAAGATGTTGTGCGTTCTTCTCTTGCAAAAGAAGCCGTAAAATATCTTTGCGATTGAAAAAGATTATGATTCCTAACCAAAAAGTTACAATACGTTGGACGTATTTTGTAAAATCATATTATGAATCATTTGGGTATGTATTTACAAAAAACAACGATGAGTTTGAAATAGATGTTTGTCATTTGCCTAAGAATAGTACGAAAAAAATTAAGGTCATATGTGATTTTTGCAAAAAAGAATTTACTTCTAGCTATATAGATGTAATGAAGCAGATGAATTCTGGCGTAAAAAACATTTGGCATTGCAAAAAATGTAGAGGAGAATATTTAAAAAAGGTTTTTCAGGAAAAGTATGGCGTCAACTCTCCTATGCAAATCCCAGATGTTAAACAAAAGATGAAACGTACTAACATCGAAAAGTATGGTGCTGAATGTGTTTTTTCATCAAAACAAATTATGAAAAAAATAGAAAAGACAAATTTAGAAAAGTATGGAACAAAATGCACTCTTAGCGTTCCAGAATTCAGGCAAAAAGCACATCAAACGATGATAAAAAGGTATGGGCATGCATATCCAATTCAGAACGACGAACTCAAAAATAAAATTCTTGATAATAGAGCTGAAACATTAAGCAAAAACCAAAAAGTTTTTACTTCTAAACAACAATTATATCTAGCGAATTTATTTCATGGAAAAGTAAACGTACCTTGCAGTAAATTCCTAGTTGATATTGTTGTTGATAAAATTGCTATAGAATATGATGGCGGAGGACATTGTTTAGATCTTAAATTTGGTAAAATTACACAAAAAGAATATGACAAAAGCGTTTATATCAGAGATAATGTTTTAAAAAGTCATGGGTATAAAATAATCCGTTTCATATGTGAAAATGATAAACTACTAGAAGATGCACAATTGTTAAAATTATTTCATTTTAGTAAAAACTATCTTTTGAAAACATCACACACATGGATAAAGATTTATATGAATGATAGCATTGTTGAATGCGACGAACGTACCATATCATTTAGTGAAATATTTTAAAGAAAGGATAAAATTTATGGACAATGAAGATGTAATTAATGATGTAGATTTAAATAAGAGATATGACGATGAATGGGCTGACATATATCATATCAAAATTTTAAATAGCGATTATATTAATAATTCTAAAATGGACGAGTTTGAATGGAGTTATTTTTTAGTTAATCATGCTAACTATCAATTAATTCCAAAATTTAGTAAAAAAAATCAAGAATTAGATTATTCTATTCCAGAAGAAATGGAAACTAGAGCAATAAAAATAAATAGAGATATATTTTCAACAGCTGATAAACACGAAAAGAAAATATTGCAAAATAATACTTTTGTAGCAACAAAATATATACTTAATTACCGTTGTAAGAAATAAAGAGATGCCTTCTTTTCATGGAGGCTCTCATTATTTTCTTTTTTAAAGGAGTTGAAAATATGGCATTTGAATATAGATGTAAAGTATGCAATTCTAAACATAAAAACATAATAGAACAATTATCTTGCAAAGGATTTACACCAGATAAAATATATAAATATTTGCAAGAACTAACAGATCCAATGGATCGTAAAATTGCAAAAGAAGAAAACATAACTCCTTCTTCTATTAGAAGACATTTGCAAAGGCATTTTGACCAACGCGACGATTTTCTTATAAAAGATGCTAAGATCAAATCTAAAGTACAAAAAAATAGAGATGATTATCAACAAGGGCTAAAAATTAATATTGACAAAGCAAATACGTTGAGTCATATGATTGAATTAGCTTTAACAAGATTGGAAGAAGTAGAACAACTATCAGACGCAAAAAAACATCAATATACAATTGGTTATATGGGACAAATCAAAGGATTAATTGATGAATTAAACAAAGTGTCTGGAAATATCAAACAAGAAGGCACTATAGATTCTAATTTCTTTAAAAATGAAATTACAACATTTGCCGAAATTGTACTTAGTACAATCAGAGCATTAGATATTCAATATAAGATGAATTTTGAATTAGAAATTGCATTTAAAGAAGAATTTATAAAGCAATATAAATTATATACGGCTAGACAGGATTTGATTCTTTCTGGTAAATTATCGCCAAAAGATGGCGAAAAAGAACGCAATATCAACAAATTCAATGACGCTGATAATCTAGTATAGGGAGAAGAAATATGGGATATAAAATATACTTCGATTCATATGAAGAAATCATGAATTATATCGATTATCAAAATGAATTTTTGACCTGGCAAACAAAAAAATTTACTTTATCTTCTAATACAAACATTAATATGGATATAAACACATCATTTAGTAGAGGATATATAACTTTTTCAACACTAAAAAGTTATATCAACAAATTTTATGTTGATCAGGGATCATTGCCGATAACCGTTGATATAAAATTGATTTGTCCAGAATCGTATAGAACAAGCATTGACCCAAACAATTATTATAGCAACTTCTATTTGAACATTTATTCAAGTGGTAGAACTCATTATGTTAATTTAACATATGAAGAGCGAGGAATGAATTTAATAGAAGACCCATTCAAAGCATGGGTAGCATATATAGTGTCAGGATATAATAAATGGTTAAATTACTACAAAGAATAAAATTTTCATTTTTTAATAAAATAAATTAAAACCATTAAGAAAGGAAAATAACATTGAAAGTAGATTCATTATTAGAAGCTGCGAAAGCAATTGTTAGAATAATATCAAACAATAATCATGACGTTCGTATTATTGGAGAAAAATGTCATTCAATAGTTCATAATGAGAATCATCCAAAAAAAATTAGAACAAAAAATATTGATATTATCACAAATGCATCAATTGAAGAAGTCAAGCAATTATTTCCACGAAGTGAAGAAATTGATGATTATTTAATAATAAATTTTGCAAATGAAAATTTTAAAGTTATATCATTTGATAAAAACAGAACATTGAATGATGTACTTGGTGAAAAAGATTTTACATTAAATGTAATAACTCAAAATCTAAATGGAGATATTATAGACTATAAATTTTCTTTAAATAAAAAAACATATTCTAGCATAGAAGACATTAAGAATAGAATAATAAGGATTATTGGTGAATCGGAAGAAAGAATAAAAGAAAACCCGTTATTGATTTTCGATGCTTTTTATTTGGTTTCTAAATTCGGATATGAAATAGAACAAAACACAATCAATGGAATTAGAAACTCATTGAAATATTTAAAAAATACAGATGGAAAATTAATAGGAAAAACAATAAGGAAAATTGTTAATGGGAAATTCGCGAGTAATGCGCTAAGTCTTATGAAGACATTCAAAATATTCAATACAAAATGTCTTCTTGAAAATAAGAAAGAAAAAATATTAGAATCTTTTAATGATATTGATTTTGATATTATAAAAAATTTTGAAAAATCTCAAGAAACTGAATTCGAAATCTGGTCATTGCTATTAAACGAAAACACGATTAATTATTTACACAAATTCAATATTATGACACAAGATGAAATCAACATAGTGTCTTGGATAATCAATAATCAAAATATATATGAATCAAATTCAGATCAAGAATATATAAAAGCTATTCATGATAGCATTGGAATTAATGAACGTTCAAAAGATATTCATTATATGAAAGAGCTTATATCTCAAATAAATCATAGATACATAACCTTGAATAGTGATAATATATCAAAACAAAAAAGCGATAAAATATTTTTCTGGTTTTGTGCTCGTCCATATTTTTTAGATCAAATTGATATAACAGATGATGAAATAGCTCGTTCATCTCAAGAAAAAGCTGATAGTGATTGGATTTTAAACGTAAAAAAGAATTTATTGAATAAATTAACGTTTTCAGAACATTATCCCAGGCCAATAGAAATCTATAATTCTTGGTTGCCGCAATCAATACTGGAGGAAGGACATGAGGTCAATCAACAAGAACTTGATAAAATCATCGCGGAAAAAGAGACTGAAGAAAATAGCAAATGATGAAGAAATCATTTTCAATAATGATGTAGATGAAGAAGAATTTAAATCTGCAAGAGCAAAACTTTTAGAAATAAAAGAATCAGCTGATAATCTTGTAGAAACATATATGAGATTATATGAAGATTTCAATAATTTATATAATCAGCATCCAAAACTATATCAGAAGCTTCAGCAAGTTGTGTTACTGCCAACAAATGAAGATGCTCAAAATATTTCTGAATTTAGTAAATCATTAAACCAAGAACTCAGTTACTTTAAAGATGATAATTATCTTAAATCAATATTAAGTGATAACTTCTTTGAAAAACAAGAATAAAAGGCTCTCTAATGAGAGTCTTTTTATTTTTTTTAAAAAAGCTATTTACAATCTGTAGATATTATGGTATAATCTAATCAAGAGGTAAGGAAAAGAAAGGATGATAATATATGTATAAAAATCCCAATTACGAATGGATGAATGATTGGTCAGCTCCTTTGGATAGCGGATTTGTTTTTGGATTTGTTGCATATTTTTATTGGATGTATATGTTCAATAAGCTTCGTCGTCAGGGCACGCAAGAAGACAAGCTTCGTTTGGCTGTACTCTATGATGAGGCAATCAAAAATGAAGTAACTTCTTCTTTCAACATCCTTTTTCACAATACATCATTTTATTATCGCTACGCTGTAACAAGTTTTATTTATGAAACACGTGATGCTGCAATCAAAGATGATATTGCTCGCAAAGACATGATCGAAAAAGAGAATCGCGAGCGTAGAATTCGTGAAAACAACATCAAGCTTTATGGCTATGACCCCAAAGAAAAAGAAATTCAGGATGAAATTTATGAATTAGAACTTGATGAAGCAGGTAAGAATGACGTAAATAGAAACAAGGTTATTCCTACTAGTGACGGATTTTGGGCAAAATATCCTTCTTTGAGCGTTGCTCAAAAGCAAAAAGTTGTTGGAGAATTAGTAAAATATGCAGACACTTGCAGGTATGGAAGAGTCGCAGTACATGCAAGAATTTTTGACAAATTGAATACATATTATACGGCTGTTGTGTGGAGCGATAATCGTCCAAAGTGCAAAGATGGAAGCCAGGATTGTGTTTTACTATATTCTCGTCGATATGCTGGACCGAATGGGATAGTATCAAAAGCAGAAGGTGAACTTATTGAAGAAGTTTTCCGTACATATATCAATGATTTCAGTGCTGATGAAAAAGTTAAAAAAGATAAGAAAGAGCGTAAGCTTCCCAAAGAAGATGATATTGATATCTCAAAAGTAACACGAGCTCTTGGCATTGACAGTGATGTAGAAGATGATCTCAATGGTGATATTTTCTAAAATAAAAAGCCACTCTCAAATGAGTGGCTTTATTGTTTTAAAAAGTCAATTACTTTTCCATTATTGATAAGATATACAATTATCTTAAAAGCTGTATTATCGCATTCTTCTTCATCTTTGCATAAATATACTTTATAGTCGTTATTTATACATTCAATCAAAAACAATTTCATCTGACCAAATTTATCTTTCCCCATACATAACATAAAAGGATAGCCATAATTGTCTTCCGATTGAATATATCTTGCTTCTCTAATATTAAGTATAGAAGATTTCTCAATAGATAATTCTTGCCAATCTATTTTGTTCATCTCAAAAACTCTTTTGCTAATTGTTTGTCATCAAATAATTCTATTGAATAATGATTATTTGTCATGTCTAATGCAAAATATTGATTTTCACGTCTTGATAGAAATTTATCGTTTATTATTATTTTGCTGGTTAAATAATCATCAATTATTTGATTCATTTGCTCATCAGTAATTATTTTATACATTTTTAATCGCTTTCTCTATTTCTTCATGTTTATTCAATATATAACGATTCAATTTATCTAATAATTCTTCTTTTTCTGAATCACGCAATACACTATAATTTGAAGCAAATTCATCATTTTCATTTTTTGCTTTCTCAATAATATCTTGAGAAATTGCAATAACATAGTCTCTCAACCATTCTTCAAAAAGATCATAATGTTCTTCAATATATCCTTCTGAATTCGCATTTTCCCATGATTTATATGTATGCCCAGTAAATTTGTATATATCTTCATTTGAAAAAATATTGTTATTCATTAAAATATCATAAGTGCGATTCAATTGATAATTATCTTCTGCTGTTTTTCTTAGGTATTTCTTCATTTTAAAGCCTCCATAAAACTATGTTCGTATCAAAATTAATGTCATTCTAGTCAGTTCTAGAATGCGTGCTATAGGTTCATAATTTTTAGAATATCGTTGACAGCATCCGTGCTTTTTATTAAATTGTATTTTACTCCAGTATCTCTTAACGTTTTTATAATTTCTTTTTGAATATCATCGCTCTCTTGCTCATTTTGATTGCGTCCATATTCTGAATAAGGATGATTTCTTTCAACAATAAAATCATAATTATCGTAATTGAAATAACTTTTTCTCACTAATGCTTTAAATTCTTCTGTTTCGTTTTTCCCATAGTATAAAGATAACAATAACGGTGAATCAGTAATGATGTAATCAACTGCATTCTTTAATTGATTAATTTGTTTGTTTTGTTTTCCAAACGTGTAAATCTGATCGATAAATGGATATGGAGTTCCTTCATATACTTTTAATTTTATCCATTCATATGCGAGTTCTACTTTATAATGTTTTTTCTTCATTTCATAAAATAATCCAGCAGCTGTCGTTGATTTGCCAGATCCCGGTGCACCATAAATGTTAATTAATTTTGCCGTCAAATTGTTCACCCTCCTTTATTTATTTTAATCTTTTTTTGTCAAATTAAAAATAAATAAAAATGAATTTTCAACAACATGGCGTTTATGTAATTAAATACACACATTGTGGTTTTCAATTCAGTCTGCTCTATGCAGACTGTTTTTTTCAGCAAAACAAACAGTATTTATTTATTACAAAACAAACAAAAATAAAAATCATCGATGATTTTTTTGACTAAAATAGAATTAGTTTCGGTAACGATACTAAGAAAGGAAGTGCAATATATTTGTTTAAAGTCAAAAAAAGAGACGGCAAAATTGTTGATTACGACGATTCAAAAATTTTTAATGCTATAAAACATGCAAATAGAAATAGCAAAGATAAAAGAATGAATATTGCTCAAATTAGCGACGTCGTTAAAGAAATAGAAAATTATTTTAAAGATGTAAAAGTTCCATCTGTTGATAAAATTTCAGAAGCAACGGAAAACATCTTAATGAAATCTCAGTATATAAATACTGCAAAATCGTACATTATATATCGTTCTGAACATAAGAAAAGAAGGAACGATGCAGAAAAACTAATGACAGAATTCGTAGATTTGACATTTAAATCTGCGGATGAAATGGAAAGCAGAAGAGACAATGCAAATATAAATACAAATTCTATGGCTGGCTCAATGTTAAAATATGGGACAGAAGCTAGTAAATATTTTATTGATAATTATATCATGCCAAAAGAATTTGTAGAAGCCATGAAAGAAGGATGGATCCACATCCATGACAAAGACTTCTCTAATTTAGCTTGGAACTGCATTCAAATAGATTTGCTCAAGTTGTTTCATAAAGGTTTTTCGACAGGAAATGGAAAAATTAGAGAGCCACAATCAATACGTTCTTATGCTGCTCTTGCGTGCATCGCAATACAAGCAAATCAAAATGAACAATATGGTGGTCAAAGCATAGCTTGTTTTGATTATGCAATGGCTGAAGGAGTCAAAAAGACTTTTAAAAAATCAATCATCCATCAAATATGGATAGCAGCAGTTTATAAAATAGGAATTGAATGGATTAATTTATCAAGTGCAAAAAAGATACTGAAAACATTAAAACAAATTGATTTTAACAATTTCTATTATGGAGAAACAAAAGAAAATAAAAGAGATTATAAGACATTAAATAAGACTAAAATTTCTATAGAAAAACAACTAAAAGAAATTTTTAATGAAAATGCTGAATTGATTTTAGATGCATTTCCAGTTATATACGAATTTGCGTGCAGAGAAACTGAAAATGAGACATATCAGGCAATGGAAGCAGTTGTGCACAATTTTAATACGTTGCATTCAAGAGCTGGCGCCCAAGTACCTTTTAGTTCTCTTAATTTTGGCACAGACACGACACCAGAAGGCAGATTAGTAATTGAAAAACTTTTGCTTTCTGTTGAAAAAGGATTAGGCAATGGAGAAACTCCAATTTTTCCAATAACAGTATTCAAATTGAAATCTGGAATTAATTATAATGAAGATGATATAAATTATGATTTGTTTAAACTTGCAATAAGAGTTTCAGCCAAACGTCTTTTCCCAAATTTTGTTAATATAGATGCACCATATAATTTGAAGTATTATGTACCTGGAGATCCTCGTACAGAAATCGCTGCAATGGGATGCAGAACGCGCGTGATAGGCAATGTAAATGGGCCACAAATTGTCACGAGCAGAGGTAATTTTTCTTTTACAACATTGAATTTACCTAAAATGGCTATTGAGTCTAAAAAAGATATCAAAGAATTTTATAAACTTCTCGACAAATATATGGATTTGGCTAAGCAACAACTTACTTGGCGGTATAATTTAATTGGAAAACGCCATGCATATAATTATCCATTTTTAATTGGTCAGCATATTTGGATGGACAGTGAAAAATTAGACAAATATGATACAGTAAGAGAAGTTCTCAAACATGCTTCTATTTCAATTGGTTTTTGCGGATTAGCAGAAGCTTTAGTTGCATTAATCGGAAAACATCATGGTGAAAGTGAAGAAGCTCAAAAACTTGGTCTTGAAATTATCGGTCATATGAGAAAAATGACAGATAAATATACAGAACAGACTCATTTGAATTGGTCACTTTTTGCTACGCCAGCTGAATCAACTGCTGGTACATTGAATCGTTCTAATCAAAATCATTATGGTAAAATAAAAGGCGTAACTGATAGAGAATATATGACAAATTCTAGTCACGTGCCAGTTTATTATCCAATTCGTGCAATTGATAAAATAAAAATAGAAGCTCCATATCATGAATTATGTAATGCTGGTGCTATAGCATATATTGAAATGGATGGGGATCCAACTAAAAACCTGCCAGCTTTCGAAAAAATAGTACGAGCTATGCATGATTATGATTGTACATATTTTGCTATTAATCATGCTAATGATACTTGCACCAATTGCGGATATGTTGGTATTATTGACAATGAATGTCCAAAATGTGGACAAAAAGACCATATTGAAAAAGAACATATAAAAATGCATTGTCATTGTTAAGGAGGAACTAAAATGAGAACCATTAGAATAGAAAATATTGCAGTTAAAAGCAACAGTGAAAAATTAAATAAAGATTTAGCAGCTGAAATTGTTAAGTATGTTCAAGAAAATAAAACAGAAAAAGAAGATGTTGATATAATCGTTGCGTCATTCAATGATAATGATGAATTAGATCTTGAAGTAAGTTATATCCAACCAAACAAAATTGAGAGGTTGAGAAGGATAACTGGATATTTGACAACTAGTCTTGATAGATGGAATTACGCAAAGCAATGTGAAGAGAGAGACAGAGTCAAACATTTATAAAAAATTAAGGAGGAGAATTTTTCTCCTCCTTTTAATAAAGGAGATTTTTATGATCGATAACGACAAACTATATTCAATCTATAAAATCGTTCTCATACCAACAAACCAAATAATATACATCGGCATGACTTCAATGTCATTAAAAGACCGTCTACATTGTCACGTTCAAAAAAATAACAAAATAGGAAAATTTCTATTAAAGAATAATTACACTAGACATGATTTATCTATAGAAGTTTTAGAATATGTTATAGGAAAAGAAAAAGCATTTGAAAAAGAGTATAATTGGACATTGGAATATATGAAGAAAAATGCTCCACTTCTTAATGAATGCATAGGTTCTAAATTGAGTGAAGAAAGAAAATTACAAATTGGAGAAGAAACAAGCAATCGAAAATATAAAAAATTTTGTGCTGTAGAACTAAAAGCAAAATCGTTAGATAAACTTAACGACAAATTTTACATTTATTTGATATTGCAAAATGATCAACCGATATATATTGGCCATGGGAACGATATGTATGTATCATTAAAACGTATTAAATCCAAATTCAATTTAGATTTAAATAATGTTAATTTTAAGATACTTAAAATTTGCCAATCAAAAAAAGAATTAAATTATGAAAAAGAGAAGTTTATCACTCAATACAGCAAACACTATGATCTGCAAAACATACAAACAGGAAATCACCCATCGAGAGAATGTATTCTCGCTGGAACAAAAGCAGCACAAGAAAAAAAGCTTGGCGTACCTCATACAGAAAGCCACAAACAAAAAATTTCTCAAGCAAACAAAGGCAAAAACATTGGATTTGATAGATATACAAGTGTTATGATCATAAATTTAATACAAGACAAAATTTTTATTTATGGCGATTTTATCAAACAAGAAAAATTTCATTATAAAATCGATGAAAAACTAAAACAAAACATTCCTTATACTCAAAATGATGGATATATCTTAGCAGAACATCTTGATTACAATGAAGCCAAACATAAATTGAATAAAAGCAACTTCGAGTTATACGAACAGTATATCATAAAACCTCACAAAAGAATTGATAAACGCAAAATAAGATATAAAAACGAAATTTTTAATAGCATTACTGATCTAAGCCACTTTTGTGGTATTGATTATGAACAAATTAGTCTTAGTATTGCTAAAAATGAAGACATTTATCATTTAATAACAAACCTGACATAATCCTCTCTTTTTAAAGGATAATTTTCAAATGAATACATACTACAAAATTTATGCCATTTTTAACAAAAAAACTAATGACATTTGTTACGTTGGCATAACAAAAAATAAATTAAAATACAGATTGGCAAATCATAAAAAATCTAAAAAATCTGCTGCATACGCTTATATGCATTTTTATGGAATAGACAATTTCGACATAAAATTATTAGAAACAGTTAAAAATGACAAAGAACTTGGATTTAGAAGAGAAATTTATTGGACGCAACACTACTCACAATTTTATCAATTACAAAACAAGGTCTTGGGAAATAGTTATAAATTTAAAGAAAATAAACAAATCAAAACAAACAGAGATAAAATAAATGTTGTTTTATTAAATAATGAAACACATTATTTTTTAGAAGATGCAGCAAAATGTTTTAATGTCAGTGAACAGTCTATTATAGATGTATGTTTTGGAAAAAGAAAAAATGATCATGGCAGGATCTGGTGTTTCAAAGAAGAATATGAAAAACTATCAGAAAAAGAAATACATGAAAAAATTATGGCGAGTCATTCAAGACTCAACGAAAATGCAATTATTTGTTTAACAAATAAAAGAATTTTTTATGACATAAATGAAGCGAGCAAAATAACGAAAATAGATTGTGATAACATTCGTGAATCAATTCAAAAAAATAGACCGTGTAAATTCATTGAAAACGTTCCAATTGTTTTTAAAAAAGCAGACAGATTTTCTTTAATGATAGAAATGTTCAAGATTTTTCTTATTACAAAAAATAATAAGCCATTGATTGTATCAATGACAAGATGGAGTTTTAATAAATCATCTATTTTGACTAAAATAAAAAATTTTTATAAACTGAAAGATGATTGTTATTCCGTAAAGCTTCTAAAAGTATATTATGATTATTCATTAGCAAAAGATTACGTTAATTATTTTATCAAAATTTATTCTAAGAAATTCGATTTAATGTCAAAACTTCCAATTGATGAAAAAATTAAAAAATTAGTTTATAAAGAAAAAATTTCATTCAATCCAAAACATATCTTAAATACAACTACAGGCGAAGTATTTGCTAATGCTAAACAAGCTTCTAAACATTATCATTTACGCGAAAATAATATTTTATTAAATTGCTTTAATAGAACACTTTACTGTGGAATTACATCTAATAATGAATGTATGAATTGGGAATTTACTAAAAAGAACGTTACCGTAAACGTCGATTGCATAAGAAAAACTAAAAATATTAACACGAACTATTTTTTATATCACATTGTGTATCAGAATCAAGTCATTTATGTTGGGATTAGCAACAAAAAATTAGATCACCTAAACATAAACTCAAGTGTCAATAAGTTTGTTGAAAATTTTGGTTGTTCTTTTAAAGCAATTCAATATTTTACATCTAAGCAAGAAGCAATAAAAGCACAAATTGAAGACATAAAAAATCATAATAATTCTTTTAACACTAAACATGGAAGAATTTATTTGAATCATCTTCTAAAGGATTCTTTAGAAGAAAAGATAATTTTGATTAAAAACAAAATAACTCATGAAAACGTTTATGTGTTTTCTTGCAAAAGCAATATAATTAAGCATTTTCATACTAATTTAAGTTTGCTGAAATTAAATAAAGATGATTTTATTTATGAAATTGTTGATTATGTAAATAAAAAAGAAGCAATTGAAAAATTAAATCCCATCTATAACAAAAACATTAATCAAGATATTCTTTTAGAAGTAAGAAAGCAATTAAAACTTGACATTAAGAAAAATAGACATGTAAAATGCATTGAGTTAGATCTTGTTTTTGAAAATCTTAAAAAAGCTGCTTTTTATATGAAATGCAAGACTTTTCATATAGGATTACATTTATACAATTTAAAAGATTATGCTTTTACATTAAAAGAAAATCATTTGCATTTGCACTGGGTTTTTACTGATGAAGAAGCAAACATATTCCCATCAAAAACAAATAGATTTGATCATAATTTGCTTTTGATTAGAAAAGACAAAAAGGAGAGAAATTAATTTCTCTCCTAAAATTATTCGCATGGAGCTGATACTATGTAACTTTCTCTAATGATAATTGACATAAATTCTAATTCACAATCTTCTATTATGTCCCAAAAATCGTCATCGTCCAAATCCTCTTGAAACTCATGAATAGATAGCATCACATCAAGGAACGTGTTTAATTTTCTTTCTTCAAGAAGATCGTTTAGAAGTTTAGAAGCTTCTTCCATAGGGATAGTCTTACTTACATCGTCAATAGTTAGTTTTACTTCCATGTTGCAATTTATCTCCTTTCATTTGATGAATATATTATATGCAAAAGAGATATACGTTTTTTGTTTGAAGACAATTATTCACAATTAATATAAATTTGAAAGAAATAATTTACATACCATCATGTTTGACATATTCATCAAGAGAAGATAAAATGAATTTTCTTAATTTATCATTCAGCAACAAATCATATATCAATTCTCTTACTTTTTCATTGTGTTTGTGAGACAAACTTCTTTTTATTTCTGTTAGAACATCTTCCTTGAGTTTTATTCTTGCAGTATCGTGTAATTCAAAAGAATTGCTATTACACCTAATAGTAAATGTAACAGCAATTCTATTTTTTATCAAAAATTTTAAATCTACAATGTAATCATTTTTCTTATACTGCAAAGAATTACAAGCGTTACCATGAGAGCATTTCAACTCTCTTCCTCCTCAAATTTCAATTTTTCAATATACTTAGATAAATGTCCAGTATCTGAAATGAAATACATATCTTTTTCATGCAATGGCAATCCCATAACATGCTTGTATACTTGCGGAAATAATTTAGAATTAACGCATTTGAATTTCATTTTTGTTCCATTACGCTTTATAAACATTTTATACGGAGTGATGTTTTCTAAAACAAACTTTTCAATGTGTACATCATTTTTGTATGATTCTGGCACATTTACTGAACATTCATCGAAATCTTTGTCTACCTCAAAAATGATTTCATCATAATTATGACTGACAATATGTTCTAACTTCAAATTATTTTTATCATCGTCAATGATAAATTTCAATATATCTCTCTCTAACAAAAGTCTCTCATATCTCATGATTCTTTTGGGATTCAATTTTCCTAAAAGAACCTGACGAAAATGCTTAGCTTCTGCAAAATAATCAAATTCTGAAAAGATATGCATGAATTCTTTCCATGTTTCAGCATGTTTGACTAAATCTTTATCAAAATGCTTCATTGCAGTAAAATTGCCGCTTACTAAGTCAATGCTCAGAAATGTCTTACCAACGTTTTCTAGATTGAAAATGTCTCTATTGTGAAGCTTGGTAGTCAATAATCCTTCATCAAACTTGCAATTGCAGTTATTGAATTCAATATATTTTTTATGGCTTTCAATATAAGAAAGAATTTGTTCTACTACACGATTACGATAAGTATAGAAATGTTCGTCATTAGCAAAATAGCTTCTACATTTCATAAAAATGTCAAATTTATTCTTCATATCAAAGTATGAATCAAATGTTTCAAGATAATAATCTAAAAATTCTTTTCTTTCTACTGGAAGAGAAATCGAAAAATCTTTCAAAAATCTATGAACCATTGCATCACTAATCATTGTCAATGATACCACACTCCATTCACTTAAGATGAATATCTTTTACCCACTCTTTTGACATAATACGATCTACTTTTTCAAGTGTTTTTTCATTGAAAACAAATTTTCCGTCTTTCATCGCTCTGTCATACCATTTTTTCAAAGATGTCTTGAAATTCAATGACATAGCAGTCCAATCACAAAACATTTCTGCTATAGCTTCATCTGGCATTTCTTTCGCAAGCTGCTTGATTTCTCCGTTTAAAAATGCGTAATTAAATACGTAATGTTCTGGATGATGATCGTTGTTTTTGTAATGATGCTGCCAAGCCTTTTCAAACATGTCTTCGTCTGTTCTTTCACGCTCTGATGGATAAAAATTTTGCCTGTATGCTTCAAATTCATCTTCACTCCATTTTGAAGTGTCATGAGTGTTAACTCTTTTCACTAAACTAAGATCGTCAAAATCTAAGTCTTCATGCAAAATGTCTCCAATCAATTGATACGCCCTATAAACGTTATTTACGTGATTTTCAATATAATCACAGTACATTCTTTCTTGTTTTGTCATTTGTATTCTCCTCATATTTTAATCTTCTTCAAGTTCTCTGATAATCTCATTCCCATACATCTTGAAGAGCTCAGACTTGCTACGTTTTACTTGTTTTATAATTTTCTCTATTTCGTAAGTATTCCAATGTTCTCCAATATTTTGAAGTTTTAAGTAAACGCACCTGCTGCTTGGATCATTTATGTGATCGCACAAAGGACCTCCATAACAACAGTCGCAAAATTCTTCGTCAAGTTCATTATTGACAAAATCTTTGATTAATCCAACAAGTAATTGATGATATCCAAATACAAGGACATTGAGCTCCAAAATTTCTCTGTCTTTCTTAGCAAGAATATCGGAATTTGATTCCATAATTTTTGCTCCTTTCAAGATGCAGTATGAACATATTGCTGCGCGCTCTCACGCCTTCATCTCACCTCTTATGACAGACATATATATATCTTCTAACATAGCATTTATTTTATCATACATGGGTTCATCAGGAAGCGTCGTCTTTTCGTACTCGTCATTCATTATCTTTTCCAATTCTCTCTGCTTTGCGAATACTTCATCAAACGATACTAGCCCGTTCCTCACGGCCATCAAGAAATCATGCTCATTTTCTCTATATGTTATTATTTCATGATTCTTGATGATGTCTATTCCCATATAGTACAGCCTGATCAAATGCATCGCATGCTTGCAAAGATGATTGAAGTCTTTTTTGTGGTTACGTTTATTCAATTTTCCATAATTCCTGATCATGTTGGACATGTCAGAATTTATCCTCAAAAAGTCTCTCAGCGGCATGCTTTCTACATTTATATCAAGATATATCTCGCTGTCATATTCTTTTTTGTCGCTGCTTTTTATTTCAAAATTTAATTTCTTTACCTTGTCATAATTTTTGTATTCATTTTTAGCATTCATCATCTGAGCTTCTATGCTCTTCATGATATGCTTTTCTTTTTCATTCTGCTCATAAGTGTCTCTAGCTAATGCATTCTCTAGCCTCCTCAGCTGTGCGTTAGCATACTGAGCAAATGTGATATATGCTTTCTTGCTGAGAAACATCTTTCTATTACTTCTCAGCATCTTGCCTATGTCATTGATATATAAAACATGCTCATCTTTGACTCCCAAACTTTCTATTGTATTAGGATTGCACTGGCACAGCAGCCTAGCATATTTTCTCAATGCATATACTACCGTGTCAGTATTGCTGTCCTCAATTTCTTCTTTCTTTGCTTTTTCCATATGAAATGATTCGCAGGGATTGTCAAGATAGCATCCTCTTATGTCTACATCGGAATTTTCATTGTTGGTGCCATAAGCAATGCTGCCAGCCATGACAAGATAGCACGAATTTATTTCTTTCAAAAACTGATATTCTTGTTTTTTCAGTACATCTTTATAATCCTTCATGCAAGACATATCCTTTCTCAGATGCCAATGCAAACCTCTTAGCCGCTCTTTCAACTATTGCATGATATTCATCTGATATGTTATTAAGAATTGGAAACTTTTTCGGCCCTTTTAAATCATAGCTCCAAGATGAGCCGTCTATCCATTCTTTGTCGTTCATCCTGAATACGTTCACTGAGAATACACCAATGTCATCTATGTACCTGCTGTTGAACGCAAACTCGTATTCTTTCCAGTGCCTTGTATAACTTTTTGAAACACTTTTTTCTACATCCACGTCTTTGTACTCCAATCTTCTTTCTTTCATCTAATATCCTTTCATACCTCGCCACTTTTTATATATTTCTTTATTATTCTATCACATTTTCTATTGAAAGTACAAACATTTTTGTTTTTCATTATGTACTTTCAATGTTATTTATAGTAGAATAGAATCAGGAGGCGGGCTATGAAAATACTAAAAAAGTACAAAAAATTTTATGATAACACCGTGAATGAATGTTTCTATGTTAATCTTGATTCAATCATGTCTTCTCACCGCACTTTGTTCATGTGCATTGAAAACCCGAATAAATACGTCAAAACTGTTGTCGTTACAGATGTGGCTGTCATCATCACTTATACTGTCACTGCAATCATATCAATAACAAAAAAATGGAAAGAAAAAGTTTTTGAAGTAGTTTTTCATATCAAAGATGAATGCTATGTCACCCAGCATAATTTTCTTACAGAACAAGACTCATTGAAATATATTCCATCTTTTATACTGAGGTACGGATTATGAGTGTATTCAAAGGGTTTTATGACAGTCCAGATTCAGACTACATGAGAATCATTATACCATACAAAAACAATAACATCACAATTTTATTTCAAGATGTATACCTAGAAGTATCATCAAGGTATTACGACATAGACTATATCATACACATCAAATCAAAACAAACAAAGACAATACATAGATACTTAGACAGTATAGCCGTGTTCTTAGAAGCAAAAAATGAACATTTTTACAAATTCAATGATTTCTTCCTGTCGCATAAAGAGTGTTTTATTTTATTTTTTGGATTGTGAGGCTATTATGTTAATCAATACTAAAACATATAAAAACATGAGTTATGTAGCATACTATGAGCACGACAACCTATCTGGAGGAATCTATTTTACTATTCCTTCACCAGAACAAGACTACATGGACATTACTATCCAATATAACGGTGCACACAATTTTACACTACATACTATTTCATCTATCATCCCAATCAATACTTTGAACTACAAATTTATTATCCAGCGCGCAGTCAACACAATCAGACACCCATCTATTAAAAATACAAATTATATAGAAAAAGATTTAATCATCATAGCTCAAAAAATATTTAATGATTATATCAAGAAAGAAGGCATATAAACATTGCATTTTACGTCACAATTCATAAATCATACTCTTTCACTCAAATTGTTTTTCTATGAAAACTACAAGCCATTTGTATATAAAATCACATTCATCCCAACCGTATACGTCCCAACTCTTTCTTTTATTGAATTTCCATATTCATCAGAACGCATCATCTTGAATCTAGAAAAAAAATATAATATTATCATTCCTGCTCACGATAAAATCTTTTTGCAAATGCAGCTGGAAGTAATTATTCATGATTTTATTATGTATCTCACAGAAACATACTATATTAAATATAATGGGCTGTAACATCAAACCATACATTTCTGATTATAGTTATTATGATTTCAGAATTGTGTTACATAAAACATTACGTCTCAATGATGAAATTATTTATAAAAACATACACAATAATTCATTTGTTTCCACCAAGTATACAGTAATAAATTAAAAATAATTATTATCCCGTAATAAATTCAAAGAACGATAAAATGTAAAATAAAATTAGTGTCATTTAAATGAAATAAGCAAAAAAATTCCCTTATCAAAAAATTAGCGCAAATATTCTTAGAAAAATATTTGCGTTTTTTATATTTTTTATAACCATTTTCTATAAAAATCATTAGATATTAATATTCTCTGCAATTGTTTTAACTTTCTTTTACAAAAAAACCAGCAAAACTATATAGAAGAAAAAATTCTCTATATATAAAGAAAATCTAAATATATAGAGAATAAAACATACAAAAATAAAAAGCTCTCTAGATATATAAAAAGAATCTATAAAACTTTTCTTTTATTAGAAGAATAAAAAGTTTCTTTATAGAAGAAATAATAAATAAAAATTCTGCACTAAAAGAAATCTAGATATATAGATAAAAATTTTTTGTATAGAAAGAAATTTAATACAAGAACATCAATAGATAAACTTTTATGTTAGAAACAAAAATTTCTATATATAGAAAGAATTAAGAACGGATAAGAGAAAAAACAAGTAAGAGCAAAAATTCTCTCTATATAGAAAAACAAAATCAAGAACAAAAGTAAAATTTTTTATATAGAACAAAAACAAAAACTGAAGCACTATAACATATTTTATGTTAAAAAATTCTCTCTATATATAGAAGAATTTAATGTTTGGAAAAAATAAAAATAAAAAAATATAGATATATAGAATAAAGAACCTGAAGACGCTATAGATTTTTTATATTAAAAGAAAAAATTCTCTATATATATAGAATGTTTGAAAAATAAAAATGAGCGCAGAAGCAGAATAAATAAAAAAATAGAATAGAAATAAGAACAAGTACTAAAGACACTATAGATTTTTTTATATTAAAAACAAAAATCTTTCTTTATATATAGAACAAAAATAAAATAAATAAAAAAATAGAAGCGCTTTGATTAGTCCTCGCGCCTCATCTGCACTTCATGCTCGCTGCTCTCGCGTAATACTTATACAATGATATTTTTGTAATTCATGCTATAGTATTTGTTGTTCATTGATATGAGGTTAAAATTTTTGACCTCAAATACGTTTTTCATATACAACATTTTTGTTATATATGTAAGATTTAATTATTCGTGTAGACATTACGAACATATTCTGAAAAATTATCGCTAGGAAATTCTATAATCTCATAAGAATGAACATAAGCACATTTAAATAATAATCTTTTTGCTGCATGTATAGCGGCATTTTTAGTTTTATAGAATTTCCCTTCTGTTATGACAGTATCTTCATTCATGCTAGATACTGGAAATATTTGATAATCTTTTTGGTAAGTTTTTCCCAAGTAAAATCCATAAACATTGTCAGAGTCGTGTTCATGATCTTTTTGGCTCTTCAAATATATTAGATACTTTTTCTTGATATCGCTCATATTATTCTCCAGTAGTATTTTAGCATATAATCAAGTTGATTAAAAAACCAACTTGATTATATTATGGACGAATACTTTTTTGTTTTTCCAATTGATATTTCAAAATGTTTGTTTATATCTAGCGTTGTGTCTAAATTGTTGCAGATAACTTTGTCTACTTTTACTGCATTGCTTAAGATTAATCTTTTTGCTTCTGCTTTTGAAAGTGCCATTTTGTTGTCTAGTATTATATCAACCAATTTCTTTTCCATGTTTTATAAAAACTCCCTATATATAGACTAATTTTATTTTGCTTCTGTAAGAATTTTGTCTATTCTTTTTAAGACAGTATCAATTTCTTTACAAAAAGCATTGTAATTATCTTTTGCTACTTTTGTTTCAAAAGTCATATAACGTTTGATTAGATCTGCTTTAGCAATTTCTTTTCCTTTTTTAATAGAAAAAGGTTCTGTCTCTTCTTCTTTATTATATTTTGCTATGCCAATATAAGTACGAGAAAGAAGTTCGTCGCGAATGAATACATCTGCATAATAGAATGTATAGACAGAGCCAAAAACGCCAATAGTGGAAACTTCTTTTGCCATTTTTATAAATCTACAGCGAGACCTGCGCATATCTTCACCAAAATAAGCTCTTACCATTTTATTTTCTTCATCTACTTCGTAATTGATATGATTAAAGAAATATTTACGGCAATTACGCGTCTTTTTTGAAGCAGTGAAAGAATTAACATTTTTTAAATATGCCGTGTCTACTCCTTTTTTCTTTTCAATGAAGTATGCTTTTAATTCACTGACAAAGAAGCGGATCATTTTACGTACTTTTCTATATAAACGAATACGAGCAAGTTTGTCATTATATCCTTCTTCTCCATAATAAGCTGTTCCTATAATGTCTTTGTAGTTTTTTGGATAAGCAGAGAAGATACGATTCATGATCAATGGATCGTTTTTAGCGCGAATATAAGTTCCTTGAAAAAGATACTCACAGACATCATTTAAGATCATTGAAATTGCATTTTCTTTTTCCCAAATTCCAAATTTGGGAAAAGCCATATCAATTTCCCTTTTATCATTTTTGCAGTTAAATACCGATTCACTAGTAATAAAATGCATAATAAAACACCTCTTTTAGTTTTTTTATTAAAAAACACTTTTTTATTAAATAATAGCAAGAATTACTCTCAGTTTGCCGTTAGGGAGCTGGATAACTTTATAGATTGGCATTTCTGTCCAATCATCATAGTTATAAACATAGCCGTCAGTACAAACAACTTCTTCTACTTTAGTAACATCAATATCCATATCAATTTCTCCTTTATGTATTTATGATAATGAACTGTCGGGGATCGTACAAAAGATTATCAATCATAGACACTTTAGGGATGAATTCCAAAGCTTCTTCTTTTGTATCAAACATCATGATTTTAGAAGCTGGTATGACAATATCGTTTATTTTATAGCTTTTGATATCGCCGTTAGGGCTAACATTGTAAAAAATTTCAAACATGAAATTTGTTTTTATTTTGTCATCAAGAGGGAGTTTATCCCAGTCGCTGCGAAGGTAGTGCTCGTTTGGGCAGAGAGAATTATTAGAACGTACAATGACCCACTTATAGTCAGGACGTTTTTTCCATCCTTCTATGCTTTTGCAACGCATCAAATTGCCAATGTTTCTATCAAGAAAATAAATTGGATATAAATTGCGGTTAGAAGAAAATATGCCTACAAATAGATTCGGGGCGCTGAAACATGCATCAGCCCAGCCATCAAAAATAGCATTAATAGCATCAGCTGGTCTACCGAAAAATTCTATATCCAGATCATGTGGCATACTGTCTAAAAGATTCAGATCGGGAAGATAGAAAAATTCATTATTTTCACCGTCTTTGTGGATTGCGCACTTTGTAGAATATCCATTAGGTGATGTAATTTCTACTGTCTTTTCGTTTTCGATGATATTTGCCTGAAAGATTTTGTTATTTACAACAATTTTCATATGTTTCTCCTCTATGCAATCAAAATATCTTCATATTTCTTTTTAGTAGCATATTCATAAGGATACGTATTATTTGTTAGTATTTTTATTTCCTTGTTAAAAAATCCGAATGCTTCTTCTTCATTAAAATCTTCTGGATCGCATCCTCCGTAAAATAAATCTGCTATTGCCCAAATCACAGAATCCTTGAATTCACTAATGGAAATTTTTTTGAACAGCTTATTAGAATAATCATGTTTATCATTTTCGTTAGGAATATAAATTCCAATAAGTGTATTGAATATATGTTCAATTTGGTTGTTATAAAGATATGCAATATTAGTTTGGCAAAGCAGGCGTCCTTTTATGACAGGTGCTCCCAAGAGTTGCATAACATAAGGATAATATAGTCCTTTTTCTTTTTGTATTTCTTTCATGTTGTAAATTTTTTTAAACATCATTGTCACCAATCGTTTAATGCATCAAATATTGCTCCATCTATTTAGATTATATCATATTTTCAATAATTTGTAAATAAGTTTGTACAAAATTTCAATTTTATGGTATAATAAAATTAGAAATTAGCGAAAGGGTGATTTTACATGACCGACGAAATTGATTGCGAAGTTTGTCCATTCAAAAAAGAAGGATGTAATGGCATAACATGCGTTGGCAATAATCTAATCTATCCGCCATGCAGCGAATTGGAAGAAGATGAGACGATAGAAGAGAAATATGAAACATATGTTATTCAAAAAGCTGCAGAAGAAGAATATCGCAAACGCATATATGAAATTGAAATGGAAAAGAAACGCAAAGCCAGTCTTGCAAAAAATCGCCGTTTGTTTATGAAGCGAGCTTGCCGCAACGAATTATTAATTGTTGCATCGCTAAAGAAACAAATCAAATCTTTGCAGTGTTTGTTGGATAGGATTGATGTGTATACTTATACTGTCAACGCTACCAATCAGCTGTTCGGATATGAGCAAAGAATAAAAAAAGATGAAAGTTTTGAAAAAAGATTAAACGAATTGAATGTCAAATTGGAAAAAGCTTCTATAGAATTAAAAATAAAACAAAAAGAAGTTCGCAATAGCAACGAATATAAAAACATTAAATGTGATTAAATAATATTATGTTTTTGTAGTTATTATTTTCAAAATTTTATTTGTTTTCCAATAAAGTTGATTGAACCTTCTCCTTCTATGTATCTGTAAAACTTATGATTTTTCTTGTCGTATCCAGTTTTGATTTGGATTTTCCCAGTATAATTTCTTAAAATTGTAGCGCGGCATGGATATTCTTCAATCCAATCCTCAATTTCTTGATTCAAAAATTTCTTTACTTCATCAAGAGAAGATACAAAAATCATTCCTATATTAGTATAAAATTTGTCTATAAGTTTTTTAGAATCTTTGTCAAATATTTCATAGCATAGATCTCCGTAAAAATTAGATTTTGTTATATATTTTGTCATGCCGGAAGAATCGAGATTTGTTGGATCATCATTGATTACATAACATAGATCTATGATCAAAACATCTTCGTTCTGGAATTCAAGAATCTTTGAATCTTCATGATCTTCTTTTGTCATATTTATTCATCTCCCTTGATTTTTCTCTCTGAATAGATTATAACATATGTTTTCATATATGTAAATAGTTTATAAAAAAAGCAGCAATTTGCTGCTTTTTTGTTACCAATCAGAAGAACAACCTCCACCGCCAGAATCTCCGCCACCAAAGTCACTACTTGAATAATCTATATATGAAGGTGATGTGTAATTATCTAAATAATCATCATAATCGTCTGAACGACTATTTTGTTGTTTTTTTATTTTGCTATTTTTTTTGATAGATTTAGTTTTGTTTGATTTTTGGTCTTGTCTTTTTAGCATATTTTTCTCCTTTGTTACCATGAACCAGAAGCTCCACCTCCACCGGAGGAGCCACCACCGAATGAACTACTTCCAGAAGAACTAGATGAACTAGACGAGCCGCTAGAATAGAATCCCCCGCCGCCGCAGCCACCAGAACGTCCTCCTATGTTCCCGTCCATAAGAATTATAAACATGACAGCAGCAAATACAATGACTACAATTGTGACTATCGCCTTCTGTTTATCTTTTTCTTCTTGTTGTTTAGATATTTCATCTGCTAGTGAATCACCATATTCTTGGTATATTAATTTTGATAATTCTAGATATGCGTTTTCAATTCCAGAATTAAAATTGTCATTTTTAAATTCACGATTCATAGACGATAAAATAGAACCAGCTTTTCCGTCTGTGATAGTTCCTTCTAGACCATAGCCAACTTCTATTCTATCTTTATGATCGTTTTTAGATACTACAATCAATACACCATTATTTTTTTCTTTGTTTCCGATTCCCCATTCTCTAAATGTACGATTAGAGAATGTTTCTATATCTTCACCGTTTAAAGAATTGATAGTCAATACGATCAGTTGTGCACCATATTTATTATCTAAATCTTTTCCAATAGATAATAGATTTTGTTCTATTGATTCGCTAATTAGATTTGCATTATCAACAACATAAATGTCATTAGTTGGTTTTTGGGCATTCGTTTTTTCATTTGCACAACCGATAAATAATGTACAAATTAGTAATGTAATACAAATGATATTTAGTTTTTTCATATATTCAAGTCCTTAAAATTCTACTTTAGGAACAACTTTTGCCGATTCATCTGCTTTAAATTGCTCCATTGTATTGTAGCCTAGCATATTAGCAAATAATACACCTGGGAATGTAGTTATTTTTATGTTATATTGTTGTACAGCTTGTACATAATCTCTACGAGCAACAGCAATGCGATTTTCGCTGCCAGCTAATTCATCCATTAATTGTTTGAAATGAGCATCAGCTTTTAATGTTGGATAATTTTCTACTACCATTAATAATCTTGATAAGACAGAAGAAAGCTCAGCATTAGCTTGATCTTTTTCTATAGGAGTAGATGCATTATTAACTTTTGAACGAGCAGCAGCTAATTCTGTAAATAATGATTTTTCGTGAGTTGCATAGCCTTTTGTTGTATTGACAAGATTAGGAATCAAATCTGCTCGGCGCTGCATTTGATTTTCTGTTTGTGCCCATGCAGTATCTACATTGACTCTTGAAGATTGAATGCTGTTGTAATTGAAAATAGAAAAAGCTGCTATAAAAAGAGCTATTACGATTAAAATGTTTTTCATGTAAATAACCTCCTATTTGAATTTATTAAATGAATCTAATAACGCGATAATCGTTTCCAAAATAAAAAGAATAATTACATATTTTTTCATTTAAATGCGTTTTTAATGATATCATTTTCTGATACATTGTGTTTTTTTAGTATAGAAGTTGTATATCTGGAACACAAAAATGATAAGATGCACACAGTAATAGTAGCTGCAAAAATAAATGTAAATGATATGATTAATTCGAACATTTTATTCTCCTATAGCTATTTAGTTGAACGTTTACTGCAAATAATGTAATTTTTTTCAAAGTCATTTTTTGGTACAAAATAGATTTTATCTTTGTCATTTATAAAAAAATCATTTTTATATACTCTTACAAGTTTTTCACTTTTTGGATTTTCCATGAAATATAAATTTTTTCCATCTTCGCAAAGATACTGATCGCACCAAACCGGTATAGCGCCTTTACTGCAGTATCTTGCAACTCGTACTAATCTATTTGTTTTTATATTTTTTGCTATAAAATGAGTTTGTGTTTTCATTCTTCCACCAAGTCCAATATTGTTGTTAAATGTAAAAAAATTTTAACATCGTTCGGGTCTTCTGATATGATTTTATCGTCATGCCCTTCCCTAGAAAGAATCAACATATTATTTTGTACAGAAATATCTTCATCATACCAGCCACGGTTTTTTAATATAGCAATAATAGCTTCTTGTTCTGACATGTCTATTTTTACTGGAATAATCTGACGAGCATTTACTCTCATTGAATTCTAACCACCTTAATTGGAGTATCTCTAAATGTAGAAAAAACATTATTTGGTTGTTTATTAATTCCTACTACTATTTTTGCATGAGTGTCTGGACAACGTGGCTGCACGACATCTAAAACCGTTACTAGTGAATTATCATCAAGGATTATGATATCTCCAATATCAAGAGATCCAGAATCAATTTCTTCTACTATCAATCGTTTTTTGTCTATAAAAGATTGAAGTTCTTGTACAGAAGAAACAGATGGAACTACATCGGGTAAAAATTTTGTTATACAATTACCTTGATCATGAGTTCGTTCTATGATCACATTATCTTCGCAAATGATTGTAAAATCATTATTTGAAGACTTTGTGATAGATAAAATCTTTTTTGGTCCGGCATCCGTGCCAATAATGTCATTTACGTTTAGTTCTTCTATTGTTGTAAAAAATTTATTCATAAATAGATTCCTCCTTTCAATCAAACCAGCAGTATAGATAATCATCTTTGACTTTGATCGTATTTGCTTTTTTGAACATATTAATAAAATCAATTAGTTCTTCTTTAGATAGAGAGGCATTATGCTCTATACCTTCTACTGAAAATCTATAATCTTTGCGTTCAGCAGATACAGTATAACCATGAAAAGTAGCATTATATTTTTTAGCAAATTCTACAAATACTTTTATTTTTGGAGAATCATTAAAACGTTCATCAAGATTGACAAAATCCAAAGATATGAGTTTTTCCATTATTTCTACTGGAAGATAACGATATGATCTACACCCACCAAAATATGCTTTGGAAGTAAAATATGGTTCGACAATAGAGTCTCTAAGTTTTTGGTCTTTGTTCATTAGAATCTCCCTTCCTTAAAATCTATAATATTATAGCACGTTTTTATTGCATATAAACATAATTTGCTGTTTTTACAAAATATGATAATCTTGATGTCGTTTTATATTCTATCGATATTGAGAACACCTAGCAACACCTCTCTCGGCTCTGTTTCGTTACATGTGCAGGCATTTCTTTGACGCAAAGATATGTACATCAGTCGTTGCATCGCCTGTTCTCTATCATTATTCATTCTCCAACACTTGTATTGACAACAGATAACGTTCATCATAATCATCGTACTTATCAACTTTACTACATTTGCTGTGTTGGTATTCCTTAATGTATTCATCATCGTTTGGGTCCATTCCCAATTGCATCATCAGCTTGGCATCAAAATCATTTTTAGCATCTTCATAGTTATTAAACGGGCCATCAACCCAGACAAATGGGTCTGCTTTAATATCCCAACCTGCTTCTACTACGACATATTTCTTAGCCAAATTTTGTTCCCTCCATAATTGCTTTGCTGTATTTCGTATATGAGGTGGCACATTCTTTAGGTATTTTGCCGGTCGCGATTTCATCGAGCACATCCTCTCCATGTTCCCAAGGATTCCAGAAGTATAATGAATACATAGAACCTATGCGGTAGTTTTTTTCACCTGCGTATATGCATTCTTCTATCGCAACGTCTCCTGTGTCGCAATATTTCAACAGGAATTTTGCGGCTTCCTGAGGCGTGTCGAATTCTTCTTTCTTGCCGCTAATAGCATACTTTATGATATAGTCGCGCGACTCTTCGACATGGGTGAATTCCTTCTCGAACTCCTCCATGTCCATAGTATATGCTTTTTGTTCATGCCAAAATTGCACGGTATATTTGCCAGTTGCCCAATCTTTGCTTAGACGTTCTATTGTAATCTCACGGCCTTTCTTATCCTTCCAGAGCTCGTCGTGCTGATAATCACTTTCGCGCTGTGGCATTTCAGTAAATCTCCTTTCTGTGAACCTCCCCCACTTGCTTCGCTGAAGTGGGAGACTTTTTGCGGAATACGTTAAAAACATATGCTATATAAACACAATTTGTTATAAAATGGGACAATCTTGATGTCGTTTTGTATTCCATTTATTTATATCAATGTCTTGCATTGTCGCAAAACAACAATAATTCCATGGATCGTTTTTTCCTTTTGGATGACACATTGGACATTCACTACAATTTTCTGGTTTTTTGATTCTGATTTGAATTGGTTCTACTTCCATTTTTATGCCTTCTTTTGATAGTTAGAGTCCGGTTTGTTTTCCAACAAAATTGATAGAGCCAGTTCCTTCAACATATCTAAAAAATTCGTAGTCATTGCAGTCTGTTTTTATTTGAATTTTTCCTGTATAATTTTTTAAGATGGTAGCGCGCCATGTATGTTCTTTTGCCCATTCTTCAATTTCTGGATTTAAAAATTTTTTTACTTCGTCAAGAGAAAATATAGATACCATACCTGCATCAGCACAGAATTCTCCAATCGGTTTTTTAGAGTCTTTGTCAAATACAGTACAACTCCAGTCTCCATAAAGAGTTGATTTCGTTGCATATTTTGACATTCCGAAAACTTCAAAATTTTCTCCATAATTTGATTTTTCCCAATTATTACCTTTAGTAATGTAGCATGGATCTGTAATTAAAACATCTTCATTATTAAATTCAAGGACTTTTGAGTCCAAATAATAATCTTCATTTATTCTGTATTCTCTTACGTAATTTTTATTAAAAATTGGGTGAAGAGACTCTAAAAAATAAAATAATTTTTTGAAATCATAGAGAAAATTAATATTTTCTTTTCCAATTTTTTTTGCTAATTCTTGTGTTTCTTTTTTTTCATCATTAAAAAATTTAAGTCTAGATATAAAACTAAAATCAACTTCTCCTGTTAAATTTTTGTAATCAGAAAAAAGTGAAGAATTTGCAAAACAGTCTTTTTTTATACTAAAAGCAAAATCCAAATCTTCCTTTTCTTCTTCTGTTAATTCTTTTAGATTTCTTTGAGACAAAAATTGTTTTTTAAATCTCTCAAATGGTTCTAGAAGAAGATCTGGAAAATATTCTTGCATAATATGTAAATAACGAGGATATTTTTCTTTTTGTTCTTTTTGCAAGTTTTGATATAGAGTAGAAAGTTCTTCTTTTGTCATAATAATTTATTCATCTCCTTTCTAGACAATTAAAAATGAATTTTTATTGTTGCTAAAAGGGCGAATGATATCTTTTCTCTTGGTATCACCAGCTTCAAATAGCATTCCTTTGCCTGGACTCATATATACCTGGTCTACATAGAATATGGTTGAAAAAATTTTGTCATTGAATAACCAGTTAACGGTATATACGATGCAATCTTTGTAAAAACAATTTGTATACAATTTTTTAAATCTTTCTCTGTATTTTTTTAATTTCTCATCGATATATCCGTTGTTGTTTTTATAATCAAAAGAATCTACAAATGAATACTCTTCGTGCCTGCTGCAATGAAAAAATACATTTACAAAAAACTCATCCACATTAAACGTATATTTGATTTCATCAATGGTATTCATTTTCATCCTCCTTAGATGTTTCTTTATAATCCAATTATTCTAATAAGTTCATCATTTGGTTCAAATGATCCATCTTTATATAAGACATGATGAAATTTTAATGTGCTTTTTTCATCACTATATGGATCAGTTGTAAAATCTATTCCTATGCAAATTTCCACAAAATTGTTATTGAGAGTTAATTTTTTTTCTAAATAAGAAATGGCGCCAGGATAAAATAACATATGGTCGCGTTCTGCAGTAAAACGTTTTCTGTCATATATATAGACATTGAGGAAATAATGCATATAATCGAAATCATGAATGAAGCATTTTTTTATTAATGATCTTTCGCGTTTTGTAAAGAAAATTTTATTTTTCATAGCCCATACACCTTAATCATTTCGTTTGCATACTCTCCATTTTTAATTTCTGTTGATAACATAACAATTGATGTAATTCGAAAATGATAATCGTTTATATAATTTAACAATTCTATATAAACAAAATTGCCAATGAGTTGCGGACGTTTAGTTTGAAAATTGTAAAATGTATTTACTTTGTCAATAATTTGTTCTATTTCGTCCATGTTTATTTTCCTTTTAGCAAGTCAATGTAAATAATTGCTTTATTTTTTGATTTTGCGTAATTAATGCAATTTCTTGTTCCGCCGGGAGTCCCATCATAAACAGCAATCAATAAATTACATTTATCAACCATGTAAATATTACGTTTTTGAAGACAAAAATTATTGTATTCTTCAGATATGAAATTGACATAGTCACAGCGTGACTTGATTTTGTTATAGAGATTTTGAGCTTGGATAGGCCAATTCAACGAATGTTCTTTAAATGGAATAGCAGCTTCTAATTTAATTGGATATAATTTTTTGAGTTGTAATCCAACAACAGCAGCCATTTGATCTACGCCTTGAGCCATGCCTTGAATTAATAAAAAATCGTCATAATCTGAATGTTTTTTTATTTCATTTTCCGTTGTTGTTTTAATGCGTTCAAATAAAATTTGATATTCAATTCGTTTTAAATCATATCCAAATAACTTATTAGGACGATGTCCAGTAAAGGCAATGTTATAAGTACTCATAATCCCTCTTCTTTTACGACATCTGTAATAAAGTCTTTTTTAGCAGTATCAACATCATTAATGATATCTAATTTAAAAACGCTTGTGTAAACAGGGAAATGAACTAGCGCATTGACTTTATTTTTATCTGCTGGTATTGGTATGATTTTAATGGTATAATTATTGCTTAAGACTCTAGGGATAAGACAACTAGAATCTAAACGTTTATAGATGTAGTTTTTGATTTTGTTTTTGCAAACAAATTGCAAAATAAAATTTACATATTCGTGCATATACATGTTATCAAGAATTTTTTTGTTCATATTAGAAACTCCCTATTTTACATACCGTAAGTAATTATCATTTTTTCTTTATATTCACCAATGATGTCTTTATGAAAAATAATGGCTTCATTGCATTCAGTTGGAGTTTTAATGACAGCATTGATTATTCCTAAAAACATATTTATTTTGCAAATTTCATTATTTACATTTACTACTGTAAAAGATAAAATGTCCATTACGAAAATTCCTTCTTAAAAATTTCAAAATTACGTTTATCGTGTGGCGAACAGTATACAGCAAAATTGATTTCTTCAAAAGGGAAATTCATAATAACATTATGATAAGCTTTTGCTACAACGTCTGGAGGATTTTGAAAAGCACCACATCCAAATGCTCCAAGTATGATAATGTCATTATTGTTGGCAGCTGCTACTGCTAATATATGATTAGCGCGTTTTATATGCAAATTATATATTTCTGCATCAGAAAGATGCGCAACTTTATCATTCCCAGGATTGAATTTGTTATTCGGATGAATCCTAAGATTTGGAGCTGCGCATGTAATAACATTAATCTGTTGAAATTTATCTGGTTTTAATCTAGATGGCATATCGGTATCGCTTTTAATAATGCATATACCAGGTGTATATAAAATTGAGTCTGTGTATATTGCATTTTTTCTTGCTCGATGCATATTGTAAAAATTTTTCATGTTTGTTTCTGTATTAAGAACTGGATATAATGTTGTAGTTCTACAAATTGCTTCTTCTTGAGCTGTTGAACCAACTTCAACGCCACCACCTGGATTTGTTGCAGAAGCAAAATTAAGTATGCAAATATTTTTGTTTGGATATTTTCTTTTAAAATAACTAGCAGAATCAATTGTCTTGAATTTGGTGACTGTGACATTAGGAGAAACAGCTTTCTTTTCAAAAGAAGGATAATCATTTTCTGCATAAAAACGAGTATTTGCTATAGATTTTTTAATGGCTTCTCGAAGAAACTCATTTTCCGCACAATATCTTTTAGTATCTTCAAATACTCGAATTAGATCTTGTTTCATTTTTTATCTCCTTACTTAAATGTTATGGTTTTTTTATCATGAATAGCTTGTCTTAGCTCTTCCAATGTAATTTCCCAAATTGGTCTATTGAAATATGGCTCAAAACATTCGGCACAATATTTTTGTTCATTTTCTCCAAAAGCAAAGCACATCAAAATGCTAGAAAACAACAACGTCATTCCGAAATAATATCGTTTGTCAAAAAAAAGAGTCAAACATTGATCGTAATATACATCATCATTTAGTAAAAAATAATTCTTCTTCAAATCTGTCAATTCCATAATACATTTTATAGTGATTTCATTATTTTTCTTTTTATACGTTTCACTATCTAACAGCATAATGCCATCAATTCTTCTATTCAAATATTTTGAATGTTTAATGTTCATAGGAATATTTAATCCTCTTTTTCGTTGTTCTTCAGTTGAATTAAAATTTATGGAAGTTTTTTGAGGAGCAACAAATATTAACCATTCATGTTCATTAAGATTGTTGTATAACTGACTTAGTAATTGCATTATTTCGTGATAAAATTCATTCTTCTTTTTATAAATTATGTCATCTTCTTTTTTGAGATAAAAAGCACGATTGTAAACCATTTTTTCTCCTTTTTGATTTTCCTATTTTAATACTATCGTTTTGTTGTGATTTGCTTGTCTTAATTCTTCCAATGTAATTTCCCAAATTGGTCTATTGAAATGGCGATTAAATGCCCTCGGGTAGTATTGTTGTTCTTCTGGATCGATTGAAAACAACAATAGCATATCCTGCAAAAGCTGCTTTATTTCAAAGTATCTTTTTTCTTCTAGATAAAAATTCCACAAATAATCATATTTGCTATTTGTTGATAAATCCCAATATGTTTTGTTGTCTGTAAAATTGATTCTACATTCTACTACTACTTCATCGTTTTTCTTTATGTAATTTTCATCTTCGTATTTCCAAGCTTCACATGAAATGCGAACAGGAAATTGATTGCCTTTGCGTCTGTTATTAGCTATGAAATTCATTCCGCCTCTTCTTATTTCTTCCAAATTATCATTTTTTACTCTTTTTTGTGGAGAAAAAAGAACAAGCCATTGATCATCTTTAATCAATGAATACACATTGTCTCTTAAAAATGGAATGAATTCATGATAAAGTTCGTTATACATTTTGTACTTTTCATCAATTGATTTTTTTGTCTCCTGAGGTGTCATAATTTTCTCCTATAATCCAAAATAATCAACGTATACTTTGTCTTTAAATAAATTTTTATCTTCAAATGACAATATAATTTCATGAAAATTCCCGTCATTAATAATTTCAGCCATTGATTTTTCTTCAATATAAAGACCAAAAATTCCATCATCAACCATGATAATGTCAAAATTTTTTTTGTCTATGTCTTTGATTTTAATTTCTCCTACTTCTATAGCGCAAATATATTCATTAGTTTGAATATTAACAAATTCATATATATCTACAACTACTAATTGCAATGGATTTGAATTTTTTACAATGCCAAAAACACCTATTGTTGCATTTTTACCATTAAAATTTCTTTTATATTTGGTTGTATCTAATAAATCCTTATACTTACTGTTTGAAATAAAGTCTTCTATTTCTTCCCACACAACAACAGTACCAGTTGTTTGAGATTGCGATTTTTTTATTAATCTTTTCATTTTTCTATATCCTTATTAAATTTTATCACACATATTTGTATTTGTAAACTTTTTTGTGTTAGTTGTCCACATTGCGTTATCATTATTTGTAATACAATCTTTGCATAAGTGTAAAGGTTCTCCATTTCTGTATGTTATAACTAAATCATTGTTAAACAAGGTGAATGTTTTCCCACATCCATCACATACCATGTAAGAATTATCATATGAAATCATGATTATAGCCCTCCATATAGTACTGCAAAATGTTTGATTAGCGTAAAGACATCTAATATGTCTTGATTTTTTATATAAATTAAAGCTGGAATATATTGACAACTAATTTTATGAGATTTTATATGTCCTTTTACAAAATCTTGTTGAACAAAATATCTTACTTCTACATCATCGCCTTTTATAGTAATAATTTTTTCTCCAGTATTCCAAATTTGCCCTAGTAAAACATCGTAATTATTCATAACAACACCATCACGATATAATTCGTTAGAATTTTTAAATTTGCATGTACACATTTTATAGTTTTATACTAGATTAATTTTAGTTGATTTGTTTATGATAAGGAGATTATTACAAATGAAGATTGGAGATAAGTTAATTCTTTTTAATAAAAATTTCATTGTAACTCAATCTTTTAGTTATGACATGTCTTGGGAAGCAAGCTGCAATGAATATTTAGATTTGAATAAAATCAAAAAAATAATTCAAGACGATATCAAAGAAAATGATTTTCATATATTAGAAGCATGGAATAAAATAGAAAATGATGAGCATAAATTGACAGAAAAAACATATCTCATTATATGTCAAAATGATGTAGACAGGCAAACCTATTTTATAAAGCAAAGACGTGAAGATGGATTTGATAATAGTGAAATATGGAATCTCGAAAGCAAGATTCTGGATTTTCTAATTCCACGATTCAAAAAATTAAAAAACACATCTGGAGGATGGCCAGACGGGAATGGAGGATATATACCAGACGAATACATTTTAGATGATATTATTACTGGCTTTGAAATAATGAAAAATCAAAACAACAACGATGAATTAAAAATTAGGAAAGCATGGAGACTGCTAGAAAGATATTTTTTCGATTTGTGGAATTAGAATAACAAATTTTTATGTAAATAGCAAACAATTTGTTTTATAATTAATATAACAGATATGTTGAAATTTCGCAAATAAGGAGAATGTTATGTATATCAAGGAAATTAAACTTAATAATTTTAGAAATTTCAAGGAAAAAAGTTATAAGTTTGAACAAGGTATAAACATAATTTATGGAGATTCTGGATCAGGTAAAAGCAATTTATTGCATTCTATTATTATTGCTATGAATGGGAGCAACATTTCTATCCCAGACATGCCTCATATTCGTTTTGCTCCAACAGACGCTCATTTTCAATATAGAAAAGAAAAAGAAACATACGTCAAAGATATTTTTTGGCCAGAAATTACTTGCAATGCATTTCTTGATAAAGAATATGAGTGGACGATGTTCAAATTTAATCATACAGCATCTACAATGATAGACAACAAACCGAATCCTGATTTTGGTGGCATAAATCCTATATTCAATTATTTTTATTCTCATATAGAGAATAGAGATCTATGCGAATATAGGAAGGTTTTGAATTTGTTGACAAAATTTATGAATGAATTTGAAAATTGCAAAATCGTATGTGATGATTATCAATTGGAAGTCGTTTATATAAATAACGATGATATTTGTGGCGCTAGGTATTTAAATGCTGGAAGACGCAAATTAATGAATTTATTTGTTGCTATAGCTACTCAAATGCAAATTGCTAATTTCTATAATCAAAAATTCAATGAAGTTCCGGGGATTGTTTTAATTGACAATATTGAAACTTTTGTTCACGCTAGATGGTAATTAAAACTTTTAGATGTTTTATCCAAATATTTTCCAAATGTGCAATTCATAGTAACCACACATTCTCCAATCATTTTATCATCAACGCATGCTAATTGCATTGGAATGAATGGTCATTATTGTGATTGTTATGGATTGAGTATAGATGACATTATTGTGCAAATTTTAGGCTCACAAGAATTTCCAGATAGAATTAAAAATCAAATAAAGAAATTTAATGAATACATTGATAATGGTGAACTTCAAAATGCAAGAGACATGTTTATAAAAATGAAGATAGAAATGAATGAACATTCCACAGAACTAACAAAACTTAATGTTGCATTAGATTTTGAAGAAATGTAAAAAAAGGATGTCATCTATGTTTAACGAATCATATCTAATTACTGATAAAGAAGAAATTCGCTTTGTTTGTTTCCTATTAAATTTCAAATTAGAAATAAAGAAACATATCCATTACTGTTTTCTAAAGCATTTCACGCACATTGATAATTCGTTTTATACACATACACATTTTATATATGCAAATTTATACGAGCGTTTAAAAAATATGGCTTCTCCAGAAATATTATTCATTGAATATAGTAATGAATCGAAAGCATATAGGCAATATGTAATGAATCGTTTTGGTTTTATTTTTAAGAGTTTTGAGAAACAAATACTAAACATCATGCTTGCTGATTCAGATTATTTTATATACTTTATGTTTAATAAACACAGAAATAGAATAAATAATAGAATCAACAATATGGATCACATCGATGAAAAAACATTAATTACATATCTAAATCCAATTTATTGGACATTTACAAAAAATAATCTAACAATTGATCAATTTATAAAAGATATGATTGAAAATGGCATATTATGCGACAATTTTAACAACGAATATAAAATTGCCGTGACAGAGCTAAAATGTGGATTAGATATGCAAATGCAAAATGAGTTAGATAGAAACTTATGTTAAAAGTGCTCACCTTATTTAGTGAGCATTTTTTATTTCTTATATGCAAGAAAAAAATTGTCATGTAATCCAAAACAACTAGTATATCCAATGTCTAAATCCATTAAATTATAATTTTCAAAAAAATTATCATTCGCTGTGCATCCACCTTCCCATTCGCCGCAATAAATAATTTCTCCTTCTGGATTTTTTTCTAAAAAATTGTTACACGATTTATAAAAACTATTGTCCATTTCTGGCCAACAACATATCATGACGTCATATTTATTATATTGTAAATGATGTTCTGCATCATCAAAAATAATTTCTGTAATCTGAGGCAATTTTCTTTTATTGTTGTCAACAGCTCTGATGTCTATTCCAAGAGATTCTAATGCAAGTGTCAGCATTCCAGTTCCAGCACAAATTTCCACAGTGTATTTGTTTTCTAATATCTTAGATAATTTTTTAATCCACTTCCAATATGGCTTTACAAAAAAATGTTTGTTCATCAACTTAAAATGATTATCGTCAAATCCGTCAATTGGCTTGTCTGTAAATAAATCTTCTGGAATACATTTCAAATATTGCTTTTTAGAAAAATTATCAAATGTGTAATTTGGTTTGCTGTAATTAATAGAAAGTAATTGATTTAATGCATCTTCGTTTATTTTTCTATATTCTTCAAACATTATTTTATCCTTTCTAAAAATTTTCGAATAGAATGATTCATATAGTATTCTTCTTTATAAAGCAGGTTTATTTCTATTGGAATATGATCATCAAGAACAGATACATAACAATCTAAATCTATCATGTCCGGAAGATATGCTACATAATTTTTATCTAAAAGATATTTTATGCTCATCAAATTGTCAGTACGAACATCTGGCATAAAAGATAAATTGCTGTTTTCTATATAATATGAATATACGGTATCACATGGAATAACGACTTTAGAAAAAACATCGTCTGAAACAGATTTGCTTTTCGAATATTTTTTAAATAAACATTTTCTTAATTTTATTTTTTTGTAATTTTTAACTGCTGGAGATATACAAAAATCTAATTCTCCACTATTTAATTTTTTAATCAGATTATTAGTTTTATCTTCAAATAGTTCAAAGAAAAAACCTTGAAAATTATCTGAGTAAAAATAATTGCAAAAATAAGGATGCAATAAATTTGGTACTCCAATTTTAATGCATTTTTTCTGATTGAGCAAATCATTAATTTCACGTTCTATATTTAAGACATTATCAAATATTTTACCGGAATATTTATACAGAATTTCTCCACCGTTTGTTAAAGCCAATGGTTTTGTTCTATTAAACAACTGAACATGTAATTCTTTTTCAAGATGTTTTATTTGTGTTGTAAGATTTGGTTGCGATATCCCTATTTCTTTTGCAGCTGTAGTGAAATTCATGTATTTACAAACATAATAAAAATATTTGATTTGTCTAAACTCCATGTTCACATATCTCCCTTCATATGTCTAATTTTATCAAAAAAAAACACTGATGTAAATAACTTTTATGTTGAATTTTTTATACGTTGTGTATTTTCACGTTGTTATATGTTATAATTAAATAAAAGAATTTGCTTTATTGAAATGATAAAATTTTTTAGAGGATACGCTAGATGATTAAAAAAATAGATAGAAAAAGTATGATTTTAAATGAATTAGATAAATTATTTGAATATCCTATTTATTATGATGGATCTTATGATACTTATTATGAAAATTTATTGAATGAACCAGATATGAATGATGTTGATTGCGTTAGATTATGCAAAGTAATGGATAATTTTATTAGATTTAGAATCAGCTATTGCCCAAGTAAAAGAGAAAATTTAGGATATAAAAATTTTTATCTTTATTCATTAGGAGCACAAATTTTGATTAAAAAAACTTTTATTTCTTTCTTTGATGTTGTCATCAATAATGATATAAAAAATGAAGTGCATAAATTATATGAACACAAATTACTTGAAAAATATTCTTCGCAACAATATATGCATGTTCTTATGTATTCAATTCCTATTGATTTGATATGTCAAATCATTGATGTTATAAAAAAAGACAATCCATTTTTTGATTATTTTACAAAGTTTGCTGATAGAGATAGTAATTTTTTTATTAAACAACAAGGGCTGTAGCATTTTTTACCTAATCATTAATTTCACTTCATTTTTGTAATAAAATAAATCAATAGAGGTGAAACGAATGAAAGAAAAAAAACAAAACGAAGAAAAAGATAATTATTTTAATAATATCGAAAAAATTGTTAGACTAATCAAAGACAATGCAATATTCAATAATGCTATAGATTCTGAAAAAATTCGATATAACCAAGATCAATACGATTGCTTATCTTCTGTTATGGCGCTTACCCAATTTATGGATTTTTGTTTCTATTTATACGGAATATGTTCAAACGCGAATCAAGTTAAGCGTCATGAATTTGGTGGTTATTCTTACATTAAATTCAAAAACGATATTTTTTGTATTCATTGTATGAGTGGGCAAGGTACAATATGCCAATTTGTTTTAGTTGATAAAATCCCAGATGAAGATAAAGATTGTACACTATTCGATATAGAAAATTATGGATTAGAAACAATTGGCGAATTGTATAAAACAAATACGGAAAAATGTATTTCAAATATATGCAAAAAGTATAACATTGAATTAAAAGATAATCCAAATTTATATCCAAATGAAGATTTTTATTATGTTTCTCCTGGCAAAGTTGCTTATCATTTTCAAAATTGTTATGATTTAAACATAAAGAAAATAGCACTTATTTACTTCTGCTGGGCAAAAGAACAAGTAAAGTTGCCAGTATTAAATGATTTATTTTTGCAATTACAAGCTTGGAATATTGCGTTGAAACAAATGTCAAGAGATGGTATTCATGTTACTGGTAGGACAGAGAAAAGATTTTATATTAAAGACAAAGCATTAAGAAATTTTATTAATCAAGATATTATGTCATTTTTTTATCATATGAAAGGTCTTTTTGAAGAACAAAAAAATCATAAAGTAAAAATTACATATCATAATGGAAATGCTCATGTAGAAGTAGATAAATAAACAATATAGATAAAGGAAGAAATTCTTCCTTTATTTTTTTTTAAATTATAAAATTTGGTTTACAATTTAAGTTATATCACATCAGTGTTTGTTTATATTAAAATTAGAATAGCAATTTAAATAAACAAGGTGAGATGTAATATGAATTTAATTAGACGTAGAATACGTTATAAATTTGCTGGAGATCAACCATATTATAAGCCATTTAGATATCGTGGAGATGATTTTAAAAACACAAAAGATGAAGCTATCATAGAATATGATGTAACATTTGATGTGAATGCAAAACTGGCTTCTGGCGGTTTAGCAGATTTTTCAGATCCTAACCTGAAAGAACAAGCAGATAAAATGATAAAAATTTTATCAAAGCAAATCGATAATATGAATAATGCTTCTTTCCAAGAAGAAATTACAGATACTGTAACAAACGTAGTAGTACAAAATATTGCTGATAATGTTTTTAAGAGCCTTTCTCGTAATGGCAAAAACTACAGCAAAAACATTTTTAATCGTACTACAGCATTTCTTTCCACTATAGACGAATCTAGTATATATAATAACGAACTAAAAGTTCATTTTAAGATGGAACTTAATACTGGAACTATTACAGAAGAACTTGCTAAAGCTTTAGATGAAGCATATAATTCAACAAAGAATCATTGCTGCACACAAATTTCTAAACGTATGGCTGATTTTTATAAATGGGAAAAACAATCTGGTAACGGATTAGAAGCAATAGAATCTGTAGATATTAAATTTAAGTCATTTTCTGGTGTTAAATTAAAAACTACTCACGAACCAGTAACTGAAGATATAGATGAAAACGATCCAGAAATGGAAGCAATTGAAAGAGTTCGTAAACAAATAGATTTATATAGAATCAGAAATAATGGTTATCCACAACCAAGACAAATTAGAGTCTGGTGCCAGATGGAAGGCGTAGATCCTGCATATTTCAGAGCTGCATCAAAAAAATAAGAGTGGCAACAAGCCACTCTTTTTATATATGCAATAACGTGTAAAATACTATAAATGTATCTACAAAAATGATGTTAGAAGCTATAGATGGGTTTCTGTATAAACATGTTACAAAGACAGAAAATGGTCTCTTATATCTATTTATGCATTTATTGAAAATGTTAATGGAGCGAATTATAAGATAAACATGAGAAATGATAGACAAACATCCAACTATCATAACATATGACAACGTTATTACTTCTGAAAATAAGATGTAATTAAAAATAATGATAAGCAACTGAATGGAAACACAAAGCGCTATACATTTTGTTATTAAATTTTTATCATGTTTCTTTAATAAAAATGCTATTTTGTTATTTAAACTTTCGACTTTATTTTTATCAATTTTGCCAAATTGCATCGATATACAAGAATACACAAGACCAATTAAAACAACAATCAAATATAATTTTATCATTACCAACACCTGACATAGTAGTTGTTACTTCTTTGATATATATATTTATCTTCGCCATTAAAAACAAATGTTTTAGCCATTGCTCTCCAATGATCAAAATCTTCTTTTATAATTTCATTCTTGCATCCATCTTTTAGATACAACTTATCCCCATCTTTATAATTTGCTCCTTCTAGAACCTTGACAGAATCATTTTCTGCCAATAAGTAATATGTTTCTCCATTGATAATTTTTGTTGGCAGAGAAGATACTTGATTGTCCTCATGATTCCATAACACTGTACATGTATTGTCTAAAACAAGTTTAGTGTGCTCTGTAAATTTCATCTTATCACCTTCAAATTAATAGGGAGTCAACCGACTCCCTTTTTTACATGCCATTTAATAAATAATTTTTTAAGTTTATTCAAATTTCTTTTTGTAAAATCTAATTGCAATATTTGTTCTTCGAGTTCTCTTAGTTGTCTTTTATTTAGAAGATATTCAAATTGCTTTTCGTATGGAATATCATTCACCATATCTATTATTCAGTATATCAAATATTGTTTGATATTGTTGCCTTGGACGTTCATATCTTTTTGGTTTTTCTTTTTGAGCTTTAGACAATGACGTCCTATTCTTTTTTACGTCAGCATAAATATCTTCTAAGAAAGAATCGATGAGATTTTGATTTTCTGCAAAAGAAATAATGTTGATAATCTTGCTAAAAATATCAGCAGATAAAATTATTTTATCATTTGGAACGGTGATTACTTTTTCTACAACTTTTTCAACTGGCTTTTCTACAATCTTTGGTTCTGGAGTATTATCTTTAATGTAACTTTCAATTAATGTTGAAATTTTTTGATTCAGTTCTTCTTTGTTCATGTTTCATTTCCTTTCTTTTATTTTATTCTATTACATTTTTAATAATTAATGTTAGAAAATATAAGAGATTCACAAAATCTATTGCGTTTTACAAACGTGGATCAAACGATTCTGAACGCTTGTCTTCTACAATGAAATTAGCAAACAAATGTTTGATCTTGTTGTTTGATTTATCAATAGAATCGTATGGAATTCTAAGCATTTTCAATCCAGTTGCCCATTCATTACAAGAAAGTTTTAATTTTCCTTTTATTGATTTTCTTTCGTATAATTTTTCATATTTTCTAGGTTCTTTATAATCGAACCCATAAATAATTGTAAGATATTCTGGATTTCTAATTTTCATATATGGTATCGTAGAGCTAGCAACTAATGAATTTGGCTTCATAACAACACCTTCGTATTTTTCAACAAAAGTATATTGTCTGAATTGATTGATGCATTTATTGATATCATCTTCATTAGATAAATCAAATCTATAGCATCCATCTTTGTTTAATAGATTAAACATTGATTCGTTTGTCCATTCTCCAGGTGAATCATACCAGCACTCTTCTTGACCATCTTTATAAACTATCTTCAAAATAGCAAATGGCTTATAGTCAAGTTCTCCTGGCTCTCCATAAAGATGCAATTGTTCTCTATATATATCGATCAATTTATCTTTTTGTTCAACTGAAACATATTCCTTGTATTCAGACAATGCCATAAAATTTTCATAATCGTAATTCCCATATTTTTCTATCAATTCTTTTTTAGACATATTATTTTTTTCTGCAACAAAATCTGTTTGGCACATTTTTTCTTGCATTTTTTTGAATTGCTCTTCGAAACCACTTTCTTTTAAGAATTGATTTTCAATTCTAACATTGTCATCTACCAATCTAAAATCTCTGATCAATTCTTTTCCCATAGCATGCCATGGCATGCATTCGCCATCCAAAATGATGAGTTTTACTTTGTTCCAGTCAATGAAATCTTTTAAAGTATTGCGCATTTTATCAAACAACACATTAATATCGATTCCAACTTTATATCCATTTCGTGATATTGCATAGCTATCTTCATTCTTTTCAAATAAATACATGTTCATTCTTGATCCCATATATTTGGGTTCTATTACTACATCATTGATATTGAGAGACTTGAAATAATCAATAGCTGATTCTATGCTTTCCAATTGGTCATTCATTTTATCACATGGTGACATAGTGCCAGATATAAAATTGACTTTATCTTCGACCATATATTCTATTCTAGATTTTTCTTTTTCTGTCATATTATTATAATCAAGATCAGAAGATGTGTCTTGAATAAAACGATATGGCTTAAGCAACAGAAGCTCATCATCTTTTGGTTGGTGAGAATCTACATATTTTTTAAATACCTTTCCATTGTAAGAAATTTCAATTCCCAGCAATTTGCCACCAATAACGCATCCGCCATCAGCAAGTATTCTTTTGTCTATAGCACATCCTGGGCTAGATGTTTGTACATGACCAAAAATATAAGTAATATTACTGATATCTGTATCAAACAATCCGATTTCAGAAAATTCATCATAAAGAGAAGTACTGCCTTGTTTTTTCATATAATATCTCTGACGAGAAATGCTTTTGCCATCAACCTTTCCAATATATTTTGAATGACATGGTGCATGTGTTGCTATAAATTTATCATTCATTACGAATGGAAGTGATTTCTTAAAAACATCAATAAATTTTTGTTTATACTCATCAGTTATAATATCATATGTATCGAACCATGGCTCTGATATATGTTCAAGATTTTCTGTAAGTTCTTTGTATAAACGATTTTCATGATTCCCAATTGTTATATAAATATCGTTTATGTTTTGATAACAAAATTCTATCATATCGAGTGACTTTGGCCCTTTGTCAATATAATCGCCATTAATTATGATAGTTTTATTATGTTCATTTTGAGTAATTTTATGGTTTTCTACTTTAATATCGTTTTTTTCAAGGAGCTCTACAAATTCATCATAACAACCATGTATATCACTTATAATTAATGTTTCTTTAGAATTATCAATAAAACAAGACGTATAAAAATCATGCAAAGAAAATGACAATTCTGGCTTTGAATCTTCAAAATCTATGCTTTTTATGCTGATTACTTGTCTTATTTTGTTATTCCTTTTTAATCCAGAACTGGAAATTTCTCTAACTTTTTCAATATCTTTTTGAGTAAAACGACTCATACTTGAGAACTTTTTATAATCTTCGTATTTTTTATAATTAAAAATCAATACTGTAACGCTGTAATGATTTTTATATGCAATATCAAAAATTTTCTTGCGGAAATTTTCGTTTGTTCCTTTTGTATCTACAATCACAAATTCACTATTTACAGGAAAAGTTGTTGCCGCATCAACTTGCGCATATAACAAATCAAATGCTGGTTTAGATGCAGTCAGCATTCCATAATGATTCTTATCAAGATCCGGTTGTCCAAGAAGATTTCTACGTATATCATCGCTAGAAACATAATTAATTGATACTTTGTTTCTATTAACTTGAGGAGAAAGTTTTTCTAATTGAGGAATTAGAATGTTTTTGCAAAAATATGTTTTTCCACATCCAGACGGGCCAATAGTCAAAAATATAGTGTGCGGAATAATATCATAAGTTACTTTATCCAAAACCCTCACTCCTTTTTATGTTCTTCTTTAAATTTTTCAATCAACTGATGAATTTGCGAATCTGTCATGCAAATCTTGCTAAAAATATTTGTGTTTAATTCGATAATGTCTTGATAATTCATGATCATCATGTATCTAAGCGATGGTTCTATTTCATTTATAAATTTTTCATTTTTTGAAGAACATTTAGACGCATTTTGTTTGCCATACATACAATAATTTAATGGCCCATGCTCTGTAAATGTAGCCATACATACGTCTTTTGTTTTGTAATCAATAATAGCGTATATATTTACTGGTATTCCATCTTGTAATCCATTAGAAATTTTTATTTTAATTTGTAGGTTAGCATTATAAAAATCTAAAACTTCATCACATATATTTTGTTTTGATTGTATTGCAGCCATAAGAAGTTCTTCTGCACTATATTGTGTAGAATGAGAATAATAAAAATCATATGGCAATATGTTTGATAATTCTAACGTATATAACAAAGTATCACCCCGCAGTAAAAATAATCATTAATGTTGTAGGAATATTATCTACTTCATCTCCAAGATGTCTGATTGTTAGTTTGAATGGAGTGTTTTTAGCTATATCAGTAAAATATGAAATTGCTTCTTGTTCGGTGAATTCAAACTTATGATCACTATATCTGGTTTCATTATCTTTCAAAAGATAGAATTGATTGAAATCTTTGTTGGGTGTTGTGATGATAATTTTTTTGCAATTTTCATCATTGAAAAACATTTTTATCATTGATGTAACATCGTTTAATTCATTATGCTCTATCACTTCGCTCATCAAAACAATATAATCATCTGCATCTTGTTTGAAAAAAGATTCAACAGAATCTAAAATTGAAACATTTTCAAGTTTGTAACAATCAACTTTTTTCTTGATAATATTTCTTTTTTCTTCATCAATATCAATGGCATAATAGGTATTATTAATTTTTTCTGCTACTTTTAGATAATTGCCTTCACCACATCCAACATCAACTATATTTTTATTGCCAATTAGCTGGTTTGTAATATCTGCATATCTAGCGTCAAAATTAGAATATGGCTTGATATTTAAAACATGATGATTGTCTTTATTCAATTCATCTTTTACTTTAGAGAAATCTTCGGTTCTTTTGATTGCGAAAAATTTGATTAGATATTTAATATAGTATGGAGATTCTATAATATTAGCAGATTTAATTACCTTTTTAATAATATCTAAATTAATGTCAAATTCAATCCGATTCATAATGATAAAGAAAAAAGACAAAACATATGTAAAATTAATCAATTCATAAAATGTTTTGTTTTCAACGGAAAGTGTTAATGTATAATTATTATAATATTTATTATATTCTTCATTGTCATGTTCGTGAGGTATACGTTCTGTTTGAATAGAGAACGAATCTTTAAAATATTCTTTGAATTTTTCAAAAAGTGCGAATTTTTTGATTTTGATTGATGTAATCTTAAGCAAATATTTCCCTGGATGATCAAACTCATTTGGGCTATTGATAGAGCTATGAAAAAATGCTTTTAATGTGCTAAACACAAATAACGGAGAATTATATCTTGTATAATCAAGATATTCAAACTCTTGTTTAATTCTATCAGAAAAACTAATCTCATCTGCTCCGTCGAAAAATACTATATTATATCTATTTTCATTTGAAAAATAGCCAAACATATATCCTTTTTTTATTCTTTTCGCTGACATTCCAGAGGCTGGATTTTTATTGATAACATAAGAAAAATTTTCTTCGTTTGACTCAACGTATAATGATGCCATTTTCAATACCTCCTTTTATTTGTAGAATTTATTTTTTGCATTTTCCCATGTTTGTTTTGTATCTATTTGATTTGAATGTGCTTTTGTTATTTTATCATTATTCGTGGTTTGTAATTCTAAATCATTATTTTTAAGCTCTTTTTTTCTTTCTTTTTCAAGAAATTTCTTTGTTTTTCTTCTCGCTTGTTTAAACCAATATTCTATTTTTTCCAGATCTGGTTCTGGACAATTTTCTGGATGATCATCATTTATTCCAGGAATAATCTTAACAAATTTCTTATATTGTTGTGCTAATAATTGCACAGATTTTTCAACCCCAAAAGATGTTGGTACTTGATTAATTTTAATATTATTGATTTCTTCGTCTGACACTGAAACTGGAATTCCGCCAATAGTAATGATAACACTTGCACCCGTTGTTGTTCTCAATAAAGTCCAAAGTCCTTCATCCATTTTACATTTGATAAATACATAGCTTGCATAGCAACCTTTTTCTTTTTTGATTTTTGGCTTTGCATTTTCTGTTGCAACTTTATCTGGGTTAGTCAATATGTATTTTATTGGAATGTAATATTCGGCTATTTGAGATTCAAATTGTGTTCCAGATACAGCATTCATAATATTTTCAACATATTGCTCTTCCATATTATAATTGGTTACAATTGAGTACCATTCATAATTACTGCTAACATGTTCTAGATTGACTGAACCTAAAATAATTTTCTTGGCCATTACTTCGTTCTCCTCAATGAGTGCAGTTCATTCGTTTTCGATAACATTTTGTAGTCTTTTAAACAACTGATTTAATGTTGCTCTAGATACATTGTATTTCCTTGCCAGTTCTGCAATTGATTTTGTTTTTATTTGCTCACGAATATAATCATATGCAAGTCTTTGCATTACTGTTGGCGTATTTTTTTGCGTTGTAATTTTTATAGCGCCAGCCTCTGCAACTGCATTGTCAACAGAACCAAAATAACTAGCCAATTTTTCATATTCAGCGCGATGCAAATTTCTAAAATTGGTTATATTCAATGTCCCATTTGCGTCGATGCATTGCTTTAGATATTCTAAAGCTCTGCGCTTGCCTTCTTCTTTTCTTTTCATTTTAAGTTCTTCATTCATTTTTTTACATCTCCTTTTTTTAAATTTATAAATAGCCGCTAGCAAAATTACTAGCGGCTTTCCACACGTTAAAGTTTCAGAGTAGTATACCTTCCGAATGGAGGTTCATTTCCTCTTGTTGTAAATATCCAAAGCACTGGCGTGCCTTTAGTAATTTTTTCATTTGGATACGGGCATTCGCCATCTGTCATGATAATGATGCCCTTTACGTTATTGTATTTTTTTCTATTTGCGTTGACATATTTAAAGACAGCTTCAAAGCTTGTTCCTCCGCCACCAACCGGGATAATCTTTGATAGGTCTCCATATACATCGTCGAAATTGTATGTTTTCTTTTTGACATCAAAGTCAAAAAAGTGAAGAATACCATGCAATCTTTTTTTGAATTGATTTATGGCACCTTGTATTTCGGAATAACATATTGTTATTTCTTCCGCAGACATTGAGCCAGAAGTATCTACAAAGAACAACAAATCTTTTACCGATTCTTGTTTATCGTTGAAATCTGGCAACATGATCCCGCCGAAATCATATCTACGATCTGGTGGAGCAAAAGAATAATCATTGATTTCTTCTTCAATGAAATCTCTCAGCAAAGCTTTCCAATTTTTTTGAGGCTTTATAAGAGCATTGATATGAAGCTTTAGAGATGATGGGTCGAATCCTCTACGCTTCAAATCTTCCGCAGCTTGCATGAGATTTGAGCCCCACTCCATTTGTTTTTCATTTTTTGTGGATTGATCTGATTTATCTGCTTTATCCCACAATTTATGATTTGATGGAGATTTATAATTTTTTCCATTTATCTGGTATGTCTTTCCACCAGATTGACCTTGCGGACCTTGTGGCTTCTGGGATTTGTTAGAACTACCAGTAGTTTTGTTGTTATTATTATCTGGTTTCCTTCTTCCTTTTCCGTTTGCATGAAAGCCACCGCCAGATGATTGTTGCTGAGAACTACTAGTAGTTTGTATTTGCACTTGCGGTTGAGAGATTTGTTTTGCATTTTTTTCTAAGTATTGATATACTTCCTCTGCTGACATTTCTGCAAATGCTTTATCATACAAAACATCTTTTGGCATTTCAACGCGTTCATTTTCGCGTAATTCATTCTTCTTTTTATTTTGCTGATAACTTTGAACTACTTCATTCAAGGCGTTGTTTACAACAAAATCGCATGCCATATTCCATAATTCTGGATTTCTATTATTCCTGCGCCACATGTGAGCAAGAGCAACATGAAGAATTTCATGAAGAATTACAAAATTAACTTGTGATATTGTACACTTGTTTACGAATTCTTCATGATAAATAATTTCTTCACCATCAGTAGCCATGGTTGGCATTCCAATTTCTTCCATCATTTCATTGCCCATACGAACATTGAGATGCATTAGAAGACTAGAAAAAAATCCAAAGTTAAGAATAATATTGGTACGAGAAGCTGACATTTTTTCTTGAGCTGAAATTTTTTTAGTCATAAACTTCCTTTCTATGAAAGGAGGGAGATAGTCTCCCTCCTCATTTTAAATGAATTGTGCTACTGCGTCATAAGAGCTGATGAACGATTCATTTTTTACCAAAATCTGCTTAAAGTCTGGATCGATACCAGCAAAAATGTCTGACATCACCCAAGCTTTGAATTCAGTATTTGGCAAAGAACCAATATATCTACCGACGTTATTAAGGTATTTGTTTGCCTTAATACGCGCATCAGATCTAACCCATGTGCCTTTTCCTTCACGACTGTATTCTGTTACACGCGAAGCTATCATGGCACTCAATGCGTGAAGAATGTCAAGCCTATCAGCCAGGCTCTTATCAACCTCGGTTATTCTGCCAGATGCAATATCATCAAACTTGGGCAAAAAGCGATATACTTTCAAATACTGACGAAATTTCAATGCAATGCCCATTCCGACAGAACCAGCTATCAGTTTGAAAAGTGCATTCATCTTTTTATGTGCAGGAGAATCATGCACTTTATTTTTTTCAGCATTGTTGACTTCGTCGAGCAATTCGATCAAATTCGCAGTCTTGCAGTATACATCTACCATTTCCCAGCTGCGCGGCGTAGCGAATGCAACATCGTCATTGTCAGAATTGAAATCGTTCAAATCGTCCGGCTGAGAATCAAGATAACCAATAATCAATGCCTCAAGGCCATTTTTATAGGCCCAGACTTTCCAGTCGTCAATATTAGAAACAACTTCAAAATGTGTCATTCTGTTTGCAAGTGGTTTTGGCATTGTATATGCCACTGCCTTGTCTGTGACTCGATTGCCTGCACAAATCACAAAGCAATTATCCGGAAGCTGAAATTCTCCAATTCGACGGTCAAGAGCAATCTGATATGCCGCTGCTTGAACACTTGGCACTGCCGCGGAAATCTCATCCAAGAACAAGATATGGATTTTATTCTTTGAGTCATCCATCTGGAAAATTTCAGGCTGAAGCCAACGAGTCACTTCGTTTCCATTTTTGTCTTGCGCCTTTGAAGGAATACCACGTAAATCAATCGGATTCATAAGGAGAAGAGAAACGAGATGCACTTCTACCTTTTTTCTGGTTTCCTGCTCAAGACGAACAGCCAATTGCCTTACAGCTTGCGACTTCCCAACACCAGGCTGGCCCCAAAGCATTTTAGTAGGCTGCCTGGAAAAATCGCCTTTATACATGTCAACAAACAAATTGATCATTTCACCAGGGGTTACCGAAAAATAATTCTTATTCTCTTCTTTTTTTGCCATTAAGCAAACCACCTTTCTTCTACCTGTTTACATTATAACACATTCAATGACTTATGTAAATAGCAAATTTAAAATTTTTAGTTATTCATAATCCATTCGCTGCTCAATGTTTGGAATGCTTTTTTGTATTTAGTAGAATGTTTATTGACGTGTAATGGATATTCTGGTATAACTACTCCGTTGCTCAACGTATTCAATGTTATTTCTGGTTTATCAACTGTTTTTTGTTTTTTCTTTAAATGCTTTTTTTCTTTTTTGATCAATTTTTTGTCTATAAATTGTTCTCCAAATATCCAAGCATATTTTCCATCAGCAAAATCAAAAAAATCTATATATTTATCTTGTGGTATGTCATGAAGTTTGTATTCTTCTGAAAATGGAATAATTGGATTAACCTTCAATTGATCTGTTGGCCTTAGTCCTCCTCTTGTTATTCCGTTTGATTGATAAGTATATGCTTCACATATCAAATAAAAATGATGTTTATTATGATCTGGTTGAAAATCAAAATAAGGAATAACATATTCATCCCATACACTAATATGATTGCATATGGTTTTTGTTACTATTGTCTTGCCCTCTACTCTCTTATATGGTTTGATATTAAGAAATGTAGAATAACTTAATTCTGGATCGTATACGTAAATGCCAGATACAATAACAGGTTTGTGTTTCATTGATAATCCTATTATTGTATTTCTTACGTAATTAATACCATAATCTATGCGATCTTCGAACTCGTCCAAATGCCTCCCTCCCTATATTTATTAGTAGCAAAAATTTTGGTTGAACTTCTCTTTTTGTAGAATTAGATTAATTTTAACTTGTTTTTTTGTTCATGTAAATAGTTTTTATTAGAAAAACACATTGCATTATGTATTTTTTTTATTACTATATATGTTGGTTTTTATAAAAATAGAATAGAGGTGAAAATTATGATTAGTTATGAAATCAATGAAGAAACTAAACAAATTAAGTGCATTATTTCTGGAGATGAGATAGAAAAAAATGCATTAAAACTTTTTTCCAATAAATTAAATAATATACCAAATAATTCTTTAATCGTATCACCAGAAAAGCTTCTTTTGAAAAAAGAATATGTTGGAATAGCAAAATATAATCAAGATGAAACTAATGATTTTTCTATAGAAACTGGAAAAACAATTGCAAGAAAAAAAGCTTTTGAAAAATATAATAAAGACATGTATAACAAAATAAAAATGCTAAAAGAAAATGTTGTTTCTTTTAACGAAGAACTGCTAATGTCATGCTTTGAATATGAAGTTGTTGTTAAGGATATAATAAGAGCGATAAAACAATATTAATTAGATAGGAGGATGTCACTTTATCCTCCATATTTTTCTTCCTAGTCAATGCTAATGCAGGGGTGATTTTTATTTTAGAGATTATTGCGTTAAGTACAATAGTATTTATAACGTATATATATTTAAAACAAAGTCCAGCGCGCGTTACTTTAGTAAAAATCGATAAATGTGTTTGGTATGACGCATCGAGAAATAAAATTATTATCAAACTTCCATTCAAAAAATCTATATTTTTACCAGATGAATTAAGGCGTACCCACCGGCCAATTCATTTGAATAAAAAAATTTATGAGTTTTATGATGATTATGTGTTAATAAATAAAATAAGAATTAGTTTTTAAGAAAGGATTTTTAAAAAATGACTCAGGAAGAATTTCTTATAGCCAAAAAAGAATACATTGAATTGTTGGTTTCAACAGAGAGAAAAAACATAGAAGGGCTCATTAGCTTTTTAGAGAAAAATGATTTTTTTGACGCTCCATCTTCGAGCAAATATCATTCTTCGTTTAAGCATGGGCTCCTTTTTCATAGTTTGAATGTATATCATAATCTAATTAAATTAGCAGATATTTATGATTTAGAAAAAAGCATAAATACAAATTCTATTATCATAACATCTTTGTTGCATGATATATGCAAAACAAGTTTTTATGTATTAGAAAAAAGAAACAAAAAAATCAATGGCGTATGGGAAGAAGTTGATGTTTATACAATAAATGATACATTTCCAGCTGGTCATGGAGAGAAGTCTGTTATCATTGCTCAGCAGTTTATAAAATTATCTATGGAAGAAATTTTAGCCATAAATTGGCATATGGGTGGATTTGATATACGTTGTATGGATTATCAAGGAAAAACTGCACTTAGTAATGCCATGGAAAAATTTAAGCTTGTCACGTTGTTGCATATGTCAGATATTGCAGCTACTTATTTAGAAGAAAAAAGGGAGTGAAAAAATGATCAGCAATTTTCAGGATAAATATGCTTTTCTAAGTACTTTTTTTGACAAACAGATAGAATATAATGGATTAATATATAAAAATGCCGAGTCTGCTTTTCAAGCTCAAAAAACAGATTCAGAACAATTACGAAAAAAATTCACTAGGCTTCTTCCTTCAGAAGCAATTCGTAGAGGAAGAAAAGTATTGCTTAGAAGTGATTGGGAATCTATAAAAGAAGATATTATGTATGAAATCAATAAAATCAAATTCTCAGATGATGTTTTAAAACAAAAATTATTAGATACTGGAAATGAACAATTAATCAATGAGAATAATTCTAATGATACTATCTGGGGAATTTGTCAAGGGAATGGCGACAATAAGCTTGGCAAAATATTGATGAAAATCAGAGAGGAATTTCAAAATGGAAATGAAACAGGAGACAAACCAAAAAAATCAAAAAAATCAAAATCAAATGAATCAGAACCAGAAGAAGAGAGACAACTTTCTGATATATAAACTATTTGAAAAATTAGACAGAAAAGAAAAACAAAAGTTTCTAAGAAGATTCGGGCTGTTTCAAGCAGTTTTTCTTGATCCAGATTTAGAAGCGAAAGTCAAAAACATTAACAAAGTAATTCGTTATAATGTAGAAGATCAAACAACCAAAAAAATGCTTTTTAATCTTGAAAGATTTATCAATAATGGAAAAAAGGTTGTTTTGATTGATGGTCAAGCGTTGCAAGATAGAATGGTAGCTTCTTGTAATGGATTATATGATGTTATTGACAGTAATGATAAATTGTTAGTTCTAATACAAGCAGATGCAAATAAAAAAGAACAAATAGAATCATTAAAGAAACGAAAAGAACAAGGATTTTGTGATTCAGAGCTATATTCAATTGATTTTGAGTTAATCAAAACAGTTATTCCAAAATTATTAGACGAATATAGGAAAACGACCACTCATGTACCTAATAATATAACAGCGGGCGAGTGGGACACTATTCTTCGCGATATAACTTGGTTATGCAATGAATATGTTACGGAATTCCAAAAAAATGATGGAAGCGATACATATAATGAAAGACTGATTCAAGCTAAAAAATCTTTTGCCGAACATTTTATGGATTTACTATAAGGGTGTCTAAGACACCCTTTTTCTTGAATAAAAAAATATTTTTAAATGCTATTTACAAAGAATTAGAAATATATTAGAATTATTATAGGTTTGAATTTGACAGAGTGGAAAGGGTGTCTATATGCGTATAGTAACAGGAAAAAACAAGTATGCTGATGCTCCTTATAATTTGCCTGGGTGTGAAGAATCAAGCGGAAAAATCATGAAACATCGTCTTGTTGCACAACAAATTCTTAATCGCACTTTGAAAAACAATGAGCGAGTTATTCACAAAGATGGAGATCTAAGCAATTGCAATGTTGACAATATTATTGTCATTGCAAATCAAGCCGGAGTAAGAAGATGGTATTCAAAGAACCAGCAAGAATTTTTATTCCGTCATGATGATGGTGTTTATGATTATGACTGGAAAAGAATTAAAGAATTGCAGAAAAAAGCCGAAGAAAACAAAGCAACTCGCAAAGGCTATAGCAATGAAAAAATAGAAGAAATCAGGCGGTTTGTTCTTGAAAATCCAGAAATCAAGCCAAGAGAAATTGCTGAGCATTTTAATATCAGTAAAAACAATATTTATAAATTTTTGAAGTCTCATGGCATTAAAGAAGGTCGTAGTAAAAACACTTTACTTTTTATGTCTCGTAAAAAGTTAATTGATATGTTTAAACATTATTCTAAGGTAGAAGATTTTGCAAACTCTCTTAATGTCACGTCTGCCAGTTTGGCATCACTGCTTAATCGCAGAGGGATTGGAAGAACCATAAAAGCTTTCAAGTGGCTCAATGAAAATGAACTTCGAGATGCAATTTCAGAAAAATATTCTTTAAAAGAATTGTGTGAATTGTTTGACACATTTGAAGAAAATATTACGCTTAATTTAAAAAAGTATAATATTAAAACTAAATTTTCTTCTTTTGCTCTCTCAAAATATTATGAAGATCAAGAAGAAATCGACAACATTCCTACAGAAAATAATGAAGAAGTTAATGATATTTGCCTTGATGATGTTAGTTTTGGAGATGATGACGAGGAAACAAAAGAAGAGACTGATTATGTTTCTATTGAAAACAACGAACAAGATATAAAAGAAGATACTCGGCAAATCCAGCCAATAGAAAAAGTATCTTATAACGCACACGAATTTTGCGAAAAATATAATATACACTTGCACGACTTGTCTTTCGTTACTGGAAAATCTTTGTTTGAGATTGCTATGTATGGCATCAGTATCGACCAAGATAAAATCCATGATATTGAACAAACAATCGATAAGATTCATGATGCAAGGAAAATATTGACACCGTATAATGTTATAGCGTTATTCAAAAATAATAACTCAACGGTTATTATCGCAAAAATTTATAACATTCCAGTTAATATAGTCAATCATGTCATTGAACATTTATAAGAATAACAAATTTATTGCTTGGAGATGTGTACATTTCATTCTCTAAGTAATATAATAAAAAAAACAAATGGAGGAATATAAACATGTTAAATCGTTTGGCACGTCTTGATATTGAGGCTTGGACTAGGTATGCTATGCTCGAACCGAACGGGAGTGATTATGTAAAACCTAGCCAAGTAGAAGTTGGGAGAAAAGATGTTATTTCCCGTATGTATGATCGTCCTGGTCGTAAGCGCGTAGAACGCTTTATTATCGGGAGAGATGATTTGTTCATTACGGTAGAAGATACAAAAGAGTCTGAAAGAGTATTTTCTATTGATGAAAATTATGTCTTCCAACCTCGCTGCAAGTGGAGCGATTGGAAAAATTCTGATGCATTGAAAGATTTTGAAGAAAAGAACAAACGTGCTCTTGCAATTGAAAAATTGTCTGGCGAAAAACCAATCAACCTTTGCGATGAGAATTATAATGATTCGCAAAATGTACGTATCACAGTAACAAAGGATGATATTACGTATGATCTTCCGACTCATTATGAATACGTGTCGATTGATCAACGTATGTATTATTTTGATATTGTCAATGACAAAGTGGTTCCTGTCGAAATTGACTATAATCAAAGTTTGTATTTTAATAATACGAACACATACGCAAGCTACATCAATATTCCTAAGGAGCGCATGTATGCAATTTTGAATGACCACACTTATCATGAACAAGGTCAAGAAGATTGGTGCGTGTTGTTCTTGGACGGTAAACGAGTCGCTTCAGATATGGAAAATGTTATTACCATAGAAGAGCTTGCAAAACGATTAGAGCCAACAATTCGTGATAATATTGCAAAACAAGCAATTACCCCTGATCAGTTTGTTGACTTTAATGACCACACTGTAGAATTTTATATTGACAATAAGGAACTGGTAGTCAAAGACTAAGACAACCATATCTAAACATTTGAAGGAGAGGAATTAAATTCCTCTCCTTTTTGATTTTGCATATTTTGTCTAAAATAAACAGAAAGGAGAACACAATGAAACTTAAAGACTTAACAATGCAAGATTTTATGTTATTGCAAAATAAATTTAAAGATTGCGTTATATTAGCAGGACGATGTTTTTGTAATCTCACCGTGATATTAATTATGAAAAATCAATATGATTTCTCTGTATTATATACAGAAAATAATTTTTTTTCATTTAATGTACATAGATATCGCTGTCTAAAAGATGCTTTTGAAGATTATGATAATGCATATGCAGTAGAAAGAGGATTTTAACATGAACCAAGAACTACCTTTTGATGAATTTAACCTTATCATTTCAACAAAAAATAATAACGATTTATTTTCAATCAACACTTTCTTGAATTTTGATTTATTTATGCACGAACAACATTTATGCAATGTTATAGTATCTACTCCCATCAAAACATTAGAAGATTTACAAAAATCATTTGATTTCGTGATGGTTCAGCTTGGAGTTGAATTTTGCAAAATGAATGAATTAAGCAAATACTATGAGCATTACTCACCGCATATTAAAGAAATTTTATCAAATTACTGTATTAGAGAAAACAATGACGAAGATATCAAAGACATAAATCTTTTGTATATAAGATCAAAATTTTTGGAAACAGCATAAAAAAGCTGCTCATTAAGAGCAGCTTTTTATTAACCTTCTGGTTCGAGGGGGTCTCCGCTACCTTCAGTACCTTCAGTAGCTTTTTCCACAATATCATAATTTTTCCCAGCAATGGGACCACCGCTATAATTTGGATTATTGTGATAGACAATAAAATCTTCCTTTGTTGCTTCAATTTTTGAAGCTTCTCCGTATCCAAAATTATCAAATTTTTCTTTGATCATTTCAAGAGCAGCATTTTGAAAATCTACGAATAAATTCTTATATGTATCTTCATTATACTTTGTTTCATCAAACTGATCAAGCTTTACTTGTTTCTTTATAGCATCCATTAATTTGTTTACCAAAGAATTAAATGGTCCATAAGTATTCCTATCACTTGCTACTTCAAAAGTTTCATGGACTTTATATGCTACAATTGGTTCAACAATAGTCTTTTTTTCTTTGTTGTTAATATAGTCGTAATTTTCATCATACACAAATTGATCTGCTTTTGCATCACTAAATATTGACATGTGATATACCTCCAAGTTTATATACAGTAATGATGTTATTTATTTATCTAATAGATAAGGAGGGATTAATTATGAAATATACTGTCAATACGAAACAACGTTTGTATATCTATGAAAATAAGTTTTCCATTGTCATATATAAGAAACTCTCAATTAATGTTTATAAACAATCTAATACGATATCATTAGATTTTTATGACAAAAACATATACAGAAGAACATTTTCTGCTGATACATATAAAGCAATCAAAAAAAATGTTGGTTGTTTGTTATTGGCAGTATCTTGTGAACTCCTATTAACAAAATATTACGAAGATGTATTACGTATCATTAAAAATAATAGCAAATACATACATGATATATTTAAGCAATTAATGTAGTTTACTTTTTTGTTTTGGTGTGTTAAAATTAATAAGAAAGGATGATTTTAATGAGGATGATTGTTGGTCTTGGCAATCCAGAAGAAAAATTTTTAAAAAACAGACATAATATCGGCTGGATGTTTTTAGACACGTTAGCTCAAAATGAGTGGAAAACTGGATATCAATCATTATATCAAGAAACATTAATTAATAATGAATTAGTGATTTTAGTAAAGCCAACTACATTTATGAATAACTCGGGCAAAGCAGTAAAAGAAATCGCAGATCATTACAAAATCATATCACCATATATTTTTGTAGCTAGAGACGATTTAGATCTTCCATTTAATACATTACGTGTTAAAAAAAGTAAACAACATGGTGGACATAACGGAATCAAATCTATTATGGAAGAGTTATCTAGTAATAGATTTACTCAGATCAAATTCGGTATCGGAAGACCAGAAAAACAAGATCCATATGATTATGTTCTAAGTGATTTTACACAAGAAGAACAAACTCAAATTCCTAATATATTACAATATGCTAAACAAGTTATTAATCATTTAGATAATTACGAAAGAATGGTACAATTTAATGGGAAAGTATGAAGAACCTATTCCGTTGAAAAAAATTTATCATGGAAGCGAAAATTTTTATTTTCGTTATACACGTGTAGATGATAAAAATACGACGATTAGAAAAACAAATAAAAAACATGCCATTTTGCCAGTGCAACGATTTTGTATTTTTTACAAATACAGGAATGGATTGTTTTTTAAGTTATTCTACGCGTCTAATTACTTGAAAAGTAAGCACAATATATCTAATGAGTTTTTTAAACTTGTTAATGAGATTGGATGTAAAAAACAAATAACAAAAGATGTTTATAAAGAATTATGTGATGAATTAGAAATTTTTAAAGAAAAAATAATTTTATCTTATGGTCTATGAATTTTTGTAATTTACTGTTTACAAATTGCTTGACATGTGTTATAATAAAAATGTATTAAGTTCCAGTTTTTTATGGGTAGTTCTGCTAGCATATTATGTGGGAGGCTAAAATAATGATATCCTCTTGTTTTAGTTGAACATAGAAATGCGATTAAAATCCATCGACGACGCAGATAAGGGATCTATCCACCATGGGAGTGTAAGGGATTCGACGGGGTAGTGGAAAAACAAATTTCGTGGCATGGGTGAAATGCTTAAGCACAAACAAAAACAATAACTGCGAACGAAGAGTACGCAATTGCTGCCTGATCGTCTTTGACGATCAATCAGCTCTTCAGAAAGCACCATCTACGAGTGAGCACTGAAGTTTTAAATAAACGTAGATAGTTTTTGAAGCAAAGCTTTGTTAGAACAACAAATGCTAAGAAAATCGTTTCTTCGTCTGACTGACATAAATAGTCTATCACGATAAAAGTTTGTTTTAAAACTGTTTCGGACAGGAGTTCAATTCTCCTCACTTCCAAGAAAGTATGATCATATTGTATTTTGTTGGAAGTGAAGAGAAATTCTCCAGCTCATATGAGCTGGAGTTTTTTTTATGAAAAATCATTATTGCAAAAGTATCTTGTTTTTCTAATACTTTTCGAAAATCTAATATTTCTAATACTTTATAAAAAATTCTAATACTTTTTGCATTTCTCTAGAAAATCTAATATTTCTAATATTGTATCACAAACATCTAATATTTTAAAAAAACCTAATATTTCGGATATTTTTAAATATGTTTTGATGCTATTATTAATAGAATAAAAAAGCAACAAAATATGTGAAAAATCTAATACTTCTTATACTTTTTCATTTTTTATCACATGTTTTCCATACGTACTAACGCGTCGCGGGTGATCTGGGGTTCTGTGAGTATCATTTTCATAATTAATACTTACTAATACTTTGTTCTTCTTGCTATACTCTCGCAACAATTTAAAGAGACTGACATTTTTTCAGCAAACTAATACTTTTGACATTTTAGAAAGGTGATATGGATATGATCGAAGATCAGAAAGCAAAAATGTTTCATATAGCTCAATATGTTGAGCATCCAGAAACAAAAGAAAAATTATTTTCAGAAGAACAGATAAAAGAAGCATTAGAACACAAAATGATAAAAAGGTATGTATATATATTGCATGACAAAGATACATATTCAGAAAAAGATGAAATAAAAAATCCATTACATAAAAAAGATACGCTAAAGCCAAAACATTATCATGTAATAATAGAATTAACAACTAGAGCATTAGCAGTTAGTATTATATCTAGATGGTTTAATGTTAAGCAAAATTTTATTAAAATTATTAAAGGAAGAAATGGGTTTGTTGAGAATGTAAAATACATACTTCATGAAAATGATGAAAAGAAATGTTTATATTCAGATTCAGAAGTAAAATCTAATTTTAATTTTAGAGAATCAATAGATAGGTATAATTTTATTAATGAAAATAAAAGAATGACAAAAACTAGCAAAAGACGCGTTAGAGAATTAGTACTTTATGATGGAATGTCAATCAATCAAGTCATAGAAAGATATCCTCATTACTATTCAGATGATATGAATATGTTGAATAGAATGAGGCAAGAATATGTTTTAAGGAACATTCCTCTTCCGAAAGTAAGAATAAATTATTATGTATATGGGAATAGTGGATTTGGAAAAGGATTAATAAGCAAATCATTGTCAAGGATGTTAATTAGAAATTTCCATTCCGATCTTATAAAAGAAGAAGAAAAATACTTTGTAATAAATTCTAAGGGTATATCTTTTGATTCATATGATGGTCAACCAATCATACTATGGGATGATTATAGAAGTGATACATTAATTAATAATTTGGGAAGCATAGAAAACATTTATAATATATTCGATATCTTCCCAAAAGATATTTCTCAAAATGTAAAATATGGAAGAATGAGATTGTGCAATGAAGTTAACATTATATGTGGTCCGCAAAATGATAAAGATTTTTTAGATGAGTTAGTAATTTCTAAATATGAAGATAATAAACAGGTATATGAAAACAAAGATCAAAGCTATAGAAGGTTTCTTTTTATAATTAGAGTAGAAAAAGATTCTATTTTCTTTAAGTATAATCTTGGAATTTTTAATAAGACGAAAGAATATCAAAAATATTCTTTGGAACATGAAATTCCTGGTAACATAGAAAAAATTTATAATAAGTGTAACTTCGATGATGAGTTATTAATACAATTTGAAAATGAATTATTTCAACCAATTATTGATTTACACAAAGAATATATGGAAAGTTATAATGAAGAAGTAAATAAAGAAGAAGCATTGGAATATCTAGAAGAATTAAAACAAAGAAAAATACAAATAGAAAAAAATCGCATATAAGAAAAATCTTATACGCGAATTAAATGGAGAAAGCCATGATCGATAAAAATTTAATTAAATAGTAGCACTTTTGTTGCTACTTAATTAATAATTTATTTTATCTAATTTATAAGGATTTATTTTTACTATTTACATTTTTGCAATTATAATTTATAATTAAATAGAAGGTGGTGATATGTAATGATGTTGTTTGATGAAATGCCTGCTATTAATGATAAAAAACATATGATGAGCATAGACAGTTTAAAAGAAATTGCTGAAGAAAATAATGTAGCATTTTGTGAAGTTTGTCCAGTAGATGGAAAAGGTTTGAGCCTTGTATATACAAATAAAGAAAATTTTAGAGTACAATGTAATTATTCTGATAAGATGCATAACATACTGCGTGAAAAAAAATGGTTTAGCGATCCGATAGATTGCATTAATGAATGGAATAGCTATTGTGTTAAAGTATTGAAATTGAGGAAAAAGAAAAACATATTTCTTGGTTGTTACTATATTTTGACATTTTTGCCTTTTTTATGTTTGATGTTATATTCATTTTTTTCTCCCATTACATTTGTTTCTATTATTATCATGATATTTTTTACTATCTTGCCATGCATAGTATCTACAAAAATCCTTTATAAATATTTGGTATTACTTGGAGGTACGAACAAAATAAACAGATATTCAAGATTATTTGATAAATTCTTGTCTAATTATAAGATATTGGAAGAAAAAAACCCAGCTATAGAAATAGAGCAGAATGATTTTTCAAAATTATTGATGGACAAGATGAAAAAAGATAATATTGCATTAGAAAAATTGATTAACAAGTTAGATGGTGGTGTAGCTAATAATATCAAAAAACTTGTTAAGATGAGCAAAGAAATGCACGAATATTTGTTAGAGCATCCTGAGCAAATTGGATTATGTACTACTTTTGTCAATATATATCAAGAAAACACGTTAAATATAACTGAAAAATATATTGACATGAATAATATGACTAGCCACAACAAGAGTAAGATTTTATTAAAAGAAATAAGAGAAACATTGTCAAAGATGTCATTGCTGTATCAAAAAGAATATGATAAAATAACAAGCAATGACACAATGGATTTAACAGCTGAGATAAAAGTATTGCAGCAGGAGATAGAAGCTATAGAAAACTCAAAGCAGACATGAATCTGTGCATTGACAAGATGTTGTAGATGATAAAGAAAACAAAATGAATATATTTTTATGGAGGAATCAATATGATGTCTCAGGAAGTGTTTGATGAGGTGATAGAGGCATTAAAAGATATGCCAGATGAAGAATTCATGAATTTTAAAGCTGAGTGCGAATCAACTGGTAGAGCAAAAATTATCATCAAAAATCCAAAGGCAAATTTGAACGAAACAGATGACAAATAATTATAAGGAGGTTTATGATGAGTAGTTTTGAAAATAAAATCAAACGTCAAGATCGCAAATACAACAAGAAACATAAACCGGTGACGCATGGTATGCCTTTGGGCATGTCAAAAGCTGCGTGGTGGAATAAGAAGCATGGGGATTCTAAGAAAGAATCTCCTCTTTCTTTATATGTTGCTTGAAAGGAAAAGTTTATGACAAAAAAAGAATTTGTGAAAATCATTTTGAATGCAATGAAAGAGATTCCGCTAGAAAAAAGAAGCAAGTTTCTTTATAAGGTCAAGAATGATTGGATTGAACCGGTTGAAAAAATTTTAGACAAAGAACTTGAAAAATATTGTCTTTGCAAAAAATGCAAAAAATATTTTCCTATAAAGAATGCTGAGAAAGTAATTAAACAAGAGACACGAAAAGGTATTCTAATTCAAAGTGATTGTGGATATGGAGACGATGACATTATTGGAGATGCTGATTATGCTGTGACTTATTTGGTATGCAGTAATTGTAAGACAGAAAATAAAATAGACGAATACATGATAAAAAGCTATAATCATAGCAGAAGAAGGTGGTAAGAATGTTTTTCAAAGATGTAGTTGATAAACTTAAACAGAGAGGTTTTGTCAAGGCTAATGGAGAAAATGATTTTGATAAATTCTTGATTGATGAAAGATTGAAACGCTTAAAAGATAGTGAAAATAATCTTGATGATCTCAAACAATCTGAACAAAACGGAGAAAAATCATGAAGCAAACAAAAACATTAAGTCTTTTTGCTATGTATGATAAAGATGGACATAGGATAGAATTTGATGAAAAATTTGAAGCATCGAAGAATGATGTAGAAACTTATGAATATGTATGTGCAAAAAAAGATGATCCAAATTTTGGTAATAAGTATATATGTCATATAAACAAAAAATTTTAGATTGTGGGTGATAGTTATGTACTTTTTTGGAAAAACAAACATGACTGGCTATGTTTATTTGCCAAATTCAAATGATAAATTATTCCTTGATCAATATGAAAAATTCATACAATTTGTAAATAAGATCATAGTCATAGACAATGAGCCGTTGTCTAAACTTCATTTATTAGAAAGTTTAGCAGAAAAAAATAAAGACGTATACATAAGGACGCCTCTAGTCAAAAAAGACAAGAACACTGAGAAATTCTTAAATAAAGAGAATGTAAAAATTTTATATGTGAAAAATAAATTTTCCGTATATTCCAATGATGAATTAAGGAACATCAGAAATCTTTCTTTTATTACAGACAAGCTTGACGATTTTTCTTTGTTGATAGATGAATACAAAGATTTTTGTTGTAATGTCATTTATTATAACACACGGACAACAGATAAAATTGGAAACATTTCTCATCCTGATCTGTTTAGGTTAAATTTTGCCATGACTCACATCATTGAAGAACATACTTCTGAAGTTTTGCGTCAATTGATACCCAAGACAAGATTAAATGCAAAATGTTATGTATATACAAGAAAGATATGCACGTCTGAAGAGCATTTTGTAAATGGAGGCAGGTTGACAGAAATCAACAATTTGATACTGAAAGATAACGAAATTTGCTATGATTTTAATGACAAGTTATTTAGGGAAGACTCATGGCAGCAGTTGATTTGTGTTTAACAGAAAACATATTTGATGGTTTTTATTATGGATTTATGTGTGTAAGATTTTTGGATAAAAAAAGGAAGAAATATATTCGTTTTTGCGAAAATGGTTCTATAATAATAACTCGTGTAGACAATGAAATAAATCAAATTATTTTTAATATTAAAGTTAGAAAAAACAATTTGTTAAAAATAGTAAAACCTGGTTATATCCAAACATCTCAGCATTATAAACAAAAACTAAGGATTGCTATGACATCAAATTTAGATCATCTTGTTGATTTTTATGTTTTTCATCTTGGATTGTAGAAAAAACAATCTGATGTTATAAAAAACTAGATTGGAGAATTTTATTAGAAGTGGAAAATAAAGAAAATATTTTTTATAAAAATCCATGGGATTTTATGAGCTGGTGTAAACGAAACAAAGTCAAAAATACTATCCCGAAGGATGGTGTTGACAATAATAATAATCTTGTTCAAAGTTTAGATGATGTTGTGCAAACCAAGGAAATGAATTGTGTCGATGCCAGCATCATCGTGCATGATATATGTACTAATGACAACACAATCGCTAATCCTCGGATAGTGTTGATGAAGTGGTATAGATCGCCTTCATCAATGCCAGGTCATTTACTTACTATGTTTACTAAAAAATCAACAAACAAAATTTATGCATTTAATTGGTTAGGAAATCTTTCAAGTAAAATTGAAGGACCATATGAAGATGACATTGATTTGATAGAAGATGTAGGTAAAACTTTAGGGAAATCAGCTTTTCCCAGAAGCAAACTTTTATTTTATATATTCACAGATGATGATATTGAATATGTGTATGAAGTAAAAGACAATATAACTCAAAGAGAGTTATTGGATCATGTAAAAGAACATGCCGATTTTATAAATTTAGGATCAGTTTTTGAAATGTCAAATGTGAAAGAATAAACGGAGATGATTTTTGCATCATGACAGCAAAAGAGATGACAAATATGCTAAATATGATTATTTTTGAGGAGGGTGCTAACATGACTATTGATGAAACGATAGATTTGCTGAAAGATATGGAAAGTTGGAAGGACGAAGACGGTAATTATCTTTGCTTCGGACCAAAACACGGGATAGCACTAAAAGTAGCTATCTCTATTCTCTGTGACAAAAAGATGGAAACGATAAGAGTCAGCAAGGTGAGAATGAATGCTTTTATGAATCTTTGGGACAGAGACAAAGGACAAACAGAACGTCTCCGTATGTACTGCTATGATGAAGATAACAACAAATACATAGGCCTTGACAACATGGATGGAAAATGTATTGTAAAAAAATTTAAAAACTATGATGATCTCAAAATGTGGTTTTTTAAACGAGAGTTGAGTGACTGATTATGGATGTATTTGTACTTAACCACTCGCACTCTAAAGAATTCTGTAAGTTGTGCCAAAATTTTAAGCTGAAAGATGGCGTTACTGCTAATAATTTGATTCGGAAAGGTGGTTTTACAAATTACTACAAGCCAGATCTTTACTTTATAAGGATGCTTCACACGAGTGATCAGTATCCGATTTCATTTTCTATTATAATTAACAAAAAGACTCTCGAAATAGAGAGTTTTAAACTTCTAGATGAGTGTTTTGGACAGCCTCATTTCTGTGGAAAAGAAGAGTATGAGCAGTGCAAAAAGATTATGAATAGACTTGTCTGTAAAAATCTGTTTGAATGGGATAAAAAGAATCTGTAGATGTTATGCAAGGATAAGGTGATGAGACATGCTTAAATTGCAGAGAATTACAAAAGATGCTATCAAAATTTCAATTGGAAATAATTTTTATGATCATTATATCATGAATGGTGATGAAATTTATGATTATAATATGAACATATATCATTACACAAAGCCAGAAGACAAGTTGCTAACTAATGAAGCTTTAGAAATAAAGAAAATGTTTCTTGAAAACAAAGAAAAACTTCTTGATTTTTATACTCAATGGTGCGGAATGTGAGCAGTTATCATAAAAACATAGAAATTAAACTAAACAAATTTGATTTATCGAAGATTTTAATAGATTTTGAGATTCATTCAAAGTTTAAGAAAAACAAATATTATGTTTGCATGTATATATGCATAAATCGTATCAATAGGAATGATCTATACGAATGCAATTATAGAGAATTCAAAGGGAATCCAGATGAAAATGATCTAGCTATTTTTGCATTGCATCTAGTCGATCAATTTATGGAATTAAATAAGAAAACTAAACGATACATAAAAAACAAAATCAATTATCTTTATTACTATGGAGATATCTTGCGGTATGGGTTATAAATTTGAATTGCAAAAAATATTGAAATTTTAAATAAAACTGTTTACAAAACCAAAGTTTTATGGTAATATATATATGTAATCAATTAAAGACTCCGTGATGCAATGGTAGCATAGTTGACTTTTAATCAATCTATCCGAGTTCAACTCTCGGCGGAGTCACCATATTGGCGAGTGGTGAAGCGGTCTAACACATCGGACTTTGACTCCGACATTCGCAGGTTCAAATCCTGTCTCGCCTGCCAATTTGAAATTTTATATAAAAATAGATTTTTTCGGCATAAAGAGTTCCTTTTTTTCATTTTTCAAGAAGACTTACTCTTCGCCGATAACCTAACGCGGAGTGGAGAAGAGGCCTATCTCATTAGCCCTAATAAGCTAAAGATCGCATGTTCGAATCATGCCTCCGTGTTCATACTCCTCGATAGTTCAGTCGGTAGAACATCTGACTGTTAATCAGAATGTCACAGGTTCGAGTCCTGTTCGAGGAGCCAACATAGAGCTCATGACCGAGCGGCTAGGTGATGGTCTCCAAAACCATTGATTTCCGTTCGAATCGGAATGGGCGTGCCAAAAAATTCATTGAAGAGGTTTATATTATGAGTGAAAATAAAAACGAAATTCCAGAATATAACAAAATCGACAGCGAAAACGATACTATTCCTGTAATTGAAGCCAAGGTTGAAGCAATTAGAAAACAAAGAGAAGAAAATAAAGAAGAAAAAGGAGAGTAGTTATCTCTCCTTTTTCGTTTGTTTTTTACATGTTTCATAAACTTCTGGCATGTATGTTTTAATAAAAGAAGCACTTTTTTGTGGTGTTATTCCAATAATTTTTGAAACTTCTTTACTCCATCCCCATTTAGAGAAATCTATGTTAGAAGCTGTTATTTGTTGAATCCTTGTTTGCACTAGCTGAGAAAATTCTTGTTTTCTTTCTTCTTTTGTTTTTCTTATTTTCTGGTTTTGTTTCCAAGCAAAATAAGGATTTGAATCCCATAATTGCTTTCTTTTATCGATAGAATGTTTTGCTTCTTCAATTATTTTTTGTATCATACAAAAAAGATGATCATCTTCTAATAAATTCATATCTTCTGATTTTAAGCGTAATACAATCCATCCATATTTTTTGCTTATTTCATCTCTGACTGCGTCTGTTTTTCTTCTATGTTTTAGATTATGTTCCCATCCATCTGTCTCTATGTCTATTAGCAAATCAGGAAAAGCTATGTCATATAGATATCTTCTAAAAAAGTTTTTATTTTCTCTGTAAAAAACTACATAATCGTTTTCCCATCCGGTAATTTTATGTAAGTTCAACAAATCAATGATTCTTTTTTCTAAATTGGAAATACTTTTCGCTTTAAATCTGTTTGTAAATTTTGTTTTATTTTTTAAAGCACTTCTTCTTATTTTTTCTTTTGTTTCTTCTGTATGATGTTTACCTTCCCAATAATTTCTTCCCATCTATATCACCAAATTTATTTTAAAAAATTTGAGTTGCAAAATAACTTGAAAATGTACAAAAAACGGTTTACTTTTGCTTCATAATGTATTATAATAAATTTATAAGGTTTGGCATAGAAAGTTCCTTTTTACATTTTTTGGGATAAATGATTACTTTCCGCTAAGCCTAAAAGTGCCGGCTTGACGGAATCGGAAGACGTAGGGGACTTAAACTCCCCTGGGAGAAATCCCGTCCGGGTTCAAGTCCCGGAGCCGGTACCATTTTTGTATTTTTTAGTTTAACGAATTAGCATTACAAATTTTCACCTAAAATAATACAGGTGATTAATTTGACAAAAGAAGAAATTTCTAATCGGATACCAGAGTTGATAGATGCTGGTATCGATTTTACGCAGTTTGGTTGGTTAGGTAAATCGTTAGAAATAATAAATTGCGATTATCGAACATTACAAAAAACATTAGAAACATGTTATCCGGAAATTTGGAAGATATGTTTTAAAAGAAAAAAACCTTCTCAACCAGTAATAAAACGTCATCATTATAATGGTGTTTTAGATAAAGACTCTATTTTGCAATATTTGCAAGAACATCCAACAGCATCAAAACAAGAATTATCAAAACATTTTGATGTTAATTATAATGCAGTTAATAAATTTTTAAAAGATAATGATATTACATTAAATCCAATGTATACATGTGAATGTGGTCGTAAATTTGAAAATCAAAGTGGTTACGGAGCTCATTGTAGTTATTGCAAAGCTCATTTAAAACGCGAACCAAGGAAACCATTTGATGGACATCAAGGATGGTCAAAAGGTATTACAAAAAATGATCCAAGATATGAAAGTGCAAAACGATCTTGGAAATCGCTTCAAACAAAAGAATCTATAGAAAAAAGAGTTAGAACTTATAAACGTACATATAATAATAAATCGCAAGAAGAACTTGATAGACAATATCAAAAACAATCAATATCAAGAAAACAAGGATATAAAACCGGGAAGATAAAAGTACCAACAATATGTTCTCCAAGAGGCAGAGGATGTTTTATTATTTATCATGGAGAAAAAATTTGGTTACGAAGTACTTATGAATTTATTTTTGCATGTTTTTTGAAATTACTGGATATTGATTTCTCTTATGAAAGTGTACGAGCATCTGATGAAGAGAAAACTTATATTTGTGATTTTGTTATTGATAAACATGTTTTTGAAATTAAAGGATTATATGAACAACAATATGTTGATAAATATATAAATGCATTTCGTCAGCTTGGATATACAGTATCACTGATAAATAGCAATAAAATTAAATGCATCAAACAATATTTGGGTTGTATTTTTGATATTAATAATTTAACAAATAAGATAAGACAATTTAATAGATTAAAGACTCCATTGACTATAGATTTAGATAATTGTTTTATCACAAAAATTTAAGCATTTAACAAAAAATGTTTATAAAATCATTTTAATTTTATTTAACATATATGTTGGCATAAAGAGTTCCTTTTTCATCTTTCAAATTTTACTCTTCGCCAACAAACCATAAATGTTTTATCTGCATGTCAAGAAATTATTGACATGCAGATTTATTTTGTGTAATGTTTCAATTTTAATAACTGAGCATGATTTTTTAGAGCATGTGTTTTTGTTTATAAAAATGATTTAATGCTGCTGGAAAACTTATATGAAAATAGAAACAAACTCAGCATTTCTTTAAAAACAAAATTATAAAGACAAAAGAAAATAAAATAATAAATTGTAAAGTTTGTAGATTCAAATAAACATTTAGAGAAATTTTCATTGATAATTTTGTTTAGGTTTACTATTTTGTTTATATACACACATTGAAATAGTACAAATATAATTGGGGTGTAACTCAGCAGGTCAGAGTATCGGCCTTATAAGCCGGAAGTCGTGGGTTCAACTCCCACCGCCCCTACCAAAAAATAACAAGGAACCCCATTAGGGTTCCTTTTTTTGAATGTTTTTTGCATGTTTCATAAATTTCTGGCATCCATTTTTTAACAAAATTAGCGGCTTTTTGTGGAGATATATTTAATATCTCAGCTACTTTTGCACGCCATTTCCAAGCAGAAAAATCAATATTAGCTTTTTTTATTTTTTCTACACGTTCTTTAGCGAGTTTAATGCGCTCTTGTTTTATTTGTTCTATAGTCTTAGATTTTTTCTTATGCAGATATGGATTTTTTTCATACTTTAATTTTCGTTCTTCTATGTCAACTTTTGCTTTCTCAATTTCATCTAAAATAACTGATAAAAGTTGATTGTCGCTCCAGTCTTTTATTTCTTTATTTTTGAGTCTTAGTACATTCCATCCATATTTGATACTTAAATAATCTCTGTACTGATCGCTTTCAACATGATTTTGAATTTCATGTTCCCAGCCATCTGTTTCTATGTCTAGTAATAAATCAGGAAAAGCTATGTCATACCAATATGTTTTAGTTTTTTCTTCTTTGTAAGAAATCTTGTAATTATTGACATAATTTTCTTGTATATTGTTTTCTTTTAACAATCTTAGAATACGGTTTTCATAACAAGATTTTTTCTTATTAGGCATTTTCCCTTTTTTAGACAGAGTTTTCTTTCTTGCTTGTCTAATTTTTTCTTTTGCTTCTTCTGTATGTTTATGACAATTACTAACAATTTCTCCAGTAGCGTATTTTTCTGTAAGCGTTTTACCAATTTTAGCAACGCTTTTATTAGTTTCTTTCGTTAATCCTTTATTCCAAACTGTTCTAGTACCATCTCTATAGCCTCTATTAGAATCAGGATTAAAATTTTTGCCTTCTTCTGTATGATTTCTCCAAATATGAGTAGCAATTCCATGCTTGCTATATATTTTTTGGCAATAAGGACAAATATATTTGTTATCTGGTGTTTGAGTAAGTTCTGATACTTTTATCATAATTTTCTCCTTTTTTATTTTTATTTTATTAAAAAAATTATTTACAAAAATGTAAAAATGGTTTATAATAAAATTGTATGTTCAAATTGATCATATGGTCCCTTAGTCAAACGGTTAAGACGTCGCCCTTTCACGGCGAAGGTAAGAGTTCGATTCTCTTAGGGATCACCAATAGGGTTTTTACAATCATAATATCATCATATCCTTCAAGAAGATCAAGATTTATTCTTGGTCTTTTTTTATGTAAAAAAATAGATAAATAAATTAAAGCAAACTGTTATTTTTGAATAAACACGCAATATTTTATAACTGCGTGGTTTTGAAGAGGAAACCTGGACACTCTTGATGAAAACCGCGTAAATATAATTTTTAGAGGTGCGTTTTCATGAAGAAAATATTAATTGCAATCATGATGTTAATTGCAACATCAAGTGTGGCTTTCGCTGCTGCGAATCCTTTTTCAGATGTCCCAAGAGATCATTGGTCTTATGATGCGGTTCAACAGCTTGCTGATGACGGTATTATTGAAGGTTATGGGGATAGCACATATCGCGGCGATCGTCTTATGACTCGTTATGAAATGGCTCAAGCTACTGCTCGTGCTATTGCAAACGCAGATGCTAAGCATCAAGTTATCATCGACAAGCTTTCTGCTGAATTTAGCGAAGAGCTTAATAATCTTGGTGTTCGCGTTTCTAATCTTGAGAAACATGCTGATATGGTAAAGTGGAATGGTAAAGTTCGTTATACATATCGTTCTGAGCGTTTTAACGGAATCAAGCTGAACGATAACCAACTTCTACTTCGCTTAGAACCAAGCATTGAAATTAATGATAATTTTACTGCTCATGTTCGTTTAGATGCTTATCACAATATGAAAGAAGATTATGATAAAGAACATGAAAACAAGGTTATCCTGCAGCATGTTTATGTAAACGGTAATTTTGGCAAGGTAAATGCAAGTCTCGGCAAGATGCCTGTTAATAACTCCATCATCTTTAATAACGATGAAGATTCATTCTCAGGTGTGAAAGTTGGCGTACTCGGCAAAAATAGTGTTGAACTAGGTGCAGGTCGTTATTCCGGCAAATATGCCGATAACCTATATTTCAACGGTAATGGCGATACAGCGAATTATCAGTTCATCCAATATAAACATAATACTGGCAAATTTGTTGGCGGTGCAGAATTCCAAGCATTAAAGAGCAAGAACTTAGAATCTTTTGCTTATACAAAGAATGCAAATAAGAATCATGCACGTGTTTGGGGTGTAAATGCAAAATATGCATTTGATAAAAATGTAGCATTTTCCGCCGTTTATTCCAAGAACACATCTGCAGATTATCGTAATAATGCATGGCAGCTACAACTTGATTATAAGGGAATAAATCCAGAACGTAAGAATTCTTACGGCGTATATGCTGCATATCGTAACCTTGGCGAAAATACTGTATTTGGTAGTCACTTCGACGCAATGCGTGCAGGACAAAAAGGTTTTGAAGTTGGCGCAAAATATGTACCTTTCAAAAATGTGATTACTTCTATCAAGTACTTCAAGGGAAAGAATGATAGTGCACTTAACCGAAATAATGCTAAAACATTATTTGGAAGAATTGAATTCCTATTTTAATAGATACAAAAGGTGCTTCATTATTGAAGCATCTTTTTTTTGTTTGTAAATAAATTTTTCGTTTTTCTTGTATCTTGTTTTTGTAAAATAAGAGGTGAAAAAATTGAAAGATGCACTTACGATTATTACAATTGGAGATTTTTGGATAACTCCTACTAAAAATGAGAACCATTGGCTAGATCAACTTATCAATATGTTCCCAGAACACATTTATTGCAATCTGGGTGAAAATAAAGATAGTACAATAGATGTATTAGAAAAATTGGAAAAAGATGTTTTTTCTTTTCATCCTGACATAGTAATTATTAGTGTTGGCATAAATGATTTCTTTTTGGAAATTGACATTGAGTATGGTGCTAATAAAGCATTTGAACGCGCTGTAAAAATAATAAAGAAATGCAATAAATCTGGTATAAATGTTTTAATGTGTGGATATGGAAAAATGAGATTTGAAGATGTTAGATTTAATCATTTTCTTTCAATCTATTTAAACAAGCTCAAAGATTATTGCAAAAACAATGACATAGAATATGTTAGTGCATTTGACATCGAAAAATTTGAATATGAAAAAAATCATTCTTTTTACAAACAAGACAAGATGCATTTATCAGATGATGGAAATCGCCAATATGCTAAATTATTAGCTGTGCCATTAGAAAGAGTTATAAATGATAAGATAAAAGAATATGAAGATAGTGATGCAAGGAAAAAACTTATTTTTTTATTTGTCGAAATATTAATTATCTTTTTGTTGTTTTTCTTCATTTTTTTCCATATAATCTAAGTTACATTTTCATTTTTTATACTAGAATAAAAATTAATGGAGCGGTACTCAAACTGTTCAATTGGAAAAATATTATTATGGTGATATATGATGGAAGCGTGACCGAGTGGTTTATGGTACTTGTCCTGAAAACAAGAGTGGGTAACACCACCGAGAGTTCGAATCTCTCCGCTTCCTCCATTTTTAAATAATCAAGTATTTCATTATAAAAAAGTTTATAAAACATAAAAGTTGATAATAATAAATCAAATGTTACAACTTCTAAATTAATTGTGTAACAAGATTTAAAGTCAATTTATTAGGGAGGAATATATTTTTATGAGCAATTTTGGTTCATGGGAAGTAAACGTATCTACAAGTGGTTATCCACAGAAGGTAGCTTCTGCTCTTAGTGGTTTGAGTGATAAGCTAATTGGTGTAGAATATAAGGCAATTGCTTATCTTGGAAAGCAATCTGTAAATGGAATAAACCATGCTGTGCTTGCAGAACAGACTGTTCTTTCTGGAAAAGATACTAAGAATGTTGTAGTTCTTATTTTCAACGAGAAGCCAAACGATATGGAAGCTACTCTTGTAAATATTGAACGCGTTGTTGAATCTGGTGGAGAACTTGGTGGCATTAAAGTAGATGTTACTACTGATATCCCAGAAGAAGCATCTAAGGCACTGACAGATGTCCTTCATGGTTTTGTTGGAACGGATCTTAAGCCATTTGCTTATCTTGGTTCGCAAGTTACTAAGGGAACAAATCACATTTTCGCAGCAGAAGTCGCTCCAGTTGTTAAAGATCCAAAGGTTAGCGTAGCAATTGTTATTGCAAACAGTCTCACTGGAGAACTTTCATTCACAGATATGCTTGGAACGAAAAATGATGCACTTCAGTTAGGTTATGCTTTTACTTGGTTGAAGCGTCAAAATACTTCTCTCAATGGTCCTCTTGGCGAATGGCCTTGATTTAAAAATTGGATAAGGTGTTGTCAAATTAAGATAACACCTTATCTATTTTATGCTGGATTCGCATAGTGGTCGATTGCACCGGTTTTGTAAGCCGGAGACGAAAGTCCTCGTCAGTTCGAATCTGACATCCAGCTCCATTTGAGTTACAAATTCATTGAAAATATGAAAAAAACTATTTACTTTTATTTTCTATTGGATTATAATAGATACATAAGGTTTGGTAAATTGGCGAGTGTAGTTCAATGGTAGAACGCCAGACTTCCACTCTGACAATAAGAGTTCGATTCTCTTCACTCGCTCCAAATTTATTCATAAAAATTCGGCTCTGTAGCTCAGTGGACTAGAGCAAAGGACTTCTAATCCTTGTGTCGTGTGTTCGAATCACACCAGGGTCACCAAGAAAGAAACAGATTGGCATGGAAGCAAGAATCTTTAAGATAAAACCGTATGAGAAACTAAAAGAAACATTTGATACCATACGTGGCGATGATTTTATCATTATGTTTGAATGCGTTAGATGGAGTGTAAACGCAGTAAAAAGCATCATGGAAGATGCATCTAAAGATTATAATTTTTCATATTCAATAACACAAATCAAAAAAAATGATATTGACGTTTTGTTGAAAATTTTTTGTCATAGAGAGAAAAGCACAAATAAGAGTCATGTTTGGCTTCTTACTCTCTTATTAAATTGATTTATTAGCCGGAGGAACTCGTTTGAGCTAAAATGGCGAGAGTGACCGTAGATGGCTAAAAAATAATTCTTAAGATTTTTTACTGATGCGCCTTAAGAATTCACTTTTATTAGAGTAAAAGTAGGCAACGTTTATTACTTTCATGGTCATCTGGTTATTACGCTGTGCATCAGCAGTGTGCCTGTTGTTCGGCTAAAGTGTGCATAGCATACCGATTGAGCACTGGGTGATTCAGCACAAGTATGTTGGATTCAATTTTTTCTATATTCCGCTGTGGGAGTTTGTCACAGATGCCAATATGCATAAGAGTAGATAAAATCTACTCTTTTTGTGTTTATAGGAGAAAAAATTACTAATTTTTGCTTTTTTAATAAAATAAATTGTTCAGTGAAAACATGTTGTTTTGAAAGGAGAGGCATATATTAAAGTCTCTCCTTTCTATTAGAGGAGATTAGAATGAACAATTTTTTTATTATTAATCTTGCTAAAGCTTATGGATGGGAAGAAAAAGATTTCTATAATAGCATTTATCAATGTTTAAAAAGATGCAGTGACTTAAAAGAACAACAATTAAAACAACTGGCAGATAAAGTATTAGAAGACATTATTGATGAAAAAGAAAACGAATCGACAGAATGTTATTTGCTGTATATTAGAACAAAATATAGACTGCTTACTGATTCATTTTATAGGAAATTTGTAAAAGAAACAGAAAAATTATTTAAAGATGAAGATATGGAAACATTGTATTATAATTATTTTTTGAGAAATTACAATAAAGTAATTATTGCATATGAAGATTTACAATATTGCAATGATTCCAAAATATTGAATGCTATAGATAAGACAAAACTTAATGGATATGTTTTATTAGATGGCAATTATCAAGTAGAATATATAACAGATAAAGATATAAAACAAAAACATTCTTTGAAATATATAGCTGAAATGGCATATGCTGATTTAATTAACAATGGAAAAAATTTTAAATTTTCTAGTTTATATAAAGATCTAAGCTATCATTCAAGATTTTATTTAGATAGATTAATAATAGAATGTTTGACCTTGCACCGTATTATCTTTAAAGACATGAAAGGAAAAATTACACTCTAGGTCACTGACAAGCGCCTTTTATTTATAGATGTATATAAAACTATGGACCGTACAAAGTACGGTCCGTTTATGATTTATATGATTGCCGACATGGATGTTTTAGCATCCATGCGTTTTTAAATTAGATAAAATTTACTGTGGCGGTGCGCCGACCAAATTGCATTGCCTCTCCATCATTGCCATGACCGACAAAAATGTCTATAACATGACCATTGATGGCACCACCAGTATCACTTGCAGTATAGACTCCGTTGTAGTGGCTCCAAGTATCATCAAATTCTATATAGACTTGGGTGCCTAATGGAATGACATTTGGATCCACAGCAATGACCATCGCATCTTCGCGAGAGCGTCCGGACAAATTAAATCCAGTAGCGGTATTCCCGCCGAGCGTGTATGCTGTTACTTCAACGTCGATGCTTCTTCCATTACCGCGCGATACCGGTTGGCGAGAACGTCTTTCAATTTCTTCTTCAAGCGTTAGTTTTTCTTCTTGGACTGCTTGGAGATCTTGTTTCAAGACGTTATTTTCGCTTATCAGAGATTCGTTCTTCTCAGTAAGAGAATTAATCATGACTATGTCATTACTTCTCTGAGTTTCCATCCGATCGACTTTGCTTAGTAGCTGTGCATGTGCGTATCCTCCAAATAATACTCCAGCAACAGCTGCTGCAGCTAACGTTTTCTGAATTTTGTTCATAACGACGTTCACCGTGAAAAACAAATCACCTCTAATTAAAATATTCATGATCAGTATATTTCAGCGACCCACTTGATCTTTTGACCGAAACTTTCCTTTCTAGCCGCTAACGACCAACTTCACGGTATGCAAAAGCTCTTGTCAAGAGTTACCAAGACTTGAATCTTAAGCAGCCGGACCGTATCTTCGCGACAAGAAGTGTGACCATGTTAATAATAATATAACATAAGAATCATAGTGTGTACATAATTTTTTGTTAAATGATGTGTTTAGCTATTTACATTGAAATGATTATGTGATATAATTGAAATAGGTGATGTAGATAATGAAATATGAAGAATGGGAAGATGATTGCTGCGTAAAAAGCAATAAACATAATTATGTTGTATATGAAATACAAATGTTCATAGAGTGTGACAATATCTTTAACGAATCAACGTATCTAAATTTATCTTGCAAAATAGCCTTGAAAAATGGAAAGCACTATAAAGTTTTTTGCATAAAAAATAGTAGAAAATCATATTCGTTGCCCATGCAATTTGTTATTAATAATGAGTTGATGAATAAAATCATAAAAACTATTAATAACAAAATTGAAGATGAAATTATCTATTTCGATGAATTAGAAAATTTAGTCAACAAGTGCATTGACAATGATTTAGTGTATAAAGGACTATAAACATGAACTTACATGCTTTTTTTAGAAAATTTGATACTTATGATTTTAGTTATAGCATCAATAATTTTATCAAAAAACATTACACAGAATATGCAATCAAAAAATTTATGAAAGATGATAAAGACATGATAAGTGACATAATCAATAACATAGACTGGGGACGTTCATTTTCCGGAAGTGTAGCATGTTTATATGAAGAATATATCGAAAAACGATTAAGATCTTTAATTAGGCCAGCAGAAGAAAATTTTATTAAATATATTGAAGAACATAAAGATGATGAATTAAGTTATTTTATTTGTAAATTTTTTTCTAATGACAAATGTTTTTCTCAACAAGAATGTTTATATGCTATAAGACACAATACTTGGAATAATGGACATATTCCAAATTTAAAAAAGCTAAAAACATGTGATTACCTTATCATAAGTGGAAACGAAAGAAGATATATTTCAAAAGATCAAATGAGAGATATGTACAAACCGCGACAAATTTTCACCCACATTGACAAACATAATAAATTTCCCGAAAAATTAAGCAAATTTAAAGAACTTGGCAAAAGATATGAGACGTTTGTAATAGAAAGAGAACTCATATATCTAATGTTTTTAGATTCTATAAAAGCAGTAAAAACAGATAAAAAGCAGTATTAATTTGAAATTTATTTTGAGTAAATCGTACTGAGGACAAAAATGAAATTAAAACTCGATCAAAATGAAAAAGATTTTCTCATAGACAATTACATAAACAATGAGTTAAGCAAATTTTTCTATATGTTTATGAAAAACAAAATCCAACCGTTAACAAAACAATCGAATGTCGTTTTTTTAATTCACGAGTATGACATGTTCATAACACCAGAACGATTTTCAAAGGATAAAAACGTAGCCATTTCTGGAATTTTTAATTATGATGGCAACACACTTGATTTTGATGATAAAAACATATACATTGAATGCGATTTATTCGTTGATGAAAAAATAGAAATTTTGTTATTAAAAACTGACAATCACTATAAACTAAAAGTGACATTACCAGATGATAAATTTTTTGAATACCAAAGGTATATGAATTACGGCGCTATTCTTTTTTTTAAAAATGAAAATTTTCATCCATGGAAATCAATAGACAATGTTGGAAAAACAAATAAAACATATTATGAAACTTTTTCTCAATATCTAAATAAAGAAGATTATGACAAAAACAAATACTACAAAATGTTCCAAGACTTTATTGCAACAAGTTAAATTTTTAAGTAAATCGTTGTGTACTTTTGTTTTTATATGTGATATAATATATAAGAGGTGAAAACAAATGTACAATAAATTGCTGAATATTGATAATATCGCAATTATTCTTGGTGGTCTTCCTGGTGCTGGAAAGTCTACCATTGCAAGCACATTTGTGAATAAAGATTTTCTTTATATTTGTAAAGACGTAATTCGTTATGAACTTGCACGTAGAAAATATGGAGACAAACCTGAGACACTTTTGGATGAATATCTCATGAAATTCAATAGAGATGTTCATCCTGTTATTGAGTCTATGATAAACAGCTATTTTGCGAAACATTTAGTAATTTCTTATATTGACGATTCTAAGATGTCTGTGCAGAATCAATTATATGCAAAAGATTATTTGCATACTATTGATTTTTCAAACTGCAAAGGCATCATTTTTGATGCAACTTACTTTAATTCAAAGCAAAGAAAAACCGAAATACAAAGAATTAACAAGAGAATCCCTATTTACTCCATATACATTAACAAAACAGTTGACGAATGTTATAGAGGAGTAGAAAAACGAGCTGCAACAGTAGTAGATACTTACAATGGAGAAGACGTTTATGGCCGTTATGTTCCTAGAGAAGTTATTGAGCAAATGAAAAAATTTGAATCTCTTCCTAAAAAAGAAGAAGGATTTGAAGAAGTTTTTATTATTGATAATAAATTTTAAAGAGGAGAAAAGTTATGGTTTTAGTTACATATAAAGGCAATTGGGCTGATGAAATGGATTTGTTTGGATATTGTATTTACAATAACGAAAAAGAATTATATACTTGATGATCTTGCTGAAAGAGGTTATACATACAAAACATTTGATGAGATTCTTAAAGATGAAAATGACAAAGAATATTGTTTTTCTTGTGGTTCTAACCAAGAAGTTTGGTACAATTCAATAAAGCATTTTGTCAATGCTTTTACTATCAATACCATTTCAGACAAAGAAGCTAAAATAATTGAAAAATATTTGGGAGCATGTCAAGGTAATTGGTCTTTTTGGAACCCGTCAAGGTAACCAACCTTTGTAATAAGAGGAAAAAATTTTAGTTCTCTATTCTAAAGGATGATAAGATATGAAATTTAGAAAAGACTTTGTTACAAATTCTTCTAGTTCATCTTTTATTATTGCTACAAACGATAACGTTACTGAAGAAGAGATAGAAAATTTTATTAAGATTAATTCAAAGCAAATTAGCTCTGTCAAAAAAAGTAACTATCTTGAATCTTCTATAAAAGACATTAAAGAAAATTTAAAGACATATATACGTCGAAATAACAAATCTTGTAATATGAAGCTTAATAATTGGAATGTTAGTGTTCAAGAAGTAACAAATGAATCGGATAACGATCTCGATATCATATTTTATGAGTTGGAATTCAAAAACACAGAAAACATAAAATTTGGAGGTTTTTGTTAATGAAAATAAGATATGATTTTGTAACAAATTCTTCTTCGTCTAGTTTTATAGCGATATGCAAAAATGACATTAATTATAAAAAAAATATTAACAATATTTATGCTGTTGGCAAAAGCGGTTCAAAAGAATTTGGCAGGACATGGGAAGAATTTCATGATTTCAACAGCAAATTGAATTTTATTTGTATCGCTGCTCTTTATTCAAAAGACGAAACATATCTTAAGAATATAGACGATATATTTTTTGAGCAAACTAAATGCCATTTAGATTTTAAACAAATAAAAAAGGATATTGAAGATTTTGATGCTTATATAGATCATCAATCTGCACCAGATGAAAACGATGCGCTGATTGATATCTTAAAAAGCAAAGAATTAATTAAGCAATTTTTATTTAATGACAAAAGCATGCTTATTATGGGGAGTGATGAATCTGACTGCGATTGGGCAGAACGAAAAATAACTAAATATTTGATTGATGACAAATATAAATGCTTTTAAAAGGAGGATGGTTATGAACATTCAAACTGCTGCTAGAGAATTTGGCAATGTCAGTTATGGGACAGAGATTAAATATAACGACTTGGGAATTTTGAGAGTTGATGATCTTGGTTCTTGTGCAAGATTGGTAGTCTCTGGTGACAGTTATGGGATGACAGCTGGAGACATCAAATCACAACTCGAAAGTTTGCCAACGTATTATGATGTAGAAATCATGTATAATGGCGATGGACGTTCTTTGCGGCGAGTTGCCAGCAATGGAAATATTTCATAAAAGGAGACAAACATGAATTTAATTGTAACCCCTGTGCACAGTATTCCAAAAGATAAAATTCTTGCATATTCATTTGCTGCCGATGATAAAAATCCTCAGCTTTGTGCGTTACAAGTTCATCTTATTACAGGAAATTCTGTAATCATCTTGTACGCATCACGACAAGAAATGATACGTTTGATAAAAGAACGACTTGATGCATCATGGAACAATGATGATATTTTTGATGTTAGCGAAGAAATATCTGAACTGGATGATACATTAAAACAATTATATAATAAACCAATTTTTTATAGCTTTGTTTCAGAACAAGAAGTAGTTACAGAAGCAGCTAATTATAAGCAAAATAACTGAGGGGGAAAATCAATGTTATATGACTCAAGCGTTTATTCAGATTCTTGTCACGGTGTTCCTCAAATCGATTGTGCAATCATGGTTAAGCCAAAAAAGAGTCTTGATGACTGGCCAGCAATGACAGAAAGAAGTATTATCAACAAAAAATTTCCAGTTGAGTATGGATTTGAAAAAGTAAGAGACGAAGCAATCAGTTTTGCTCTTAATTACATTTCAGAACATAATAAAAAAAGCTGGGACAACAACGCTATATTTTCTGGGATCATGTTAAGATATCCAAATGGCATGGTGAAACGATACGATCACAGATAAATATAGAAGAGGTTGAGAACAAAATTCTCAGCCTCTTTTTATTTTAAAGATTTTCTTCTGGTAGAAACTGCACAAAGTAATTGTACATCGCTTCTGGAGTAATTACTGTGCTTTTTCCATGTCTTATAGCATCTAACCATGTTGTTTCTTGATGAGTCATGTTTTCTAGTCTTGAACCACTATAACTTCCGAAAGCTCTCCATAAATCCATAAGTATCTTTTCAACATTTTTGTTTTTGCTGAATAAAGACAAAACTTTTTCTTTATCAGTTCCTTTTAAATCAAGAAAATCGTTTTTATATCCAAAAAATTCATAAAGTTTTGGACAAACAGGACCGTGCAACCAAGCTTGAATTTCTTCGTTGAAAAGTGTTTTCTTATAAAAAGCTAATGATGCTCCTTGAGAATAATAAACTAATTTTTGTAGTTTGAGATGAGTTATCTGTTCTTGAATTTCATGTTTTTCTATAGCTAAAAAGAAGTTAGCTACATCAATAACAGAATAACCAAAACTAGTAAAATCAAACTTACATGTTTTTTCTGGCATTTATTTCACCACTTTACATTAATTTTTTAGAATGTCAATCTAATCATTAAAAAATTTACACCAGAACCTTGTCTGGTGCATTATTTTTCACAATCCATATAAATATATACGTTTTTCATTAAAATCATGTATCATCATTAGAGAATGATAGAATGGATGATCTGTAATTTCATTTATATGAAATGTATTTTTTGAACAATTAGAAAATGATGATATGATAACAGTATCAAACATGATTTTAATCGTGTAATCGCTGTTCTCTGTGATTCTATGAAATTCAGCGTTTATGTATAATTGATTACTCACATAAAAATCATAGCTTCTATTATAATCAATTTTTTCATTATACAAATAATTTATTTCATTGCACACCATTTGATTTTTTCTTAATGCAAGAAATAATTTTTGTTTTACTATTTGTTCTAGATTCATCTGTCTAATATTCTCATTCTTCCAGCGATATCTATTACTTCATCATTTTGATTTCTTAAGAAGTCTATGATAATATTACCGCATTCTACAAAATTTTCTTCGTCATAAGTGAAATTCATGCTATATACAAAATATTTTTCATCATATGTCTTTATGAAATCATCTAGATGATTAGTATCTATCAGCACTATATTATGATGATCTGACACAATCTGATACATAATGTCTAGTGCTATTTTCTTACCATCGTTGTAGATCTCTTTTTTTCTATCATTCATGCTAGAATTAGGATCGTTTAATTCTTTTTGTATAACTTCACAATTATGTATAATGCGTTCAAAACTGCCTCTATATCCATTATAGAGACGTTTAAATTTATAATTGGGATTTGCAAAATTAAATAATTGGCAAGCTACTAATGGATGTATGTGGCTAATATTTTCTGCATATTTAAGAATTTCATCCGCATTATCTGGCACTTTTCTTATGTTTTCTTCGACAATATTGGATTTCGGAGTAAATGTTCCAAGATCAATATATTTATTATTGCACTCGCACAAACCATTTTGATAATAAATAATATTATTAAGTTTATGATATGCATAATCACTTTCATCAATTTGTTCTGGTGTGTTGAAAAGAAGTTTTCTTAATGTTTTTTTAGATTCTTCCATGAAATCGTTTAGATCGTTTTCATAAGGTGTATGATAAAGATCATAAATAATGGAAAACAATTTTTCGCTCAAAGAAGCATATGTATGATTCAATACATTTATATATTTCATTGCTTAAACTCCTTTAAATCATTGATTTTCTCAACAATATCTTCATCATTTTCAATGCTATCAATAGCATCTTCTGCGAGTGAATTAATTTGCTTTATTTTTTTCTGGTATGCTTTAATTTGTTTTTGAAGATATTTTTTCAATTTTTTATATACATCTGTCTCTGAGACCTTTTCTTGGAAAATACAAAACTGCACTTTAGATTCAAAATCTAATTTATGAAGATTTGATGATTCATGAAATGCTTGTAATTTAGCATCCAATACTGCTCTAGCATATTCTTTTTGTGTCATCATATTGTCATCTAATTGAATGTCCTGCTTCATTTCAATAGCATTATCGTAATTTTCTTTTGCTTTTATATAGTTTTTATAAAACTTTATCGTTTTATTTAACTTCAACGATGTTAAAAATTCAAGCGTTTTGATTTCATCATCAAAAATTACTGGAATTTTTAAGTTGTTAACATCAAAAGCATTTAATATGCATTGAAAAACATCAATTTTCGCATTATAATTTCTTACAATAGATTTTCTGTAATGATCAATAGATGATATAGCCATAGAATGCTCAGATTCAAATAATCCATGTTCATTAATCATCTCAATAAGATGATCTAATGGATATGAATCGACATTTTTTTCTAATGGCATAAAAATATTTAGTGATTCTTGAAACATGTTGTCATTCCTTTCATTTTAATAAATTATGTATTTAAAATCGTCTAATTGAGTAATCATAAATTGAACATTGAAAAATAAGGATCAAATCATTCTTTTATCTTTTCGTTTATTTCTTGCTTAAATTTAAAATAATCTCCTGATTCGTCTTCTGGTTCATCTAAAAAAGTTTTATAAAGGTTATTAATACAAGATATGTTATTTTTTACATATATTGCTGAATTTTTAAAAATTTGTATAGATAAAAAACCGTTTTCTGCTTGATGTGTTTGTTCATTCATCGGAGCTATAGCAACGATAGTAAATAAAATACCATAATTGGCGTCGTTTTTGTCAATACATTCGTATTCATGATATTCTGCTAAACAACATTGAAATTCTCCATTAATAATTGTTGCTGCATAAGAAAATTCATCTGCATAATCGTTTCCAGACTTTTTCTTATATTTTGTTTCATTAAATAAAAAATCATAGCCTTGTGATGATGCACAATCCTTTATTTCATCTAAAGAAATTAAATTTGGCGCCAAGGCACATCTAGATAGAATTTGTTTTATCAATTTAGTTTTTAATTTTTTTAATCGTTTCATTTTTGCCTCATTAAATTACATTAATGCTATTTATCCCAAATTTATCTAAAAAATGAGTATCTGGTTCCCACTTTTCATTATACATATACAATGAACTAGCCCATTTCATTGATATGATAATATCATTAAAACAATTTTCTTCAACATAGGCGATGATTTTGTTGTCTTTGAATTCAAATGATGTTGTATCATTTTTTTCTAAATTACAATGTATTTGTAACCACTCATTATTTACTTGTTTTGTCACAAATTTTCTTATGTTTTTCTTAATTTTCCATCCATGAGAAAAAATATAATGATTCATAAAGTTGGAATGCAATAACGCAATTTTATTATTCTTTTGAATCGGATCTATGTTTTTTACTAAAAAATCATAAAACATTTTCCCGTATTTTTGTCTTTTGTTAATAATGTTACTATTTTTATTTAACAAACTGCAATCATTTTTATATTCAGTTTCATAAAAAAAACAAGCAATTTCTTGTTCTCCGTATAAATAATAGTTGCTTATTAAATTAAGTTTGTGCTGCAATTTGCGTGAATTGTTAGGAATAACATGCAAAACAATTTCATAGTCATATGATTTATTTTCAATTTTTTTGAATTCAACATATTCACAATTGTCAATAAACAAGGTGCACAAGATATATATGCAGTTGTTTTCATTTATGTTATTTAGTTTTTCAATTTTCCCAACATTTTTGACTGGAGGTTTCAATTTTAAAACATGAATATAATTCATTTCATATTCGCCTAATCCATTGAAATCTTTTACAAAAATGACTTTGTTTTTAGATTGAAGTTGCTCTATTTGGTTGTATAAAATGTTATGAAATTGCTGAGTAATTTCAATCATCGTTTTCACCTTATTTATTCAATATGTTTATAATGGATGTATCTGGTTTTTACTTTTTGTTGTACATATATAACAAGTTAGCCCATTTCATTGAAACAATATTGTATATTTTATCTTCATTATAACATATTTTGTATCATATGTAAATAGTTTAATTAAATTTTTCTAAAAATTCTTTTTCTGATAAATCTGGATTAGCAAAATATTTTTCAAAAATATCTCTATTTTTTTCGTAATTAATAGAATGCTTATCTATTAATGCTTTCATTTTCGTTCTTCTATATATTCTAAATTCATGGATTTCTTTATTTTTAGACGGGCCATATAAATCTACATCTCTTGGTTCTAAAGCTCCCTGACCAAGTTCCATGATGTCAGAAAGAGTTTGAGTATTAGTCTTCCATTTTCTGATAGAATTGACAAAACTTTTATCGAATTGTATTAACTGATAATTCATGTTTTCAAGACTTAATGGAAGATGAAGACAAGAAAAATCTTCTCTAGAAAGATTATGCATGTGCCCATGTATGTTAATGTCATGATGATGAAAGTATCTTGGGTGATGGCTGAATAATATATCTAATCCTTCTATTTTTGCAGAAAAATCATTGCAGACAAAATCAAATCCTTCATTTATATATCCAAAAGTTGATTTTTGATCATGATTTCCACGTATCAGAATTTTTTTGCCTGGCAATTCTAATAGTTTTTTTAGCCAATCATCTCCAAATGCAATATCACCAAGATGAAATACTGTGTCATTATTAGATACAATATTTTTCCAATTTTCTATGATTAATTCTGAAAAATTATCTGGCCTATCACACAAATGTTTTATGTTTTCATGTCCAAGATGAGTATCAGTAATCAAATATATCATTTACTGTCCAACTTTCAATTGCTTATTTTTTGAATTCGTTTATTTTGCAATACTTTTATATGTCTGTACAAAAATTTTTTAAAATCGTCAACAGTCACAGCATCTTTGACTCTTTTGAATACAGATTCATGTGCTATAATTTTAGATTTTAAGTCTATGCCAGTTCTTATTCTTACTCCCTGAGTTTTCCATATTTTTTCTTCAAAATCCTTTACAGACATGTAGTATATGACCATCACAAACCCCTTTCTAACACGACTATTTTCATCATGTCATTTTCTTTTATCGCTAAGCACAAATTGTTTGCTAATTTTTTATTTCTTATATTTTCTTTGATAGTTTGTTCATACCCATCTAACCACATATAAAAATGAATTTGATACATTTTTTCTTTAAAATATGTGCATCTTAATTCAACAATGTTATAAGATTGTTTTGGAAATTCTAGTTCTATTTTTAAGAATTCAAAATTTTTTCTTATATATGTCTTCGTGATTCTCATAATCCATTTATTCTTATTTCATTTAACAATATATCGTTTTCTTTTAGGAAATTTTTTAATGGTTTAGAAATATCTTTATATCGTGATAATTCTTGAAACATATTTTTTGTTTTTCCGTATATTATTTTTCTCGTTCTTCCAGAATCAGATTTTCTTTTATACATGATAAACATCTTATATGTTTCATCATATATTGTAATATTGCATGTTAATATTGTCACATTTTTATCTTGTTGCAACAATCCGCTATAAGATGTTTTCATAATCCAACACCAATAACATGTTCTTCAATCCATTTGTTTATATATTTCTTTACCATGTCATTTTCTAAAATTTCTTTATTTATATTGCTTGATTCTACTGGCTTCATTTCTCTCAAATCTATTTCTATTTTAGTGTTGCAAGTATCGCCAGCTATGTAAATTGGCATTGGCGAAAATATTTCCCACGGCCGATGTTCTATTTGTAAACAGCCACATAATACTTGTGTTATTTTCATAATAATACCTCCGTAATAATTATAACAAATTCTATTTTATTAGTACATAGCATTTTTTAATTCATAAAAATAAGAATTATTTGTCGTCATTTTTCAAATTATGATATGTTAGTGAAATTATTTTATCTATAAATGAGGTGATATTAATGTATCTTATTTCTGATAAAAGAAAAAACGTATCCATTTTTTATCCTTCATCTTCTACAAATCTATTGAGAGTATACATTGATTTAGATGAAATTTTGTCTTCTATAAATGGAACTACATATATTTATCAATTTGATAAACCGCATGCGATATTCAAAAAAAATGATCATTATTTTTCTAATAATCCTATAGTTGGAAGAATAATCGGCGTATTCAAAAAATCATATTATGGGTTTGAATACAGTCAATTGTAACATTTTACATGACTCTTGTTTGTGTGAGAGTCATTTTTTATGTATATTTTACATCTTAAAATTAAACCGCAACAGAATAACAATCCATTGCGGTTTAGTCTTAGGTAAGAGATTTATAGAGAGCTTCGTTTTTTTCAATGAAGTTTTCAACTTCTGACATTTTAATATATTGAATTTGATCCTTGAATTGTTTTTTAAGCAATTGAATGTCTTGTCCCATTCTACGCATAAACATATATTTGACAAATTCTTTTGGAACATCTCTTTTTGCAGCGAGAGCAAATTCTTTTCTGTCTTCTATGTTTTTGATTTTATTGAAATAAAAATTAATGATGTTAATTTTCATAATCATAAAATAACGCAATTTGTCGGCTATATCTTCAACACGTTGTTTATGTTCAGCTGGAATTTGAGATATAATATCATCATATTTTCCATCAGCCATGACTTTAATAATAGTATTATGAGAAGACATTGCTTCTAATACATGGTGAAGGACTACATAATCGTCACATTTGAATTTATACAATGTAGATTCATTGTTATTGACTACATTGATAACCCAGCCTTCTTTTTCATTTGATTTGAATTTGCTTTTTTGAGATATAATTCTGTCAAGTGTAGTAGATTCTATCGTAGTATGAGGAAGATGATACTTCTCAGCAAGGTTTATGATATCTTTGTAGAATAAAATCTTTCCATTAAATACATTTCTTGCGCCTATAAGTCTCAAAGAATCATTATCATAATTAACGATATGAGGATCTGACGTTAAAATACATTCAAATATAAATGTGTAATCTGGATTATCTTTGCACAATTTCATATAATTGGAGTCTGATTTGAAAATATCTACTCCCATTTTTAATTGAGGTGACAAATCAATATCCAAAGCAGATGAACCAGAATATACGATGGAATCTTTATACCAACGAAACTGCTGAAAACTACCATCAAGTTTATTGCTGAATTCTACCAAATCAGAATTTTGTATTTTTCCTATTACGACACTCATGCTTGTTTCGGGAATCTCATCAATATTAAAAAATTTCCTAAAAGGACAAAGAACAATTTCATCTGTGTCGATGTTTATGACAAGACTTCTCCCTTCACGATAAATAGAATTTTGATTTATATAAATATCTTTCATGCCATTAAGAAGATTATATTTAACAAGGACTAGTCTTCCTTGAGGAATTTTGTATTCTGTAATATATGTATCTAGCAGAAACTGATCACGACCAGTTTTTTCACACATGCCTTTAAATGAAGCAGTATCAAAATCATTAAAATTTTTACTGTATTCATGTTTAATATTCATTAAATAATTAAACATGATATTCCAACTGTACATTCTGTTTTCCTTTCATATATAAAGCATAAAATTCTTCTGGTTTGGTACCAATAGGAATGTTTTTAATTAATTTTATCATTTTTCCATTAACCACGACTACATTTTTAGATATAAACGCCGTATAACTTCCAAAGAAATAATCACTTTCAATTTGTCCATTATAATCTACAATAACATCGTCAGATTCTTCGCCACCACAAAATTCACAAGTAAATGGTTTAGCAACGATGATAAATAAAAAATCGTTGCTTTTATCATCTGTTTCAAATTTGTAAAATTCTATTGCATAAAATGTTTCATTGCCTTCAGTACCATAATATCCATAATTTGCATAATCAGCTTTTGCATTTTGTACTTGTAAACATACTTTTTTGTATTGTTTTTCTGTTAACAATTGTCTGATCTCGTCATTTTCAAATATTGCTTTAGACACTTCATTGATTGATATGGTGTTGTCTCCAAGTTGAATTGATGGACTACCAAAAACTAAATGACGAATATCTTTTGCTTTAATGAGATGTTTCATGATTCTCCTTAATATATACAAAAATTAGTACCACATAGGTACAAGCATTTGGTCAAAATTACTAAAAGTAAAACTTTCACTAAGAATGAAAAACGTGACAATTATTACAATAAATCAAATAACAACGGGTTATAATCTTCGTTTCCAAATTCATTGTTTGGAATTGAAAATGTTACATCGACAACGCGTCCATTTCTAAATTGATGCGATACGTCATAGTCTGTTTGGTTATACAAACAATGCATGTAAATAACATATTCATATTTTTTTAGCATATCTTCAAGCGTCATTTTCCATTCAACATATTCAACAATACCATTGATTTTACCTCTATCAAATCCAAATACAAAATTGGCAAACAAATCTTCTTTTTCAGGATTGACTAATATGCCAATACTTTTTGCATTTTGCGAAGCAAAAGAAATTTGTTTTGTTATTTTTTGACCTTTTTTATTCAAAACATTTCCATTGTACATGACATATTACCTCCAATATTATTTACTAGAAATATTATAACACATAATAACATAAATGTAAATAGCTTTTTTAATTTTTATTATACATTGTTTATGTTTTTGTGTAACAATTTTATATCGTCTTGAACAGACTGCTTCGCTTTATCATAAGAATTAAATTCACCAATTACATTATATCCATTATTTAATTGAGCTCCGTTTCTAATGGTATTCATTAAATTCCTCGGACGAATGCCCTCAAATTGTGTAACACATGGATCTTCAATTAAATTATCATTTGTATCATATCTCCAAGATACTAAGAGACTGTCCACATTCTCACCTTCGGTAAATGGATAAAGTTCGTTATAAAAAATTATTGGATGTTCCACTCCCGGACCAGCCACTTGTTTAGTCCAAAAACCATGATACCCCTGTTCTATTCCAGTTCCTGTATTTGTTCGTGTATACTTATCAGTAAAATACTTAGTATAACCGGCATTTTGTATAATGTCTAAAACTTCTTGGTCAGAAAAACTTGGATATGATACATTGGGAACTTTAGACATTTTTAATCGCCGTTTAATTAAATTCATATAAACCTCTCTTTTATAAAATCGGAGACAGAAAAATCTGTCTCCTCTTTTAACTCCATGCGACAACTTTTAAATCTTTAGCTCTAAAGTATGTAGCATCTAAATCTTTTTTGAATAAATTCAATGCCAAAGCTCCAGCTTCTTCTTTGGACTTTGCATCTTCAATGAAGTAATTGTTTGACACTGTAGCTTCGCACTTGATTTCATACATTTTTCCTGCAGTCTTTTTTAAACGTTTTCTCATTTCATTTGCTCTTTTGTGATGTGATTGTTGAAGTGGAAGTTTATCAAATTCTTCATCTTCATCAATAAAATCTGATTCATTGTTTGTTTCATCATACATTTCATATTCATCGTCATCTTCATCATATAAGTTTTCAAAGTCTAAAGATGAATAATCTGTATAATTGCACGATGTTTTGTTTTGTAATACCATAAAATCATAGATAGAATGGTAATAGTCTTGTGTAAAATCATATCTTGGTCTTATTCCATAACAATCTTTATATATGTCACTATAGATTCCAAAATATTCAACCACATCTTCTCTATTCATTTCTATGTCTTTTTCAATAGCATCATCAATAATTGGCTTTGCTTCATCTAAAGACAATTTTTTACTTTTTATGTCTTTAATTGCTTCTTGTAAATGTTCTCCGGGATTTCTAATCTCTTTTTCAAAAATACTAAGTTCTCCAGCTTTTTTCTTCAATCTCATTGCACTACTCCTTGTTAAAACAAACAGAATGTTTTATATGTTCATCATTTTTTCCTTTATGATCAAACATCCATGGATCGTTTCTATTAATTGTAAGTGTTCCATCAACTAAATGATGTCCATTTTAAGAAGCGATATCCATAATATTTTTCTCATTATTTTCAAAAAATTTATCAAAATCAATCATGCTTCGTATCTACCTATATTCTTTATAAAACTCGTTACTTAAAATATAATCACTTTTCATAGCCCTTCCAAGACTACACATTTCTTTTTATAGACATGAAAGCTTTTTTTGTAGTAGCGGTATAAATTTACTTTTAAAAATTCACCAAATAATGATTTGTTTTTATTTATGCATTTTCTATAAGAAAACACAGAAGATGTATCAATCAATGTGTCATTTACATAAAATTCTGCATTGTCTTTATAAAAATAGACAATGATATCGTGTCCGAACATTGTTTCGCTGTAAAATGCTCTTAACATCAAATAAGGTTTATATGCATCAATTATTTCTATTTTTATTTGTTTGTACCATTCTTCGCTTGTTGGAATTACCCATGTTTTTAAAATTTTCCATTTCATACGAAGCTCCTCACTAAAAACACAATCTTTATTCTATTATATCAAATCTTTTAATAAAATGTTCTTGTTTAGTGATTTTTACTCTGAAAAAAAGAAAAATAAAAACTTGCATTTATCATAAAATAAATGCAGGTGATTAACATGATAGACAATTTAAATCCAAAAACTAAACTTAAAGCAATTAATGCTTTTATTTTTGCTGGCAGTTTTTCTATTGGGACAATGAAAGCTGGATTCAATTTAGATAGAATCTTAGAAATTTCAGACTCACAACCAGAACAAAATGCTTTCTATTTTATGAAAAATTCATCCATTCCAGTTATTTTACCAAGTGAATGGGAAAATGAAGCATATTTATCTTCTTTAGGAGATATAGATTTAATGTGTGCAAATTGCCCATGTTCTAGCCTTTCTCAAATTAATCGTAATGCTTCTGTTAATGGCGCAAATAATATTCATTTTTATCGTCTTTTTAAAATGTTTAAAATTGTGAAACCAAAAGTTTTTGTGATAGAAAACGCTCCAACACTTATAAAACTTGGTTTTCCAATTTTGAAAGACTTGATGAATGAACTAGGAGAGCAATTCAGGTTTACTATTATTAGAGATTATGCTGGAAATCATAATGTTGCTATGAAGCGTTTGCGTACATTAGTAGTCGGATGGAATAGAGATGTTTTTGAAAAAATACCAAAAGTCAAACAAAACAAATGTTCTGTTGTTACTGTAAAAGATACTCTTCAAGATATTTATTCAGACAACACAGAAGATTTTTTCAGCAAAACATGCAATGATATCAAAGATACTTATAAATATTGTCTTACTGGATATTCGTTAATGTCCGGATTGGCAAAACAATGTATAGCTGGAAATTATAAACAAGAAATTATGTCTAGATTAGAAAACACAAAACACTATAAAGAACTTCTTCGTATTATAGACAAAATTTCTAATAACCAAAATTATTGGGATAAATCTCCATTTAAATTAGATGAAAACAAACAATTTCCAAGTTTTACTTCCGTTACAGAATATATTCATCCTCATCAAGATAGATTATTAAATCTAAGAGAAATGGCAAGAATTATGAATTATCCAGATGAATATAGCTTTCATGGAACATGTTCTATCCCAGTTGGACAAGCTATGGCTCAAGGCGTACCGGCGAATTTTGGTCAATATATAAGTGAACAAGCAAAACTGGCTTTAGAAAATAAATTAGATTATTATGAATCTGGTGATGTAGTTTTTCAACATCATACAAAACATTTATATAATCTATATACTAAAGAGGAATTTTTAAACCTTCAGTATCTTGATACAGATAAAAAATCATTAAAATTAGAAGATTAACTTGCATTTCTTAGAAAAAGATAGTAACAAACGACAAAACGTTTGCTACTATAGATTTGACAAAATTATTTGCCTGATGCACTTTCATCAGGCATCAGACAAAAAAATCAAAAAGGAGTTAACAAACATGACTAAACAAGAACTAATTGCAAAGGTAGTAGAAGAACTTAAGGCTAATGAGGTAGATGTAAACGCAAAGACAGCTGATGTATTGCTCAAGTCAATTGTCAATGTTATTACAAATCTTGTAGCTGGTGGAGAAAAGGTTGCTATTGCCGGACTTGGTACATTTGAGCCTAAGAAGCGTGCAGCAAGGACTGGACGTAATCCTTCTAATGGTGAAACAATCAATATTCCGGCAAAGACTGTTCCTGGATTCAAGGCAGCAACTGCCTTTAAGACAGCAGTAATTGAGGCCAATAAGTAAAAATTTTGAATAAATCCTCCATTTAAAAAAGAGACGGTCATTGCATCGTCTCTTTTCCATTATCTGTTGTACTGAATTGAAATTTTTTGTTTTTATTAGCAGATATATAACGTTCAACAGTACCTTTTGTTGTCAACAACGGTACATCTCGTTTTTCTAAAAAATCTCTAGTTACAAATCTGAAATTTAAATTGATGTCTATACAATGTTTTTCGAGTTCATTAATTATTTTCAGTCTATCTTTAAAACATTGTCTCCAAAATAAATCTATCTTTTCTTTTTGAGTCTTTAATTCAAGAATAGTTTGAACATCATAATTTAATGTTGTTGATAAATTCTTTTTATATCGCTTCCAAATTTTAATTGCGGATATTTTTTCTGATATGCTTTCTTTGCCTTTAATTAGAAAAGAAATTGGATCCATACATAAAATGAAATTCGAATATTTGACTTTAGTTTTTAACTGATTAATTTTTATGTCAATAGATTTTAATGTTAAATTGATTGAATCTTGAAATAATTCTTCATTAGAATAAAAATCATAGATATAAAGCTCTTTTTTCTTTAAATCTAAATATCCAGAATATGTTTCATAAATGCTAATTAAAATATGATCGTAAAATCTTATAATTGATAAATTGTTGATCATATTGAAATTTTTTACAATAAAATCATTTTCTAAATATATCAAATATTGCTCACTAGAATCAACATATTTTTTTAGATCATTATGAAATTGATTGATTTCTTCTATTTTTACTAAAGAATTTGGTTGAAGTTCTAATTCATCAGATATATTGTTGAGATACAATATTTTCACCTCTAAACAAAATTAAGCTAGCAAACGCCAGCCTAATTAAAATTTTTTAATAATTGTGAAAGTTCTATAACAGCTTTTACTTTTTCGTTGATTTGTTTGTCATCATTTAATAGATCCCGTAAATACTTAGAAATTAAATCATTAATTAGTTCTTTGTTAGTTTTTTCTTTTTTATTGTCATATATTGTAATACTGTCAGAAGAAATCTCATCAAATTCTGGAGATAAACTATGACAAGACATTCCACTTTGAATAAATACTTTTGTATCATCAAACACAGTAAAATTATCTTCTACACTCACGTTTCTATCCCTTTCTAATTTTTAATTTATTTTAGAATAGAAACGTGAACATAAAACTTATTTTATTTTTTCAAGATAGTTTTCATAATATGTAACATAAAGTTTTCTGCATGTTCTGCATTTTAATGTTATTAGCAAACGAGATTGTTCATCTTCCAAAATTGAAAATGGAACAACATCTAATGCATGACATCTTTTACATTTATGAATAGAACACGGAAGAGGGATATTACTATTTTTTTTATAATCATTTTTTTTACATGTAGAAAACGTCATAATCAATCTCCTATTGTTTTTATTTTATTGTAACACAAAATTTCAACAATGTAAATAGTTTTTTGCATAAAAAATGGAGACTGAATGTCTCCAAAAAAACATTATGATTTAAATAGAAGTTGATAGTTGTTGCATGACTTTTTTTGCATCATCAGCAGACATCATTTCTTCACCACATGTATCACAACGGAAAATGTCTAACCCATCAATTTGAATGTCTTTACCATTGATAGTATATTGTTTTTTTTCGTTGTGATGTAATGTCATATTGCCATGACAATTATGACATACTGTTTGTTCTTTTTTCATAATGTTACACCTCGCTTTTTTGTAAACGTTATTTTCAACATTTATTTTTTTGGGGTTATAAATAAAATAAATTATGGAAAAGAAACATTTTAAATTTTTTAAATTTGCTAGAGATATGTCTAAACAATCTAGTCATCCAAGAGTATATATAGGCGCTGTTGTTGTGCATAAAAATACTGTAATAGGAGGAGGAACAAATTTACATAAATCACATCCTATGCAAATGCAATACAATAAATTTAATCCTAAAATGAAAGAAAATTGTAATCATTTTATACATGCTGAGATTTCAGCAATTATACATACTGGAACGACAGAATTGGATGGATGCTCAATTTATGTATATAGAGAAGATAAAAAAGGAAATCTTGCAATGTGCAGGCCGTGTCCATCCTGCATGGCTCTCATTAAAGTTACTGGAATCAAAAAAATATATTACACAACAAAAGATGGTTTTTGTGAAGAAATCATTTCTTAGATGACGGCGATACCTTTTGTTGTATTTCTTTCAAAACGTCTTCATATTTTTTTGAAATTTCGTCATACATGTTATTTACATCTTTTTCGAAAAAATTCTAAATTATGTCCTTCATTCGCTGATCATTTTCCAACGTCCAGTGTTTTTCTTCTAAATCTTTTCTTAACATTTCTTTCCAATTATTTTGAAACATTTGAGGAGAAAAATTCATCGGATTCCCGTATAAAAAATCTTCGAGTTTCTCAAATAAATTAGAAAAACATTCGGTATGTTTATGTAATTTATCTTCGTCTATTCCTGCTTTTTTAAATTCAAATACTAACTCTTCAAATATGTTTAGGATATCGTTTTCTTTCATCTGTTCATTCATTTTCTAACACCCAACCTTCTAATTTCAAATCTCCAATTTTTATTCAATTGAGATAATTCTTGCACTATTTCTTGTAAAACATTTTCATTTTCTTCTGTTTCGTCAAACAATGAAGCATTAGATACTTCATTTACTGTATCTTGTGTAGCTAAATTTATAGCTTTAAATCTTTCGTTTTTAGTTTTTCCATATATAATGTACATATTTTATTCACTCGCATACTTCATTAAAACACTAACGCCATGGCTTCTTTTTCTTGGTTTTTTAAGTTTTGCTTTTGTATATTCAGTATGAGCATCTCCAAAGCGTTTGTTAAATAGTTTTTTATCTTCATTAAGCATTTTCGTATATTCTTCTTCTATAAAATGAGCTTCTTCTATGTTTCCATAGTAATCATTCAAAAGTATGATTGAAATATTCTCTTCACCGTATGATTCTATAGCATCATGAACGGCTGAAGAAACCCTTCTGCAGTGCTGATACAATCTTGTCCCTATTGGTTGTGTTGTACACCCTACATATAAAAATTCATTGTTTGTATCATTTTTAATCGCATAGATATGAAATAAATTTTCAACATCTCTATTCATAGAAACACCTCCATGCTTATTCTAGCATGAAAATCATTTCTATGAATATGTCAAAAGGGCTGAAAGAATCAGCCCCTTAAATTTTTTTTGAAATGAAGTTTATGCTGTAACTGCCTCAGCAATAACTTCGGAATCTTTTGTGGATTTTGCCGCAACTGCAAATGCTCTTATTTTTTCCAGTGTTGGTTTCTTGATATATCTCACGCTTCTGAGATAATATTCTGGGAAAAACTTTTGCACTTGCAAAACCTTATCAAATTTTCCTTCATCCACAGCACTTTCAACATAGCCGATGATTTGATTCATCGAAATCCCTTTGCGGTTTGGCTTGAGATCGTTGATCAGCTGGATCTCTTCCGGCGACGTCTTGCTGATATCCTCTCCAAAAATTTGGATGCAGGCATCACGTGCTCCTTTTTTACAATAGCGCAAAGATGTCTTGAAAGTATTAGGATATTCTTTTTGTAATGCTTTGATGACATCTTCATTGTCCTTATAGTTGTTGATTGCCGGAATCATCTGGTGCTTTGTTACGCCATGGCGTCCCTCTTCAATGTAGTTTTTTAATTCTTCTTTTGTAATCATCTTCTTTTCCTCTCTTTCTTTCATCATATTTCTTTCGTGCACGATAAAGAGCAGATGCTCTTATTTGATTTTTATTCTAACAAATAATTGCGAAAATGTAAATATATTTTGGAATAATTTTGTAAAAATTTGTTAATCATTTCTCCATTAGAATTTTTTCTAACTTTTTCCTCTTTTCGTACATAACTTCAAGTTGTTTGATAATGTTATCGTATTTGTTTACTTTTTCTTCATTAAAATCCTCATAATCAAATATCTTTGAATATAAAAATTTTAATGGCATCATTCCAAATTGTGTATTCAAAAAATAGTAGTTGAAATTTCTTGTTTCTACAACTGCGCCTAAATCATTTTCATATTTTGAATAATCTTTGAAACTATCTAGAGGCTCTATGAGTTTCTCCATAGTTTTTCCTCTGCAAGTTGCATATATAAAATCATTCATCAATTCGGCGATTTCGTCTTTGCATAATTTGTTGTCTACATAAGTAACGCATTTTTTATCACGCATGTTTTTAAAATATGTTTTTCTTTCTTGACATACATTAATTGGATCTAAAAAATAAGATTTATCATTCCCTAGCAAGTATGAAACAATCTCTTTGTTCCTGTAATTTGGTCGCGCAACAGTATTAAAAACAATTTCTTTGATCCTTTTATCAAATTTAAACATTTTCCAAACTTCATTTTCTGTCAATTTCAATGTAAAAAATGGAGTAATTAAAAAATAGTTAATATAGAAAATTGGGAGTTCTCCAACATGATTTGATTTATTGATTTGAATTGTCAAATAGCAATTTTCAAATTTCTTGATATAAGAATGAATTTTATTTTTATAATCATGAAAAACTTGTTCATCATTATCTGAATCTAAAAAATTCTTTATTTTTGTATACAACTTTTGACTTGGTTCAGATTTATTTGCATTATAATACCAGATTGACTCTTTAAAATAATCCACAACTCGAAATTGATGAAATTGAAATGTATTTTTGATATAGTTATCTTTTTCTTTGATGAAAAGTTGATAAAGTCCTTTTTGGCAAAACATGTTTTTGATATCGAAACTTGCAATTTCGTAAATATATACAATATCATTTTTACGCTTCGGTATGTTTAATCCATAATCTAATTTATTAGACATCATGTTACTGTAAAAATAAGTAATATTTCCATGTGTATATTTACCATCCATGTCTAAATGAGTTTGCATATGTTCAATTACTGGTTTTATTAAATATTCCGTGTTTCTCATATTTTCAACTCCTTTATTTTGCAATGGCATTTCATTATGAAATAATTTATAAAAACAAGCAAACAAAGAAAAATATATATAATAATGGTTGACAACTACTAGTAGTTGCTATCTCATAGACATTGTTATGTTCTAATTTACATTTTTTATTTTTTTTATAAAGGTACATATTTTAAGGAAGTGATAAATTGAAACGATTAAAAAAATTAGCATTTAACGAAAATCCAGAAATTAAGCAATATATGGAGAGCGTTGGATTCTTTGCAAAAACAGTAAATTCCATTGATGTTTATTATAAAAAAGATGGGAATTTAGAAATGATTTTAACTACTGGACCAGACAAAAAATTGCTTCCAGTTGATAACGATCAAAACTTTAATATGTACATGACATATACAGACGGTAATAACAATCAATACAATCAAGAATATAATTTTACCAATCTAAGTAATTTTCAATCTGGTTGGAGCAATATAGCAAAAGATTTTAAAGAAACATGTGAGAGTGGAGACAATGAATGATTTAAAAGTGCAACCCGTTTCTCCTATTTTTCTTAATCACAATAGATACAATAATCAATATAAAAACAAAGAACAAACTAAACAAAAGAAAAACGTCCAAGATCAAGATGATAAGTCATTTGAATTATTTCTTCCAAGAAGCATTGAAACCGATTCAGAAACATACATCCCGATAATCAGAAATTTGTTCAATAAATATCTTTCATAATTAAAGCAGCGGCAATCTTCAATCATCTTAGCCGCTGCTTCTTTTTCGCCTGCATTTTTCCTTTATACAATGTTTGATATAAACCAATCTACTTCTTTGTTGCCAACTCAATCACCTTCTTTCATTTTTATTTTATAAAATGTAATGGGCCCTTCCACAAACCCGGTTCCTGAGAAATTCTGTAAATCCACTCCCGTGCACAGGAGCCTCAGGCCTACGCTTTAGCGCCTCAGCAACCTCATGTGTGTCGGTTGCACAACAATTTTAGCTCTATGTTTAATTCCTCCATTCCGCACATATTCCTTTCTATGCGCCTTATTTTTATTTTTAGTGTGGTCAAGATTTGATTTCCAGCCAAGCCACTGGAGTTCCAGAATATTGCTACAAGTTAATTACTCCTTTCAATATTTTTTAGAATGGGCTCGTTTGATTTCCAGTTTATGCCCTCTCTGGAGGTCTAAAGTAAGTATCGATTCATCATTTTCATTGTTTTTATCTCTCCAGTATTTTCTAATTTATCTTTATGATGTGTGTTTTTGTTTTAGAAGATAATCCACTCCTTTCCTTACCTCTTGTATTTATTATACCATAGTCTTCTGTGTTTGTAAATAGTTTTTTTGAAATTTTTTTAGAAGTTTTTAGGTTACTCATCCACCTTCAGGACTTCACCGCCGCTGCCATTTGAGGTTCTCTCTCCAGACAAGAGGGCATTCGTTGTTTCCGTTGCTATCGGAACTCACAGCATCTGGAATGCCAAACGTGAGGTGCTTACACAAAATTCCTGCGACTTTTTTATTCACTTCTTGATTGTATTATACCATAGTCTTCAGCGTTTGTAAATAGTTTTTTTGAAATTTTTTGTTTGTTCACCACTTCCTTTCATCTCTATTTGTTTACCTCTTGAATTTATTCTACCATAGAATTCTTAGAAAGTAAATAGCTAAATTGAAATTTTTTTATTTGAATAACTATTTTTCAATACTTCTTATCATATTCTTCATATATATCATCTATTTCTAGGTCACTTATTTTATCAAATGGCAAAATGACTTTCTCTTGCATATATCCGTTATGCAATAGTAATTGAATATTACGTGTGAATGTACTTTCAGATATATTGAAAATTTTATTTCTAATTCTATATATCAAGCATAATGATACTAGATTAGTCAAAATAGCATCAATTACTTTGATGTACTTTTCTTTTGAAAAATCAACAGCTAAACAATAATCAAAACTTATCATGTCCATGACATATAAATTAGCTGCAGCAAATGAATCAGTAGATGACTGAATCATGCTTTTCGCAACATTTTCGTATATTGGTATTAAAAATGTAACATTCTTTTTATAGCTTTCTACAATTATTTCTTCTATTAGAGAAATCAAATCATTTGTAATGACTTTCAATCCGTCTGGAACATATGCTCCTTTGAATGCGAGTTTATGCATGCTATCATGATTCATAAAGAAGTTATTCCAAGTACGAGCACTTTCTATTTTTGATGGTTTTAAGGAAAAATCATTAAAGATTGTTCGTATCATTTGCTCTGCATGTTTATGATTGAATTTTTCATCAAAATATTTTATACCTTCGTAATTCATTAAAAATTATTCATCTCCCAATATATGGAAATTAATCTCTTTGTCATTGTCGTCTACTGCTATAAGCAATAACCTGTTTTCTTGTTTTGAAAACGAATATACCCTTCCATCATCTTTTTTTACACATTTGGTGATTGTATTCATAGATGATTCTGGTGAGATTCCTAAAGCAATTAGAGAAGCTTTTACTTTGATTATCGCGTGTCTAAGAGCTTCATCATTATATTGCTCATTAATAAAAAGCAATTGTTGTATTTGATTGTTTTTTAAGCATACATACATTCTAGAATTTATGTTATTGTTGAATTTTACTTTATAGACATCTTGTCCATTTAATTTAGAAAAATAATGAAAACCAGTTACATGAATGTTGTTATTTGTTATTGACAAAATGCATGTATTAAATTCATGCATAAATTTTCCTATTGACATATCTGTGACTGGAATAGCAAAGCAAATATTGGGTATGAATAACAATACAATCAACAATTTTTTCATGAAATCACTCCTTTGATTTCATTGTATCAAAAGTAAATAGCATTGTACACAAAAATTAAAAAGGCATAGCGTAAAATTTGCTATGCCTAGTTTTTTATTTTGCAGCATAAATGATATATGTTGGAATGTCTTGTTTTTCGTATCTTATGATAAAATCTCTGTCATTCCCTTTGATCATTATTGCTCCATTTTTCTTTGCAAGCATTAAATCTTTTTCTTTTGCATTTGCACCGAACATATTCAAGGTAGCCAAGATTTTATCATTTAATTGCATCTCATTTTCATCGGACGATACAATTTGTACTATTTTCCCATCCATCATACCAATTAGCAAAATGTTATCTGGATTTTTATCAAATATTGCTGTATATGTTTCTAATCCATTTACTACATCATAGAAATAACATCCAGTGATTTTTAAATGAGATAAATAGTTATTTATTTCCTTATAGTATTCTCTCATGGTCCAAGTGTCATGAAATGGAGCAGGTTCTTGTGCAGAACATACATTGAAAAAACACATAATTGAAAAAACTAACAAACATATTCTTTTCATCTTTCATCCTCCTTTTTTTACTATTTTATCATAAGAAAATTATTTGTAAATAGTTAATAACAAAAAGGCTAGAATCAAGTCTAGCCTTTGCTGCACTCTTCTAGCATAAAAATGCTTTCTGGATGTTCCTGCACTGAACAAATGCATTCATCATAGCCGAAGCTCTAACTACTTCAAAGAACAATGGGAACATTTCTAACACGATTTATTTTATTTCTTAAATGTGACATTGTAATAGTAATTTACAAGTTTGTATATCGCATTTTCTAATGAATCTATATAACTTTCATTTCTGCTACTACGAACAAAAGTATTGGAATCTCTTATGATAATAGAACAGAAACGTTTTGTTTCTTTTATTTCTTCTATTTCGAAATTTATAGAATCATTAATAAACAATCTATAGACCATTTCCAATAACTCGTTAATGCAATCATAAAACACATATTTTTCATCAGCATATTTTGTAAAAATTCTTTCAGTAAAAAATTTAATGAAAAAACCATCATATACATCGCTTATTAGGTTAACTGAAATTCTTTCATCATATGTATATGTTTCTATCTCAAGTTCATCGAATGGATGCAAAAACATGTTTGCAATAAATTCATTTGAATAGTCTGGTACACATATAATGTTTCTTCCGTCGAAGAGAATATTTGCAAGCTCTCCATCAAAAAGTGCCCCAATCTGCTTCATTTAAAATTACCTTTCAAGATTAACATAACATTATATATCATTTTTGCAATAGCCATTAGTTTGTTATTAGAACCGCCTATTATTTTAACTTTTTCACCAAATACGCAATAATAATCTCCTACCATGCAAGAATGAATGTTTTTCTTATAAAAGATTTCAATCTTATCATTCAGATCTATCATTGATTTAATTTTGTGACAATTCATCTTTTCATTTCCGACCATTATTCTATTAAAACTGATTTTTATTTCTTTATCTTCTATCATGCCTAATGCTAATGAATTTTTTATATTATGTACATAATCACCAAGTACCATCAAATAAAAATTCATCATATTTCTAGCTAAAGATATTTCTTTATAAGAAGAATCGCAATATTTGCTTTCATAAAAATTCATATATATGCTAGCAAATGTATCTTCATATTTACGACTTGTAAGAATATAGCAGTCATCTTTTTTTGTCATATATAGATTATATCTTGGTTCTGTCAAGACTTGGCAGATTTTGTTGTGTGTTATTCCATTATTTTTAATTCTTAATTGTTTGTCATAAAACAAATTAGATAATTCTCCATCATAACAAAACCTGCCAATTTCCATGTTCTCCTCCTATAAACCAATTTTGTCTAGATAATCAAGAGTTGAATTACTAAATGCTGGACGTACTTTTGCAAATCTTTCTTTAAACGCTTCATGAAGCATTTTGATATATTCACTGTCCTCACGAAATACAGCATCATTAACTTCATGTATTAATTCTTTGTTTCCAATTCGTTTATACATTCTCATAAATGTATTTAATTTTGTTGCTGCATCTGCATTTGGATCACGTTCGATCACTATTTTAGGAATGCTTCTTTTTTCATTTATTACTCCTGGATATTTCTTTTTAAATTCTTCGTTAAAGTTTTCTGATTTGGGAGCGAAATTATTATAAAGATAATATCTCGCAGATTTATGCATATGTTTAAAGCTTTCTAAATAGATTTCAGAGAAGTTATCATTCATAACATTAATGAATTCTTCATCTTTTGTAGCTATAGCTTGTTCTATATATTCTGCTACTTTCATACGAGATATTTTTTTGCCTTTGTTTTCTAAAGCTGCCGAGAGGTTTTTCTTGGTTGATTCCTTAACATCTAATTTGTTTATGATTTCTTCTATGTTTTGTGGTTTTGCAGCTTGGCGTTCTGCATATTTGATTTTTCCTTCTACTCTTTGTTTTTCTGTTTCTAAATCCCATTCTTTCCATCTTGGATGCATAATCGGATTATTAATGATTTTTTGCTGGTTTTCATAACCAGAATATCTATATGCATTATAATATTGATGGGGGAATGCTTGCGCTATCATTGCCATATAATCTTGATTGTCTACATATTTGTCAATAAATTCATTGATTGGTTTCCTGTTGACGCCCTTTGGATTTTCTTCAATGATCTTATTGATTATTTCAAGACATTCTTCATTAAATGTATCTATTTCAAAATCGTCTTCTGTCAGCATTTGTTCAAGTGCTTTTTGATGAAGCTCTCTTTCTTTTTTAGCTTTATTAACATCATCTAAATTTAGATTCTTATAAAAATCCATTTTCTTTGGATCCATTTGTTTCTTTCCATTAATAATTAATGCCAATTTGCCCCCATCTGGAGAACATTGGCATTTATAATTTTCGACATGCTTAAACATATCTGAATCAGTTGAACAATGATAGATGCGCAGGCAAGATTCACATATCACTCCATTTGTAACTGGAGAATCAGATACAAGATAATTGTTTCTGAATGCTACATCATAATGAGTATCAAAGGGAAGTTTTTTCATTTCTTCTCTTATCTCAGGTATAGTCTTAAACGTGTTATTTTTGTTTGTGGTTATGATATACCTAATAATAACATTCAGTATTTTGTCATTATCATTGTGCATAAAATGAGAAGAAAAATAGATAATAAAGATATTTTGAGATTTCTTATATATTAGCCTTACCGGTTCATATAATTCATCAATAAATCCTCCAAACATGATATTTGTCGAACAATTTAAATTACTTTCTTTAATATGCGTGTTTATTTTATTCATCGCCACATGAAACAGCATTTCGATTTCTTTGCTTCTGCCAGAATTATTTCTAGCTTCTTGTATATCTTTCATGTTCGAATTAGACATATACATTTATCTCCTTTTTATTAGACTCTCCCAATTAGATCTTAACATACTATGATGCATATGTAAATAACGTATAGAGATTTTGTTAGAATTGATTGAAAAATAAAAAAGTCTCAACTACATCAATAGAAGAGACTTTTTTGTTTACCATTATTTTGCCCTATTGTTTTGTATCTTTTTCCCATCCCAATATTATAATAATCAAAATATAAAAACTTATTTTTAGAAATAAAAAGAATGCTAAGATTATATAGAATAACCTTAGCATTCAGTTTGCATCTGAAACAAGAAAAGTAATGCGTTGATGACAAGTGGCAAGTTTGTCGTGATGAAAAGATGCTTGTTTCTTTATAGTTTTATTTTACACTAATTATGCTAAAAAGTACATACTGTACAACTATTTTTCCATTATTTTGCATTTCGGAGTTTTTCAATATAAAAAATCATTTTATATTCTATTATATAATTGATATTGAGATGCGCTAACTGCTATAAAAATATTATAAGAATAAAAATTACAGTTCAAAGTATATTTTTTTGTTTATTTTGCATCTAGTAAGATATCAAAACAAAAAGCTTGTATATATGTGTTCAGATTTTTACAGCTATTTAAATTATTTACATTTATTTAAATCAAATAAAACATAAAGAAAATTAATTCTAAACAGCATATACGCGTTTGACTTCTAGAGCAAACAGCCTGATACATTATTATAAATCTAGTAAAGCACTTACAGTGCTTTTTGTTTTATGTCTCACATGAGGAGAGATCAATATGAAAAAAGATTTTATGACGAAACTTCAAGATCAAGGCATTATTTTTTCTGAAAATGGCGCTATTATGAATGAAACATCTAAAAGCAAGTTAGTTGACATTAATTTTAGCATTCCATCATTAAGAAAGCTTTCATTGAATCATAAATTTGAAGCATTATATGAGAAGTTTTTAGGTGCATATGATGAAAATAATGAATATGCTCTTCGTTGGCTTCTATATTCTAGAGATATTTCTGATGGGATTGGAGAAAGAAGCATTTTTAGGTCAATGTTGATTGCGATTGGCAGGAATAATCCAGATTTGTTGCATAAACTTTTGAAGTTGAATCTCCATTCATTCGGAAGATATGATGATGTTATTTCTATTTATAAGCAAGTAGATAATGAATCTAAAAATATAATTATTAATAAAATTAAGTCTCAGCTAGAAGAAGACATTAAGAACATAGACACTGGACATGTTTCATTATTAGCAAAATGGATGCCAAGCGCTCAGACTAGCAGTAAAAAACAAAAGAGGCTAGCTGAAACGTTTGCTAAAAAAATGGGAATGCCAATTCGTAATTATCGTAAAATGCTTTCTTCTTTGCGCTCAGTCATTGATTTAGTAGAATCAAGAATGTGTAAAAAAGATTGGGAACATATTAATTACGAACACGTTCCAAGCAAAGCGAATATTAAATATGCGAATGCTTTTATCAAACATGACTATAAACGTAGGAACAAATACTTGGAAGATGTTAAAGATGGAAAAAAATCCATGAATGCAAAAACTGCATTTCCGTCAGATATCGTCCATATGTACTGCAGCCAAAATGGTTACATAAAATATTTTGATCAAGCAATTGAAAATATGTGGGAAAATCAAAAGTTCTTTGAAGGTTTTGAAGATACATTGATTGTGAGGGATGGGTCTGGTTCTATGACATGGAGCATACCAGGTTCCAAGATGCCTTGCATTGAAATTGCAGATGCTATTACTTTGTACTGCTGTCAAAATAACAAGGGACAATATGTAAACAAATTCATAACATTTTCTTCTCATCCTCAAATTGTAGATATTTCTAATTGTTCCAATCTTCATGACAAATTAGTGATGCTGAGAAGGTACAATGACTATTCTACTACTAATATCCAAGCTACATTTGATTTGATTTTAAGAACAGCTATAAGAGAGCATATCAGTCAAGAAGAACTTCCAAAGTCTGTATTAGTTATTTCAGATATGGAATTTGATGCATGTAATTATCGTCATAAAAATGATGAATTATTTACAGAAATCGGAAGACATTGGGAAGAAAATGGCTATACACTTCCAAGATTAGTTTTCTGGAATGTCAATAGCAGAACAAACGGAATTCCAATCAACCGCCATTCCACTGGAACGATATTATTATCCGGATATAGTCAAAATCTTTTGAAAATGGTAATGTCTTCTAAAACGGATCCATTTGAAATTTTAATAGAAACTCTTAACAATGAAAAATACGATTGTGTTAGAGAGATTTTATAATAAAAAGAGGAGTATTATCTACTCCTCTTTTTTGTCGTCATTAAAGCCGTCCGTGATTAATTGATAGATTTCTTCATTTAATCTTTTTAGCATTTCATCTTGCGTTTCAATCCATAAATCTATTTCATCTTGCCGCTCCATCGATATCTTCTCCAAAAATAGGATTATTTAGCATGTGTCTTCTATTTAACTCCAATGCTATAAATTTCAATACACCCTTATATACTTTTTTATTTTTAAATTCAATGCATAGCTGCATGCATATTTTTCGTACATAATCTTTGATAGTTGTTTTATTTTTATCAAATTCATCTTCGCCAAGCAAATTAGTAAAAAACAAAGAGAACGACATATAATTATTTATGTCATTAATATCTCCGCCATTTTTAATGATATCATTTTTTATTTCTTCAAGATTAATGCCTTCCAATAAATCTACTTCTTTATCAATTAGTTTTTCTTCTTTTTGTTTGATATATTCATTTTTTTGTTCTTGAGAATTGATTTGACCTTCATCTGGTTTGGGCATTTGAGCAATTTCTTCTAATTCTTTTTGGTTGAATTCTATTGACTCTTTTTCTTCTTTGATATTCATTTTTTCTAATTCAGAAGCAATAAATTCATGCCTTTTTACTACTTCATTATCTTTTTTAATACTATCAAAATTCAATTTATAAGTTTCCATTACATATTGATCTATTTCTTCTTTAGTCATATCTTTTTCTCCCTTGCTTAATCTTATCAATTCGTCCCAGTCTAATCCTCTCAATTCTGGACGTGTTGGTATAATATCATTTGGTATGCTCATTAGATCATGATCTATTTCTACAATACCTTCAGCAATGCAAGCCATGTCTTGAAGATCTAAGTCATCACTTGTCAATTCATAATCTAAATTATCATAATATGTTTTGTCCAATCTGTCTCTAATAATATTAGCAGCCCATGTATTTTTAACAGATAACCCTTTAAATCCCATAAAATCGTATGATTGCATATCATCAGATATGTTTGTTATTTGATAATACTCATCAGGAAATAAATGAGAAGGATTGACAACCAATTGAGGAACTTCCATCTTATTCTCCTTTCATAGTCCTATCATTTCAACACATGATTTTTTAAAAAAATCATCTATGTTTTTAATAAAAAATTCTTTATGTTTTAGTATTATTTGATCTTCCAGAAGAGTTGGGTTGAATTCATAATTTTCGATAAAATTATTTGCATTCAACGGCCAATGCATTATATCAAGGAACATTTTGTTATAATCGCAACTGGAAGAAATCATAAGTCTCATAATAAAACAAAATGCTAATTCATTAATGACATTCCTGCCTCTAATATATTTAGTATTTTTATCTGCAATGCTTAAATAAAAATTTATTTGTTTTAATTTGATTAGATAAACAGGATCATCTTGTATAATCAAATTACAATTGATAATTTTTTCCATCATAACCCCTTATACATAGTCATAATTTCTTGAAAACTTAATACATATTTTTTTACATGTGTAATAAAATCTTGTTGAATATAGTCAACAACTTGTTTATTCGTTTTTTTGCTGATTGAATTATTTGTTGGTTTATGTATCAGTTCAATATCATCAATGTTCAATGTACGCATATATTTACTTACATTTATGTAATATAGTGATGCGTCTGTCGTATCTGGTTGATGAATGCTAATTATCATTTTTATAAATGGGTTATTCAATCCATAAAAAATATCAAATTGACTATATTCACATATAAAAGTTATATTAAAAGGAAATATGTCATTTTGTTTGTGTTCAAAGATTTTGTCCAACTCATAAAACTTAACATATATGATATTGTCTTTTCTGTCCAATTCAATATGTGTTTTTGAGTTATCTTTATTTATGAACTTAATCATTTTTTTCTTCATGAATATATCTCCTTCTGCAAACATGTTTTTGCAAACTTTCTATGCATAATTATTTTATCAAAAAACATAAATAATGTATACGGTTAAATTCAGAAAAATGATATTTATGAATAAACATTAAAAGCCCCACTACTGTACGGAGTAGGGCTTTGTTATTTTAGAGTAGCAACTACTAGTAGTTCTCAACCTCCAGTCTATATTTATGTGATATGAATTTTCCTATTCCTATAAAATTGTTGAACAACTTATGTATGTCAATGTATTCTTCGTTGTCGAAAAAATCAAGCATCTTATCAAATTCTTCTTGTGTGGGAGTCCATAAAACCGGAACGACATAAAGCTCATCATCATATCGCAGTTTGTAAATGTGGTTATTTACTTGTGCTCTTTTAGGAGCGTTGTTATCGAGGAATTTGATGTCATTCCGTTTGGACAGGAAATCAACTGTCTTTTCAATATCGTAATATTCATCATTAATTCCTTCAAATGAAAAGCTTATAGCCAGTCGTTTTCCGTTGATATCAAAAAATGTCTCTTCATTCTTTCTCCAGATAAGAACACCATTTCGCCCATCATTAACATGACTATATGGCTTCTGAATAACAATTGAATCATTATCTATTTCATAAAACGGATGTGTTCTAATATACTCAATCGCATTTTCATGATACAATTTGTACTTCGATACCTGAGGAGACATGATGATACCATTTTCTTCAGGATTTAACAAATCATATTCTGTTGTGATATATTCATTTGAAGATACTCGCCTTACAACGCCTTCGTATATGCTTTCAATAATTTCCTGCATTGCATAATATTTGCAGTCATTTGCTTCTGCAATTTTATGGTGATTTATGTATTGCTCTACAGTATATTGCTTCATAAATTAAAGAGGAGAGACTTTGTTTGCCTCTCCTCCGCCATGCCTCCTTTCTTATGCCCGTGCTGCCATCTTCTTGATAGACACTTCCTCGTTGGTCTCCATCTTCATTGCAGTCTCGAGAGCGTCATGGTACTTCTTGGCCATGTACTTCAGACTTCCGCGGAACTGCTCAGGGAAGTACTTTTTGATCTTGTTGATCATTGCATAATCACCGTTTTCGGCTGCATTCTCAAGAGCAGGGATAACCTGATGATACGTTACACCCTTGCGCTCAGGCTTGAGAATCTGGAGAAGAGCAAACTTCTCTTCATCGACAGTGTCGTTGTCAATGTCGCCGATGATTGCAGCGACAGCATCGCGGATGTTCTTCTTGACATACCGCAGAGAGCCGGTGAAAGTTGCGGGATATTCATCAGCAAGGCGCTTGATGTTTTCGGGATTCTCAATGTTCCTGACGATAGCGGGAATCATCTGATGCTTCGTCACACCGCGCGGTCCAGCAATGATGAGCCTGTCATCACCATCTTCGGGTACAATGACCGTGTTGGGGCGCTCCTTCTTTGCAACCTTCTTTTCCTTGACTTCGGCCTCTGCGGTCACAACCTCAGCTTCCTTGACTTCGCTCTGCTCAACATCTGCCGCCTGAATTTCCTGAACATTTTCCATACTCTTTTCCTCCTCAAGATTCATTTCCTTGATGCATGCGGGGCATACACCAAACTTATTTACCAAAGCCAGCGTTTCTTCGCTGAGCTTCTTGGTCCCAAAGAACTTCTTGCAATGCGGGCAACGACCTACACCGTTGTTCATCATCTTAATAGCGTTGTTCGTAATCGTCATTGTCATCATTTCCTTTCTTTTCATCACATTTTTTAGAGGCCTTGCCTTACCTCTTGATTAGATTATACCATATTCTTTAGCTATTGTAAATAGCCTGTTCGAAAATTTTTTTGAAAAACTTTTGTGTTTATCACCTCCTCTCTATTCCTTCCTTACCTCTTGATTCTATTCTACCATAGAATAACTCAAATGTAAATAGTTTTTTTGATTTTTTTAGTCGTTGAAAACTGTCACTGTATATCCTGCCAGGTTTGGCAACCGCCGGAGGGTATCAGGAGAAGGTTCGTACACCATGTAAAGTATTTCACCTTCGCCAGCAAAGTCTCTTTCTGTCTTGACATGGTCAAAGATTGCATTGACACCAGTCTTATGAGAAGTGATTACCAAGATTTCATTTATTTGAGAATTTTCATTGATCCTTGTCTTTTGCATTTCGTTGAAATTCGGGTCGCAGGCGATTGTAGACATCTCAGCCACCAAACTCTTTTTAGAATTGTTCACTGTGAAAATGTTGGAAGATACACCTTTCATACTTATCTGCTCCTTTCATTTCCTTACCTTTCCACCTCTTGATTCTATTCTACCATAGAATAACAGAAATGTAAATAGCTATTCAAAAAAATTTTTCCTCATCAGGCCTTGACAGAACGCCTTTGTGCAAACATAAATGGATTTATATACGTAAAAAAGAGGAGATATTTGTCTCCTCTTTTGTGTTATGTTTCAATATTAGTCGATGATAAAACGAACGCCTTTGACAATTTCTGGCATTGTTGTCCCGTTTTGTTACTATACGATTCAACCGTGAACAAATCGACCATGGTGCATCCATTTGCTGCAAGGTCATGCATGTTTTCCATTGCAGAGCTGGAAGAACTGGTGTATACAAAACTCTCGATACCTGCAGTACGAAGTGTGTCGATAAAATCTTTCACCTCTTCTGCAATGAGAGCCGTGTCAATAGTGAGGTACTTCTGCTTCATTTCGACACTCTTGTTGTATGCGTGATATGCTTTACTTGCGCCTGAAGAGAAAGGGAAAATCGATGCCTTGTTCTCATCGTACCAAGCTTCATATTCTTTGCTGTCATAACCAAATTTATAGATAATTTCCTTCTTCTTTTGGAAAATGTCATCCTTTTTCTTCTGCCAGTCACAAAGCAAAAGCTTCATATTACGGAAATATTCGTTGTGCATATCCAACATTTCAATCATCCTTTCATTTTTACACTCTTTTACATCTTGAGTCTATTCTACCATGTTATTCAGCATTATTTAAAGCAATACAACTTTTTCAGTATGATAAGATTCTTCTCCGTAGCAGATTTCAGGATCACAGTCATCTACTCCTGCATAATAGCCTCCACCATCACGGTGTTGAATTTCTATGTCAAAATCCAATGCGTTATTCTTCTTTGCCCATTCGTATAATTCTCTGACTGTCATATTCTTAACCTCATAAACTTTTGATCAAATTATACCACGACATTAATCAATTGTAAATAAAATTTAATCATTATATATCATCAAGATATATCCTTTCAACTGCGGAAAATCTTTCAATGTTTTGTTTGACGGAATGAATTCATCGTAAAAAAATTCACCATTGTTATCATTGATTCTATTGCTGAAGTGCCAGATTGTAGTGGCGCCAGTACGCTCAGATGTTATAAGCATTGTGCGAATCTGCTCAATGCGTTTGGTCTTGGGATTCGTCATGCATCTAATTTTTGGCATTTCAGCCCAGTCACGATCTACGGTGATCAAACTATATTCAGACGTCAACACTTTATCACGATTAAATACGCTGAAATTCTTAGAAGATACACCCTTCATTTATATCCACTCCTTCCTTACCTCTTGATTCTATTCTACCATAGAATAACATAAATGTAAATAGCATATTCAAAAAATCATACAAATCCTTTCACGATAAGGTTCTATGTAGAATATGCACTCTGATGATTATTTTTTTAATGTCAATATAAATCTATACGTTTGCTCATACGATACACCTGTCAAGGTTCTGGAGATGACATTTTTTCAAATAAATCAAAAAAGGAGAGAAAATTCTCTCCTTTATAGGCATTTTATAATTTGAACCGAGGCACGATTCGATTAGCAATCATTGCATGATACTTTCCAGATTCTTTCCAGAATGGTATCTTCCATCCAAGATAGCCTGTAATATACAAAGGACCTACTACATGTTTGTAGAATCTAAGAGACCATTTACGAGTAGAAAGTCTTTCTTTATCTTCTCTTACATCTACATGTTCATTGAATTCAGATTCTTCTATACGTTTGTGGAATACAAGGTCTTCAATTTTTCCATCACGACCAAATACCCAAAATGCAAATCCATAAGCGCAATTCCTTGTAAGCCAAAGTGTTCTGCAGACATATCGCTTGAATCTTTCAGCTACAGAAAAACTAACACCATCTTTTAATTTTGTTCTTTCTCTGATGCATCCAAGTTCTTTTAGTCCGTCTGAATCATCATAGTACCAATCGTACTTTTCAGCCCATCCATAATCTAACCATGACAATAGCTTGGACTTTGGAATAACAGATGTCATCATATATCTGCTGTCACAAGAATCATCCCACGTCTGCCAATACTTTAAAAATCCAGGAAGTTCTCCATTTTCGTCACAGAATAGAACAACAATGGGATTAGTTAGATAACATACAACCATGATGATACACATCAAAGGAAAATATAACAACCATATCATAAGTTTCACCTTCTTTAAAACGTGTTATTTTTTAAAAAATAAATAAACTCGCTAGCATTATCTACTTCTTTCATAATAAATTTTGAATGTTTATCTTTCGCTATTTCTCTTGCCATGATAATGGGAAACCAATATTCAGATTTTAATGCTTTCTCATTTTTCCCAGCAAGATAAAACAAACATATGTTTTTTCCAAAATTTGCTGCATGAATTAGTTCGGCTACAGTACCTAGAGAAGATTTTGTTCCTAAATAAGCGACAAATAAATTACATTCTTCTATTGCTTTTTTTTCAATATGCACAATTATTTCATGATCTTTCATTCCATTTTTTTTCAATTCTTTTTCTTTTTTTGGATAATAGAAAAACGGGCCAATATATTTCATTTCTTTTCCAAAGATAGTTACTTTAGCATCTTCATTTTCGTTCCATAAAATATGTTCTCATCCGAGAAGTTCTGCTCTGAAATCATCGTTCAACGAATTACCATTTTTATAAAAACTTCCTCCAATGTACACATTCATGATTAATTACCTCCAAACGGATCGACGTGATTCAAATGGTAATCTACAAATTCGTCACAATACCACACAAGATCGTGCATTCCATATGTGCCATTTTTCCAAGAAAAATGAATGTTAGTTCCAGATGGATGCTTATAATTTAATGCATCAAATTCATGATTGATAAAATAAAAATTTTTATCTAGCAAATTTTTTATTTTTTCTCTATCTGTTTTTGGTATTGCGTTTTTAATAATCCATTTTGAAATTGGATTATTTTCGCCATTTTCTCTTGTGTTCACATTCAGTAATTTACATGAAATCGTTTCGATGTTTTTAAAATGATTTGCCCAATAATTAATTTCATCAATTATCATGTCAAAATTATTCTTCAACATAACATAATTTAACATTATTGGAGATTTTTTAAATCTTTCCGAAAGATAATATTTGTGATCGTATCCAAGAACTTTCATATCATTTTCAATATTTGTATATGCTGCAGTTATTTCAAATTTCCATCCATGTTTCATAAACATTTCATGTTTTGCTTTTGATTCGTCTCTAAAAATGTTTCCAGATGTTAAGACTCTTTTGATTGGAATGTCATAACCATCAAATATTTTTACAATTTTTTCTAATGTATCTAATGGATATAATGTTGGTTCACCATTTCCACCAAGAGTAAGATAAACAAATGAAAAACTATCTCTCATTTTGTTAATATATGTTTTTAGTTTTTCAACTGATATTTTTTTCTCTGGCCATTTTGTTGTTTTAGCAGTGCAATATGGGCAATGTTTATCACAATCAAATGATGGTAAAATGATTTCCAGCTCTTTATACTTCTTCATATTCTATCTCCTTTTTCCAAGATATGTAGCTTCCTATTGCCATAAAAATCCAAACAAAATTCAACATTGCTAATGCATATCCAGGTTCTGGTAAAGATAAATATACACATAACATTAAAATGTCATCAATAAACCACACAATCCATGTTTCTATAATTTTACATGCCATCATAAAAGTAGCAACAAAACCCATCCCAGTAGTTATAGAATCCATGGAAGGAAGAGGGTCATTGCTGTTAAAAATCAAGCAGTATGTAATTGCTGACAAAATTAATATTGCCAAAAGAAAGACAATGTTTTCATTTTTAGATGCGTGTCTAATTTTTTCAGTATTGAATCTTTTAGCGAATTTATTATTCATCCAAGCGAATGTTCCGAAAATTCCAATAGTAAGATATATGCAATTTTCTATAACATCTCCATAAAGATGTGCGCAAAATGAATAAATAATAAGAGTTGAAATGTTTAGCAAATAAAAAATCCAATTTTCTTTTCTCTTTAAAAGAATTAACAACCCCTGAATCAAACCACATATTGTACAAATAATTTCTATTATTTTTATCACCTCCATTTTAATTTTAAAACATTTTATGCTTCATGTAAAATCAAACTAAAAGAATTAATGGTGGAGATTTTTTTCTCCACCATTTCATTCAGAACAAACTTGTCTCTAATTTTATTATATTAGATAAATCCTCCTTTCATGAGGAGAGGTTTTGATGCCTCTCCTCGTCTTTTTTGTTAGGCTGCTACAGAGTTGATATAATCGTATGTCGTATCGAAGAATTTATTGCCGTTCATCCATCCTTCCATTACTTTTTCCTGGTGATTCTTTGTCTTGCGTACCGGCTGAACATGTCCGATGAAATCGCTTGCTGCGTTGAGAAGTCCCCAAGCTGTCCCACGGAAATTTCCGAGATCGTCGACATTGTATCTTCCCATAAACATCTCACGAAGATAGATCATGTTCTTTGCCCGCCGCTTGGTGATATTGTCATCGTTCTCATCGATGGGGAACATGTTGTTGAGATAATCCTGCATCTGGGAAGGAGAAATGGTAATCTTTGCCAGGCGCTCTGCGTCCTTGTTCAGCTCGGTCATGTACTCCTTCATGTTGCGGAGAGTAACCTGCGCTTCATGAATCTTCTCGTCGATATTGCCACGATGTACAAAGGACCAGATTCTCTTTGCACCCTGCAAGGCAGCATTCATCGTATTTTCGCAGACAACTCTCACAGGAGTGGCTGTTACTCTCACAGATGAACTGCCATCATGGCTGTTGCTGAAGAGCATGTAGGGAACAACTGCATCTCCAAGGATGCTGGTCTCCGGCAGATTCGCCAGCATGAAGACTTTCTTACCACCATCCAGCGAACCAGCACTCTCGTAAGTAACTTCGCCAGTAGCAATCAGCTCGTCGGTGAATGAGAATGCTTCATCATTCTGGACAACCGAATACTTGTCAGACACAAATCCGAGAACCGAACCATCGCTGTCGCGGTAAGTAATCTTGCGATCCGTCTTGACCATCTTGCCGTCCTGAGTCTGAAGGAACGCATCTCCAACAAGGACCTTCCAATCAAGACCAGCGATACGAAGAGCATCCGCAGATGTGGGTGCCTCATTGATGACCGTTGCCAATCCGTGCCATGCAGGTTCTCTCACAACAAATCCACTCTCAAAGTTTGCAGCCATGTCAATCTTCCCCTTTCATTTTTACCGTTTTTGTTTACCTCTTGATTAGATTATACCATGTTGTTCGCCATTTGTAAATAGTTTTTTTCATTTTTTTTTTGAGTTTTTATCAACTTTTTCTTTTTCCTCACCTCTTGAGTCTATATTATCACACAATGACGTATTTGTAAATAGTTTTTTAAAAAAATTGAAAAATTTTTTTATTATGGATTTTTCATTCTGTTTCTATTTCTAATAGAAGCAAAGAAAGCTTTCTCAACATTCCATCCTTTGAGTAATCTTTGAATAACGATTCTTTTATTCAAATTAAAACATTCACACCATTCTGAAAGTAGTTTCTTTTCATCATTATACGAAATTTCTACATCTTGTCCTGATAGCAATCTGCAATGAAAAATTGCGTTTTCAATAGACAAATTTTTATCTATTACCCAAACGTATAATTGATCAACTCTGATGTTAAATTTTTTAGCTAATTCTAATAACGAATAAAAACAATCATTGTATGCAATTTTACGATTAACGCATTCAGCATATGATACAGCTTTTTTTATAGCTTCGTCATTTGAATACTTTTTAACAAATGATATAATTTATTTTCGCTAATACCAATTTCTTTTGCAGCATCATTTAAAGTAATCTTTTTGTTATTGATGTATACATATATTGTATTTCGTTTGTTTCTTGATTGAGTTTCTATAGTAGCCCATCTACAATTGCTTGGCTCATAATTTTTATTAACATCAATTCTATCTAAAGTTGTATCTTTCAATCCATATGTTTGAAGATGTTCTTTGAAAGATTGAAACATATCTTCTTTAAAATTGAAATAATCATACCAGCGTTTGCACACTTTAATCCCACGAGCACTATAATTTTTTACATCAGGTTCAAAAGCTCTGCCAATCATTCTTTTCCATTTTTTAGCAAATAGATATTCAGTTGAATCTAGTTCCTTGAGATTAGATGGTGGATAAGTCAATACTTGTCTATAGCATTTATGTTTCAAACTTGGTTTAGCTACATTATTTGATCTGCCTAAAACGCATCCACAAGATTTTGTGTGACCACGTTTTACATTAATAGCTAAAATTTTCTTTATGTTTCCACAATCACACTGACAAATACAATAATGAATTCCATTTTCACAAATATCATCTAAAACATATAAATGATTGAATTTTTTTCCTTTTAGTTCATGCATAGAATATCACCCCCCTTTATTATAAAAAAGAGAGGAGATTTTGTCTCCTCTAATTTCAGTTAATGATTTTCGTTGAATCTAACCATATGCTTAAAGTTTTTCCGAAATCTTTATCCATATTGCGTCCTTAAATCTTATTTGTCTTTAGTGACATAATATACAACATCATTTTTCATGTTTTATATTGATCATTTTGTTTTTTTAATAGTCTCTCGTCCAATTATTTTTACCCAGCATTTCATCTAAAATGTTATGTGAAAGTAAATTTTCTCTAATAATTCCCCAAAAATCGCCCAACATATTAGAATTTTGTGATTTAATGATTAAAAAATATTCATCATTTTTTTTAAAGAATTCAATGTCATCAATAGAATTGGGAATATGCATAAAGTGAAGGATCATTCCATTATTGGTTTTATTAAACAATTCGCGCTCATGAATAACACAAGACGTGTTATGAAAAGAAAAACCATAAAATGGAATTGCTAACGATTGAAAATTAACATCTTCGCCTTCAATATAAATGTTAACATAAGTAAAATTCTTCATGTTATTAATAAGTTGCTTTGTAATGTTTTTAATTTTTGTTTTCATTTCAATTAACCTCATTATAAGCGTCTTCATACAAATATCCATCATATGTAATATCTTGACCATTTAACATTTTCCATCCAGAAAATACCTTATTGGCTATTTCGCTAGCTTTTCCATTTTCACATTGAATATCAACACATGTTGGGATTTTTACTTTGCCATTGTTATCGAATTGAATTGAAATAATAACGCATTCAAATTTTTCTGTTTCTTTATTTTTAAATGCGTAAATTTCTGTTAAAAATATATTCCCATTATATGTATGCCCGAATCTCCCATCGGTTCCTTGAGGAACATTTTTAGGAACATAAAATCTTTCATATTTAACATCGTCTAACAAATAATTATATTTGCTATTTTGAATAAGAGATATGATTGTATCATCTGGAATAACAGGCGATGTACCTGGAGTTCTACCAACTTTTTTCTTTAAATTTTGTACTATAATGTTCATTTAATGATCCACCTCTGTATTTATTCTACCATAAAATATGCAAAATGTAAATAGCCAAATTGTTTTTTAATTAGAAGAAAAGGAGAGGTTTTTCCTCTCCTTTCAATTAACTCAAAATTTGTTGCACTACATTTTTAGGTTCTTGAGTATATGCATTCAAATGTATAAGGAAGTTTTTTAATTGAATCCCTTCTTCTAAACCATTTCCATAAGTTGCTCTAAACTTTTTGGAAGTTTTGTACAACTTATCTAATAACTTGCACGTTTTATCATACGTAATGTTTTCAAAATCATATGTATTTGCACCTTGCTTATGAAAAACATCAACCGTTTTATTTAGTTTATTGATAGAATTTACTCTAAAATAGCCAATCCCATCCATTCTTACATATTGATTGTTTTTCAAATTCATACATTGTTTTCTTGAAAGTTTCCTTGATTTTGTAAGTTTTTCAATGTTTTCACCAATAAAATTTTCCACTTTTTCCTTCCTTTCATAAAAATATATTTTTTATAAGCCATTTGCAAGTATATAAAAATTATAAGCAAATAAACAAAATTCTTTTATCTCTTCGCCAAAAGATTTAAAATTTTCACACTCTAATTGATTCAATGTCAAGTTATATATCAAAATAGGATTTTCAGTATTATGTTTAGCACGTAGTTTGAGTTGAAATGTAGGACTGTGAAAAAACAAATTATCTTCTGAAATTAAAAGATCAACTTCAACTATGTGAAATCCATTTATGTAACGATCTGTTCTGTGTCTGAATTTTCTTACCATAATCATAATCCTTGATCGCAAATCAATAAATAAAAATAAAAATTGATTATTTTTTTAATATGCACGCACTTGAAATCTTTGTTTAAATCATGATCTCTAAAAATCATCGCATGAACACATTTCTCTTGTTTATTGATGAAACTTATTTGCATTGAAAATGTTGCATTGGAAAATGGTCATGAATCAATTTGATAAATATTTATTCTGCATATATGATGATTCATTCGATAACTTCCAATCAATGTTGGCAATTCAAAATTTACATATATATCTACTTCAAAGATATCATATCGATTATCTAATACCTTGTAATTAAATTTCATAATCCAAATGCCTTTATTTTTGCTTCATATATCTCTAAACAAGCATCTTTCATCCCAGAATAGGGAGGATTAACTAATTTTCTTAATGGCAATTGAAAAGAGTATATCAGATTTTTGTTTTGATTAACAAATTGAAAATAAATAATGTCTTCCTTATATTTTTCTTTATCATATCTTTTGACTAGATTTGATAATTCTGGAATGGATTCTAAATTGACATCACTTCTAATGTAAAATGCATTAACATATACGCAAGTACCGCCTTTTATTTTAAAGTTAGTTTTAACTCCAATTACTAAAACATCTTTGATTATTTTTTGAACGTACATGATTTTCTCCATTAACATTCAATCATATTTGTTATACAAATATATTTCACGATCTTTATTCTTTTTTTTATTCTAAAATAAATTACTAAAAAAGTACATAGCGAAAAACAAAAATGTAACTTACTATGTACTTATTTCTTTTTTTATTGTAAAATAATATTATGAAGGAGATGTTTGAATGGATAAAATAGAAAATCTTTGGAAAACAATGAGACACAATATTAAGTTATTGAAAATAAGAATGGATGTTACTAAACCAGATGTTTTGAATAACGATTATACGAATATCATGTCTTTTATAGACAATGAAGGAGAAAAGTCTATACAAGAATCTATTAGCTATTATAAAGAACATCAAGAGTTGAATGAGAAAATTTCTGAATGCATGACAAGATATGAAAATAATTTCAAGAACTACAACTCAGATCCAATGGATGTATCTAAAGCATTAGCATTAATAGATTTTGTCAAATGTTTTCCTAAATATATAGACTTTGATCTTCATACAGATTTATCAAAGGATGAAAAATGATAAGAATCCAGCCGTATATAGGAGAAAATTATGATAAATTTAAAATTCTTTTAATTGGTGAAAGCCATTATATCGATAAGAATTTAGATGAAAAATTATTCAAAGATTGGTATGATCCGACATGTCATATACAATTCCCAGAACATATTTCTAATCAATTCAATACAACATATCAAGTTAATCAATTTTTGAATAAAAAGACATCAAAATTATATGCAATTTATCGTTTCCCAGCTCAATGCTTGGGCAGTGTCTTTGGCATACCTTATAGAGAAGCTTTTACGTATACGTCATTCTATAATTATTTTCAAAGACCAAACTTACAAAAAGGAAGCTTCAAGACTATTTTTCGTGATAGCAGAGAAGACATTTTTGCTGCAGAAAACTTATTGACAATACTGTTGGCAATATGGCCTAATCTTGTGTTTTTCTTATCTAAAAAAGCTTATCAATCTTATATGACTTATGCAACATATGCGCGACGAAATGCATTTAATGTATATTGTTTGGTGCATCCAGCTTCTGCGTGGTGGTTCAAGGAAGATGGGAAATACGGAAACAAAAAGATGGAAAAAATTTTAAAAGATTTTTTTAAAATTAATTGTAATGATTTTCTGATAAAAACAGAAGGATTATAAGATTATGAAATTTTTAATGAGAGGAACAACGAAAACATCATTATATGTTAGAAATTTTTTGATAAAAAACGATTATACAATTCTTGATTTTTTTATACATAAAGATTCTACGATTCTTGATTCTTTAATACATAAAGATTCTTTTGAAATTATATGTAGAAATGATACGTATCCTTATATGACTTTTTGCTATGATGAAAAAAATAGATTTACATATAAGATAACATATAACGGGCATGTTGATTCCGTTTGTGATTGCTTATGCGCTAGACTTAACCATTTTCTTATTTTGTTGCAAGGATTATAAGATTATGAAATTTTTAATGAGAGGAACAGCAAAAACATTATTATACGTTAGAAATTATTTAATAAAAAAACGATTATTCGATTCTCGATTTTTTTATACATAAAGATTCTTTTGAAATTATATGTAGAAACGACTCATGCTCTTTCATGACTTTTTGTTATGATGAAAAAAATGGATTTGCATATAAGATAACATACAACGAACATGTTGATTCTGTTTGCGATTGTTTATGCGCTAAATTTAACCATTTTCTTATTTTGTTGCAAGGATTATAAAAAATGGAGTATAACAAATGAATAATCAATTAAAAAATTTTCACAGCAAAAATGTAAAAATAACTTATTTCAGATCTCGTATGAGTAATGAAGATTCAAATCCAACAGCATCTCTTTATTTCAAGGATCTAATTCATAGAAACAAAGTAAGACTTGATTATGAGATATACGAATTGCACTCAAATATAAAGAAAGAAATGCTTTCACAAGATAGTTTTGATTTAATCAATCGATTTAAAACTTTTTTGGTTTTATACAGTGGGCTATGACATGAATCATAAAGATTATTTTGATAAATTTGTTATTTGTGTTAAACAAAAAATCTTATCATACGAAATGCGTGGTTATAGCGTTCAAGAATTTAAATATGACCCCGTTGTTTTACCATACATTGGTGCAAACATGATATTTATTTTAATTAATGACAAGGAACGCGTAGTTATTTTGTTTAGTGATAAATTTGGATTCTATCCTAAAAACAAACATCACATCATTCAAGATTTTGTTGAATTAGAAATTTTATTTTATGGAATGTAAAAATGGGAGCATTTTGCTCCCCAGTGATTACTCATGATCATCGTAATAATCATCATTGTAATAATCTTCTATTGCTTGTTCAGCCGCTTGTCTATATTTTGTATCAAACCAGGTTCTATTGGATGAGCAGTAACTGCATGCACCATGATTTCTGCACGCTGGATCAAAAGCTTTCGGTCCAGTAAATTGTTTGCGCCAATCTTTTCCCATATTTTTATCAAACGACATTGTAAGCAACTCCTTAATTGATTTTTTCAAACCTAAATTTTTGCTCAGCATTAGGATGTTTGTCATGATCAACTTCGCTCATAAATATCTTTAATGGTGTTGCAAAAATCTGCATATTATCATATAAAGCTTGATAAATTACAAATCTTTCTTTTGTTTCCGTATGAGTAGCTATTGTAATGATTTTATTATTTTTGTTTTCAAAATGCCTCCATTTCTCGCCCATTTTAGGTAAATCTCTGTCCAATATATTTCACCTCTTAGTTTTCAACAATGTCAATGCTTTTTTGAACATAGTTGTTATTTTATCTTAGTAACTTTATTAAAATAAATAAACATAAAATTTTTATTTTCGCAAGGAGTAATTTTATGAAATTAGGACATCTGAATAATGAGCAACAATTAGCAGTAACAGCTTCTCCTGGTCCAGTATGCGTGCTTGCTGGAGCTGGCACTGGCAAAACAAGAGTATTAACAAATAGAATAGCATATCTTATAGAAAATATGAATATAGAACCCAATAAGATTCTTGCTGTTACATTCACAAAAAAAGCGGCGCAAGAAATGCAAAAAAGAATCGTTAAGATGATAGATATCAAAAACAGTCATCCATGCATAACAACAATACATGCATTTTGTTTGAAAATTTTATATAAAGAAATAGATTCATTACCATGGCTACGTAATGATTTCAAAATCGCAGACAGTTATCAGTCAAAAATTATTTTGAATAAAGCACTAAAACAAATGAATATTGACCAAAAACGTTTTCAGTATCAAAAGGACGATTTTTTTGATTATCTTAGAAAAGAAAAAACGTTGAAACATTTTCCTGATCAAGCAAAACACATGCCATTATTCAGAGAATTATATCGTTCTATTCAAAACATATATATGACAGAAAATGTTTTATCTTTTGACGATATGCTTTTTTATGTTGCGTCACTATTTGAACAAAACCAAGCAATAGTAACAAAATATCAAAATAAATTTGAGTATGTTCTTGTTGATGAATATCAAGATACATCTCCTTTGCAGTTCGATATCATTTCAACTTTGACAAAAACATCTAGAAATCTATATGTTGTCGGTGACAATGATCAGTCTATTTATGGATTTAGAGGAGCCGATATGGGAATCATTCTTTCTTTTAAAGATACATTTCCAGAAGCTCAGATTTTTAAATTAGAGAATAATTATCGTTCTAATCCTAATATCATAAAAGCAGCAAATTCTGTTATATCGAACAATGTAAATCGTTTTGACAAAAAATTAATTGCAACTCATATAGACAAAAATAAAATAAATGTTGTCGATTGCAAGAACAAATTGATAGAAGCAAAATATATAGCCGAACAAATCAAAGGGCAAAATTATAATGACATAGCAGTTATTATTAGAAATAATTTTATGTCTGCCCCATTCGAAAGAGCATTTAGAGAAAATAATATACCATTTACAGTATATGGAGATAAATCATTTTTTGAACGAGAAGAAATTTTAGACATCATATCATATTTAGAATTGCTTCACAGCGGTTCTGTAGACGATTTTTCCCGTATTATCAATAAACCGTCAAGATTTATTTCTAAAGCTACAAAAACATCTATCATAAATTATTGCAATCTTAAGAAAACTAATGTTTTTGATGTATTGACAAATCATTTCGATAAAGTATCTATTGGATTCAAACCACAGCAAATTAACGCAATAAAAAATTTCTATAAAGATTTATTGAATCTGAAAAATCAATCTTTTAGCACAGACAAATATATAGAAGCTATTATGGATGATTTGAATTACAAATCTCATATTCAATCTGTTGATGACATTGATATAAGAAATGAAAAATTTGGGAATATAGAAGAGCTAAAAAATATAGCAAAAAGTTTTTCAGATGAAGGTCATGACATGAAAGACTTTATATCGTATTTTTATTACATGAAAAATTCTAATGTTGATGACAATAATCAAGTAAAAATTATGACTATACATAAATCTAAGGGATTAGAATTCCCTACAGTTTTTTTAGCTGCAGCTGTAGACCAATTTCTTCCGTCAAGACAAGCAAAAGCAATGTTAGATGTATATAATACAAGCTTGTTAGAAGAAGAAAGAAGGTTATTTTATGTAGCTATTACTAGAGCTATGAAAAACTTGTCTATTTCTAGTTATCTATATGATGAAAACTGCAACAAACAAGTACACAGCAGATTTATAGATGAGATTCCAAATGATGTTATTACTTATCAGACTATTGGTTTACAAAAAGAAACAACTCAAAACATTGAACAACAATTAGTAGATGAAAATCCCATACAGCAAGATACTACAGTATGTTTTTCTGAAGACTCAAAAGAATATGAAAGTATAATGAAATCACATTTTGGTAATGCACTTCAATAAAACTATTTACATTTTCTGAGAATTGTGATAAAATAAATAGGAGGTGATAAAATTGAAATTGTCAAAGATTTTGGATAAATCCATAGAAATTACTCAGGACATAGTTGGAGAATTAGAACCTCGTGGGATCAGATTGGAAGATAAAGCAGTATATGAAATTACTTTCAATGTCATAAAAAAAATAAATTTTTGTTTATCTGAGAGTGGTATAGAAACAGAAATAGATATCACAAGACGCGAAATATATGACAAGATCGAAGATAAATTAGACCTTAGCGAAACAATATACTTTTGAACATAGTCAAAAGATAAGGAGTAACTATCATGAGAAAGAGAAAAACACTTTTTCAAAAATGTCTTGAAACAGATGCTCATTCTCGATTCGTTGCACGTGCTGAGGGGTTGGGACGTGATTTGACGGAAGATGAGGCACTCAACGAAATTCAATATCTCATTATCTCATTGAGACGTTGCCATATGCAGGACTGGATGAGAGTAAATCCATGGTATCCCAGCTAAAAAAGCTCAAAAGAGAAGCATGCAACCGTAGGAAACGCCAAAACGAAAGGATGTAACTTTTTAAATGGACATAGTCAATGTTGGAAAACAGCAATTCACATGTAATATTGTAAAAGATAAATTTGTTGTATATAAGAATAACGTATTTTATCATTCTTATGATATGCCAATTAATCCATTTAGAATACAGTTGGAAATTCTAATGGACGATTATCCTCTAAAGGACAATGGCATGTATTTCTTGTCTCATCTTAGTGATGATGAAATTTATGATATTGCTAGACGTTCCAAACACAAATACAAATTTGGACAGAGACAAAAGTATGTTTACAGCGCTATGAAAAATTATGCAAATAGACACATTAAATTCATGCGCAAATGCATTGAAGATGCAACGGCCAATTTTGTAACCGCTGACTTGGAAAAAACTATGAAAGACTTTAATTTAAAATTGAATGAAGTTTCATTAAAATCAATGCATAATCATATTTTAAAGAAATTGGATAAAAAATTCAAAAACATGGAGGATGCAAAATGACAGATTGGAAGAAACAACTCAAAGAATTCAAAAATGTTAAGTCTTTTGCTAAGCATCGTATGAAATATATTGTGAGCCACAAATGGAAGTCATCTCTTGGCGAATTTGCGTATGATGATAGAACATTGACAAACGAAAAAGAGGCAAAGCAATATATGACACGTCTCCTTCGTCGCCAGGGAATGGAAGAAGACGAAATTACTTCACTTTTGTTATCAACAATAAAATATGCAAGAGTCAACCGAATTGGAAGAATCTACAAGAAAAACAAGAATGGATATTATGATGTTTCTCTTACAATAAAGGAATGATAGCATTGCATACAAAACTTGAAGACAAAGCTGCTAAAAGCATTAATAGATTCAAATATCTATCCCCATATGATGTAGAAGATATTGTATTAGAACATTCTCGAGATGAAAAATTCCAGGAATTTCTTGATGAATGTGAGTCTGATACGTATGACAATATCTATGACCGAGAAAACGATATCACTATCTTTACACAAATAGAAAAAGATAGTGACATTATCAAAATTCTTGATGTTAAACGTGGCGATAAAAGATTTGTGATTGACATGTTCGATATGTATATCTAAAAGGAGAATTTATGAATACATTTTATTTGGAAGTTGTTCGAGATCCTGAGAAACGAATTTTTACTCTTTTGGATTATGTTCGCGAATTATCAAATAATGGTCATAGTTTTCCTATAGACGTTGATGATGGTTATGATATTATCTACATTTTTGGAGACGAAAATTGTCATATTTCATCTTTAAAAATTTTGTCAAGAGAATCAAAAAAAATCGAAACTTTTGATCTAAAGAAATTATTCAAGTTTGATGATTCTGTTCTCTATGAAATTTCCGGTTCAGATTGTGATCATCAACTAAGAAAACTGCTCAAGTTTATATGCGCTAATTCTCAAGCAGGACATACTTTGGATTTTATTGTTGATGCAGATAATTCGGAATTTGAAAAAGTTTTTGAGATTGACGGAGACGGTCCTGATTTAGCTTATCTTCGTAGAGAAGTATTGATAACAGATTTTTTGTAATCAATACCAATTGATATATAAAAGGAGGCAAAAAAAGGAGGGGAACTAAAAATTCCCCTCTTATGAGTATGTTAATCTCTAACATAGAAATAAATAGAATAAAAAAGAAAGATCTGTTAGATTATTTTCATCTAACTAACATAAAGAAAAAAGACATATTAAATGAAATTAAAAATCTTTCCATAGACGAAAAAGATTTTTATTATCACTTTAAATACGAGCTTGGAGTAACTTCTAGCTGGGCAGCATGGTATCTTAAAATGTCAAAATGTGATATTGACATTGCAATGATGTTACATTTAATTCCAAGTTATCTTAATCAAGAAAATAAATGCATGCTTATCAATTTATACGATTTAAAACAAATTACAAATGATAAAAAAATAGAACTGCGATCAAAAGTTGATGAATACATTATTTTTTATCGTCATAAAACAAGAAAAATGGCTGGAATAAAAGCTGCTATAAAAGCAAAAGAAACTCTTAGATATAGAAAAGAAAACATGCCAGAATTCTTAAAGAATATAAAACTTAAAGAAATACAACCCATATCTAAAAACATAAAACGTCTTGTTGCAATTGCAAAATTATCAAATAGTGATATAGCTCAAGATGATGTAATCTTTCAATTTGGCAAATTAAAATTATTTGGCAAAGTATATGCTCAAGGTTATTTAAAATTTTTTGCTGATATGAAAGAAAAATTTGGCGTTGAATATTCAATATATAAAACATTATGTTTCAATACTTTTAAATTGAATTTAGACAATGTCAATGTAAAAAAAATAGAAAAACAAATAAAAGAAAGACTGAATAAATTATATCTTGGAAGGAAAGAACATACAGAAACACCAATGATGAAAAAATTCAGAGAACGAATGCAATATTTAATCGAAGGAGATAAAGAATGAATCCAGAATTAGCACAAAAATATCTTACTGATAAAATAATTTGCAAAATAAAAGTTGATGATCTAGCTGATTATATTGGATTTAAAATGAACGTAAAACCAAGACCGAAGAAAAAAGAAGTATGCGAAAAAGTAAGAGATGTTATTGACACGGAAGACAAAGTAAAAGAATTTTATTCTCATTTTAAAAACGAACTAGCAATTCCAGGATTTTTAGTAAACAAAATTTTGAACATCAAAAACTCAGAACGAAAAATTTTTGTAAAAGAAAATAAATTGCATATCATTTTTTTAAAATTGCAAGATTCTTCTTATGGATATGAAATTAATGTTGATTATTATGATTCATATGAGATCATGCAAATATCAAATGACACAATTAATGCATGGAGAAAAGAACACAAAGAAAACGTCACAAAAAATAAAAATGCATCTGCTGTAAAAGCTGCTAATACTAGAAAAAAAAGAACGGAAAACATGCCGGATTGGATCAAAAATACACCAATAACATGGATTGAAAAACCTCAAGAAAATCTTAAAAGAGCTATGGCAATATCAAAACTTGCTAATGATGATTATATTCAAACCATTTCTTTTAGTTTTGGACATATCAATTTCTTTGGTAGAATAAAGCAAAATGGAAAGGTCAATTTATGTATAAACATCAACAAAGACGTACATGATTATATTTATCGTAATCAAGGCAAAATTAAAAAATACAAAGACCACATGCATCATGTTAACGTCAAATTTGTTGAAGATGAATTCGCAAATGATAATGAAAATAAAATGTTATTAAAATTGCCAATAGAAAAAGATTCTGAAAAAATATGTGATTACATAGAAAAAAGAATTAGAACGATCATAAACTCATGGTATTTTAATATCAGAAAAAAAATAAGAAAAAATAATTGGAAAATAGGTATGTCTATTCTTGCTGTGTTTGAAAAAGCAACACAAACCTCTGACAAAGATATTTTATTTAAGACGTTTGACTCTTCAAAGCCTTAAACTAAGATTCTCAAAAATAAATAGAGGAGACTTTTTTGTCTCCTCTTTAAAATCACTTTTTAAGGTTGATGACCAATTTTTGTCCTGGCCAAACTTGTCCATGGTTCTTACTAAGCTCTGGATTATCCTGAGTGATGTCATATATAAGTTGGTTAATATATCTATTATCGTGTTCGCAAAACTCTTGAGCGATGTTCCAGAGTGTGTCACCTTCCTTCACAACATATATCTCCGTATGTTTGATCTCATTAGATGGAGGATATAGCATTGCGCTAAATAACATAATACATGCTGAAACTAAAAATACTTTTTTCATACGACATCATTCCTTTCTGAAATTATTATAACAAAACTCTTTGTAAATGTAAATAGCTAAAATGCTTTTCGCATACAAAGAAACTTAACGAAATGCTAAAAAACTAAAGAAAGAAATATGACCAAAATCGGAATCATTTCGGCTCAGCGATAGTCATCAAGCCTTAATGCATATAGCATCGAGACGTTTTAGCATTTCAGCGACTTCTGCCAATAATAATTTATTTTACAGTTTTCCTTGTTGTTTTTTTGAGGTTTTGAACATGAAGTATTCAGAGATTAGATCAACTGTTATTAATTTATTATGTCCTAGAATTAGATGGTTAGATGATTATGTAGATAGGCATGATAAATACATAGAAAATTTATTCAAAAAAAATCTCCATGCTTATATTAAAAAGCATGGCTCTAATGTTATTCCAGTAATGATATATGATTTCTTAGCTTGTGACATGGATTCATCTAAGTTGACCATAGAAGAAATTGATATAGCAAATCATTATAACAATCTATTAGATGTTGTTTATTGGAATCATTTTATTGATTTGTTTGTTAATCTTGCTCTTCTGATACAGTTTGATAAGACATTAATAACAAGAAACTTTTTTTCTCCGTATATCTTTGAAGAAGATGTAAAAAAAGAAAATCATATAATTAGAATAGATAAACTTACTGGGAATGTATTAGATAATTTTAATAAGAATGAAATTGTTTATGTCTATACAAAAACACAATGTTTGATTGATGCTGTAAGAACACTGACTATGGATGAAGATAATAATTATGTTGGATTAAATTTGTTCTTAAACAAACAAAAAAGATATAATGAGAAAACTTATTCACAGTGTATTAGGATCATAAAAACATATAAGGCGATAGAAAAAAATTTTTTCGAATTATTGGAACATGGATTATGAAAAAAGTAAATATTTTTATTCATTGAAAGAAATGATATAAGGAGATAAAAAATATGAATACAATCAAATCGCATTTACAGAAGAAAAGTGCAGCTGAAGTACCAGAAGAAGCTAAAGAAGCTTTACAATATTTTTTAGAAGATTTAGACGGAAAATCAAAAGAAGTTGTATCTGTATATGAACAAGTATTAGCAGCATATGATGATATTTTGGATGGACAAAATTTTGAAAGATATTTTACATGTGGTAATGCTGCTAAAGAAACTGATAATTTTTCAGAACCAATTGCATATTAACTCTTAGGTAATGGAAAATATTCTCCAGGAGATGAAGCTATTGAAAATTTGAATTCTTTAATAGAAGCTACCTCCAATTTGCTTTCAAATCTTAAACAATTCAGAAAAGATTGGGCAAGTATTACAGATGACTTAGAAGATAGTGCATATAGATCATATATTTAATAAGATTATGATGATTAACAAAAAAGACTGCATAAAAACAGTCTTTTTTAATTTTAAGACCACATTATTGTTTTGATAGAATCAAAGGAAATAAAATGGATTATGAAAATAAGATTTAGAAAAAGCAAGCATTTTTATTCATTAAAAGAAATGATAATAGACGATGATGTTGTCTGTATTGGTGGACAATTCATGAGAACAGACAAAAATGGTACAATCATTGCTTTACATGCTATTCAAAAAGAATTCATGGAACAAAAAAATTTTTCATCAAGTTTATCTTGGGAGATAGCAAAAGATATTTTCAAACAAGTAGATTTGTTTAAAAAGTATGAGAGCATAGACATGAAATTGTTTGACATTGATCAACAATATGCATATTATTGCTTTGATAAAATTAAAGGGAATAAAAATAAATATGATATCAACATGAAGATTGCAGACGATATATTTTTTTCTGGAAGCAGTTGGTGGGATACGATTGAATGCTGGTTAGCAGCTATTCATATTTATCCTTTAAATGCGAGCATAGAAAAAATAGAAAGATTTTATAAATTTTGGAATGCGACGAATAAAGGAGCAATTGATGAAATACAATGTCATTTATGAGACAGACAAAATAATCATGAAGAACGTACTTACTCATGAGATTTCTACTATCTTATATGATGAAGATGTTAAATTTATGCTGATAGAAAAAGAATGCTATGTCATATACATCTCAGAGATACATCATAAGTTTGGCCAAGCATATCGGATAGTCAAAATGAATGATTATGAATTTGCTGTTTTTGAAGATTGTTTTTATGTATTAAATGAAAGTATTAAGACTAAAGTCACTTTAACTAACGATGATAGTATTTTGGAAAAAATTCCTTTTATTTTAATGTATATCAAAGGACACGAATTAAAGAAAAATGCTGAGAAGTATTTGCTTAGTAATGTACATAATGTTTGAAATGTGATAAAATTAAATAAAAAAGGAGTTATCACATGCCAAGCAAAAGAGAGATCATAAAAGTTTTTGATGTATGTACTAGATGCAATCAACCAACAAAATACATGTATGGAAAAAGTTATGCACCAACATTTGTAAATGAAGAAGAAATTTACAATGGCAAAAAAATTTGTAGAGATTGTTATAATGAATTAAAGCTTTTTCTAAAAAAAGATTACAGGACTAATGGCAAAAAATTTTGTATTTCAGAAGTAGAAAGAATTAAGATACAGATTGTGCATGTAAACATTAAACATAGTAATACTAAGAGTAATTTCACTTTTGCTATATATGCTGATGCTTCTCAGATGAGAAAACCTAAAACAAGCGGCATAGGAGGTAATGGAAAAGAATTTCAGATATATAGATATTTTAATGATTCTTACATGAGCATGTTTATTCCAAAAGATTATTTTACCCATCGTCTTGTTGGAGATTTATCAAAAGTGAGAGTAGCTCAAAGAAAGATTTTATTGTCTAATCAAATGTTTTTAGATTATGCATATGAATGCATGGCAGATTTTTTGAGTATACTTTCTCCTAGGATTTTGTTTTATTATGGCATATGAGGTGTTTTTATGATATTTAGAAAAGAGTGGGAAGAATTTCGTTCTACTGGGTTGCTTATGTTTGTCAATACTTTTCTTCAGATTTTTGGTTGGTCCATTGTCATAGATTTTGACGAAGATAAACAAACAGGAGAAATCAAAAATTATAAAGTATATCCAGTGCGTACTAAATTCAGAGGATTTAGTAATTCATCTCAAGAAAAAGCTTACATCAAACTTTCAAAATGGATGAATGAAAATTCTGAGATTCTTCTTAAAGAAGCTAAAGAAAAATAAGAGGCTGAATTTTCAGCCTCTTTTACGTTATACAAAATAGCTATACATATTATCGTTTAGTGATTTTATTGTAAAGCTCTTTACTTTTATGTTTTTCTTAGATTCTGTTGTTTCTATTATTATGTCTTTTATATCTTTTGGAACGTAGCAATGCGTTTCTTCATTATAGTCAAGATCGTTCATGTTGAATGTTACAAATATGTCGCCTTTTCCTCTGCAGTAAAGATAAAGATTTTGAGGTTCTTCAGATATGATGTTTAGATTTTCTGCACATGAATAAATGTTATGCTCGCTATCTATGAGTTTTATTTCATATGTTTCTTCTTGTACGTTTAGTATATTAAGATCATCAATGAAATCATAGAAAGAATTCCCAAGATTTAACTCAAATACAATACTTCTCAGACAATCATAGCTTAGCTTTACTTTCTTAGAGAATGCTAATACATTGACAATTTCGTCTGCGTATTCTTCTTTTACATTTTCTCTAAGATAGTGCTCTATTTCTTCTTTTGTTGGATAAGTAAAACGATAATGGTAATGGAATCTTCCTGGTCTGTTAATGAAATAATCGCTTATGTTTGCTATTTGATTGCATGTCACTAAGAACATTTTTTTGTTTGTGTCACTGCCATCAAATAGACTAAGCATTTCATCTTGTGGTCTGAGAGAATTATTTTCATAATCTTCTTCGCTTTGATGAAAAATTTTGTCAAATTCATCTAAAAATATCACTGATTCCGTGTCTATTTTATGCAAGAAATCACTGATTCCAGGTATGTAACTATCTACAGTAATGACTGGATAACCAAGATCTACCATATTTTTACATATCATTTTACATACTAAACTCTTGCCCATTCCCTTATTTCCAGATAAAAGTACTCCAAGATTACGAGGGAATATCTTAAAAGTTTCTACTGCTTTTCTTGCTTTTCTTTCATGATCGCCATAAATTTTTTCATTGATAATGATAGGATGATCACTCGTCAGCCACCATCCTTTTTGAGGATGAAAATTTACTCTGTACATGCCAGCTGGAAGCTTGTCAAAACTTTTTACGCTATTATCATATACAGTGTATTCTCCTCCTGAATAGATGTAATTCATGAATTCATCTTCTAATTTAAAAATGTGTTCAATCCAAATTTATAATAGAAAAAAAATCGAAAAATATGTTTTAATTTATAAAAACTATTTACTTTTTTGAATTACTATATTATAATTGATTCAAATAGAAAAAGTTCGAAAGGTGGTAAAAGAAATGCGCATTACATATTATTCTTTTCCTGTTGAACTTCCGATTAGAGAAAGGGTTCTTGCTTATAAACAGATTGTTGAAGGAAAAGACATAATTGAGATTCCTGAAGACATATCAGACGAAGTATTAGATAGAAATTTCCCGATTGAGTTTGATTGTTCTGTATCTACAGCAAAAAAACTTTTGAAAAAATTTGGAGGCAATGCTTGTACTCAGCATTTCGATAGAGATGGTGGATTATTTGAAACTACTCCCATCTTGTTGAAAAGCAATAACTCAAAATTCAAATATAACCATCACTTATGATAAAAAGGAAAAAAGATTATGGTATACGTTACTGGTGATACTCACATTGACATAGACATAGAAAAATTGAATATGAAAAATTTCCCAGAGCAGAAAAATATGACTAGAGGTGATTATGTGATAGTTCTGGGAGATTTTGGTCTATATTGGAAAGATAATAAGTTTTATCAGCACTGGAGAAAGTGGCTGATAGAAAAGAAATTTACGTTGCTCTGGATTGACGGAAATCATGAAAATTTTAAGTGGATTAATAGTTTTCCTATTACTAAATGGCATGGAGGAGATGTTCATCAGACAGAAGATAATATTATCCATTTAATAAGAGGGAATTATTATGAAATAGATGGGAAATATTTTTTAGCTGCTGGGGGAGCACAATCATATGACAGATGCTATCGTCAATTAGATATTAATTGGTGGAAAGAAGAGCTTTGGAGCTATGATGAATGTGATAGATTATTTTCCAATTTGGAATTACTGAAAAATAAGAACATCAGATTAGACTATATTCTAAGTCACACATGCCCTCAAGGTTTAATTTACCCAATGTTCCATATAAATCCATTAGAAGATCCAGATCCAACATCTAAGATGCTTCAAGAGTTTCTGAACAATATTGACTCATTTGATGGTTGGTATTTCGGTCATTGGCATAAAGATATTAATTATGGAAGATTCCACTGCCTTTATCAAAAAATACTAAGAATTTTGTAAAAAACTATTTACAAACATTGAATAACATGGTATAATAGACTCAAGAGGTAAGGAAATAGAAGAATGGAGGAACAAAAAATGGAATACAATGTCAAGGTAATTTTTGAGTCTGGCCGCATCGAAGTTATTGAGAGTGCTGAAGTTTCGAAATTCCAGGCAAATGATATTACGAAATCCCTTATCATGGAAGATGGCATGATTGTTGAGAAAACTTTTGCCAAGAACATTTCGCTTGAGTTTGATACACCAGACGCCGAAACAATAGCGAAAAAACTTTTAAATGATACACATATGATTGAAAGAATTGATATCGACGGGCATAAGGTTTATGCAAACGAAGAAAATGAACAGATGATTGACATTATCAACAACACTATCATGATAAAGATTTGAAAGGAAGCAATAGAGAGGAGGTGATAAATACAAAAATTTTTCAAAAAAAATTGAAAAAAACTATTTACAAATACCGAACAACATGGTATAATAGATTTAAGAGGTAAGGAAAAAAGAGTGTAAAGATGAAAGGATGATTGAAATGACGATGGCAATGGCAGCAAATCAGATCAAGGCTAAGAAGATTCCGGCACGGCAGGATGATATCGATTCTCGCGTAGCAGAGATTATGTCGCTTGATGCTCAAATCAAAGCGATGCAGAGCAAACTGAAGAAGATGAAGATAGAATTTGCTGGCGAATATTTCGTGGAAGATAACGCAGTGCCGGAGACGATTGTTGGCAATGAATACCAGGTAAAGAAAATCCCGGTGCTGACAAAGAAAGAGTATGATATTAAGGCACTGAAGGTTTTGCTGGAAGCTGCCGGTGCCAATGTCAAGAGTGTTGTATCTCGCAAGATGGTTGAGACTGTCAACGAAAAGGAATTGGGAAAACTTGTTAAGTCCGGCGTCATCAATCAGGACATGGTCGATAAAACCATCTCTGGCAATATGAACTATAAGTTCGATCCGAGCAGGTTGACTAAGTAAGAATCAATGCGCGAGGGTGCTAATAAAAAGCACCCTCGTTGAATGTAACAAAAATGGAGTATTAAAAATTGGAGTGATTATAATGCCAGTAATACAAGATAACGTTTTAGTAGCCGCAGTTCTTAGTATTTTGATTATTTGTCTTACTATTGGATATGTGATGAATTGCTATTTTTCTAGTAAAGTAGAAACAAAATCCATAAGTAAATCAAAGAATGACATCGACAGTATTTTGGAGAAAAATCACATGCCGACTTGGACACACGAAACCAAAACTACAACATACAAGGAGAATAAAGATGTCTAACATATTGCCTTATTTTGGATTTGTACAGATCGATGAAGATAATTATGAAAAGCGTGTTGGGTTGTGTCATATTACTTTAAATCTAGATGACTTTGGAGGGATTAGACTTCGAGCCACAATGGATAAATCAAAAGTTAAGAATTATTCTCACCACAGTGATCTCGTGAAGTGCTATGACAGTGAAGAAGAATTCCAGGATAGGTTCAATAAAGATTTCGAAAATTGGAAACGGACGATAACAAATTTATACGAATGATTATGGCTAGCAAATGCTAGCCATTTTTAAATAATTTTGTCAAATACTATTTACATTGTTGAGATTCTGTGATATAATGTATTCAAGAAAGTGAGGTTAGGAAAATGAGTCATTATAAGCAGTACACAAAATCTCAGTTTGAAGTTACGATGAGCAAGATTTCTGATATGTATCACCTTGCTCATATCTATGATGCTACAGAAGAAATTGAAAAGCAGTCAAACAAAAAGATTTATGAATATGTTTACATTCTTCCTACCAAAAATCCTGCAGTGTCTATTATTATTTACTCAAGCATATCTAGAAAAACTGACATGATGAGAGATAAAACTGGTGACGCTGTAAGAATAATCATGAGATGGTCTACAAAAAACGGGTTTGTTTATAAATTTCTTGGCAAACATTTGCGAATCAACACTTTGTTTGTTAATATCAGGAAAACCCTTGTGAATGCTCAAAACAACATTTTTAATCTTAATTACAAGGAATTCAAAAGGAGATAACAATGAAAAATTTAGACAGCATTATTGAGAAATATGTCGTTTTGTCAAAAGATGTTGAAGAAGCTCTAGCAGAAGAATATGTAGACCACCAGGGTCTTTATTGGACAATCAAAAATGAAAGATATTTGGCTACGCAACTTATCAATGAATTTCAAAATGCAAAAGAAAATGAAATTGCAACAATCTCAATGCCGAATATAATGTTTAAAGAAGAAATGAAAAAACTTGCAGCTAACTGCAAAGACACTAAAGATAAGATAAAAAACATATATGATAATCTGTATGCAAAAATTGTTGACAGCTTTTTTGAAGAAATTTCTTCTGGTACTGACAAAAACGTTGCAAAGAAAATAAAAAATTTCATTTTGAAAAAGCAAATTATTCACAAATGTGGGTTTGGAGAAGCCGAGCTGTGGTTTTATGAACTAAAAGAATTGATTACCCAATAATCAAATATGCAAAAGAGTCTCCTTCCTTGATAGGTTGGAGACTTTTTATAAATCTGAAACAACTAGAATTTGTAAATCACGGTCATATACTCTTTTTTTATGAATAACTATTTTTTGTATACAAATTTTGTATTTTGTGTTAGAATTATCTAAAAAATAGAAGGGGAGAATTGATTATGTTTATGAAATGCATGTTTTACGAGGTAGTGATATGAAAAAAATTATTTTGATGTTATGCATATTTTTTTCATTTAATCATGCATTTGCTGAACAAAAAATTATTTCATCTGTTGGAATATATATTATGGGAGATTCTCAAGAAGAGAATCTTTATAAAGCAAAAGAAAGAGCTAGGGAAGATGCTATGCGTCGAATATCAGAAGAAGCATGTGTTTTTGTAGAATCTTCCAGCAAAGTAAATAATCATGTCTTAACAGAAGATGAAATACATATTCTTTCTGCTTCTATTTTGGAAATTATTTCTGAAGATATTGTAATGACACCAGCAGGAAAACATATAGAATTCAGAAGTTATTTGACTGCTCGCGTAGATACAGAGAACATAGAAAAATTTCTTACTGAAAGATCGGAGTTAAATAAACAGAAGCAAAAAAACAAAGAATTGCAAGCTATTATTAGAAAGCTTCGTTCTCAGCCGATACCAGATAAAAGAGAACATCTGACTGCAACTCAACAGCAAGCAAAAAATATATCTTTAGCTGCGTATAATGCAACTGATAAAAAATATAAGCTTCAATTATATCAAGAAGCTATGAAAATTGATCCAGATTATTTAGAGCCATATTTAAGACTGGCGGAGATATATCTTGAAGATGAATCTTGTCAAGATTTCCAAAAAGCAGAAGGCTATTTGGATTTAGCTATAAATAAAATCAAATCCAAATACACTCCAATTGAGATAGAGCATTTGGTAAATTCTTGGTATATCAAAGATGAATTAATTTATGGTGATTTTGATTTTGTAATACAAAGTATTTATGAAATGAAAGCTATCATAAGGGATGAACAAATTTCTATTACAGCATATATAACAAGAGATGTGCATGGGAAAGTGTTGTCTGAGACTATCAGGTCAAAAGTAAAAACAGATTGGTAACAAAAAATTTTCGTATTTTTATAAAAAGCAGTTTACAAAATCATTTTATGTGATAAAATAGAATTGATTGTTGATAATTTTTTCATATTGGCATAGAAGGTTCCTTTTTTGATAATCGCAAAATAAATTTTACCTTCCGCCTACTTCTTCCTGTCAAACAGGAAGATCGGTTAACCACCGCTAGGTTTTTGCATAAGAAGTTCCTTTTCATATATTTTTTTGATTCAAATAACTGCAAGGCTTGCTGAGGCAGTTATTTGAATCAAGGCTACATCTACTTCTCGCAAAAATCTTTTAATGTAGGGGAGAATATATTCTCCCCTTTGTCATGCAAATGAAAGGAGATATTGCAATGAGTTCAGTAAGTTTTGTTTCTAAATATGATGTAATTTGTGCTTCTCTTAATCTTTTTAAAGCTGTTCCTGACACAAAAGAAAAAACTACCAAGAAATATGATTCTTTGAAGAATGGGGTTTTCATTACTGACGATGCATATGATCATTGCAATATTAGCTATGATATATATTCTAAAATCATTTCTGATTATGGATTTGATTTGAATAAGCTTAATAATTCTTTTAAGACATTCAAGCAAGTTGCCAATCAGTCTTTGGAAGAATTGTTTGCAGACCAAGTTATGCATTACTTCACGACATATGGGCTTGAAGCTCTTGGCGTTTTTAATCATGATTATGTGTATATTCCTAATAAAGAACTGAATCTTCCTGAAGATGCTCAGCCGATCAAGGTTACAGTCATCAATTATATCTCTACGGAAGAGTTGCGTTCTCGCATTGTCTCGATGCTTTCTTCTGGTATTGCATTGAAGAAATCTACTCAAGACGATATTCTCAATCTTATTATGTATTATCAATTTGATTTCAAGAATGATATTGAGAATTTCAAAAACAAGGAATTCAACATTCGTCTTTATGATTATTATAATATCACTCCCAAAAATGGTGTAGAATGGCTTCGCTATGTTGTTTATAAGATAACTGGTTCTTCTATGCTTATTAAGAATAAAATCACGTATCAGTCCATTGTATCAAGTGGTTCTGCCACAAATGTATATGGATATTTTGCTACGGCTGATTTTACTGAGCTTGCGTCTATTTTTTATCGCTATAAGCTTATTTTCCTTGCTATCAAGAAAGCATGCCCGAAAGCTGCTTATTACATTAATCAGATTAGACGTCTTGCTAATCAATACCATCGTCCTGTCAAGAAAAAGATTCTTGACAGAATTACCAGTGATCCCAAGATTGATTTTGATGATCTGAAGAAAGAGCTTCAAAAGGTTACTATCTATAAGAAGATTTCTTTGGCGAATGCGATTTTGTTCCGTCGTTTTGATCCGAAAGCAATTGCATATTTTGTTCGTAATGGGCGTGCTTTTGCTAGCGAATATAATGATAAGCATATCAATTATGACAATGTCTTGAATATCATTATGAAGTCTATTGTTGATGATATTCGTCCTCAAGTAGAAGGTAAGTCTATTTATATTCCTGAGAATATGACGTATGCTATGCCTACTTCTGAGAAGTTATTCTGGGGACATATTCCGTTTAATTCTTACATCCAGCTCAAGAAAGATGTTATTGTAGCAGTTCATTGGATGAATAAAGAACACCATCGTGTAGATCTTGATTTACATATGAATTCGCATAAATATAACATTGGTTGGAATACTCAGTTTACTTCTAAAAATGATGAAGTTCGTCTGGCAAAAACAATCATTTTCTCTGGAGATATGACAACTGCTCCTGCACCAAAAGGAGCAACAGAAGCATATTATGTTGGCTCTGCAGTACAGGTTGATGAAATGATTATGGTCAACCTTAATAATTTCACAGCAAATGGTCCGGTTGATTTCCAATTTGTTATTGATAGCCCAGAAAAAAATCGTATAGACAGAGACTATCTTATCAATTCTCATACCATGAACTATTGCATGAAAAATGTTATTCAAGAAAATGCTATGTTCTTAGGATTCTTGGATATCAAAGATGAAAATAAGAAATTCTATTTCACATCTGCAACAATGGGTAATAACATAGTCTCAAGGTATGATGACAATGCAGCTAAAATGCTCTCAGCAATTCGTACAAAGATGGAATCTTGCCTGAAGCTTGATACTATCTTGAAAATGGCTGGTGCTGTCTTCACGAAAGATGATGATAAAGATTGGGATATCAATCTTGATCCGCAGCAAGTAACAAAAGATGTATTCATCTCAATGCTTGTGCCAAAAACTAAATAAATTCTACCTAAAACAATGAAGAGAGGAGCAAATCCTCTCTTTTTGTTTCAAAAACTATTTACAAATGCTGAACAACATGGTATAATAGATTTAAGAGGTAAGGAAAAAGAGTGAAAGGATGATGTAACATGAAGCCCGTTCATTTGGTCATGGTTACAGACAAAAACAACAATAAGTATTATAACATGATCCCGAATGGAGATACTTTTACTATTGAATATGGACGTATTGATGCTACAAAGACCGTCCTTTCCAAGCCAATGTCTCAGTGGGATAAAATTTATAACTCAAAAATTAAAAAAGGATATATCGACAAATCTGATCTTATTGTAGAAGTTGCAGAAGAATCCGGCGACTATGCACCGATCAGCGACAGAGTGATTGCTAATCTTATCAGGAAACTTCAAGATTTTGCGAACAAAACAATTGAAAGCAATTATAAGATCACTGACAAACAAGTCACTCAAACAATGATTGATGAAGCACAATCGATCTTGGATGAGCTTTCTAAGAAGAAAGATGTCGAAAGTTTTAATGCTTCTCTTCTGGAGCTTTTTGCTACAATCCCGCGCAAGATGAAAAAAGTGCAAGATTATCTTGCCAAAAGCACAAAAGATTTTGCCAAAATTATGTCTAAAGAAATAGATTTGCTTGATGTCATGGCAGCAAAAGTAAATACAAATGCGACAAAAGCAATTGCTGTAAAAAATAATCAGACTATTCTTGAGTCTCTTGGCCTGACAATAAAGAATAAAGACAATGTTCTTGAAGAAAAAGTAAAAGACATGCTTGGAGAAATTTCCGACAAATATGTCAATTGCTGGTATGTTAATAATGATTTTACTCAAAAACGTTATGATGAGCATATTGCAAATCAAACTGGAATTCATAAGGATGAAAAATTATTCTGGCATGGCTCTCGAAATGAAAATTGGATGAGCATACTTCAGAATGGATTGATGTATCGTCCTTCCGGTGCGATAGTAACTGGCGCGATGTTCAATGATCCGAAAGAAGTATCTTTATACTTTGCAAATAAAGCTAGGAAAAGTTTTGGATATACAAGCGCTGGATATTGGACTAAGGGAAATGCAAAAACGGTATACATGGCAATTTTTAAAGTCAATACTGGAAAATATCACAATGTTTATAAGCATACTCCTGAGTGCTATACTTTTGGGAAAAAGATGCTTAAGAAAAAAGGAAATTATGACAGTGTATACGCACATAAAGGAGCTGATTTGAGAAACGATGAATTTATTGTATATGATCTAGCACAAGCAACAATTTACGCTTTGGTGGAATTAAAAGGATAATCTTTTACGAAATGTTCGAACTTATCGAAAAAATTGAAAAAACTATTTACAAATGTTGAATAACATGGTATAATAGACTCAAGAGGTAAGGAAAAAGAGCGAAAGGATGGAATAAACATGATCTTGAAAAGAATTAAAACAAACCCGTTGTTTCATGGTGAGAAGTCGATGTTTTTGCTTACGAATGAGAATCAATCATTCAAATTTATTCGTTTGAACAGGAAGTTCGGCAATGCATTTTCAAGAATAATGGAAAGTGATTTCAACATTCATAATCGCGTTTCAGATAAAAATAGAATAGAAAGATTGATTGCTGTTGAAAATGGTTCTGTGGTTGTTGCTTTTGAAAGAAACCGTTTAATCGGATATAGGATTGAGAATGATAAATCAGTTGAGATTGCCGACTGTGAATATGAAGTTGACAAGATAGAAGAATTAAAGTGGGATGAAATTCCATGCAACGGATTTAAAAAGATTCTTACGCATGCTTTCAAAGCAAATACGTCCAATTTGCTTGACGGTAACGTCGATTTCAACAAGCTGGAAATTTCTGTTATCGACAACAATGAACGCAATTACATGGTTAGAATGAATGGCTTCATGTGGGCAGTCAAGTTTTTTCAACCAGTAGTTTCAAAACAAATTAAGCTTGTCAGGATTCCGGTCCAAAATATGTTATACGACAATTCTAGTAGAAAACTAGTCGCCACAAATTGGATTCAAATGAAAGATGATGAATATGTCGTAGCATATGATTTTACGACTAACATTTATTTCATTATAAAAGGAAATGAACGCATTGACTCAAAACGTTGCAATAATGAAAAAGAGTTGAATGACTTTTTGAACAAATACAGAGAAGTTTTTGAGAAAAATGTCAACACAAAACAGATTCAATTATCTTTAGCAAAAATTGATGTAAAAGTAAAAGGATAAACATTTGCAAATTTTTATTTATCTATTTACAAGTATATAGCAATATGATATAATCTAACATAAATACAGAAAGGGAATGAATATGAATTGCTTAGCATTATATGACAGTGATTCCAATATGTATATTTGTGAAAATTGTGGAGAAGAACTTGATGAAATTTTGGTAGAGATTGGAGGAAGGTGTCCAGACTGCAAATTTAAAATCGCTGGAGTCACAGACGATCCGGAAAAATTCTAGAGGAGTAGGTGTTTATGAATTGGATGACATCAGAAAGGCTTCTTCAAATCATCAAAGAAGAAGGAGTTGAAAATATTGTATTCAATGCTTCTATGCGTAAGCTTCATAACATTCCAGGATTTTTTTCGTGGACAGACGAAAGTGAAGAGCAGATTGAAGTTCCATGTAAGATAGATACATCTCAATACGATCCATTCAAAAATTATAAAATATCAATTTGGTCTATGTTTTCTTCTTTTGGTGTAAGACATTATTATATCGAAGATTTTGTCAATTCTATCAACAGAGGTGATATTTCTATACGCGGACAGTTAAAAATAACAAAAAGGCGTGATTAGAAAATGAGGTGGGAAGTAGAAGCAATTTTTTTCAAAATGGTTGAAGTAAACGCAAATTCTTATGAGGAGGCAAAGAAAAAAGCATACGAAAAAATTGTAAAAAGCAATACAAAACTGGAAGATATGAATTACGACTCAAGAGTATTCCATAAAAAACCGAAAAATGAGAAGTGATAAAAGCGGAGAAAAATCTCCGCTTTTTTGTTAAAAAACTATTTACAAACCTTGAATAACATGGTATAATAGATTCAAGAAGTAAGGAAGAGAGAAAAGAAAGGATGATATATATTGAAACATGTAGAATTCGTAAGCTATGATGGCAAATTTCCCTGTCTCTGCCATGGCACTTTACATTTGAAAATTAACGGCAAGAGCTATTTCTTCGGCACCAACAAACCGAATATTAAATTTTGGAGTACAGGCGGTGGATGCGGTTTTGATGAAGATCAGTCTGAATCGTATGTAACTGAAGGAAAATGGGAAATTGATGTAAACGATCTGCCAGATGAATTGAAGCAGTATGCCAGCGAAATCTCTGAGGTATTCAACGACAATGTAGAATACGGTTGCTGCGGTGGGTGCATTTGATGTTTAATAAAAGTGTAAATGAATGGAGGAATAAAAATGTCAAATGAATATGAATACTTGAGCGGAGAAGAACTTGTAGCACTTGCTGAGGGAAACGACAGGATGCAGTATATTATCCGCAAAGAGTACGAAAAGAATGACCTTGCGGTGGTAATCTATAAGGGTACGAGCTACTACTTTGAGAATACTCCGTCCAAGATAGTGCGGAAATATATCGGAGAGAAATTGAGAGAAAAAGGGTATAAAAACTGAAAAAAACTATTTACAAACTCTGAATAACATGGTATAATAGATTCAAGAGGTAAGGAAATAAAAGAATGGAGGAATAAAAAATGGAATATAACGTTAAGGTAATTTTCGAGTCTGGTCGCGTTGAGGTTATTGAGAATGCCGATGTTTCGGAATTCCAGGCAAATGATATCGTGAAATCTCTTGTCATGGAAGACGGGATGATTGTTGAGAAAACATTCGCCAAGAACATTTCACTTGAGTTTGATACACACAATGCTGAAGCGACGGTGAAAAAACTTTGGTCCTTGAATGATGCATATGCGATCGAGAGAATCGATATCGACGGCCACAAGATTTATGCAAACAAGGAAAACGAGCAGATGATTGACATTATCAACAACACTATCATCATAAAGATTTAAAAGGAAACAACAGAGAGGAGGTGATAAACACAAAACTTCTAAAAAATTGAAAAAACTATTTACAAATACTGAACAACATGGTATAATATAATCAAGAGGTAAGGAAAAAGAGTGTAAAGAGTGAATGGAGGAATAAAAATGAAAATTGCGAAAATTGACAAGATTGTTGCAAGTGCTTTTGATTCTCTCAGCGGTGTTGCGATGGCACAGGTTAATAGAGCACTTAATGACAGCATAACAGTCAATGATCTCGCCCAGCTGTCGATCAAGCTTCCCTATCAGAAGATTGATGTGAAGCAGATCATTAAACAGATCGACGAGCTTCCTCTAACCCGCAGTGACTATGATGCATATGTGGAATATGCAAAGGATGCGGTAAAGAAAGCAAACCACAAGTTGAGTGATGAGTATGATAATGCGCAGTATAAGATTACCGAGGTGTTCAAGAAGATTCTGAAGAGCAACTTCACCTATAATGGAAAGAACAAAGACAAAGTCTTTGATATTCTTTATGACAGAGCATATGAGACTGGCCATGCAAATGGTTATACGGAAATACAGATAGAGTTTAATGCACTCGACGAGCTTCTCAATGATATTACCAAGGCGACAATGTGAGACAAATCAAAGTACAGATGAGAAAGGAGGTGATTTTCTCTAACGAGATTTCATAAAAATAAAAGAAGATCACAAAGGAGGCGATTTTATTTACCACTTAATCTTCACTCTTCACATGCCAAGCAAAGGATCATGGAATAACAAATGGTCTGGCGAAGATTTCAAATATGTAGTAGCAAAAAGCTTCTACAAAAAAGATTTCGAGAAACTTCCAGATATAATAGGAAAATATCATGAGTATCGTTGGAATGACGGCTGGACTGCAGTTGTGGATGTAAGGTTAGTCAAATCAGCCAAAGAAAAAAATGCTCTTATAAGAGGTTCTCGTGGATTCAGCGGATATGATTGGATGATCAAATCTCTTCTTAAAAATGGGGTGATAAAGTGTGAATAAAGAAGAACAACTTAAAATTTGTCTTAAGTGTTCTTGCAACAAAAACAGAAAGTGCAGAGGATTTACAATTATCAATAATGAACGTCATCAGTTTCAAAAGCATTTGTGTGAATTCTATAACGGAAATAAGAAAAAAGCTGTTATCTTAAAGTAAATTTTAGCCGGAATAAATCTCCGGCTATTTACTTTTTCAGTTGAATGTGATAAAATATAGAAAATTGGTAAATTAAAAAGGAGTGTGCCAAATGAAATTGAATGCCATTATTACTTCACTGCTTGAGAATGATCTTTATAAAATGAGTATGGGACAGGCTATATATCACTTGTTTCCATCATATAAGACAACTTGGACATTCAAGTGTAGAAACAAGGATGTTCATTTTACTCAAGAAATGGTAGAAGAAATAAAAGAGCAAATCAAACATTATTGCGGTTTGAGATTTACAGAAGATGAGCTTAGATATCTTGACGACATCAAATGGCTGAAAGGATCATATATTGATTTTCTTAGACTTTGGAAACCAAGATATGAAGACATCGAGGTTACTACAGATTCTCCATGTGGGTTGTCCATAGAAGCAAAAGGAACTTGGTTAAATACATCCATGTATGAAATACCAATTCTTGCCATTGTCAATGAAACATATTTTAGAATGCAATATGATTATAATGATCTTTTCAAGTCTTTTCAAGCAAGATTAAAAGAAAAAATCAATAATCTTATGTCTGGCAAATATTGTATTTCTAATTTTTCTGAATTTGGACTGCGGAGAAGATTGTCTTCTGAAGCTCAAGAATTGGCAGTAAAAGAATTGGCAAAAATCAATAAGTGCTCAGATACGGGGAGTTATTTTGTTGGTACGAGCAATATATTTTTGGCAAAAAAATACAATGTTACTCCAGTTGGAACAATGGCGCATGAATATCTCATGTGTGTTGGTCAAGGAAACCACAAGCACAACCCGGCATACAGTAACTATTATGCATTGAGGTCTTGGGTAAAAGAATATGGAGTATTGAATGGTATTGCATTGACTGACACTATTACTACCGATTGTTTTTTGAGAGATTTTGATTTGACATTTGCTACTTTGTTTTCTGGCGTAAGACATGATTCTGGGGATCCAATTGAATGGGGAGAAAAAATTATTCAGCATTATAATAAACTTGGAATTAATCCGAATGCAAAGACTCTTCTTTTCAGCGACAGTTTAGATTTTGAAAGAGCGAATGCAATCAATAAACATTTCAACGCACGCACAAATGTTGCATTTGGAATTGGAACGTATCTTAGTAATGACACAGATGTTCCAGCTCTCAATATTGTCATGAAAGTAACAAAGTGCAATGGGCAAGATGTAGCTAAAATCTCTGATACTGTTGGAAAAGGAATGTGTAAAAACGAAGAATATGTCAATTATCTGAAACGTTGCATTGATTGGCGAATGAATCATTGAGTTAAAATTAGAAGGGAGACAATGTCTCCCTTCGCGTGTTTAAGATTGCGGGACGTTTATGAATAAAATCATTTTTGTTTCTGATGAAAAAGATTTAGAAGGATTAAAAAAATATCAGAAGATTCAATTTATATGTAGACGTTGTCATAAATTGGTTGAACGTTTATTTTTAAAAAACAGAATAGAAACTATTAAGAAATTTTTATGCAAAAAATGCAATACAGAACTTACTAACATAGAACGTTTTGGATGTAAAAACCCAGCACAAGCTCAAAGCGTAAAAGAAAAAACATTCTCTACTAATCTTAAAAAATATGGAAATAAATGTTCTTTGAACGGCAAGGAACAAATCGAAAAGAAAAAGAACACGTGGATAAAAAATTTTGGAAAAAATAATCCCTGGCAAAAAGATGACATTAAAGAAAAAGTAAAAAGTAATAATATTGAAAAATATGGGAAAGAATATGCATTTAATGCCAGGTGTTTTCAGATAAAAAGCTTGAAAACAAAAAAGAAAAAAGGCATTTTAAGGATTGTCAAAATTCAGTATGAATTAGATGACTTGATATTTGATTCTTCTTGGGAAGTTGCATTTTATATTTGGCACCGTGATAATAACATTCCCATTGAAAGGAATCCGATTAAATTGAATTACTCATATCATGGTGTGGTTCATACAACAACTGTAGATTTTAAGGTAAATGATCAGTTGATAGAAATTAAAAGCAAATATTTTATGGCACTAGATGATGTCCAGAAAGCGAGAGTTAGGGCTCTTATTGAAAATAATGTTATCATTTTGACAGACGTTTCAAAATATATAAAATACGTCAATGATAAGTATGGAAAAAATTATGTTAAAACATTGATACGAAAGAGATGATATTCAATGAATGTTTATTGGCTTATTGTTGATTATCACCGCTGGATTTTTGATCAACATAATACAAAAGGCGCATATCTAGTTAAAGCAAAAAACGAAAAAGATGCAAAAAGATATCTTCAGAAGATTATTGGATTCGGGAATATAGAATCTCAAGGTATTATAACTAAAGATAACATAGCAAAAGAACACAGAAGCGAATTTGAAAAGCTTTTCAAACAAGAAAAACATGCTTGTTATAAATACAGTCGTGGATTGGGATTTTGTTTGCCTCATCATGCTACGGACGATCATACAACATGGGACACTCCTAAGAAAAAGCAAGAAGAACATAAATCTTGGTATCTAAGCAGGAGAATGAGGAACTACAGTGGAGAATAAAATAACAATCAAAGATAATGAAGATATACGCGCTGTAAAAGAACATGTCTATTTGATTAAAAAAGGAGTGAGAAATTGTGCATGGTTAGAATGTACATTAGGAACATATGATGAAATTTGTAAGATAATAGAAGAAGAAAATCTTATGCATTATGAAGATGAAATAGATACAGATGATTTTCTTGGTGTTGTCAAAAGAATCTTTGTTTATAGATATCCACATCAATTGAAAATGTTTAAATCATGCATGCCATATCCCAATACTTATGAAAAACATTATATTTTAGGAAAGTTATTCGGATATTCTAACGAAGCTATAGAAGATTTTTTATCAAATAATGTCAAACAACACGAACAAATTTTTAGTAAAAACATTGATATTCGAGATATAGTGAAACAATTTTTTGATAAAAGATTCAATAAAGAAACATTTACAGATTTTCTTGATAATCAAGATGAAAAATACGATGATGTTCATGAATTTTTTTTTAAAAATATCTATTCACGTATACAATGGGATGATTTTGTTGCATTTATGAAAGTTTGTTATTTTGATAAATACATTATAAGCTAGAGTTAAACGCTCTAGCTTTTTTGAAAAAAGCTATTTACTTTTTTGTGAAAAGGTGGTATAATAAAAAAAAGAGAAAATGATGTATGGAGGATGTGATATGCTACCTCAGGAAATTCGCGAAGAAATTAAGAAGTTTTTTATCGATGCTAATGATAAAATCTTCCGTTTAAATGATAAATGCAAGGTGTTTACTTGCGATAGAAGCATAGAAGGATTGTTCGCTGTTTGGTATAATGAACATATAATGTATGGGTGCCATGTGTTGTTTGAACGCAAACCAATTCCTAACAAGAGTGATTATATCACTAAAATTATTGTGGAAGTTGGAGATAAACTAACTATGACTGCAGATATTAATGAAAATGGAGCGGTAATAAAAGTTACTGCTCCAGAAGAAGATTTGCACGAAGTAGTTGTAGTTATGAGTGACAATTTGCTCGATTATATGGCAGATGTTCATACTTATTCATTTTAAATGGAGGGGAAATATTATGTTGTCTAAAGGAATCCGCGAAGAAATTAAGAAGTTTTTTATCGATGCAAACGATAAAATCTTTCGTTTGAACGATAAATGCAAGGTGTTTACTTGCAATAGAGACATTGAGGGATTTTTTGCTGTTTGGTATAATGAAAATATAATGTATGGGTGCCACGTGTTGTTTGAACGTAAGCCTATTCCTAACAACAGTGATTATATTACCAAAATCATTGTGGAAACCGGAGATAAATTGACTATGACTGCAGATATCAATGAAAAAGGAGCAGAAATTAAAGTTACTGCTCCAGACGATATTTTACATGAAGTTAAAGTGGCAATGGGTAATACTTTAATTGATTACACAGCCACCATTCGTGAATATAGCTTTTAAACGGACAATTTATTTTGCGCTTCTTCATAAGCAGATGTGTAATTTACAGATTCAAGATATTCTAGCCAAAGACCTTCAATTTGAATATGTTGTCTATATGTTGGCATATCACTAGGTGCATTTTTTGATGAAAATACACCAGTGTAATGATAATTTTCAGTTTTACCATTTTTGTCAATTGGTGTAGCAACAGCTCCAATGTAATCGCTATACTCTGTGATTTTGCCATTAGTTGTAGGTACATCTTTAAAAATAAAAAATTCAACAACAAATAAATGTACCTTTTCATCAGCTGAATTTTTTTCATAATAGATTCCGCCAAAAACGCCTTCTTCTTTTGCATAATTGATTAAATAATCTTTTATCAATTTTGAATTAAGAGTTTGAATTTCATTTAATTCAGTATCTGTATTTACTATTAAATTAGAATCAGTTATTTGTTTACAGCTTGCAATTATTTGTTTTAAAGTTTCTTTGTCTAATAGATAATTTTTACAAAAAATAAATTTTCGTGGAAAAAGTCTTCTCATTTTTGATACCTCATTTTTTAAATAAAAATAATACACGGAGTGACTTTTATGACATTAAAAGAAATTAATAATATATTAAAACAACATAACGGAAAAATATACATCGTTGGTGGTGCTGTTAGGGACAAACTTCTCAGCATCTCTTGTCATGATGTTGATGTTGTGGTTGTCGGTATTGAACAAACTATTTTTGAAAAACTTTTTCCTGAAGCAAAGATGACAGGCAAATCGTTTCCTGTATATAGAATGGATGTTGACAACTTTGGCGAAGTAGAATTTGCTTTTGCAAGAAAAGAACGTAAAATAGCTTCTGGACATAATGGATTTGAAGTAGTTTTCGACCCATCTGTGACATTGAAAGAAGATTTATACCGCAGAGATTTGACAATGAATGCATTAGCAGAAGATGTTGATACTCATGAAATTATTGATTATTTTCATGGGATTGAAGACATAAATAACAAAAGAATTTGTGCTGTATCTGAACATTTTCTTGAGGATCCTTTGCGTGCTCTTCGTGCAGCTAGGCAATCTGCGAAATTCAATTTCAAGATTAATGATTATACATTTGATATGATGAATAAATGCAAAGAAGAACTCAAAGAAATGTCTCAGGATCGTATTGTAGAAGAATTGAAAAAAGCTCTCGCTACAGACAAACCATCTATTTTCTTTGAAGCTTTAAAGATTGCTAATATTTTAGATGTATGTTTTCCTTTTATATATAGACTTATTGGCCAAACTCATTCTGAAAAATTTCATCCAGAAGGAGATGCGTATAATCACACTATGAAAATTTTGGATGATGTTTCTCAAGCTACAAGTGATATTACAACACGTTTTGCTGCGCTAATGCATGATGTTGGAAAGGGATTGACTCCTAAAGAAGAACTTCCTCATCATTTTATGCATGACATAAGAGGAGCCAATATCGTTAATGACTTACCATCAGCTTATCCGAATGAATGGAAAAAAGCAGCAGCAATTACATGCAGTTCTCACATGAAAGTAGCTAAAATGAAAAAACATGCAAAGATTGTTGATTTGCTGGTTAAAATAAAAAGGAATGGGTTTGATATAGACAAAATTGCATTGATTGTAAAAAATGATGGGCAAAACGTTCCATGGTTTTTGAATAAAGAAATTCAGAGCAAAATATGTGATACTAAAATACAAATTCCTTCTAGCATGAAGGAAGGCAAGAAAATCAAAGATTATGTAAGAAATGAAAGGATCAAAATATTAAAGGCATTAGAATGCATACTTTTAGATATGTGACTGATAGATTTAATTTAAAAAAAATATAAAATGATGGGATGATTTCCTCCCATCTATTTACATTTACAATGCTTTATGATAGAATTAATCTAAAATTAATGAGATTTTGGGAGGTAGGAAAAATGATAAAAGCTGTTGACAAAATTTCTGTCAAAAAGAAATCGCAGAAACAGATGATAAGAGAAGATTTTGCTCAAGCTATTTCAATGGGCATTGACAAATTTGAGTTTGTTGGTGAAGATTATAATCACAAATATCTTGTTCGATACGTTAGAGATGAAGCAAAACACATTGTAATAAATGATATGCGTCGCAGAGCAAGAGAACTTAAAGCTACTGGTGTTCCAATTCCGAATTGGGTTCAATTCTATCAAGCCAATTTTGAACGATATCTTGAGATTACTCATGGCAAAGATGACAATGGAGTCAATCATGTTTACTGCAAAATCAACAGAGATGGATTAGATGCTATTTGGAATGAGTTTGCTTTGCCTTTGATAGAAAAAACGATAGACAAAACATTTCACGCAAAACTGCGCCGGAAATAACAAAGGAGTATTTTTATGATTAAGAATTTGTTTATAGCACTGCTTGTTGCTTTTTCAGTATCATTAAGTGGTTGCAACCACATTGGCAGCGTTTGGCAGAAAGAAGAGTACTCAATTAACATTGTATCTTTAAATACTGTTAGAGACACAAAAGGATCTATGGATGGTTTGTTTGTTATCGGCACTGGCGTAATTGATGGGGTATTAGATTCGAATACTTATTATTATGTGAGAGCTGTTTATCCTGAAGGAACGTTGATTGAAAAATATGACGTTGCTACCACTTATTTGGTAGAAAGAGATGACATTTCTCCACAAATAATCGTTTCATATGAAACAGATAGTGATGTCAATAGATGGAAAGGTGAGGAAAATAAATATTTTTACTATCACACAAGAAATCTAAAAGTTACGATTGTAGTTCCAAAGAATACGATTATCAAACAATTTGATGCTTCTGTAAAATAAAATTTTTTCAATTTTGCTATTTACATCTTTGAATTGTTGTGTTATAATGGATTCAAGATCAAATAGTAAAGGATGAAACGACATGAAAAAACTAACAAAAAAACAAAAAGCCGCTTATCCAAATTTTCTTTTGTACATTGACACCAATTCAAAAGGCTTAGATGCAACAGGCAAACAAATCATTTGGAAGGTACTTGATGCAGCAAATTTGCTTGAAGCAATGAGGATGGCTGAGGATGTTATTCAAAACAAAGGGGAATATATCTATTTGGTAGACATTTACTACAAGACAGGAGATGAAAATGAAGTAGGAGAACCTTATTATGATGTAGCATTACGTTCAAGAGTACATTTTGAATACGGTAAAGTACGTTATTCTCAGTGGCATTTTGTAGATAGCAAACATTACGAAGACGACAGCAGCCATAAAGGATTGTGGTGTTTTACCGATGGAAATTGCGAAAATGGATGTTTTTATTGGGAGTAATGAATCTCACTAATACTTACTAACAAACCGGAGTGAATAGCTTAAGTGCTTCGAACACTACGTTAATGGAGAAATGGAGGAATATGTAATGCCTAGATTAGCAGAACAGAATACCACTAAAGAGCAGATTATCCAGTTTATCAAGGACCGGCCGAGCAAGGACTGGATGGATGCAGAAGATAGGGAAGATTGGGAAGAATGGGCGTGGGAATATCATACTCCAGAAATCATACCCGAATCTGACTTCAAGATTAGGTTCGATTTCGAGAACTTCGATGCGCCTTGGCAAAAGGATCATGAGTACGATAAAGATGACACCAGCTGGCATGAAGTCAATGGTACGACAATCGCATTATGTAAAGCTGGCGGTGACTGGGAACATCCCGTGTACTTCGCAGTGTATCTTGAGCGTGGCGGGAAGAAACTTCGCGCCTACGTTCCCACAGTAGGTAACTGTTTCAATGTCTATCTCAAGGTAGCGTTGGGAAGCGAAGAAGAATATCACCGCAAAGATGACCTCAAGAAATTGTTGCCCGGTGACCTCCTGGACGAAAACCGACTCGAAGATTGGCATCAGTACCTCGCAGCCAAGATAAATCTGGACGATATGCTCAAGGATATCGGTGCGAGAATCGAGGGCGCCACTCCAGTGGTACCATTCAAGAAAAAGCACGGATTGTTCTACGATGCTAAGGCGCTGGATGAATGGCTCAAGGATAAACCGAAAGATGATTACATTGATGACTATATTTGGCTCTTAACAGATAGGTCCAAGCCTGAGTCCGATGGAGAGTATCTCAGTAGACAACAGTGTGAAGACCTTTCGGAGCTTCTCAACGAGCTGAAGCGTAGAAGGGCTGACGAATGAAAAACATGAAAGGAATGAGAAAAACCATGTCTAGATTAGCAGAACCAAATGCTACTAAGGAGCAGATTATCCAGTTCCTCAATTCTACGATGCGAAAGCCCTAGACGAATGGATCAAAGACCAGTCGCCGGATTATGATAATTATTAAGAAGGGAAAATTATAATGACCAAAGAAAACGCAAAGAAAATCGAGGACATTGCATTTTCCTATTTATTTTACAATGTCGAAGAAAATGATTGGCCACAGAATCCGATAGAGATTCTTAGGAAAGCAGTAGAAGAAGAAGCTACTGCGGATGAGATAAGTGATTTTTGTGAAGACGATCAGCAAATGATTGTATGGTATCCATATGATCGTTACAGTGCAAAATTTATTCTTCATGAAATTGACAGACTTATCGAAAATATGAAGCAACTCGTCGAGGAAGACAACTCAAACAGTGCCGTTCAACAAAAAAGAAAGGACGAAACAAATATGAGTAAAGATAAGGTCAATATTGTAGTTGAATACGAACCGTTAGAAATTCGGCACGCAGTTATACAGTGCCCGCACTGCGAAAACTGGTTCCCGACCGAAGACTGCACGAATGGTTTTGTCCGGCACGTAAGCGATCTGAAAAAATTGGTTTTTTTCTGTCCCAAATGCGGGGAGAGATTTTCTAACGACTTTTTCGATTTGGATATCGAGGAAAGAGATTACAGCGATTTTCCAAAGACACTTAAGAAAAAAGTGGTATGGGAATGATTATAAATGCGAACAATAACCGTCTATGATTATAACGAACTGAGCGAAAAAGCAAAAAAGAACGCATTTGAAATCATGAGAAAATGCTATAATGTATTGAATGGATGCGACGCCTCGAATGAAGATGTTCTGAATTGGATATTTATTTCTGATACAAATTTCGATATTGAAGGAAATGTTGTGCTCACGACCAATGATGTCTGTACAATATTGGGGTTGTAGGAAAGATAATGCGTTGGAATTATTTATGTGAACTAAGAAAGGTGGTGTAGCGGCGATTCCTCTCACGGTAAGTCTGTGGGTTTCCTAGCCGCAGAAATTATGACATTGAACGATTTGATTGCAAGGCATGGATGGGATAAGATTAATTCTTTTACGAAATATCCGTCTATTTTGACGTATCATCACCTTGGGATTAAAGGTGGTTTGAAAGATGAATTGATTGATGGTGGTTTTCCTGATTCTCAAACACTCGAAATCACGGAAAAAGTAGATGGAACAAACGGAAGACTTGTGTTCTTTAATGGAGATTATCTGATTGGTCAACGTGAAAGATTTGAATATGCTCGTGGAGATCGTGTCATTAATTCTGAAGTGGTAGATCCAATTAAACAAGCGCTGCGTTCGTATATTGACTATGGTGACGATATGTTTACCGTTATCTATGGCGAAGTATATGGACATCGTATTCAAGATGGCTCTAAAATATACTGTGCCGACAATAACAACCAAAGAAAGTGTCGTGTGTTCGATGTGTGGCAAATGGCAATTGATGATGTTGATAAGTATCTCTCTGATGCTTCTAATCAGCAGATTACATTCGACCGTGAACATAATATACAGCCATGGTTTAGCACTGAAAAACTCGATGAATTTTGCAAGGAGTATGACATCGATAGAACACCTATTTGGATGACTATCTACAGCAATGATATGCCACGTGGTGCTGTTGAGACAAAATCTTGGATTGAAGACAACTTCAAGGAATCCCATGCAATTATTGGGAATGGAACTGGTTCTAACCAGAAATTTGCAAGAGCAGAGGGAATTGTGGTTCGAACTCAAGACAGATCGGTAATTAGAAAGCTTCGTTTTGAAGATTATCATAAGGGGGAGATGAAAGGCTGGGTTTGACGAATTAAAACCTAACACAAAAAATTGGAGGATGAAAAATCCTCCTTTTTTATTAAAAAAACTATTTACAAATACTGAATAACGTGGTATAATAGATTCAAGAGGTAAGGATAGTAGCTGAAAGGAAGGTCACAATGATGAATGTAAATGTAGAAGTTCCTAACTTTACTGTTCGTGAAGATTATTTTCAGAATATCCTTGATAAAGTAGAAAAAATCAACAAGCGCGGAAAAACATCTATTGAGGTGGAAGTCACTGGAACTTCATATGAAAAGCAGGGTGCAGGATACGAAAAGTATATTTCTTTCGACTTGAAACAAGATTTCTCGAATGTCATCAATGGATATACTGTCCTTGGCAGAAAATTCAAAGATTTGGAAACTGGCGCAATTACAGTAAGCGATGGAGTACCACAAGAATATAGAAACGATGATTTTATGTGCAATCACTGCGGAACTCGCAGAGCAAAAAAAGAAGTTTACATTCTTCAACATGATGATGGAAACATCATTCAAGTAGGATCTGCATGCATTAAAGATTTTCTTGGAGATTCTATTGTTTCCACAATTTTCTACTATAAGTCTTTGGAGCAGATTGGTGATAATCGCGAATCTTATGATTCTCAATTTCATAGTATCGATATGTATAACGAAGTTGAGAAAGTGATTGCAATCTCTCATGAGATAATTAAGAAAAATGGATATGTCAGCAAGGCAGATTCCGAATGGAAAGATGAACCGGCTACGTTTACTCTTGTAAAAGAGCAGCTGAAGAATAGTCCGGAACCAAAAGAAGAATCCATCGAACTTGCAAAAAAAATTATTGAATGGTATATGACTCTTTCGAATGAAGACTCTTTCACATTCAATGTCCAGCAGATTCTTGAGAGTGGATATGTACGTACAAGCAAAGTCGCCTTGATTACTTTTCTCCCACAGTCTTATAAAAGGCATCTTATCAAATTGGCTCAAAAAGAAGCCACGAACAACGAGTATGTAGGAAAGGTTGGAGATAAATTTTCCGGAAAAGTGACATTGAATAAGGTTTCATCCTATGAAAGTCACTTTGGATATAAAGAAACTACTGTATATATACACATTTTTGTTGATGATGAAGGACATCAGCTGATTTGGAAAACTTCCAGTGCCTGCTTAGAAGAAGGTCAAAGGTATATTATTTCCGGAACAATTAAAGAACATAACGAATATAATGATACAAAGCAGACAATCTTGACAAGATGCAAGAGAACGAAGATTTGATAACGAGGAGGCGAAAGCCTCCTTTGTTGAATTTTTATCAAAAAGCTATTTACAAACAATAAACAAAGTGTTATAATAGAATCAATGGAAAGTGTATCAATTGCATCAGATTGGAGGTCAACAATGGAAGTTAAAAATATTGAAGGCGTAAAGCTGAATCATTGTCCGCTGTGCAAACATGAAATGAAATTGGGATATGCTTTTGATTTTACAAACAAGAATGGTTGCTTTGCATTTTGTGATAATTGCAATCTTTATTTTGGACTCAACAGAAAAGAAGCAGAGAAATGGGATTTGGCTGGAATGTATCATACCCAGACAGAACTTGCGGATGATTGGAACAAAAAGACTGAAATGTTTGAAAAATATCTGGATAGCAGATTGGACCAAGAAATTGAAAAGATGTGGGATGCTTTATCTACAGTATTGGATGCTAATCCTACTGATGAAACATTGATGGTTATAATCAAAAGAGCGTTTCGTCATCTCATCCAAACCGGTGAGTATGATGAGAAAACTATCCTCAACGCTATACATAAGCGTCAAAATATGAATTTATAAGGAGAGATGAGTATGGAGATTTTGAAAATTGATTCTGTAAAGAAATGTGAGTCGCTTCGTAGTGGATCTGCTTTCACGATTGAAGGTATCAACACCTCAAGTGATTCTCTTGGACAACTTCGTGACTGGATCAATACATATACACTGATGAAGAATGAACGTTTCCATGTTATCTCAGGAGGTGACATGAATAAATGGTATCAACTTAGTGGTGACAATGCATATCCAGATGATTTGAACATCGTGTGTGTTAAATTGGAAGACATTGAAGATGTTTCAAAGATTGTCACGGCAAGGTTTTCTGTTGGTGGCAGATGGTTGGATGATGTCATAGACAACAATCTGAGGAGAGAAAAAACACACCGTAATCGCAAAGGAGTGTAATTATGAAAATTCAGACATTTGTTTCTGCATGGGTAGATGGTAATGGCAAAGTCATCAATTTTGAGAGGTGGAGCGACAAACGCTTGAACACCGTCATTCAAAAAACATTGAAACTTACCCAGCATCCTATTTATCGAAAAGATAACAAAAAAGCAAGTTATCTGGTATTCCATTCTACTCAAAAAGGGAAAAATGTTCTTACATTGTCTATTCCCATTGATAAAGCTTTAGCAGAAGCTTCTGAGAAGTATGCAAATTGCTGGTAACGATATGTTAATATGTGATAAAAAAGTCTGTTGAAATGCAGACTTTTTTGTTTTGACTATTTACAAATTCTGAATAGCATGATATAATATATTCAAGAGGTACACAAAAGGAGGAATTACAATGCATATTAGCAGGATCATGTCAACACTGAAAAACTGGGAACATCAAATTAAAAATGCATTGATGAGTGTTAAAATTGCAGAACGAACATATGAAATGTTAAAAGATGATGAAACACGTTCAGAAGACGCAAAAAACGATTTGCACGTCTGCAAAATGAAGTTGGAAAAAGTTGATAAGAATTTTCATGATGTATGCAAAAAGATTGTAAAAACAGTTGATGACAAGCAGTTTGCTGAGTTATGGATTCACATGCTGGATTCGCTTGAAACAAAAAGATATGCATTGTATCTGGCACATTATTTGATTGAAGAATTTAAAGTCCGTTTTCCGGCTGGATTTGAAAAATTGATAACCAAAAAACATCCCTTCTTTGAAAAGAACATAGAGAAGTATATGTTCTGATAATGCATTAGAGCTCATACTTTAAAAAAAAGTCCATGAAATATGGGCTTTTTTTGTTAAAAACTATTTACAAACTCTGAATAACATGGTATAATATATTCAAGAGGTAAGTAAAGGAGGAATCACAATGAAAGTAAATCAGATTCAAGAGAGGATTCACAATACGGAAGAAAAAATTCAGAAGAAACTTGCTCTCATTGAGAAAAGAAATAAAATCATCGAGAAGTTTGCGGACATCCCAACATACGAAGAACTTTGGAAGATTGAAGCCGAGAAGAGAGATTCTAACTGGGAAGATAACTGCGAAAAAGCATACAAAGTAAGCGATGCAAAAGAAAGCATAGAGTCTGCAAAAAAGGAAATTGCGAAATTTGAATCTACGCTCCAGAAGTACAAAGAGCAACTTGCAAAAGAGCAAGTAAGAGAACTTCAGATTGAAGAACTTCCGGAGCAAATGAAAAAACTGAAAGAATTCATAATCCAGAAAGATTATGAATTCATGATTCAGTACAAGGCAAGAATCAAGGAAGCGAGAAAAAAATACTCTTACAAAGAGTTTATCCGCAAGTATTCAAATGCAGACGCAGAACTTCTCTACAAATCAGATGATGATATAAAAAGAGACAGTGAAAAAACCGCAGAGAACATCATCATAAACACCATCTCCAAGGTTCATAAAATCACCGGAGATATCACAGACTGGAAAGGAGTGTATGTAACATTAGGCTCAAATAACTCTCTTGTCTTGAACGGCATTGTGGAAGGTGAGAATGGAAAGGCAAGATTGGAATCCATCAATGCCGGAGGATATAACATCCAGAAACTTCATATAAGAGTGCTGGTAAAAAAGATTTGATTGAAGGGGAGGAATTCCTCCCCTTTTGTAATTCTTTAAAAAAGTTTAGAATATCCTGAAAAACTATTTACATCAAGATCATTTTATGATATAGTAATAAAAAAGGTGATGAAATGACAAAAAGATTTAGTGCTTTGAAACTTAAAAAGAATGCTGATGGAGATACATATATCTTTGTAGAAAATGGTAATATTGAATAAAGGAGAAAAATCATGAACTATGACATCAACAATGTAAGGATTAATACACAACAATTTACGTGTTCATATATTATTGAGTTAGCTAGAAAAAATCTTTTGCGTTTTGCTCACGATAACGAGTGGTTTTTTAAAAATAACAAAAAGTCGCTATTCATTGAGTCTATGTTCATGAGAATACCAATACAATCGTTTTATTTGCATGAAAATAAAGATGGTTCGTATAATATACTTGATGGGAATAACAGGATTCATACTATCATTGAATTTGCAAACAATCGCTTAACTCTCAGTGGTCTTGAAGTAGAGAAAGAATGCAATGAACATTGCTATAGTGAATTAGGACGAAAAAATATTAATATGTTTTTACGTACTATTTTTACGATGCATATCTTAGATGTTCGTCATGATGAAAACGTTGTTTTCAATATCATAAACAGAATCAAATAAACTATATTGGAGATTCATGACGCCTTGATATAATGAAATAAAACAAACACAAATAGAAACCTATTTATAGAAAGAGTGAAATCATGAAAATCAATCTAACCAATAGAGAGATATCAATGCTTGCGACCGTAGGTATGGAATATGTTGAGATGTTAAGCGATACTGATAGTGAAAATTATACCAAGTATATGCTTGAAAATGGATTGGGATCTGCAATGAAAAAAATATTGAAAAATAAAAACGGTTATGAAGTTTATAAAAAATATGCATCTCATCGAGAATCATTTCATTATCCAACTTATGAAGAATGGAAGAAAAAAAATAACATTGTCGAAGAAGAGGAAGAAGAAAAACAATGGGAAATAATGATGTAAATCGAATGTAATAAAATATAATTTGCCAAGTATTTCTGCATAAAAGTTTCTAAAAGCTATTTACAAACACTGAATATTGTTGTATAATACAATCAAGAAGTGAATATAGCATTAGAAAGGAAGATACACATGCGTACAACGTATAAATTAAATGGTGAACGTATTTCGAAAACAAATCTTATGGCGAAAATTTCTCCTGGTCTTGTAAGTTCTATGACAAGAGATACGTTTTTTGCTGCTAAAAAGGAAAACGTTGCTAATATTCAGAAAGACATTTTTCTCTCTGGTCATGGAACGATTACTGTAACTATTAAGATGTAGAAGAATTAGACAACGAAAAGGAGAATATCTATGAAATATATTCGCTCTTCTATCGGTGCCAAGACTGCTCTTCCGGAGGAATTTAAAACTTGGAAAGAATATACATTATTTCTTCTAAACAATCTTCCACAAGAAACGGCAAATATATATAGGAAAAAATTTAAAAAATCTATCGTGTTTTGGAGGAAAAAAGGCGCAACTCTTGATGAACAGACTATATCTCTTCTTCAAGAAGCTGGTGTTAAACTTCAAACTTCTCCGTCAAAAAAACCAGGAAAGTCTATTGTGAAGCTTGCACAACCAACTCCTGATGAAAATGCTTCTAAGATTCTCAGCAAGACTCCTTCTTGGAAACGCATGTGTATTTGCATTCTTCGTGAAGATCCAAAATGCGAATATATGGGCTTTTAGCGATTTTTGCAATGTGGCCTTAAATAAGGCCACAATTTTATTTATAAAAACATCTTTCAATCGTAGTATGAATTTATTTATTTTTATGATTGAAAGACGTTTGTTTTTTATAAAATAAAATCGGTGGTTAATATGAAAGGTATTAAAAATATTTTATTTGACAATTACATATGGTATCATTCTACATTAAAAGGTTCGAAAGATAAAATCTTAGAAGAGGGATTAAAAATAAATTGCATTAGAGAATTTAGTGAGGAAACGCAACCTTATATCTATCTTTCTAATGTGCCTTTTACTCTAGAAATAGATTATATGACATTTGCTGTAGATTTATCTGATGTTATCTGGAATAAACATTTAAATTCAATGGTAAATTCTGTAAACAATGAAGTACATATTATGATTGATACTAATATTCCATCTAAGTATTTAAAACCATTATCTCAAGAAGAAGCTAGGAGGATTCGTAATGAGAATAAGAGAAGATTTTGTAACTAACTCGTCAAGCTCAAGTTTTATTATTTTTGTTCACGAAGATCTGTTGAATGATACAGAAAAGAAATTTTTAGATGGATTTTTAGATGCGACTGATGATTATGAAACATATAAAGCAGAAGATATCACAAAAGAATTTGAAGAAAAAGATGAGTATATCATGCATATTCTTTCTGATCAAAATGTAGATGTAGAAAAAGTTAAAGATTGTAAGATATACAGAAAATCAATTGCACAAGATTATTCGTTCATGCTAGAAGATTTATTCAATAGTGTTTTTGAAGGTTCGCCTGCTATTGAGATGACGTATGATGGATGCTAAAGATTAAAATTAATTGCTTGGTAATTTTTTATTTTTATATAGAAACTGGTGTTTTTATGTTGTCAGATCAAAAAATAAGAGAATTAGTTGCTAATAATAAATTATTAGAACCTTTTAACGAAAAACAACTACAAACAACATCATATTGTATTTTATCAGGAAAAGTAGCCATAGTGTATCAGTCTTTAAATGAGATTGTTAATTTGAATAACAAAAAACAAATAGAATTAATTTCTCATAAAATTGAAATTGCTAATGGATATCATATCAAACCTGGTGAATACATCTTAGTAAAAACAAAAGAAAAATTATCTATGCCTGAAAATATGACTGCACACTTACGCTCATGGCGAACATTGATTAAATTAGGATTGATTATGTATGACCAACATATAGATCCCAATTTTAATGGATATTTGTATATTGGGTTATATAATGCGACTCGTAACATAATAGACATTTATCCAAATTTAATCATTGCACAGATAGTATTTGAAGAAGTAACAGGAAAAATCTCTAATGAAAAACTGCACAATCTGAAATTTCATTGGTAGTCCGTGGAGATGATGTAAACGATAAATGGGATTTATTTGTAATGCCAGGAAAATTGTGCTATAAATTTCGCGATGATTACATAAATAAGACTCATTCAAAAATTAATTCAACATATCATCTTGACAGGTTTATTGAGGATTTTCCTCGGCTAGAATCTGAGCTTTTTAAATTTGTTGAATTTTTAAACAAACAAAACTCTTTGTCGCAGTAGGAAATTTTGAAAAAACTATTTACATTTTTATATAGCTGTGATATAATAAATACAGAGGTAAGGAAAGAACAAACAGAGAGCAGAAAGGATGAAAAACATGAAGTTTGTCATTGCTTCTCAAAATCCTGGCAAGATCAACGAATTCAAATCGGCACTAAAAAACCTTCCTTGCGAAGTTCTTTCTTTGAAAGATTTACATGTTTCTGTTGATGCAGAAGAAACTTCAGATACTTTTATCGGCAATGCTTTACAAAAAGCAAGATTTTATGCCAATCTTACAAATCTTCCTTGCATCAGTGACGATTCTGGCTTGGAAGTAGAATATCTTGATAACAAACCTGGAGTTTTTTCGGCTCGTTGGACCGGTGCCCATGCTGACGATAAAACCAACAACGAAAAACTCATCGAAGAAATGAATAAAATCAACAAGGCATCTTCACCCGCAAGATATGTTTCTGCTATTGCACTTGTTTTCCCAGACGGCAAAGAAATCACCGTAGAAAAAGATGTCAAGGGCACAATCAAAACAACTCCTCACGGCAGCTTTGGTTTTTCATACGATCCATATTTCTATTTTACAGAAGACAAAACATTCGCAGATATCACTGCTGAAGAAAAAAATAAAATCTCACACAGAGGCAAATCTCTGAAAGCAATAAAAGAAGAAATAATGAAATTGTTGAATGCATAGATGACGTGGTAGGTGAAAATCATGTGAGATTTTAGAAAAAGGGTGATTTAGATGGGAAAATCAAGAAACTTTGTTTATTTCCAACCAAACAAGAAAGACCTTAAAGATAATTACGGGGACTGCGTTATTCGTGCAATATGCAAAGTACTCAACAAAGAGTGGATAGAAGTATACGATATGTTGGTGGAAAAGGGAAGAGATTTCCAGTGTTTGCCAAACTCAAAGCCAGTGTATGAAGCGGTTTTGCTGGAGAATGGGTTTGAGTATCACGGCATATCAAACCGCAAAGGAACAAAGAGACCGACGGTCAAGAAATTCGCAACAGATGAACACAAGACTTGTGTAATGAGAACAGCACATCATCTTGTAGCAAGCGTTGACGGAAGTTTCTATGACACATGGGACAGTGGAGAGAAATCGTTATATGGATATTGGATGAAAAATTAAAAGAGGTAAAAACAGGAGGTAAATATTATAAAAAATTGAAAAAACTATTTACAAACACTGAATAACATGGTATAATAGACTCAAGAGGTAACAAATAAGGAAGGGGAAAAGAATATGGGAAAGTACAAGATTGAATATGAATACAACGGTAAGAACGATTACGCTGTAGTCGAAGCTGAGGGTGTAGCAGATGCACATGAAACATTTCTCATTGACTACGCTGACATTGACCCAGAAATCAACGGAATCTCTCCGTACACAGTCTATGACGAGATTCAGGCTGAGAGAATTCGTCAGGTCAAAGAAGAGGGCTATTCCAAGGAGCACGATGACAAGTTCGTTCACGGAGACCTAGCGATAGCAGCGGCCGTATACGCTTGTCCAGGTGTTGAAAAAATTATCTGGCCATTTGATAATCCTCCTAAGTTGAAGGATGATCGGAGTAATTTGATTCGCGCGGCAGCGCTTATCGTTGCCGAAATCGAGAGACTTGAAAGGAAAAAATAAAACATGAAAAATTTTTACATTGCAGATACTCATTTCGGACATTATAACATCATCAGGCTTTGCCAGCGTCCATTTCAAACAGTGGACGAAATGGATCAGACTATGATCAAAAATTGGAATCAAGCAGTAAGTGATGAAGATACTGTATATATCCTTGGAGATGTTTCTTTTAGCAAGGGTTCCAAGAGTCCAGATGAATATTTGAGCAAACTCAATGGGAAAAAAATTATCATAATGGGAAATCATGATTATGACATTTTAAAAAACAAACAGAAATATTTGAAGCAAAAGATTGCGAAATGGATTTCAGATTATTCTGAAATTAGAGATGAGTTGAACGGCGAAAACAAAAGAATCATTCTTTCCCATTATCCGATTCTTGAATGGAATGGTTTTTTCAGAGGAAGCATTCATTTGTACGGGCATATCCATAATAACACGGAAAACCAAACATTAAAAATTATGCAGAATATAGATAATGCATATAATGTAGGCGCAGATATTCTTGATTTTACTCCAAGAACTTTGGATGAAGTCATAGAATATAATAAGAAGTTTTCTTTAAGTCATCAATAATAGGAGACAAAAATGGAAATCCAAGCAAACATAACTCTTAAAAGCATAAAGTTTGATGTTGATGAAGAAACACTGTTGCTTCAAATGATTAAAAACATTATTGGAGAAAGACGCACTGCAAATGAAGTTCTTATTGATAATGTAAACAATTGCTTATATACGATATATGACGCTTCATATCATGGATCTCCAGATTATCAAAAAAGTATTTTCTGTACAGATGAAACGCAAGTTAAAAAATTTGAACTTTTGAAACAATTGTTAGATGTAGTAAGACGTCAGAAAGAAGTCATTGATCGTGGATGCTAAACAAACAAACGGACGTAATGTCCGCTTATGTTCTTTAAAAAAAGGTGTGATTTTATGATTGATAAAATTATTAGGTATGCAAAATCTTTAGTAATAAAAACTAATAACATAATCAAAAAAAAGAATTATAATGTCTTTTTATAAGAAACTCGCTGGATTATTAGAAGATTTAAAATCAATAAAACAATTTGAAAAATACTTTGTCACAAAAGAAGACGCTGAAAAACATTTAGATGAACTTAGATCTAAAAATAAACCAATTTATCCAGAGGATGGCGACTGGTATGAACCCACTTTAGAAATGGAAGAATTCTATGTATATCAAGATCCACCTCTTGGTATAACAAATATTTTATATGGCAAATGTTTTGTTGCCGAGCTTGTGCGCAGGGGATATGACGATATAGTTTGTTTAGCTGGAGTATATCCGGTTGATAATGAAGGCAATGTGTCTGGAAAATTGATGTGATATAGGATTCTCAATAAGAATCTGTTTGCTGCACGTGATGAAATTATGGACACTGGCATAAAAGGATTAGGCAGGTTATACATTACTGGCAATCAAATTTATAAAGATTTGGATTCCTTGAAAAAATATGTTCAAAAATTTTTGATTAGCCGCAATAAATAAAATGATTTTTACTATTTACATTTTTGAATTTATATGATATAATCATATTAAGGGGTGAGCATCATGAATGTAAAGCTAGAAACTGAAATGAAAAAAGTTGTCTCTAAATTGGAAACTTTTTATCATAAAAACATGACAATAAAAGTGTATTGCGGTCATGATGAAAAGGGATTGATTAGCCAAATTCCTGGGATGTATATTTCGCGCTTAAAAGATACATATCCGGTTAGATTTCTTTGGAGAAAGAAGAATCGTAATGATAAAGCAGATTTATTGATTGAATTTTCGTGTTATCAATCTGATAAAGATGATGTTGTAATAAATGAAAAAGCTGTTCCTGAAAAAACCATTGAAATCATATTTTACTTTAAGGTTTGGCAAGAACTCGCAGACGTTTATTCAAGTATTTTTATACCTTGGGCGAAACAATTTAAAGTGCCAATTGAAAACAAAGGTCCTCTTGAGTTCACCATGTGTATACCTCCTGATGATCCGACTAATCCCAATTACAACAAGTGGATGGATGAATGGGTAAAATTGTGTGATGAAAATCCCGAATTTGTTGAACAAGTTCTTTCTGAAGAAAATAAAAAGATATACGCAGAACAAAGGAGGAAAAGGAATGAAGTTTAGTATTGATTACTGTGGATATGATGGTCATGCAGTTTTTGCTAAGACACACTTGACCAAAATCGAATTGAGAAAAGTTTGGAATAATCTTACTAGAAAGCAAAAACTTCGTTCTACTATCTGGTCTCCAGATGCTCATACTCGTGAGCATTGTCTATATCGACTGAAAAACATTCCGTTTGATATGTGTTGAAAGGAGTTATTGATGAGCACAAATTTTTATTGGAAAAAACTTCCTAAGTGGTTTGAGGAAAATGCAAAAAAACCGGAAATATCTGAAGATAGTATTTTTATGCATATTGGGAAAAGTTCTGGAGCTGGAATGTATTGTCATAAGTGTGGCACTACAATGCATAGATACGGCACAACGGCAATACATGGAAGTCACAATCCTGATATTGGGTTGTTGTTTGAAGGAATGGAAGATCAGGCTCATGCCAAAGAATTTCTAGAAAAATATATACAAGAAAAAAACATATACTGGAATGAAAAATGTCCATGTTGTGGCAATGAACCAGAATATACTACATCATTTCATTGGACATTGATGATTCATAAAAAAATCATCAACGAAAACATTGACAATCCAGAAAATCTTATCGTAGATGAGTATGGTAATGAATTCACATGTAGTGAGTTTATGAAACAGCATTCAACGCCAATCGAATATCAAACAGCTTGTGAATTCAGTTGATTTATTGTAGCTCATCAGAAATAATGATGAGCTTTTGTTATATATAATTTTTGTAAGATAATTGAAAAATATTTGTTTTGAACGGAGTACTTCGCACCGCCATAGAGTAACCGAAGGATAGTAAGTGAAAGGCAATAGTGTGCCAGCAGGCTTATTCAACTTGTGTTTTTTAATTAGATTACATTATTCGAAAATTAATATCGATGTTAGCTCTTTGTTGTGAAAATTTTTCACTCTTAGAGTCGTTTGTTATTTTCAAAATTAGATTTATCTTTAAAAAGAATTTGTGATGGCTATGTAACTATCACCATTTTTTTTGCATAAAATCATAAAATTTTGCATTTTACTATTTACATTTTCCGAAATTTGTGATACAATAAATACATAAACAAGTAAAGGAGTGCGGTACATATGAAAATGAATAAAGAAAACTTCAACAACTTCAAGAAGGATTTTATGGAAGCTGTCAAGGCACTGGAAGATAAGTACGATGTAAGCATTTCATTTGGCAATAGCATTTCTTATACAGAAAATTTCTTCAGCACAAAGATTGAGGTTACAAATGGAAGCAATGCTGAAGATGCGGAAAAAGTTATGTTTGAGCATAACGTTCTGGGGAATAGATACGGAATCACACCGGATGATTATGGAAAAGAGTTCGTCATCAACGGCAAGAAATTTGTTTTGGTTGGATTCAAGCCGAGAGCAAGAATCAATTGTTTTGTAATTCGGGATCAAAAAGGAACGCAGTACACCTGCTCCGCTAGCACTCTTGGATTGAGATAATTGAAGGAGGTAAAATATTATGAGCATTTGGGGCAATGAAAACGAATACAATTGGGAATTGGAGAAAGAACTCGATAGAGAGTACGACCGCCAAGTAGCAATTGACGAATTTTTGTATGAACAAAGTTTACGCGAAGAGGAAAAACGTAAAGAACGTGAAGGCTTATTCCCGGGTGTTACTTTGAATGGCCATGGAATTCATGATAGGGATATTCCGTACTATGACGATGATGACAGCACTGACGATACCAGCGCCGTGGATGATAAATATTCGGAATATGAAGACCTACCGCGATTTGAAAAGATTCGTTAAGGAGGTAATTAAATGGAAATTTTTAATTTCATATTTTTTGCAATGTCGTTGTTTTACACCATATGGTGTGAGGATATTTACTCCTTGTTTTTTGTTGGTGTTTTTTATAATTTTCTTTTCAGAGAAAGTATGAGGAAAAAGCATGAATAAAGAAAAAATTGAAGCGTTAATCAAAAATATTCCAGACGCCAAACAATTGGGTTTCACCTATCACCGCACTAATGGTGAATATGGAAGCGACCGTATAGGTCGTTCTAAGGTGTTTGATTATGAGACAAAGCGTAATTACATCAACAAGATTTATGATGCTTATCTCGCAAGTCTTCCCGAATTCAATGCTGAGATTTACACTAAGGTAGAAGAACAGCGAAGGATTGCTTGCGATAATATTCTTGATGATCTTGGTGATCTTTTCTTTGATGTCTACATTGATGAAGAGCATTTCTCAAATGAATTGCGAGAGACTATTTCCAAGATGATATGGATTATCATTGAACGAGAAGTACCTGGTGACTCTATCACGATTGATTATCACAAGGTTATAGATGTTTATCTTCGCCAAGTTGATTATATCAAGGAATTCATCTGGCTAGCTCGCATGGATAAGACATTCGATAATTCTCATTGTTTTTAATTAAAACAACAAAATCATCTTTTTGAAGAGTAAGAGAAGATAAATCTTCTCTTTTTCTTTTATAAACTATTTACATTTATCTTGTTATATGATAAAATAATAAAGAGAGGAGAAACATTATGAAAAACTTTTCTTATTTAGAAGAACAAAAACTTATACATAAATTTTGGAAACTTCATGATAGAATTTTTAGCATGCCGGCAAAAAGATTTATTTTTTGTATAATCGATCCGGTTATGAATGGGACTGCTGGTTATGCATATGATGTACTAAAAAATAATAATTTTAAAAATATCGTTTTGATTGATTTCAAAGATTTGGAAAAATTTCTTTTTCAATTTGGTGACAAATTTATTGTTATTCATTGCAACTGCGATTTAAACATAGATAATGATATTTATTTCGAACAACCTTTTCAAGATAAGAGTATTTCGATCATTGCGAATATTGATTTTTTTTACTACAGGCAGTATATTCAATTATTTAGAGAAAGCATAGAAAATTATCAATCAAAAAATATTGAACCCACTCAACTAATTGCTTTTGAGGAGATAGTTAGATGAAAAATATCAATATGCTTTATGAACTTTTAAATGATCATAATGTATATCTTAGCAGTAACGCTACAGAAATGAAACCATATATAAAACATTTGAAAAATTTTAAAGGAATAGCGCCAATCAAAAATTCTCTCAACGAAAAGATTTTAGTGTTTGCATATCTTACATCATATAAAAAAATAGAGACTGAAATTGTAGTCTCTAATGATTTCTTGGTTCAAGATCATCGTGCTCCTGGTTCAAAAAATCTATCTCCATGTGTTACTGTGTTTCTTAAATTTCAAGACATAAAATTTGAAGAAGCAATGAAAGAACTTCAAGCACAAATATCTAATTTTTGAGTTGCTTCATCAAATGTTCCAGAAATATATTTTAAAGATAATCCGTGTACGCTAACATTGTTTTTAAGTTCGTTGATTAGTTCATTAGGTTTTTTGTTTGAATTATAAATTTCAACGTATTGCCCTTGGCCCAATTTTGGAGTAGTTAATTCATTATTTTCATCTAAATAATTAATATTTGTAGCGATTACTCCTACGTAAGCCATATCGTCATCAAGTTCATCATTGTATATAAGATAAGCATAAAATTCTACTGCAAATAATGTATTGTCTTTCGCTGTTGAATTATTTTCTTTATATATTCCTCCGAACGAACAATAAGAATTATTATATAAAATGGCATCATTAGGGGTTAATCTTTTATCTGTTTGTTGTATTAAATTTAGTGCTTTTGTTGTATCTAATCCTAAATCTTCCATGTCTAATGTGTTAAATTTTGATAGTCTTTTCATATATGTCACCTCTTTTTATTATATTAAGATTAGTATTAAACATTCCACTGGACGTATTACTGGTACTCATGTACAGCATGAAAGTACAATCACATAATTTACAAAGGAGATCAATTAAGTTTATAGGGTTAGAGTTTTCTAGCCTTTTTAATTACAAAAATTTTTTCTTAATCTATTTACAAATTTTATACGTTGTAATATAATGGAATCAAGTTAAGGGAGATGATGATATGAGAGATTTGACTACAATGAAGAAAGAGCTTGAATCTTGCAAATCTGAGCATGCAAAGATCTTAAAAGTGTTTCATAGAGATTGGAAAAAGGGGAAAATTCACGATAAAGGACTTGCCAATCGTAGCAGTTTTTTACGTTCCAAAATTAAAAATCTTCATATCAATATCAATCAGGAGATGCAAAAATGTTGGATTAGCTAATTGAAAAATTTTTCTTATGCAGATATAATTTCTAATGATTTTAGGGAGAGATGTTCTATGTGTGAAAAACTTTCCGTCTTTCCATTCATAATACATTTGCTCATGCATTGTTTTTGCTATATTGATTTTTGAGATTTTTGTTACTGGAGATTCATTATCACATATTATACGATGAGTTGAATCTTCCAAAGAATCAAACATTTTCTTTCCCATTGTTTGTAAGCATACATTATCGTCTTCAGTGTACATGTTTACTAAAACTACTTCTTTCATTTTATCAACCTCCAATAATATTGACACCAAGTTCTAATATAGATTATATCATTGTTTTAAATAAAAATAAATAATTTTTTGATGTACTCTCAGAAATTTTAAGTAAAAATTGTTCAAACTAATAATTCTGTAATTTTAAGAAAGATGCTTGGCCTTTTGTTTCGATTTCCCCACATAATAAACTAAAGGAAGTGATCTATGAATTGAAAGAACAGCGTGTACTTTTTTCAGTTATATAAGAGAGGAGACTTGCATATGGCTAAGATTACACCGAAATTTTTGGAAAATGGACTCATGGATATCGAGGATCTCAAGATGCTGGAAACAGAAGCAAAGACAATGTTTAACGATGCCGAAAAACATCTTCAGCATGTACAGGCAGTACTTCACTCAGCGATCATCTTTAATTCTAAGATGGAAGCTGAAAAGGCTGTAAATAAAAACGAAGACTGATTCAACGATTAAAGGATGTTTAATTATGAATAGATTTTTTGGTATGATGCCAAGTAAAGAGATTGAAAAGAAAGGCCATTTTGTAGAAACAGATGGTAGTCCTGTTGATATTGACGCTGGTCCTCATGGTTGGACAGTACATTGGTGTGATCATAGTACTTTGTACAAAGATGTAGATGCTACCACTGAAGAGAATTTTCAAGAAGCTTTGAAAACTGCTAATTCAAAAGCTCCGCATGGACCATTGAAAGAAGCTGGTCATAACAAAAGATTATGCATAAAACGAGAAGAGTAAAGTTTATGAAAAATTGGATAAAAGAAACAAAATTATCTGCTAAACAACAGTTGGAAAAATTTTTTAATAAAATTTATGGCATGATTGATAAATTTCGCAACTGGTATGATGAATGGGATCCATTCGGTAAAAAGCGTGAAAGAGAATTTTATAAATTGCTTTTTCGGCCTTCAGTAGAAAAATTAATTTTTATGAATCTGCTACATTTCCATTATGTGGTAGAAAATGGTTGGTCTGAAGAGGAATTCCAACGTCGTGTTAAGTTCCGTCCAAACACTGATTTGATATTAGTCGATGGAAATGCTAATTATCCCAAATCTGTTATAAATGATTATGATATCGTAATGGGCTATAATCAGTCTGATGAAGGAAAGAAAAGATTTGAGTATTTGCTTGACAATATTTGAAAGGAGAGAATTTCCGTGGGTGTAGATTCCAAAGCATTTATGAAACAAGGCATCAATATCATTCAACTTACCAAATACATTGAGTCCAAATACAAAAACGTAAATGTTAAATCTAATGAGACTTGCGGCTATATATTCTATGTGGCTTACTTCAAAGATGGAGAAGATAATAGGGCATTGTTCGTTCATCTCATAGATTGGGAAGATGAAGACAATACATATCCTGTCAAACCTGTCAAAGGAACATCCGTTTCTCTGAGCTTGGGATATTGGGGAAATTCTGTTAAGATTCTAACAGAAATACTTCAGAATTTTGGCGGTGGTTTTCTTCTCCCAAGTGACTCAATGTTTGATGGCACCGGTTGGAAGTTCATCAATGGCTGGGAATTCCTCAATGCAGAAAACAACGCACAGACATGCATGACGGACCTGGAGGCCAAAGTCTATCAGCTTGTTTCAAAAAATAAAAAGCACTTGAACAATGATGATATGAATATATTTAATTTTATCGTCAAGCATGTAGAAGAAATTAAGAAACTTTAAATCACAAAATAACCGGTGAGTCATATCATCGGTTATTTTTGTATATATTTATATTCGATGATCTAAATTTATCATTGACAGTGACATGAGAAGGCGTGAGATATGCAAAAAACTTCTCTAAGAATTTCGTAAAGGATAACTATGAGAAAACGAAAGAAAAAAAATCCCAATCTATCTGAAAATGATATTATCGTTAGTATCTTGCCAGATGGAAATTATAAAATGTTATATGCTTCTTACATAAAAATGTTTAATAGAATAACGTTGATCTTAAAAAGAGATACTATTGAGATTTATTCAAACAAAGAGATCATTGAATCATCAATTAGAAATTATTTTAAGCTTCTAAGAAGATACAAACTTGAAGAAATAAAAAAAGTAAAGCTGTATCGAATGTATAAAAAATATTTCAGAGAATACAAAGAAAAATGCATTTTTTATGAGGGATTATAAAAAATGCATAAAATCTATTTACAAACAAATGAGAAAATGATATAATAAAAAAAAGATTTTGATACGGAGGGATTTACAATGGAAAACAAAATGACTATCATTGCTGCTCTTTTTGATAAGCAGCTTGGAGAGATGTTTCAAGTCAAACACGAAAATACGATATATACTGCAGATTTCTGGCCAAGAGGATTACATTTGCGAGGACAAAGTTGGAATACATGCGATAGGATTTTCAAGTATCTACTTATTGGAGAAGCTAAAATAGTATAAAAGGAGTGGGAGAAGTGATTGCTATTAAGCATTTTAATATGCCAAATAGCTGCAACAATTGCCGGTTTCAATATCAAAATAAATGCCAAATAACTGGTGCATTGCTTGACAATACATGCATAGAACGTCACAAAGATTGTCCACTAGTGGAAATAGATCTTGAAGGTATGAAATATGATCCAGAATATAGTGATGTATACGAATCTGGTTATAATCTTGCAATAACAGAAATGCAGAGAATAATGTCAAAATAAGGAGGGAATTTTAATCAAGATGAAACGGTGGCGATTAATTAAGCGACTTAAATTAGTCATGGAGCGATATGAAGAATTAATAGAAGAGCAGCAATACAAAGATTGGTATTGGCATGGGCAATATCAACAATGGATGTGGAGCGCTAACATTTATTAAGTAATTTTGCTAGTGAAGAAAGGTGGTATGGGAGTGATCGCAAATGCGAATGACAGACACTTTTAACAGACTCAAGAGTTGCGATTCAAAACAAATTGCTAATATATTGGCCAATGCTTACAACGACGGTCTTCTTGCAGTTTGCGGCGGCCTTTTTGAAGAAAAAGACGTCGAAGAATGTAAAGTTGCTCTATGGATAGCAATAGGTATGTTAAAGGACAATAATATCAAGATAAGTAAAGAGAATGAAGGATAACGGCTTATGAGCTTTTCCAGAAATATGAAGCGTAGGCGTCAAAAGAAAAAAGAAAAAGAAAAGATGCTTAAGCAAAAACAAGAAGAATTTGAATATGAATACAGAGCACCGAGAAAACCTATGTTTTCAACTGCTATGCCAGCAACGTCAACTTATTACGAGAACCACACCACGGCTCTGATTATGTCTGATACATTTTTGCCAGTTGTCGATACTTCATCGTTCAGAGCATAAAAATTGAAAAATTAGTATTTTAAAATATTTGCAAGATAGGGTTGGTAATGCAATGATAAAAACTTGGAAAGAAGTTGTTTTTGAAGACATTCTACCAAAAAGAAAGAAAAATCGTATTATTGGGTTGTCGTTCCCAGAACAGCAGGGAAATCTGGGATTAGAACCTTCTCTCCTGACTGTTCTTCCGCAAGGAGATAATGTGGAATATTCACTGCATAACATTGATTTCAATGACGGCGACGTGATGTATTACGCCTGTGCTGTCTACATCTCAGGATACGATGAATTCAAATCCTGGGCTTCAAAACATGACAGAAAGAAAATCATAGTTGGTGGTTATCATCCTACAACTTTCCCAGAAGATTTCGAAATGTATGCTGAGAAAATCATAGTCGGGACTTGCGATGATTTCTTTTCTACCATTCAGCAGGAAGGTCAAGTTGTAAAAGGAATCACGAATTACCGAAATGTTCCTCGGTATGATTTGTACGATGCTTCTTTTAATCAACAGATTATCCCTGAGAAACTTCCGCATGAATTGGCAATATCTATCAACACTTCGCAGAGTTGTCCTATGAGGTGTGATTTTTGTTGCTCTCCATTAATGTGTTTATCTTTGGAATCCAAACCGATCTCTCTTATAGAGAAAGAAGTTGAGATTCTGAAAGAAGAAGCAAAAGAAAGATTGGACAAAGGTGAAAATGTCTATCTTTTTATCAGGGATGAGAATTTCCCTCTCCAGAAAGATTGGAAAGAACGACTATCCATCATAAATCGAACAGGAGCAAGAATTTATCTTTTTGCTTCAGCAAATCTTCTAAACGAAGACATGGTTAAATATTTCAAAGAAAATAATGTTTATATGGTTTGTCTTGGATTGGAAGATATTACTGTTGATTATTCTAAGAATAAGAAATTGAGTGAAGCCGTAAAGCTTTTGAAGAAGTATGGAATATTTACTTATCTTTCATTCATCGTGAATCCTCTAAAAATCATTGGCAAAGAAAAAGGAATTGATTTCTACAGAAGACTGATAGATAGATTCCAAGAATTACAACCTGAAATGGTTTGTGGAAATTTCCTGATGCCTTTTAGAGGAACAAAACTCTGGGATGAATATTATGCTTTTGTTTCTCCTGAAGATTACAAGGACTATGATTCCAAGTCGGCGTTCCTCGTAAAGAATCCTGTTGTTCGAAAGAAAATGGAATTCTTCATGTTTTATTATCAGTATCTCTATTACACATCTTCTTTCTATAACGAAAACGTTCGGAAATTCAAGAATGATGGGAAGGAAGATACTCTTTATCTGAGATTCGAAGAACTGAAAGAAAAGTTTGTTCCGATCTATGAACGAATCTGGAATGTCAGGGCTTGAAAGGAGAAATGTAAAATGAAAAAGTTTGTGACTTACAGTATTTCCTACAAAGAATCAGAAATGCAAACCTTGGCAGAGAAAAATCCTGTGGTGCGTGATTTTCTTAATGAGTACGCCAATGAGGGTTATTCAGAGTCTGACGGCGAGAACTCTGTCTGGACAGTTGAGGTTGCTGAGGGTAGTGGTTTCGAGAAATTTCTTGAACTTATTAATTCTATTGCAACTGTGAAGAAAACTTGATTCGAAGAATTTGTTAAACAAATTTTTATTTAACTATTTACATTTTTGTTGTTTTGTTGTATAATTATTAATAAGAAAAGAGTTGATAATTTCATAAAATAGTAAAGGAGAAACAAAATGAGAAACAGGATTGAAGCAGGTCAGTCTTATTGGTTTCGCAGTTCATGGGATAAGAAGCATGATAGGGAATCCTTTATTGGAAACGACAATGAGTGTAAAATCATCATTTCGGACAGAATTCTCGATTTTGAGGGAAAGTACAAGATTGCTGAAGTTAAGAAACTGGCAGACAATTACAGCATCGTAAGTCTTGGTGACAGGGAAAAGCCGGAGGACTTGTTTTCAGGCATTGGTTTGGATGATGCGATTGATGTTTTGAAGAAATTCGGATTCGAAATTTTTGTCAGGGATTATGATTATCTAGTAGAGAATGATATATTGGGCTATTATGGTGATGAAGATATTTTCTATGACTGCTATGGTGATGAAAAGAAATATCCTGTTCAGAGGTTAATGCTAGATAGTATCAGGAAATCAAAAGCTTTGGAAGATTATTCTGCGTTAAGTGTATTCCAAAATATTCTTGCATTAGATGAGAAATAATACATAGCTCATTAGTTAAATTTAATCTTAACAGTTGGAAATAAAAATTGTTTCTAGCCGTTTATTTTCTCTTCGTTTTGTATAAATTTGATTTAGACAAGATAAACGATGTTACGGAAGCTTAATTACTTATGTGAAAGGATAATGTTTAATGCATAGTGAATCACAAGTCATATCTGTCGAAAATGCTAGTAATTTCCGATATACACCGGCGAAAGCAACGGAAGAAGTACTAAAAAAGATTTCCTTAGGGAATGTGCCATCAATTATTGATCTTACTTTACTTGATGGGAATAACCGAGATATAATTATTTCAGATAATGAGGACTCTTTTGATCTTCATGGAATAAGCATATCTTGTGGAAGCATCATTAGTAATGCTATCGTTTCAATACCCCGAGACATAGAAACTGTTCGCAAAAATTGGAAAGTTGTTGCTAATATTTTAGCGAGTATTTATCTAAAGCGTGGGTTCTACTTAGTAAGGATTTCACATTTTTTGAAAGATAATGATAATATTATTGAAAACATGTTTGTCGCAACGGCGAAGGGTAAGACAGGGTTTAGTACCTTGTCTGTTGATTATAAACGCAGGTTTCATCCATTTTCAGTTGATTTAGCAGAAGTAGACCAGATTCTTGATGTTAATCTCATTTGTCATGCAAGGTAAAGAAAGGAAGATGAAAAATGATTATTAATTTTACAACTCCAAATGGTGATGATGTTTGCTTCGCGGATTGCATTGCATTTCGTACTATCAAGAACAACTCGACAATTGTTGTTGAACGAAAAAATGAAATTTATCAATATAAATTCTCATCACAAGCGGATATGTACAACTGTTATCAAAGCATAATTGAATCTGCAATAAAATGGACAAAACCATGAAAAAAGGAACGCCGGAAGAAGTGGCTATTAAACACAGTCTTAATGAATCAGCAAAAACAATGATTGAGTCAAGCAAAATGTTTTATGACATGGCAAAAACTTGGAATATGAAGCTTTATTTTTATTTCAAAAAAGGCGAATGTTGTCGTTTTGCTAACATAAGTAATAAAGATGCAATGCTATACTCTGGCAGGAAAGAAGATAATCCTGGAATTCCAGAAGTTGATCAAATTTTTGTTCCATCTAACAAACTTGGCATGAGATTAGAAAAAATTGATGATATGCATTATAAATTTTTTATTGAATGCAAAGACACAGAAAAAGAAAAGTCTAATGTGATTAATGGCATTAACTCCACAGAATGGAATCTAAGGAGTAATAAAGCATGGGATTTTCCAGTATCTGCTTGTGCAATACTGCCAGATGAACATGGCAATATGAGTGATAAAAGAGTGTCTTGGTATAAAATAAAATTATATACAAATGAATAGGAGAATAAAAACATGCAAAGTCAAGAGATAAGGGAATAACATATGGGATGAATGAATATGAATGTAAATATTCAATAAGATATCTAGTCTTGTCAATTACAACAAAAAACAATCTTATCATCGTTGCAGAATACAAACTACAATAGCTAAAGTTTTTCTTTAGCTATTTACTTTTTAATGAAAATGTAATATAATAGAACAAAGAGGTGAAAACATGTGAACAATCTCAGAGGTTGTCAAAAGATATGCTGCTATTGGAGATGTTATTGAGGTGAAGCAATCAAACTTCCCTCAGCATGGATTTGATAATGAGTTTCTTGTGGTGAATGATCGCATACAAACTATATCTACACGCAAAAAAAAGAAAGAAATATTTCTAAAAGAAGCTAAGGAGTCGGGAGCTAATGTTATTGCATATGGTGTTATAATAAATAACGCAGCAATTGTTGATAAAGATAGTATTTGCGCCGGAAAAGATAAAAAAATTTCAAAAATTATTCAATCTAATTATAATATCCCATCTTATAATAATATGTTGCTTTATGTCAAACACCACCCATTTGTTAGCCGCATTATTCGGCAAAAAGTTGGGCGAATCGTTTTACATCAAATATCTGAAATCGAAAAATCCTATCATGGTAAAGATTGAAGAAAACGGCCTATGGTATGCCTTCTTTCGCGATAATGAAGTGACGTGGTTTGACGATGATACGTTACTTATGTCGTTGCTTGAAGGTCAGGTGGAAATCATTGATGATGAAGAAGCTATTTTCGGTGTTCGTTAAATAATTAAAATGTGGTAAGAAAGGATGTGGATAGATTGTGAAGACAGTGCAGCAATATTTGAGTGAAGCATTTAAAGAAGAGGATAACAAAACTTCTGACAAAATTTCTAAGTTTTCAATCGATGAATTAGTAGACGGATATTTGGAACGAGACACAACAGTAATAAACATAATGGAAAATGAGAAAGAATTAACAGCGTATGAGTTGCTGATGGCTATGCGAATGCGTATTCGCCAGTTTATTGAAAAACTTTCGACGATTGAAATAGAAACCACTTACACACCATCGATACTGTATGCTTATGAAAATGTAGAAGACGGAATAAAAAGCTATTTTGGTCTTGTTCATATTGAAGATTTGAAGAAGATAGGAACTGAAGCAAATAATTACGCCTATGAATTTTGTTTGCACGGTGAGATAGCCGGGTTTTTTATTTCGGAGGATGCGTATACGCAAATGCATCTTGTAGACTTATTGGTTGACGTATTGTATGAAGCATCGTTTTTCGGATTTGAGCAAGAAGACTTGGCAGGGACGAAGAAAAAACTGGATGATGCAATGGAAGAAATAGAATCTGGTAGTTATAAGAGTATACCAGCGGAAGATGTGTTTATGGGCTTAGGAATAGAAGGAGAAAAAGAAACAGAAGAAGAGAAAAAATTAAAGTATGCTTATTACGATGCAGTAATCAATTACAATGACTATATGCTGAAGAAAGCATTGAAAGGAGTAATTGCTTTACATATCCAACCAACAAAATGAAAATGAAGATTTTGCAGCTGTACATTCTTATATCATTCGCATAGGAAAAACGAGAAAATATCCAATAGATATTTTCTCGTTTTTTTGCTTTATCTATTTACAATTTGCCAAGAATATGTTATAATTAAATCAATGGATAACTGAAATGTTGATTTCAACAATTTCAGAAACAACTTTGGTAATGATTTGTTTCTTGAAAGTATGGATGAACAATGGCTGAACTGACAAATGGAATTGAGTTTAAGGATGTTATGAACGTTATCGACGAATATAGCAAGATTACAGGGGTTGAAGTCATCGATGCGACGCTGAACGTGACTAAGCGTACAGGCTTGGTAAACAATGTAGAATTTACGCTTGGCTCATTGAAGACAATACGCAGAAAAGTCGAAAAGCTTGTAGGTTTCGGGATGGCCTTTGAACACATAAAGATGACGGAAGAGATGCTGAAGGTTAGGACGGCCATTACAAATGCGTTTTGCAAATACAACGACGGCTTAAGTTTGGAAAACGGTCGTGTACAGTTCTCTTCCATGGCTTATATCAATCTGGCACTTTCTGGAATAAACAATGATATCGGCGATGTAAACTGGTGGGTAAAAGTAGTGGAACGCTGTGCATCACAAATCGCAAATTATCTTACAACTGAATGGAATTCGTTGATGGAATGTCCTCCTTGTAAATGATTAAAAAGAATGAAGAGAATAATTTCTGAATTTATTTTGTGGAAGCTCTTTTTGGAAATTACCTTTCTATGTGCGAGATGTTAAGTAATTCTAAAATTCAATAACGCAAACAAATAAAAACATAGACATCATAATGATTGTATAATAATTTCATGTGATGTCTATGTTTTTTGCATAAGATGTTCAAAAATCTATGTTATCTTAATTTGCTATTTGAAATAATATATTACTTCAAATATAGTGAAAATATTATCAAAAAACTATTTACAAGTAATTAGCAAAGTGTTATAATATAATTAGGACAAATACTGCAGACATCTTAATAGATGCTCCTAAAATATTTTCTTTGATCTCAAAATATGATAAAATTAAGTTTATCCAGAAATATGGCAAAGAGGATTATATGATGGCAATAAATCATCAAAACAACAATAACAAAAACATTCGACGACAGTGTAGAAACGCACTGAAGAATAAGGTTAAACAACAGCGAATAAGACTTCCATTTATAGAAACAAACTTCTCATAAAAAATTACTTAGTTTATCTATACGGAACGTCAATAACTAAATGAGTTTCTATACTTTTTTGTATAATTGCCATTTTTAATGTTTATTGCCACAAAATACATACATAATAGCAATTTTTACCAATTATGAATATAAATAATTTTTTACAAATTGCATGTTATCATAAATTCATTATATGCGTGAAATATGAACAACACGTTATATAGTTTTTGGAATATATGTGTAAGGCCTGTATAAATACTCAAGAAATGTGAATTCGTGATATCAAATATTCTTTGTTGAAAAGCATCATGTATACATACGGCGTGCAGTTCATGAAGAGCGTCTTATATTGAAAAAACCGTCTGGAGACGTCGACCAACCGGTCACATTACACGAGATTTTTTTACGGTTTTTTTAGAAAATAAATTTTCGAATAATTGTGTTTTTAAATTACATATAAATAAAAAATAGAATCCGTATGTTTTGCTATCTATATATTCTAAAAATATTAAGCAAATAAGATTCTTCTAGAGTAATAGCATTTTAAAAACATTTTTTCTGGAATAGAAGTTCTTCAAAAATCGAATTTTACCATATATTCTAAAAACACTAAGCCAATATAAGATTTTTCAGCTATTTTTCTGAAATCTAATTTTCTATATAATAGAAGTTTTCAAAAGATTGTTTTATATAATTTTGTTTTATGTTGTCTCTTTATATATTGAAATTGAATTGATAAAATTCTTAATTTCTTTTGATATTATGAAACGTGATATTTTACATAACTTATTTAAAGTTAGGGAGTGAATGTATAATGATATTTGATGTTGTTTTAGAAAATGATATAAATTATGAAGACGTTTTAGCAAAGCATAAAAAATGTATGAATGGAAATTATAATATGAACATAGCAAAGCGTATTTTTGAAGGAAAAGAAAAACGCTTCTATTCTATGATTCAACCTTATGGTGTAAAAATTAATGTAGTAATAAATGACTTGGATTCTATGCGAGAAGTTGAAGAATATCTACGATATTTATTTGGTGATAAATTATTAATTATTCCGAATGGAAAAGATAAAAATTTGCATTTTGATAAATTGAATTGTTTATATATGTAGAAAAATTTTTTTGATTTTACGATTTTCATATAAAGGTGATTGGATGAAAATGTAAAAACATATAAATTCTGTAATAGAATACAAAGAATATCTAAGGAGCTGATATATTTATTGATGAAGTTTTAAGAACTAAAAATTTTATGGAGCTGCAACAGATAGATCAGAAATTCTTTTTATCGATGCATAAATAATTATTTTAAGTTGTTCAAAGAAATGGGGATGAATAATCAATTTATCTAAGTAAGTTGATTTAAGCATATTACATCAAACAACAGACTTTACAAAATTGAAGGAGGAATTATTTTGGAAGAGCGTAGCATGTTTTTAAAATATCACACAAGTTTGTGGTTGGGAGATCGTTTTTATAAAGTCGAAGAATGTGCTAAGAATAATTATTCTGATAATGCAAGAACATATTATTCGAAGTGCCCGTCTTGTGATGATACAAGAATGATTAGATATGTTGGATTTGATGGAAATGCATATGAAGCTGAATGTCCAATTTGCAAAAGAAATAACTCTAATGAATACGCAAACAAGATTGTTTTATGCAATTGGGAAGTTCATGAATACATTGTCTATAAAATAATTGCACAAGGACCGGCAGCTGTTTCTGCATATAAAGATGGCAAGGGATATATGGATTCTTTGCATCTCATAGCATTTTGTAGGACTGGGCGATGTGAAAATGATTATATCGAATGCTATGTGCCTTCTGAAAAAAAGCTTGATCAAAAAATTGATGATATGGATGTATCTTTTGCTTCAAAAACTGGCACGGCAAAAGAATATGCTTTCAAGAAGAAAAAGGATGCGGAAGAATTTTGCAAGATGCTGAAAGAACATGATAAAAAACGTCTGGCACAATTTAACGAGACATATCATACAAATTACGAATATCCGTATTGATATGCATTTGCTTAAACTTGATTTTACAATAAAATGATAAGAAAGAGAGATTAGATGATGGTAAAAATTAAAGACTTAAGAGAATGGGTTGAGAAGCTTGACGATGAAGTTGAAGTAGGAATAGCATATGAAGATGAATGGGAAAAGAGTGCATCAGGGATAAGGTTTGATGAGAAAGAAAATGTTTTATATATAATTGAATAATCAATTAGATATATTTTTGCGTCGAAGGTTTAAATTTTCTTTGAGATTGTTTATAATTAAACAGTAAGGTGTGGAGGGTGTTGAGGCATGGAACTTATGAATAAAAGCAATGATGCTATAGATATCAGCATGAGCATAAAGTATGAAACAAAATCTGAGCTGAAAGGGATTATGCTTGGAGATATTTTAGTTGCATTTTCTTATCAGCGAAAGAAAGAATATCTAGATGAGAAAGGCGAAAAAAAGACACAAGATGTGCAATATTTTGAGGGCATTACAATATTAGATGAGATTAAGAAGATTGAAAAAAATTGCAAAGACGATCCTTCGAAAGTATTCTCCCCTCCACCAAATTTATATCGCATGTGGAAAAAGAAAGAAACGATAGATTTTTTCAACAATTTTTTAGTAGCAAGCAATGATGAGATAGACGACTTTGATTTTTTCATTAAGACGCCATATACTTATGCAAAGCAGCATGAAGATCGTTTGGCAAAAGATATTATAGCAGTTCCGACGACTCTTTCTTTCATCAATGATGGGCTATTTCTTCGTGACTCTATAAGTGGAGAGATTGTCCCTCTTCCAGTTATGATAAAGATACCAATAGACTTCAACGAGATGAAACGGGAGATGGAAGAAGAAGGCATCAAGGCAGATATCAATGAATGGAAAGATGTAGTAGAAAAACTTGGTGAAATAGAAAAAAGAGGAGGGACGTTTTTTTCTATTGAAGAATATGTCGTTGGACGTGATATGCTCAAGAAGATTAATTCTGAAGCTTTTGAAAAGAGAGTAAAATTTGATGGGCAGAAAGAATTTTTCTTAGATTACTACTTTGCATTTTGTCCAAGCAAAGAACAGTTAGAAAAAATGCTTGCGTTTCGTGCAGGTGCAGTATTCCCTTCTTATGGAGAGCAGTGGATTAAAGAATTCATATCTAAGAGCTGGAAGAATAAGAGTAAAAAGACAAAAGAAGAACAAGAGAAAAGATGGATAACGTTTGTTGATGAGATGTCGTTGTTCGCATATGATCAATTCACTGATATTTTAAAATTGATTTGACAATAAGAAGGTGGTTTTTATCATTAATCATGAAATTGAGTTGTTAGATAGCGATGAGGCATATATGAAGATGCTAGAAGCTCGCAAAGCAGAAGACTATTCTGACGGAGTCAAAGAGCTTCTTTGTATAGTCAATAAAAAGATTTATAGCGCTATCTCAGACGGTTCTTCTACTTGTGTTATTCACATTGATTTATGGAAGGGAAAATCGGATCAGCAGATAGAAGCCGCGAAACGAGTTGTAGATATTTTGCGGAGAAAAGGTTATGACGCGGGTTTTTGCGAGTACAAGAAGCCAATTCCGCTGAAGCCAGGTGAATCCATTCTTGATTTTAAGGAGAGCAGACATCTCAGGATAGACATCAATTTTGAGCCTTCTTTGTTGTTCAAAATTAAGTTGAAACTGCAAAAATGGCTGACTGATATGTGATTTGAAAAGAACTAAAAGAAAATGTTTTTAAATAGTGAACAGCGTGCAGTTTTATGATGTTCAGAAATAAATCAGAAAACCATATAAAAAAGTGAACTATGGCTTCACATTACACGAGAATTTTTTGCTGTTTTCTGGATAGAATAGTGAGATTTCAAAAAATTTTCGCGTGAAATTTTTGCAGTTTTTCTGGACATAAAGCAGCAACTGCAAAAATTTCACGAGATAAAAATTTAGGTTTTTTTGGAGGATAAAATAATGCGCGATGTTATTTACATAGTTACTGCGATAAGCACATACTCAGAAAAAGATTTTGAAAAAGATCCAAAATTGAAAGAAAAAATTGAAAATGGACTGGCAAGCCCGTATTCTAGCACACGTGCTGTTGGATGGTTGCCAACATTTGAAGAAGCAGATAAAAGAGTAAGAAACAATGACTGTGATATATATGAATATTGTTATACATATGCAGTGATTGAAGAAACTCCATCTGGCTATTATCCCATGGCGTCTGTTGATAATTCAGATGTTTCTAATGGCACGGTGCTATATTTCTATAAATATGACGATAAGACTGGAAAATATGTCAAGTTAGATGAATGTCCTAAAGAATTGATGGGAAACAAACATTGCTTATATTACGGAACGCTAGGTTGATATATCAGCAAATAGTTTTGTTATTTGCTGATATATGTCAATTTTTTCAGGAGAAAACGAAATGGTAACATCAATTTATGTTGACAATTTTAAATGTTTAAGAAATGCAAAAATAATTTTTGACAATTCTAAGACATTAATTTATAGTAATGTTAATCATATTGGTGTTGGGAGAACTGCATTAGTGCAGGCTATATATGCAGCTAAGCAAATAGCTCTTGGAAATGACATTGATCTTTCTAGTCATTACAATAAATTTTCTGGTTTACACATTCCAATGATATTCGGATTTCAATTCAAAAAAGATGATAAAAAATTTAATTATGAATTAACATACGATCATAAAGAAAATAAGATATTAAAAGAAGTTTTTTATTCTTTTGATAATGATAAAATGTATGAATATCATTGTTGTGCTGTAAATAATCATAAAGAATTAAGAAGTTTTATTGATTCTTTGGTAGTTATAAAAGACAATATTGACACGGAATTTTTATGCAGCTTAAATACAGTGAATAAACAATCATCGGCGTTCGAATCGTTTGGATTTTCAAAAATTAAATTAGAAATAAAAAAAACAGATGAAAAGTTAAGAATGTGCGAAAAAAACATGTTTTTAAAGCACAATGGAAAAATTTATTATATTGAAAAAAATAAGACATATGAGCTAGTTTTTGTTCATTTTTGTAACGAAAATAAAATGCATGTTAGTTATGATGAAGAATGCAATGGGATAAAGAAAACATTAGAATATATCTTGATGAATCTAACTTCAAAAAAGACATATTTCGTAGATGACTTTGACGTAAGCATGCATCCTTTGTTAGTTAAGCATATGATATATAGCCTGGATAAGCAAAGCCAATTTGTGCTTATTGCGAATAACACTATCATGTTAGATTTTTTGAAATACAAAAAAATTATTTTTGCTGACAGAATAAACGGCGAATCAATATTTTACAAAATTTATGGAGACAGAATAAAAGATGATTACTTTGATAACAAGAAATGGTTTTTTATGTGAAAGGAAGATCGTGAAAAACATTAATGGAATATACATATTTGATGATTTTAATGCTACTATTGTGCATCAAAATGTTGAAGATTTTTTAAATAAAATATTTTGTTGCACAAATAATGAGTTGCAGCTGACATTTAAAATTTTTGCATTAGGAGATATGAAATACTATCACTTTATTCTAGGATGCGACACATATATATACGATTTTAAATACAACATGTTCTTAGTTAGAAAATTTAAAGATATCATGGAAATAGACAAAAGATATGATTTTTTTCATAAATTGTCATTGTTTTTCAGAAACGATTTATTGATAAGGTTTGGGTTGTGATACAAAAAGGGGAATAAACATTATGTTTGTAGGAAAAGAGAATAAAATTTCAGCTGAACACCTTTTGAATGGTGAGACTGTTGTCATAGTTGGATTTGGACAGTCTATGACTCCGATTCTAAAATCTGGTCAACCAGTTATTGTGTCTCCAATAACAGATGAAATAGAATTGAAAAAGAATGATATAGTATTTTGCAAAGTAAATGGGCATTATTACTTACATAAAGTCTTATCAATTAAAAATAATAAATCATTCCAAATTGGAAACAATCATGGTCATGTCAATGGTTGGATATCAAAGAATTGCATTTATGGAATAATGACAAAAAAATTAAATTGAGGGTGTTTTTGTGAAAGTTATCGACGGTGGAAAAAATAAACAAAATAATGTTGAATTTATAGATGATTTTCAAGAAATTAGGATTAGGAAGCGTAATGAAAAAATTGATGTCAGCTCAAAAGATATTTCATTAAGAGATGCGGCATTGATGATGGGGGCGTTTCTAGAAACATTTACTGAAAATAAACAAGTTTGCAAAGACGAAGAAACGATGTATCTAGCTCGTGCTCAGTTCTTGGTATATCTAATGGAAATTTTGAATGTTGATTTTAATGACATTTTTTATTCAGCTGTAGCAGAAGCATATCAAGATGGATTAAATGAGAATCAAGCTCCAGAATAAAACGGAGCTTATTTCTATAGGAGTAAAAATGAAAAAATATTATGCTATTATGAACGGCAGGACGATCGGCATAGTAACGACGTGGGAAGAGTGCAAAAATGCTACTCAAGGTTTTTCAAATGCGCAATTCAAGGGATTTGATACGAAAGAAGAAGCAGAAAATTATTTGAATCATAATAAAAAAAATACTGTTCCAAAACCATCTCAAGGAAAAGTACATCCAAAGAAAAATACCGATTATATTATTTATACTGACGGTTCATGCCTCAAGAATCCTGGACCAGGAGGGTATGCGGCTATCATTATAGATACTTATTCTAAAAAAATAAAAGAGGTGTCAGGAGGTGACGCAGATACAACAAACAATAGAATGGAATTATCGGCTGCGATCGCCGCATTGTCTGTTATACCAAAACAAAGTAATATTGTAATATATACTGATTCTCAGTATATGAAAAATGCATTTACTAGTGGGTGGTTAAAAAATTGGAAAATATCTAATTGGAAGACATCATCTGGTTCTGCTGTTAAAAATGTAGATTTATGGAGGAGTCTTGACGATTTAGTTTCTCAGTTTAATATAGAATGGAATTGGGTAAAAGGACATTCTAATGTTGAATATAATGAGAGATGCGATGAACTTGCAAACAAAGAAGCTTGTAAATACAAAATGCTTGGCGCCAATCTTTAATGAAAGGAGAACTTATGGAAGATTTAGAAGAACACATAACAGAATTTACTGCTATTGCAACATGCTGTATAATTGCGTTGATATTTCTTTTTAAGGCAATTATAATGATGTCTTGGGAAGATGTGTCAGAAGAACAAAAATTTGTAAAAAATGGTGATGTGTTAACGTTAAACAAAGATTCTGGTAAAATTGTTTTGGGAAAGTATAGAAACAATTATGATAAGATTGTCTATGTTTTCAAAGTTAGAAGAAATAATGGGATTGTTGAAATAATTGATAGTAAAGATACTAAATTTATAGAGACAAATGACGAGCCTCCACAATTTGGACGTTTTGAAAAACATGTTTTAGAAAAAAATTCTATAACTGGAGAGGAACAAACGTACGTTGATGTTGTTAAGTATGATGTTCTGATAGTTCCAGAAGATTATGAAATTGTTGACGTTGATAAAGAAGAATACAGGTGGAAATAATGAATAAACATGCTTTTGATCTAGCGATGTTTTGCGGAAGATTTCAACATATTCATATTGGACATGAACACGTTATCAATACAGCGTTGCGTCTTGCTGATAGGCTTTTAATTTTAGTTGGATCAGCGCAAGAATTTTGTACAGAAAGAAATCCATTTTCAGTTTCTACAAGAATAGAAATGATTAAAAATATTTATCCAGATGATAATGTGATAGTAAAACCTCTAGCCGATTTAACTCACGAACAAGATATCACTCCAGAATGGGGAAAATATGTTTTAAAAAACACAAAACTTCAAATGAAGAATATTCCAGAATTAATGATTTATGGAAATGATGAAGCTAGAAGCAAATGGTTCGATCCAGAAGATATCAAAGACATTACTGAAGTTGTCATATCACGTTCAAAATATCAAATTTCTGCAACAAAGATAAGAGGTTTTTTGCAAAACAACAATATAGATGAATGGATGAAATGGACAAATCCAAGACTTCACCAATACTATGATAAATTAAGAAATGAATTGCTCATGTGCGAAAGTTATAGGGAGCGATGATTTTCATGGTAAATTCATTTATGTTGAGTATCATATTGTTCGTTATTTTTGTATTGTTGTTTAGCCTTAGGTTATTTTTCCAATCTTTTGCAAAAGAAGAAGTGTGTGATTTTGATAAACATGAATGGGAAGCCTGGACATGTCAATGTGCGTTAGATGCTCCAAGACAAAAGATGATTATATGCAAGAAATGCGGAAAAGCATTGATTCATACTCCAGGAATTAGATTAGTTCGTGAAGGTTTTGGAACATGTGGAGATATAGATATTGAATATCTGTGGGCACACGCATCCAGACCAGATGCTTTTCGAATAAAAGAAAAAGATGGTAGAATTAGTTATGCAATGTTTGTTGATGAAGATGTAAATCCAGAGTTAAGAAAGGACAAGTAAATGGGAAAGATTATTCAAGTACAAGAAAAACCGCCAATCTTAAAAGCTATTCCTCTAAGTTTGCAACATCTGTTTGCAATGTTTGGTTCTACAATTTTAGTGCCAATTCTTTTTAACATTAATCCTGCTACATGTTTGTTGTTTAATGGTATTGGCACATTATTTTATTTGATTTTATGTAAAGGCAAGATTCCAGCATATCTTGGTTCAAGTTTTGCATTTTTATCTCCAGTTTTCTTAGTGCTTACAAATTATGATTATTCTACTGCTTTGGGAGGTTTTATACTTTCAGGATTAGTTTTCTGTTTAGTAGCACTAATTATTAAATATGCTGGAACAAAATGGATTGATATGTTATTCCCTCCAGCGGCTATGGGTGCAATCATTGCAGTGATTGGTTTAGAACTTATGCCAACAGCGGCTAAGATGGCAGGACTTGTTGGAGATCAATTAAATATTGACAATGTTTTTGTTTCATTATTTACATTATTAGTTACGATTATCGTTTCAGTAGCTTTTAGGGGATTCCTTTCAATCATACCAATTTTAATCGGCGTTGTTTGCGGGTATGCATTATCATTGTATATGGGAATTGTTGATTTATCGATTGTTTATGCAGCGCCAATATTTGCATTGCCAACTTTTTATGAACCAACATTTAATCTTTCTGCTGCATTGATTATTCTTCCAGCGGCATTCGTCGTTGTGGTTGAACACATTGGCCATTTAATTGTGACTGGAAACATTGTTGGAAAAGATTTAACAAAAGATCCTGGATTGGATCGTTCTCTTCTTGGAAATGGTATTTCTACTATGTTTTCTGGATTTTTTGGATCAACACCTAATACAACATATGCTGAAAACATTGGCGTTTTAGCAATTTCCAAAGTATTTTCTACTTGGGTAATTGGAGGCGCAGCTGTGTTTGCTATCATTTTATCTTGTTTCGGCAAATTGGCTGCGTTGATTCAATCAATTCCAACTCCAGTAATGGGAGGAGTATCTTTATTACTGTTTGGATTGATTGCTGTCTCCGGAATCAGGATTTTTGTAGATTCAAAAGTTGATTACGGTAAATCAGTTAATCTAATTCTTACATCTGTTGTTTTAGGCATTGGTGTATCGTCTGCAAGCATTACAATTGGTGCAGTTTCTTTAGTTGGTATGTCATTATCAACTGTTGTAGCTGTTATTCTTTCATTACTCATTAAAATAATTTTTGTTATTAGAAATAAAATGGCTTATAAATGATTTTGATAGAAAACCACTAATTTAATTAGTGGTTTTCTAATTAAAATAATTTGAAGGTGATTATTCATGAAAATTTATACATCATACTATGCAAAAATTAAAAAGATTCCCCAAGATATGTTTTTAATTTCTATTGCTGGAAGATGTCCTGATTTTTATAACGGTCAGGAATATAAGTTTTTAGCGCCAAAATGGAGTTTTTTTAAACTGTGGAAAGAAAATCATGATAATGATTTTTATATCAAACATTTTAATGAGGAGGTGTTATCAAAATTAGATCCGCATCAAGTAGTAAACGATTTTTATTTTTTATCTGGTGGCAAAGATGTTGTTTTGTTATGCTATGAAAAATCTAATGATTTTTGTCATAGGCATCTGGTTGCAGATTGGTTAAAAAAGGCGGGATATGAATGCAAAGAACTAGAAATCTAGTTTGCAGATTTTCTCAAACGTTTGGAGAAGGAATTACCTATTTTTGCTTTTTATTTATTCCAATTACAGTGATAACAATTGCTATGTATTTGTGTTTAATTATGTTTGACATCGTGTTAACTTACATATCATTAGAAAATTTTTATGTTTTTGCATTAATGATGTGCTTTGCGGCATTTTTCATTTTTATAAAACAAAATGCTAATTAATTTATTTAATTTTTGGTGATGTATAATGAAAAGATTAAAAAAAGTATCTAATAAATTTGAAAATAGCGATAAGCTAAAATCATCTTTTGATAAAATAACAAAACAAATCAATAATTTTGAAGAATCAATAGAAGATTTTGATTATGAATTAAAAAATCAATATAAACAATGTGATGAATGGCTGAAACTTGTTATTAATGGCAAAGTTATTGAAGCAAAAGAAGAAGCAGAATTTATAAAAGAATCAAACGATAAATTAGAAGATGTTAAAAAAGAATTGTCTAAATTAGTTTCAACGTACAATGATTTTTTTGAAGATTATGAAAAACTATTAGAAGATACAATGGAATATAATAAAGAAAATAATATTGTTGAAGAAAAAGTTGAATGGACGAAAGAAGATGAAGAAAAATCCGAAAGAGAACTTCAACGTTTAATGAAAAGCTTAAATTTTTAACGCAACCAACCTTCATCCCCAACATAAGAGGTTGGCCTGGCAAATTTACGTAAGTAATTGAGTCAGACAATTACTTTGTGACTCATTTATGATAAAATTATATGTGAGAGGCGGTGATTATAGTGAATAAGGCATACAGATAAGACTATACCCAACAACTGAACAAAGAATTATATTTGCTAAGACTTTTGGTTGTGTTAGATTCATCTATAACAAGATGCTTAGTGACCGCATTGACTACTACAAAGAGACAGGCAAGAAACTGAACAACACCCCTGCACAATACAAATTTGAATTTCCTTGGCTGAAGGAAGTAGATAGTTTAGCTCTCGCCAATGCTCAACTAAATCTAAATCAGGCTTACAACAACTTCTGGAAGAATCGCAAGCATTTTGGCAAACCGCGTTTCAAGTCGAAGAAGACAGGCCATGCTTCGTATTCTACGAACAACCAAAATGGTACTGTAAGAATCAAAGAAAACAAGATCAAGCTACCTAAAATAGGTTGGGTCAAGCTATGTCTGCACCGTCCACTGATGGAAAATAGCACTATAAAGACAGTAACCATAAGCAAGACACCATCAGAGAAATATTACATCAGTATTCTTGTAGAGTATGAAAACCAAATACTCCCCATAATACCGAAGAACTTTCTTGGACTTGACTTTACTATGCACGGTTTGTATGTTGCTTCCGATGAGGATGATGCGAACTATCCAAATTTCTTGAGGAAAGCCGAGAAAAGATTAGCCAAGGCACAAAGAAAGTTGTCCAAAAGACAAAAAGGCAGTCATAATCGAGATAAACAGAGGCTTCGGGTGGCAACGCTTCATGAGAAGGTCGCAAATCAACGCCGTGACTTTCTGCACAAAAAAGCCTGCTACTTGGTAGACCGTTATGATGCCATAGGCATTGAGGATATTAGCGTCAAAGCTATGGCTAAACACAAGAAAGGCGGTAAGTTCAGTTTTGGCAAATCTGTGGCTGATAATGGTTGGAATATATTCACAAACATATTGGAATACAAACTTGCATGGCAAGGGAAACAGCTTGTCAAGATAGACAAATGGTTCCCAAGTAGTCAGATTTGCCATATCTGCGGCTATCAAAATAACGAAACTAAAGACTTATCTGTTCGTGAATGGGATTGCCCAAAATGTAGCGGTCATCACAACAGAGATAAGAACGCCGCAATAAATATTAGAGAGGAAGCTAGGCGCATAACCACCGCCTAATGTAACTCATAGAGTACCGTGGGTCGCACGGGAATCTACGCCTGCGGAGAGAGTGTAAGTCGCCACAACTCTTCGGAGAAGCAGTGCTGTTCTCGTTGAAGCAGGAAACCACGCCTATAGAGGCGGTGGTACGTTCACTTGTTTAGCAAAATAGTTTTTATATTGATGCGTGTCTTTGATAAAATAAAAATTGAAAATAATTTTAATGTAATTAATAATAAAGAAAGGAAATTACTTCATGAAGATTAGAAATGATTTTGTAACAAATTCTTCATCATCAAGTTATGTGTGCGATATCTGCGGCAGGGAAGAATCAGGTTATGATGTCGATTTTAGAGATTTTGGATTAAATGAATGCGATAAATGCGGAAGTATTTTTTGCGATGAACATATATCTTTTAACAACATTGATGTAGAAGAATTAAAAAAAGAATTAGAAAATTGCTGCGAAGTAGATAAGCATGAAATTAGAAATTTTGAAGGAACAGCTGAAGAACTAATTGAAGAAGTTCATGATGAAATTAGATATGAAATTCCACCTATCTTGTGCCCAATTTGTTCATTCGTGCAAATATCAACAGATGATATTGAAATGTATAAAAACATTGAATTGCAAAAAAGCGATGATACGATAAAAAATGAAATTTTAAATAGATTCAAAGATTTTGATGAATTCAAAGATTTTTTGAATAAGAATAAAGCGAATCTAAAGTAATAACAAAAATGTAAGAAAGCGAAATCTTTCTTACATTTTTGTTAATGCTATGTACATTTTGTTGTTTGCGTGATAAAATAGACAAAAGGAAGGATGATGCTGAATGAAAAATGATATTGTTAAATTTGTTGATAAAAAAAATAAATTCTTGGAAATTTTTGACAGAAATTCTGGAAAATATATGAGAACCGGCATTATAGAAAATGGAAAAGATACGAATGTTGATCCATTTATGCGTTCGTTTCCAGGATTGTTGGATGTTGGTATTATGGGCGGATGCAAGGCAGCTTCTAAAGGAATTTGTAAAGCTGGTGGAAAAAGATCTGGCTGCTATCAGGGCGCAAGACCATATAATCCAGACAATGATATGAAGTTGGAGGATTATAAGAAGATAGTAGATGAAGGTGCAAAGCATGGATTAATGCAAATTGCATTAGGAGGAGCTGGCAATCCAAACGATCATCAATATTTTGAAGAAATATGCAAATATACTAGAGAGAATGGAATAGTGCCTAATTATACTACAGCTGGAATTGAATTAACTGATCATGCTGTAGAAGTAACAAAAAAGTACTGTGGTGCCGTTGCTGTTTCTTGGTATGCACAACAATTCACTGTGGATGCATTGGATAAATTTATTCATGCCGGATGCAAAACTAATATTCATTATGTTTTGTCAAAAGAAACAATTGATGAAGCTATCGGTTTATTGGAAAAACATGAATTGACGTTTGTTGATAGCAACAATAAAGAACAAACAAGAAACTTTGAAGAGAATAAAGTAAATGCTATTATTTTCTTGTTATATAAGCCAGTTGGACTCGGTAAGATAGAAAATATGTTGACGCTTGAAGAAGATGACAATAAAATCAAACAATTTTTTGATTTGGTGACATCTAAAAAGCATCCATTCAAAATAGGATTTGATTCTTGCTCTGTTCCAGCAGTATTAAATTTTTCTAAAAATATTGATTTCAATTCTATAGATACGTGCGAAGGTGGAAGATATAGCGCTTATATATCAGCAAATATGACAATGGTTCCTTGCAGTTTTGACCAAGGATTAAAATGGGGGATTTCTCTTAGAAATAACTCTATACAAGAAGCATGGGATTCAGACGTTTTCGACAATTTTAGAAATCATATGAGAAACGCATGTCCTCAATGCACTAAAAGAGAAAATTGTATGGGTGGTTGCCCCATAAAAAATAAAATAGTTTTGTGTAATTCCATTAACAGAAAATGATTTCATAATAAAATTTTTAAATCGGAGGATTTTATTAAAATGAAATTACGCTCAGATTTTATAACTAATTCATCTAGTTCATCGTTTATAGTTGCTTTTGATGACCCAATAGATGATACATTTGATTTTCATCATGTTGAACTTAGATCAATAGAAGATTATTTCGATTTTATCTATAATATAGAACATGATTGGGAAACATTTGAAGAGTTTGTCAATAACAATAGTGATTTGGATTCCATTAAATTTGCAAAAGAATTAAAAATGACAAGGCAACAAATGATGTTTTTGTTACTTCTAAGCGGTGATATTACGATAATCTCTGATAACATCAGTTATTCGAGTTATGAAAAAATTAAAGAACAATTAAATAATGATAAATTTGTTTATAGTATCACTGTTGACAATAATTACAATCCCGATGTTAGATATGCAATATCTAAACATAGTGGAGTTATCTTAGAAGAAAATAATTACTAGAATAGATTTAAGAGGTAGCGATATGAAAATTAGAAATGATTTTGTGACAAATTCATCGTCGTCTAGCTATGTTTTATCATTTAATGATGAAGAAATAAATGTTTTTCTTGATTCTATTCACAGGAATCGTTTTGATGTATATGTAAATAAAAATAAAGATAAAATAATTTCACAAAGCGACTATATAAATTACATTTATAACATGTTTTATGATGCCGAACCATATGAACTTGAAGATTATTCTGAGTTTGTATGTTTTCTTGATTCTTTAAAGATGAATTACGCACAAATAAAATTATTTCTTTTGATGCAGCGCGAAATTTTTATCGATTGCTATGACATATCACTATTTTTCGATAATAAACTATTCAAAAAAATAAAAAATGAAGTAAATGGCGGGAATTCAATTGTGTTTATTCCTTATTGTGAATATCAAGAAGAAATAAGAGAACATACTAAAGATTCTAACATTATTTTGGTAGAAGGACATTAAAAATGAAAATAAGAAATGACTTCGTTACAAATTCATCTTCATCAAGCTATGTATTGGCGTTAGAAAATGATATTAGTGAATTAACGCAAGATGAACTTACTGAATGGTTGAGTGAAGATGTAAAACCGTATGCAGAAGAATTACTTAAAACATTAAAAACAGAATCAAGAAAAATCTCTCAAGAATCTTTAATAGACGAACTTATGTATGACATTTTTTATGAAATCCAAGATGGGCGCAATCTAACAAGAAATGAATTGAAAAAAATTAGCAGAAAATACGCTAGTGAATTGGTTTCAGCTAGAACATTAAACAAACAACTATATCAAACATGTGAATTTTATTCAGAAAATGGAAGATTTGATCAATTAATGGATAGGGGAGGTGCGTTTAAAAAAATGGAGCATATTTTTTATATGTCTCACCATTAGTAGTTATGATAAAAATGATAGTTAAAGATATGAAAAACTTTGATGTATATAATTTTGACATTTTTTTGATTAGTGATAAATCAACTTTGACTTTAGAAGTTAATGAAGTCAGCGACAAGGATTATTCCAACATTTGTTGGATTTTTGATATAGCACAAGACGTTTTATATGAATCGTTATGGTGTGTATTAAATCAAAATACTATATGTGACATAGAATACAAAATAAAAGAACGATACAGCAACATGGAATATACTGACTTTTTTAGAAAAAATCAAATAGATGTATATATCAAATAAGTAGTTGGTAAATTTTTACCAACTACTTATTTTTATGATTGATAATTGATTTTATAGTCACCATTAGCCATAAGACTTACGACCAATGTTGTATTACCTTGATATTTATATGTTGCTTGACTTTCTGTTGCTTTTGCCCAGCTTCCGTTTGCGTCAACTGTAATATCTAATCTATCTACTTTACATGTATCGTTTATACTATCAATTGACAGTCCATAAGCAAATCCTATTTTTTTTGCTTCATCAAATATAGACCAGTCACCAATGCTTGAAATTTGTGATACATTCATACCATTACTGTTAAGATTTGAAATATTAATAGTTTCCCATGTGTTAGTTGACGTATTAAATACGTAATAATTTGTTAAATCTGGAGTTACTGCAATTTTTACAGCTCCAGAACCACTTAATGAATATACTATATTGACAGATTTAAGTGCTGTATAAGAACTTAAATCAATTAGTCCATGTGGAAGAACTGTCTGATCATACGGAACAACATCTAAAGAACACGTGTGAGTAGCTTCTGAAAATGTAGAATATGTATAACATTTTACCGTTCCAAGGCTAGACAGTCCAGAAAAAGAAGTATCTGTACTTCCAGAATTTAAAAATAACGTTTCTTTTTGAGTGTCAGATAAACTAGACCAACTCGCAGAAACCTGATTGCCAGCGCCGTTATATACGACGCCATTTGAATCTACAAATAATTTGTAACTCATTTAGCGATCGCTCCTTAAGTATATATAATTTTATGCATAAATATGTCGCTCTATAAAAAAATAAACTAATGAGCTGAAAAATTTCAATTATTGTTAAAAATCTTCTCTATGCATTACAAATTTTTTATGTATTTGCATTATGCAGTGTAGTCTTTTTTTTTCTTTCTAATTTATTTGTTTATAGAAGGGAGGAAATGAAATTGTCAAAACACGTATTAGAAATTAGTAAAAATAAATACGAATCAAATCCAAATTGTGAAATATGCAAGGTACTAGATGAGCAATTCAATAACCTTAAATCATTTTCAGACCAAGAAGGAATTAAAAGGTTAGAATCGTTGCTGGTAAATGGTTATCATTTGAATAACGTTTTAGAAAGTAATAATTTAAAAACAAAATATAAATTGCTTGGTCAATATTTAAGTTATAATGATGATATATATAAAAAGGCTTTGCATAAGATTGGAGAAGAATCTGTAGTATACAATACTTATAACGCAATGTCTCCAACATTAATTTTTGGAAGATGGTGCAAGAATTGCGGAAGCAGAAAACATGACATATATGATACAAAATTTCAATCAGATCTCTCTTCAAACTTGACTTACAATTTAGATACAAAAACATTATCTTGGAAAGACATAAAATTTGATTTCGATCATTATTTTAAGATATATAAAAAAAATGATATTTCAGATTTTGAATTATTAGCTGAAACTAAGTCACTAGAACTTTACGACAATGATTTAGATGATGGAAGAATATATACATATATGATTCAATATATTGGGCTTCTAGATGAGGTTCTGATGATAGATTGTATAGATGTTTATATTCCAGTTCTAGATCATACTCCAAAAGATATAAACTTTGAATATAGAATACATAGATATTTAGAAAATAATGATAATGACTTTAAAACAATAGATTATTTATATGCAAAGTATGATATAAATGATGATAATTTTGGAAAAGTAATTTTTAAAGTTAATCATGATCACGTTCCATCTATTTCATATTGGCACGAAGATCTATACTTTGATAAAGACAATCGTTTTTTCTTTCCAGATGAAAGACAATATTTTTTAAAACCATATATTCGTTCTAAAAAATTTAAACAAGATAAAGATAATGATCACAAAGATTATCCAGATAAATATTTTTGGAATAAAAATTCAGATGTAAAAATTATTCAATATAAACCTTTTTATAAAGATGATATATATAATTTGAAATTTGAGCCTGGAAAAAGAAAAATGCATATATCTTTTAATCTTCAGTGGCCGAACAATATAAAAGAATTAAAATTGTATTTTAAACAGGATGATAAATATATTACAGATGTTGATGATACATATAAAATTATAACATTTGAGCCATATAATAGCGTGGAAGAATATGTTATAGATATAGAAAATTTAGCAAGCAATTCATCGTGGGTATTTGCTATTTTTCCTACATATGATTTTTGTGATGAAGATATTAGGATAGAATATCAAAACATATCTTTAATTGGTCCATACTATGAAGATGAAAAATTTTATAAATCGCCATCAGATTTTTATGATATAAATTTATGGCATTTGCATAAAGATTTTTATAGATACGATTTGTTTAATAAAGAAGAAATAAGATTTCAGTTTAATAGAGATACAGTGTGGGTATGTGATCATTTAAATTATCATGATGTTGGAGTATTATTGATACATGAAAATGATATTCCAGAATGTTTTACATTAAAATATGATTATAAATTTTTAGCAAAAACATCAAAAGATAGATTAAATATGTTTTATGATTTTAAGCTTGGACATAAAGTAAAAAATAGTTCATCTAATTGGTATCATTTTGAGCAAACATATATGAATCAAGATTATGCTTTAATTAGATGGGAAGTCATGAAACATTCTAAAATAGATTGGACTTGTGCGTTTTTAGATAATATTTCTATTAAAGCACACAAAATAATTGATAAACATACAAATAATTTTACATATGACGAAAAATTGATTATTAAAAACGAATATTCATATAATAAAAAAATACGTCATGATGGAAAACACAAATATGCTCCTGAAAGATATTATTATATGAATGTTAAAATAAATCCTTATGAGAAAGGAGATTTAGAAGAAAATTTTGATAAAAAGGCAGGTGAGACTTAATGACAGGATATTTAGTAGAAGATAATATTTATTCACCAGCAATATCTAGAGTAGATGACAATAACGATGTTGCTAATCTTCAATTGGCAAATAGAACTAGATATTTGAATAATGCTTTAAATAATTTAAGCAATTATTTATCTTCCGTGAAAGATGATACTGATATTCAAATTGAAGAATTGACAAAAAGAGTTAATCAAATAAGAGCTGTCATCGGAGAAGGTGCATCTTCTTCTACAATAAGCACGTCAGACGATGTTGTAAAAGCAGTAAACAAATTATTGAAAGACGTATCTGATTTAGAATTGCTTTTGCAAAATCATACGCATAATTATGCTGGTTCTTCTAAACCTGCTGGTCCAGCTGCTGAAGTAAATATAGTTGATGATCCAGTAAATAAATTATCATTACTTGGAACCGATCAATCGCATATAAATAACGTAAAGAGAAATCCACAAATATATATGGAAGAAAATGATTTATATGCAGATGTATTTCATGGATATTTAGATGGTGAAGCTGCAGCTGCTGAATCATTAAGTCATTCTCCAAATATTTCTTTAAGTGGAGATGTGAGAGGTAGTGCTAATTTTTCTGGAAACAATGACATCAATATAATAACATCTTTACAAGAACAAAATGTTTCTCCAGGAGAATATGGTGAGGCGTCAAATTATACATTGCCGTTAGATGGAAGTATTATTGTCCCATCTATAACTGTTAACGCTACTGGTATAATTACTCGTATTCAAAACAGAGTAGTTCAACTTCCATCAAATCTTGGAACAAATAATTCTATTTCTGCTACACAAGATGCAAGAAAAATATATGTTGTTGGTGCATCTTCTCAAAATAGATATGCAACGACATATAGTCAATCTGGCGTTTATGCAAAAGAAAATCATTTATATTCAAATAATGATCAGGTAGTAACTTTAAACGAAAGACAAGATTTGTTGAATAAGACAATCAATGGATATATTCCAAATGATGCAATAGAATATACTGTTGATAAAACAGTTGGAGGAACTGTTGGAAGTAATAGTTTAATTACGTCCGATGCTGTTGCTCGTCACACTCACAATTATGCTTCTTCAAAAAATCCATCTGGAGAAGCAGAAACAATTGAAATTTCTCCAGCAGAATTGGATGAATCTTATAGAGTTGTCATTAATAAAAACAACAAATTATACATTTCAAGTGTATCTATAACTAACGATTCATTGATTAGCAAGACATTAATGGCAACGGAAAATATGTATATTCCAGGTGGTAAAATTTGGATAGAAAATGTTGAGCCAAGTGAAGATTCTGGCGGAAATCTGTTGCCAGGAGATTTTCTCAATCCAGATGATTATGTTAAAAGAGTTTCTACTGAAAAGCTTCATAATGAAGAAATGGAATGCCAAGCAGGTCAACTATTATCATACCATTCTGATGGGTATGTTCTTGCTGATAATTCATCTAAAAATTCTTCAAAAAATTTAGCTATTGCTCTTGAAAATAGTGAAAATAAAGTTATGTCTGTTATGACATTGGGCGCGTTTAACATTGGAGAAAATTACTACGATGGCGCAGACGCATATGTTGGAAAACAAGGCGATATTATATACGGCAAACCAGTGGATGATGATATAGTAATAAGAAAAATTGGCTATGTTAGAAGAAATTATTTAATATTTAATCCTGGAGACGAATCTACAGCTGAAAGACTAGATTCTCTAGAACGTTCATTAAACAGAATATATTCTGATAATTCAAACTATGTCTGGCAAATGGACGATATGCGCAATCTTATGCCTAAAGATGATGTTGAAACTGACAATATGTGGGAAGTTGATGATGAAGGCGATGTAATGCCAGCGCAATATTGCACATCCAACGATTATTGGGAAGTTTTAGATACATCATCAATAATGCCAATGTCATTTGATGAAGACGAAAATTTATTAACAACTTTTGAGACTGATGAATTTGGAAATCTTACATTAAAGGAAAAATATTCATATGATTCAATGTGGGAACACGATGAATTAGATGATTTTACTCCTTCTGAAGAAGGCAGAGAAAATAATACGTGGAAATTTGATGAAAATGGCAATATAACTCCAGCGATAGAATCTATAAGTTCTGGTGATTAATATGATTGTTCATATATATAATGAAAAAATCAATAAATATATATCATGTATAGCATATTCGTCAAAAAATCATTTTGTCGCAAACAAATGCCTATCTTTAAATATTGATGGAAATACTTATTATGTTCCATTAGATAGATTAAGTGACGAATATGATTCATCGCTCAGAGCATTAATTGAGAATAATAAATATCAGATATGCACTTCTTTGCCAATTAATGTTGTCAATAAGTATTTTCCAGGAGGCAATTTATTTATTCCGTTGACTTCGTATCAAACATTATATAAATTACTCATTGGAATGTTTGGCGAGTTTCATGTTAAATTGAAAGAAAATGGAGTTTTATTTAAAGCTCCAATGACATTATCTGGACTGACAAAAATGTTTATTACTGGATTAAATGTATCATTAACATATAACGATACAACCTGGACAACAACTTACAATGGTTTGTCAGATAAAATTTATAAAAAAGATAATTTATTATCTCGTTCGATGTTAGTAAAATTTGTTCCTGAAAAAAATTATTTGATTTCATTTAATGATTCATTTAAATCGTTAAATTATAGCAATGAAATGGTAAAAAATTTTATTATTATTGGATATGAAGTAGAGCAATTAAAAGAAACATCTGGAGATTATAAAAGATTGATTTTAACAGATGAATATTATTTGTATGATGAAAATAAGCACGTCATAAATAAAATTGGGCAATATGCAGAGCAAATGAAATATATCAACTTTGCAAAAAATAACTATTTGAAAAAAGAAAATACATCTTATAATTATTATCTTTTGCAACAACCGATATGTGAAAAGGGGTGAAAATATCATGGCCGTAAAATCTGATGATCTATTGACTCCGAATTCATACATTGATGAAGTTAGTGAATGGGTTGACAAGATTTATGAAATTACAGAAGAAGATTATGTTCATGGCGGAGAACATGGATTCAGTAATGTTCCGCATGAACAGCTTAGCAATAGAACGTTATATTTAAAGAACAATTTAGAAGAATTAACTAATTTTGTAGATAATTTAAAAACAAATTTTGATTCACATGTTGTTAGCAATCTAAACGATTTTAGTGGATTAAGAGCATCTCTTACAAATTTGCAAACTTCACTAGAAAACCTTTCTGGCACTGTTACGTTAAATGATGAAAGTGATCAACAAAAATTTAATAATTTATTGCAAAGAATATACGATTTGCAAGAATCGTTTAATAATATGGAATATAAATATGCAGCTTCAGATAAAGAATCAGGAGATGCATTAACCGTAGCAACTCAAAAAGTATTTGCAACAGAAATGAGTTTGGTTGGCGTTGACAATATATCAACAAATAAATTAAAATACAATACTTCAATTACTGTAGATCAATCAACATTGAAAGCTACCACATTTAAAGGAAATTTAGATGGTGAAGCAAAAACTGCAAAAAAACTAACAAATAAATTAAATTTTACATTATATGGAGACATTTCAGGTTCAGTTAATTTTGACGGTTCAGAAGATGTAAAAATTAATACATCAATTTCAGCAAATCCTAATGGAAACGTTGCTGAAGGAACATATGGCCCTGGTTTAGATCAGATTATTAAACCTGGAGAAGTATTTTATGTTCCAGAATTTACAGTATCTAAGTCGGGATTGATTACGAAAATAGCAAATAGAGAGATGAGTCTCACTATAGATGCTGATATTTTAAATAAAACAATTAATAATGACAATACTGATGAAAAAATTCTTTTAATAGGTACTTTAAATCAAGGAACTAGACAAAGAACATATTCAAACGCCGCTGTATTTGAACGCAATGGGAAATTGTATTCTCAATATAATGAAGTTGCTGATGTTGAATCAGAACAAAATTTAAATAATAAAACAATTAATGGATATAAAATAAATGAAGCTGCAGAAAGAGAAATTGACGATACTCCAGGCGGCACAATAGATAGTGATAAATTAGTGACTTCTAATGCATTAGCTAGACATACACACGATTATGCGATTGGTTCTAATGGAAGAGCAGAAAAAGTAGTATTAAACAATAATTCAGATAAACATGGTTATATCGTAACAAGTTCTGAATCTGATAAAATTGGAATTGATGAAAATATTTCTGTAAAATCTGGTGGAATTACAGCAAAGTCTATTTCTGCTAATGAGATTAGTGTTACTGATTCATTTTATATTCCAGGCGGTAAAATTTGGGTAGAAGAAGTATCTGGTGAAGGAGTTACGGGCATAACTCCAGAAATAGAAAATATCTTAAGTGAATTAAATGAGATGAAACGAATTGTTGCAAGTTTAGATACTGACACGATTCATGCATCAAAAATATATAAGAAACAAACGTGTGTTCCAATGCAACTGCTTACTTATAATAGCGGTTCTTATAGATTGGCTGATAACAGAAATGAAGTTCTTTGCCAAAACCTTGCGTTAGCATTAAACGAACCAGATAGTGAAAATAACATAAATGTATTAACATACGGAATATATATATTACCGACAGACGAACATGATGGATGTGGATGCTATGTTGGACAAGATGGTGAAATTTGGTTTGAACGTCCATATGAAGAAGATCTTGTTATTAAAAAAGTTGGTTATGTTGCAAAAAATAAATTAATTTTTAGGCCAGAAGATTCAAACATTGATTATGTTGTATCTATTGAAAATAAAACATGGGATTATGATATACAAGAAAATCTTATGCCAACAACTTCTGCTAGAGCACATGACGTAGTTTGGGAAAAAGATGTTTACGGAGATTTCATGCCATGCAAAGGCGATCTAAGTAATGACAGCTGGGAAACAACCGATGACGGACTTGTTCCTGTGGGAGAAGGAACGATCATAGATAATGATTCATGGGAAGTCGATGATGATGGTAATATAATGCCATTAGGAAAAGAATTTGTATGGGATAAAGTATGGGAAGTAGACGATTACTTTGATATGGTAACTTCTGAAAATGACGCGACAAACGAAATGTGGGAAAGTATTGGAAGTGAAGTAAAAACAGTGGAGTGATTAATATGGGACATTTTTTAAAAATACAAAATGATAAAATCATATCTTGTTCCATGTACGATGATTATAAAACTTTTCCACAGGGGCAAAAATTAATTAAAGCAAAATTAGACGATGGCACGTTTAAATATTTGCTAATTGATGAACATTTTTCTCCATTTGATTCTGGATTCAGATATCTGTCTAAAAATAAGACATATCAAATTGATATGTCTTATGTATATAAAATTTTTGATGTAAAGTTTGCAAATGCTAATTATTACATAAATTTATATAATATTCAGCATGCTGTTAATGCATTAAATAATTTGTTTGATAGTAGAGTCACCAAAGATGGTAATGATATTATTTTAATTGCTCCAAGAAAAAATTTAGGCATAACAAAAATGTTAATGATTGGATTGAATATATCAATTTCATACATTGATTCTGTTGATGATGAAGTAGATAACGTTTTTGAATTTTCAACTTATGCTAATGGCAGTTGCAATTATATGTTTAATGATATTAATAGAAACAAAATGAAAGCAATGTTGATCAAATTCGATCCAACAAGAAAATATAAGATTCATTTTGAAGATTCTTACCATAATATGAGTTATAATGAAAATATTAAAAATTGTCTATTTTTTGGAGAAGATATAGAATGCCTTCCAAACGTAAATAATACATACTATAATTTAATGCATATAACAAATTTTTTTACAACCAATCCATTCACATTTCAATTTGATTCTGTAAGTATTGCAAATTCTTATTCAAATAAAGAGATTCTTTTTATAAAAGATCAATATGCTCGTTATTCCAATAATAAATATGTATATAATTATTACGATTTAAATGATATCAAAATTTTTTAATAAAATAGGACTACAAGGGTATTGTTGTAGTCCTTTTTTAGAGGAGAAAAATTATGGATGAAAAAACAAAGAAAATAATCACTGATAAAAATGTAAAATTAGAAATAAATAATGGCCAAACGCTAGTTCATTTCAACGGAAAAACGCAGTTGTTGTCTGATATGCCAATCGATATATCAGATAAAATTAAAAATATAAAGTTTTGCTCTTTTTGTGGCGCACCATCTGGTGACGATCCATTATTTACAATAGATAAAAAAATATTTATATGTAAAGATTGCACATTACTTGCATATAATACTTTTATGGAAAATGGAGTTCCAATGCCAATAAATTTAAAGGTGAAAAAAAATGAAAAAAGAACATCTTAACGATATAAATAAAGAAATATACGAAATTTTTAAAAATTATGGAATAGAAGAACATGAAATGCTTAGCGTTTATAAAAATTGTTTTAATGATTTTGAATTAAATTTTCAAGTTTCATTGCAAATAGAAAATAAATATTTAAATATGATTAGAGATACTGTATGGTATAATTTTGAGCATAGAGATGAAAAAGATTTATCTAGATGGGGAAGTGTTTTTTCTCATTTTATGTTCATGTGTGACGACGATGATTTCATAGAATACGAAGAAGTTCATCCAATTATAGGTGAATTGAATGATATAAAAACAAGAATTAATTCAGAACGAACATTTATTGCTTGCCTCGCTGGAAGCGACGAATTATTTAATGATAAAAATTCTAAAATTAATTTTATAGACAAAAGAAAACAACGATTATTTGAAAATGATAAAATTAATTCTAAAGAAATTACTTGTTATGTTTCAGAAGAAATTGGCAGTTATGAATTTGAAAAAATTAAAATAAATTCATTAATAGACGAATTTTTAAATGTATTAAGAAGAGCTGAAACAAATCAGTCAAGGATTGGTGTTTCTTTTATATGAGCGCACAAGCTAGAGTTGGAGATTTAGTTAAAATATCTTGCCCACATGGGCCACAAATTGGAATCATAGTATCTGGTTCTGAACTTTCAATTACTGATTCTAGAAAAAAAGCAAGATTAACAGATACTGTAACGTGTACAGCGTGTGGAAAATCTGGTAACATTATAACTGGTTCTTTTTTGGATTTTACAGATAGTTTAAAAAGCGCCAGAGTTGGAGATGCAACTGTTGGTACTTGCGATATAGGTTGTGACCAATGTCCTCATTCTAGAACTGGAGAAATAATAACAGGAAGCGATTTAACATTTACAGGATGATTTAATTGCAGATCAAACTTTATTTTTTATATGTAAGGTGGATTGTCAATGTCAGATTTTGCTCCATTTATAGAAAAATTTAATAAGTATAAAGAAAATGCGAATTTAAAATATACACACAATGAGTCTAAAATGTATGGCTGGAGATTTAGTGATGATGTTAAACGCGATTTTAGTTCTCATCTTCCAAACGAATGGCCAGATGCTCCAGATGATATAAAAGCAAATTTCAATAGCATGTTCGAAAAAGAACATGATTTAATGGGAATTCAAGTAATTGGATCATGTTCTGGAAAAACCATATATCTCTTAAAAGCAACAGAAAAAAAGAAAACATTTTCTTTGTCATCTTTTGCTTGTTTTGGCTCAAATGATATTTATACTCCAAGCAAACTTACTTGTCCAGTTACAAATAAACAATTTAATTGGCCAATTTCTATAAAAATGGGAAGTTTTTATATTAAGGATTCGTTAAGAGAATATTATGATACAAGCGAAAAAGTAAATTGGGGATTAATAACATTTGATATGGACAAATACCAATTGGACGATGTATATGTTAGCGGGAAAATTAATTATAAAACTGGATTAGTATTGTTTGAAAGATATACAAAAACAAATGAAGAACAATATGATGACTTATTATCAAAACAAGCTGCAACTTCTAGTGGAACAGATTCTTCTGGCAATAGCTCTTCTGGAAATAACTCACCGGCTCCAACGATAATTTACGAAAAGGATGTCGATGATATTCAAATAGAATTCGTTGTATATGAAAATCCAGTAAAAGTGGTTTGGCAATATACAATTGGCGAATAACGGAGGCAATATATATATGAAAAGTGTTGAAGCTATATACAGAACAAATTTTTTTGATTTTGGAGATACAAAATTGATTAAACGTATTAGCAAAAAACATGACGTTGAAGTTACTACTAATATGAAAGGAATAGCATTAATAAGCAAAGACCTTAATAAATTGGTTGAAACAATAGAAGAGAGTTTTAATAAAAATTGCAAAATTACAATACAGAACGACGTTGTATTTGTAAATTTATAATGTAAGGAATGATTAATCATGAGAGACTTGAATAAGTTTCTTGATGAAAATAATATAATAAAACGAGAAGAAGTTATGGAATCAGAGACTAACGATTTTGATGTTAGAACATCTCAATTTTTAGATATACAAATTCCAGAAAATCCAGAAAAACAAATTGTAAAAAAAGAAAAACCAAAAAAACAAAAGCGTCAGCCTAAACAAGTTACAAAAGAAAAACCAGAAATGAAAACTAGAAGAGAACTTATCATAGAAATGATGGAGAGAACAAGATACCAAATTCTTTCTAAAGAGGTTGACTATGAAGTTTATCAAATAATGCAAGAACAACATTCTGAAGATCAAAAACAACGCGAAATATACAGACAGAGTGCGTTAAGTGTTCGAAAAGATCATAAAGCATTAGAACGAAAATTAGAAGTTTTGCAAAAATTTTTGGAGAAAGAAAATGTCTGAAGGAAGTGTTCATAAACATTTAAAACTTGCGGCTATAGCTTTTTTAAAAAAATATTGCATTGATGTTGTATCTTTAGAAACTAAATTTAGAAATATACGTTCTGTAGCGGATGTTTGCGGAATAAATTTAAAACGAAAAGAAGTTAGAGTCATTGAAGTAAAAGCAACAAAAGAAGATTATCTAAGAGATAAAAAATTATTTCAACTGGAAAAAAGTTATTATCCTCATTGTAATTATTTTTACATAATGTGTCCAGCTGGAGTTATTGACAAAAAAGATGTTTTAAAAGAAATAGGTTTAATTTATGTTGATAGTGATGATAAATTAACTATTGTGCAAAAGCCAATTAAAAACAAAAAATTAAAAACGAGATTTGAAACAACTCTAAAAAATTCTGTTCGTTCAATTACAAATGATTTAGTTTTTAAATTTTATAATATTAATTCTAAGTTAAAATATACTGGAATGAAAAAATTTAGTACAAAATGACCTGAATGAAAATTCAGGTTATTCTTATATAAGGATTAGGTGAAAAACATTGAAACGATTATCCAAACATAACGCTTGGTCTAGAGATTATGCTGTACTTTATATTAATGGAAAAGTACTCAGAGGTTCTGATTTTATGCCATTGCTCAATGACTATTTATCAGAAAATGGTAAGATGCAAGATTTTATCCTCGATTTTATTGATAAAAATCCAAGCGTTGCTGATAAATATGAAGATGAAAATGACGTAAAAAAAGATATAGAAATTGCTGAAAAACAAAATAAACTTCCAACTGCTATTAGTAGAGAGCTTGGAGAATTTGATAGAGAATACGGATTTAATACTGGATATAAAATTGCTTTCGCACATGAAGCAAATAATGGCATATATATAGAAACAGACAGTTTAATAAATTGTTCTTTGGACGATGTAGTTTATGCTATAAGATCGAAATATCCAAATTATAAGATTTTTGATGATAATTCTTGTTTTATGACATCAGAAGATGAAAAAGATTATAAACAAATTGTTGCAGACATAATTGGCGTAGATAATTATTTAGTTTCTATCAACCATGAAGTTTTTTATGGAGATAATTATTTTGATGCTATAGAAAATTATTTTGTTGAGCATGGAGCTGCAAAAAAATTCAATGTATATTTTGTTGAAACATTTATTAACGAAAACAAAGACACAATGTTAGACAAGGCTAAAAAGCAAGGAGATTTTGGCATTATTCTTGATGAAGTCGAAAAATATTTAAATGATAGCAGGATTGCAATGGGATTGCCAATGGCATTCGCAAAAGAACAAAATAATACATTGTTTATTGATACAAATAAATTATATAATACAACAATGCAAGATGCTATAAATGATTTCAAAACAGAACATCCAGAAATGCAAATATTCGATATAAGCAACGGCGAATTTTTAGCAAAAAGAAAAAATAAACGTAAGTATTCTTTTAAAAGATTAAAAAAAAGAATATCATATCATGGAATAGGAAATAGAGATTCTGCACTAGTTTATATAGATGGTGAAATCATTAAAGGATATATTCACCCAGAAATAGTTCAAGAATATTTAGATAAAAATAATTTGTTGTATCAAGTCAATAAGGATTATATAGAAAGCCATGATTGTTATTCAGATATGTCTGATGAAGAAAAAAATGAACTTGCTACTGAGATGACAGATGCAGGAATGATTACACTCGAATTGCATAATGATATGAGTGAATTCAATAGAAGTGAAAACATGCCAGATATTGCTGGACTGCCTGTAGCATTTGCTCATCTTGATGATGGGAACATATACATAGATTCTAATAGCATTCAAAATGTAGATTTGAATACAGTAATGAATGCATTTAAAAGAGAATTCCCAAATTCATCTATATATAAAGAAGACAATAATGATGAACTTTTGCTTGTCGCGAGGAAACAAAAATGAAAAAATTAAAAAAAATATCTATTCATAATGTTTCGAACAGAGATATTGCTTTAGTATATATAAATGGTGATATTATTGAAGGAAAAACTCATCCAGATATAATAGAAGACTATTTAAAAAGTCATCATATGATAAATGATATTAACAAACAATTTTTAGATTCAGAAGGTTTTTCGGAAGAAGAAAAAAATGAAATGTTAGATTTAACAGAAGAAAATGAATTATTGGATGACTTATATTATGCAATGTCTGAGTATGGTCGTTTTGAATATGATTTAGAAGAAGACTTAGATATTCAACTAGGATTTGCTCATAAAATAGGCGATGAAATATACATTATCTCTGATGCAACTTGTAACATTGGATTTGGAGATTTGGTTTCTCGTTTTAAAAATAGATATCCTCAGTGTAGTATTTTTACAGATGAAGACGAAGAAAAAGTAGCTTCATATAATCATTTAAAAAGACTTGGAAAACACGGAATCTCAAATAGAGATAGAGCAATTTTATATATTGATGGTGATGTTATTTCTGGTATAAATCATCCGAGACTTATTTCTAAATGGTTATGTGATCATAATGATATGGAAAAATATTTAAAAAAATTTTATAAAATGATTGGTAAAGATATCAATTCTAAAGAAATTCAAGATGAAATAAAAATGGCTATTCACGATAAAGACTTGCCGTATGAAGCATATGCATTATTAATGGAAGATAAAAGACAAGAACAAGCTGCTGTTGAGCATTCAATGGCATTTGCTCATTTAGTAGATGATAATATATTTTTAGAAACGAAATCAATTTTTAATACAAATAAAGATACTGTAATAAATGCTATAAAAGCTAAATATCCAAATTATTCAATATATGATGATGATTCACATAGTGGTATAGATAGTGATATAGAAAATTATGTAAAATTAGCAAAAATCAAGCAAAAGCAAGAATAAATTGTTAAAATTAATTAATTCCTATCTAATATAAAACTAGATAGGAATTTTTTTAAAGAAACAAAAAATTGAAATCAAACCCAATAAGATTATTGGACTTTAATTTTTTGTTTTAAGGAGATGAAAATTGAACGGATGAAATTATATTGCATTATGGGAAAATCTGGGGCAGGAAAAGATACTATTTTGAATAAAATTCTTGCTTCAAGAAAAGATTTGACGCCAATTATTACTTATACAACTAGGCCAATGCGACCAGGAGAAAAAAATGGTAGAGAATATTATTTTGTAACATTATCTGTTTTTGAAAAATTAAAAAATAATAATTCTATCATTGAATATAGAAAATATAACACCGTACAAGGTGAATGGTATTATTTTATGGCTGACGACAATCAAATTGATGTCAATTCTGATAAAAAATATATTACTATTAATACGATTTTTGGGGTAAGAAAATTACGTGAAATATACGGTACTTCTGTAATACCAATACATTTATATGTAAATGATAGAGATAGAATTCTTAGATGTTTTGCGAGAGAGACATCAACAAATGAGAATTATGTAGAAATGTGTAGAAGATTTGTTACTGATAGTCATGATTATTCTAGTGAAATGTTTGATAAATTTGGAATTCCAGATAATAGAATAATTAATGAATCAATACCAAAATGTTTAAAAGAAATAAATAAAATGATAAAATGAGCCAGAATTCCTGGCTCATATGTTATTTTTAGAAAAGCGCATTATTAAATTTATAGAATACACTTAAAATAAATAAAATTAAAGATTTTGCAAAATTTTTAAAGATGGTGATCTAATGAAAAAAGAATCAAAATTATTAATAACTCCAAGCGATAGCAAAAATGATGATTTTACTTTATCTTTAGTAGATTATTTTCATAAAGAATTATTGAATAGAGGAATTAATTCTGTTAAAAAAGCTTCGTTTCTTGAAATTAATCTACCAAAAAAGTACGAAGACAAGTATACGATGTTAATTATTGATTGTGATAACGGAAAAGTGTATCTTCGCGGCGAAGAATGCAAAGATAAACATTTTGGTAAATTATCTAGATTTAATCCACAAAGAAAATCTGATGCATATAATTGCGTAAATTATAGTGTAACCAGACTAGTGAATAGAATTAATAAGTTGTTTGATGATTTGAATGAAAAAGTTTTAGATGTTCGTTTGGCGTCTATAGAATCTATAGTAGAAGGTGATTTAGATTTGAGAGATTTAACAAATACAGAATGTGAAAATTGCATGCAATCAAATGAAATTTGTGAAAATGATTTAATTGATTTGCGTGATTGCGATTTAATTTTAATAGATAATCAGGCTGAAGATTTAAGAGGAGAAGAATTAATAGTTGATGTTGATAATGAAGATAGAACATTGAAATTAATTCCAAATGCAGTAATAGATAATGATGATATTATAGATGTTCTAAAATGTTTAGATCTAAGAGATTGTGATAACATTATTATTTATGAACCAAAGTGTAACTGTGAACATTGTGATTGCAAAGATTTGAATGAACAAATAGATGAACTTTTAGATTTTGAAAAAACAGCAGAAAAAGATTATATTCATTATTTTAAAGGCAATCAACCTAAAATAGATAAATTTCTTGAAGAAAATCCAGATTTTAAACAATTTGAAAATGAATATGGCAAATGCACAAATGTATTTAATGATGTAGTAACATATGAGAAAAAAGAAGATTTTCCACAAGATGAAGTAAAAAAATGGTGTTTACTTTGGGACAATGTAATTATAAACAGATTTATTGAATGGGTTAATGGTTACTCTGAAACTCGAAAAAGAGATGTAGAAATTGATAAAGATAATGCAGATATTGTAGTATGGCGTAATACAAAAACTCATCCAAACGATGATATTCCAAATTATGTTAAATCTTACAAAGAATTTTTTAGAATTAATATGAATGGAATAAAATGCACAGATGTAAATCGTGATAATAAAAATATTGAAAAAATTACATATAGTCCAGATGGTGATGATATAACATTTGAATATATTGGCAACAAATATTGACGAGGTGTATGATATGAGCACTGTCTTAAATAGTGATAAATATTTTAAAGCCCAAAGAGTTTTAGATATGTTCAAAGTATCTCAGTTAGCGATTCCCAATATGACAGTTCATATAAACTCTGGAACTGTCATAAAAAATAAAAAAATTAAAAATTTTGAAGATACAAATTCTGATATTATTTTTGCTCCTAAGTCTGGCACATGGTTAGTCGCAATTTCATTAAATTCCGATTTAGAAATAGTTTATACTTATGGAATTCAATCAACCGAACAAAAAAGAATTCCAACACTTCCAGAAGAATGCATGCATCTTGCTTTAATTGAAGTTAGTTCAAATGATACAGAAATAACGAATGATAAAATATATGATTTGAGACAATTGTTTGGATTTGCAGCGCCGTCAGAATCATTGTGTCAATGTAAATGTACTATGGAAGGCGGTTTGACTTCAGAACAGGTCGAAATGCTTGAAAATATTCAGAATCAATTTGATTATTTTCAACAACAGATTAATGAATTAAAACTTTTGCATGAACCTCAAAAAGTATATAGAGTAAAGAGCGATTCTGGATTATTATATGATATTAGGTTCAAAGATGATGGAACTCCATATTGGACTAGAGTTGGTTATGAAGATAATGAAGTAGATGATCTAGTTAGAGATTATAAATTTACTTACGAACATAATCATGTGAATATAGTTAATCAAACAGATCGTCAATATATTCAATTAGCTGTAAAAATAGACTCAAAAAATGCAAGCAATGCTGATTTAAATTGTACATTGATTATATCATGTTCAGATACAACAATATATAGTGAAAATCATATTCCTCAATATCAAGAATCAGAATTTAGAATTACAAATCTTGATTTAACAAAAATGGGATTTTATGAAGTATTTGAGTTAAATTTTCATAGCGTTGGAACTCATAGATTATCAATGGCATTATATGATAATGATACTCATCAAATTGTTGATGAATGTGAAATTACATATGATGTTATATTCCAAGATGGTGCAATTATTAATGAAGTCTAATAAATACATTATTGGAAAACATTAAGAAAGATTGATTTGAAAATGGCAAAAAAGAAGAAACAAATCTCAGAAGAAACTAAAGCATTAACCGCAGATGTTAAAAATAACTTAGAAGCTATACATGAAGAAATCTCAGAAGCTCGTAGAGAAAATTATATTGGTGGAATGTTTCTAACAGATTTTATCTATTATAGATTTTTAGATAGAATAGACCCTGTTGAGTATTGCCAAAATGTTTTAAGGAATCATTATCCAGAATCTAAAAAATATCTTCATCAAAATCAAGTTGATTTAATTAGAGCAGCTTGTAATCCAAAATTAAAACAGGTAGCTGGGCTTATGGCTAGACAAACTGGAAAAACAGAATCAATAGCATCTATGACAGGTTATTTAATAGATAATTATCCCCAAATGAAAGTTGGAATTTTTACTCCTCGATTGCAACAGGCAGAAGTTAGCATAGGAAGATTATCTACTTTTTTTCAAATGAATGAAGAACGTTTGAATAATAAAATTGTAAAATTGACAAAAGATAAAATTGAATTAAATAATAATTCTTATGTCACGGCTGTTTCTGCATCAGACCAATCTAATATTGAAGGTTTGACTTTTGATGTTATGATTCTAGACGAAGCACAAAAAATATCAAATTATACTTGGTCTGAACGTATTGCGCCAATGGGAGGTGCAACAAACGCCAAAATTATTAAAATTGGTACGCCAAAAACAAAAAATCATTTTTATGATTCTGTTGAGGGAAAAGGTTCTGAAAAATGGACTGTTATTCGTCGCGATTGGACGCAATGTCCTCAGCTTTGGGCATTAGATGCAATTTATTTACCAGATTTGAAAACTGGAGAAAAACGACCATATTCTCGATATGTTATAGAACAATTAATGCCAAAAGCGTTAAAACAAGAATTTTTCCCTAATAATCCAGAAGTTTGGACAGAAGGCGGTATGGATATTGAGGATTTTAAAACTCAATATATGCTTGAATTTATAGATGGTGCTGGCAAATTTTTAACATCTAGTCAGATAAAAAATTTATCCGACGGTGAATTTGATTGGATAGAACATGGGATTATAGGCGAACGATATGTTGCTGGTATTGACTTTGCTGGTTCTAACCCAGAAGGAGATAATACTCACATTACTGTTCTAAGAATTGCTCCAGATGGTACAAAACAAAAAGTATTTGCTTTAGAATTTAAAGATGAAACATATCCGCAACAAATGTATGAAATATCAAAATTGTTTGGTGGATATAATCCAAGATTTGAAGTAAAAAAAATATTCGCTGATTATACTGGATGCGGTGCTCCAGTTATACAGACACTTCAAACTGAGTTTGGATTAACAAATTTAGAAGGCATTATTTTCAATGCTGGAGATAGATATACTCATTCCGGGATGAATATGAAAAATCTTATGTATGGAAAATTTAGAACAGAACTCGATTCTGGAAAATTTAAATATCCAACTAAGGAACGATTTTTAGATTCGTATTTGGCATCTGCTGGTAAAGACAACATTGGATTTTATCACAAAATGATTGGCGAGTGGGCAGATTTGGAGTATATAGTTGGCAAAACGTTAAATAAAAAAATAGAAGCTCCAACTGGTTATCATGACGATTGTTGTGATGCAGATGTTTTAGCGAATTTTGCGGCCGTAATGGGACAACGTTCAACTGCTCCTCGCGCAAGATATGGTAGGATTAGTAGATTTTAAATAAAGTTTTATTTTATAAATTTTAAATTAAAATAAATACAAAGAGGTGTATTTTGTTTTGTATGTCAATAAATTAAAAAATGGCTTAAGTTTTTGCATAGAAAATATAGACAGTGATTTTGTTACAATTAGTTATTTTGTTCATGCTGGATCTTTTGATGAGCCAGACGATAAACTTGGTATTGCTCATCTAACAGAACATTTAGTATTTAAAGGCACGATGAATAGAGAAGCTAAAAGTATTTTTACTGAAATAGAACAATTAGGCGGCAGCATGAATGCTTATACCACAGAAGATCACACTGTATTTTATGTTACTATATTAAAAGAGCATTGGAAAGAAGCATTAGATGTTTTATCTGATATTATATGGAACAACACTATACCAGAAGAAGAATTTGATAGAGAAAGAAATGTTGTTTTAGAAGAACTAAAAATGTACCATGATGATGGTAGCAGAAGAATTTTGGATAACATGACCAAAGTTGCTTATAAGGATGCAAAAAACAAATGGAATAATGGCGGAACGATTGCAAGCGTCAGTAATATAACAAAACAAGATGTTGAAAATTTCATAGATAATTTTTACATTCCAGATAAAATCACGATTTACATAACTGGAAATATAAATTGTGAAGAAGTTACTGATTTTATAGACAAATATACCTCCAATTATAAATTTGATGATGAAATCAAAGAATTTAGAAATAATTCTTGCATTGTAAATGTTGAAAATAATGAAGAAGATATTGATACAACTCAATCTCATATGATTGCATATTTTCCATATAAATTTGAACAATCTATTAAAAATTTTATAATTGCTGATATGGCATTAGATATTTTTGGAAACGGATTTAGTTCAAGGCTGATAGAAATAAGAGAAAAATATGGATATGCATATACTATATGCTGCAGTATGTTTTCTTCATTCCCAGAATCATTAATATATGTTTATGTTGGATTAAACAAAAATAACATAGATAATACACAAAAATTGATTTTGAAAAAAATGAAAGAAATAAAAGAAAATGGAATAACAGAAAAAGAATTTGAAACGAGTTATAACTGTTATCAAACACTTTTAAAGAAAAAATCATTATTTACAGAATCAATGAATGATTTTAGAATTTCTTTAATGGGGATGGGAATTGATTTAAATAATGTAGATTTTCAAAATATAGTTGAACAATTAGAAACTATATCTATAGATGATTTAAACAATTTTTATAAAAACGTTTTTGATGTTGACAATGTAGGTTTTATTACACTTTTGCAAACTAAGTCAGAGGAGTAATTAAATTGAATATCAATTCAACTAATAATGTAGCATTAGAAGATTTTAGTCTTCAAACACCATTTGAACCATTGTATGAAGATATAAAAACAAATCCCAATAAAGTATGGTTTGAACTTGAACGTCGTCTTAATAAATTGATTAAATGGCTTGCTTGGTGGAAAAATTTTGATAAAGACGAACTGACACAACAAACATATTTGTATTTTATATCATTATGCGAACAGTACGATCCATACTATCAGGGAAAATTTTTTAAGTTCGATAGATATTTATTTAAAAATTTAATTATAAAGTTAAGAGCTTATATACAAAGATATTACTTTAAAGGGAAAAGAGAAAAACCAAGTGATTGTTATGAATTTCTTATGCAAGATCAAGTAACTAATGATATAAAAGATGTTGAAAGCGAATTATATAATGAATATATTTATTCTTTAGTTGATGAACGGGCTGCAGAAATAGTAAAATTAACATTAAATGGATATAAGCAACAAGAAATAGGTAAAAAATTAAATATTTCGCAGTCAAGAGTATCTGTAATAAAAAAGAAAGCGTTAAAAGATTTATACAATATTTTAGATGAAAATCACACAGAAGAAGAAAAAAATGAGATTATATTAGAAGATTTAAAACAAAGTTTTTATGATAAGCCTCAAAAAGAAAAACGTAAAAAATCTAATTGATCATTGTTTAATAAATAGTACATTTCTTAATATTTTGTTATTGAATAATAAAAGTATTTGCACATTATGAGAGTTAACGCTCTGCTGTGCAACTTTTCTAGAGGAAGTGATATTGTAATGATAAATAGAATCGCTGACAAATTTGCTTCTATTTCAGATGAATGTTTTGAACATCTTGCAGAGGTGTTAGAAAACAAAGACAATAAAAAGTTGTTTAGTATCGTTAATTCTGAAGTCAAAGCAAACGACATTAAGAAACAACTAATTGCCAACGGTTATAATGTTAGTATAAATAAAGATAAAAATATGTTTAAAATATTTTATTCTTCAAGCCAGCCAAAAATTAAAGTTACAGCATCAACAATGAGTTGTTTTAATAACATTGGAGGCAATTTATATAAGGCTTTTCAAAAAGTAGCTGGTGTATATGATTATGATTTTGATGATGGCTCTATTTGGAGAATAGAAAAGTTTGATGATGGCGAATATCTTGTCAAAGAAATTAATAGTGACGATGAAAACGATGTGATTCGCAAAAAAACAGCGTCAAAAAACACATCTATGAACGATGATGTTTTTAAAAAAATAATGAAAATGTTTTATGGCGAACACACAGATGAAATTGTTGAAGATGCCATTAAAAACAAATCATTAAAAAACGAATTTGAACATATTTTAAATAAAAAGATAGATAAAGAGATTGCTTCATCTTTGAAAAAATATAATTTTATTGTATCTGAAAAACATATTAATGATTTACGTACAAAAGCATTAAATGAAAAATCTATAATGTCTAAAATAGATTTAGACAGATTTGTTCGGAAAGAATCCAATAAATACGACTCAAAAGAAGGAGTGCAATAATGGCTACGTTAAAGAACAAAAAGATAGTAGAAGAAGATACATATGATTATGTAAAAAATCTTAATTGGCGAGACGATGGCAATGAACTGGAAGATCCTTCTATGAACGACTATTTGAAAGGATATAATATGAGACCGTATGATTTTGTTCAATGGGCAAAAAAAGAAAATAAAATTGTAAAGAAAGCGGCCAAAGAAGTTGTGCCAATGCATTTCTATCCAGAATATTTGGCAGATTATATATTGACTCTTTGGAATGGCACGGACGGAACATTACAAGATTTTTTTAATGGATTTACTTTAAGATACAATAATAATCTAAAAGAATCAATAGCAAAAAGCCTTAACAAAATGGGATATGAAATATATCCAGTATATGTAGATGATAGAGCTTTTTTTGCAAAAAGAGCGCAAGAACAATTACAAAGAATCGCTTCTGCCGATTTAGAGACGAAATTATATTGCTTAAAAAATTCATTTCGTCAGTCAGAACCACTCATGTTATTTTTTGGTGAAATCAGCGACATGAAAGAAATTGGCAAAAAAATAACAGCTAAAAAAGTTGTTGATTTATTAGATTATTATTCTGAAATTTTTCCAGAAGATTTTGCGATATCATTGACAAAAAATTTAGTAGTTGATAAAGGATTGCAAGATGTTGGGTTTGAATATTATAAAGATTTTGGGATGACAGACAAAACATTAGAAGAAACAGAACGTATTTTGTCTGGAAATGATGATTCTTATTATGATATTCATAGCGGCAATGAACCATTTGGATGGGATTATGTTTCTGATATGCGTGGATTTGATGGCGTGCGTCCAGAACAGTATGAAACTACAGACTGTACTAATAACAATCCTCCACATTTAGCTTTTAAAAAAAAAGACTAGCAGATAGTATTGGAAATATTCCGTTAGCTCAAGCGTTAGATGCCTTAAATTATGGCGTAAGAAACATATGTACATTGACTAATAAAACTTTAGCAATTCCACCATCTCCAGTAAGATCATTTAGAAAGCAAAAAAATAGAACAAAAAGTTATATAGATAATTTTTATACAATGATTGATATTAATGATATTGTCGATGTATATGAAATTTGGAAAATAACGCTGGACGATGAAGACTTAAGTGAAGTATTTTTAGTATTATCTGGTAAATGCAATTTACAAGGATATAGAAAAGCAAAATGGTCTCAAATTAAATATAGAGGTTTTTATTCTACTGTGGATGAAGCAAAATCAGCAATATATACACAATTAACATAGAAAGTGAGGCGAGAATTGAATGTCTTACAGTTTTGAAACAATTGACAACAAAGTGCTAACTAGTACTAACAAAGTAGACATTCCAGATTGGATTGATAACATTGCTTTCAAAGAAAAAGTAGATAGACAATTTGATTTGGATTCAGATGCAAATATTATCAATCAGAAGCACGTTATCGCTTCACGTTCAGATAATAATTTGGCATTTGTAAGAGAAATTAAACATTCATTTGATGATAAGACATTAAAAAACTATGCAATAATAAAATTGTCTTCTTTTTTAAGAAAATATAGATACTCTGTAAATAATACAGAAATTAATGATAATCACATTAAATTTGATGTAAATTTTGATCAGAATCCAGCTACATATTCTTTTTCATTTTTTACAGAGAATGGGAAAATTAAAAACAACAAATTATTTACCGCATCATTAAATGGAGTAAATAATGAATATCCATTCAGTGAAGCTGGATTGAGTGATTCATTTGAAGATGCAAAAAATAATTTTAATAAGAAAGAATCATATCAAGTAAAACAATCAAACAAACAATTTGCTGTTATGACAAGATATGAAATTGTTAAACGTTGTAATAATTCTCTTGAAAAAGCTTCTGAATTGATTAATAAACATCTAAAAGAAGGAAACATTGTTGGCGTTGGAAGCAATGAATTTGCATCATACTATGATATGAACTTCCTTTTTCCAGATTTAAGGAAACAGTATCAACCACAGCAAAAACATATAGCAGAATATGTCGATAATGTTGGACAATCCATTGAAAATGAACATAAGACAGAAGAAAGATTGGCCCTAGAAGCATCTAAAATCATTTCTAATGACTTTAATTTAAATCAATTAATATCTCAAAATAGAAGAGAAAATGAATTTATTGTAAATGCAGAGATTGTCAACGATAATATTAGAAAGGTTATTGGTTTTGTTTTTGATATTGAAAACGAAAAATTATCATTAATAAAAGAAATTAGAGACAATGATAATGTTTTTTCTGTTGACGAATACAAAACAAAAAAGAATAAGATAGCATCATATACAAAAGATCATTCTAAATTAATGAAAAATAAATTTATATTTTCGTCTTTGTCTTTAAAAGACAAGTTAGAAAATGTAATTAATGAAAATCATATTAATGATCTAATTGCTTTTTGGCAAAGTAACAAATTAATAAATAGAATAGAAACAAACAAATTTGCATCTAAATATTCTTTGAATGAATTGTTAGATAAAAGTGATGTGTCATTTTTAAATGATAAAGAAATAGAATCTATTGTTAGTCAAAAACAACGTTTTGGCAATAATAGCAGGTTTTATCAGCTAGCTGTTAGAGACAATGATACAAGAACAAAAGTCGCATTATATGAAAAGCAATCAAAAATAGATAAAATAGCTTCTTATATCAATCAATATTTAAATGATTTTAGTTTAGATTTGCTTTCAAATGAAGATATAAATATAGTATTCGTGATTAATGAAAAGCCAAATAATATATATGCAAAAGTCAAATATGAAAATGATGACATTAAAGATATTATTTGCAAAATTGGAAATAGATTTATTTCCATAAATGATTCAAAAAATATTTTTCAAAAAAGTAAATTATTAAAATCATATTTGAAAGATAATAATTCGTCAAATCATTACAATATAATAATTTCTAAATCAATGATTTACAATAAATTAAAAGATTATTTGAATATTTCTACAATTGATGATATGATTCAATATCTTTTAAATGAGAAAGAATTAAAGCATATTGAATCTAATAAATATGCATCTTCTAAAAATTTTGAGCAACTAATTAATATGTGTAACAAAATTCCAATTGATAATTTAAGGAAAGAAAATTTATCAATGGCTGATAAGACATCTGGACTCAAATTTTCTAGAAGAAACATAGAAGATAATGATACAAGAAATAAAGAATTATTATCTTCTTTAGAAGATTATGCATACAAGGTAAATTCTTATATTAATAAATATGTAGATAAGTTTATTGTAAATCTTATAGATAAATATCACGCGAATATTAATCTTTGTGGAAAAGATGTATATGCATCTATCATATCAAATGAAAATAACGAAATAGAAGATATTATTTGTGATGTAAATAATAAAAAAATTTCTATCTCAAAATTAAAGACAGCTTTAGAAAAGAGCAAATTGTTAGATGCATATTTAAAAGACAATAAAGAAACGAAACATCAAGGTATTTTGATATCTAGAAAAGCTTTTAATGAAAAATTAAGAAATTATATTTCTGAAAAAGAGATATCAGCTTTGATAAGTTACCTTGAAGACAACAAACAAATAAAAAGAATTTCAAGTGATAAATTTGTTTCTAATGTTAGTTTTGATGAATTAATAAGAGACGTTAAGTATATTCCAAATAAAAATTTTGAACAAAAATACTTAAAATTATCTGATAGAACATCTGGATATGAATTTGATAAGCGTCACGTATTAGACAATGATAATAGAAAACTTATAAAAAATATTAAAACGTCTGATTGCAAAAATTACATATTATCAAATTTGCCAAGATACATTGAATTAAAAAATGTTAAAAATATTAGCATAAATGATAATTTAATGTCATCAGAGTTAGAGCTATTTAATAATAAAAAAGGATTATCAACAACAATACAATGCATAGCATCTATAGATAATTCGGAATTGAATAATATTAAATATTATTTAAATGATAATGAAATCAACATAGATGATGCATTTAATACAACGTTGCTTGCGGAAAAACTCATTGATTCATCAAACGATAAATATTCGTATTGTTCTATCATTATAAATAAGAATGATTTAAAAGAGAAATTAAAGTATTTAACGGATGAAAAATTAATAGAAGACGAAATAGAAAAATGGTCTAAAAACGGTAAAATAGAGAAAATAGATTCTAATACTTTTGCTTCTAAGTATTCTTTAAATGAATTAGTTTCTATGTCAAATTTGCGTCCATATAAAGAAGACGTTACTGAACAAAAATATCTTCAATCAAAACGTCAAAAAGATGTAATACCCAAGTCATATCACGCGAACAATTTTGAGGCAAAAATATTGTCTTCTGTGAATGATGGCAAAACATTAGATGCATTTAACGAATCTAAAAACAAGGTTTTAGAATTAGCTAAAGATTATTTGAATAAACAAGTTATTACAGCAAATAAGCTCAATAAAATTAAAAAATTAATAAACGATGCAAAAACTGCTAACCAATTAAATTCTATTTATAAAGATTTGCAAAGGTATTTTAGATGAAAAGATTGTGTAAAACTATAGACATAAATAGGCTAGAAAACCAATATAGAGAATTAATGGATAAAAAGTATGTTTCTGAAAATAAACCTCAGGTTATGAAAAACCAAGTTAATGATGAAAAGAAAACATTTTTTATTCAGCCAGGAAATATGTTAATCGATTATGATGATAATTTGATAAACACACAAATGCGCCCTGGAATTCCAGGGCTCTGGTCTTCTAGCGAAAGATGGATATACAGATGAAAAGACTAAGAAAAAAATTTGCATCAAAACCTATTAAAATTTTAGAGAGCTTTATTACTGCTGGTGGATTATTTTATGCATATCAAGTTCGTCTTCTTAATAATAAGCCTTTTTATTCGATAACATGCGATTCTGCTTTTGATTCTTCTTCTTTATACGATGGAGATGATTTTGAGAAGAGTTTCGAATTATTTTGCGAATTAGCAATAGCATTAAAAGGTATAAGTTATGCTGAAAATTTCGCTAAAACAAAATTATTAATAAAAAAAGATTTAGATGATTTAGTCGAAAAACAACAAGATATGATATTGAAAGTTAAACCATTGTTTCTTGGTGATAGCGATTTTCCTAATGTATAAAGAGGTGTTTTTAAATGAAACGTTTGGGACGCCCAATAACGCATCGTCAAGTTCCAATTCAAATTGGATTTGAATTTCCAACATATGAAAAAAAAATGATTGAGCATGGAGAAATAGAAGACCAGTTTGAAAAACAATTAACATATGAATTTAATCATGATTTTACATTACCAGAATGGTCAATGCAACAGGGCCTTAATTTATAGGAGTGATATAAGTGAATAAAGTCGGTTCTTTACCAGCTTGGCTTAATGATCTCGCTGGAATTCTTCAAAAGAAATCAGAACAAAAAAATATTATTGCAGAAACAAAAGTTTTAAATCTTCCAACAGTAAATTGGGAAGGTGAAACATTTTATGTAAGATTTGACGAAAATGGAGCAACTTTATATAACAAATTTGCAACGATAGTAAAAGAGATTGAACATGCTTCATCTATTGATGAGGTTGATAAATTTTTGAATGCAAATACCGTTACAGCTTCAGATGATTCGCAATCAGATAACTCATTGGATCAATTGCCAGAAGATCCAAAAGATTCTGTTCAAGAAGCTTCAGAAAACGAAGGAATTATTGATGTTACTCAGCCTGACGCTCCAGTTGTAGAAGAAGTTTTAGAAGAACAAAACGAACAAGAAGACGAAGATGATTTAACTAAAGAGTTAGAGCAAATCATGTTGGAAGAAGATGATGATGATGTACAAGAAGACGAAGAATCAGAATCTGACGATGAATTTGCATCATTAAAAAACGAAGTCAAAGAACTTAGAGAATTGGTTGAGAATCTTATTGCAAAGTTTGAGTCACCTCAAGAAACGGAAAAAGAAACTGAAAATCCTTCAAACCAATTAGAAGAAAGATTAGCAAAATTAGAAAATAAATATGCCGAATTGTATCGTGCATATACTGCTCCCAAAAATGATCAATATGATTTAAAATGTCAAGATGAAGAAATGAAACATGTAAATGAAGGCATTGAACTTTCTCAAAAAATAATTGATAAAGAGCATGAGTTAGATTTATCTAAGCAAGAGGAGCGCGGTAAATTGAACGCCGATTTCTTAAAAGAAATTCTTGATGATGTAAAAGAAAATCTTCAAGATATAGTAGATGATAGCATTGAAGAAGCAAAAGAAGTAGTAGAAGATGTTGTTGAAAATGGAGTAGAACCAGAAGACGCTGTTTCTGATTCGTCTGAAGAATTAGAACAACCTGAAGAAGATATTATTCTTTTAGAAGATCCTGATGCTATATATGAATTTTCTAATCAGATATGCCCATTTTGTCATCAAAAACATTTATCTGCAGTAGATATAAAAAATGATGTTATTGGCGTTAAATGTGCAAATTGCGAAAAAGAATTTGCTGTAAACAAAAAAGACAATACGATTCATTATAAAAAGTGAGAGGTATTAAATATGGGACTATTAAAAGGACATAGCATTTTGGCAATGTATAATGATAATACATCTGTTACTGAAATGCTTCAATATATGGGCGTTGAACCAACGTCAGAATTAGTTGCTGAAGCAGTAGGAAGATTTGCATCAAAAGGCGGCTTCGATATGTCTGATTTATATGGTTTTTTAAAAGAAAAGGGAATCATGACAGATTCTATTGTTGATGCAAGATAATTTAAAAAGCAGCAAATATTTTGCTGCTTTTTTGTTGTCGCTTTTTTGTAATAAAATAATTTGAATTTTTAGTAATAAACTTTACGTTTATCAATATTTTTGGAGTAGAAAATAAAATTTTGGAGAGGAAATAATGAGAAATAAATATTATGATGATTACGATGGTTATAATGATTATAATTATGACTATGATGAACGTTCTTCTCAATATAATAAATATTTTGAAGATGATGACGATGAAGATGAAAAAAATTTAGCAGATACAATAGATGACGATGATATTCTTCAATGTTTTGATGACGCTAGAATATCCACAAAAGCAACCATAATGAAACCCAAAAAGAAAAAACAAGAAAAAATATTCAATTCTGGAGAAATCGTAACATATAGAGGAAAGAATGCGACCATAGTATATGGTCCTTATGAAAAAAATTATAAACAACTATATGAAATTCAAACACATGATGGAAAAATTGTTTCTGCTACAGCATCTGCATTGCATATGATATAAAGAGCCGTTAAAATGGCTCTTTTTATTTGAAATGCTTTACTAATAAAAACATTAATGTTTTTTATTAGATTATTGAGAAATGCGAATTATTTGCATGTTTTGATATCAAAATATACAAAAACTTTAGGTAGGTGAAAGTTATGAATAAACCAGTAAGCGGTAGTGAATATCGTAAATTAGGAGTTGCCATGGAAGAACTGCGTGTTCGTCCTCAAGCTAATCCTAATATGACAGTGCGTGTCAATGAAGGTTCTTATTACACTTCTCGCATGAAGCTCGTTGAATTTGAAGGTGGTACTTCTCCAATGATTCAAGCTCCAGTAACTGGATATAAATGGGTTGTTGTTGGTATTACTCCACAGGGAACTATTTTTGTTTCTTCTGGTGAAATTAAAAATAGAGCTCCAGAATTACCAACAATTGAAAAAAATATGCTTCCATTAGCTGCTATTTATATCGGAGCAAATACAACAGCTATTACTGAAGATATGATTGAAGATATTCGTCCATTTTTAGCTAGCGGATATCATCCTGGAGATCACACCATTTTAGATAATTGTGATCAACCAAATTTGCATCCAATTTCTTCAATTACTGGATTAAAAGAAGAATTAGATACTAAAGCAACAAAAGCAGATCTTGAACGTTTTAGTGAAAAAATAGATGAAGTTCCCGGAACATCTTCTGCTGTATTTACATTAAATAATGCTCAAACTGGAGTACCAACAGCTTCTTCTGGAATTATGGTATCTCGTGGTTCAGAATTGAGTGTTGGAATTAGATTTAATGAAAGACGTAACAATAATGAAGGTGCTTGGGAATTTACAAATGATGGTATCACTTGGAATGAATTCCCAACAGCATTAAGCATTGATGGTTCTTTAAAGAAAGCATCTTCTAATGTTGATGGTGTACTTCGTCTTTCAGTTGATCCAGAAGATGCATTAGCTCCAATAGCTGTAGGAGATAACGATCCTCGTTTAGAAAAAATTGAATTAAAAGCTGATGCTGACAATGTATATACTAAAAGTGAGATAGATGACAAACTTGTCAATGTTCTAACAAGAGATGACACATATACAAAAACCAATATTGATGATATGATAGCTGGAAAAGCAAATGTAGATTCAGTATATAGCAGATCACAAAGTGACGCTATGCTTAGAGGCAAAGTCAATGTTGGAGACGTATATACAAATGCAGATGTTGACAATCTATTGATCGAAAAAGCAAACTTGGAAGAAGTATATTCTATCAAAGAATCAGATGCTAAATTTGATGAAAAAGCAGATAAAGCTAGTGTATATACAAAAGAAGAAATTGATACTTTAGCAGATAGCAAAGCAAATAAAGATGAAGTATATACAAAAAGTGAAGTAGATGGAGAACTTTCAGTATTATCAGATTCTTTAGTTGAACTTTCTGAGCAATATAATGATTATGTTACTGCTAACGATGAAAAAGTTAATGCTAAAGCAAACGCAGAGGATGTATATACAAAAAATGAATCAGATGAAAAATTTAATTCTATTGAAAACAATGCTAATGAATTAAAAAATTCATTTGAAACATATGTAGAAGATAATAATGCAAATGTTGCAGCAAAAGCTGATTCAGATAATGTATATACAAAACATGAAATAGATGACATAGCTAATGCTAAAGTTGACAATAATGAGTTCAATGTATTAGAAAACAACGTAGCAGAACTTTCCGCTGCATTAAATAAAACTCTTACAGACGTTGCTTCTTCTATCGTTACTCAGACAGAATATAAAAAAGATTTCAAAGCAACACAAGATACTTTTGGAACTCTTACTGAAAATATCAACGAAATCAAAGATTCTGTATCTGGAATTTCTGAAACCGTTTCAAATAACAAAAATGAGTTTGATGAATATGTTTCCTTAAACAACGAAGAAGTATCTTCTAAAGCCTCACAAGAAAGTCTTGACAATTTATCATCTATAGTGGATGATGTTAAAGTTGAATTATCAGATGTAGAAGATGCAATCAACGGAAAAGCTAATTCTTCTGATGTATATACAAAAGATGAAATAGTTTCATTGCTTGAAGCAAAAGCTAATCTTGAAGAAGTATATAGAAAAGTAGATACATATTCTGCTGAGAAAATACAAGAACTTCTCGATTTAGAAGTCAATAAAGATGAAGTTTATACTATATCTCAAGTTGATAATCTTCTTAATGCAAAAGCAGATATTAGTAAATTAGATGATTATGCAAAAACAACAGATGTTGATGATAAACTTAATGCTAAGGCTGATAAAACAGAAATTCCTTCTTTAGATGGTTACGCTACTATTGCACATGTAGAAAATGAAGTTAATGCAATTAATGATAAGTTTGATTCAAAATCAGACAAGAGCGAAGTAGAAGCGTTAGAAGCAAGAGTAAATACATTAGAAAATGATTCTAATGATATTAAGACAGAACTTTCTAGTAAAGCATCATCTGATGATGTAAGCGCAGCATTAAATACAAAAGCAGATAATGATAAAGTTTATTCAAAAATTGAAATTAATGCTTTCTTGAATGCAAAAGCTTCCAAAGAATCAGTTGATGAAATAATTAATAATCTTGCAAACAAACCAGATGCATCAACAGTATATACAAAAGAAGAAGTTGATGCTTTATTGGCGAATATGTACACGAAAGAGCAAGTAGATGAAGCGATTAATAATGCAATTACTAGTGTACTAGAACAAATTAGAAACGAAATAAATTCTTAATAAATTGAGGACTCCTCAAAAAAGGGAGTCCTCTCTTACTAAAGAGAAGTGATTGATATGCATGACATTTTTACACTAATTAGATCAATAGTAAAAAAACTATTAGTAGATCAAACATTCATTACTTCTACCATAAAAGATGAAATCTTAAATGATGTATATACAAAAGAACAAATCGAAGAGCAGATCAATTCTGCTATTGCTAATACGTTAAATCAATTAAATGAAGAAATCGCTGCGCAAAGCAGTATTGAACAACCAGATCAAACAACCGCTGTTTTTTATACAAAGGAAGAAGTAGATGCAAAAATTGCAGAAGCTATCGCTTCAACATTACAACAAATCAATAATGAAATTAGTCAATGATAAGAATTTTATTTTATTTACGAGGTGAATAAGCATGTCTGAAAGCATTCAAGAATTAACAAGAAGCGTTGTAAAAAATATGTCAAATAAGAATGCTGAGCGTGTAGAAACTGCATCTCAGCAAATTATTACGCAAGTCAAAGAAACAGTTGTAAAAGAAGTAATAAGAGAAAATCTTGATGTAGATCTCACTGGTCTTGCTACTAAAGACGAAGTAGAAGCTTCTAAGTATGATGATACAGATATTAAAACTTCAATTTCTGAAGTTTCAGAATCTTTAAATGATAAAGCAAACAAAACAGATGTCTATACAAAAGATCAATTAGATGTCACTTTATCAGAAAAAGCAGATAAAACTGAAATTCCAGATGTTTCTAATTTTGCTACTAAAGATGATGTTGCATCAGCAGCTTATGACGATGCTGAAATAAAAATATCTATTAACTCAAAAGCAGATAAAGAAACAACTTATACTAAAGATGAAGTACTTTCTCTTTTAGAAGCTAAAGCTAATTTAAATGATATTTACTCTAAAGCAGAGACTTACACAAAGGATATGATTAATGAACTTCTTGAAAAAGAAGCAGATCTTACTGATGTATATACTCGCGCTCAAACAGATGAAAAATTAGCCGAAAAACTTGATAAAATTGATGCAGAAGCTTTTGCTACTACTAATGATGTCAACATCATGTTAACCGCAAAAGCTAACAAATCTGAAATTCCTGATGTTTCTGGTTTTGCGAAAACTGAAGATGTCAATGCTTTGTTAGACACGAAAGCAAATACAGCCGATGTTAATGAAGGTCTTGCTGCAAAAGCAAATAAAGAAGATATTCCAGATGTTTCTAATTTTGCTACAAAAACAGAAGTAACAGATGCTATCAATAATATTGAAATGCCAGACATTTCTGGTAAAGCTGACATTTCTTCAGTAAATGACGCATTAGCATTAAAAGCAGATAAAACTGAAATTCCAGATATTTCAAATCTTGCAACTAAAGATGAGGTTGCATTAAAAGCTGACAAAACAGACATCCCAGATGTAACTCCTTATGCAACTAAAACTAGTGTAAGCACTGCTCTTTCTGAGAAAGCTGATAAAGCTTCATTAGATCTTTTAGCTACAAAACAAGAACTTGCAAATCTTGCTTATGATGATACTGAAATCAAGTCAGAAATTGCTAACAAAGCAGATAAAGATTCTACTTATACAAAAGAAGAAGTTGTCGATTTACTTGCAGCTAAGGCGAATTTAGAAGACATTTATTCTAAAGCAGAAACTTATACTAAAGAAATGATTGATGGCCTTCTCGAAAAAGAAGCAGATCTTACTGATGTATATACTAGAGCTCAATCAGATGCAAAATTTGCAGAAAAAAATGAAATTCCTGACGTTAGTGAATTCTTAAAAGCCGAAGATATTGCTTCTAAAGCAGAAAAGTCAGAGATTCCAGATGTAAGCGAATTTATTACTGCTAATGATATTGCAAATAAAGCTGATAAATCTGAAATTCCAGATATTTCAAACAAAGCAGATAAAATGGAAGTTGCAGAAGCTCTTGCATTAAAAGCTGATGTGTCCAGTCTCGATAATTTAGCAACTAAAGATGCAGTTGCATTGAAAGCCGATAAGACTGAAATTCCAGATATCAGTGATTTAGTTAATAACTCCACATTAGATGCTGCATTAAGTGCTAAAGCAGATACAAAAGATCTTTTCAAAAATGGAGTCTTTTATGTAAAACAAACTGATGATGATGGAAGCTATAATTTATTCTGGCAAGAAAAGAATTCTGGTGGCGGCAATCAATATTTCAATGCTAAAACAAATACATTGAGCTACGTTGGCGTCAATAAGCCTTCTACTGCTGGTAGCGATGTTGATATTCAACTTTATAGCAAGGATAAAGACACAAACATAGGACTCCGCGTGAATTTATCTGCTACAAAAGGTATGTTCTACCTGAAGAATTCAACCAATTTAGGTTTCCCTGCAGATCGCGAAGTAGCTGTCAAAGGAGATATTCCTGATGTTAGTAATTTTGCTACAATAAATGATCTTGTTGCAAAAGCAGATAAGAGTGAGCTTCCTGATGTTTCTACTTTAGCAACTAAAAATGAACTTGCTGAAAAAGCAAATTCAAATGATGTCTTTACTAAGACTGAAATGAATTCACTTTTGAGTAGCAAACTTGATGCTTCTAAAGTATGGAATAATAACGGATATTTTGATACAACTAATACGAAAGCCGATGGAAGTTACGCAAAGCTGTGGAACGAGAATTCAGGAGGTGGGGCGCAAGTTCTGACTAAAGACAAAGATACTCTTAGCTTTGTTGGCGTAAACCATTGGAGTGATGTAGATAAAGTTGCATGTCAAATCTATACGAAAAACAAAACTACAAATATTGGCGTCAGAATGTCATTTAATCCTGAATTGGGAGCATTTTACAGCAAGGGAGTAACTGGTGGAAATGCTAATAATTTTGCTCCAGGTAGAGAAATTGCTGTAAAAGATGATATTAGTGCACTGATTGCTCGTATAGAAGAATTAGAAGCAAAAGTTGCTGTCTTAGAAGGAAACTAATCATATATAAACGAAAGAGAGAATAAACATTCTCTCTTTTTGTTATAATAAAATAAGGTAAAAAATATGCCAGTAATTGACAAAATTGTAAACATAAAATTTAGAAAATCATTTAAAGAAATTTTAGAAAAAGAACATATTTGCATATTCAAATTTAATAATTCAACATATTGTACTAATTTAAATCAATTAGACATTGTTAGATTAATGACCAATAACAAAATTATTGAATAGACATATTTAATTGGAGTGATAATGTGAGTTTGTTATTAGAAGATACCATAAGATTTCCCAAAAAAGGATATACAAATGTAAGAAGAGTTTTTGCCGGAAGAGATTTCGAACGTCCTATGATTATTTTAGAAGTTGATCATTGTACATATTTGCTAATGGGAAGTCCGCAAGTAATTAATTCCATTGAACCATTAGAAAAAGACAATGAATTAGATGAAATTAAGAACCCATGTGCTATGCGTGTTTTAGTTATGGAGCATAATGATATTCTTGCTAATTTATGTAAAGATGATAACATTCTAAGTGCAATAACGAAAATGGGGATAGATGTTGAAACATTATTTGTAAAAACAGTAGAAATAAATGGTAAAATATATGATCTGTATAAACGAAAAATATAATGGGTGGAATAAATTCCACCCATTATTTATCGCCCCGATCCCAACTTATCAATTTTCCATGCTTGATAACATTCTTCTAACGTTAAATCATATGTTTTCTTATTTTTGGTATATAGTCTTGAAGGAACATACTTTTTATCAAATTTTACAAAACTATCTATGACATTCCACAACGTGCCTTCATCCAACACTTCAAAATTATTTTGAAAAAAAAGTTCTAATAAAAATTTATCATTTTCTATTTCTTCAATTTTCCAATGTGTTTCTTTTTCAGAGAAAAAAATTTTTGTTTGTATGATTGCTTCATCACTTTTTGCATTATACGATGAGCCATCGCTATCCCAACAATGCAGAATGTTGTAGTACCTTTCCGTTCTATCTGTTTTTGTTCCAAGATAAGGCAAAAAAAGACCTTTTTGAATTTTACCATTTTTTTGAGTAAAACTGTTAAACCAAATAACCCATTCTTTATTTTTTAAAATGTTTTTTATATCAGTGTTTAACAGAGAATAAAAAATGTCGCATACTTTCTCTTCGTGACGAATTTGATTGTTCACATATATTTGTAAATCTTTAAAATCATCGAGATTCATCATAGACCCCTTTCTACTTTTTCACATTGTTTTGCGGCGTCACCTAAATTGTTTAACCAAGTATCTATTTCTATTCCATGAATTTCATTCATTGCTAATACAGTTTTTTCATCACCAGCAATAATGCTCATTTCCGGCCATTCATTTGAAATCCATTCCGTGTCAATTTTTTCAGTAATAACAGCGCTATACTTTTCTTTAGTTTCTTTATTTTCAAATACATATATATCGATTGCATAAGGAGAATTATTTTTTAAGGCTCTGTCACAACAAATGGTTGATTTTTGACGAGAAATAGCGTATAATAATAGTAAGAAACAGTACCACCGAAGGAGGTAATTGGATATGCCTACTATCAAAGACGCATTAGATATTATCGG